GCTCCAGGACCATCTGGAGGGGCTGCCTGACGATGAGTTCAATGCCGTCTTCAACGCAGTGTCCAAAGCCAAGCACGAGGTTTTGGGAGAACAGTCGGGAAAGCCCCTTCAGTCCGGAGGCGATCCCCTTCTGAACCAGCTCACAACAGCGTTTCGAGCTATCCAGGATGCCAATGACGCCCGTAGGAGCAAGAAAAAGGCATACACGGATCGGATCGCCCAGATGAGGATGACCTGGGCAAAAGCTCGAAGCCTCAGGTAAGGGGGGTGAGATGACCGGCATGATCACCGAGGGGGCTATTCGACGGGTTGCTGAGTCCTGGAGTGGGGGTTTGCCCGATACCGTCAAGCTGACCCCCACCGAGGCGAAGGCCCGCAAGAAAGAGCTAGCGCAGGCGGAAAACTACCTGCCGCCTGCGATCTGGACTCAACTTCGACGGGCATTCACGGTCAGGGGATTGGAGTTCTTCCGTTTCTACATCTTGCTCAAGCGGATCTCCCTGGGGGAGCCGGTGCCGGATGACCTCCGGCAACAGTTCAAGCGGGCGGCAAATCTCCTGATTCGGGTGAAGTCCCCCGTGGACCAACGACTCCTCAGCCCGGCTGTAGTCAATCAGATCGCCGAAGCTCGCTCTATGCTCAACTCTCTCTTGGGGCGTCTGGAGCAAGGTCGGACCGACAACCCAACGACATGGGCCCAAATCAACAACGTGATGATTCCCCTCATCGAAGCCATCACGAGGGACAAGGGTATCTACATGCGCCCGCAGCAGCGGGGGCAGGAGCGTTGGGTTCTGTTCCGCAAGATGTCTCCCAAGCAGGAGGCCATCGAGCAGCTTAAAGACGATGACCCCGAGAGCTATGCGCTCATGCTCCAGAAAGGGCAGGCTCTCCAGGAGATCGATGCGGGCATCCAGGAGCAGATCGCTTCTTCGGGGATGATCCCCGGTCGGTCCTTTGTCATGGGGCGGCCCGTCAGCATCGGCGAGGACCCGAAAACGGGGGAAAAGGTCATCTTCGACCGTGATGGCCAGATCCTCACATTCGACGAGTATAAGGACAAACGGCGGGAACAGGAGCAGTTTCGGGAGAGGTTGGGGAGGGTCCCGACACGCACGGAGGTCCCTCCCGAAGATTTGCGATCTGTCCCCGACGAGAAGCTGGACCGACTTGAAGGCAACATCGAGTGGGACTCCCTCACCGATGACAAGGCCAAGCAGGGTCGCCTTACCAAGATCTTCGCCACGAAGAAGTATCCGATGATGATCTCGGACCCGGAGACGGGACAGATCCGAATCGATCACGTCAAGGTCATCGTGTCTGGGCGTTACAAGGGCGTGTTCCTCGACGACATGGTCAATAGCCAGGGGAGGCTCATCGAGGGTACAGCCTATGCCTACGAAGCCAAGAACGGCCGAGAGCGCAAAGTCCCCGTCCGCATCGATCCTGGAGACCGGGAACCCTATGTGACCACGGCCGAAGTGGACGTGGAGAAGAAAATCGGCAACCGGAAATTCGTGGAGAAGGAGCAGAAGCTCTTCCTCAAAATCCCGGGAACCCGCCAGTACGCTGAGCTAAGGAACGCCATCAAAGCGATGGCCTGCAACACAGGGGCGAAGCGGGGCTGCATTCCCTCCATCACCTACCACAAAGTCGAAGGTTCCAAGGCTGCCGCCTTCTACTTCGATCCCAAGGACTTCTCCGTCATCAAGGAGAGCCTGAAGGGGATGTCCCTCTCGAAGGGTGCCCTGGATGTGGTGAAGACGTACTTCAAGGATCTCGCCAGAGCAGAACAGGCCACGGCTGAAGAGAACCTGAGGTTCTACGCCGCCGAGAACCTGGGTGGGTTCAAGACAACCTGGAAGAACCGGGACACCGACGAGACCAAAAAATTCGACCTGTTGACCAAGCAGAAGCAGGCTCTAGCTTGGATGGATGCCCGAGGGAACAATGGGGTGTGTGCCCTAGACACTGGTGTGGGCAAATGCGTTCGGGAGGACACCCTCATCGTTACTGACAAGGGCCTCACACCCATCCGTGACATGAACCCCGGCCTGACCGAACCCAACAGCGTGGCTCCCGTTGAGGGCTGGTCCGTGCTGGTCAATGGCGAAGCGCTCCCCGTCAAGAACTTCTACTATGGTGGCCCCAAGCCCACATTGAAGGTGCGGACTCGTCGTGGATACGAGGTGGAAGGCTCTCTCATCCACCCGCTACTGGTTCGTACCCCGGATGGCAACGAGACGTGGGTGAAAACCCCGGAACTTGAGGCCGGGGACTACCTGTGTGTCGAACGCAATCCCGTCCCGTTCCCGTTGGAAGACCCGGCTCTCTCGGTTCCCGTAGCGGAAGACTTCCAGCAGCCAAGCCGGAACCCTGACATCACGTTCCAGAACGGCAACGTGAACATTTTCCCGGTACCTGACCGGATGTCTCCTGAGATGGGGCGGCTTCTCGGGTACATCGTGGCCGAGGGATGGACGAACCATCACAAGCTGTTCTCAATCAGCCAGTGCCCGGAGAAAAACCCCGAGGTCCGAGCAGACATCGAAGCTCTGCTGCATCGCCTGCTGGGCTTGGAAACCCAGCCCGACAAGGACATCGTGGTGATGAGTCGATTCCTGCGGGAGTACCTGCTTCGCATGGGGGTCGGCATGGGGGTCGCCAAGGACAAGGCTGTACCAGAAATCATCCTACGTTCCACCAAAGAGACGATGCGCCAGTTCATTCGTGGGCTGGTGGATGCTGAGGGCCATGTTCAGGGATCTCGTGCCAACATCGAGTTCACGACCGCTTCTGAGCAGTTGGGTCGGGAGCTTCAGGTTCTCCTGCTCCGATTCAACGTCCTGTGCAGTCGTCACCCCAAGAAGGTGAAAGGTTTCGATCACACGTACTGGCGAGTGACTATCACAGGGGAGGATGCCGTCCGGTACTGGCAGGAGATCGGGTTCGTGTCCGAGCGGAAACAGGCAGCTTTCGTTAATACACCTTCGAGCCGGAACTCCAATCTCGACACAGTGCCCCACCTTGCCGTGGAGGTTGGCCGGCTTTTCGATGAGATGCTGATCCAAGGGGACACTAACGTCAGCGGGTTCCGGCGACAGCATGGACCAGCGTTCTACAACACGGTGAACCATGTACGACGGGGCCGCCGGAACCCCACCTACTCATTCCTGTCCGGCATGCTCGGCAAAGCAGCGGCGCTCTGTTGCCATGACCACCCCAGCTTCAAGGCCATCTCACATGTGGTGGACCGCCGGTTCTTCTACGACCCCATCGAGGTCTGCGAGGACTCCGTGGCAGTCGTGATGGACATCGAAGTAGATCACCCCTCTCACTGTTTCGTGGGCAACGGGGTGATTAATCACAACACCCTCACTGCTATCGGCATGATGCAAAAACTCACCCGGGACGGACTCGGGGAAATTGGTGCTACATATAGAGACCCCAGCACTGGCAAAAACATCCAGACCAACGGACGGTTTCTGTTCGTGTCCCCCGGTTCCCTCAAGGGAAACTTGCCCAAGGAGATCCGAGGGTTTCTGGAGAGGGACGCCTCGACCAGTCTCCTGGATGTCGTGGACATCATCTCGTACAGTGAGTTCAGTCGGTCCGCAGCCTCAGGGACCATCCCACGGTCTCTCAAAGCTGTGGGGTACTGGAAGAGCCGTGAGCGGGGAATGAGCCCGAAGCAGGGTGCTGAGGGCAAGGTCTGGGACATCCAACTCTACACCGCCATCTTTTTCGATGAGGCCCAGGAGCTGGCGAGCCCCAGTTCTTCCAAGTTCAAATCTGCCAACGGCATCTTCCACCCAAGAAAGATCCTGCTCTCCGCTTCTCCGATGGAGCGGGAGCCCGAGCAGGCGTATCTGTTGGCAGCCATCGCTAACAACATCGACCTGTCGTCCAAGTCCGAGGGAGCCAAGCGGAACCGGGTAGAGATGCGACGGTTCATGGAGCGATTTACCGATCGGGTGGGCGGCCGGGTGGTCGGCGTCAAAGAGGACCCCCTGGTCAAAAATGACCTGGACACCTGGGTGAAGAGCAACGTCTTCTACGCTGACAAAACCGACGTCGAAGAGTTCGAGCTGCCCGCACTGCGCCCGGAAACCCTGGCTGTGGAGATGGATTCCGCTGTAGAGTCCATCTACCGGGACGTGACCTCCACGATGCCCCGTCTCATGAGGGGACTGGTAGCGAAGTTCCGTGACCGAGGCTTTGCCCCGGACGGCAAAGTCATCCCTGAGGCAAGAGACCCGGAGATCGAACGGGCCTTTGGGCTTCAGTTCCGGCCGATTTTGAAGCTCCTGAACGGCCTGTCCAACTATCCCCGAGACGCTATGCAGGACGTGGCCCACATGTTGGAGACTCGGGAGACCCCTGACGGAAAACCTGTCCCAAGGGCTCTCTGGAGGGTGCTGAAGGCGTGGGGGGAGAAGTACACCCCGGAGGACCTGCGGGGCATCGGGGACCGCCTGGGGAACCCTAAGCTGGAGGCCATGACCAAAACCATCTCGGATAAGCTGGAAGCTGCCGAGGGGGCGAGCCGGGCGCTGGTGTTCGCAGATGACAAGAAGCTCTGCCGGATGGCGGGAGAGCATCTGGCGAAGACTATCCCGGGTTGGCATGTCGTCGCCCTAAACGACTCCATCAACATCTACAGCTCTGGCGGGGAGGTCCACGAGGTCGCCTTTGACGTGGACCCCCGAGAGGTGGTCCGCATCTTCCGGGGGGACGAGGACAAAGCCCGTGCGGCCCTGTCTAATCTCCAAGGGGGCAAGGCCCGCATCCCGCTACCGTTCAAGGCCAAGGCATATCGGCGCTGGCCTGAACTGCCGGCGCACCGTCTCTACAACGTACACTACAAAGCGGACCGCTGGCAGCAGTTCGTGCTCAAGGAGGTCGTGAGTCCCAACAGCAGGATCAAGACATGTACTCTGCTGGGGCAGACATACCAATTCGGGCACAATCTCCAGTCGTTCGACACGGTCATCCACCTCGACCGGGACACGTTCAGCTCGGAGAACATGAAGCAAAGGACCGCCCGGTCCTGGCGTCAGGGGCAGGAGCAACCCGTGGATGAGGTGACCATCGACGCCACGTTCTCCCACGACCCGGAGAACCTGGACGAATTCGATGCCACCCTCGATGAAATCCGCCGCTGGTTCCAGTCGATGGAGTCAGACCTGTTCGACCGTATCATCAAAGACGCACAGGCCAAGAACCTGGGGCTGGAGTGGGACGAGATCACCAAGAGGGACGCCGGAAACGTGCGGTTGGACCGTGAGGTGATGGAGTTGATGGCAAGCCCCTACGTTGGACGTAGCAAACCGCCGAGGACTTGACATGAGCAACGTCGAGAGGATGAAGGCTATCTGGAAGGTAGCTCGGGGAGGTCTTGCCCAGAAGAGACTCTCTGAGTCGATGGATCAGTACTACAGCATCATGGAGGACCTAGTCCAACGCTACAGCGGATCCAAGAAGTCGGCCATCGCCTTCCGCCGGGGCAGTCGTGGGATGGAGCTGTGGTGTTGGTTCCGAGAGACTGACGAGGCCGACTCCCGGGAAAACTGTGACATCCTGTTTGGGGGCGGGAACTACATCCTGGGGGCCCTCCGGCTCGAACCAGGTACCTGGGTAGGGAAAGGCCCCCTCGACGTGCTGGGAGCCATGCTGGCTACGGAGTGACCTATGGGCAAGATGGCCGAACTCGAATCCATGTACGCAGAGCTGGCGCCCCCCAAGACATTGGGAGAGTGGGAAGCATACATCCACTCCCTAAGTGGTCAGGGACTCAGATCCAATGTCATCAACGCCAACAAACAGAGGTTCGTCAACCTGCTACTCACCGAGGGGTACGAGCTGGCGGAGATCGAGGACATCATGCGGGCGTTCGTCCGCCGGATGGCCGCTCTGGAGATGAAACTTCCCGAAGGAGGATCCTTCGACCTCATGGCCCTCTACGAAGAAGACCCCGTTGCTCGAACTTTCTCTCGGGAACCGTTGCGGCAGGCAACGGAGAAACCCCTAACCCCCAATGAGCAGAAGGACCTCGCCAGGGCCAACATGTTCGTCATGGACTGGGAGGTAGACGGGGGGAATTTTCCTCGGGAGATCAACAAGCTAGTCAATACCCGCCGCCGACTGACCCCTAACGAGTCGAGGGTTATCCTCGACTGGTTCTACCGTACTGCCCCCGGAGATTTTTTCTAAGCAGGCGGTGGCACGAGAATGTGCCCTAGAACCCCCTGGGAGCCAGACGTCCAACCTAAGCCATAAGACTCTCGAACCCCACCGCACGAATGGCAGACTTGGCTTCCTGGATCAGGGATGCCGCCCGGTGGGTAGAGACGTTCTCTTTCTCGGCAATGTCGTCTGTCGAAAGCCCTTGGTACTTCATCCGCAAGATTCCGGAGTACCGCTCCCACGCTTGGGGTTTCTGAGACCGCATGACGGTCTCGATACGAGACCACATAACCTCGAAGTCTTTCCGCTGCTGGAACAAAACGTCAGGAGGGTTGGCGGCGTCGACGACGCCGACGATGGCGGAGTTTCCATCTTCCTCCCCTCCCCAAATGAGTCGGGAGTCTGGCTTTGTCTGAGGGAGTTCTGGGAGGGGGGTGTCCCCCCATTCTCTCCGCTCCCTCTCCGTCCGGGCACCGTACATCTCCCGCTCCACCGGCTCTGTGCCGGCGTTCCGGGCGTCCGTCCAGGCGCTACGGACGGCGTAGGAGGCCAGATGGCTGTAGGTGATCTTGTCGCCTGCCAAGATCTTCTTACGGAGGCCGTCCCGACGAACCAGCTTCAACAGGAACTCCTGGATGTGGTCCTCCACTTTATCAGACTGAGCGGAGATCGGACATTTCGAGCGGACGGCAGCCTTCATGGCCCGCATCAATTTTGATTCGCCGCTTCGCCCCGTGGGGCGAAGGTGAGTGCTCAACCACTCAGAGGTGTAGTTCTTGTCAGGGGCCGAACGACGGTGATCGTCCGGCCCCGATAGGTCCGGGTCGTCGTCCCCCTCGTCCCCCTCGTCCCCCTCGTCCCCGTCGTCCCCGTCGTTGCTCTCAGGGACAACGACAGCATTATCCATGCTAGGAGTCTCAGTCTGGAAAGCGTTGACCTCGGCCCGGAGAGAAGCCAGCTCAGCGTACACCTTCTGTTGGGTGTCCAACACCTGGGCGAGGCGCTTCTGGACTCTCTCCTTTGTGGCCCGAGCTTCAGAGATGGCCCGGTCCATCTTCAGCTTTTCGACCATTCGGCGGGTCTCCCGAATCTGCTCCAGTGCGGCCTCTGTGGCTTTCTCCACCTTGTCCACCTGCATCGACGTGTCGATGATGTCCCGGTTCAGCTCGTCGAGGGTACGAGTCCGCATCGTGAAAGACAAATCATCCCTCATCGCCAACGTACCTACGTTGTTGGCGAGCTGGGCGGCGTAACTCTGCTCGGGGGTCGGGGGCTTCGGCTTGGGGAGAGGTGAAGCGTCGATGTTCTTTTTGGGGGCTGGTTTCTGTCCATTGGACTTGGAGATGAACACCTCCATCCCCGACTCGGTCAACGCCCAGGAACCCCGGCCAGTCTGACGCATGTAGCCGCCATCCACCATCTTGTAGAAACTTTTCCGGATGGCTTTGCGACTACGGTCATCGTCCCTTCCCAGATCGATCATCACCTGGTCGAGAACCTGTCTGGCATCGTGCGGCGTGTTAATGGGGGACTTGGCGAAGTGGGCGAAGAGAGCTTGGTGAAGCTCCCCCCGGGCGAAATTCCCGGGCTGCTGCGGAACCGACATGCGGCATCCTCCTTGGCCTGTGGCCTTGGAAAAATTCCGGGCAGCGACGGTAGACGAAATCTCGTTCCGAGTGGGTCTGGGTCGCTCCCCGACTGGACAACCATACCAAGTTGGCTTAGGAAGTCAAGCACCAGAAGGTCCGACATGGGGATGAGATCGGTAGGGTTCCTATACCCCACCTTCAACAGGAACAGGCCCGGGGGGTTCCCGGCTCCAATGAGGATCATAGCATGAACATGTACCAGAAGCTCTTGGCTCTGATTACGCTCCGGGAAACCTCTCATAAGCGTTTTGCCAGCCGAGGGAAACAGGCCGCCATCCGGCTGGCGTACCGCCACCTGAAGAAGGCCCTGACGGAGGACGGCCTTTACGACGTGATGGCCCGCCTGGTCATCCTTGAGGGGGCAGCGGGGGTCCGGGAGTTCACCTGGGCTCAGAACCCCATGAGAGGGCTGAAGAAAGCCCAGGCCCACCTGGCCGAGTACGTCCCTGACATGGACCCCGACTGGTTCCTCCCGAACTCTACGGGGATGGTGCGGATGCTCACCCGGCAACTCGACGGTTGGCTCAGCCGCTCGGGGGTCCCCGACATGACCGGGGAGGATGTCGTCCAGGACGGCGTTGCTGGCCTGGGAGCCGACGTCGATGAAGAAGGGGAGGTCGTCCGCCGCAAGATCAAGAACAAATTCTGGGAAGCCGGCAAATTCCTCTCGGCGGGCATCCTGGACGGTACTGAATCCCCGGGCAAAGTTGCCGCTGGGGCCCTTGGCAAGAGCCTCAAGAAGGCCGCTCTTAACGTGATCAACAAGCTCCGTCGCCACCAGAGGATCCAGGGGATTACTCTGGACACCGGACCGCACGGGCAGACCGAGGAAGGCGGCCATGGTGGCGTGGCTGATCCCTCTCAGGTGTCGAGGGACGTGTTCGACATGGTTTTCTTCTCCAACGACCCGCTGGGGAAGGCCGTCCGGCAGGCTATCAAAAAGATCATCGACACGAAGATTCCCACTGCCGCCATCCCCACCATGCAGGCTTGGTGGGAGGCTCTGAATCGTGGAGAGTTCATCTCGGGGAAGGAGCTTGCGGAAGCTGCCGGATACATCGTTCCGGGGATGGACAGCAAAGGAGAGGCTGCGGCAAAAGTCAAAGTCAAAAAGCACTGGATGGCCGCCATGCCTGTCATTTTCCAGGCCATGGAAGGAAACCAGTCTCTTCAGCGGGCGGTGCGGAACAGGCTGGATACGTTGGGTGTGGAGACCCAGGACATCTCCTGGTCCGACATCATGGAGGACGAGAGCACGTTCGGTCGGTTCCGCAAGTACGGGTTCCAGATGGAGGCTATCCTCCGCCAGGACGTGTGTAAGCTGGCCTCCGGACACCCCGAACTCCGCCAGCACCTGGTTCCCCTCCTGCGAGGCTAATCCCCCGGTTTCGATCTTCCCCGTTCCCCACCCTTCACTTTTCGGGTATAGTCGCCGTGACCTCCCCCTACTGGGGGTGTGCCTGGGTCATCCCCCTGGGCAACTGGGAAACCAGAGCGGAAGCCGTTGAGCTGTGCAGGACGCCGCCAGGTCGCATGGTCTTTGAACCACTAGTTCCCACCCTGCGGGTCCCGAACGACCCCTCGGGTGGGAAGGTCAGCCTCGGCGTGGCCTACCCCTCCGACAGGAGGTATGGCCCCGAGAGGGAGTCTCCCAGGCGGTTCGGATGCCTGGGGTTCAGGCAGCCCTCTTCGTCCTTCGGGGAAACCTTCCGGGAGAGCATTAGGATGGATCAGTAGGATCAATGCTCCCAGGGAGTCCGAAGGACGACCGTAACTACACCAGATCCCGAAAGCGATACGAAAACTCGTAGAGCCCCAACAACTGAGCCTCCTACAGATCCTACTGAGGATGCTCCCCATACGTAGGCAGCCCTTACGGTAGCCGTCAACCCAGCTATGGTATAGGTGGGGTGTGCCCGAAGTTTGGGCACACCAAACTTTCAGGGGCAAAACTTTGCCCTTGAGGAACTTTCAGGGGGCGAAAGTTTCAGTCCAGAGCAAACTTCCGCCCTCACTGTTGCGTTCTGAAACTTTTCGGTAGTCTTCCTCTGGAACTTCTGAGGGTGGAGGCCGTGATGTCGATTGACACCCACAAGAAATTCGTCGAGGGGCTGGCGGTGGCCTGTATGCACCTGGCGGTAGGACGGGCCGTGCTGGATTTTCCCGAATCCACGATGGCCGGCCCTTCCAGATTCGTGCAGGTCAGTTTGGAATTCCGAGGTTCCTTGGCCAACAGGTTTCAAGCCTACTTTCCCATGCAGGTGGAGTCGGGGCTTTGGCATCAAGTGGTGGTCCCCATTCTGGAAGATGCTCGGTTCAAGATTCAGACCTCCGAAGAGGTCCCCACCAGAACAGGGGTCCCTACCACCAAGATCACGGTCACCGAGAACCACGTCCTGCGGTCGTTCTTCCAGGGAGGCCAGTGGGATTCGTTGATGGACTTCTATGCGGAGGCTTTGATCCAGGGATGCCAGGACGCCGGGTATCTTCCCACCGATGAGCAGATGGGCTCCCCGGCAGTGATCGTCACCTCAGACCACGGAGCCCCCGGAGAACCTGTGATCCGTTCGGATCTTCCCGATCCTTTGACATACACGCAGTTCGACTGCTGAGGGAGACCCACCATGAGCAATGGACCTCAAGTTCCCAATCTCGTACCCCAGCCTTCGGCCCCCGGAAAAGATCAGAACGTCGTCTGGATGGCTTGCCGTGCCCGTGAGGGGTGCGAGGGCAAATACGCCCGGATGACCCTGATCAAGACCAACCCGCTGGTAGCGGGAGGGGGAACCTGGCGCCGCTACCAATGCGAAACTTGTGGGGGAGTCTGGTCGTTCACCCACTGAGGATTTCGCAGGGTAGTACCATCCCCCACCGCCAGTAGGTATGTTTCTGTCCCCCTCGGGTAGACCTGGGGGGAGGAAACGAGCATGGGTTCCACTGTGTTGATGTATGGGCCGGGTGCCCGACAAGCCGCTCTTGCGGAGGCTCATAAGCAAGGCCGTCTTCTGGCTCCTCCCTTCGGAGATGAAGGGCTCAAGATGGATCAAGCCCGAGAGATCGTCTCCCTCCTGAAATCGACTCCCGTCGGCTCGGCCGTGGGGGTAGTTGTCGTTGGTCCCCTGGACCAGACCTCCAGGCAGGCCGCCCAGGTGGAAAAGGTCAACGACGCTTTCCTCAAGATCATCGAGGAACCCGCCGAGTGGACAAAAGCGGTCCTGTGGGCACATGACCTGGAAGGGGTCCGGCCCACGATCCGTAGCCGTTGCCTCCCACGGTGGTGCCCCGACTTCAACCCCGATGAAATGGACGATGAGCTGGAGGCGGGGGGCCGAGATTTGGTGAGAGCCGCACTCACCCCTGACAGATACTATGAGATCCCGAAACTGGTGAAGCAGTTCCCTGGAAGGGAGCATGAGTTGCTGGCGGTGATGGCTGAGGCCATCCACGGGAACCCCACACCGGAGGCCAGCTTTTTGTGGGAGCGGCTACGAAGGGTAGCTGAGTTCCTAAACCCTACGGCCATTGAGCTGGTTGCTGCCCTGCTGCCTGAGGTGTGACATGTCCGAGCTGAGCGAGATCCAAAAACGCATCGCTGTCATCCGAGAAGAGTGCCGTGACGGGCATTTCTACTACCAGGACTACCTGGAGGCGAGGCATCCGTTCCCGTGGAGGATCCAGCAGTTTCCCGAATTCGGTGCCCGCACCTGGCTTATGGTCCCCCAGTCTCGACAGTTTCCTGTCATCGGGGAACTGACGTCAGTGCCTTTCGACCTCCGGGATGTCATCGCACACGCTCCGGAGGATCTGCTAACCCTCTGGGAGATGTTCGTTGAGCCGCAGTATGTGGGAGAGAACCCCCAGCAGCTCCGGTTCGAGTTCATGGACGAGATTCGATGAGCCGAGCCCAAGTCCTCCCTGTGTGCATTATCTCGGGAAACGAGCCCTTTTTGCGACGTCGGTTCCTGGAGGGGTATCTTGGGGCTATGCAAGAGCAAGGGTACTCCGTGGAGTACGCCGACGCAGGGGTGCCTGGTCAGGTGGGGCAGGCGATGGATGGGGGCATGTTCATGAATGAGTCCCAGACCCTGGTGGTGGTCTCGAACCCCGACAAAGGGGATCTGGACATGTACACGGCTCACTCCAAGGAGAAGAAGCCAGAAACGGTTCTGGTTCTGTACTACGAAGGGAAGCCGAAGGGGAACACGAAGTGGGGCAAGTTCACCAAAGGGTTGAACAAAGCCCATCGTTCCTTTGAGCGCCCCAAAGACTGGGACCTCCCCGCTTACGCCACGAAGTTCGTGGCTGAGGAGGTGCAGGAGTTCGGAAAACGGTTCGAGAACCCCAGCCTTCCTGGTGCCATCGTGGAACGGGTGGGTTCAGATTTGGGTACCCTCCACTACGAGCTGCTGAAGATGGCAGTCCTAGCGGAAGGAGACGTGATCACTGTCGGCCATGTTAAGGGGGCCTTGGCAGAGCTTTCCGAAGCCTCATTTGATCCTGTGGCAAACGCCCTGGCCGCCCGGAATCGCAAGAAGTTGGTCCGAGCCCTTTCCCGCATCAAGTCCACCAGCAGGACAGACCCCACGATGGGGCTTTGTCGTATTCTGGGGGGCCGGGCCATGCAGTGGTTCCAGGCGGCCAACCTATCGGAGCTTCCTCCGGCAGCGGCGGCAGAAGAACTGGGGATCAACCCCTGGCATTTCAAAACCAACATCCTCCCTGTAGCCAAGCACTGGGGGCAGAGGGACCTCATCAAGCTCATCAAGGCCCTGGCCGTTTCGGAAAGAGCCGTGCTGAGCGGACATATCTCACCCTGGGTTGGCCTCACCGCCCGATTGTTGGAGGTGTGCTGAGGGAATCCTCGCTGCCCGGTAGAGAACTGATAGCCCCGAGCAAGATGGGACGCAGGTCATCCCCACGAAGCCCGTCGGCTAGACCCTCGGGCTTTTGTTGCCTCAGGGTCACCACATGACACCCGTTTGACCTGGCGGTGTACTGTTCGCCAGATGGAGACAACATGATTTTCAATCCCAACCCCCCCGTGACCGACAGAAAGGTGCGAGCGTTCAAGCTGAGCCAAGGTTTCTTGGAGCAATTCCAGGGGAAGCAGCCGGAGTGGGGCTTCGGAGGCCTCGGGTACTTCACGTACAAGCGCACATATGCCCGGACACTCTCGGACGGGACAACCGAAGAGTTCTGGCAGACATGCCAGCGGGTGGTCGAAGGGTGTTTCAACATCCAGAAGGACCACTGCCTGACGATGGGGTTGATGTGGAACGAACCCAAGGCCCAGAAGAGCGCCCAGGACATGTTCCAGCGGCTCTGGGACTTCAAATGGACGCCCCCGGGCCGTGGGCTCTGGATGATGGGGACTGACCTCATCTACGACAAGGGGGCTGCCGCTCTGCAAAACTGCGCTTTCGTCAGCACGAAGGACATTGACCAGGAGTTCGCCGCCCCTTTCACGTTCCTCATGGACATGTCTATGCTGGGGGTCGGGGTAGGCGGGGACACCCGTGGTGAGGGGAAGGCCCGAATCCAGACCCCCAAGACGACGGACACCCCGTTTCTCGTGGAGGACAGCCGTGAGGGCTGGGTCGAGCTGGCTCGCACCGTCCTGAACAGCTTCGTGGGTCGTGGTCAGTTCCCCCTCACCATCGACTACACGAAGGTTCGTCCTCGGGGAACTGCCATCCTCGGCTTTGGTGGGATCGCTTCCGGCGCCGCCCCCCTGAAGCGGTTGGTCGAGGGGGTTACCCGTCTTCTGCTGCCCGAGGGGGTTACCGTCAAGTTCCGGACGGTCGAGCCCAACGGGGCCCAGCGGGAGGGGTGGGATGGCAACCCCACGGACATCGACGAGATCAAGGTGCTGTTCGAGGGCCAGGGTAAGCCCTACCGCATCCAGTCCGATCAGATCGTAGACGTGTTCAACTTCATCGGGAAGTGTGTGGTGGCCGGGGGGGTTCGTCGTTGCCTTCCGGCGGGCACCCTTGTTCATACGGCAGAGGGGTTGGTGCCTATTGAGAAGGTGAAGGTGGGTTCTCAGGTGATGACATCCCAGGGGTTGAGCCGGGTCACCGATTGGGTGGAGCAGGGGGTTCAGCCAATCAGTCAGGTCGTTACCCAGATGGGGGTCTTCGAGGCGACGGATAAGCACAAGATCGCCGTGATCTCTGACGTGAGTGGCGGGTATTCGTGGAAAAAGCTGCACGAGTTGGAGCCGGGGGACCGGATGGTTTTCGTGGACCGGCTCATTGAGGGGGTCGCCACCGAGTTTCCGTCGTATAACTACGCCTCGCCCTTGGGCTCCACAACTTGTACGAACATCACCATCCCAAAGCTGGATGCCGAGATGGCGTGGCTGTTGGGGTTGTTCCAGGGGGACGGGTACGTCAACGACAAGGAGGTGTCCATCGCCGTGGCCGGGGATCAGGGCGACATCGCCGCACGGGCGATGTCCTGTCTTCAGCGGTTCGGGGTGAACGTCACCGTCCAAGATCCCCGTGATGGGGACCAGTGCTTTAAAGTGCGGGTCAAGTCGAAGCAGTTGGCGGAGTTCCTGGGTCAGTTCAAGCAGCCCAAGACGACCTTGGAGGTTCCCGACATCGTCCTTCGGGGTTTGCCCGAAGTTCGGGCTGCGTTCGTGGCCGGTTTGATGGATGCGGACGGGTCCATCAAGAACCGTCCTCTGGTGGTGGCTGCCAGCGTGTACCCCTCTTTTTTGGAGGGGGTCCAAGCGGTGTTGGCCTCGTTGGGTGTTCCGAGCCGGTTTCAGCTTCACAAGGACAAGAGCCGTGAGACGAACGGTTGGCAGCCTCTTTTTCACCTCACGGTCGTCGGTGAGAAGGCGTTGGCGGGGTTTCAGCGAAAGGTCGCCTCGCACTCGTTGAAGTTCACTGAGACTCGGGAGTCCTCCCGTTCTCAGTACGATTACGGGTTCCCCTCGCAGATGGCGCTGGATGGTGGGGTTAGCGGGTGGAAGGACGGTCAAATGCGGTGGTCCCGGTCCTCCCGGCAGATCACTATTGCCCGACTGGAAGACCTGACGGGGCAGGATGTGGTGCTGGTGCCCGTAGAGGTCATTTACGTCGAACATCGGGTGCGGGAGGATGAGACTTACGATATCTCGGTGGAGGCCGGTGAGTTCGTGGTTCAGGGGGGTTATCTCGTCCACAACACCGCCGAGATTATGTTCGGCCAGGCTTCCGACGAGAAGTTCATCAACCTCAAGTCCAATGCGGACTTGCTTCCCCTGTACGCCCGAGAGAGTGAGTTGCGGAACCTGATCGAGAAGAACCCTGGGGACTTCCAGATTGGTCAGTGGGAGGAGGAGCTGGGTGAGGTTGAGCAGGCCATCCAGGCTCACCCCCTGAATGATCGCCGATGGGCGTCGAACAACAGCGTGTTTGGCTACCCCGGCATGGACTACACCTCGGTTGCCTCCCGAATCGCTGCCAACGGTGAGCCCGGCATCTTCTGGCTGGACAACGCCCGCCAGTACGGACGCATGGGGGACCCTCCGGATGGGCGAGACCACCGCATTCTGGGCACGAATCCCTGCGGCGAGCAATCGCTCGAATCCTTTGAATTGTGTGTGAGTTCGGACACTTACATCCAGCACCGCCGAGGGATTCAGGCCATCTCCGAGCTGGCCGGAGAGTCTGTGGACATTTGGAATGGCGATGGCTGGTCTACGGTGACCCCTCGGGTGACGGGGGAGGGCCGGGAGTTGTTCCGGGTCCATTTGTCCGACGGTTCATACCTGGACTGCACGGGGAACCACGGGTGGCACGTCAAGCCGGTCGGAAAGCGTGTATTCCGCCGAGTTGAGACGGCAGAGCTTACCAAGGGCAGTCAGGTCATTTCCTTCGACATCGACGCCCCCATCGACGGCGAGCACAACGTGGCGGCTTTTGAGTGGGGGCTTTTTGCAGGGGGTGGCTACCTGGATCGGGAGGGGGGCTACACCTACCCGATGGTCGCCATCTGCGGGGAAAAGGCCAAGCTCATGGATCTCGACGTCCACGGCACATGGCACAAGCCGCAGATCGTCGAGGGGTACACGGACCCGGTCAACCGCCTCAATCTGAAGGGCATCCTCCCGGTGAATGTTGCGGAGTCCCTCCGGTCCAAGACCTCCGGTCTGGCACCGGACATTCTCCGCATGGACAGGGGCTCCATTCTGGAATTCATGGCAGGGTGGATCGAGGCCGATGGCAGCATCACCAATGCCGGTTCGGTGGCGGAAGGGTTCCGACTGTATGGTTCCGAGGCCAAGCTGCGTGACGCCCAGCTTCTTCTCCGGCGAGTGGGTGTCAATCATGCCAGCCTTCGGATGTTCGCTGAGGCGGGGGCCGAGACCAACTACGGCACCCGGAACTATGACCTCTACTATCTTACGATCCCCAGCTACGAGTGTGCCGAGATCCCGACCCGGCTGAAGGTGCTGACCTCCCTGGGGGACCGTTACACCATGAACAATGCACACCCGAAAGGACAGCCCCTCGACCGGGCTCGGGAACAGAAGGTGGTCAAGGTCGAAAAGCTGGATGGTTTGCATACGACCTACTGCTTCGATGAGCCCGAGAACCATATGGGTGTGTTCGGCAACGTGCTGACATACCAATGCAATCTTGTGGAGACCTACCCCGCTCACCATGCGGACATGGACGACTACAAGCGGACATTGAAGATGGCGTACCTGTACGCCAAGACGGTCACCTTGGTCCCTACTCATGACCCTCGTGCCAACCTGGTGATGCAGCGGAACCGCCGCATCGGGTGCTCCATGAGCGGGATCGCCCAGGCTCGGCAGAAGCTCGGCCACCGGGAGTTCCTGAACTGGTGTGACGACGGGTACGAGTACATTCGGGATCTCGATCGCATCTACAGTGAGTGGCTGGGGGTTCCCCTGTCGAAGAAGACTACCTCGATCAAGCCGTCGGGGACCGTCAGTCTGTTGGCGGGGGCGACTCCAGGCATCCACTTCCCTCACTCCGAGTTCTACATCCGCCGCATCCGGCTCTCCAACACGAGCACCCTCATCAAGGCGGCTCGTGAGGCGGGGTACACGGTCGAGGCGGACCACTACGCCGACGACACCAGCGTCATTGAGTTCCCGGTCCATGAGAAGAACTTCGACCGAGCCAAAGACGAGGTTAGCATCTGGGAGCAGTTCTCTCTGGCCGCTGCTCTCCAGAAGCACTGGGCTGACAACCAGGTCTCAGTGACGGTGACCTTCAGTTCGGAAGAGGTGTCCGAAATCCCCCGTTGCTTGGAGGCGTTCGAGGATCAGCTTAAGTCCATTTCGATGCTGCCCCTCAAGACTCACGGGTATGTGCAGGCTCCCTACGAGACCATCAACGAGGCTACCTACCACCGTATGATGTCGGGGATCAAGCCGCTGAACTTTGACGAAGGGACCCACGATGTGGAGTCCGAGGATAAGTTCTGCTCCGGGGAGTCCTGCCAGCTTCCCTGGGCGTTGAAGAAGTAGCCTACCCGCCTAAACACCTCTTCAGAAGGGTAGTAGTCCTCGACTGAAGAGGTGATCCATGCTCAATATCGTTCTCGCCGAGGGCATCGTCCTACAGCACAACGGAACCCTCAGTATCCAGGGTTCTGAGGGGGAACCCACCCCCATCGTGGACCTCCTGCGTCCATTGCTGGGACAGCACATCAACATCGCCTTCCATTACGTTCCTCCGGGGGGTTTGGACGATTCCAAGTGGGGGTACGGGAGCTGCCTTTGGCAGGGCCGGGGGGATTGCCCTGTAGAGCACCACATCCCGGAGCACCGCCTCCGGATGCTTTCCGTCAAGGCGGAGGGGGTGCTGGTTACCGACCAGGGGATCTGGTCGGTGCGCCAATTCGATGGAGTGTTGAAGAAGCTGCCCCTCCCTCTTTTGGAGGGGCATCATGCCCGGCTCGCCGCTGCTCCTGTGGTGGACGTGGCGAAGATGCGGGAGTCTGTTGCCAACGCTGACCTCTCTCAGATCGAGGTGCTGGGCCAGCAGGCCGAACAGCTCCGGGGGGTACTGGAAGGCATCAAGCAGGCTGCGGATGCGGCCAAGATCAAGACCCGGGGTAACAATGGCTGACTACTACGAGGGGCGGGTTCATACCGTCATCTATGATGACCCCTCTAAAGGATTCTACATCCTCAAGATGGTTCTCGACGGGGAAACCGATCACATCGACAAGCTGTTCGGATCGGGAGGAAGCGCTGCTGTCGGCTATGACGACCCTTCCGGGTCCGTCACCGTGAAAGGGAACATCCCGGGCCTGAGTGTCGGGGTGGGGACTTGGTTTGGGTTCGAGGCCCACTGGGTCAACACCAACAAGTACGGGCAGCAACTTCAGATCACGAAGGCCCCCGTCCTCAAGGGGGGCTGGGACCCTGATAACGCCGCCAAGATGCTGGCATCCAACGGGGTGTCCGAGTACGTGGTCGAGCAGATCCGGGAGCATTGGGGGGATGCCCGGTTCATCGAGGTCCTGGGGAAGGAGGACATGATCCGGGAGGTCCCGGGGTTGTCCAAGTTCTCCGCCGCCCAGGTGGTCCAGAGGTGGGAGTCAACTCAGGCGTACTTCCAGACCCTGAACTTCCTAGGGGAGATGGGTCTTCCTGCTGCCCGAGTCAAAGAGATCTGGAGGACGTTCGGGGACGAAGCCGAGGGAGTCCTCACGAAGAACCCCTGGGCTTTGTGCCAGGTGGAGGGGTTCAAGTTCTCTCAGGCCGACGAGATCGCCCGTAAGCTGAGTCTCGACATGAAGGACCCCCGTCGCATCGAGGGGGCCATCATGTACGTGATGAAGAACGAGCTGACGATGGGGCACATGTTCCTTACGTCTGCCCCGCTTTTCCGAGCCTTGACTGATCTGCTCAAGGAGGTGGACCAGAAGGAGGTGGGCAAGGCCCTGGTGGTTCTCCACAAGCAGGGTCTGTTGGTTCTCGACCGTAAGACCCGCCCGGGGATGATGGCAATCTATGAGCCATGGCCTTACGAGCTGGAGACGGAGTCCGCCCAGCTTTTGGCGGAGCGGGCCAAGACAGCTTCCCTGGAGGACCAGGACCACTCGGCCTACCTCACGGCCCTGACCCAAGTTGGGCCCCAGACGGAGAAGGTCAAGACGGATGGTGGGGATCTGACGGATGTGTGCCGAGCTGCTGTTGAGGAATGGTCTTCCCAGACCAGAATGGCTCTGTCCGTTGACCAGAAGGAGGGCGTTTTGAACGCCCTCAAGTACCCGGTTAGCGTCCTTACCGGGCTTCCTGGTACGGGTAAGACCACTAGCCTTCGGGCTGCTGTTCGCATCCTTCAGGATGCTGAAGTCCCTTTCCTGCTGTGCGCACCCACCGGCATTGCTGCCAAGCGGTTGGAGGCGGTTACGGGTTCCAAGGCGTACACCATTCACCGGGCATTCGGCGCCCAGGGGGCTTCCGATGAGCAGCGGGAGTTCACCTACGCCGGCATCGTCGGGGATTCGGATGGGGGGGCTACTCTTAGCGGGCAGGGGGAACAGTGGCAGTTTCATAAGGAGAACCCTCACCCTGCCAAGGTGGTCATTGTGGATGAGTCCTCGATGATCGATCAGCACCTCCTGTACCGTCTCCTGACATGCACGGGGGAGGACACTCGGCTGGTGTTCGTTGGGGACCATGCCCAGCTTCCGTCCGTCGGCCCAGGGAACGTGCTCCGGGATATGATCAACTCGGAGTGCTTTCCGGTGATCAAGCTGGTCACCATCTTCCGCCAGGAGGACACTAGCGGCATCGTGGGGGCGGCTCACGACATAGTCCGGGGGAAAGTTCCCAAGGTCTCCACGTCGGGGGACTTTGTCCTCCTGGAGAAGTCCAACGACGATGAGGTCAAGGACCTGGTCATCAAGCTGGCCCGTCTCATGTACCAGAAGCGGAAGGAGTTCCAGATTCTAAGCCCTCGTCACGGGGGGGTTGTGGGGGTCACGGCTCTAAACGAGTTGCTGCGGGAGAGGCTGAACCCCAAGCAGGGCGGGTTGGCCGAGTACCGTATGGGCAAGGACGTGATCCGTCAGGATGACCGAATTATGGTGGTCAAGAACGACTATCGGCTCGGGGTGTTCAACGGAGACGTCGGCAAGGTCAACCACATCGACCGGGTCAATAAGGAGATTGAGGTTAAGATCTTCGGCGAGCCTCCCATGTTGGTTCGCATCGACTTTCGGAAGGTCCCCAAGCTGTTGCGGCTGGCTTACGCTTGCACAGTCCATAAGGCCCAGGGTCTGGAGTACGACCACATCATCATCCCTGTGGTCGAGAGTTTCCACCAGCAGCTCCAGAGGAACCTGTACTACACTGCGGTGACCCGAGCCCGCAAGAAGGTGATTCTCGTGGGGACCCGCACCGCATTTGCAAAAGCGGTGTTCAACGCTAAGGAGGACTCCCGGAACACTCTGTTCCTCGACCGGCTGAGGGGGCTCATGGTGCCGTCGGGGGAGTATCCCTCTTTGACGACAGGAGAGACGCCATGAGCAAAGAAGACTTGAAGGCCCTTGGAAAGTCCGCCCTTCGCAAGATGCACCGGAAATCCTTCACCGTCAGTAGGAAGGTCACTGGTCGAGGGGGAGACACTTTCCTGTCCGTTGCCATTGAGATGGACGAGGATACTACGGCAGCGGAGGCTAGGGTGGCCTATATGCTGGCTTTCCTGGAGTGCAACGAGACTGTGTTCCGGTCGGCACGGGCTTCGTCCCTCATCAACGATGACGAGCTGGAGAACGCCCTCAAAGTCCTCCGGCACAACTTCTCCCGTATGATTGGGGAGGCCGCCAGGGAGGATTGATGGCGACTCAGACCCTTCAGGACGCCAAGAGCCTATTCAATGAAACCGTGAAGGCTCTGGAAGAGCACCGGGAAGACGAGATCTACGAGCGCCTGGCGGACATCCAGGTGGAGCTGGACGAAGACCCCCTGGTCTTCGGGCCCAAGTCACTCCAGGACAAGGTGTACCAGGCACGTAAGGGTCTGGATATCGTGGAGCAGATCTTCCTTGGGGCCTCCAAGAGGCATTTTGCCGCTGCTCAGGACTTCCGGGCCAAGACGGTTGCCTTTGAGCTGTCGAAGAAGTACCTGTTCGCCACTGACACCGATGTGAGGGCGGGGAGGTCTCAGTCCGACCGGGATGCCCTCGCTAGTATCAAGCTACGAGAAGAGGTCACCGAACTCCACCTGGCTGAGGCCATCCTTCAGGAGCTGGAGGCCATTCTCTTGGTCATCAAGGCCAAGAGGTCGGACATCAAGAACACCCAGTCGTCCATCCGTGAGCAGATGCGGCTCTGCTACGCCCGCATCGACGGGGGGGAGACATGGGGTTCTGCGGTGAAGGGGGCCATGAAGATCACCCCCGGGAGGGTGATTGCTGAGGACGTGGATGTCCACAACCTCATCGCCCAGGTTGAGGGCGAGATCCAGGTCTCCCTCCAGGAGGAGGAGGAAGACGATCTCGAAGAGGTCAAAGAGGTCGAAGAGGTTCTTCCTGATCCGCAGCCTCCCAAGGTGCTTCCTCTCTTGAAGTCAAGCGACGACATCCTGTCCCGCCTGGTCATCCAGGACTCTGACATCGGGGATCTCCTGGAAGAGCTGGACGCAATGGACAATGGGGACATTGGTGGTCCTTCTGAGGACCCCCAGGAGGACCACCAGGAAGACCCCCAGGAAGACCCCGGGAGCACTGTGATTCTCCCCGAGGCCTCAGGTAAGCCTTTCGTTTTTGACCAGGAAGTCTCCGCCGATTTCGACAGGGTGATCGATATGGTGGAGGTTCCCAGAGCCACCCGGTCCAAGATGGTGGGTGTTCAGGGGATGGTCGAAGACTCTGAAGTGGACGAGCTTCTGGAGCTTTTTGGGGAGGGTTAGGGGGAGGGGGTTGGTACACTGACCAACCCGAGTAGACTCTTTTGGATGGCAGTCATCCGTCTCGTTTACCGACACGACTCTTGCCATCCTGAACATAGCCGGGGGCCAATGACTGCCCCCATGGAGAAAAAACAGCATGGCAATGAAGACTTTCACATTCAACGAAGGCGATGACAACCTCGGCAAGAAAGGCTCCCGCTTCAAGGGAGAGGGCGGCCGAACTTACCGCCTCAGCTTCGCCTGGTGGCCGGGCCTTGACAAGGGCAAGTTCAACCTGGACGCCAACCCGATTTTCACCGGCAAGGACCGGGTGTTCATTGAGGGCTGCGGCTACGTTGAGGCTACGCATCCGGACATCGTCAAGTTCAGCAAGGACGGGAAGCCCCCTCGCACGAGCATTGCCACTGTCGTGGTGAAGTGGCCGACCAAGCCGAATGGATCGCTCGATGCTCAGCGTTTCAAGGACGGCGACTACGAGGTCCAGGAGTGGATCTTCGGGGAAGACAAGTACGAGACCTTCAAGGGGATCGTCGAAGAGTTCCCCTTCGGAGAGCATGACATCAAGGCTCAGTGTACGGACACCCAGTACCAGAAGATGACCTTCATCTCCTGCAAGGAGAATCTGCTCCGCAAGCTCATCGAGCAGGGTGACAGGGGCAAGGAGCACGTCGACCGCATCATGGCCGAGGTGAAGGCCATTGTCGCCGGCATCGAGAACGACATCGCCCGGACGATGACCGTCGAGCAGGTCAAGCAGAAGATTGCCGGAGGCGACAACGCCGCCACCGCCGTCGGGGATGCCACGGCCGGCGCCGAGATCGATGACCTTGTGGACAACATCCTGGACGACTGAGACGCATGAGGGTGGGGGGAGGGCGGAAGAAGTGCCCAACCCCCACCCTCCCCGTTTCACGGAGCGCCGCCTTGAAGGTCCTGGGATGCGACCCCTCTCTGACTAACTTCGGCTGGGCCGTCCATGACGACGAGGCCGTGGGCCCAGAGAGGTGCGTATCCCGAGGGCGAATCCAGACCCCCTCCCAGGTGCTGGAGATCGTCCGTTATCGGACCATTAGGGCGGCGCTTCGTGCCCTGATCCAAGAGCACCAGCCTGACCGTATTTCCATCGAGTACCCCGTCTTCAACTCCCTGTATTCGGAGGGCATGTACGGTCTGTTTCTCTTCACATGGGAGGCCATCTGGTCCGAGAAGAAGGATGTGGTGTTCTTCTCCCCTGGCCAACTCAAGGCCCATGCCCGGATTGCCATCAACCGCCCAGAGACGTGGAAGATGATGAAGGCCGACATGGTCCTGGCTGCTCAGGTGGATGCTGGCGGGGGCCGTTGGAACCACAACGAGGCCGACGCTTATTGGGCTGCACGAACCGGGGCCCGGTTCTGGAGGTTGTTCGAGGGTGACATCACTATCGACGACTTGACGGACACCGAGAAATCCCAATTCCTCAAGATCCACACCTTCCAGAGAGGCACCAAAGCGGGTAAGTCCGAGAGGAAGGGGTTGCTGTTCCGGGAGGACTCCAGGTTTTTCCGGCACTCGGAGAACTGATCGATGGTAGCAGCGAAGACGACAAAGGGGGTCAAGGCTCCCGCCAAGGCCCCCTCCAAGAGCAGTCAGGAGGCTCTGAGCCGTAAGCGGATGCTCCTGGCTCGGGCCACCGTGGTCAAGGTGTTCAAGCAGACCAAGCCCGAGATGGAAATCGACCCCCATCTCAGTAAGAAGTCCCGCCCCTATATCCCGACGGGTTCCATTGTCCTGGATTACCTGATCGGTGGTCGGCCCAACCGTTTCGGTGTGGCTCCCTGCCCGGGGTGGCCCAAGGGGGCCATTTCCAACGTGTATGGTCCGGAGTCCTCGGGCAAGACCACGGTGGCCTTGATGGCCGCCGCTTCGGTGATTGCCAGAGGGGGCTCAGTGTGTTTCATCGACTGGGAACATGCCATCGACTTGAGCTATGCCAAGTCCCTCGGCATCCCTGTTGAGGACGACGAGGTGTTCTTCGTCACCCAGCCGGATACGTTCGAGGACGGCCTGAAGATCATGTACATCATGATCCGGCATGGCATCGATCTGGTCATCCTTGACTCGGTCGGGGCCCCCATTTCGGAGGCCATCGCAGAACGAAAGGTTGATGATCAAGGCAAGCAGCAGCAGGTCGGTTGGCTTGCCAAGGCATGGTCTGAGTATCTGCCCACGATGGTCAAGGAGTGCAGCAAGAGCGGAACTCATGTCATGGGCATCTCTCAGATCCGTGAGAAGATCAACACCTCCGGGTACGGGAAGACCACCACCGAGCAGGGTGGTCGGGCTTGGAAGTTCTATAGCTCGATTCGTATGAACTTCGTCCCCATCCAGTCTGAGAAGGGCAAGATCTATAACGCTCTGACCAACAAGGTCGAAGAGCAGGTGGTGGCCCGGAAGGTTCAGGCCACGGTCGACAAGTCGAAGGTGTCCCAGTCCGCCCACAACAAGATGGATTTCTGGGTGGTTTTCGGGGAGGGCATCGACAACCTGCGGTCTATCATCGAAGTCGCCATCAACCACAAGATCGTGGACAAAGGTGGGGCTTGGTACGCCTGGCAGAGGGACAATGGGGAACAGATCAAGAGCCAGGGGCTGGCAGCGTTCCGGTCTGACTTGACAGCCGCCAATGCCCTTGACGAGCTGTACCAGCTCGCCATGCAGAAGGTGCAGGAGGCTCAGGCTAAGGGGTCCACCCTGGTGGGCCATGAGGTGGATGAGGATGAAGACATGGACCTCGACACCCTCATGAACAACGCATCCCCGGACTTCGATTTGGACGCCATGCGGGAAGAACCCCACCCGGACGCCCTGAAGGATGGGGGCGAGGATGGGGACGAGGGCGGCGAATAAGGGTAGGCCCTGAAGGAGGGGCCTCATGCCCAGCATTCACGTCAAGAACTTCCAATCCATCAAGGACGCCAGTATCGAGGTGAAGGGCTTCACGGCTCTCACCGGACCGAACAACTCTGGCAAGTCGGCTTTGATGCGGGCGATCCGGGGGGTGTTCGAGAACTCTCCGGGGACATCGTTCGTCCGCCATGGCGAAAAGGAGCTGGAGGTCGTCGTCAAGTTCGAGGACGCCTCCGTCTCCTGGTCGAAGGGGACGGGAAACCGCTCTAAGCCGACCTACATCGTCAACGGAGGAGACCCCATCAACCCAGGTAGGGAGGTTCCCGATGAGGTGAAAGCCCTCGGGGTCACCCCCATCGAGGCTGGAGGCAAGGACACCTGGCCGACGCTGGCACCCCAGTTCACTGGCCAGGTGTTCCTTCTCGATCGTCCCGGGTCTCACCTGGCAGAAGCCGTGGCCGACATCGAGCGGGTTTCCCAGCTCAACGCTGCCCTCAGGCAGTCCGACAAAGAGAAGAGGGCGGCCTCCACGGAGCTGAAGGTCCGGCGCTCTGATCTCCAAAAAGCTGAGGAAGGTCTGGCTGCTTACGCTGGTCTCGATGGGGTCTTGTCCGACATCGAGGGGCTCGGGGAGACCCGCCAGTACGCTGAGAAGATCGGTAAGACCCACCAGAAGCTGTCCGAGATGAGGGGCCGCCTGCATGATGCCAGGGAGGTAGAGCAGGCGTTGGCCCCCGTGGGCCAGGTGGTCATCCCCGGGGTTCTGGGGGCCCAGGAGCGGCTGGCAGAGCTGGTGATGGCTGAGGGCTTGCGGGACCGGCTTGAGGCCGCCAGAGAGGCTCTCAGAGCCCTGGTGGGGGTCGAGTCTGTGGTGGTCCCCACCACAGATGCTTCTGGCATCCTCGACGAGTTGGAGGGGGCGGAGAAGTTGAGGGGGCGCTACCACAAGGCTGCAGACGTGGCCTCCCGGTTGCGCCTCCTGGGTGAGGTTCCCGATATTTCTCTCGATGTGTCTCTGGCGGACAAGCTCCTCAAGGCTATCGACAAGGTGGAGGGGTACTCTTACCGCATCGGGAAGGCGAACCAAGATGCCCAGGATGCCGCACAGAAGCTGGCAGTATCCGAGTTGGAGTACGCAGCAGCCGCTGCGGAAGCTCACCAGTTCCTGGACGAACTGGGAGCCTGCCCTACCTGTGGCAAGGAGCAAGGGGCATGAGCTGGGACGATCCTGAACCTCAAGACTACACCATCCGTTTGCTGTGGAGGACGGACGCCCATTTGTCCGATCATCCCCCCAAGACTCGTGTTGATGACTGGACGGAAACCATCCTCGGCAAGGTCCGCCAGACGGTGGACCTTGCCAAGAAACATAACGCTCACATCCTCGACGGTGGTGACTTTTTCCACATCAAGTCCCCTTCCCGGAATAGCCACCGGCTGGTCCGTCAGGTGGCCGAGGTCCACAAGGGGGTCCAGGTCTGGGCTAACGTGGGAAACCACGACTGCAAGTATGGGGACATCGAGAACCTCCCTGAGCAACCCCTAGGGGTTCTGTTCGAGTCGGGGGTGTTCCGTCGGCTGTACGACAAGCACGAAGCTGTGTTTGACAGCCCAGCGATCAGGGAGAGCGGCGGGACCTCCAACAAGGTCCGTGTGGTGGGTGTCCCCTACCACGGCACATCCTACGACTTGGACAGGTTCCGGAACATCAAGAGGGGGGGAGAGGACTACCTGGTGGTCGTCGCCCACTGCCTGGCTTCCAAGGATGGTGGGGAGATGTTCGGGGCTGAGGACATCCTCAAGTATGAGTTCCTGGACAGCCTATCCGATGTGGACGTGTTCTGTTTCGGGCATTGGCACAAGAACCAGGGGATCTATGAGCTGAGCAAGGCCAACAGGGTGTCTCGCAATTCTTCCAGGTATGTCGTCAATGTCGGAAGCCTTTCTAGGGGGGCTTTGACCCAGGATGAAATGACGAGGGTCCCCGAAGTGGTCCTCATGGAGTTCGGGGTCAACGGGTCCGGTATCACACTTACCGAGATCCCCCTCACCGTTCAGTCTGCCAAGGAGGTGTTCAACGTCGAGGGTCGGGTCCGTCAGGAAGCCCGGGAGTCTACGATGGAGGCCTTCGTCAAGAACATCGAGGAGGCTCTTCTCCGCACCGACAAGAAGTCCCTTATTGAGGTGGTGTCCGAAATGAGGGATGTTCCTGTCGAGGTGAAGGAACGGGCCATCCATTTCCTTGAATTGGCCGCTCAGTAGGCCCCAACCTCCTGTCCGGCATGGCGGTCTCCCTTGGGAGACCTTCGAGTGTTTTTCCTGGAGGGGAGAAGCCTACCCCGAGGAGAGGTCTATGCACAAATGGCCTTTTGAGTACACCGGCAATCTTGCTTGGCTCAAGGATCGCACTATTCTTCTGGTGGACCACGGTTCCCGGGCCTACGGCACTCATCGCCCTGATTCGGACTACGACTACAAGGGCGTGGCGGTGGCACCCCGGAGCTTTCGCAACGGGTTCCTGAACCACTTCGATCAGGCGGAGATCAAGGACACGGCCGATGCCGTGATCTACAATCTGCCGAAGTTCATGAGATTGGCGGCGGACTGTAACCCGACCCTCATCGAGATCCTGTGGATCGATGATGACGGGGTGTACTTCGCCACGGAGCCGGGTCAGATTCTCCGGCAGCATCGGTCGGAGTTTCTGTCGGTCAAGGCGCTCCACACCTTCCGGGGCTACGCCATGCAGCAGCTCCGTCGGATCGGACGCCACCGGAATTGGCTGCTGAACCCGCCAAAGCAGAAGCCGGAGCGGGCGGACTTCCACCTGCTCCCGAAGGCAGATTTGCCGACGAACCAGATCACGGCGGCCACCTCGGAAATTCGCAAGAAGATGGAATCCTGGTCCATCGACTTCGGGGACCTGGAGTACCCCGAGCGGCTGAAGATCCGAGAGCAGATCGAGGACACCCTTGCTCAGATGCTGGTGGGCAACGATCCCAAGATTTGGGAAGGGTCCGTTGAAGAGATCGAGAGCAAGCAGTTCCGGGCAGCAGGCCGCCTCTGTGGCCTCGAAGAGAACTTCATCGACATTCTGAGCCGAGAGCGTAGGTATGAGTCCGCTCTCGCCCACTACAACTCCTACCTGGAGTGGAAGAGAAGCCGGAACGAGAAGCGAGCCAAGCTGGAGGCCCAGTTCGGCTACGACACGAAGCACGGGATGCACCTGGTTCGTCTCATGCGGATGTGTCGTGAGATCTTGGAGGAAGGCGTGGTCCACGTCCGCCGTCCAGATGCCGCCGAGTTGAACGCTATCCGGGACGGGGCCTGGAGCTACGAGCGGTTGATGGAGTGGGCGATGGGAGAGGATGAGGATCTGAAGAGGGTTGCCCTCAAGTCGGATCTGCCCCGTCAGCCCAACCGCAAGAAGCTGGATGACCTATGTCAGCAGCTCACCGAGATGGTGGGGTGACCAGAACCCCTGTTTTTTGATCAACAGGGGCCCCCTTTGTTTCCCTTCCGGAGTAGAGTCCCCCAGAAATGGAGGAGCTACTTTGTCCAACAATCTCGCCGAACCTCTTACATATCCCCACATTGTGGCACTCTGGACCTTGGTTCAGCACAACCCTGTCGAGAAGCTGAGGGAGTTGAGGGGGCTGCTTCGGCAACTCTGGAATGATCCTTCCCGGGACGGGGTTTCTCCGAAGGTTTCGGATATCCCTGAGGAACTTCGCCGGTATCTCACCCAGGCCGTCAGTTTCAAGACCCTGCGCTCGGTGTACGGGGACAGCATGGTCAAGCAGATGGAGTCTGGGGAGATCGCCCTCCCCGAGGACATGCTGATCCCCGATGCCGTCATTGTCGGGCGAGTCCGCCCCGCTTTCGATGCAGATGAGTTCAAGGACCATCTTGTGTTGGGGAAGGCCCCTTCGACCCCCCGGGTCTTGGTCCGCCGTTCCTCCTGGCAGGAGGGCCAGTCTGTGGAGGACGCCGAGCAGGCGTTCATGGACACCTGTGACTCCCTCCAAAAGGAGTTCCGGTCTCTCTCAGACAACCAGGCCCACGCTGCCGGTCAGGACACATCCCTCATCACCTACGTATACCGGAAGCTCATGGCAGAGCCGCTCCCAAGCGGGCGTGCCGGCTTCCAGGTGTCGATGGAGTTCCGGCAGGTAACTCGTCTGGGTACCCTTACGGCCAGGGACATTGACGGGTACGAGGTGGTCTCGGAGAGAGGGGAGTACCCCACCGAGATCCCCAACCGCATGGTTCTTATGACCCTCATGAAGGAAGCCTCCGAGATCAAGCTGCACAACCCTTTCCGTGATGATCAGGGAAGGCATGTCATCCCGGTGGCTAAGACCAGAAGGACCGGCCCAGTCCTCCTGGACGTGTCGGAGGATAAGTGATGGATCGGCGCCCTTTCACTCTGTACTGGTCCAGCCTCGACACCTACGAGAAGTGCCCCCAGAGCTTCCTCTGGGGACGTGGCTGGGGCAACATCGACGTGGGTGGGGGTCCGGGCCGTAAGAAGCCGGTCCCTGTCAAGAAATCGGAACACCACGCTTTGATGGGGGATGCTATCCAGGGTGTGCTGGAGCTGTTCTACAACGAGAAGAGGTGGCAGTACCCCGCTGAGTTGAAGAATTGGCTGGACCTGGAGATCGAGAAGCAGTTCAAGCTGGCTCTCTCCCAGAGGTTTGTAGATTGGCGGGTTGCCAACATGACCCGGGAGGAGATGTTCCGTATCGTGAACGACGGGGTGAAGGGGTTTCTGCGGACGTTCAAGGCCCACAAGCTGATCGGACCCTACGCTCAGTCCGAGGTCAACTACCTGGGGACACTTAAGACCAGGAATAAGGCGGGGAATCCCTACTCTATCCCTGTCGGTGGGCGCATGGACTTCCTCATCCGGCGAGACTCCGAACCGAACAAGGGGATCATCATCCTCGACGGCAAGAACGGACGGGAATACTGGGACCGCACTAAGAAGGTCCCCATCACATACACGAACCCCGACCAGCTCCGTTGGTATGCCCTATGCTTCTACCTGTTCCACAAGGTCATGCCCGACAAGCTAGGGTTCATCTATTTCCGTTACCCTGAGGGGTACGACTGGGCGGAAGAGATCGAGCGCTACAAGGCTGAGGCGGGGGACATGACCGTCACCGAGGACACCCGAAAGAGCAAGCGGATTGCCTTGGCCCATTACGAGGGCCGGGACCCCGCTCCGGGGGTCATCTGGGTTCCCTTCACGAAGGAAGACCTCAAGGGTTTGGCCCACCGAGCCAAGGAGGCTCGGACGAGTATGGACAAGGAACTGTTTGAGGCCCGCCCGTCGCCGGACAACTGCCACCTGTGTGACTATGAGTCAGTCTGTCCCGCTCGTCAGGCCCAGAAGGAGGACAACCGTAGGGTCAAGGCCCCGGGTCTCCTGGATAGCCTTCCTTCCAAGGATGGGGTCAAGCGTTTCACCTTCGGTTCGGGGGGTCGTACCAAGGCGGTCGAGGGGTAGAGGGACCATGTGGGGTAGGCAACCTAGATTCTGCATGGCGTGCGGCAAGCCTCAGCTAGTGACTCCGGCCCCGAGCACTCCCTATGGGGGAGAGTTCTGCGGCCTGGGGTGTCACAAGGTGTCCGAGATGAGGAAGATTCGTTCTGCGATGGGGGTCCCATTCAACCAGGAAGAAGATGACGCCCTGTGCGACAAGTACGGGGTGCCAAGGTTTCAGGGGGCGGAATGAGTGACGACCGGAAGAAGCGTCTAAGCCAGGCAATTGCCAGGCGGGATGCCGTGGCAAAGGAAACCCAGCGTCTCCAGGGCCGCCTTGAAGCAGCTCGGGAGGAAGTGGCCCGTATCGAGGAGGAGTGCCGCTCCAAGGGCCTGGAGCCCGACAATCTGGACGACAGCATTACGAAGCTCCAGAAGCGATACGACACCGCTGTAGAAGAGTTGGAAAACAAGGTGTCTCAGGCAGAGAAGGACCTGGCGCCATTCCTTCGGGAGGATGGGTGATGAAGATCAGCGTAGCCAAGAGGGACCTGGATGCTGCCCTCACTGTGGTGTCCAGCTCTATGTCCGGGACAGACACTGAGCTGTCCTCTCAGTTTGTCTTCCGCCCTCTGGCGGGGACGGACGGGAAGGCCGAAGTGTTGACCTTCTCGGGGCGCTTGTCCAGCTCTTGCCCGTTTGTCGCCACCGTTGGGGATTTGGATGATGACTCCGACAAGGCGTTCACTATCGAGGGGGAGCGGCTGAAGCAGTGGCTCAGGTCGGTGTCGGATGCCACATTGGAGTTCATCTACGACTCCGATGAGAAGGTGGTCACCGCCAAGGCTCCCAGGGGGTCTCAGGAGTTCCGCTCCTTGGACCCCAAGGCGTTTCCTTACTGGGATGGCCTCATGGAGGAAGTCACGGTTACGTCAACCATCGAGGCGGGCCGCCTGGCAGACGCCCTGAGCTTCTCCCGGCAGTTCGTGGGAGACCTGAAGATGGAATCTTCCAGCCCCCAGCACTGCGTGACGGAGATTCGCCAGGGGTCTTTTCTCGCCAACGACAAGAAGGCGGGGTGTGAGATTTCTGTCAAGGGGTTGGAGAACTGCACCCTGCGGGTGTTCGTCAAGGACATTGGCCCCATTCTGAAGTTCCTGGCGTCTTTCCCTTCGGATGAAGTGGTGGAGATTTTGGAGCATCCCAGGGGGTTCCTGTTGCGGCGCAAGGATGGTGCCGTGTTCGGGGAGAGCAAGTACCAGGCTCAGTTCCCCACGATGTCTCTCCCGATGCACTGGGACGACGAGTGGTGGTGGGAGCTGCCCCGAGACGAGCTGAAGTCGGCCATCATGTTCCTGGAGTCCGGGTCGGACAAGGATGACAACCGGCTGTTCTTCTCTCGGGTGGACAACGACAGCCCGATCCAACTCGGGATGATTGCCACGACGGGAAATCTCAAGACCCTCGACATCACCCCGGCCGAAGAGGGGCGGGGGTCTAAGACCAAGCCCGACGCTGTCATCCCTGAGTTCCAGCTCTCGGTGACTTGTCTCCAGAAGGTCCTTTCCGGTTCGAGCGGTGCGACTCTCCGATTCGGTGTCAACACTCGGAAGACCAGTGGGTTCGTTCGTTTCCGTGAGGACCGGGGAGATGATAAGTACCTGGTGGTCATGGCCTGGCTGCGGAAGTGATGTTGCAACCTCTCCCAGATTTGAGTCGTCTTCAGTCCCAAGCCTCTGAGGCCAAGGGACTGAGGGACGGCCTGCGGCGAGCCCTCCAGTTGCTCCAGGGCAAGATCCGTGCTCTGGAGGATGAGGAAGAGCTGCTGGAGATGACCAGCTCCCTTCTCCGCACCCTCATCGACAAGGAGGTGGAGGCGGGGGTCAAGGCTGTCGAAGATCTTCAGACCGAAGGCCTCCAGGCCGTGTTCGATGACCAGGATCTTTCCGTCAAAGCCAGCATCGACATCCAGCGGGGGAAGGTGTCGGTGGACCTTCTGACTGTCCAGAAGCTCCCCGACGGGACCACCATTGAAGGGCTCCCCACGGATGCCTTTGGGGGATCCGTGCTTACCGTCCAGAGCATTCTCCTACGCATCATCGTGATGATGCGGCGGGATCTTCGGCGGTTCATCCTGCTGGACGAAGCACTCCCTGCGTTTGACTCCAACTACATCTCCAACATGGGGTCTTTCCTGTCTGAGCTGTGCAAGAGGCTCGACATCGACATCCTCATGGTGACCCACAACCCGGCACTGTTCGAGGCGGCGGACCGCTCCTATCGGATCGTCAAGAAGGGTGGAGAAGCCACTTTCCAGCGGGTACGGTGACAAGACGGCCCGAGAGCCGGGGAGGACACCTATGAAGACCGAAGGACAGATCCGTCAGAAGCTCAAGCAGGTCCTCTACCGTAAGCTCCAGCGGCGGATGAAGGACAACTTCAAGCAGAAGCCGGATACCTGTGGTTTCAACCGGAAGCCCTACCACATCGAGCCCGACGACCCGGGACGGAGCAGGCCCGCAGCGTCGCCAGCGGTGTGTATTCACCATGACCGAGGTGGGTGGATTTGTGACGAGATGCACGGGGGTGTCGATTTGGCAAGGGAATGCCCTTTCTGGATTTCCCGCCAGACCAAGGACGAGATCAGGGCTCAGTTCGCAGAGGACTACCGAGATCTGGTGATCGGGTCTCGGAGGGGAGAAAAACACCCCGAGTTCCCAGTGGCTTCGGCATTGATGTGGGTTCTGGGGGATGACCTCCCTGAGCCTCCTCCAATGGAGTCGGAGACCCCCTCTGAAGGGGGTTCTAAGAGCAGCACTGGGGATGAGGATGACGAGGAAGGGGAACCTCCAGCAGACCCGATTGTGAGGTCTTCCTGGGATCACCCCGCCTGGCCATGGAACTGGTTTCGATGAGCAACCTTCTACACCGCATTCGATTCGCCAAGAAGGACCTCCCGCCTGAGGGGCGGGTGGGGATCTTGACTTTTCATGTCAACCCGGAGACTGGACCCTACCTGGTAACCGCCAGCCGGAGCCTGGTTTGGATTCCTCAGTGCTCCCAGGACAACACGGTGAATGCCGCCTTCCGCCTGGACACATCGGCAGATCAGCTTTTCCATGAGGTGGTGCTGGCTGTTGTGGGGGCGGGTAGGGAGTACGACTGGGGGAACATCCACCCCTTGTCCAGTGAGGGCATCAAGGCTGCTCTTCAGCACGTCCGCCTGTATGAGCTGGGGGAGGTTGAAGCGATCACGTCCATGGAGCTGGACATCACTCTCAGTGATGGTACCCCCGTCTCCAAGGCCCCTTGGGTCCCCCAGGGGACCGTAGTGGTTGTTCCCCGGGATAGGGAGTTCGTCGGAGGCTGGGGAAGGGTATCCCGAGGGGACCTGGTGGCGGTGGTCCACAACCCCGCCCGAGGAATTGCCATCGCCACGGGAGGACCAAGTGTCGTTTCTGGAGACCGCCCTAAGTAGGCTAGAGCTGTCCGAGGACATCGAGGGCTATCTCCTTGGGCGGGGGGCTCGGGAAACCACCATCGCAGAGCTGGGCATCAAAACCTGGAGCCCCCTCAAGACTCCCCACGACGATCCAGCGTGGAAGCACCGCTATGGCCCTGAGGGCCGAGGCGAGTGGATTGACGGCTGGGCCGTCATCCCCCTCTATAGCCCCCGGGGTCATTTGATTGGGTTCGAGGCCCGGAACCCCAACCCGAGCAAGGAGTACAAGTCCAGCCAGTTCTATTTGCCCGAGGCCGCCTGGAACCCCATCTGGTTGGGGATGCGGCCATCGGTGATGGAGAAGATCTGGGCCGGTGGGGACGTCTGGGTCTCCAAGGGGTTCTTCGATTCGTCCCCTCTGGAGTGGGCCATCCCCTCTTCGGACGTGTCCCTGGCGACCGGAAGGAGCTTCCTGGGCCCCCGCCATCTGGCGTTCCTCAAGAGGTTCTGCGCTGTCACGAAGTCTCGTCAGGGGGCACGCCTCACCCAGATGGGGGTGGGGGCTACCGTCCACGTTGTCTACGACAATGATGAGGATGGGAAGAAGGGTACGTTTGGGTACCTGGACGAGAAGACGGGGAAGGAGCGCTGGGGGGCGCTCCGAAAACTGACATATGCGGGTATTGATAACCGCCAGGTCCCATACCACGGGGTGAAAGACCCGGGGGAGTTGTGGGACCGACAAGGACCGGAAGGGCTCAGGAGAGCCTTCGAGATCACCTACTGACGAGAGGGATTGCTATGTCCGAAGAGAACACCCAGACCACCTGGAATGCCCCGCCTGAGGTCTACCAGACCCTGAAGGACCTGGTGGCAAACTACCACCCTGACCTGATTGTGTGCGTGGATGAGATCGCCGTGATCTTCAAGGAGAAGGCCAGCAAGAGCGGAGATGCCGTGATCAGCGGCAAGACTTCCAAGGCCAACAAGCTGTTCGGCATTCTGGGAGAGGTGGACTACAAGTTCATCATCACCCTCGGTCACGACGTGTGGCAGGAGTACAGCACAGAGCAGCAGATCGCCCTCCTGGATCATCATCTCTGCGGGTGCCGGGCTGTGGAGAAGGAGCCCGGCGGTGAGTGCAGGTTCTTTGTTCAACCTCCCGACGTGGCCTTCTACAAGGACGAGGTCGAGCGCCACGGGTTCTGGCGTACCTCCGGGGCCAAGCCCGATGATGACATCATCACGGAGCTGTTCGGGGACGACGATCCCGAAGGGGACTGAGCCATGTGGCCTTTGGAAGTCATCCACCATCTGAACTCGGAAGAGCAGATCCGTAAGTCCCTGACCCGGGATTTGCCGTATGCCTACAGCAACGGGGAGGATTGTGCTCCGGTCCCCTATCTGTCTGAGGGACCTGGCAAGGTCGACCAGAGCCACAAGAGGTTGGCAACCCTGAAGGAGTGGACTCCGGAGACCTTGAAGGTGTTCTTCCGGGAGAACGGCCCTTTCCTGGCTGCTCGGGAAGACGACGGTACCTTGATCCTCTGGGAGATCCGCAGGTAGGAGCACCGTGAGCCTCGACCTCAAATACCGCCCCACATCCTATGACGAAGTTCTGGGTCAAGAGGCGACCAAGACCATCCTCCGCCGCTTCGTGGCGTCTGGTAGGGGGTTCCAGCAGTCGTACCTTTTTGCTGGGGGTTTCGGCTCCGGGAAGACCACCTTGGGGCGTATCCTGGCTCGGGCTCTGCTGTGTGACAACCCTCAGGAAGGGGGGCCCTGCAACGAGTGCCCCTCCTGCCGGTCCATCCTGGATAATGGCTCTTCGGACTGCTTCTCCGAGGTCGACGCCGCTACGAACAGCGGCAAGGACGACATCAACCGGCTGAAGGAAGAGATCAAGTACGATACTTTCTCGGGCAAGAGAAGGGTGTACCTGTTTGATGAGGCCCACCAGCTCAGCAAGGAGGCTCTGGATGCCCTCCTGAAGCCGTTGGAGGACAAGGTCTCGGGGAGCGACGACAAACAGCTTGTTTGCATCTTCTGCACCACTGAGCCGGAGAAGATGCGGGACACGGTGCTGTCCCGGTGCGCCCCGGCCTTTGTCATAGAGGCTCTGACCCCCGATGTGATCTCCAGGCGTCTCCAGGAGATCTGCGAGCAGGAGGGGATCGAGGCAGATTTTGACGCCCTCACGACTATCGCCACTGTCACCGAGTGCCACATCCGAGATGCCCTCAAGGCTGTCGAGGGGGTCTCGATGCTGGGGGTCATCAACGAGGATAACGTCAGCCAGTACCTCCGCTTGGACCAGATTGGGTTGTATCTGACGGTCATCAACTCTCTGGGGATCAAGGTGAACCCCCAGGGGGAACCCTCTCCCAACTGGGGGCTCTCGATGGCCTACCAAGCGGTAGACCTTCTGCTGGAGAGGGTCAGCCCTTCCACCATCTACCAGCGTCTGGCCGAGGCCAGCATGCTGGCCTATCAGGTGTACCTGGGAGGTCCCCGTCCGGTGGTGTACTGGAAGCCTGAGAAGATCGCTGAGGTGGCGAAGAGGGGCGAGGTCCTCATGGGGTATGCCAGCCGACTGGCTTCCCGACCCGGGAGACCTTCGGGGGCGATGCTCAAGTGCGATCTGGCTTCATTGCATCACGGGGTGGTTGGTTCTGGGGTTCCTACGGTGATCGTCCAGCAGGTTCCCGTGGGAATCCCCCAGGCCATGATTACTGGGGTTCCGCAGCCTTCAGCCCAAGCCCCGGCTCCTGTGCGGGAAGAAGAAACTTCCCAAACTCACCACAAATCTGCTAAAAGTTCTGAACGGCCCGGTAAACTTTCGGAGTTGACCGGGAACGGAGTTCACGTAGACTACCGTGCTGTCGCAAAGAAGAGCAAGGGAACCCAAGGCCAAACTTCGCCATCGGGGAAACTTTCGTCCTTTGATGCAATGCTGTTCGCCCGGCTTCTTGCACTGCGAATCGTCGAACTTGACGGGGTAGCCGCAGGTGGACACACGGGATGGGACAACTTGGATCGCCATTGAGCTGAGTCGGCTTGGTGAGCAGAAGGTTGAGGAAGGAATCCTCAGTACCTGTTTGAGGATGGACCTCGGCGTCGATGCGGACTTCCCCATCTTCATCCCCACGGCTATCTACCGGAAGCAGTCCAAGGTCATCACCATCCACTTGATGGAGGGCTATGTGTTCGTGGCCTCGGGGCTCCCTGAGGCCACGTACTTTGCCCTGGAGAGACGTCCCTATGTCTCCTCCGTGATGTCTACCACATCCGGCCCTCACCGTATGAGAACCCTCTCCGTCCTCCCCGATTCGGAAATCGAATCCCTACGACGTCAGCTCCAACAGATGATCGCCGCAGAGGTGGAGATCGGTTCGGTGGTGACGGTCATGGAGGGGAAGTTCCGCAGTATGAGTGGGAAAGTCATCGGTCTCGACGGAGACAATGCGTACATTGAGTTTGAGCTGAGGTCCTGGCGACGTATTGCCTCCATCCCTCGAATCTTCCTGGAGCAACTGGAGCCCGCCCCGGCATAGGGCCAGTGCCCGGTTGTCGGGTATGGTTGGAAGGTCGGTTGGTCTGTTTGAGCTGTGCAGAAAGCCCTTCTTGGGGGTTTAGCCGGGGAGCACGCATGGCTTGGACAGGACACATGATCGATCCTAGCGACATCGAGACCAGGTTCTCTATCGAAGATGGGATGGGGTTCCTGGACTCCATCTTCACCGAACCCTCCGACGAGGATCTGGCTCAGATTGAGGTGGTCAAGGAGTACATGGAGTTCCTGCCTCCATTGGAAGCAGACTTCGTGGATCTGTACTTCTTCAAAAAGCTCAAGCAAACGGAGATCGCCGGGCTGTTTGAGTGCTCCCAGCCCACAGTTCACTATCGTCTCCAGAGGGCGACCGCCCGCATCCAGTTTCTATTCCAGCTCCCCCGTGTCGAAGAGGAAACCCTTCTGGCAGATCTCCAGGGGTTCCTGGGCAATGATCTGGATGTCCAGATTATGCTTGGCATGTGGAAGACCACCTGCCAGTCGGAAGTCGCCAAACAGCTTGGGGTTACCCAGGGTTTGGTCCGACATCGGTTCCTGCGGACCATCAAGCACCTTCAGGAGGCCGTCAAGCTGGGTGGTCCCAAGACCGACACTTACGACCTGTACATCCGGTTGTTTGAGTTCATCGCCGCCAACCTGAACATCCTCCGAGAAGTCCGCCGATCCGGCGAGCGGCTGTTTCCCCTTCCGCTTATTCTGGACTGAAGCGGCTCCCCGGTAGATCGCCTATGTGAGGCTATCGGTAGAGCAAAGCCCCGGTTTTACCGTAGGAGCAGCATGTCCCAGGATAACGAGAAGAGGATCGTCATGGCAAGGCGAGTGGCCCGGAGGTGGGTCAGCCGCATCGCCACCGCTGAGTTTCGATTCTCGGTCTTGTACGGGGCGAAGGATTACCGCTACATCCCCGGGCTGCTCCGATCCCAGAGAGATGGCAAGGTGGCGATGGCGGGGGTGCCTACCATCCCAGACCTCGGCATCCGAGAGAGTTTCGACTGTGTGACTCTGTGGTCCTCGAATCGGGAAGCTATGCTGTCTCTTCAGAGCTGGTTCGAGAGGCGGGGTTTTGAGACAACAGGGGTTTGGTAACCTAACCCAGTAGTTCCAGGCAGGTAACAACATGAATCTCTACAGCAAGCTGAGCAAGTTGGCAGTGGACGTGCCGTCCATCCGCAAGCACCTGGTTCCTCTCCTTCGGAAGCACGCCCACCTCAACGTGGAGTCAGCGGAGGACCCGGGGCTCGGGTATGTTGAGGGCAACGACGATAAGTCGGCCGGCTGGTCCGGCCGGAGCCGTGGTCAGGGGGGAGACCCCCGCTGGATCAACGCCCGGCGCCCCGGCGTGGATGAGAAGGGAATCCCTTTCCGGGCGGGTGACCGGGTCCTCTACTACCCCCAGACCAAGAGCATTCTGACCGGCAAGGCTGCCGAGCAGGCATGGCGGGAGTTTGAGGGAGCCAGGGCCGATGAGGACTTCATGGGGCGGTGGGCCGCTGCTCGAATCGCCCGTGAGAAGTGGGACAAGATTCTCGTCGGCGACAAGACCCGTATCCGTATCTCCGGGCACCCCCGGCACTACGTCGTCATCGAGGAACTGCCCCAGAAGGGTAAGCGGAGCCTCAAGCGGTTCACGTTTGGCATTGGTGGTCAGATCCAGAGTCTCAACGGGACGGGACCGTTGGGGAAGATCTACGACTACTTCATGATCGAGAACCTGGAGCGGGACTGGAAGCCCAACGCCTCCCAGACCGCCGAAGCCTCTGCTGCTGGCCTCAAGAAGGCCATCGAGAAGGCGTTCAAGGATCTGGATAAAGAGGGTTTGGAGTACCCCGATTGGGTTTCCCAGTCCCTCACGGGTCGTTGGATGCCTAAAGAAGAGGATGTCAACTACCTCCAGGTTGAGCCGGTGGACTATGCCCCCGTCGAGATCAAGGCGAAGGATGAGTTCTATATCAAGGCTGAGTGGACCTCGTTCGACGTCACCCTCAACAATGGCTACACCGACAAGCAGCTTGATGAGTACGCCTTCGGTGGAGACCCCCACTACACCAAGTTGGTGAGTACCAGTCCTGCGGGCGCCCGCAAGATGTTCCTGTGGGCCAAGGCCAACCAGGACGACATCAAGCGCATGACGGGGAAGCAGCTCCAGGCGAAGATGGACCAGGGCGGCATCAAGTACAAGTACCAGTTCTCGGTCTGGAGCTGAGCCGGAGGTGATCTGTGGCCCTCTCCCGAGTCCAGACAGTCCTCACATACAAGTCCTCCCGAGGGGGACAGGAGTACGTGTGGGACATCGTCATCAATGAGCAGTCCGCATCGTCGGTTCGCAATATTCGTGGGCCTCGGGGGCTGATTACAGACTCGATGACGGGGGTGCCCGAAGAGGTCCTCCAGGACATGTACGACTCGGTGGATCTGGCCCAGCTCCTGACCACCGAGTCGTCCGTGACCAGCGGCACTGAGACGTTCAACGGGCAGGCCTCCCGCACGGTAGCGGTGGCCCCCGGGCTTCTGAACAACACCGATTACCGGGTTCAGGTAACAACCCCCGACGGAACCCCCATGCGGGTCGAGAACAAGACCATCACGTCCTTCCTCTTGGTGGCCCCTTCAACTTACGGGGCTGTCGGGGATGAGAAGGATGTGGACTGGGCGATTCTGGTCTCGACATCTGCAGCGAGCGCTCTGGGGGGAACTCTGACGTTCGCTCAGGCGGACAATAGCTCAAAAACGGTGACATTCACGTCGGCTCTCCCGACGGCGACTTACCGGGTTCTTCTGGAGCCTTCAGGGTTTTTTCCCGTTAGGGTCACCAGTAAGACCAAGACCGGGTTCACGGTTGCCCTCGGCATCGAGCTGCAGCCAGCCGAAACCGTTGATGTTGGCTACGACGTGGTGGTGTGATATGGCTACTCCTGAGATCCAGCGGGTTTACGACCTGATCAAAAAGTACACTTTCCCGGGACCTTACGAGGCGGTTCCCGTTGGTATCAGTACCCCCCGGAGCTGGTACATCCGGGATGCCCAAGGGGCCTGGTTGTCTCCGACCAACAATCAGAGGGACCCTCTGAGGTTTCCGGACAAATCCACGGCAGAGAAGTTCATCCGACACGCAGGTGCGGTTTGGGCCAAGGTTAAGCTGAACGAGCGGAGATTCGCAATGAGGGACAAGGCGGCAAATATTGGGGATGACCCCTACGTCCAGGCATACGAGCTGATCCAGAACGACAAGAGCTTCTCCCAGTTCATTGACGTGAAGTCCGTAGTGGACGCCATCAAGAGTGTTCAGAGCCAGCTCAAGGGTCTGGAGAGGTTCGGGAGCCACTACATCGAGGCCCCTACCCTGCTTGAAAAGAAGATCCGCCCCGTGGCGGTGGCCCTGGCTGACCGTGCCCAGCAGGTGGTGGACCAGATTGACGACATCGTCAATGCGGCACATCGGAGCGGGCACCGAGCTTCTTTGGAGGCCGACCTAAAGAAGCTCGCAGCCGAGGTTCCCGAACTCCGGCAGCACCTGGCCCCACTCCTGCGGGATGGGGAGTGAGGTAGACGATGGCACAGCCTCCCTTCAAGGCAGATTCCCTACAGGTGGAGCCCGGCTCCGGCGACACCCTGCTCATCGAGCGGGACGCTGTCACGGGTGCCCTCAAGTTCACCGACGCTGTCGTGACGGGGGGCATTTTGCTGAATCAGCTCGCTGGTCTTCGGTCTATCGGAAATGTGCTGGTTGTTGGTAAGTCGGGGACGGGGGCTGCGTACACGACTATCCAGTCGGCTATCGACGCAGTCCCAAGTCTCGCCAGCCCGACCAACCCGTACATCATCCTGGTGATGCCTGGGGTGTACGAAGAGACGATCAACATTGTGCGGAACGGGGTGAGTCTGGTGGGTCTCGGACGACCCACCCTCAAGGACCCTCTGAACGCCACCCCGAATGCCCCGGGGAATGACCATACGGTCATCCTGTCCTCCCAGCTTGGGACCACCCCGGAGTTTTGTCTCATTGAGGGGTTCGAGATCCACAACGCCCACGACAACAAGGCCGCTCTCCGCATCGTCGGCGGGGCTGCCTCGACGGTGGGGGAGGTGGGGATCTACATCAAGAGCTGCACCCTCTGGGACGATTCTCTGGGGGGCGGACGCCCCCTGTGGGTTACGGCATGCAACTTCGTCGAGACGGACCTCTGCCGATTCGGAGGGGGCCTTGGCTCCCTGGTGGTTGGGGAAGAAGCGGCCCGGCTGTGTTTGCGCTCTGCGGTCTGCGAGGCCGCCGTGTCTCTCCGGTGGGATACCGCCCAGGATCTCCCCTCTCAGGCCCATGAGGCGTACATCATCGAGAACAGTCACCAGGTGGCTTCGGAGACGGGATTGTCCCCGGCGGTCTCGGTGGACCTGGATGGGGGTGGGAGCCTACTGCTTCTGGGCATGAGTATGGGTTCTGCCAAGCGGCTCCAGCTCAGCGGGGACCAGTCTGGGCAGGCTACCAACTCGGTACTGGGGGTGGTCTCCCTGCTGGAGACTTCCACATTGGCTCTGCTCAACAGCACCTACTCTTCGCTGCTGGCGGGGAACCTGAACGCCGAGTTCAACGGCTCTCTGGGTGGGACTCAGGGGTTCGCCGCCTCTGCTACCGAGACGGTAACATTCGGCATCCCCCAGCCGGACGACAGCTATGACGTGGCCTTGGAGCTGGATTCCCACCCAGCTAATGATGAGCCCCCCTGGGTCACGAACAAGGGCGCCAGCGGTTTCGACATCGAGTTCAACACCGCTCAGACTTTGAACGTGAGGTGGAGGATCCGACGATGAGTTTGTACAACGATCTGAAGAAGCTGGCTGCGGAGCGTCCGGAGACTCGCTCCCTTCTGGTCCCCTTCCTGCGTGAGGCCCGGGGGACGAATTTCGCTGGGGTCAACACGACCCCGTTCGAGACCCGGATGCAGGCGGTGGTTCGAGACTGGTGGGTGGACGTGGAGAAGGTCATCACGGAGTGGTGGAGCTTCAGCAAGAATACTGTCAAGCGGGGCCCCTACCAGCTCATCATCACGATCCACGACACCAAGGAGCCTTTCACGATCACTGTGAAGGGCACCCCGAGGAAGTTCAAGGTTTCTCTGTACAACCAGGACAAGGAGTTTGGGCCGAGCGCCAACCTGGAGAAGGATATGGTGTATTGGCTCGACTCTGTGAAGCAGAGCAGGTGGTGAATCATGAGTGATTTCTGGGACAAATGGGCCGATGCTAATGGCCACCTGAACGCCAACCCGAGTGTTCCCTCGGCCATCGACCGTCTGCTTCAGGCGAAGAACATGGAGGGCCCCGAGATGTCTGTCATGGTCGGCCTGACCGACCGGGGTCGTCAGGCTGGCGGAATCGGGCTGCCCGTCGAGGCAGGGACCCGAGTGTCGTTCAAGTACAATACGGGATCTGTGCTGACCTACGACTCCCTTCCCGATCCCGGCATTGAAGGGACGGTGATCAAGGTCAAGGCGGCTGAGGGCAAGGTCACGGCCTCTGAGGATGGGATGGTTTTCGTCAAGTGGGACGATGGGGTTTTCCGTCCCATCTTGGCTTCCCACCTGGCACCGGCAAAGTCGAACCGCAGGATGGCCTACAACGTGGTTATCCGAACGGCCGATTTGAACAGCCTGGCGGGATTTTTCGCTCAGGCCGGCGCTGTCAATGCCGATGATGAGCTGGTCCACATGGCGACTAAGGACCTCTGGTCTTTTCGTCAGGACTCGGCCGGCTTTGTCATCGAGCGCCTTTTCGACTATGACGGGAATCCCCTGAAGGAGATCTGAGCGATGAACCGTGCAGCAATCAAAAGGGTCGCAGAGGCCCATACTCGTAAGCAGGCAGCAGAAGGAGAAGCCCCTAAGGTGTACCTCCACCAATCCGGTGGGGGGGACTACTGGCTGTGGACGAGCTTCTCCGGCTACGGCACTGCCAACCATCTGATCCAACCCATCCAGACATGGGACAAGAAACTCTTCGGCCTGTTTATGGAGCTTCAGAAGGATCTGGAGTCGGGAGACGCCTGGGCGGGCGGGACTGGCCTGGGGACGACGTTTTTCTGCCCGAAGTCGAATCCGAGAGTCATGGTGGCTAACTACGGTTTTCGTGTCGGGGTGAACACCCGGTCTATCGGGTCGGATGAAGTAGATCAGGCGATGGAGGGGTTTAGCCTGCGTAGTCGTATTCCGTTCAAGCAGATGCCCCACTGATTCCGGCGGGTATTTGGTTTATAGGTTTCGCTCAGTAGGGTTGGAGGTTCCACAGTATGTCCACGACGAGGACTCCACAGCTTGACGCCGAAGCCATCCGCCGGGTGGCTTCGGCACATATGAAACGTGCCGCCATGGACCGCACGGCCGGTGAAGTCCGCTTCATCAAGGATCGTGGGGGGGACTCCAAGGAATGGGCGTGGAATCCCGCCGGGGCATCTGAGCGGATGATTGACCCCGATTACGAGTTCAACCCCAAGAACCTGGAGCCCCTGGCCAAGTCCCTGAGAGCTACTTTGATGGCACTGGGGCATGCCCAGAGTGCCTACACCATTTTCAACAAGATCAAGAGTCAGCGGATCAGCCCCGACGGGTCCATTGGTGGGAAGGGTTATATTCTGACAATTAAGGACATCCGTAAGCTCTACACGAACGTCCTGGAGGCGTTGAGCGCTGTTTCCGACTCGATGTACGACGAGATGCAGGCCGTCCATTGGAATCCTCGGGTCGATGACTCTGGTGGAGACCCCCGTGATCGGGATGAGGTCAAGCAGATCATGGACGAAGTGGAGGAAATTCGGGAGGACCCGGAGGAGTGGGCGGAGCAGGAAGAGTCCGAGGCGGATCGGGACGATGATAAGGTGACCGACGGAAAGCCCAGACTGGCCTCTGCCGACGGTAATATCCATGTGCAGGCATCTCGCCTTGCAGCTCGGTACTCGGCAAGGAGGACGGCATGAGCAACAAGAAGAAGGCCCTCGATTGGGCGGCCGAGATCCTGGCCGAATCCAACATGCCTAGCGAAGATTTCCAGTGGAGTCTGGGCTCGAACTACGGCTTGGACGGATACCATTTCGACCAAACGATGGGTGAGGGAGTTAAGGAGCGGCCTGGTCTGCCTGGGGCCTCTCCAGGACCCGCACCGGGGAGTGGTGCCCATCGGGGTAGCTACAAGCGCCCACAGGACATGGTGGCTTCCATCATGGGTGCTTCCGTCGAGGCTCCTTTGGACGAGGCCGCCCTTATGCAGGACAACGAGGGAGGCCTCCACCTGGGGACCATGTTCACTGTCGAGGAAGGGCACGACAAGAACGCCGCTATCATGGATCTGCTTTGGCTTGACCCGACTCAGGGTCAGGACCCGAACAGACTCCCCGATAACCCCGTTGACAAGGGTATCGCAGAGCTGGAGGAAGCCTGGGGGGTAAACCGAAGGACGGATGGCGTTTCTCGTATCCCGGCTAAGGACCTGGAGGCGGAGCGCTACCACCAGCAGATGAACAACAGTCCACATCCGGCAACTCCCGGCCCCAAGCAGGATTCCGATGAGCACCTGGTCCGGGCTGCTGCCATGAAGGCTGTCCGGGACGCTCACTTTGGTAAGCCGCTTGACGAGATCAAGCGGGATTTGGTGGCTGCTCTGGGTGATGACGCATCCAACACCAGAGGTGTCGTGGCTCACCTGAGCAGGGACATCGGCCTCGCCGGCAACGTGTTCATCCGGGCCAACGCTTTCCCCGGAATCAAGAACGGCAAGTGGGTTCAGGAGATCAAGAGGCGGGCTCGGGGAGCCCGGTACGTCATCACCGATGACCCCTCCATCGGGACCAAGCTAGGGATGCAGGCCGTTCCCGCTGTCCCGTGGGAGCAGGCTCTCCGGCACTATGGCCCTCTCCTCAAGGCAGCGGGCTACGAGCTGGATTTGTCCAAGGGTCCTCAGGAGGCTCTGCGGGGGGCGTTCAAGAAGGGCCCCACGGCCGCCTATGCTTTCCATGTCGAGAGGCCCAAGCCGGTCGAGGTCCGACCTGCTGACACTGTCACCCTGGCCGAGGCGGTACGCCAGTTTCAGGCGTCTACCCCCGAGGTGATGGAGGAGATCCGGGTCAACGATGGGTCCCAGGCCCGTCGGGCCAAGGCTCTGGCGAAGGTCTCTCAGTGGCTGGCATCTGGAGATCTGACCTCTCGCCAGGTGTATGAGCTGCGGAAGCTCGGTACCGACGATATGCTCAAGAGGGCCTCCGAGTGGGTTTCCGCCCCAAAGACGGGAACCTATGAGGGTGCCGGCCTGGCCGTCAAAAAGGGTGCTGAGCTGAGCCGGAAGGAGGGCAGCGGGACCACGAAGACGGCGGAGTTTGAGCGGCTGGCTCTTTGGACTCGGAGGGCGATGAATGAGGGATGGATGGGGAAGGATCTCGACCAGCTAATCCAGGCCCGTTGGAACACTGACCTTTTGCGGAAGGCTGCCCAGGATATCCGAGAGCTTCGTGCCCAGCATGAGGGGTTGGCGGGACACGTCTACGTGGACGCTGCAGCCTATGCCTCTCCGACGGGGTACACGGGCTGCAAGGAAGCTGCCAGCAAGCATCGGACCAACCAGGTCAAGCGGGTGTTGGCGATGGGGCGCTGCGGGTCCTGTGTCCACAAGAAAGCCATGTTGGATGGGAGTGGTCACTGCTCCGTCTACAATAAGCCGCTCATCGAGGCCGCCGCTTTGGAGGGGGTCGATCTCAGGGCTCTTCAGGAAGAGGCCATCAAGGGGGCCAACGCTTCGGATGCTGAGGCCACCGCCTCTCTGTTCACCAATCAGCACACCAGTATCGTTTCGGAGTTCGGGTTGGTGGCCAACATGGACGTTACGCTGGACAACACCCCCGACATCGAAAAGCTGGGAGAGCTACTGTTCGATGGCATTTTGTTGAATGTCGGGGAGGGCAAGTGATGGCAAAACCCGTGTACCAGCCGAATACTGGTATCACCCCTCGGTTCGTCTTGGGGAAGGGGTTCACGACTCTAGCGGGCACCCTCACTCACGGGGAGGATCCCGCACAGGTGGGAGGACCCCCAACCAATCGGTACACGGACACTGTCCGCAGCCATGTTGGGTTTGTGGGCAATGACCCCAAGGGGAATGTCCTCCTGGATACCACCCTCCGTGCAGATCTTACGGCCTCATTCGTAGTGGCTAACAACGACTTCTCGGCCGCCGACTGGAGGCTCGTTCTGGGGGACTATGCCCTACGCCAGGGTGTGGACTGGCTCCCGGGCCCCACAGCACAGGTCACAGCGAATTACCTGGTGGCTGCCATCAATGCCCTAGGAGGGGGGTTCACAGCGGACAACTCTTCGGGTACGTCGACTACAGTGTCTATCTCCTACGGCAACCCAATGATGCAGGTGGGTTTCGAGTTCCTGGGGTCCAGCTCGGTGGTGAATTTCGGAACGATCACCCCCAGTAACGGGTTCATGGCCGATGGGGTTCCCACATTCGGAGCACCGGAGTTGACCTAATGGCACGGAAGACGCACCAGGGTCAAGACCATGAGGTTGTGCTTTCTAAGGCTCCCGAGGGTGCCCGTCGGGTGCAGGTCCGTACTGAACTGGGTGAGCTGAAGTACAAGGCCATCGAAGATCTGGCAACCTCGGATGAGATCCAGACCAAATCGGACGGGTCTCCCATTTGCATGATGGGGAGGCCTGGCCGCAAGAAGAAGATTGAGGTCGAGCCGGCCAACGATACTGTAGCCGCCATCCTCAGCAAGAAGGATCAGGCTCTCTCGGAGGACAACGTTCTTCGGGCAGCCCGTCAGGACACCGAGGAAGATTTGATGACTGCCATCATCCTCGCCCTCGGTGAAGAGCAGGCTTCTTTGGCCTTTGCCCGGAAAGAGCTGGAGCGGTCTGGGAAGATTGCTGAGACGGCCAACATCTCTACCCGAAGGGTCCAGGGTCTAAAGGCTCTGGCAGACACCCTTCAGAGGCGCATTGACCGTAATCGGGAGAGGTCGTTCAACCCAGAGAGCCCCGCTGTTCAGGCGTATTTCTCCCACGTCATGAGCACTTTCAAAGAGGCTATGTCGGCAGTGGGTTCCCGCCCCGAGATGATCGAGACGGTGTTCGCCAAGTTCGCCGCTCTGACGAGCGACCCCACATGGGAAGCCGAGGCCAAGGCTCGAATCCGAAGCGCCGTGTGAGGATTCCATGCCGAATCTCGCCAGCCTAGCCCTTGACATTGGTGCCGCCCAGAAGGGCACCGGGTCTACCTCTGTAGCAGACATCCTCACGTTTGCTGAGTCCCGATGGGGTCTGGGGATGGAGCTGTACCCAGTGCAGAGGATCATCCTCAAGTTGCACTATGGGATGCCCCTGGACGACAACCCCTACGGTCTGGATCTTTCCAAGCCCGTTCCCCGGAGTCACCCCCAGTACGATGAGATCACCCTCAAGAACCGTCGCCCGAGGCAGGCCCTCAGTCTGGCGAACACGTTCCCTCACGTCATGAGCCAGGATGATTGGGGGGGTCTGTACGAGAACGTGGTGATGGTCTCTGACTGGAAGCGCCGCAAGTGGAAGTTCATGTCGGAGGTTGAGTACCTAAATTACCTGTTTGAGAAGGGACAATGCAGTGTAAGGACGGCTCCGGGAACGGAGCTGCGGGTCATGATCTTGTCGGTGGGCCGTCGTTCGGGCAAAACCCAGTTGGCTTCAATCATCGGTGCTTACGAGACATATAAGCTGATTTCCAAAGGCGATCCCCAGGAATACTATGGACTGCCCGCAGGTGAACCCATCCAGCTAATTTCGGTAGCGACCGATAAGGAACAGGCTGGCATCCTTTATAGCAAGGTGGCAGGGTATTACAAAGACTGTGCTTTCTTTGCCCCGTATACCGCCAACAATACCATGTCCTATGCCAGGTTCCAGACCCCGAAGGACATCGAGAGGTATGGCCGGTATGTGGATGATGAAAAGGCCAATGCTACCATCCGTGTGACGTTCCGTCCCTGCCGAGCCAAAGGTCTCCGGGGTGCCGGTAACATTGTGATTATCCTTGATGAGATGGCCCACTTTACGGATGCGGGCCAGTCCTCGGCCACCGAGGTGTGGAACGCTGTAAAACCGTCCATGTCTGCTTTTTCTCCCGCTGCGGGCGGTCCGGTCGAAGGCCGCATGATCGGGATCAGCTCTCCTCTGGGAAGGCAGGGGGAGTTCTACAAGCAATTCCAACTTGCTATGAGTGGCGCCCCCAACATGATCGCCATCCAGGCTCCAACTTGGGAGGTCAACCCTTTCGTGGATGGGGATGAGTTGGAGCAGGCATACCGGGCCGACCCCGTTGTGTTTTTCACCGAATACGGTGGGCACTTCACGGATCGCACCCGGGGGTGGATTGAGGACGAGGACGACCTCCTGGCCTGTGTGGACACTGAGCTTCGCCCGAAGCTCCGGGGGCGGTCTCGCCAGCCCCATTACATTGGTCTCGACTTCGCTCTTGCGGGGGATGGCAGCGCCATTGCCATCGGGCATCTGGGGGACGACGGTACGATCGAGCTGGATGTCGTTGAACAGATTCGGGCTGGGGAGGGTGAGTACGCCCATTTGGAGAGGCTGGAGTTCGACGATGTGGCCGACTGGGTTACCGGCTTTTCCAAGCGGTTCATGTTCGCAGAGGGGATTTTCGATCAGTGGGCGGGGATCGTGTTTGAGCAGGCCCTCCATAACCGGGGTTTGAAGATGCTCCAGTCTGAGCATTTCACCAAGCAGCTCAGCTCCCAGATGTTCCGTAACTTCAAGGACTTCATGTGGGACAAGAGGCTGAGGTTGTACGACTGGCCCAAGCCGTCAAAGACGGGGGACCCCGAAGCCGCTGAGCATTGCCCGTACATCGAAGAGCTGCTGGAACTCCAGGCAGAGTACCAAACCAAGTATCTGGTGACTGTGGAGGCTCCAAACATCAAAGGTAAGCACGACGACATGTCGGATGCACTTGTTCGCATGGTCTGGTGTGCCAGCCAGCACATCATCAAGCCCAAGCACATTGCTGGCCGGAACAACAACTTGCCGCCGGGGATGCTCCCCCAGAGGGCTTTGACCGCTAAGCAGGCCCGCAAGGCTCGCATCCGTGCCATGCAGGGGGGCGGATCGAGCCCGGATCGCCAACCCTCCCGGTCCAACCGGGGAAGTATCCGAGGAAGGTGATATGACTCCTGGACCCATTCATCCTGTCCGAGCTGACCAGCGGTTCCTAACGAAGCTGATCGACGTGACAGTCGGAAACAAGGTGGAGGTGCGTGGGTCGGAACTCGCTCGGATTTCCCGGGTATTCTCTCTACTGGGTGGATCTTGGGAGAGGGTCTTCAAAGGCTCTCCCCTGGACGTTGCACTCCTGAAGAGGATCATCAAGGCGGCAGCAAAGCACGGCTTTTTGACCAAGAGGGAGAAGGACTGGATTTGATGGCCAGTGGGACAAAAGCAGCATTGGCGAGGAACGCCTCCGACCATGAGCTTCAGGGGCATCTGGCGGCTGCCAGGAAGAGCCTAGATCGGGCAATGGACGTCTGCCGCCGTGTCGCCCGCAGTCGTGATCCTGAACTCGCCCCGCTCAGACTCCGGGCTAAGGCTCAGGAGGTTTCTCTTCGGGCGGTCCTCTCCCAGATCAACTCTTTGGGTTATCTCGACTCTGGTGTTTCCTCAGATCCCGATCTGACCCCCGAGTCCAGTAAGGTTCCTCCTGCCCGAGCACGCCGTGAAGCTGCTGAGCAGAAACGTCGGGAGCAGCGTAGGGAGGATCAGAAGGTGATGGAGCGTTTGGGGTGGGCTGAATGAAGAAGAACGATCCCAAGCATACAGTCAAGGTGGCTACCCTTCCCGAGCGGGACAAGGTCAAGGTAGGCAAACCCGGCAAGCTCGTTACCGGAACAGCCCGCCTCAAGATGGCCTACCCTGCTACGGGTGGGGCCATGGTTGGCTCGGGGGGCAACTTCTACAGTCCCGAGCTGAGCCCAGATTTCCTGGAGCTGCCTCAGTCCGTAGATGAGATGCGGAACTATTTCCGCTTCTTTTACGACAACGACCCCTTTGTGGGTCAGGCCATCGATCTGCACGGGGAACTCCCCCTTTCCAAGCTACGCCTCCGCAAGCCTAAGGCCAAGAACAAGAAGCTGGCTGAGGCGTCCATGAGGTTCTGTGAGCGGTGGGTTCGCTATATTGGTCTGCTGCACCGTCTTTTGGAGGTGGTCCACGAATATTACCTCGTCGGGGAGGTATTCGTGTTCGCAGAGGACACGAGTCCAGATATGCCCCGGGAGGTGACTCATGAGACATATCGTGAGATTGCTGCTGACGGGTCCCTGGTAGAGGAAGAGCGGCCTTACCCGGATGCCCGAAAGAGGATGGTCCAGTGGGTGAAGAAGAATTACAAGGGCTGGTCGGCTCTCCGAGTTCTTCCCCCCGAGCAGATTCAGATGGAGGCGTTCCCCTTCACGGACAAGCGCCTCATTGAGCTGATTCCCGATAGCAAGACCAAGGCCATCATCGAGAGGGCTACTCAGGGAGATCTCCGAGCCCGAGAGGTGGTCGAGTCCATGCCTACCGAGGTTGTGGACTACGTCCTCCGGGGTGAGAACATCCCCTTGAACACCACCCCTGAGGCGGGCAGCTTCTGCCACTACCTGGCCCGCAAGAAGAGTCAGTACGAGGCTCGGGGGAAGTCTATCCTTCAGCGGTGTCTCCGAGTCCTGGTGTTCCGGGATAAACTCCGCCAGGCCCAGACATCCATCGCCTCCCGGCACATGACCCCCTACCGCATCATCTGGGCGGAGGACATGAACGCCGAGCAGACGGAAGAGCTGCGGGACCAGGTGGATCTGGCTCTTCAGGACCCGGACTATAGTGTCATCACGAACTTCCAGGTCAACTGGGAAGAGCGGGGCGGGGGGGCGGACTCCCGCTTGCTGGACCTGTCCTCCGAGTACGACCTCACTGACCGGCAGCTTTATGCCGGTCTCGGGGTCACTGAATCTTTGCTGTCCGGTGAGTCGAGCTACAGTGGGGACCGCATCCACTTGGAGGTGATCAACGTCCGCTATCTGTTGCTGCGTGAGCTGCTTCAGGATTTCGTAGACCGGCAACTTTTGGAGCCGATGTGCCGCCGCATGGGGTTCATCGAGTACGACGAAGACGGCGAAGAGGTGGTCATCCATCCGAGGCTGTCGTTCACCCGTTTGGCTTTGCGGGATAACCAGGAGACATTCGACACATTGTTCAATCTCTACCAGAAGGGGAGTTTGGACATCGAGACCATTCTGGATTTGCTGAACCTTGATGCCGACACCGTCCGAGAGAAGCTGGAGAGGGACACTTTTACACTCCAGGACGCTACGTTCAATGAAGTCTTGCGGGCGGTCTACAGCCGTGTCGGGGACGCCTTGGCGGAGTCCTCCGACGCTGTCCAGCGAGTGGCCGATGTCCTGGGTCTGAAGTATACCAAACCGAAGGAAGAGGGCATGTCCCGGTTTGGCTCAGTACAGCAGAACGAGATTCACCGTTTCCTCAAGGATACTTTCCAGGAAGCCATCAAGAGAGCTATCCGAGAGGCCGCTGAGGAAGCTCTGGCGAGCGACACCCACATTGATCCCGAGCTTCAGGGTGAGCTGGAGAGTGGCCTGACTAAGCCAGTGTCCGGGAAGGAGGCCCGCTTCAAGGGGCACAGGCCATCACCGGCGCTGTGATTTGTTTATAGCTCTGCCGAAGGTAGAGACTGGAGGAACACCCGGTGGAGCACCCTATTCTTCAAGCACAGGCTCGCAGATTGGCCGTCCGGCAGCAGGTCAAGGCTGATTGGGCTAAAAGGCACGCCGGTCCCGATGACGGCAAAAAGACCGGCGACAGCACGGAGTGGACAGGGCTGTTCATTCCTCTACCCCGGGGGATTTCCAGCCAGTTTCCGGTGAAAAAGTCGGGTAACGACAAGAGTCCGCCCCACGTCACTCTGCTCTACGTTGGCAACGTCAAGGGTCATGAGGACGAGTTCATCGAGACCTGCCAGCGGGTGGTGTCCGAAGAACTGAGGGGGCCCGTACAGGCCAAACTGGAGGGGTTGGACTACTTCACCCATGAATCCCAGCAGCGGCGGGTTGCTATTCTCCCCATTCGATTCAGTCACCGCATGGCAGAGCTTCGGGACCGTCTCAAGTCGGCTATCCAGGACATTGGGGTCGAGGTAACGGATAGCTGGACGGTTTACCGCCCCCACACCACCCTTGAATACCTCGACGGTCTCGACACTGAGTGGGAGGGTCCGATCCCGACTGGTTCCTGGTCCTTCGACGAGATTGAGGTCTGGGGGATGCCTCAGGTTCACAAGCTCCGTGCAGGCATGGAGAAGTACAGCAGCTCCGACCCCTTTCTGGAGATGGGCTCCGAGGCCCAGCAGGATTTTCGGGGGCTCATAGAAGATCTGACCTTCTGGATGGGGAATGCTAACGTCTACCATCTGAAGCAGATCGCTAAGCGGCTCAGCCGGAATAAGGCTCTGCGGTCCTGGTTCCAGAAGCACGTCGAGGAGAACCAGGGGGTGACTCCTGGGACTGAGAGGTTCGACCAGGTTCTTTCCCGGGCATGGCGCCAGAAGCAGGACAAGATGGGAGTGCTGGACTCGTACTCTAGCTACCACCACCCTGTTCTCACCGAAGAGCAGGTGGCAGAGTATGCCCAGGGTGACTCTGCGGTGGCCCAGGCTATCGAAGCCCTACATGTGCCCACTGAGTACGCCAAGACCAACGAGAGGGAGGACTTTGCAGAGTCTTTCGTTGCCTTCATGTCGGCCCCCGAGAAGCTGTCCGATGTGGGCAAGTTCAGGATGCAGAGGGCGCTGAGCATGTCCGGTTTGTATGGCAAGCCCCTTATGAGGCTTGCCCGGGGACAGGGGACGGTGGGCAAAGGACAGGTGCCGGCTAAGCGGATGGGGATGACCTCAGAAAGCTGGCAGCGTACCGCTGGGGCAGTGTTCCGAGTGGCACAGGCGTACACCAAGAAGAGGGCTGCTCGTCCTATTCCGATCAACAAGGTCGAGGCCAAGGGGCTGACGGACAAGATCATGCAGGTGCTGCCCCAGCACCTACGGTTTCGAGATGACCCTTCTGACTCTCTGTACTCCCAGCGGGGGTTCCGGCCGGACACATGGGGTTTTGTCGTCGCTAAGTACGTCGTCCAGGATGTGAAGGGCGCCCTTGTGGCTGTGGATGTCAAGGTTGAGTCCAGAAACAAGGCCTTGGGTTTCAGCGGTCCCCGGCAGTATGTGGTAGGGGGGGCAGTTACGCAGAGGGTTCAGGGGAGCCATGCGTTCAAGTACCAGATGACGGTCACTCTCGATGCTGCCAAGTCCCCCAAGGCGTTTCTGGACAATGAGGCCCGGGTCGCCAAGGAGGTGTACTCGGTTCTGATTCATGAAATCACCCACCTCCGGGACCTTCTTGCCCCAGGGGGAATCAGTCACCTTGACGAGGACACCTACCACAACGAAGCGACTGAGATCCGGGCGTTCATGCAGCAGATCGTGGACGAAGTGATTGATTACGTCCATGAGCAGGGGGGGGCCGGAAACCTCTGGGCGGGAGCCTCGATGTCCCTCCTGGACCGTGCCCTGGAGAATTCCACCACATGGAACAGGGTCCATAGGGCCCTGAACACCCAGGCGAAGAAGACTTTGCTCAAGGGGGTCTACACGGGCCTCCAGGATGAGATGCCACACCTCCAGGAGCTGTACCCCCCGGAGGATAACGAGTGGATGAAGGAGGCAGCTCTGCGGATCGCCAAAACCTTCACCCTGAATGTCGGTGACCCCGTCTTGTACGGCAAGTACAAGAATAAGAAGGGGGTTATCAAAGAGTTCAAGACTGACGAGAAGTCTGGGGAACCTGTGGTGATCGTGGAGCCAGTGCCCAAGGGGCGCAAGCAGGACATGGAGATCAAACTGTTCAAGCTCCGCTACGATGAGGCCGCCGCAACAGCGGGGGGGCTTTCTAAGGAGGCCGTTCTTCGGGTGTCCGCCAAGTATCAGAAGAAGAAGGAGGTCCCCAAGGCCGATGGCAAAGGGACCACGACCGTCTACGAGTACAGCGAGGGCCAGATTGAACTCCGGAACCGAGAGAAGGCTAAGCAGGTAGAGAAGCTACGTGGATCCATCACCAAGCTGAGGGCGCAGGTGTCGAAGGATTTGAAGTCCAAGGACGAGGACACCCGGCTAAAGGCCCTGATTGTTGGCCTCATGGACGAGACATACGAGCGGGTCGGCAATGAGGAGTCTGCTGAGGATGGGCACTATGGGGTCACAGGTTGGAAGGTCAAGCATCTGACCTTTTCCGGCAACAAAGTCACCGTCAAGTACGTCGGCAAGTCCGGCGTGAGTCACGAGAAGGTTGTCAGTGATCCGGCTTTGGTGTCGGCTCTCAAGGCCGCCAAAGAGGGAAAGGGGGAGAATGACAGCCTAACGGGGGATATCTCTGCCGAAGACGTGAACGAGTACCTGGAGCCTTTCGGCATCACCGCTAAGGACATGCGGGGGTACCACGCCAATGCCGAGATGCAGAGCCGTCTCAAGGATATCCGCTCCAAGGGTGGGGAGCTGCCCGAGGATAAGAAGGAGCGGGGGAAGCTGCTCAAGAAGGAATTTGAGCAGGCTCTAAAAGAGACCGCCAAGGCGGTGGGCCATGAACCCTCGACCCTTAAGAGCCAGTACCTGGTCCCCGGTTTGGCCGACAAGTACCTCGCCTCCGGCGAGGTCATGAAACGTCTTGACAAGAAGGGCTCTGACGAAGATCCGGTCCGGCTGGGCAAGGGGGCAAGTACGTCCCTCCGCCTGGCTGCAGAGTGGATCAGGAAGGCAGCCGGGAGAGTGGCTTCGGCTTACCTGTACCGGCAGGCGACCAAAGATGAGGGGGAGAAGGAGAACGAGGAAGTAGAGCGGATGAATCGTCCGAAGCCATCGAAGAAGCCTCCCCGGCAGGACCTTCGTCGCAATCGGATGGACGAGTATGACCCGGACGTGGACGACACGGGGAAGGCTGAGAAGGATCCCGATCTCTCCCTGAACTACAAGAAGGTTGCCGCTATCACGGATGCCGGTGACCGGATGTTGATGGTCTTGTCAGGTCCTCCTATTCGCATTGCTGGGAAGGTCCCACAGGATGCTGAACACAAAGAGGGAGACTACTGGCAGACGGAGAACGGCTGGGGTGTTTGGCCTCCCAAGTCCAAGCAGCCCACGTCGGCTCCCGATGAAGAATCCGCTAAGAGGAGGGCTGAAGGGGGCGGGGAAGGTGAGGAGGAAGAAGATCCAGAGGTCGCTGCCCAGCAAGCGGAAGAGCGAAAGGTTAAGGAACGGGAACAGCAGAGGGCCAAGCAGCAGAGACAGCTTGCTGATTTCGACAAGGCCGTCCAGGGAATGGACCTGGGTGATTTGTGGCCGGAAGAGCCGGAGTACCCAGAGGTTCCGGAAGATCAGGAGAGTGCTCAGGGGGTTCGGGATCATATCCAGAGGCTTAAGGCAGAGTACGAGAAGAATGTGGCCTCCGCTAAGCAGGAGCTGGCAGAGGCTTATGCTTCTCACATGGGACAGCTTCTGAGCGCTCGTGCGGAGGATGGGGGGTTGACTGTGGATGTCTTGAAGAGGGCTCAGTCTGCTCTCAAGAGGGGGACCAAGGGGTTGGCGGAGGCTGCCCCCCAGGTGCGAGCGAAGCGCCTGGCTGAGTATGTGTTCGCCACGAAGGTGGTGGCTAACCCTCGTCTTGTTGGTGGCCGGGCGGTCAACAACAACAACAAAACGGCGGAGGAGCTGCATGGGCGGTCTCTTGAGGCTTACCACCAGTTCCGTAAGGCGGGGCCGGGGCTTCTGGATGCTGCTGCCGACCAGCTCAAGCAGGAATTGGATAAGGCCGACCCCGAATCAGACGAGTACATCGAGCTGGATGCTATCAAGTCGGGGATGATGTTGGCCGCTGCTGTACAAGGTCGCCAGCTCTCCGGCACGGAGGAGATGTCTAAGAGCTTCCAGAGGATGGCTCAGTCTCTGGCTGTCCTTGGGGACGAAGACGTACTGTTGAAGGGGGCTTCTGATTTGTACAGCCCTGAGGGGAGGGTCAAGGTCAGGGATGCTCTGGACATCATGTCGGACGATGAATTGGTGGAAACTGTGGCAGGGGATAATAGCCCCTATGAGGCCATCGGTAGGGTTCTTACGGATGATGATGAGGACAACCACATCACGGCAGAGGGGAGAGCGTTCGCCCGAGATGTGCTCAAGATGCTGGCCCTAAACGACATGACTGTAACCCAAGGGTTCCTGAACGCTTTCCACAAGGGGAAGGAGACCGATGAGAAGGGGAAGGGTAAAACCAAGCCCACTTCTAAGCCTACCACAGACCCTGAGAGTCTGGCCGAAAGGGTACGCCAGGCCAAGACAGACGACAAGGCCCTCAAGGGGGCCGCCGATGAGCTGGCACACTGCATCGCCAAGGCTGTGACCCAGGAGGATCTGGAGAGCTGCCTAAAGGCAGGGGAGGGAGTCCAGGTTCAGGATCTGCGTTTGACGATGTCTACCGCAGAGAAGCTGTCGGGAACGGTGCCCGACAAGATGAATCCGAACGTAGCTCGGGTCCGCCATGTGAGTGAGACTGGAGACCTCTCGGTTCTCGATCAGAAGGTCGAGCCGAAGGATGACGGTCGGAAGGTCCGGGAAGACAAGCAGAATCCTGAGAAGACCCCGGAACAGAAGAAGCAGGAATGGCTCAAAAACGTCACCGACCCCAAGGAGAGGAAGCGCATCCGGGAGATGAGACCGGATGCGTTCCGGGCGTATATGAGGGCCGTAACAGAGGACAAGGAACTACCCAGTTGAACGGGTTTTGAACCACTGATTCTCAATCTTTCGTCTATACCTTGACCATATCAGCGGAGGGCTTGGAATGCCCGAGCTGATACTTGGTTGAGGTCTTGATGGAACAGGAGCACGAAGACATGCCCAAGAGCATCACAAAGAAGGGCGCATTCCAGGCTAGCGCCGCTCTGGATCGCATTGCCACCCTCATCCAGATGGAGCACACTTCTCTCGGCATCCCCGAGAAGGTGGCTTCCGATTTCGCTCATCGGTGCGACCTTTTGGCCGACCGCATCGAGCGGACCGCCGGGCTGGTGCGAGATCAGAAGGGCAATCTCAAGAACGCCGATTTCAATCCCTCCGAGATTGGTGTCGAGAAGGCCGGCCCCCTGGAGGGTGACTCGGATGAGTCCTACATGAGGGGTGAGTTTTCCCAGCAGGAGCGCCGGGAGCTTCGAGAGGAGGTCGAGAGTGGCAACATCGCCGCACCGGACCTCGATCCTCAGCCCGCCAACCCTGGTGTCCAGGCCAACTTCAAGGCTCTGTTGGCCGCTCTGAAGAGCGCCAAGTTGACCCCCGCAGGGGCTGCCAAGGCTGCCAAGGCTCTCGAACTCGCCACGGGCGTCATCAAGTCTTCTTCAGACGACGAGGACGAGGACGACGAGAAGGACGCTGGCAAGAAGGCCGGTAGCCGTTGGGCTTCTGACGGCGAGGACGAGGACGACGAGAAGGACGCCGGCAAGAAGGCCAGCCACGGGTTCAACCTGTTCTCCTGATCAGAGAATCCGGGAGAGGTCATCGTGAGTAACGACCGCTCTGCATATGTGGATTACCAACAGCGGGCTTTGGAGTTTGAGGTTGGTGACCGGGTATACCCATTCCTGAGCGGCAACCATGACCTAATCGGCCGTGTCACGACGGTCTATCCCGCCATTGGCATGGTGGATGTGGAGTGGCCTCACGGGTCCGAGCGCAAACCAGTCGAAGAGCTTCAGCGGTATGAGCAGAAGGACGTGATCCCCGCAGACCCCGAGCATGATAACGTGCCCGGGGGTGCCGGGACGGTCAGCGTCCCCGGCGGCCCCAAGGCCGCCAGTCTCACCCCTGAGAGCGCCGCCCGGGTTGCCCAGGCGTTCGTCAAGAAGTCCCTCTACTGGGCCGCCAAGGATCGCCACTACAAGGCAACCCAGACGGAGATTGATGCAGGCAATTTCAACTGCCCAAAGTGCAAGGAAGCCATCCTCCGCCCCGCCTCCTACAAGAGGCAGGGGGGGGTGAGCGAGCGGCTGCTTGGGTGCCCGGAGTGCCTGTTCTTGGTCAAGGAGTGTGACATCATCGGTCACCCGGAGTACATCGACGATGTGGCTGAGGCAGAGGCAGCCTCTAAGCCGTTCGCCAGTATCCGGTTGGCCCGCCAGCGCATGATGGAGGGCTGATCCATGCCGATGATGAAGTACGCCTATGCCACAATCGCCAATCCGTCAATTGGGCGGAAGCAGTGGGGCAATGTCCGAGCTGCTGCAAGGCAGAGCGGGAAGATCGCCAAGGATTTCAGGCCCACCAAGGTCGCCATGGCCAGCAACCTGGTGGAACGGGCCACTCAACTCTTGGGTAAGCCGTTCAACCCCAAGAATTTCCTCCTGACCCATGCCACCATTGTGGCGTCGGTCGATGTCGAGTCCCCCCAGGGGGTTAAGCTCGGCCACCAGATGGAGGATGGGTTCCGAGTGAACCGCAGGTATGGGGATTACCGGGTAAAGCCGGTCTGCGACAAGTTCATCAACAACAACCTCGATGCCTGGAGCCGCCCGGTTTTGCTCAAGGCGTTCGAGACGTTTGTGGGCGGGCACAACTTCGTTGAGCACGTTCAGATCGAATCACAGTCCCGGGGTCGGATCATCGACGCCGTGGCCCGTGATATCGGGGATAGCATTTACATTGACATCCTCGTTGCCACGGACCGCAAGCACACTGAGCTGGTTAAGGCCATTGAGTCCGGAAAGATGGGCACTATGTCCATGGGCTGTACGGTGGATGGCACGATTTGTACCAAGTGTGGACACTGGGCTGCCGACGAAACTGAGATGTGTGCCCATATCAAGTATGCCAAGGGCACCGTGTTCTATGACGAGTTGGGCCGCCAGCACCGTGTGGCGGAGTTGTGTGGGCACGATAGCATCGATCCCACTGGCGGTGTGCGGTTCATCGAGGCAAGTTGGGTGGAAACTCCAGCGTTCACGGGAGCAGTCCTGCGGAACGTGTTGGAACCTACCCAGGTTATGCTCGACAGGGCTGCCAAGGTTCTCAACTCCCCGCCCCCGGAGTGGGATGCCAACCAGATGCAGCGTGCTGCCACAATGGGGCGTTCCGCCACGGACATTAGCATCTTGGAGGATCGTTTCCACCAGGACGCTCGTGTGGTGGGAAGGGTCACATCTGGTCCTCTGACGGACTCGGATGTTCTTGCGGTGGGGAGAGACAGTTTCATTGCCGGATGGGAGGATGAGGGCGACGAGGTGGGTGAGGACGAAGGTGAGGGTGGCGCTGTTGCCCCGGCTCAGTCTGGGTCTCCCCTCCAGGAGACCGAGGAAGAGCTCACCCAGTACATGCAGGATCGGGTGAAGCGGAAGATCAAGGACCAGATGCGGGAGGAAGACACATCCCGTGCGGTCAACGACTCCACGGCACCCAACGATACCGTCCAGCACGAAGCTGCTATCCGGGTATTGGCCAGGACGGCCAGCTCGGACATCGCTCTCATTGAGGGGGTGGCAACGCTGGACAAGGCTGCTGGCATCGAGATCGATAGGAACTTGTACCGGGCCGTTCTGAGGGCGGGAGCCCCCAGTGGGTACAGTACGGGTCGTGATTACCTGGGGGCTTGTGCCTCCGCCCTTGGGCGCAAGCCCAGTACCGCTGAGGCCAGGGTGTTCCTGCGGCTCGGCAACATCATGTCTCGGAGGGGCCAGGCCCTCCGGGGACAGCACTGAGAACCCTGGCAGTACGCCACAGGAGAACCACGATGAGCTTCAAGCGCAATCGCACTACGTGGGGTCAGGCGAGCCGCAAGGCGTCTGCCCCTCCCGCAGTCCCCGGCTACGGCAAGGAAGACCAGGACCACCCTGCACACTCGCAGGATGATCCGGGCGTCCACCAGTACGAGAACGGGGACACGTCATCCTGGAATGAGGACGTTCGCCGGCCTCCTTACCCTGAGGGCAACCCCCCGGCGGTTCCGGGCTATGACTCCGAGGACCAGGATCATCCCGCCCACAAGCGGAACCCCCGGGTCCCGAAGGATGCTGCTCTGTCCGCTCAGATCACGAGTAAGGCGGCTAAGTGTCTCGTCCTCGCCCGGCACCAGCTCGGCAAGGCGGCCTCCCAGGACAAGGTAGAGTCCCAGGCCCTCGACATGATGGATTTGCCGGACAAGTTCATCGAGTCGAGCCTCAAGCGCCTCGGCGGCGGGTTCATGGCGATGGATGATGACATGTTCCTCGGCGGGTTCGACGACGACGACGACATGTTCGACGACGACATGGGCATGATGGATGACGACCTGGGTGTGATGGACATTGATGATGGCATGTATGCCGACGATTTCGAGGGTCCCGGAGACGACGTCATGGGCATGCTGCAGCACATGGCGGCGGAGCTTCGCAGCCTGAAGGCTCAGCTCAAGGGCGCCGACCAGAACGACCCTCCGGCGGAGTCCGAGGAGGAGGAGAAGGAGGAGCGTGACGAGGCGGACGCCCCTGGCAAGGGTGAGCCCAAGTCGGGTTCCCGGAAATTTGCCAGTCTCAAGAACCGCATCGCCACCTACTTCGCCCAGCACGGCGGTGGCGAGGATGGGTTCGTTCTCGGCGCCGACTGGACCGGCTCGAAGGCTCTGTTCGCTGCTCTGGACACCGATCGTGACGGCATCGTGGCCTGCGACGAGATGATGGGTTCCATGTTCGATCCGTCGGAGGACCTGTTGGCGATGGCGGAAGACTTCACTGAGGGTGAAGTCGGGATGCTGAACGCTTGCGGGGAGATGGTCCTGGCGGGCGAGGTTCCCGAGGCCTTCAAGAAGAACTGGAAAAAGGACGACGACAAGGACGACGACGATAAGGACGAGAAGCCCTGGGAGAAGGACAAGAAGGCCGGTAAGAAGTCCATGGAGGATGAAGACGAGGGCGAAGACGAGGGCGAGGGCGAAGGCGAAGACGAGGGCGAGGGCGAGGGCGAAGGCGAAGACGAGGGCGAAGACGGCAAGACCGCCAGCCTCTTCGACGTTTCCGGCCACGACCCGATGGGTCTGAGCAAAGGTCAGGGCATCCATCTCTCCGCCGCAGACGAAGCCCTGTTGGACGAGATTTTCTCGTCTGGCCTTCCCGGCCACCAGGCGAGCGAGGATCTGGATCTGCTCCCGCAGCCCCGCCGTGCTAGCACGGGGGTGACGAGCCTGGGTCACCAGACTCGTACTGCCTCCAGCAGGGTGGATAACCTGTCCGATTTGTGGAAGTCCGCCCCCAACGTGAACAAGGCGTTTGGGATCGAGGACTGATCTCCCAAGGGGTTCCAACCTCCTTTTGGAATCCTCGAAGGCCCGGCCGTTTCTCGGCCGGGCCTTCTTTTTTCTGGGGGGTTGCTCAATAGAGTGCCTATGCACCCCACATATCAGTAGGCGCTGCCATCCGAGGTGGGTGGCGGCTCTGTATCACCCAACTCCTGTAAACAAGGAGAACGGAGGAAATCATGCCCCTTCTCGGACAGGCCAGCGGTGGTTGGACCGAGTCGTCTTCGGCGCTGCGTCCCCTGCACATTGGTGTGCGGAACGCAATTGGCGTCCTGACGGCCGATGCGTTCACCCAGGCCAATCCCACCGCCGTGGCGACCAACGTCTCGGATCAGGTGGACACCACCCTCACCGGAGTCCTCTCCGGTTCCGTCGCCTTCGTCCGTCCGGACGGCGGCTCCAACTTCATCGGTGGCCCCGGCTCTAACGCCGTCCAGGTCGCCCTTGCAGCCGCCAACGCCCAGGCCATCGGTTTCCGGGCGCTCGGCGTGTTCATCAACTCGGCCAACGGGAACGCCTTCGAGAACACCCCCGGGACCGCCTCCGGCAAGAACACCTACGTGTCCAGCAACGGAACACACGGGAACGGTCTGTTCGAGACGGCTCTGATCGCCAACTCTGCCGACGCTGTCAATAGCCCGGCCGGTGCGGCTATCACCTACATCGCCGGGATGAGGCTCATGAGCAGCCGCAACGGTTTCCTCATGCCGACCGAGGTGATCGGTACGGATGGGGGCCGTGACAACGCAGACGTGATCGCCATGTCCGCCGAGTCGTTCGTCCATAACGCCAACGCCAGCGCCACTCTCGTGGGCCTGCTGAAGATGGCCCCGGACGCCACCCAGAACGAACTGGTCTATGACCAGCGTATCTGACCCGACGGGAGAAGGAGAGAACTACCATGGCCATCACCAACGCAGTTAAGCAGCGTCTGATTGGCGAGCTGATCCAGACCCCGATGGGACGGGCGAAGTTGGCCGCCAGCATGACGTCGCCCCTCCGCACCCGGCGTGACTACGCTGCCGTCGGGCGCAAGACGTTCCTTGTGGAACAGCTTCCGGATGGGGCCCTCCCCATCTACGACAAGGACCCGGATGTCACCGCCTTTGTCCTAGGGGAAGAGGGTCAGAACATCCTGGCGATCACGAAGCCCAGGCGTGTGATCTTCCCCCTGTTCGAGATCGCCTCGAACCCGGAGATCCCGCTCACCCAGATCAAGGAGCGCCGTTTCGATCTCATCGAGCGTGCTCAGGATCTGGCTCGGGCGCAGGTCCAGGCTGCCGAGGACGAGCGTGTCTTCGCCATCATGGACTCCATCGCCACCGCCGGGTTCGACAGCCTGCCGGGTCAGCTTAACCCGGACATCCCCGTCATCGCTCCGATCTCCGGTGCGGTGCTGGCCGATGCCTTTGCCCTGATCGAACGCTGGGACCTCCGTGTGGCCCGGGTGTACATGAATGCCCGTGACTATGCCGACATCCGTAAGTTCGGTCGGGACATTCTGGACATCGAAACCCAGGCGGTCCTGCTGAAGACGGGTCTCATGGGTGTCATCTACGGCGCCCAGATCGTCGTCAGCCGCCTCGTTCCGGTCGGGACCGTGTACCTGTGCTGCGAAGCCGAGCACTTCGGTCGCATTCCGGTCCGTACCGAGCTGACCGTCCTCTCGGCGGACGACCCCAAGGCCCGCACCATCGGGTTCTCTGTGTTTGAGAACCTCGGCATCGGGGCCTACAACCCCCGTGGCCTGGCCCGCCTGACCGTCACCCGCTGATCGGCGGCCTGACTAAGGTTCCCTGAAAAGGGGGCCTGCAAGGAGCCTCCCCGGCCTCATGGCTGGGGAGGCTTTTTTGTGTTTTCAAGACCCGCCCCCCGTCCTTTTCCGATTGAAAGGCTTGCTCGGAAGGGTCAAAAAAGATGTTGCCTTCTGGGGCATTCCCTGATACAGGATCTCCTGTGAAAACAATAGAGTGGGGGGATTGATCATCAACGACGGCCTTCCCGTCTAAGGAAGTCTAGCATGAATTACTCGAAGAAAAAGATCGTGGGCTGGGCGCAAAGGATACGGGATCAGGGGGTGGAGGTTCAGGTAATCACCCAGTACCACTCCAATGCGTGTGGCGGCGGCGACAATGGCCCGTATCCCTCTCCGGGGTGGTACAACGCATATTTCCTGTTCAAGTCCCTCGCCGGGTATGAGAAGGCGAAGGCCTTTTTGGACTGTGAAGAAGTCAAATCGGCACAAGTTCACAGCAGCGGCAGCAACTTCCAGGAGTGGTGGGATCGGGAGTGCGGGGGCGTAAACGCCCCGCCTTTCCCGTACTACGAGAAGATCATCTGCTTGCCTTTGGATGAGGTTGGGGGCGACGAGCATGTCTTCTGGATCTCCGACATCGAAAAACGTCCCCGAGAGAAAGGGGTTGTGGCTTACTGAAGGAGCTTGGGGCCATCCAGGCCGCCTATGCAGCCCACAAGGATGCTGAGGATGAGCTGAGGGTTCCTCCGAAAGTCTGCTCCCCGAAGGGCATGGAGGTCGCAGGGAGATGTGGGAGATCACGGTGGGGTTCAGGCCGGATCCGAAGTTGGTCGTTCTCGACTAATCAGGCGGGGCTGTAGAGCACGGTGACCAACCCTTTCTCCTTGTCGTGGAGGTACAGGGGCATGGCTTTGGGGGCCCCTACGTAGCCGTTAAGGGCGTGCCAGCGGTCCCCCCCTGCTAGGGAGGGGGCCTGCCTCCGGGTCACACCAAAAGCCACGTCTGTCTCAGTTCTCTCATGGTGTAGGTGACCTGAGTACACCGTCTTGTGTGGGGCCGAGTGCCACCAGCGGGATGCCTCCCGGGCCATGTGCCCCGCCATGTCAGTGGTTTTCTTGACTCCGTCCCCGTGGACGAATCCCAGAAGGTTCTTGCCATAGGACCGATAGACTCTGGGTGTCCTGTCGAGCTTTACGGTGACAAGGGGGTTGTTGCGGAGAGCCCCTTCCAGGTACAAGAGGATGGCGAGCCCTGTGAGCCGGTCGTGGTTCCCGCTCATGAGGACTAGTTCCACGGGAGCCACCTGGGTGAGGGTGAGCACCCACTCCTCCAAGAGTTGGCAACCCGACACCAGCATCTCAGCGGGGGTTCCATCCATGTCCTGGGCGGTTCCGTCTGTGGTGGTGCCTTTGAGGTTGTCAATGTGGAGGAAGTCGGAGCCGATGGGGATGAACAGCCTCTCGGGCCTGCCGAATACCTGGAGCCTGGAGATCAGGTCCTCAGTGGCGGCGAACAGCCTCTCCCGGGCGATGACCTTGTCGAACGCCTCGAAGTTCTCTTCAGGATCGCTGTATTTGCCCCAGTGGAAGTCGGTGAGACCAACGACCCCCGCAAAGGGGGAGGTTGGCTGTTTCAGGCTGAGGGGTTTAGGCTCAGGGTTTTTCCGTCCGGTGAGAGCTGCCTGGAGGGGGAGGATGAAGTGGGCTTCCAAGTCCCTCCACTTGAGGGCGTCCCGCCGGATGTCGGCCCATTTGGCCTTCTCCAGCTTCTTGTAGATCGCCATGCGGCGGAGCTGGAGTGCGTCTTCGACCAACTCATCGTCTGAGCGGACCATCAACTCTTCGGGGGTGAAGGGTTCAGAGTCGTGGGTGATCCCGTGGACCCTTAGGTACTTGACCAGCCAGCTCCGGGGGATGCCCACAGTCCGGGCAATCTGGTTGATGCTCGCTGGCTGGTCGTCATAGTTGCTGTAGGCCCGGACGATCTCCCGATGAACCTCACCCGGAAGATTCAGCGGGCGGGGGATGCCGGGGAGGAATGTGACGTAGCTGTCGTCTTCCTTGTTGTAGACGTAGTCCGCATCTAGGAGGTACTGGGACGCCTCTTTTTCGGAGATATCGACATCCATTTCCGGGTTGAGGGGGCTGTCGTTTCCGGGGGGGAGCCGATCCTCGAAGGAGTCGTGGTCTCCCCGAGGATCATCCAGGTCGAGATTGGGGATCGTCCCCTTCCGGCAGTATTTGGCCAAGGATACAGCATGGGTTAGGGGAAGCCCAGACATTGTGGCGATGCGGGGGTTGGACATTTTTCCCCGAACGATTTTGTCGGAGTACATGTCAGCGTACTCTTCCCACCAGTTCTTCATCGTGACTCCCTGGAAGTCGTTTTGCAGGCCAGTGAGCACCAGAAGCGGGGTGCTGCCTGACATCGAAACCGATGACCCCGGCGTTCCCTCTACCCGCAACGGATAGCCGGAGTATCAGGATCAGCCTATAGGCGGTGAGGGGCCTAGGGGGTAACGAACTTTCGGCTTCCGGTAGCCCCCGTAGGAGAGCTGAAAGGGTAGACCCTCCAGGAATACCAGCAGGGGGAGCAACATGGTGGACATCTTCAGAAAATTTGGGATTGAGAAAAATGTCGAGAGTACAACATGGAGCACCATTCTGACCTTGGGGGCCTGCTTCGAGTACGGCCCCGACGACGTCATCGACATGCCGAAGGTAGGCCAGCGGGTTTCGGAGGTCACGGGCAAGTCGTTCCGGGCGTCGGGAAATTACAACCGGGTGTTTGCGCACCTCATGCGTCTGGTTGAGTTCGGCTTGGTGCGGGTGGACGCTTCCGGGGCGGAGCCCCTGTTTTCTTTGGGGGACAGAGCGTTCAAGCTCGGCCGGTGGCTCCGGGAGAATGGCTGGCTCCCGTACCTCATGTCTCCGGAGTCCAAGAGGAGGGGGTATGCCCTGATCACTCTGGCGGCCATCAACGTGGAGGACTACGGGGAGTTGGAGCCTATCAAACTGTACACCCTGCCTTTCAGTGAGAGCCAGGCTCAGTATGTTTTGCGGGATCTCCGCAATGGTTTTTCGGTCCGCTGCCCGAAGACGGGGGCCCAGCTTGTGGTGGCAACCAACACCGTTAGGCGCTTCGGCAGGTCTTGGGTGCGGAACCGTCAGCTCTCCCTTCCCCTCCAAGAAAGGAGTGGGGTCACTACGGAGAAGCCCCTCGTGGCGACAGCCGACCCTAGTCCTCCTGTGGTGGTGGTGGACGGGGTACCCCTGGATTCTTTGGGGATCGGACGTCACGATGATGTCACAGAGCTGGATCTGGACACCCTGCTCGATGACAGACGTCCGGTTCGGAAGCCTCCCCGGCATGCGCTCGACTCGGAAACAGTCCCCGATGAAGTGATGCCCTCCGGCTCGGCCCGGCTGTTCTTCCTTGATGAGAAGTTCCTCCCCATCCTGGATAAGGAGGCTCAGTACCTGGGACTTCGAGGCCAGGGCGAGGTTCTGTCCTACTACCTGAACAAGGAGTGGGGGCCAGGTCTGGAGGCTACCCAGAACAGACGGGAAGAGCAGCGACAGGCGATGATCCGTCATAAGTTCGCCCGTCGTAGGGAAGAGCTGGAGGCCGCCCTTTCTGATCTCGATGAGACCGGGGAGAGAATTCAAAAGGCCCAGGCGGAGCTGGAGACCGCCCGCAGCCTCCATGAAGCCCAGGAGAGGGAAGCCAAGGCCCGACTGGTGGCACTGGAGGCCGAGTTGAGGGCCTCCATCGACAACCTCCCTCCTCTCGTTTCGGGGGATGTCCCTCCTCTCGTCAAGGCCAGGCAGGAAATGCGCCGGGAGAACGTGATTCCGGAGTAGACCCGACAGAAGGGCTCCGCTACTTTCGTGAGCCCCTTCCACACTGCTGTGGGGGGGGCTCTCTTCTTGGGTAGTTTCGGTTTATCTCTCGGAGAGGGTGACTGGGAAGTCCAAGTGGAGGTCGAGCTGCATAGGTACGAGCCAGCTTAGATTCGGGATGGTCCTGAAGGAGGGTCCCGCATTCAGGTGGGTCAGAGGGTGCAGTTCGATGGCCTCATCTTCAATCGTCCTAACTTCGTAGACTCTTTTGGAGAACGCTCGGAAGAAGTGGACCTCGAACACATTTTCCTTGTGTAGGATGACCGTGGGTTCCCACTCCGTATGGAAGACCCCCGTCTCTTCCTGGAACTCTCTTACCATTGCTTCCAGAGGCTCCTCTCCCTCAGCGATTTCCCCCCCAATGGCGTTCAGGCGTCCTTCTTGCCACGGGGGGCGCTTCTTCCGCACCAGGGCGAGATGGTCCATCGAAGGGTTGAACATGAAGCCGGCCACGTATCTCTGCATTAGAACCTCCAGCATCTGACAAGAGTACCCTGGTACTGTCAAGGTGTGACTCCAGGAGGCGTCCTGAATGACCGGCAGCCGGAATATGGCCCAGGTGAGTATCGACCCCCGTTTGGAACTCGGAATGTATGCTAATGCTTTCCGAGTCCTGGACAGTGATATCCCCGCAAAGGTGTTCCTGGAGTTTCTGCTGTACAGCCCAACTGTCAACCGAGCAACGGTGGTATCGAGAGTGCGGGCTCCCCGGAAACTTCTCCCCATTATGGTCACCCACCTTCAGGCGACCCTGTCTTTGCTCAATATGCCTCCCGGTTCTCTCCCTTTGAACTGATCCCGAGAACCGAAGGGTATTGTGGCGGTATGGGCTGTGGGCCCACATCTCATGGAGGATACATACGATGAGCCAGATCCAGTTCAAACCCGGCACATTTCTCAAGTTCCGTGCAACCACCACCGTCCACCTTGGTCCCATCGAACGAGACCTCGTCAAGGACGTGGAGGTCGAGTTTGATGGTGTCACCCTCAAAATGGGCGGGGAGACGTTCTCGATGCCCACCCTCAAAGGCGGCATCCTCGGCGGGTGGCTTGTTCCCGTGGCCGACACCCAGTCCATCTACCGGCCTCAGCCCGCCGGGGTGCAGGTTCATGCAGCCGACTCTGGTAACCGGGATCGTCAGGCCGTACACACTGCGGTGGTGTCCCATGAAGAGCAGGTGGTAGGCCAGGTGGGTGTTCGTCGCCAACCCCAGGCTCCGCAGCCGACTCCGACCCGCAGTCCGCAGACCCAGGCTGCCGCTCAGCACCAGGCGTCTGCTCAGGTGGTCCGGGGACGGAAGCAGCTACCCAGCGGGCAGATCGTCCCGGCCTGGGTGGACGAGAGCGCCCTTCCGCCCTGGCCGAATCGTAGGGACTACCCGAGCGAAAAGGAGTTCAGTTTCGCCACGGACGAATACAACAATGCCGTCATCCAGCAGATCGCTTACAACCAGCAGCTCGTGAAGCCGGACAGCTTCGGTGGGCAGCGGCACAATTCGGCGGATGATGAGGGGGGGGTTCGGAAGGTCGGGGGGGGCAAGTACGCCGTTCATATGATGGATGGACAGCAGGGTGACGTTATCGGTCATGTGCGGACCAGCAGCAAGGCAGCGGCCGTCGGTGCCGAGGGGGACCCTCAGCTCCGGGAGTGGACGGGCCGAACGGATCGTCCGATCAGCATCGATCCCATGCACGGGGAGCCCGCCGGAACTCTCATCCGGGATGATGGGGCTATCCGCAACCTTCAGGCGGAGGTTGGGGCTACGCCGCAGTGGGAGACCCCCCAGGTTATCGTCGGGTCGGCTCCTCAGGCTCCGGTCATCGACGACGGGGTGAACCCTTCCCACATGAACCAGGCGAGGCGGTTCCCGGTCCAGAGTGGGGATGACCTGGAGGTCACCATCGACACTTCCATCGGTGAGGCGATGGGGAGCCAAGCGGTGTCTACTCCGGCTCTCATCCCGGGAGTCGTGATTGGCAACGCCCCCCAGAGGCTGGACCGTCAGGCAGCGATCCAGGAGATCGTGAGCACCTGGGACAAGTCGCAGCATTGGCGGAATCGGGTGTCCGAAGCGGTGGATTTCTACGCCGACTCTCCGGATATTCTTGAGGCTATCTACGCTATCGAGTCCCCGGGTATCGTCAAGCGTATTCGCTCCGAGGTCTCCAAGCTCCAGGGCTAATTCGGTTGCTCGCCTATCGGCGGCCCCTGAGTGAAGTCTGCCACTGGAGGGCTGCAACGTGAGCAAGATCGCAAAAACCGCCAGTTCTCAGGCTGCCTGGGCACTGATCACCGAGGGGGTGACCCAGGCACGCCTGGAGGCTCACCGCCTCCGGCACCTGATCAACCGGGCACAGGATCTGGTGGAGCACTCCGACCAGAAGGAGCACTTGTACCAGGTGGCTGGGGACATGATCGTAGATGCCCCCTCCCGAATGGCCGCTCTGGAGGAAGTGCTAGATCGCACGGCCTTGGTCCTTTCCCGAATGGGGGAAACCTTCCTCGAAGCTCGCCTCCCATTCTCCCAAAAGCAGCTCGTGGATGAGGCTCTGTCTCCTGCGTTTGGCGGGGGCATGAATCGCAGCTCGGACCCGGAGGCAGTGTTCCGGGTGGCCTCTGCCTGGATGGAGCGGCAGGGGGACGAGTGATGAGCAACGGAGTCCTGAACGTCGTACAGGCATACCGCACGCAGGACCTTGGGGGGGTCAAGACCGTCGTCAAGGATACGAATCCCTCTCCTGGGTCCAGTACCCCGGGGGAACATGAGCGGAAGCCCCAGGCCCTCCCCAGCCCCCAGTGGACCAACACCACGAAGACGGGGCCGCATAACTTCAACACCCCCGGCCCTAGTGGCACGGGGCAGGATGGCAAGTCTGTCCACAAGGACAAGGCCCGGACTCAGGGAAAGCCTGGGGACAAACACCCAGGTCAGGACCCCCAACCGGCCCAGACTGGCCCAGGGATGAACACTCGCCGTCCGGGAGTCTACGCCGACGATGAGGGTCAGAGCTATGACTCCATCATGCCGACGCAGGAAGAGATCTTGGCGGTCCTTCGGAAGTACAACGCCACCCCCAGGAAGGCGGGGGGTTACTGCCGAGGCTCCGACGGGGTGGGCATTCACGATGTGTTCCAGCAGCCCACCGAGGAAGAGCAGCAGTTTGATGAGATCGGGGAGCTGCTGGGGATGAAGTCTGCCGCTATCAACGGCCCCCCGTACCCGGGTGCCAACCGGCAGCGGAACCAGCGTGGGCAGGCCAAGAGGTACTACCAGAAGTGGTACCGGCGGAACCGGGGAAAGGTCCGCACTCGGATGAGGAAGTGGTACACCCGCTTCAAGAATCGGGGAAAGTACAAGAGGGATCAGCGGCGTCGCAGAGATCAACCCGCCAAGTTCACCAGGTGGCCGGGGGGGGCCCGCAGCATCAAACAACGGAGCAAAGACTACCGGAAAGAGGTGAGCAAGAGCCCGGATAAGAAGGCTCAGGCCCTGATCAATCCTGTTGAGTTCTACCACATTCCCACCCAGCAGTGGGGGTTCATCACGGATGTTTCTCCCCTCACCGGGTCTGTGACGTTCCACGTTGGCAGCATGTACATGAGCCGTTCTTTGGAGGACTTCTTCAATGAGGCGGCAGTGGATGATGACTATTTCTTCGAGTACCTGGATCAGGTTCTGGGGTACGACGAAGAGGAGGACGTTGACGAGACCATCCCCGAGTTGGAGGATACCGAGGACATCCTGGTGGCCGTCAGCCTGCCCGAAAGACTCGCCCGCAAGGCCGAGATGCTGTACGAGAAGCAGGACCGCAAGGATGACTCGGGTCAGAAATTCGACCGGGCTGTGGACCGGAAGGACCGGAAGGAGAAGAGGGATCGTGGTGAGAGGACCCTCGATAATCTGACCCCTGTCACAGACAACCCAGGTTCTGCCAAGGTCATTCCCGAGGGCCATTCTTTCCAGAACAGGGACGAGAAGAGGTTCGCCAAGGTGGCCTACCGTATCTCGGACATCATGGCGAATGTGGACGATACTATTCGGAGCAAGTCCCAGGGTCTTCCTGTCAAGCTCAAGAGGGTGGACACCAAAAACGGGATGTGGGTGTTCAACGTGACAGGGAAATCCGGGGTACACCAGGTGAAGGTTCAGGGGAAGGTGAGGGGAACTGCCCGCAGGCTGTCCAAGGCTGACGTGTTTCTGTCTTGCTCTTGCCCTTATTGGAGGTGGCAAGGTCCTGAGCATTGGGCAAGGAACCTTGGGTACCTGTATGGGAAGCCGGTGGGGACCGCCAGCGTTCCGGTGGTCAAGGACCCGGAGCACCGTCACGGGGTGTGCCAGCATGCCCTCGCCGTACTGAACCACGCCCTCGGAATGGATTGGAACGTGCCTGGGAAAGACTCGAAGGGACGCCGAGGGTCCGTGGAGGAAGGGGGTCTTCGGTATCTCTCCGATATTCTCCAGAACGGTGAGATGTGGGCCATCCACATCATCCCTGAGGTTTCGATTCGGGCGGTGGTTTCTCGGTATATGGAGCTGAAGGGAAGGAGAGCGGGATGGTGAGGTTGTGCGAGATCTACGTGTTCGCCTCGGTAAGAGAGGAGGCCTCTCGTCTGGGGCATAGGTCTGTGGGCAACATCTTGAGCGGGCGGGCAAAGAGGACCCGGTGCGGGTGGGTTTTCACCCGAGGGGAGAATTGAATGCCGACCTACTCGTACAAATGCTCCTGCGGCGAGACGTTCGGAGTGAACGTCGAACGGTCCGCCTGCACTGCCCCCCAGCCTTGCACCTGCGGTTTGCTCGCCAGGCGGGTTGTGGGGCAGGTTGCCTTCCTCCAAAAGGGAGACAACTGGATTGGGAAGAACATGAAGATTAAGGGGCAGATGGCGGAAAAAAACCGTCGCCTGTCTGAAAAGGGCCGGGCGAAGCTCAAGGAAGCTCCAGGTGTGACCCTGGTCCCCAATGTCGGGGGGGAGCGGGTGGACTCTTGGGATGAGGCCAAGAGGCTGGCTGCTTCCAAGGGCCACGACACAAGCGCCTACGACAGCAAGATCCAGCAGGAGAAGAGCGCATGAGCCTGTACCACTCCGATATCGGTCCTTGGGGCCAATTTGCGGGGTTGGTCCTGCGAACGGATCGCCGGATTGACATCCAGATTTGGAATGACCCCGAGGTCACGGCTTATCGGGTATGGGGCTCCCCCAACCCCGACGACCTGTACGGCAACCCGGCGGGCTCTGGTGTAGGTGGGACGATTGCTAACCGGCAGATGATGTTCCAGGTCACCAAGGGACAGAAGTTCATTAGCCCGGGACTTCGCCGTAAGGGTTTTGGGGTCATCGACGAGTCTATGCGGGGGACGACCCGAGCCCTGTTTGACCTGGCGGAGTACGGCATCGCCGCCCCCAATGGTCAGATGTACGTGGCTGTTCAGCAGGTCCGGAACGGGGTACCCCTGGTGATTCAGGGGTACGCTGACGGGACTGCTCAGATCCTGGGCGGTTGTGCCGCAGGCGACATCATCACTATCGCAGGCGTTCCTTTCACAGCAGTGAATCCCGGACCGGCCAACCCGGCCCTCCAGCAGTTCGACGATGTGGCTGCTTCGGGGTCTGCTACCGCCACCGCCACCAGTTTGGTGGCTGCAATCAACGATCCCGCTTCCCAGGCTCTGTTGCTGGCAGCCGTACCCGTTGGGGTGACTGTGGCTGCTGATAACGCAGGAGGGACTTCGGACACGGTGACCATTACTGCCTCGGTGCTCGGCACGGACGGGGAGCTGGTCACGTTGGCGGAGAACACGGCAGGTGCCCGAGTTACTCTCTCGGGAGCAGCTTTGGCTCTCCCCGCCAACGTAGGGCTTCCCGTACTGGGCCCCACTTTGGTGATTCCGAACCTTCCTGTCATGTGGATGCCAGAGGGGACTGTAGTGATCTCGGGGACATCTCCCGATTTCGGCGTGGTTTCGGGGGATACCCCCGACCAGTTCAACCGGGCGCTGACGGACCCGAACGGCCCCCCCTATGTGGTGGTACTCCCCCGGCCTACCACTTCGATCACGGTTCGTAACTTGGATGCGGGGGGAGTTGTGCTGGCAGCGAGCTTTGGGTGGTCCCAGCCCTATGTGGAAATCCCCGCAGGGGGAGAGATCACTACCTTCGGCTCGGTGAAGGAGATTTTCGTGTCCAGTGGTACGGGTGGGGGGAACCCAGCGTTCGCCATCCTCGCCAACCTGGGCCTGGGGGCTAAGGGCGGGGTTTGATAGAGAGCCTATAGCCCGGACCTGATAGGCGAGTAGAGGCTCGCCCGGACCTGATAGGCGAGTAGAGGCTCGCCCGAAGCGGAAACGGAGAGCAATCAACCATGCCGTACATTTGCCTTGCAAGGACAGACATCCCCGACGGCACCCTTCAGGTTCTAGATCTGGTGCCCAACACCAGTCTACGCAGCAACCTGGACCCGCCGGGACAGACCCGCTACGTCAACCGGGTGCAAAACGATCCTGTGATCGTGACCGCCAGCGGAGCCCTTCTGCGCCAGAACGACCCGAATGCTTCCCTGCGAGGCCTGTCGGCTTACCTGGCGGATCGGGTGGACCCAGGGGGTTCGGAAGCCGCCGTGGGGACCGTCCAGATGGTCGGACCTCTTGTTGGTGACCTGGTCACTCTTGGGGGGGTGGCTTTCACTGCTGTGGAGAACACGGCAGAGGGCACGGTCACCGTCAATGATCCGACTGCTGCGGTGGGCCGGCTCACCCTGGGTCTCGTCGCTTTTGACTGCGTCGAGGGTGCGGCCACAGGGACCATCCAGGTTGCTGGTATCCAGAACGGAGATACCATCACTATCGCTGGGGTGTTGTTCACGGCGACCAACGGCGCAAACGATTTCCCCAACCAGGTGTTCCAGGATTCGGCTACAGCGGGTAGTGACATTGCATCTGCCGGTTTCTTGGCGCAGGCCATCAACGACGCCGCCACGCAGGCTCTGTTGACGGCAGCCCTGGACGCACTGGTCCCCGCCGCCACTGGTGGTACCCTGACTGGGGCAAGCGGTGGTACGGATACTGTCACCCTGACCCCCAGTGTGTTGGGTGCTTGGGGCGACGCCACCTTGGCAGAGAGCACCGGCGGCCTCCGTGTTGTTCTTTCCGGCGCAGCAATGACCCACACCGATCCGAACCCTGCCGCTCAGGAGTTCGGTTCGGCTGCTCATTACGAGGGCCAGACGGATCCCTCGGTTCAGGTTGCTGCGTCCATCGCCGCTACGGTGAACGATGTTGCCACTCAGGCTCTGATCGGTGCTGCCTATGCCGGCCCTGCCCCGGGTGCCTTGGATGGCAGCATGACTGCTGTGGCTGCCACGGACACGGTGACTCTGACGGCGACATTGCCGGGGTTCTCGGGCCAGCTCGATATGGCCACTACGGAAGCTGCCGAGCTGGTCCTGAGCGCCGCCACTTTGACGTTGGCCGCTCCGGTTGCTGCCTCTCAGGAGTGGGGATCCCTGATCCAGATGGGGACCAATGTCCTGGCTGCCGGCTCTCTGGCGACCACGCTGAACAATGCCGCCTCGGATGTTCTGTTGGCAGCGGTTGGCTCGACGGTGACTGCAGCCAATGGTGGTACGGACACTGTTACCATCACTGCGGACACCACGGGATCCCCGGGTTCCATGACGCTGACCTCTACGGACGCTGCCCGGGAGATTCTGTCCGATGACCACCTGGCTCGGACGATGGAGACTTGGACGACGGCTCTTCTGTCCGCAGCGGCGGCAGCCCTCATCGCTCGTGTGGATGCTGGTGCTGCTTTGGCGGCAGCCAACATGAATGCCGCAATGAATGCCATTGTCGGTGTGTCTGGTATCTCGGTCGCCGGAGCAGGCACGTCCAGTGTCCTGGACATTCTGGAGATCCTGGCGGGGCGTGGGTACGTGGTGCCAGCCGGCACGTCCAAGAACCCGTCCGGGTTCGATTGGGATACCACGGCTGCGGGAGCTTTCACTTCTGCCAACACGGTGTTCGACTCCGTGATGATCGGTGGAGTCATCACGGCAAGCATCCCCTGGAAGCGACATCCCGGTCTGGGTATCACCCGTGGGGGTGACACTGAGAACGTGGAGAACAAGCCCATCCGGGCCACCGTAGACGGCTCCAGTTTCCAGCAGAGCCTTCTGGACGGACACCTGTCTGCTCTTCAGGATGGCTCGGTCACCCTGTTCCCGGATTCCGACCTCTTGCCGTTCCAGGCTACCTGGTATCAGCCGGGTCCGGTCACAGCGGAAGTCACCCCCACTCGAATCGTAACCGTCTACAACAACGACGGCACCCTGGCCTGAGAAGGAGACTGCAACATGGCTCGTGCATACATCGTGCTGGCCCGAAACGATCTGGACGACAGCCTTCTCCAGGTCCTGGATCTCCAGCCCAACACATCGCAGAAGAGCGCCATCTACGATGGCACTGGACAGACCCACTACCAGACCTACTTCCTCCTGGATGGGGTCAACGGTAACGTCGCCACACAGGCGGGTGCCGGCGGCGGCGCCTCCCTGGACGTGGACGGGGACACCTACGGGCTGTCAGCATATCTGCTCGACCGTGTCGAGGACACGGGCGGCAATGAGAGCCTGACGGCGGCAGAAGCTATCGCCATTGCCGCTCTTATCGAGGCAGATGTGGCAGCGGGTACGGCATTGACTCTTGCCCGTATCAACATCCACATCAACACACCCGCAGGTGTGGCGGGTTCCGATCTCGATGGGACCCTTGGCAACTCGACGGGCACGGTGGGGGAAGTCCTCCGCATTTTGGCAGGGGAGCGGTTCAAGTTGCCGGACAACTCTCAGGTTCGAGCAGCGGCCGGTACGTTCGATGCTACCCAGCGGGGGTTTTTCACTTCGGCCCCCAATGTCCTCCGGCCCGAGTCGGTTTACGCTGCTAACGGTGCTCCAGTTCGTGGACGCAATCCCTTTGTCGGGAGTGTGCTTTCCTCGACGGCTCCCGTGCAGACGGGTACCCAGGATGTGAACCACAACTTCGTTCTCCCCATCGTGGACACGGGAGCCCTCCAGCTTTCGGCTCTCGATGGGGTCCTGAGCGAGTTGGCCTCGGCCACCTACACTTGGTTGAACCCGGCGTTCACCTACGGTGCAGGTGGGACGGCCACTGATATCGGGGGCACGGCTATTCCGGTAACGGGTGTGGGCCGGGCTGTCACCGTGTATGCTGCTGACGGTACTGTCATCGCCTGATAGGAGAGTCCGATGGCTGTGAATCGTGCCTACATCGTTCCTTTGCGGAATGACCTGAATGGGATGGGGCTGTATGTCTACGACCTTCGCCCCAACAACTCCCAGAAGAACAACGTCCTGGAAGGGAACGGGCAGTCGAGCTACCTGAAGTTCAGTTTCGACGCTGAGGCCGATGACCAGACCGTGGACGTGGCCGAGGGCTTGCTCAGTGGGTCTGCCACCACCGATACCATCACCGCTCTGGCTGCGGCTGACGTGGTGGCCCCGGCTGGCAATGACTCGTCCCTCACCCAGGCCACTGAGTTTGGCCTCAAGGCGTACCTCCGTGACCGAGTTCACGTCAACCCGGGTGGTGCGGGGGATACCCTGGATCAGGCTCAGCTCAACAACCTGTACGACGACATCGTGGCTCTGGTGGCGGCGGGTTCGGATCTGACCCTTGCTGTCATCAACGCCCTTCTGGTGACCCGGGCAGGTGCCAACACCGATTTGGACGGTTCGGGGGCTCTCTCCCAGTCGTTTGGGGCGGTGGATGACATCATGCGGATTCTGTCGGGAGAGGTGTACCGTCTTCGGACGAACACCATCCTGGCCGACCAGGCGGGCGCCTTCATGTCGGCCGCCACCCGGGCCAGTCGGGTGGCAAACTCCACCTACGCTAGCCAGGTGTATGCCTCCGGAGGCTTCCTGACTTCGGACGACGCTGGGTACCGCCCTATGCCCCAGCTCGTGGTTACCGAGGCATTGCGCCTCTCGGCCGCAGGTGGGGTTTTGGCGGGGTTCATCACGGGTGTTCCGGTTCTGAACAGGAATCGGTCTTACACCGGGACGACCCCCACGGCCCTCCGCCCCGCAGCGGTGAACCCCTTCACCAAGGCCACCCTCCCGGCCGATGGGGACGCCGCCATCTGCGTCGTGTACGACACGGCGGGCAACAGCATCCCCTGATCCCGACTCCCCCCACCTCTCAAAGCCCCGAGAACCCCAGGTTCTCGGGGCTTTGTCGTCGGTATGGTGTTCTGACTATAGGCCTCCTTGTGGTAAAGCCGCCCCCAATGGGCTGGTGGAGAACATCATGCCTGAGATTGACCCTAGCCTGTGTTTCAGGACGACAGACCTGTACTTCGCCGCTTTTCTCAAGGTCGCAGATGTTCCGTTTGTGGACTGCGTCCCTGAAGGTTTCGGGGGACGGAAGGTGTTCCTCTTCGAGAACACACCAGAGGTCAAGGAACTGAAGGGGGTCTGGTTCCGTGCCGAGAAGGTGAAAATTTCCCCCTTGTTGTACGCCAGGGAAGTTCAAACTCTAAAGGCACTGACCCACATGTGAGGTAGGGGATGCCAGGTCGAATCGACGTAGAGGTTAACGTAGTCGGCGGAGAGGGGATCCCGACCGTCGATGTCAACTCTTTCCGGGCATTCCCCGACGGACCTGACTTTCTGCTGGACTTTATCCAGGCTGACGATGAGAAGGCTGAGGTGCTATCCCGCCTTCGTGTCGTCCGGGGTTTCGTGACCTCGATTATCGATCGCTGCCAAGCTGCAGGAGCTTGACCAATGGCAACCCAGTTCTTCCCAGGCTACACCACATCTCGTAAGGACCTTGCCCTGTTTCTGGCGGACTCCAACGAGAACCCGGTGAACGCTTACGAGATCAGCTACGCCCTGTATTATGTGGACCCCGGACCTCCTGAGGTGGAGGTTCTGATCGGCAGTGCCGAGAGGGTTCCGGTGAACCCTCAGGTTGGAGAATACTGGGCAGCTCTCATGGTCCCTCCTTCGGCTCAGAGCGGGACTTACCGGATCAGATGGACTTTCCGCCAGTATGCCAGTAGTGCCCAGCAGACGGTGACCCAGGAGTTCTCCGTGGCTGCCAATGAAGAAGCGACTACGGTGTACTACTCGGCAGCCGAGCAGGAGATGATTGACAAGCTCCGGGTTTTGCTAAGGGACCAGTGTGTTGGAGGCGAGGAGACCGTAGAGCTGGACGTAGACGGGGAGTATATGGTCGTCCGCATGGATGATTTGTGGGAGATCCTGCAATTCGGGTCCACCGGCGGATGCGAGAAACTCAGGGCCGCTTTTCTCAAGGGCACCCTCCGGGTCCAGTCCGTATCCCCGGAGGGGGTGGTGGAGTGGAGGCGGGTGGTCCATGTGCAGCGGGCAGAGGTCCCCTGGGAGACTATCATCGAGGGCACTACGGATTTCGGTCCTTTCGTCCTCACCGCAGGACACCGGGTATTTATGACGCCAACCCGGAAAGAAGAGGCGCAGAATCTTTCCACGGGTGGATGCCTGCTGGGTGTGAGTGAGATGGGGGGTATTATTTCCCCCACGGTCCAAACAAGGCGTGAACTTCCTAAAAGGCAGTTCATGTACGACATGACTGCCGAGGAATGGCACAATTTTGTGCTCCACCGGAGTCGGGTGGTGGTCAGTAATAGCCCCGACAAGTTTTACCATTTCCGGCCCCCAGAGCATTCGGGGAGGGTGGGGAACTACGACCGGGTGTTCGGTCAGATTTGGGAGGATGCCGAGTTGAAGGTGTACCTGGACGCAGCTCTGGACTGGTGGAACATGTTCCCTCCGTCCACGTTCAGCGTCGGCAACATCAACCTCTTGGTGAACACCAACGCCACCGCAGGGTGGAAGACCGCTGTTCTTTGGGGGGCCATCGTCCATGCCCTGTTTGCTGTGGCCCTGAATTGGGTGGCCGATGAGTTCGATTACAGCATCGGAGGGGTGAGCCTCTCTCTTGAAAAGTCTAGCAAGTACGAGTCTCTGAAGCAGAATGCCGAGTCCCAGTTCGACAAGGCTACCGAGGCTAAGGCTCGGACAGTCAAGTACATCCGAGGGCTTCAGCAGCCTAAGTACGGACTCGGCATCCGCTCCGCCTTCGGCCCCCATGTCGGGCGTGGGGTTCTCAGTCCCCGCAACTTCCTGTGATCCTTGACGGGTTCCCCCAAGAGGCCTAAGTCCGATACGCCTCTCCTTGAGGTGCGGGACCGACGGTTTTGTTTTGTGATCCCGGGGGGTTCGGAACACCAGCCAATAATTGGCCTATAGAAAATCCATTGGTGTGCGTGTGCTTACAAGGAGGCATCCCCCAATGGAGAAGCGCATTCCGGTCCCGGAAGTGGATACCTACAGGGTCGGCAGTGTGGCCGACTACCGTGCAAAACTCGTTGCTGCCGATGCTGCCAAGGGGCAGGGTTACCGCCAGGTGGAGCCCTATCCCCAGCCGCAGCCGCAGTCTCCTCAGGTCGTGACCAGGACGGCGTTGGGGTTCGAGGACCCCGAGGGTCTGACCATCCACGATGTGGATGAGATCAACAGCGGAGTCTTCCAGACCATCTTGGCTAAGGACAATCCGGTGAAGAGTGCCGCCCGTAAGGTGGTCAGCTCGATGTCCGAGTTGATGGGCCGTAGGGCTCCGTCGATGCGGGAAGCCTTGGGGCTGGCGGGATGAAGGTTGTGAGCAGCATCTGGGATCTGGTTCCGAACGATCCCCAGGTGGACAACCATCGGACAGCCTCATAGGAGGCGCTGGAGGCCCCTTTGCCGGGGAATGGCCCCCAAGGCCACCCGATGCACAAGGAGCCCAACAAGTACGCCCACAAGCCCCACAGGGGGGTTCGGCTCTTCCCCCAGTGAGAGTAATGTCCCTCAGGAACATCTGGAGGACCTATGCTAACTGTTGAGGAAGTGGCCGAGAAGTGTATCTCCGTCTGCATCCACCATCGGTGGGAGCGTAACTGGAGCAACGGGGGTTGCTATCTCCACCTCGAAGTCTCTGAGTTCATTGAATCTTTGCGGGGAAAGGGAGACTCGTCTCCTGCTGCAGAGGCGGGGGACGTACTGTTCGTCCTGCTCTCAATGCTCAAAGCCCACAACATCGACATCCAAGAGGTTCTGTTCATCCTGAACGAGCGGTGTGATGGCCTGCTGGAGACCCCTTCCCTTCAAAGGGAGCCCCTCTGTTCGTTGTCAGGGGCCGAGCCTTGGCAGGTGGTAGAAGCCACTGAGGGCCGTCGGTAGACCCCCCAAGACCTCCGGGAGATATCCTCATGAACCCCAAGCACCTTGCCATCCGCATTGAGCAGTGCCTTTCTCTGGCCAAGGCCAGTAACTGTCCCCGGAGGAAGTTCGGCGCTTTTCTGCTCGACATCAAGCGGAACGTCATCCTCATGGACGGCTACAACGGTGGTCCTCGGGGGGCCGACGGCCCCTTGTGTGGGGGTCATTTCTGCGAGAGGGACGGCTATCCTCTGAAGGATACCAGGGTGGTCCCGGTCTCGAATCCTCCTATGGAATGGCTCGTTGAGCACATCCCGACGGGCCGTCTTAGGGGATGGGCCCCCGGGGGGATGGACCAGGAGTTCAGTTTCGGCAACTCCGAAGCTGCGGAAGAGTTCCGGCAAGAGCTGGCCTTCAAGTACCCCGGTGTCAAATCGGGGACCCGGGTGGAGATCGGTTGCCACCACGCTGAGATGAATGTCATTTGCAACGCCGCAGCCGCAGGGGTGGCAACGGCGGGGGCTTGGCTCATTGTGACGGGAGAGCCCTGCATGATGTGCTCGAAGCTGATCCACCATGCTGGGATCAAGGGTGTGTACATCGTGGAGGGGGGCTACGCTGGGGAGAACGGGGTGTCGTACTTGGAAAAGCATGGGGTGGTTGTCCAGCGAGTCGAGGGTCCGGAAGACCCTCGACTCACCGGAGCATCGCCTGCGTGAGACCCTCTCGGAACAGGCTGGGTGATTCCAGTAGGAGGTTCCGGGCTTCCACCGTGATCTCCCCCATCCGAGCCCCCGTGAGGCCTCTCTGCATGGCCACCTTTTGGGTGTCCATCACCTTTCCCGGCTGGCGAAGCGCCTCGACGAATCTCAGAGCCATCGGGTCGTCCATTTCATGAACGGCGAGCCGTAGCTTCCCCATTCCTTCCTCCCCCAGCATGATCTCCAGACCCCCGGATACGGGGAGGCGGCCCACCTCGACCAGATCCAGCATGGCATGGACCCGGGGCCGTGCCCAGTGGGTCAGGGTGGTGCGAAAGGCTGGGTTGGTATCCGCCATCTCTCTCACCACGGGAAGCAGCTCCATGTGTTCCAGCATCCTCAGACCTTCCCGGACGTCCACCCCGAAGATGTCGTTCAGCAGGATGACTGCCACCGCATTCGGGGGGACGTTCAGCAGCGCCCTGGCGTGGGTTTGGATGCAGGCCAGTTCCAGGCTCCCCAGGTTGAACCCGAGCCGTAGGCCGAACTTGACCGCCCTGAGCATCCGAGTGGGGTCGTCGGTGAACACCTTGTTGGGGTCCGTCGGGCACACCATCTGTCCCTCTCGGATGTCCGTCAGGCCCATGCCGGTCAGGTCAAGAACTCTTGCCGCCACCGGCCCTTCTTGGATGTCGGCCATCCTCCATAGGAGGGTGTTGAACCGGAACTCCCGTCGGACCACATCCTCCTGAATGGAGGCCGGTTCGACCATGTGAGGCTTGTAGCCTTTTCCGGTCTTCCCCCCATAGGACTCTTTCCGGGCGTTGGCAATTTCGACGACCATCCCGTCTAGGCATACCCCCTCGTAGACGCAGCCTCTCAGGGTGAGGATGGCGACCCCGTAGTTGTTGGTCACGATGGTAGATCCCTGGAACTGCTGGGCCAGACTCTGGGCCAGCAGCTCGCTGGTCAGCCCTCCGTTGACGGTGTCCGTGACCACGTCCACGTCTTTGATAGGGCGCCCCAGCAAGAAGTCCCGGACGGCTCCGCCGACAACGTAGGTGTGATCTCCAACCTCGTGATCCACACAGAAACGGGAGAGCAGGCGCATTAGGGTGGTGTTTTTGTCCAAGGTGAGTTTCCTCAGGCGGGGGGACAGGGGGGACTAGGCTGCCACAAAACCGGCGTGCCGGAACACGCTGGTTTTCACGACCTCACCGTTCACCCCCTCACCTTCGACGACCTCCCGTCGGGAGAAGGCGAAGAAGGGCGTGATGTGGCTCTGCTTCAGATGCTGTGCGAGGGGTGCCATGAGGAAGGGAGCCCCCCCGATCATGGCAGAGGTTGCCCCTTCTTCTGCTGCCAGCTCCGCCAGCCGAGCGGCTCTCTCTTCCACATCTTCCGATGTGGGGAGATTCTGGAAGTTGAGGAGGCACTTGACCTTCTCGACCTTTTCGGCTGGAAGGTCGGTCACTCCTGCTTCACTCTGATCTGGGGTGGCCTTGTGCATAGTCAAGTTGATCATCTCTTTTCCTCCTTAGGGGTGCGGTTCCCCTACCCCTCAATGTGAGAGTTGTTACCTAGGGGGTAACCAAATTTGAAAAAAGGGTAAGCTCCCAGGAACCACACCCAACGGAGAAGTACCCATGAGTCAGACCCGATTCGCCCTTCGGAACTTCAAGGGAGAGCCTGTCGAATTCTACCGTGTCGAGACCGAGGTCAAAGACACGTCGAAGTCGGCTCCGGCATCATCCCCCAGCCACCACATTTTCGTCTTCGATGTGTCCGGATCCATGTACCATGATCTCAGGGATCTCAAGGCTACCGTAGAGAAGGTGCTGACTCTCGACGAGTTCAACAACCCAGGGTTGAAGGTTAGCCTCATCACGTACAGTTCGATGGGGGACGTGCGGGTTCACTTCGAGCGGACCCCCATCGAGGATGTGATGGGCGTGGACTCTCCCCAGATCCGAGAGATCCGCAACCTTCAGGTCCGTGGGCTCACCTGTATCAGCCAGGGACTCTCGGCGGCGGAGAAGCTGATCAGCGATGGGGAGATCACATGTATCTCCCTGCACTCGGACGGGTACGCCAACGACCGCTCTCCCAGCCGAGAGAACAAGGCCATTCAGGAGGCCGTGGGCCAGCTCAAGGCTCACCCCAACGTGTTCGTCAACACGGTCGCCTACCGAGACTGGTCCGACTTCAACCTCCTGGCAGGCATCGCCAACCAGCTCTCGGGTACCTGCATCCAGGCCAAGAGCATCAAGCAGGTCTACCAGGCGTTCTACGACACTCAGCAGCTTCTGACGGGCAGCATGAGCCCGACGATTGAGCTGGACTTGGGGGACGCAGACTACGGCATCTTCGTCAGCAAGAGCGGCAGGAAGGTCCTCGGGACGACCGAAACCATCAACGTCTGTGGGCTTTCGGCGAGCGATGACGCCACCGTCTACCGGCTGTTCGGGATCACCCAGGAACAGTACGAGGCCATCGAGAAGGATGCCCCAGAAGATCTGGCTTTGGCCTACGCCCGTGCTGCCATCTCCGAGGGCAACTTCAACGTCGCCAAGTACGCCCTGGTCTCCGCCAGGGACGACGACCTCCTGAAGGCTCACTACAGGGCTCTCACGGCCACCGCAGTGGCTTCCATGGCCGAGGGGGTGGAGCAGTCCCTCTTCAATCGTCTCCCGGGCACGTCCCGGAGATGGGATGGCAATTACGGCCTCTCTCTCGAAGGACCGACAGCACTGTCGGTCCTCCAGACCATTGACGAGTACCGCAGCCATATCCGGGTTCACGTCCCGACGATGATGGAGAACTACAAGCGCCGGGGCATCAAGCGTGTCGCCGGGGTCCGCAACGAGGATGGTACGGTCACGGAGCCGAAGTACGATGTTCACCCGAAGAACGGCAAGGACGGGTTCGTCCAGGTGTCGGCGGTGGAGATCAACCGGAACACGGCCACGGCCAACATCCGCCTCGTCCGGGATGTGAACCTGGTGGAGAAGAAGACCGGCACCATCATCGAGAAGGTGGCCGGCATCCCTCTAGATCTCAAAGACTTCCGCAACTACACCCTCATCGGGGACGGGGAGGTCACTACGACCAAGCTCCCGATCCAGACCTCCGACAAGAGGGCCTTCCGGGCACTGAAGGCCTTGGGGGTGGTGGACGGGGAGTTCGACCCGGCGGCCATGCTGGTGATTGACATGGCGAACCTGCCGCTGGTGGACTTCAGCCAGGAGTTCGACATCCAGCCCAGCACCTTCGACAAGCTGGCGAAGTTCACGGTCCTGAGCAAGATCCTGTCGGGGGTCCTCAAGTCCAGCTCCACCAGCTTGACGGGGGACCAGATCGCAGAGCTGGGGCAGTACCATCTGACCCCTTCCCTGTACTTCTCCCCGCCCTCGACGGTGCCCTACACTGACCTCCAAGAGGCCATCGCCAAGGGAGAGGTGGACACTCGCCTGTCCTACAGGGTCGAGGTGGGTACGGCCGAGATCACGAACCTCGGTAAGCTCGCCTCTGGCAACGCCTACCTCCAGAGGAGATTCACTCTGGTTCGAGGCGGAGACGGGAGCCTCCAGGATGACAAGCGGGAGAAGGTGGAAAAGCCCACTCTCGACATGTGGCTGGGGAAGAACAACATCTGGGGAATCAAGCAGCTCTCGTCTCGCACGAAGCTCGATGCCGTGGACGCCCTGGCTTACCCCATCTACGCCGATTTCCTCGGCCTGGAGGACAACGGCCACATCCTCGACGTGCTCCAGGAGGCTGGGCTCGACTACGACGACCGGAAGGCGTTCATGTTCGCCATCCGGGAGCCGGTGGCCGATCGGGATCAGCAGGTTGAGGTGCTGGCGGAGACGCTGAAGAGGGTGGACCGGGCGATCTCGGACATCTACCAGCAGAAGGTTTGCCCCTTGGTGTTCTACGTTGGGGCCACCGGCCTCCTCCCGGAGAGCTTCACCACATCGGCCCGGACGGCGGAGCAGATCTCCCAGGATTTCCCGGACATCAAGCTCGCCAAGGCGGAGAAGGAGGAGGGTACCTTCTTCCCCCTGGGCAACGGGCTGCTGCTGACCGTGTACGTCACGGGGGAACACTTCACGGTGGATCGCAAAGCGGCATGACAGGCTGACACCTCCCGCCCACCTGCAACTCCCTCCGTCCTCTCGGGGCTTCTCTCTGTTCGGTAGGGCCGCTATCATCCACTCTAAGGTGGGTGAACTAGAGTGGGGGCCTGTCCATGAACGAACCTTTCCCCTTCAAGCGTGTATTCAAATTCCAGGACGAGTCCGTACTGGCCCTGTTCTGTGGGACAGACTGGGCCACGATTCGTTTTCTCCAGCGGCTTGGCACCCGCATACGGGTTCAGTCCAAGAAGCTCGTGCTGAACGCTCGCTCCGAGCATGACCTGGAGTACGTCACGGATCTGGTGAACTTCATTAGTCTGAAGGCACACCAGGGCCACTCGACTAGCTCCGCAATGATGGATGCCTACATGAAGAAGCGTAGCAGCCGGAAGCCCATCACCTACAGCAACGTCGAACCGAAGACGGAGGGACAGTCCGAGTATCTGGAGAAGATCGGGGACCATGACATCGTTTTCGGCATCGGTCCTGCGGGTACCGGAAAGACGTACTTGGCGGTGGCCGCCGCCATTCATGCGTTCCTCACTGGTGAGGTGGAGAGGATCATCCTTACCCGCCCGGCAGTTGAGGCCGGCGAGAGTCTGGGCTTCCTGCCGGGGACATTTGATGAGAAGGTGAACCCGTACCTTCAGCCGCTGTTCGATGCTCTCAACACCCTCATGGGCAAAGCCCGGGTAGATCGCCTGAAGAAGGAAGGCAAAATCGAGATCGCTCCTCTGGCTTACATGCGGGGACGCACCCTCTCCAATGCGTTCGTTCTGCTAGATGAGGCTCAGAACTGCACCTGGCAGCAGCTCACTATGCTTCTGACCCGCCTGGGGGAGGATAGCCGGTGCATCGTGACGGGGGATGTGACCCAGGTCGATTTGGAAAGGAAGTCTTCGGGGCTGTCCGAGATGGTGAGCGTTCTGTCCCATATCCCCGGAATCGGGGTGCATGAGTTTGGAACCCGGGACGTGGTTCGGCATCCTCTGGTAGCAGCCATCGTGGAGGCCATCGAAGAGTATCAGGCCAGGAAGACTTCAGGCAGGGTTGTCTCGATTCCCCGGTAGCTATTCGGAGGCACCCTCGGGTTCAGTGCAGAACCCGAGGGGGCTGACGATTTGCCAGAACCCCTTGTGGTCGAACACCCCGTGGGCTACTGCCCCACCTTCCGGGAGAGGGTGAATCCCGAGCACCGATGTGTCGTTGTAGGGGTTGGGGGAAGCCAGATCCCAGGAACCCAAGGGGGATCCCTCGGCATCCAGAAGGAACAGGACCCCCGTCTGGGTGTTGTCCCCGTTGTAGCGACGTCCCCCCACGTAAATGCCTTCTACTGCCACGGCCACTGCGTTGAACTCGTAGGACTGGTCCGACGGGGACTGGAGGACCGAGGTCCAGAGGACACCGCCCTCATGGCTCAGCAAAGATACGTAGGCTTCTTCGTAGGAAGCCGTCGTCACCACGAACTCCCCACCCTCTGTCACGGCCAGTCGGCGGTGGCGTACCCCACCCATCTCGATGCTGGCTTCCCATACGAGAGTTCCGTCGAGGTCGTATTCCCGAACCCATGTGGACAGCCAGTCCTCGGAGGCCCCTACCACGGCGAACCCCCTCTCTGTCTGGACGAGCTGGTGGGCGTTCCGCAGGGGAAGTTCCCACATGGTCTCTCCCTCCGGGGTCAGGAGGGATACCGAGTGCATCTGGGTCCCCGCCTGGTAGTAGAGCACCACGTAACCGTTGGGGTGGGGAACCGAGTCATAGACGTGCAGGTTCTCTCCATTCACCACTGTGGAGGAGAGCAGTTCCCCGGATCCACCCTGCCGGACGATTTGGAGATCTCCGCCATCGGTCCGTCCGAGACTGACGAGGTTTGTGCCCTCCGACAGGATAGCCCCGCCGTAGTCGCCTTCGTACTCGGAGACCCACTCCCTCAGGTAGCCGAACCCGTAGGTAGCAGCGGCGAATCCACTCGATCCCGTGAACATGAAGGATCCATCGGCCATCTCCACCAGGTCTCTCAGGGAGCCCGGCTGGTCGCTCACGAACCCGCTGCGGGGGACGGGGGGTTCGTCACCGGAGTCCCAGGTGCAGGGGTTGTTGTCCCCGCTATCCACTGCTGGGGGAAGGACCGGGTTGGGAACGGGGTCCTCAGGGTCCTCAGGGTCCTCAGGGTCCGGGAGTGCCCAGTCCGGGATTGTCAGGTCGGGGCTCCAACCTTCCATGGTTCCCGGTTCCCAGGACAGCACTCGCTGGCGCTGCCATACCCCAAGGTCGGGGTACTTGAAGGGATCTTCGGGAACCGTGCTGTCCGGCTCATCCACTGGGTTGTCGAGATCCTCCTCCTCAGGGGTCGGGGGGGTAGTGTCTGCAGGACCTTCCGAGAAGGTTCTGTAGGACTCGGGGGACAGTTCCGGTTCGAGGCAGCCCCCGAGGAAAGAGGCCAGGATGAGGGAGATGGTGATGGTGATCAGGTTCATGCTTCTCATGGGACTTCTCCTGTGATAGGGTCCTCTAGTTCACCCTACCTACTGGCAGACATCTCCGAGTTACCACATGGATAGCGAAAAAAACTGGTGGGTTTACGTGATTCAAAGTCAGGAACTCCGTGTGGATCGGAGGGGTAAGCCTCTCCCAGGGTTCCATTACGTGGGGTCCACAACGGATCCCTCTCGGAGAATTCGTCAGCACAACGGAGAAATCCAGGGGGGCGGGAAGTATACGTCCAAGCACAGGCCCTGGGAGCCTAGGGCGCTGTACGGCCCCTATGCCAACCGCTCGGAGGCGCTCAAGGCGGAGATGGCTCTGAAGAGGGGGAAAAGGGGTACAGCCAGGACAAGGTGGTCCACAGACGACTCGAAGTGGTGTAGGGGAGAAGGTCCCTCTCACCCGTGGGTGCGGGACCCGAAGTGGACTCAGTCTTCCTCGGACATCACTACCAAGGCTTCCTCCCCGAGCTGCCCCAGGTAGGTGTGCGAGTTGGGCTGAGCATTCTCTCTCCGCAGTCGGAGAGCCGTTTTCCTTCGCAGGCGCTCAGCCATTTCCTGAAGAGGGGTCAGCGGGGGACGATTCCGATAGTCCTGGATGGCCTTCTTCTGAGGCTCGGTGAGAAGGGCCTCGATGTCCTCCAAGTCGGTCTCCTCCCACATGGGGACCCCAGTCCGGTCGAGGGTTCTTCCGGTAGCCACGATGACGGTGATCCCATCATCAAGGGAAACCGCAGCCCCGCCTCTTCCGTTTCCGTAGTAGAGGATGTCCGAATCAGCACTTTTCATGTCGTCTCCGGCTCAGCCATTCTCCAATGGGTTTTGCTGCTCCCCGCCTTTTCGAGCAAAGGGAGACCAGCCTAGTTTTTCTGCCGAGATCATCGCCCCTCCCCCGCTTTGCGGTTGTAGTCGAGGCACACGTCCAAGCAGTTCGCCCGGCAGATAGGGTCGGAGTGGGGATCGTGGTTCCTGACCCAGAGGGCTCTCTCCGTCCTCATGTTAGGGCCGACTGTCCCGATGGGGGCTCCGCCCTCACGAAGGTGAATGATGCAGGGGTAGTGCTTGTCCTGGACTACCGCCATGTCGTCGAGGGCCAGCCAGCACTTCGGGTGGTCGTCAAACCCCCGGACGTGGCGTCCCTCCCGTAGGTTTTGGATGCGGTACTTTAGAATGGGCAAGGTGTCCAGGGTTTCGGACGGCAGATCTGCCAGTTTCGTCAGGGCCTGGTTGAACTGGGCTGAGGGGATGACTCGCACATCGGACACCCCTAGACTGCGTGCGAACATGACCGCTTCGACGCACTGCTCTACGTTGGCCTCGGTGAAGACCATGCCTACCGTCACATAGGTGAGCTTGGAGATCTGCCGGATGTTCTCAACCACTCGGCTCCAGGAGCCGGTGACACCACCGGACATCTCGTCGCCCACAGCGCAGCAGCCCCCATCCAGGGAGATGGAGAAGTCGTTGACTCCAGCCCGGATCAGCCCCTTGTAGAGCTGGAGGGGCATGGAGCCGTTCGTGGAGACGGCGATTCGATTGACCCCTCGGGTCTTGCAGTAGGAGACCAATTCCGGGAGACCCTTGTACAGGGTTGGCTCTCCTCCCGAGAAGCGGACGTTCTGGAGCCCCTGGTCACACCAGAGTTGCACCGTGTACATCGCCTGATTCAGAGGGAGGGTGCCCTTCTGGTCCGGCTTAAGGCCCCGGCAATAGGGGCATCGGAAATTGCAGGCATCCGTGAGCAGTAGCTCACAGCGCATCAAGGGGGAGGTTTCCGAGGCCGAGTGGGCTCGGCTGTCGCTTAGTGTGTAGAAACCAATCTTCTCCAGGCGCATATGTTCCTCCATGTTGCTGGAGCACTACTTGCCGAAGAGGGTCGGTTACCTGCTGGCGGGTTTAGGGGAACTTCCGAGGAAGGTAAAGCTCAGAGCAGATCTACGAGGGTTTCTCCAGTAGGCAACGGGGTCTTCCGGGCCCTGTCGTACAGCGGCTTGGAGATGCGGTAGCGGAGGTCCATCAACTCGGAGGGCGTGTGGCCGAAGGTGCCTGCCAACTTCTGGATGAGCCGGTACTGCTCTGCCAGTCTATCCATCCCGAAGATCTCAGCTACCAGAATGAGGCTTTCGGTGTGGAGATTGCGGTTAGTGTACTGGCGGATGGTGTCGATGGTCTGCGGATCGAGCCTCGGGCCAGCCTGCTTCGCCCGAGCCCAGGTGGCCCGCATTTCCTTGATGTTTGTGCTCATGCCTCATCTCCGTTTTATTTCTGAAGAGCCTACTGGGGAGGGATCCATAGGCTGATTATCGGGGGTGGTGGCATCCCGAACCGGGCGCCCATCCCTGATTCTGGGGGGGCCCCGGAAAGTGAACGGCCCCCGCATCGGTCACCCACCAGGTGTTCACATCATCGAGGTCCAGGCGCTCGTAGATGTCGTTGGGGAGTTCTCCCAGTGCGGGCTCGATGAACCATTCCCCTTTGTAAGTGCCCTGGGAGCGATAGCGCCGAAGCCGTTGGTGGAGTTCGGACTCCCGCCATCCCCCGCCCTCAATGACCAGGATGATCTTTAGTCGGAAGGGGGAGCCGGTTTGGAGGTCTCGGAGGCGACGTTCCGGGTCAGAGGACCGTCCTATTTTGATGGCACCCGTGGTGGCGCTTTGGATCACGTAAAGGTGTAGTCCGCCTTGCACTGCTCCGCCTCATGCCGATCGAGGAACCGGCGGCAGTTCACCAGAACATCAAGTTTGAAATCTTGCCTCATGCGGTTGAAGGCCCAGCAGGCCAGCACCACATTCCCCTCAACATACCCAAGCTCGGGGATCTTGCGATCAAGGCTGACGGAGGTATCCGCCCTTCCTGGGAATCCCACAAGCAGTGCAGATGATCCTTGGGGGATGTCGAAAGGGACCTTACGGGATTTGGCGTTGCTTCGGGCGGTGTCCCGCAGGGAAGTGATTTTGAGGTGGGGGCAGGAAGTGAGGCGGTTGTTCAGGTACTCGTTGAAACACGTCTGACACAGGGCAGGAGTTTGACCAGTTTATCCTGGAACTCCTGCTTCTCCCGGCCCTTGGGCAGACCCGAACCTTTGAGCGCCATGAGGGTGGCAGCCTCGGTATCACCGCCCGACAGGTTGCCCAGCTCGGAAAGCAGGGCCTTCAGACCTGCCACCTCGAAGCGGGTGAGGTACAGGCCGTTGAGCTGGTAGTCCTCGAATGCCTCCCAAGCCCAAGGCACCCACGACTGCACAATCTGGGCGATGGCACTGGCGTACTCCCGGATCTCCTGCTGGGCATGGGGGTCCAAACGGAGGCGGAGGAAGTGGAAGAGGTTGTGGAGGTCCATCTTCCACCACGCTTCAGTGTAGGTGCTCAGCGGCAGGTCTTTGCGGGCCACCTCCCGGGAGACGCCGAAAGCCAGGCGCTCTTCGTATACCTCACGGGCCAGCTTGTGCAGGGCGGCCTCCCGTTCGGAGAGGTACTGGCCGGGGTTCTCGTAGTTGTCTGTGCCTGGGAACTGCTCGTGCCAGGAGGTTCCGACGCCCACGTCGTCGGTAGGCCATTCGGTGATGACCCCCGAGGACCCTTGTTTGTTGTTGGTAGCCTGAGCACGCCACTCGGTGACATGCTGGGCACTGCCGATGGCCTCGGAGTAGCGGGTGCTGTACTCGTTCACGGACGCCGTGCGATGCCGGATCCACTGCCGCCAGGTGTCCATCGGGACTCTAACACGGAAGGTGATCGAGCACATTTCTAAGGGGGTGGTATGCCGGTGCCGCATGAGGTACCGGATGAGGTGCCGGTCCTGAGAGACCCGTTTGGTCCCGGCGCCGTAGCTGACCCGGGCAGCATTCACGATGGTCATGTCGTCCCCCATCACGTCCACAAGCTGAACGTGGCCGTCATCGAGCACGGGGATGGGGGTGTCCATGAACTTTTGGAGGTGGGGTGGCAGTGCCATTGGTCTTATCCTAGCGGTTGCGTTCTTCTGACTATACTCCGACTTCAGATAAAAGAGCCCCCGCCGTGAAAGGAGGACGGAATGGCAGACGAATCCACCAGCAATACCTGGGAGTGGGTCTTCAAGATCCTCTCGGCCCTTGTCGTCCCCCTTATGATCTGGGCAGTGAGCCTGGAGGTAAGGTTGGCAGTTCTGGAAGATGATCAGGCGGAGGCGGCTGACGTGGTCACCGAGGTTCGCCAGAACTCAAAAACGCTGTTCCGCATGGAGGAAAAGTTCAATGGCGTCGAGGCCAACATCCGGGAAATCAAAGAGCTTCTTCGGGAGAGAGGTGGCCAGTAGCCTCCTGGCTCTCCTGTTCCTTGGGGGGTGCGTGGCGGCAGATACCCCAAGCTCTTCTTCCCCCCCAGGGAACCCCAACGAAGAAGCGGCATCTGCCCCAGTGCCAGCCCCCGCAGATCCCATCGTTGTGGTGGAAGTGGAGTCTTCCGAGCCCGCTTCCTCCTTGCAGCTTCAAGGGGTTCCTTTGGACGAGCTGAGGGTTCAGCGGAAGGTGATCAAGAGGTCGAGCAAGCGGGTCACCAGGATGAACGGTGACCTGGAGGGCATCAAGAGACAACTCCTGGAGAGGCACCGAATGTCCTTGGACCAGGCTGCCCTCCGGTACGGGTGGTCGGGCTGTTTCAAGGAGGCCACACCCCAGGATAAGAAGGAGGCTCGGAGATGGAGGATGTGGTGCAGAGCAAAGACCAGGAAATGAGCGAGGAGCGGCGCATCCTGGAAGCGGCAGTCGTTGGTCGTCGGGTCTACAAGTACGTGGATCAGGATGGGGTGGTGTACTATTCTTTCTACCGGCACCCTACCAGGATTACCCCCGCCCGCCGGCTGACCCTCCAGTCTTGGTTGGGGGTTCACTTGATGAATTTTCTCACCGCCCTCAAGAGGAAGGTGGAGGATGAGGTTCAGGACGTGTAGCCGGTGGGTACAGTCGGGGCATCCCGCATGTTGCGGGGGTAACTGAGATGGGGAAACATCATGCTTGAAGAGAACAAGACCGCACAGCAGGCCCCCGAAACCACCGACGAGAACAAGGTGGCCGAGGGTTTTGTGGGCGAACTGGCCCCGGCTGAGATGGTCCAGCTCCAGCAACTTCAGGCTCAGGCCAACGCCGTCTACAACCATATCGGCCAGCTCGAAGTGAAGAAGGCCTCTCTGCTCGGGCGTATCGGCGCCATCGAGGCCAAGGGGCAGGAAGTTATGGACGGGATTGCACAGCGTTGTGGGATTGAGAGGGGCACCCCGTGGAGGATCACCCCGGACAACAAGGTCCAGGTGGTCCCCAACGTGGCTCCCTTCCCGGGGTCCCTCGGCGGGGAGTGAGGTAGATGACGGCCGGATGGGACCCGTTGGGTGTGGGATCAGGATTCGGTTCGGGGGGGTACCCACTCCCACCCACGAACGGGGCCGCCGTGTCCATGTTCACACCGGGTATCCACGACATCCGGTGGGAAAATCCTGCCCTCCTGTCCGGCAACACCGCCTACCATGTGGTGGGGGTGAACATCTACCGCTCTGACAGCTCCGACCGTGGCCCTTTCTACCGGATCAACGAGTACCCCATCGGCTCGTGCTACTACCAGGACAAGACCGACATCATTCCTGTCCGGGAGACCGTCCGCTGGAACCAAGACTGGGTGTTCAGGGGTGACAAGCCTAACGACCGAAAGTTCCAGTTCCGCACTCAGAAGAGGATCGCCAAGAGGGGGACGGACAGCATCTATAGTGCTGCTCCCGTGTACGGAAATGCCCCGGACGATGTGACTCTGTACATCGACGGGGTTGAGGTTCCTGTGGGTGACGTCTTCGGGCGTTCTGGTGAGGTGACCCTCATCAACCAGGCCCAGTTCGATGTGGGGACGGAGTCGGCGGTAAACGCTCTCATCCCCACTGAAGACTCCGTGGTCGAGGTCGAATACTGGACGTTCCGGAACTACAACGTCTCAGGGCTCGATAGGTTCATCTGGTACAGGTTGACCACAGTGGTTCTCGATTCCGAGACCCCCTCGGGGTACAGCGAAACCCCTCTAAGTCAGAGTCGTCCTCTATCCACGGCTGAGGTGGAGAGCATCGACTGGATTTGGGAAGAGGCGGTCCGGCGGAACCACTGGATTCTCCAGCAGGGTGGAGAGAGGGTGAAGCTGTTCATTCGCAAGCACAGCGGGATCCCCTGTGATTGCACCCTGGACCCCAGGAGCTTGGAGTACCACAGCCAGCCACAAAACAACTGCCTTATTTGCTATGGCACAGGCTTCGTTGGTGGTTACGACGGTCCTTTCGACATTATCATCGCCCCGGATGACGCTGAGCGCCGAATCACACAGACCATGTACGGCCGTCGTAAGGAGCATACCTACGAGGTTTGGATGGGGCCTACCCCGCTGATCACCCAGCGGGACTTCATCGTGAAGCAGACCAACGAGAGGTACAGTGTTGGTGCTGTCCGCAGGCCGACGCATCGGGGCAATATGCTTCAGCAACATTTCAACATTGGCTACTTCAGCGAAGGCGACATTCGTTACCGGGTGCCTATCGACGGCACCGAAGATCTGGCCTGGCCGGAGACCCGGCCTCTTCCTAGCCAGGAGGCCCCTATCTACCCGAGGATGCCCGTCACTGGGGAGAGGTCCTATGACCAGGATGAGGGTTGGGCAGGTCCGAGCTATCCTGAGGGGGCAGATGATCCCGCCGAGACCCCTCTTCAGAGCGAGAAAGGCAGCGTTCCCGAGAATACCGAGAAGAGGGGTCGAACCAAGGTCTGGGAGAACACGTCCTACTGAGGCAGCTCAGTAGACGCCGTTGACTAGGAGGTCCAAGAGCTGACGTCGTTGTTCCAGCTTGAAGAGGCGAGTGAAGTCCACCTCGAAGTGGGCGGAGGCCGCTTCGATGAGGGCGTTCTCGGCGTTGATGGCGTTGCTCTCCGCCACGAGGGCGGGGCAGTAGCCAGGTTCCAGATGGAACCCGTGTTCCCGATGGGCCACGTCGCAGGCGGCGTAGAATGCGGTGCAGGCGTCCTCATCCTCGCAGAGGAAGAGCCACTTGGTGTCGAGAATCTGCTCTCCCTTCGTGTCCCGCAGGTCCATCACCGCCAAGAGCGGTTTGATGTACCCATCGACATGGGTCCTCCGCTCGGCGGCGATTTCCCGGGCCGCCAAAACGGCAACCCGCAAGGCGGAGGTTTTCGGGTTGCGGTAAAAGTTCTTTACGGCGCTCACAGTCAGGTTCTGCATAGGGTTCTCCTTGCTTCGTTTCATCTACTTGCGGGGCCGCTTGGGTTACCTGAAAGAAGCGGTGTGGTGACGCATGGGTGATATCCGTCGAGTGCGGAGTGTCTATGGGAAACCTTGGTCGGAGATGTCCAAGATTCCAATCTCCCGGGAGGTGCTGGAAGATCTGGCGAAGTGCCTCATCGAGACCATCATAGAGGAAGGTCTCAAGGACTTCGCCAAGAGGGGGTGGTCCGTCCGTGATCCGAAGGGGGGGCCCGATTTTGCGGAGTCCTGGAGTTTCCGCATCGTGGGTAAGAGCACCATTGACATCAAGTCGAGCTGGTATGGGATGCCAGAGCTGACCTCTGGGGACATCCCCAGCCGAAAAATGACCTGGATGACTCAGGAATACAAAGAAGAGCACCCTGAGCGGTTCAACCTGACCCCCGGGGAACGCCGTAGGGGTATGAAGAAGTCGGGAAAGGTATCCAAGGGTGAGCGTTTGCCTTTGATCGTCCCCCTAAAGCAGAAGGGGGGAGGGGTTATCCTCCGATTCGCCCCCTTCGAGACACAGGACGCCTGGATTCACCCGGGTATCGCCAAGTTTACCTTCGTGCAGAGGGCGATCCGTAAGGGGAGGAAAAGGTGCGTGAGCAGACTGGTGGAGGAGATTGTCCGGCATCTGGCCAAGGGGGATCCGACCAAATGATCGAAGCCGAAATCACCGGCGTTTGCCGACACATCGAGCTGCCAGATCTGGGCCTGACCCTCGACCGGGGAGACAAGCAGTACATCCCCTATGCGGAAGCTCAGGCATCAATGGATCTTCACCGGGCTCGTCAGAATGGGGCAGTCTCCGTTAGGCCCGTCAAGAGGTTTGAGGAGCGGAGAACTCTTCCCCGGAGACCCCGGGTGTCTCCCGTGGTCCAGAATCCTTTGCCCCAACCCCTAGCTTCACCTTCTACTTCACACACGAGCCCCCCTCCGGCGCTCATCCAGGTGATCCCACAAGTGGTGGCTCAGGTACTGGAGGAGAAGATCCCCCCAGGCCTCACCAGGGAAGAGGTAGCCGCAGAGGTCCATGTGCAGCTTGCAGGGATGGAGTCCCGGCTCTTGGCCGCCCTGGCGAACATGCAGGTGGCTGGCTCTCCAGTACCTCGAACGTCGGTGGAATCCTCGGGTACGATCCAGGATGAGCCCACCCCTGTGTTCATCCCCGACAAGCTCGTGTCGGCGGATGTGAAGGGGGACATTAAGGTCAAGAGGTCCGAAGCGAAGGGCACCGGGGTGGCCGACGCTGCGGCGGCACTTAAAGCGGCCCGGAAGAGTAAGACGGGCAAGGAATAGGAGACCCCCAGATGGCACCCACAAAGAAAGAAGCAACGACTCAGGCTCCCCATGGGGTAGGGCTCGACATCGGCACTATGAACTTGGTGGCGGCTCGCAGGACCCCCAACGGGGTGGAGCACAATCGGATGCGGGATGCCTTTCTGGATCTTCCCCCGTCCGCCAAGAAGATGCTCAAGCTGTCGGGGACCAGCTTCGTTGAGCGAGAAGATGACGTGCTCCTGCTGGGAGATGCTGCGATGGAGACCGCCAACGTTTTCGGCAAAGAGGCCCGGCGGCCCCTCGAAGCAGGTTTGGTGGCTGCCGGTGAGATCGAGGCTCTGGAAGTTCTCGGGATGATGATCAGGCAGATCCTGGGGCCCCCCAGAATCACCGGGGAGCACTGCTACTTCTCGGTCCCCGCAGCCCCTGTCGACCGTCCCCAGAAGGACGTGATCTACCACAAGGGGGTCTTTGAGAGGATCGTCGAGGAATGCGGCTACACCCCCTGGCCTAGCAACGAGGCGATGGCGATTGTGTTCTCGGAGTGCGCTAAGAACGGGTTCAGCGGAATCGCTCTGAGCTTCGGCTCAGGGATGACCAACGTGGCTCTCGCCATCAACACCATCGAAGGGCTGTCTTTCTCGGTGGCTCGTGGTGGGGATTGGATCGATTCTGGGGTCGCCGGGTCGGTGGGGTCCACCCAGGCCCGTATCTGTGCCATCAAGGAGGCGGGGGTGGACCTTCTGAATCCTCAGGGGAGGGAGCAGGAAGCGATTACCTTCTATTACAAGGAGCTGATCCGCTACGCCCTCGACGAGATCGCCAAGCGTTTCAAGGATATCAAGGGGCAGTTCGAGTTGCCCACTCCCATCCCTCTGGTGGTCTCCGGGGGTACGAGCATGGCGGGTAATTTCCTCCAGCTCTTTGAGCGGGAGTTCGATAAGCGACGGAAGAGATTCCCCGTCCAGGTGTCTGAGATCCGGCACGCCTCCGATCCCATGAATGCGGTTGCGAACGGGATGCTGACCCAGGCCATCATCGAGCACGAAGAGGACTGACACATCTCACCAAGGAGCTTGAACCCCATGCAGTTCATTCCCACCGGAAATCGCCTTGTGGTCGTCCCCGACATGAAGGACGATCGGAGTATCCTCATGCCTGGAAGCAACCTTCCTCGGGAGTATGAGGTTGGTCTCGTACTGGGGGTGGGGGAGGGACGGGTGTTCGAGAATGGCAAGGTGATCCCCATGCCCTATGTCCCCGGTGACCGGGTGGCCTATCTCCCTGAAGGCCAGATCGAGTTGGTGGGGCTGGGCCAGAAGTGTATTCTCGTGGGGGGTCACCAGGTGTTGGGGAAGTATGCCGACAAAGTGTCTGAGTCCCTCCCTGTCGCAGTGTTTCCGTACATTGTGAAGGGGCAGTAAGTGAGGGAGGTAGTTTCCAGGTCTCTGGGCGGGTGGCTTAGGAGAGCCGAGGTGGCCCTCCGTAAGGGAGCTTGGCTGAGATCTTACGATGACCCCAAACGGAGATATCTGGGGTTCCTCGTGGCGGACTATGTCTGGCATCTGATCCCCATATCCAAGATCAAGCCCCCTGACTGGGGGGGGATCTTCCTGAACCCCTTAGTCACCCCCCAGGCAAACCGTATTGCCCAAGCCCGGGTTCCTCAGAGAGTGGCATGGGACTTGATCCGAACCCCTACTGGCCGACTCGAACTGTTCGACGGCCGAGGGCTTCTGCGCCTCCTTCCCGGTGGGTAGCCTATCGCAGGTCCCGTAGTAGGACCCGTGGAGGCAACCATGTTTTTCCAGCTAACCGACTACCTAACCCGCCGCTTCATTCAGGAGCTGCGAAGGTACTGGCTGACCCACCCGAAGTTTTCAGACTTGCCCGACAACATCCAGGGAAAGTACAGCTTCAAGGATCGTCCCCAGCGGGGGATCGTGGTCAAGTCGGGTGGTGGAAGCCATATCCCTCTCTCGGCCGACAACTATCGGGGGGTTGTGTACAGCCATTGCCACTGGGCTAAGGTGAACAACAAGCCGGGGTACTCGGTGGAGTGGGTTCGGGAGGACATCCGGGAGATCCAGAGAAACGGCGGGGTGTTTCCCAGTCCTCCTGGGGTTTACTACCTGGACGTGATGGAGGAAGACGGGAACATGGTCTTCTATGTGGACCCCCTCCTGAACGTGTACCACGAACAGGTCATGCTATCGGACACCACCACGGGAGTCCTTGCAAATTCCCCTGTGGCTGGGACTCTCCGGCTATTCGAGATGCCCGCCCGGTACATGATGGTGGAGGGGTCCAACTATACTTTGGAGACGGACCCCGACTCGGGATCGCCCACGGGTGTCATCAACCTGACTACCCCTCTGTCGGGGGGCAGGTGGCTCCAGGCAGACTACCGTTATGTGACTGAAAGCACGGGGCCCCACCGAATCATCGAGAGGCATGCCAACAACACGGCCATTCCAGGGGTAGTCCTGGCTTTCGGGAGGAGGGTGTTCAATGGGGACCAGCTCGCCGTTGTAGTGGAGACGACCCGACGGCCCTCCGCCCTGGAGTACGGGGGCCGGTGGGAGATGACGATGGACTTCGAGGTGTTCGCCCGGGACGTGTTTGACCAGCGGGAGATTGCGGACAACTCCGTCATGTATTTGTTCGGCGCCGCTAGGGGGCAGCTCTCCACGGAGGGGCTGGAGATCATGAACATCTCCATCGGGGGGGAGTCCGAAGAGATTTATGATGAGCAGGGGGAAGACTACATCTTCAACTCCAGCTTCTCACTCACAGTGGAGACGGAGTGGGCTGCCTACGTCCCGCTGAACGTCAACCTTCGCCAGGTCACCCCTCTTACCCTGGAGCAGGCCAATTACATCGCCGGGCTCTCGGATGAGGAACTGGTAGGGCAGGAAGGCAACATCAAGGCCATGACCCATCTGGGTCTAAGCACAGTCCGGGACCCTTACTACCAGGTCGGTAAGGGCTACGCCCTGATTCGGTGAGTCAGATGAACGATACCCTCATGAGAGATGCCCAGCGCCTGGCGGTTCGATTCACGATCCGAATGGCCGCCCGGGAGGCTCATCACAGTATTTCCTCCGTAGGTGCCAAGACGGCCCACTTCCAGGAGATCACCCCCGAGGTTCTGGAAGCGTTCGGGGAGTTCCTCCTCCCTCACGGCAAGGTGGCCTTCGGGAATATTCGTCAGAAGCTCCAGCAGCTTGGCAAGGTGTTCTCCAAGAGCAAGAAGCTCTGGGAGGCCTTCAAGGACAGGCTGGGGATCAAGTCCCTTTTGGAGCTGCCCGGGGCCATCAAGGACCTGGCGAAGCAGGGGTATCAGGCCCTTCGCAAGGCGGTGGGGAAGATGTTCAGCACCTTCCCCCTTAAGCTGTTCACGTTGGAAGAATCCAAGCTACTGAGCGTCAACAGCCTCATCTCCCAATGGATGGACAAGCTGCCGGGATTCAAGAAGTGGGTGCAGTCGTCGGTCAAGCCTAAGGTAGACCAGTTCGATCACTGGCTGCGGAAGTACGCTCCAGCCATGTCCAGGGTGTTGATGCTTGCCGTTTACATTTGGATCTGGATGAACGTGACGGAGTTCGAGTGGGATATCCACTCGCTGACGGATGCCCTCACAGGCGCATTGTCCCTGTCTGATCTGTTGTCTTCCCTGCCAGGTAGTGCCATCGGGTTCTTGATGAACTCGTTTGGGTTTGGGACGTTCACCCTTTTGCCAGCCGCATTGGCTGCCCGACTTCTGTTTCTCCTGGGCAAGCGGTATCTGGTGTGGGATGGGGGACTGCACCTTGACGTGGAGAAGATCAAGCACGATTTCGGGTACGGTGAAACGTGACATGGCTTAGGGAGACCAGATGCCTTCGTACCGCTATCAGTGTGACTGCGGCGTGCAGTTCCCAGCATCCAACAAAGCATCCAAAGCGGCTGAGCCTCAGAAGTGCCCCGACTGCGGTGAGTTGGCGCCCCGCATGATGCCGGCGACGGTGAGCGGGAGGTTCAACAAGGCCGTGAACGGACCGGGGCCACAGAATACGGGCATTCATGACTTGGATACCCACATCGACCGGGTCATCGGCAAGAGCGCCGAACAGAGCATGGCAGTTATTGAGAAGCGCCAGGCTGACAAGAGGAAGCTCATTCGGGAAGGAGTCGACCCTCGTTTGATCTCCAGAGACCCTGACGGGCAGTACAGAACTATCACCCCAGATGAGAAAGGATTCGCCGTGAGGGCGAACCGCATCAATAGCCGGGCCATGCAAGCAGGGCTGGGTGAGGTGAAAGAGGGGTGAGTCGGTAGGACGCCTATACCCCCGGCTTATCAGCAGAGGGCAAATAGCCCCTGAAAGCCATCCCCGCTTTGCGGTGGTCAGATAGCCAGCAAAGATAAGCGCAACTCGGGCTCCGGAAGAACTTTCCGGTTACCTCCCCCCAAAGGGAGGCGAAATGCGGCAAGCACAACGGATGCTTTTTTGAGCTGGAAAACTGACCACCTTGAAGAGAGGTACGAAGATGGCTTTCCCCGGCGAGCAGTACGCCCCTCCGAGCGTGTACACCCGAACTCTGTACGAGAACCCCATTGCGGGCAATCTCGACACCCTCAAAATCCCCGTTTTCATTGGTGAAGGCAATGAGTTCCTGATTCAGCGGAATCTGGAAGTGGTCCGTGGGTCTTCGGCTGACATCGACCAGCGACGTGTCAAGGAGGACGCCACTGGCCGAGCCGTGGTCTCCATCTCCTCTGCGGGAGCCGTGACTGTCGGTAACTGGGACGGGGTCCGCACCAAGCTGAAGGTCCGTGAGCTGCCCATCGTGACCGGAGACGGTACTGGGACGGTGTCCTACAGCCGCTCCGATGTCTCTGTCACCATCAACGGCACCCCCATCGTGGTGCTGTCGGTGAACGGCCTGACGGGCATTGTCGAGTTGGCCCAGGCCCCGGCAGCCGATGCCGACGTGCGGGTCACCTACTACTTCAACCGAACCGACACCTACATCACGGACGATCTGTCCGATCAGGTGTCCGTGGACCCGGCTCTCATCCGGGCCATCTCCGGCATCCAGGACGTAAATGCCCAAACCCCGGGTACCGAGACGGTGATTCTGCGGGCGGATGCTCTTGATGCCAACGGTGCTGTGGTAACCCCGGGCAACAATGAGTTCGTCGTGACGGTGGACGGCACGGAGTACACATCTGTGCTGAGCCCCGGCACGTATACCATGAAGCAGGTAGCCAACCTGATCAGTTCGGCAGCTCTGGGCACCCTGACGGCCAGCACGTTCCTGAACCAGTTCGGCCACAGTGCCCTGAGCCTGACAGCGACCAACGACGTGACGGTGGGGGCCGGTTCGGCCAACTCCGCTCTCGGTCTCCTGAGCGGTCAGACCACCAGTCGGCGGAAGACGTTCTATACGTTCCAAGGACCCATCGTGGACGGCACCAATGGCGGCGTCACCACGACCGACACCTCGAAGGTAACGGTTCTTGTGAACGGCACTCAGGTCATTCCGACCAGCGTGGATGGGACGACTCGGGCGGTCACCCTGCCCACGGCCCCGAAGGTGGGCGCCACGGTCCTTGTGTCCTACTGGTTCAACTCCTGGCAGAACACGTTCGACTACCTTGCCCACAACAATGTGGTCGATGTCACCTCTCTTGGTGAGGTCCCCGACGGTGTTGGGTTCAACCAGGGTTCCGACTTCGTCTTGAAGGACGACAAGATCCTCTGGGGTACGGCCTGGACGGTCGAGGCGGACACCACTAGTTCGGGCTCTGAGCTGTTCAACGAGACCCAGGTCAGCGGTACGCTGGTCGATGACAAGACCTTCATGAGCCCTTGCTCCCCGGTGGTTCTGTCCTCCGGAGGTTCCGCTTTCGAGAGCAAGACCCAATTCACCTTGCCGTTCTCCCCGACCCTGGGTAATGGTCGGAACACCCCTCTGGGTACCAGCCTGTTCCAGACGGTCTCCAACGGCCGCATCGACCTCCCGACCAACCGGCCTGACGTGGTCAACGCCTTTTGGGGCTACAGCGTCCAAGACGCTCTGGACCGGGGTGCCGTTACGGTGACCAAGGTCGAGGGGAACATCATCGAGCTAGCCGAGTCCGTCCCGACGGGTGCCACGGTCTACGCCTCGTTCTACTACAACACCCTGACCGATGGGGAATTCACCCTCACTGCCCGCCTCATCGGTGCCAGTGGCACGGGCCAGTACACCATCACCGATGAGGCCGGGGACTCCATCTACAACGCTGCGTTCTCCACGACGACTAAGGGAAGCTCCCTCACGGGAGTGACCCTGGAGTGGCCCAGCGGTTCCGAGCTGACTCCCGATGCCCGGTTCGAGGGGTTGTCCGGCGACGAGTTCACTGGCCCCATCAACGAGGTGGTGACGGTCCAGTTCGAGTCCAAGGACGCCACTCAGGCGATGTACTCGGTTCCGGGGTACGGCCCCTACGAGTTCATCCCGAATGAGTCGGACCAGGTTCGCATCCGTCTGGACAATACGGAGCTGGACGCTGGCCTGGCCGGTATCAGCCTGCTCGACCCGACCACCCACGGTGGCGGTGTCCCAGCGAACTTGGTCAGCGGTGAGATCAACTACGACGGTGGCACCGGAGCTACCCTTGGTCAGAGCTACACCCTGGCGACCGACGAGGACCTGATCCTTTACATCGACGGGGTCGAGATTCCGGTCATCATCCCGGCTCAGACGGCTTCCGACGTGTCCGATCTGGACGACTCGGTGAATGAGGCTGCCAACGGTGTGCAGTTCACCTCGGATGCTGGTGGCTCGGCCACCACGTTCCGGGTGCCAGCCTCGGTTCCCGGTAGCAGCATCAACGGGTATTTCGTTGGCTGGAATGTCGTGGTCGGTGACGTGAGCCTCATCCCGGCGATGGCTGCGGGTGCGGGCGATGTCCGCACGATCACGGACTACAACTCGACCACCCGAATCGCCACTGTGGCAGCCTGGACCGGAGCAGCGTCGGACGTGGGTGGCGGGTCCGGGATGCGCCTGTACAATCCGGACACGATGGCTCAGTACAAGGGAGCCACCGTCATCGACGGCCCGGTGGATCTGACGGCCTTCTCGGACATCCGTTTCGTGTACACGGGAGATTCCGCAGGTACCTACACATCGGCGGTTATCTCTTTGGCCGCTGGCCCTTACACCAGTCCGGCAGCGCTCGCCGCTGCTCTACAGGCTGCTTTGAACGGGGCAGGGGGATGGGTTGGGGCGGCAGCAGCCTTCGACGGTGCCGGCTTCGTGGTCGAGGCTGACTCTTCCGGCCGCATCGTGGTCAAATGCCGGGCTGCGGGTGATGATGCCCAAGCGTTCTTCACCTTCATCAACAACGGCATTGCCGATGCCGACAGCCTCGCCAAGCTGTTGGGGTTCTCGACGGCGGCAGCCGTAGGCGGAGGCCAGGCCCACGTCGTGTGTGCTGGCGACGTGATGAAGACCATCTCGGTGGCCGGGGCATCCGGTGCTCTGTACGACCGGGTTATCCTCCGCAACCGCCTGATCCCGTCGGTGGTTGGTGGGGATCTTTCCCAGTCCGAAGTCGCCCAGATGGAGCTTCGGGTGGGAGCGGGTACGGCTCTCGACCGCTTCTCTCTCTCCACAGGAGACTTTGGTGCGGGTGGTCCTTCCACCGTGGTTCCTGCCTACCTGGAGAGCCAGGTCGGTTTCACGGGCGGCCAGGACATTGCCACATCTGAGCCCGAGGTCGTGTTCTACGACGGAACGGGTTCCCAGGCGGCGAACGACGAGCTGGTCATCAACATCGACGGCATCCCGATCACTGTCCAGTTCACCTCTTCGGCGGCTGGCACGGCGACGGACCTCGGCCCTGCTTCGGGGACGAGCAACGGTTCGGTGCTTGACCAGATCATTGACGCTATCGCCGCCGCTACGACGGTGTTCGGCGCCTCGGCCGCCGCAGTGTTCGCCAACGGCATCGTCTACCAGGTTGGTGCGGGTCTTGGCCTCACATCGGCCCGGTACGACGTATTCTCCAAGGTTGAGGTCACGGGTGGCTCCGCTGCCAGCGTTCTCGGGCTCACGGTGGGAGATCTCTCCCAGCGGGAGCTGCCCGATGCCCGTACCCTGGTGTCGGCCCTGAATGAGAACCGCCACAGCACGTTCGCCACCTGGGCACTCGACTTCACGGCAGTCAATCCGAATCCAAACGAGATGTTCGCCACGCTCGGGATGGCCTCGGTGATTGAGGACTCTGCTGGGAACGATTTCCTGTTCCTCTTGAGCCAGTCCCTGGGTACCAGCTCCATCGTCGAGCTGCGTGACCCGACGGTGGCTTCGGTGGTCACGGACTCCTGGCTGGCTCCGGGAACGGGGGTCAACGCTGAGAGCCTGGACGGTGCGGTCGGTGAGGCGGGCATCGACGGGTTCTTCGTCGTGTCGAACCAGCCGAACGGATCTGGCTCTGCCAATGACTCCGTCCTGAACAACGGCACTGGATCTGACGGTGTGGTTGGCCAGACCTACCGGGATTCTGTCACGGGACTCACGTTCACTGTGCTTCCCCGTGGCTACAGCAGCAACCCGACCGGCCCCTGGGTGAACTACCCCACCGGGGTCAATGCCACGTTCCAGTTCGCTGTCAGCAGCACTTTCACCACGGACGCCAACCTCCCGGTTCTGGCGCTCAAGGGGTTGGAGCTGAAGGTGGCAAACACCCTGGGCATGGCGGTGGGTGACACGGCCGTTGTGAGCACCTATGAGCGAGGGGGGAACGAGCCTCTGAACGGGGACGTGTACTACGTCACGTACACGTACCAGAAGGACGACTTCTCCACGGCCTTCTACACGAAGTTGTCGTCGGTGGAGGCGGCCTACGGCACGATTCACCCGGACAATCCGGTCTCCTTGGCGGCGTTCCTGGCGACCCTGAACGGGGCCGTTCTCCTGGGGATCAAGCAGGTGGTTCGGGACACCGACAGCAGCTATGCTTCGGTGACGAGCTACCGGGCGGCTATCGAGGCTCTGGAAGGGGTGCTGCCGGGTCGGGTGAACCCGGACATCATCGTCCCGCTGAGGGGTGATTCCACGGAGCTGTATCAGCTCTTGAGCCGGTCCAACAGCATCCAGTCCTCCATCCGCTACAAGAGCGAGCGGACGAGCATCATTGGCATGTCGGCGGGTAAGACCCCCGAGAACGCCATGAGTTTGGCTCAGACGCTGAACAGCTCCCGTATGCGGTTGGTTTACCCGGACGTGGCGGTTATCCAGCTCACGAATGCTTTCGGATCCACGAAGGAGCACCTGGTGGACGGCACGATGATTGCCGCCGCCCTGGCCGGTTCCGTTGTGTCTCCGAGCGTGGATGTGGCGACCCCGTGGACGGGACGGAACCTTGTCGGGTTCAGCCAGCTTGGTCGGCGCCTCGACGCCGTCGAGATGAACCAGGTAGCAACCAAGGGCGTCATCGTGTTGGAAGAGCGGCCCCCGTACCTGCGGGTCCGTCACGGTCTCTCGACCATCCAGCCGTCCCAGGAGAGCTACCGCCTCCTGAAGCTCCCGACGGTTCAGATGATCGCTGACGAGGTTCAGCGGCAGAGCCGTGGGGTTCTGGAGCGGTACATCGGCATCAAGTTTCTTCCCGGCATCCTCACCCAGATCGAAGGCCGGCTGAGCATGATGCTGAAGTCCTTGGTGAAGCAGCAGATCATCTCCGCCTACACGGGTGTCAAGGCCAACGTGGCTGCGGACGATCCGACGGTGGCTGAGGTGGTGGCCTACTACAGCCCGGTGTTCCCGTTGCTGTACATCACCCTTGAGTTCCACCTCCGGGCAAGTTTGTAAGAATCGACCGCCCTGGGAGGAGGACCCCCCCAGGGCGGTCCTCCTCTCAGTCCCCCTTCTGGGGGTGCAGCCTCCAGTAGATCCGTTCCAGGAAAGGTTACCTGATCTCGAAGATTCGGGGCTGGCCCTCTCCCGATACGTTCACCAGTGGGGGGTTTTCCCCAGCAAAGACCATTTTGAAGCGGTGAGTGTGACCGCAGAGCTGGAGAGTGGGCTTCCAGGAGGACAATGGGGGGCGGAGGGCTTTCTTCGACAGGTCATCCCAGCCCATGCAGTAGTTCAGGAAGTCGAATTTTGGGTTGTGCCCGTACATGCACATGGACGGGGTGGGGGATGTGTGTGTCATCACCACTATGCGGTTTTGTCCCGCTTCCCGCAGGTGGGAGTGCAAAGTGTTTTGGCACAGCTCAAACAGCTCATCCGAGGTCAGGTCCATCCTCTCACCCAGCTCATGCCTGGTCCAGGCGTCCGTTTTGCTCTGGGCCTCCTGGAAAGAGATAGGCGCCCAGCCTTCTGGGTCGATGAGGGGGGTAGATCCCATCCCCCAAAGTGACCCGTCAAACCACCCCAGGTTCCCCACGAAGGTCACGCCGTCGATGGTGACGGGGGCGTAGTCCAGGACCTGAATGCCGTCGGCACTCACTAGGGAGTGGGCCTCCTGGGCATATTGGCTGATCGGACCCCGCAGGTCCTCCAGGTCGTTGTTCCCGATGACCCAGAGTTTGTGGGGGATCGGAAGCTGCATGATCTTGGAGAGTACCTCACCCCGGTACTGGTTTTCGGGGGAAGGTTCCGCCAGGTCCCCTCCCAACAGGAGGACATCGATTTGGTGGTCTCTGGCCTCTTTGCCTGCCCTCTGGACAGCCTTCATCCCCCAGGTTCCCCACTTCCCATGGTGGAGATCGGACAGCGTCATGATCTTCATCTGGTTCTCCGTGCCCGCCACCGTATGCACCCAAAGAGAATTCTTGGCTACCTACCTTCAGATACGAGAAAGCCCCTGCCAGGGTACTCTGGCAGGGGCTTTCTCCGTTGGGTCAGATGTTGGGGGTCAGCCCACCTTCTCCGTCCCCAGGGACTCCTTCCGCAGGTTGGCACATTCGGTGCGGACGGCCTGGAGGGCCTTGCGGACTCGGGTCCCCGCCGCCTTCTGCCCCATGTCCACCTTGTCGGCGTCGGGGAGGGTGTTGGTCAGCAGATTGATCAGGTTCTCGATTTGGGTGCGCATTGGTTCTCCTGTGGCTGGTGGTTTTTGCCCCAGCTTGTTTGGGCGTCGGCCCGTGGGGGCTATACCCGCCTCAGGGAAGTTTGTTACCCCCCTTCAGCGCTCCCAGACCTTTTTTCTGGATGTGGTCGGGGGGTCGAGGTTCGGTAGGCCTGGCCGGGGGACGTGGGTCCATGTCTCACCTTTCCAGATCTTGGTGATGGTGGAGGGACAAACCCCATAGCGTCGAGCCAGAGCACGGATCTTGATGCCTTTCATAATGGCTTTGCAGATGGGTTCGATGTCCGCCTCAGTCAGCCGGGATGTGGGTCGGGCACTCCCTCGGGTCTTGGGGATCGGGGGAGGGGCTCCCAGGTGGGACCACGACCTCCCGTTGGCGATTTTGCAGATGGTGGAGGGACTGACTTTGAACTCGGCAGCTAGGGACATCTGGAGTTCACCCGCACATACCCGTTCCCGGATAGCCTGTACTTCGGCCTCAGAGAGTTTCGAGCTGGGGTGAGCCTCACCGGGAGGCTGTCCTGTTAGGAGCCGCCTCATCAACTTTCATCCTGGGTGCTCTCTCATTCAAGTCAAGTAGCCGGATCTCGATTGCGGGCCTATAGCCCACACAAGTGTGAGCGGAGAGCCTTTGTGCCCTCACCATACCCCTCGTGGAGGACTGAGATGCCGAACCTTGACAACAACCCCCAGAACGGGCTCCAGGGGACTAGCTACGTCTATGATTTCGGGACCTCCCCGAACACTAGGACGGCCGTTTCCCAGAAGGTGCGCCTTCTGACCCCTGCCTATGGGGATTCGACCGCTCTCCACCAGATGGGCGTGGTCTCCAGCTTCAACCCGAACGAGAGTCGTACCGTAGAGCCGGTTCGGGGGGTCGGCTTCGGTGATCAGGTGGCCGAGCTGGTCCCGTCGGTGACCGAGCCCATGAGCGCCAGCTTCGAGAGGGCTCTCATGTACCTGAGCAACCTCTGGCAGGCCACGGGCTACGCCTCTGGCGTGGATGGCCCGGTCCGGTCGCTCAAGCACCACAAGTGGCCGTTCGATATCGAGCAGCAGCTCGTGTTTTCGACCCTCGTGGATGCGGATCTCCAGGTTGCTAACGTTGGGCGTTCCGGTACCCCTGGTCAATTCGATGGCGGTGTCTCGGCCATCGGTTTTCCCCAGGTCACTCCGGACAACTCCAACTTCCCGGGCGACAACCGTGGGCACAGCGCCGTTATCACCATCTACGAGGCGTGTTGGTTCACGACGTGGAGCACGACCTTCGCCAAGGATAGCGGCATGATCATGGAGTCTGGGGATGTGATGATTTCCGACGTCCACGATTTTGCTAGCGTTTACGGAGAGTTCCTGGCAACCGGCAATGACCCCACTATCGGTCAGCTCGGGTCTATCCGGTTCTCGGAGAATGCCATCGAGGCTGGCAACCCGTTCGCCTCTTCTGTTCAGGTAGGTGGCGGTGTCGGGGGTGGTGGGGCGATCAGCCTGAACGTGTAAATCAGCACTTCCTCACTCTCACCCGGTAGAGTAGGCTAAGGCCCCGGTAAGGGGCCTGAACCTGGAAGCAGCCGGGTTGGCCTAAGACGCTACGGATAGATGAGAACCGACTTTTTGTGCTGATTTCCTCTCCTTTTTTGGGGGTGGGGAAGATGCGTCACGCCAGATCGTCCGACGCCGAATGAGCTGTCCAGGCCAGGCCATGCTGCTTCTCTGTATACGATTCATCGTGAAGAGGGAAGCTGCACATGTCGATCAATTTGCAAGCCCTGGAGCAGGCTCTCGCCGCAGTCGAGGAAGTCGGTAAGGGCGAACTCTCCTTTGAGATCAACAACACCACCATGACACTTCGGGTTCTCATGCCCGAGGAAGAGGTGGAGGTGCAGAAGTATGCCGCTGTGGCTCTCAACTCCGGTGAGGAGGGGGAGCAGCACACGGCGATGGCTTTTCTGGACCGCTTCAAGACGGCGATCATCTCTTACGCTCTGGTCGAGATCGATGATCTAGACCTGCGGGATGCGGAGTTCATCGAAACCGGAGAGAAGCTACCCAACGGTAAGATCGTCAAAATCCCCAAGGCCGAAGCCCTCCAGAAGATCATCCGGGGGTGGACCCGGCATCTTCTGATTGGGGTGTTTCGCAAGTATGCAGAGCTGCTGGCGAAGGTCGAGAAGGTTGCGGAGGACTCCATCGAGTTTGAGCCCGTGGATATCGACACCGAGATCCAGAGGCTTGAGGAACGCTTGGCAGAGTTGCGGGAATCCAAGGAGGCGGAGGCCTCCGGGATTCAGGACCCGTTCACCAACCGTGTCCATCGGATGGCAGAGATGAACGGGGTGGAGCGCCCGGACCCCTCCCAGACCACCGCTGAAACCGCAGATCCCGATGAGGAAGAGCCTCTGGACGATTCCGATGAGGATGGGTTCATCCCTTTCGTTCCGGAAGCTCATCCCTCGAAGGCTCGCCAGCGGATCGTTCCCACGCAGGCGCCTCCTCCGCAGGAAGCCCCAGCTCCCCATCCGAAGAAGGAGACATCGGGGAGCCCCGTTGATCTGCTCCCTGAGTTCCAGGAGTCCTTTGTGGATACCGGGGATACTGACGGTTTGGCTGCTGCAGTGGCCGCAGAGAATGCCCGTCAGTTGAAGCGGAGGGCTCAGGCGGGACTCTCCCTGCACAACGCTTTGAACCCCGACGGTTCGGCTCTGACTGCCGCACACCAGCAGGGGTTGGGGAGGAGAACCCCCCCTCATCTGGCGGCCCAGTACGCCGACCGAGATGTTCGTCCCCAGGAGCAGTTGACGGAGGCCATTCGGGAGGCTCAGCATCGCAAGGTTGGGACCATCGGGGATGCCCCCGTGTTCAAGCCTGAAGACCCCGTGGTGTTGGAGAGTGTCTCCACAGATGGTCAGGGTCCCGGGAGGGTGGCGGTCAACCCGTCCACGAGCGGTAGCCTGAATCCCCGGTTCCGCCGGGGAACCCCCCGACGCTGAGGGGTAACGTGACATGCTTCCTCCGACGACCGCAGAGCAGCGGAAGATCCACTACTCAGACGTAGAGGCTCTTCTGAATCCTGGGTTCCTCTCCCACGCCATCACCGTGAGGGGGACTCGGTTTTGCTTGCGGACGTTGAGCCCCGGTGATTTGTTTCTGCTCAGAAACAGGGCCAACGGCCTCTCCGACAAAGAGTGGCAACGGTGGGCTATCGCCTCCTGCATCTGGATGGTAGACGGGTACAACCTCCTAGGGGAGGGGAACCACGTCCCTCGTCTGTATCGGATGGTCCGCCGCTTGCCCTCCCGAGCCCATCGCATCTTGTACAACACAATCCTCGGGTTGTTCTCCCGAGCGGAGAAAGCTGCCGAGGGTGTCGAATCCTACATCTACGAGGACGCCGCCCGTTCCAAGTGGAGAATGATGGGGAGGACTGAGTTCCCTCACCATCTGGGTGTGCCAGGAGCTGTAGGTTTGGGGGTCAACTTCATCCAGCAGATCTGGATGGCGTTCAACATGGTGGAGGACGACAAGCAGACGGCAGACCAGCAGTGGGAGGGGTTCAAGCTGGTCGCCTCCACCCAGGCTCCCAAGGGAATCCAGAAGATCGATACCAAGGACAAGCAGCGGCACCGAGAGGAACAGGCTCGCCGCCAGTCTGTCATGGATCGGTTCTACTACTATCGTGTGGGGAAGGTAGATAGAGAGGGTTACCTCAAGGACAAGAACCGTGATCTCATTGGCGCCGTCATCCACCAGCCCAAGAGTCCTGACCAGCTCTCGGACGAGTACCGCCGCTGGGTTGATGGCGACATGGATCAGCACGACATGATTGTCGAGTCGTACAAGAACCAGATCATGGCTCGCCGGGCGGAGGAAGATCGTCAGCGGGAGGCCCGTCGTGCGGCCCTACATCGGGAGATCGAGCGGCGAGAGGCAGCGGACATGGAGCCCTTGTCTCTGGTGGCCTACAGTCCTGCCCAGCTCCAGCAGATCCTGGCTGAGCGTAACGTGGGCCAGCCCCGGGGTCGCCGGATCTACGATGATCAGCAGGCCAAGAACGAGAGGTACATCAACAACTTCCTGGTCAAGGAGCAGAGGCGGGGGGCGGTCCAGAAGACTGCCGATGGCCGGTATGCCGACGCAGACCCCCATGCTGTCGAAAGGCACGACCAGATCCAGAACTCGTTGGAGAATCGGAAGGTTCAGTTCGGGGCACCCCCTCAGCCACAGGGTGTCCCTGTACCACCTCCACAGCCCGAGCTGAATCACCCTAATCCGCAGGTTCGGGCCTACCTCCAGCAGCAGAGGAGGATGGCCGAGGAAGCGGGTGTCGAGAACCTGGTGAACCCGGAGATCTTCGGGGTCCAGCGTGGAGGTAGCCGCTAATGAGTAACCAGGAAACCGTCATTCGGCTGATTGCAGATCTTGAGCTTGCCGGGGCCGATGCCGTCGCCAAGCAGATCAAGAAGGTCATGGCGTTTGACGACCGGGACTTCCTCTCCAAGTGGTCCCGGGTCCAGAAGAAGGCTGAATCTACATTCGGTCAAACCATCGGGGATGCCCTCCGCACGGGGTTTTCGGGCAAGAATCTTCGGGGGTTGACGGACACATACACTAAGCTCTCCAGGCTGATCGAGGAAGCTCAGAAGGATGGGGCTACCAAGGCTGCCAAAATTCAGGCTCAGGCCATGGAGAAACGGTTCAAGGCTGAGCAGCGGCAGCTAGCTCGTATCAATCAGCGGCGGAAGGACGCTTTGCAAGCAGCTCAGGGGTACCGAGGGGTTAGCGGTCTCCTCGGGGCGGGTGCTCACGGCGCCAAGGGGCTGTTCGAGCAGCTCAGGGGGGGAGATTTCTCTGGTGCCATCAAGGGGGTGGGGCAAGGGGTCCAGGCGGCTGGGGGAGCAGCAATCAAGGCAGGGTCCAAGGGAAGCGGAGGGTTTGCCAAGGCGTTGGGTGAGGTGGGTGGCCTTTTGTCTAAGCTCGGTCCCTACATCTTGGCAGTGGGGGCCTTGGTGGGCTCCGTAGCAGCTTTGGTGGCCATTTTCATCTCGGCAGAATCCCAGATGAAGCAGTTGAACCGGACTATTCTGGAAAGCGGGATAGCTGGGGCTGAACTAGGGAGTGTGTTCGACGACGTAGGCAAAAAAATCGCCGATGTGCGAAGGACATTTACCGCAGGGGAAGGGGCCTTTGCCTTCAACAACATCTGGGGGACAACCGCTAAGGACCATTTGGTGATCCTTGGTGCCTATGCTGATGCGGGGAAGACTCTGAGGGAGATGAGGGCGGAGGCTGCGGGATTCAATGATGAGATGGAGAGGTTGCGGGAGTATACCCAATCCGCTCTGGCTTATTCAAAGCTCCTGGGGGTCTCTGCACAAGACATGGCCGGGAATATGGGGTCGTGGATGGAGGACCTGGGGGCTGACCTTCAGTACATCAACGAAGGATTGTCCGGAGTTACGATGGCTGCCAAGGAGTCTGGGTTCGGAGTAAAGCGATTCTACGGCATGATTCTTCAGGCCACATCCGGAATGGGCATGTACAACGTCCGTCTTGAAGAGGCCGGTGGTTTGCTCATCCGTCTTGGTCAGGTTCTCGGTGCTAAGACGGGCGGTGATTTTCTTCAGCAGCTTACCAAGGGGTTTGCTGGGGAGTCCATGCAGGACCGTTGGAAGAGGGACATGCTCACTAGGGGGAGCAAAGGCATTTTCACTAGGTCTGCTGAGGCTACCGGAACGGATTTCATCTCGAAACTCAGAACCATGCAGGATAAGGGGGCACAGGCCCGAATTATGGGTCTCCTCGGTTTTTCGGACTTGGATACTGCAACGGGAGCCGGTCTATCCAAGAGACTTGGGAGTATGGGCCGTAAGCAGAGAGAAGGCTTGCTGGCTAGTATGCGTCTTACGGGACAGCACGACCTAACTCGCTCCCTTACGAATTTGATGGACGTTGCCGAGGGTGCTGTAGGTGGTCGGGGTGCTAGGGCTGTCCGGATGGGGTCTCTGGACATGGGTGGAAAGTTGGCAGCCAAGATGGCTCACGGACAAACTATTATCGGAAAGCCACTCCACATGATGAACCCCCGGGAGATGATGGGGTTTGAGGGTGTGGCTGGGGTTACGGGTGAGGAGAGGGAGCAACTTTTGCGGATTTCAGAGGCCATGTATGGCAACTGGAACACTCTTAGGAAGATGGAGGGTAAGCAGGTTACTCCGGAGCAGCAGAGAGAGCAGGCTAAGGCGTTCGGGGCTGCTATTGACGATCAGGGGCGTGTCTTGGCCGCTTCGTTCAATGAAAGCACCGGAGAGATCGAGTGGGGTACTAGCAGCCTCAAGAGCCTGGAGGACTATATTCAGACCCAGGGTCAGGTGTTTAAGGAGGCCGCACAGCAGGCGGTACCTGCCGACATCAAGTTGGCGGCAGAGATCGCCGCCAACACTACGGATATTGCGTCTCTTCTGGAGAGAGGCGTGGAGTATTGGCTGGAGCAGATCTATACCTCGGTAGAGCGGATCTCATCTTGGATGGGTGGACTTAGCGGCGGTGAGAAAGCTGAGAGGGAGAGGATTGTTTCCGGATATACCCGTGAGATTAGAGACATGAGGGCGAAGGAGCGGGGTATTTCCCAGGAGATGAGTGAACTTCGTAAGGAAATGAACGCTTCCTCGGGACCCGACAGAGAAAGGGCGCAGGCAGCCTTGAAGGTTAAAGCTGAGGAGCTTAGGGTTCTCCGTGGCCGTAAGGCGGTCAAGGAGGAGCATCTGCGGGAAGCTCAGAGCTATAACAAGAGCGGGTGGTTTACGGACAAGGGGGCTAGTGAGCTGAGGAGGGATATTGAGGCTGGTGTGGGTCCCAAGAGTATCGAAAAGGCTCTCCGTGGGAAAGCTGGTATGTCCAAGGAGCAGATCTCCGCTATCAAGAAAAAAGGCGTGCAGAGAATGCTTCTTCGGGAGGGGGTGGGGTCCGAAGAAGAGCTGGTTGCTCGTCAGTCCCAGGCACGGGAAAGGCACTTTGGGCTGCTGGCAACCGTGGGTTTGGGGGCTCAGGGGGGTAGGGGGGCCAGTGTTGGCACTGCGCCAATGTCCGGTGAGGACATGATCAAGAAGGCCCAGGAAGATGCTTTGATGGCTTATGGGAGGGAGGACTGGCGTCGAACCCAAAGGCTTCATGGGAAGGGCGGGGAAGCACCCAAGGCTATTGGGGAGGAGTGGCGAAAGCAGGCCACAATGCTGACTGCGGAGAATATGGCTACCCAGATGGCGGCAGGACTCTCCGGAGTTGAGACAGGACTCCTCCGGGACGATTTTTTGGGTTTGGCAACCCAATATCGGGAGTCGGGGGAGATGCCTGCAGAGATTGCTAAGCATCTGGACACGGTTGTCGGCGGTAAGTCCGTCCGTGAGAAGTTCACGGAGATGGGCCTCCCCGTGTTTGAAGCTGCTGGTGTGGCACAAGATTACCTAATGCACATTGGTAAAGGTGGTGTGTACGGACAGAGGATTAGCACTCAGGATGATGTGCAGGTGGTCGCTAGCAAGGCTGGTGGTCCGCTAAGTCGAGGCGGGGGAGGGGGCGGTGACGTGTACATCAACTACCACGAGTACGCCAGCCCCCACGGGTGGACCCAGAACCAATCTAAGCTCAAGCGGGTCATGGCCGGAAGAGTGGGGTGATGTAGATGTCGAACCGAGCCCGCACCCCAGTCTTCAGCTCGGCCTTCCGTAGCCCGGAGGACGAGTTTGACCCCAATCAGGGGATCCGTCCTGTGGTGTTCGACATTCTGGCCCCGGACCAGGAGACATCCATTCTCCCGGATGGGGTCAAACTGGTGCTGCATGTCAACCCTAGCTCGATGACGGTGAGCTACTCCAAGGTTATTGAGAGGATTCAGACCAAGGGAGGGTGGGTCGAGCAGCACTGGGGGGACGGAGTCCGGACTATCAGCTTCAACATGGCAACTGGGGGATTCAAACGCCTGTATTCGGGGCTGAGCAACGTGACGGGGGGAGGGGGCCTCGACATCGGAGGAACCCGGAGGGAGACCATTGCTTACGATAAGTACCTGGACATCCGAGCGCTGTTCCACCAAAACGGCGCCGTGTATGACCAGTCCGGCCAGATCGCATTCCAGGGCATCATCAAAGTAACTTTCGATGGGGGCATCTACTACGGATGGTTTTCTACGTTCGGTGTGGAAGAGGTGGCGGATAAACCTTACATGTTCAACCTCACGGCAGAGTTTACGATCAGCCACGAGGTGTTGAGGCTTCGATCAATGCCATGGAATCCGCCAGCCCGTCAGTCTATCGGGGTGACGGGGGAGGGCACGGTGCAAGGCCTCCGCAGCCTGTCCGGCGAGATTTTGTCTGTGATTCCGGGCGAGGGGCCGGGAAGCGGCCGAGTGGTGCGTCGAGACGCCATTCGAGATGTGGCCCAGGAGCTGGTGCCGTTGGATGAGCAGGGGAGGCCGGTGGAGTAAACCATGACCATCGTTAGCGGCAATGCCAGTCGGTTTCGGGGCCAGTCGAACCCCTCTATTGGGAATTCGGGTAAGGCCAAGGTGGTGGACGACAAGGCTATCCGAAATCCGCCTCCTCCCCTAGCTTACGAAGGTTTGCAAGTCGGGCCTGGGTTGACCGTTGAGTACGAGCCCAACGTCACCATCCCGGTGGATGGGGCTAACCAGCTCCTGCGGAGCCTGTCTCCTTTCATCTTCCGCATCGAACCTCCGTTCGTGTTCGCCAACGATCCGGCGTTCACGGATCAGACGAACGACAAAGGGATCGGGACGTTTTCCAATGCTCTGCGGAGTAGCCAGGGTTTTGGGTCGGCTCGGGGGGCCATCGGCCGTCAGTTCGCCTTCGGAAGTTTGGGGGCCCCCGCCACCTCGGTGGAACAGTTCGTCTCGAAGTCGGGGGACGCTCAGGCGAAGGGGGGGGATGACCCCGATGGTCTGTTCCTGGTAGATGGGACGCCTCCTGACTCTTTGGGAAAGCCCGCCATCACCGATATGTTCACCGCTGTGGATATTGCCATGCAGCTTCAGGCTGCATTGAACACCCCTCCACTGGTACTGCTAATCAATCCGCAGTCTCTGAGCATGTCGTTCACGAAGCTCCAGCAGTTCCAAGATCGGACCCGGTTTGGGTACGTGTTCCAGGCTTGGGGAGAAGAACAGCCCACACTGAGTATCAGCGCCCGTTGCGGGGCGTTTTATTCGGGGGGGCGGGGGGTCCAGCTTGCCAGCCGGCGGGACTCTGCGTCTTGGCAGAACTTGATGAATGCTTTGACGTTTTACCGGAACAACGGCTACATCTACGACACGGTGGGCAAGAGCAACGCTAACCACTTCGTTGGGGTGATCAGCATCCATTACGACGGGTGGATCTACTACGGTAACATGGAGAGCTTCAGCTACACATACGAAGAGGCCAACCAGCTCGGAGGGGTGGTATTCGAGATGGAGTTCAAGGTCTCCACGATGGTAGATGCCTCCCAGTCCAACTTGGTGGTGACCCCCATGCGGGCCCCTACAAGGAGCCTGTCGGATTTTCGGTTGGCCCAGCGCCAGGACCTGAACCGGGAGGGGGCTCTTAGCGTCGGGCTTGGGGGTACTGTGGACGACCGCTTGTTCGGGTCGACCAAGCCTCAGGCTTGGTCGACGGATCAGACCACTGGTGGCAAGGGATCCGGTGTCTCTCAGGGGACGCCACTTCCTCCCGCCAGGGGGAGGTCCGGTTTTACGGCCGTCCCTGCCACGGAGGTAGCGGCGCCCCCCACCCTGGCGAGTAGACCGGAGCCGTTCGGCCGATGAGCATCGAGAATCGCCCATACGTTGGCACTTGGCGACTGGACAGCCGGGAGCTGGTGCAGCATACCCCCGATGCTCTGGTGTACATCAACGGGGATACCACGTTGCCGGGGTGCCCAAAGTGCAACGGTAGGATCGACATCCAGAGGTTCATCACCGAGGTGTCGGTGGATGCGGGTACTGACCCGGGGTCGGCATCGGCCAACTTCACTTTGTCCATCCCTTTGCACCACTCGGACAGTTTTGCCCGGGATGCCAAGTTCATCCTGACCCCTGGTCTCGAAGTTCACATCTACATGCGGGGTTATTTCCCCGTGAAGGGGTTGTTTCACAATCTGGCGGAGCCACAGGTGAAAGCGGGTCTTGGGGTAGCAGGGGAGGCAATGACCCTTTCGCCACCTGCCCAGTTTTCTGGACAGAAGTCTGCCAAGGGGGGTAGCGGGCGCTATGGGAGGGAGGCCCTGTTTGGGTCTAGGGGAATTGCAGAGCTGCGGGAGTATGGGTACTTGGAGCCGGGGAAGAGCCCCCCCTATATGACAGAAAAGTGGACGACGGAGACTGGGGTCAGCCGCCAGCAGTTTGCGAGCAACCTCGATAAGACCGCCGCCTCCATGAGCACTTTGCACCAGTACCTGGAGCAGCAGGGCTATACGAACGTCAACATTAGGGCTACCGGAAACGGGGGGGTGTCCGCCCGGGGTCATGTGGAGAATTCGGCCCATAACACTGGGCAAGCCGTTGATATGTACGTTACGTCCAATGGCAAGGCCGTGGATCGCACTGTGGTGTGGGCGTCGATGCAAAGGCTTCAGCGGACGGGGCACCTTCCGCCCGGTGGGTCTGGCATGTATCTCAAGGGGGGCCAAGAGCCAAACGCTAATCCCCAGTGGAGCGATGTCCCCCACATGGACCACCGAAGCCAGCGCAAGTGGGTCTGGGTCGGGGGTGAGAACCAGTCCGGCGCTCAGCGGCAGGCGTGGTTCTCTGCTTTGGAGGGGCGGGTGGCAGAGCTGCCTCCGCCGAATGGATCGGTGCAACCCTGGAATGAGCACTTGGGGGATTTCAGCCCTCAGCCCCCAGCCTCCAACACCGAGTTGGAGGACTCTGGTGAGCCTTCTGGGGGGGATCTGGTGCCTGTTCGTCCCTTTGGGGTTGGCGCAAATGGTTCTCTCCTGGATCAGTACGGGCTGGGAGGAAAGGGCATCGAAAATCTGCTGAGCTACCCCTACTACCACGTTTTCCACGGGGTGGTTACTCAGGTCGCTCATTCTTGGTCGGGGGGCGTCAACACGGTGACGGTCAACGCCGTCTCGATGTTGCACTTCTGGCAGTACCACACTATCTCGACCAATGCCTCCATCTTCGGAGCTAGGCCCTCCAACTCGAAGCTCAAAACTTCGATGGTGGGTCACAATTTTACGGGGATGCACCCCTATCAGATTATGTACACCCTACATCACGACATGGTTGGAGCTGCGGGCGGCGTTGGCTGGGCCATGTCGTCGAAGTCCAACCAGTCGGCAGTTTCTGAGGTGGCCGGAGAGTCCTTGTTTAGCCTGAACATTCGGTACTGGGAGAAGCGGTTCGCCCAGCGGATGGTCAAGCTGAGGATGCACGGCGCCAGCGGGGAGCTGTTTTCGGCTGCCCAGAGCACGTTTCTCGGCCGTAACAGCACAGACTCCCTCAAGCAGCTTGTCAGGTTCCGGTTTTCCGATCCCAGCTCCCGGAAGGGTCGGGCTAAGGAGATCATGGAGGACGCTGTCAGTGTGGGGCTGTTCAACCAGAGGAAACTGGAAGCTCTCCTGTTCGCTCGGAACACGAGCGGTAACTCCAATTCCAAGGGCGGTACCAAGTTCGAGCTTAACCTGGCAGAAATGCAGGCGTTTGTCAGTGATATTGGCAATTGGGGAACCCCTGCCATGTTCGAGTCGGTGTACGGGTCCAAGCTCGACATCGCCCAGGCGGTTATGGAAATCACGGGGTTTGAGTTTTACCAGGATGTGGATGGGGATTTCGTCTTCAAGCCCCCGATGTACAACCTGGATACCTCCAGTTCCAGGATCTACCGCATCGAGGACGTCGACATCATCTCGATCTCTACAGACGAGAAGGAGCCTCAGGCCACCTACGCCACTGTCAAAGGCAGCCAGTTCAAGAACCTTCAGGGGACGGGGGTCGAGAACGAGTGGGGTGTTCGAGGTCAGTACATCGACTACCGTTTGGTGGCTCAGTTCGGGTGGCGCCCAGCCCCATTTGAGACGGCCTACTTCAACGACCCCAAGTCGATGTTTTTCTCGGCAATTAACCGCCTGGACATTTTGAATGCCCCGAGCAAGGCAGCTCAGGTAACTATCCCGGTCCGCCCCGAGTTGCGGCCCGGATACCCTGTGTACATCAAGTACCTAGATGCTTTTTACTACTGCAACGGGTTCAGCCACAGCCACAGCGTGGGGGGGCAGTGTACCACCAACCTTCAGCTCGTGGGCAAGCGGGCGAAGTTTTACGCCCCCGGGCGTCCCGAAGGGACGGGTATCGACGCTATCGATCTGGCAAACACCGTCCTCCCACCCCGCCCTTTGCATGTGGCTGATATGACGGGCCATCCCCGTCTGGCGGGATTCCCGAACGTAGTTATGGCCCTCGACCCTTACGCCATCAACCCTCTGTTTTGGGTGGTGGGCGCAGACATCGAGCGGCTGGATGACCCTGTTGTCCTGCGGAATATCCTCCAGATGGGCAGCCAGAAAGGAATCGGTCTGGTAGCGGACCAGGGGGATGGCCGGTACACACTGACCTTGCCCACCAAGGAATCGGGAGGTGAGACGAAAGCCACCACGGTTGAGTTCTACCTGTCGGACGACACCCGTCTGCCCGAAGAGGTGGCCGCCAAGGGGGCTACGAAACGCTCAGGGACGCCTGGAGTTGTGCCCAAGACGACCATCGACATCATCGCTGCTGGAGAGGCTTACGCCAAGAGGCAGCGGGCAGCCGGTCAGAAGATTGAAGCCAAGCAGAAGAGCCTAGTCGCTCTCCAGGGCGAGGTGAACTCGCTGACCAGTTCAATCGCCAGGGCGGGGGATGGGTCGAAGAAGGCTGCCCTGCTGGAGAAGAAGAGGGCCAAGCTGGCAGAGATTCGGGGTGTCCTCCGAGAGGTGGAGGCCGTTAGGGCCGAGACCGAGGCCTCGTTTGGGCAGGACACTGGAGACGGGGTCTACCAGCTCCAGTTTCTCATCAAGGCCATCGGGGAGAGGTACTTCCTTTCGGGTGGGCAGGACCTCCGCCGTATCCCAGAGACTCATGCCCTGCTGGACATGCTGTCCGAAAAGAAGGCGAGCCTCAGCAATGGGACTCAGCCTGGGCAGTACCGCTACTACTCCGCCTCTCATCCCGACCCGCAGCACCAGGGGCAGGAAATCGTCGAGTACAGCAATCCTCCGGACGGAACCACCCCTACGCTCAAGAGGAAGAACAGCTTCCTCGACCCGGAATGGCAGGGGACAACGGTTACCGGATTCGTGCGGACTCCTTCGGCAGTAGTTCCGGGGACAGTGAAGCCGGAGGCCACTCTGGGAGAGGTGCAGCCCACTCGGGGAATCCGGGTGCTGACGGCAAACCCCGCTAGGCCGAATGGGGAGATCGTCCCCACGTCTCAGATCCGAGAGTTGATGTTCTCGGTCCAGGACATGACCCAGACCAAGGGCACCACGGATACTGGGGCAGCCAGCAAGCCGGTGACCTTGGGTCCAGGGGTGCTCCTCCGCCTTAAGCAGCGACTGAACCCCAAGTCCGTCAAGAAGGAGCCTTCGGGGGACCAGACCACCCAGGAGTTCTATCGGTTGGCGTGGTCTTCGATCCTAGCGGACTTCACCGTGGCCTCGGTGGCTGCGGATAGGATGGCCCGGGAGCTGGACTCGGGAAAGACCCTTCCTTTGCCCCAGACGCTCCCCGCACTTCCGGACTCCGTGGTTGTCAGCAAGGGGTCGTTCCTGGAGATCGGGGAAGTTCTGAGCAACTACCGTCTGGACGACACTCGCATTGCCGGGGTAATCCCTGTCACGGGAGGCCCGCCGCAGCTCTTCTGGTCATCCGACCAGAAGAGCCTGGGGGGGAAGTGGGGGAAGAAGACAATCCGGGATCTCCTGACGTTTGTCGGTGAGAAGCTGGCCGAGTCTCTGTTCCAGGACCTGACCCGTATTCGGGGAGCCTGGGTACAGGCCATCAAGGAAGCCGGGTACGAAGACGCCCACTCTGAGAGGATCTTTGCCGAGTTCAACGCTGTGTTGGCTGCCCGGTGGAAGGTGGATGTGCTGGCCCACAGCTCAACCCGGGAGAAGAAGCAGTCGACCATTCGGAGGAAAATCCACAGCCCCGTGTTCCCGGTGTCCGATGCTCAGGGGTACGAGGTCGTCGGGTCCTACCGCTATGGGCGTGGGGTGGACATCGAGCCGGGAGGCGTTTGGGATTCCCTACACGCTCAGGATCCACTTCAGTTCTTGGACCGGAAGACGGTTGAGGACATCGTGGACGGGATTATCTCCGGTAAGACTATCACGGTGGAGCAGGAGAAGGAGATCAACGGAGGCAAGAAGGTCCGGGTGCAGATCCCCCTTAGCGGCAAGGCTGCCACGACGGACGTGGAGAGGAGGGCCTTGGCGCAGCTCCGCCGGAATTTGACGGACAAGCAGATCCTTGACCTGGGCCTTGCCGTCCCCAATTCTCAGGACCCCTCTTTGCTCCAGCTTAATCTGAGCAACTGGTTTGCGGACGGGAACAAGGAGGGCATCCACAAGCTGCCGGTCAACAACGCTGCCTTCACCCTGGCGGACTTGAGCTACCAGCAAGACGGGCGAGTCTGCTCTTGCAAGGCCGCTGAAGCTGACCTGTTGCTCGAAGCCTTCGTGGATTCCAACTTCTTGCAGTTCGCCCAGCCCGGGGTGCAGATTCCGAAGGGGTATGGGACTGGTGAAGAGGACAGAGCCACTCAGTTCCTGACCAACCAGGCCATGTTCAAGTCGGTGGCCTGGCAGCAGCGCCAGGATGCCTTGCGGGGGGCTGCGATGGAGCGCCCTGCGGGTAGCCTCATCTCGACCTTCCAGAACCTCGGTAACGCCGTGGTCCAGGGGGCCACCGGGGAATCCGCTAGGCAGAGAGCTGCTTTGACTCAGTACGAGCAGGCCAAGGCCCAAGCCAAGCTGGCAGAGCAGGGGGTTACCCAGGCGTTCGACAATCTGTTCGGGGAGGATTGATCGATGTCTAACGGAGGACAGCGTAGGCCGGTCAATGCCCTTTCGGTGATCACCTCGGCTATGGTCCGAAACTCGTCGATGTTCGCTCAGGCGATGATCGATAAGGCTGATTCTGAGACTCAATGGGGGCTTGGGATTGGGCGGGTAGTCGAGATCGATTACGAAGAGCTGTTCTGCACTCTTCAGATTCTCGTTGGGGCCAGCGGGGATGCCGAACGAGTCCCCATCCCCCTGACGTTTCCGGGGGCAGGGCATCGCCATTTCTTTGGCACCCTCCCCCAGGTGGGGGACTACTGCGTCGTGGGCTGGATGCCCCAGGAGTCGTCCCACGACCGCAACCGTACCCCTGTCATCCTGAACTGGGTTGTCCCCGGAGTCTGGCCCGGTCGAGAGTGGATGACCACGTCCAACTTCACCGTGGACGAGATGGATTTCGGGAGCCAGTACGAGCACGATGTGGTTGGGGGGGTGCTCCCCCGCATCCGGCACAAGCTCCGGCATATGCAGCCGGGGAACGTGGTCGCTAGTTCTGCTCAGGGGGCGGATCTGGTGCTGGATGAGGGTGTCCAGCTCGCCAACCGTCGGGGGAATGAGTTCCGCCTTCGAGACCAGGACCAAGCGGCGATACTCCGAGCCCTTCAGCGGTTCGACGCTCTTGCAGGCACCCGAACCTACAGTGGGATGGTTCAACGTGACGCCACACTCCTCGCTACCCAGATGTTTTCCGACGGGAAAGTCTGGGATGGGAAGAGGGTCCTCCTGAATGGCCGTCCCCTCTCGGAAGGGGAGCTGGATGCCGACTCCTCGGAGCCCGCCGGCTATCTCACCCCCGCTCGGGTGTTCGGCCGGAAAGCGGACGCCGATGGCAACCTTGGGGATACGGGGCTGTCGTTCAGCGACAATATCGATCCGTTCCTGTTTCTAACCCGGGGTGGGTACACGGACAAGACGGGGATGGGGGAAGACCGGACCCACCAGTCGGATTCGGTCTACGGGGGCAAGCCCGTGTTCCGGGTGGCCGCCCAGAACTCGAAGAACGCCGTCCTCGACCCGAAGATCCCTACTCTCACCGAGCACCGCATCGAGGTGAGTCACACTTCGGATGGACGTCTGCCAGTCACTGAACAGACGGACATGTTCGATGCGGATCGCCTCCCCCCCACGGATTTCGAGGCCCCCGGAGGATCTCCGAATACTCCGTTCATCGAGTGGGTGTTGGGTTCGGTGGTTGGGAACAACCCCTTCAGCCCCATTGGGCGGCAGGCATACGGCCGGCCTCTGGTAGCTCGCATCTTCGATGGGGACATCCCGAATCCCAGACTGGACCCGGTAGACTTGGCAGTGGAGGCGGATGCGGGGGCGAATCCAGAGCCCATTGAGAACCACTCCGCCACGTTGTTCCAGCTCTACCCCCTGGACAAGGGCCGCCCCACGTTCTGGTCCGTCAATAAGAAGGGACAGCTTAAAGGGTTCATCGGAGGGCCAGCCAAGGAGAACTCTGTCGAACTGGCATTGGCTGGGGGGTTCAAGTTCAAGGTCAGTGGGGCCCTCCAACTCATGTTGGACGGAGAGCTGGCCCTGGGAACAAAGAGCCGGAACTCTGTCCATCTGGTGTCGGAAAAAGGCCCGGTCACCATTTACGGCGGGGGGTCTACCGCAGGGCCGGAGTCTCGGGGTGAGAACAACTCCGACCTCCCTGCCGTGGACATCCAGGCTCGGACGAACCTTCGGCTTAAGGCTACGAAGAAGGTGTTCCTCAAAGGGGCTGCCATTGACGTGGAGGCCACGAAGACTCGGGTCAAGGGTCACGACCTTATTGAACTGGCAAGCGGCAAGAACATCAAGGTCAATACGGAGACCTATGAGCAGGTGGTGTCCGGCAAAGCCAGTGAGATGTACAGCGGGCCGAAGTCCTTTCTGCCGACCAACGCCCCCTTGCACCAGCAGACGTACATCCCGAGCTATCCTGGGATCGTAGCCAAGAAGGTGGACTTCGTGTACGGGGACCGGGAAGAGACGTTCCTTCTCGGCAACCACTCGACTACGATTCAGATCGGGAATCAGACCTACCAGTCGACATTGGGCACCGTCACCCTTCGAGGGACTACTTCGTCGATGGATCTTGGCCCTGCCGGGATCACGGGGACTGCACTGGCGGGCAACCTGTCCCTGAACGCCCATGCCGGAACGGCTTCGATGACCGCCCTGGCGGGGATCTTCATTTCTGCGAACTCGGGGGTCGCCACACTCCGGGGGGCCCTGGGGGTAGCCCTGAGTGGCCCAATCTACGGGCCGGACGTAGGTCCCATTCTTGCCGCCGGATCTCTTGAGCCGTTCACTAATTTGCCGTTTGCTACTTGGGGAATCGGCGCCAAGGGTCATCTAGTGACCCCGTGAGGAACCATGCCTCTGAACCCCTCCATCTTCCTGGCTAATCTCCAGTCGGCCCGTGCTGCCTGCCCTTTTCCGATGGTGGGGCTTCAGTTCGACCGCCTCGCCGCCGGAATTGCCATGAGCGTAGCAGGATGGGCAATCAGCCAGCCCCAGAACGTGGCCCTGCAAGGGACTGCCAGCGGAACTGTGGGGGGCGGCACCATTCCGTCCGGTAAGCTGGTGGTTCCTCCCAATCCTTCTCTCGTCATCGGCGCCCTGGCGTCCGCTGGACTGGGGGGCCCGCTGGGGGTGTCCCTGGGAACTATCGTGGGCACGGCTGTTCCAAGCGCATTCACCCTCTCAGGGAGCTACCTGGGGGTCTCCCCCGGAGTAGGTGTGGGAGCAGACGTGTCGAAGGTGGTCGTGTCCAATCCCGCCACCCTCATCGCTTTGCTCCAGTCCAACCTCGCAGCCTTGAGCGGTCCGGGGATTGCCATGCCCTTGATGGCGGTCGGGCTCGGCAATGGCATTGCAGGATGCGTTGCTCTGGGGTTTGGGACTGGTAGTGTGGTAGGAGTTCCCGGACCTTCGGCCGGGGTTACCTTGACGACTTCGGTGGTGGTGTAGAACGCATGGGTTTTGACTTCTCAGGATACGTCCTCCGGCCCCCCCGGTCTGCGCCGACGAACTCTCCCGAGACGGCTGACGCAGACAGTGGAGTCGTCCGTGCCCTTTCCGATGACCTTCCGCCAGACTACACTCTGGGTGCCCCCGACTTTGCGGACGTGCGTGCGGACCAGTACCGCACGGCCGTGCTCAATTCCCCCGGTAGTACCCCTGTCGAGTACATGTTCTGGGCGGAGAACACATCCAATCTCTCCCTTATCGACGACCCCGCCTGGTGGGTAGATACGGGAGAGGGGATCATCCCCCAAGGTTCCCTGACGGTCACGGACAATGACCCGGATCCGTGGCCCGAGGGTCAGCCTATCCCTTCGGGGTATGGGACTCAGGTAGACGGGACCCTAAAGGCCGTCGTCAAGGACGATGGGTTCCGCAGCATCGGGAGCATCCTGTTCCTGGTAGTGGCCCGGGGGGATGTGGAGTACGACGACGCCGGCTGGGTGGATGCTGAGAACCCTACTTCCGGACGCAAGGGAAACATCCCATACCTGGTAGTTCAGCCTCAGGGAGGGGATTCGGACCCCTCCTCAGGTTTGGTCACCCTCACGGACGACAACATCTTCAGGCCTACCGGATCCGGTCTGGTAGCGAGTGACATCTCTACGGCCCTCGGGGGGGGTCTCAGTGTAGCCCGAGGTGATACAGTCATCGAGGTGCGGTACACCATTGCTGCTCCCCGGTTCTACTGGACCAGGAACGATCGTTACCAAGTTAGGTTTGGGTGGAACGGGCAGAACCAGCGTTGGGAGCCGTACAAGGGCAATGCCCCGAGGGACCTCGGCCGTCTGGAGTTCGATCAGGTCTACCAGCTATCCCCCAAACCGAGGGGGCTCAAGAACGGTTTTTTCCTGCCCGGGAATGGGGCAGTCTCTGACAGCTACGCCATGATCCGTCTGGGGTCCTCTCCGGATGGGCTCAGTACCGCAGCAGGCCCCGACGGGAGTTTTCTGGGGATCGGGGTACGCCTGGACAAGCAGGTGGAGGAAGGCTTTGACTTCTCCCTGGAGCCCCAGCTCATCGGAGTCGTTGGCCTAACCAACGGGATGCTGGTGTTTAACCCGTCCTACGTCGAGCTGCACGCCGGGAAGACTGTCTGGTACGTCAATCGTGATTTTGCTCCGGAAAGTACGGGCGTCATTGGGGAATTGAGCCCGCACGACACTCTGTTCATCACCCCCATCCCGTCTCCCACGGATAGGCCCCTCCTCCGAGTGGGGTCACGCAAGTATTTGACCCCCATCCTGGTCGAGGACGACGCCGAGCTGTCCGGTTTGTTGATGCCGGATGGCCAGGTGGGGGTATCTTTGTCCACAGGGAAGCTGCTGTTCTCCCCGGGGCTGGTGGGGAGTACGGATCCGGACTCCGATCGGTTCGACAAGCATTATCTGGGTGCCAAAGTGGTGTACGACGGCCTCAGTCTGTCGGGCCTTCCTCAGCCCACTACGGCCCCCGCCCAGGTTGTGGAGAACAGCGGGAAGCTGTACATCCCGGATGCTGTCGTCCTTCCCGACGAGTTCGTTCTCAACAGCCCGCAGCGGGGGTTGGGTGTTTCGGGGGTCATGGATTTCCCCGACGGCACAGGGGTCGCCCCCGCGGGTTCTGGGGCGCCGGCCGATGTTCGTCCTGGAGGCGATACGTTTGCTGCTAACGCCAAAGGACGAATCCGTCAGGTGGAGGACACGGTAGGGGACACCATCGTGTTCACCCGCAAGGGTGCCATGTCGGTGGTGGTGGTGGACCGGGAGGATGACCTCCCCTCGACCTCCCATAGCATCCCCAAGGGGGTCTGCTACATCTCCCGTGAGTTCTCCGATGGTCTGGGGTCGGTGCTCAAGATGAGCCGTGCAGACCTCAAGGAGAAAGGAGCCGACGCTGCCTATTTCCTCCAGGCCAGCCTGACGCCTTCTGCCCACACGACGGCCGCCCGCTTGTACTCCAAGACCCGGTTTGTGTTCCGGTTCGAGGGGGGTGAGGTGCTGTACTTCAGCACCGACGGGTCGGGATACTCTTGGAACTCGAACACCCTGTTGACTGCCTACCCAGACAAGGACTACTTCACCCCGGAGGAAGTGGCTGATTCGATCAATGCCGCAATCTCTGGGACGGGTAGGGCCTATGCCTCCAACGGGTCGGTCGTTCTGGAGGCGGGGGATCCGGCGACGGGGACGGTGGAGGTTGGATGGGGCGGGCCAGTGAAGGATCTGTCCGGGGCAGCCAAGCTCGGGTTCCTTCCGGGTTGGCGGGCGCAGGGCGGAGTGGACAACTGGCTACCTGATTCCGGGGTTGCCCTGGGGCTGTACCGCAGTCCCAGGAACCGGGGGAGGGCCAAAGGGATTCCCGATTTCAAGGCGTTCGACCGTATCGAAGACGCCATCGTCCAGGAGTCCGTCCAGCCCGGCCCCTTCGTGTTCTTTCAGAATCCGCCCCTCCAAGATGTGGCGGGTTACTCGGACGGGGTGTTCTTCAACCTGGTCACCGCCATTGAAGACCCGGACGGGGTGGTGGTAGTCAACAAGCCCCTCATTCACTACGAAGACATCCTCCACGACTTCGCAGAGCGCCGTTTCCTGTGGCTGGCCGAAGGCTCTCTGAGCACGACTTTCCAGCAACCTACAACAACTATCGACCTGGGATCTGCTTCCGTCATCGGCAACTCGTTGCTGAATGCTCCAGGGATCGGAGGGGGGCTCCTGGTGTCCGAGGGGGGGGCGTTCTCGTTTCAGGTGTTGGGTGAGGATTACCTGCTCCCCAACGACGGGATCCCAGGAAACGCCGTGCTCATTACGAGGTACGGGGACCTGGCTTTGTTCGGGGGAAGGGGGGCCTACTCTGCGGGGGGGAGCCTGTTCACGGACCCGGCGGCCAACTTCCTGGAGCCGTCGGAAGAGCAGGCCACGGACACGGAAGGAAATCCCCTATTCTCCGGGGGTGCCGCAGTCTACCTTCCTGTTGTCCGAGAGGGTTATCGCCTTAAGCTCCTGTCCGGGGATGAGGCGGGCTCCTACCTTGTGGAATCCGTGAGCAGCGGGACGGAGTTGGGAGTAAAGCCCCCCTTCCTGGCGCAAGCCCTTCAGGCCATTCCGTGGGAGCTGTACCGGGGGTATTCGGAGGACGTGTACGACCCGGCGGTGGTAGCCGACCAGGTGTACCAGAACTTCAGCCACCTTCCCGATGAGCCGTTTAAGGTCAACGTACTTTCTCCTCTGGGATTTGTGGGAGGGGCCCTCACCGCCAATGTAGAGGGGGCAGTCTCCCGAGGGAGGGTGATTTCCATCCGGTTTGGTTTGGCCCATGATGACGGAACGAACTCGGCCATCCTGACGCCTCTTAGCCGGGAGGTTCTGGGGGCTATCGCAAACAACCTTCTGGATGTCCCCGGGGTGGGATCCACCAGGTTCACGGGCATCCGGTATTCCCTGCGGGTTGGGGCGGATAAGTTCACCCCTGTTCATGTCGGGGTTTTTTCGGACCCTGTTCCGGCTGGGGCTGTCGAGGTACTGACTCAGTCTGTGGGGGTGGACCCCGCAGGGAGAATCAAGTTCGCAGATGATCTGCTGAGCAGGTACGCCAAAGCTCGGGTTACCTACCAGGAAGAGTTCCGGGCTTCTGCTGACATGGTTTCCGGGATGGCCGAGTACAACCCGGATTCGGGGCTGCTGAACATTGGGAGTGCTGATCAGATCTCCCATGCCGGAAAGAGGGTGTACTTCGTCGAGCAGATGATCACGGAGAATGGCCTCGACGTGTCTTTGAATCCCATTGCAGGCACCGTGGGGTTCCAGCAGCCCCTTCAGGCACTCCAGTCGGTGGAGGTGCGGTACTACCAGGCTGACATGGAAGGGCGCAAGGAGGGTGAACTGGTCGAAGAGTTCCTGCCGGTCTTCGTTACCAAGACCGAAGCGACTCGGGTCAACCATTTCACGTTCACGTTCAACACCGACAGCCGGACTGTGGACACCCGTATCGATCCCACGGTGTTCATCGGGGCCATGATCCAGAACTTCCAGGGGGACGATTACATCCTGGAGTCCCCCGATGATCCGGGAGACCCGTTCAAGATCACGTTCCTCTCCAAGACCATTCCGGATCACGTCCCGGTCCAGGTGAGCTACGCCGTTCTGGAGGCCAACGGGGGGGAGCGGTCCTATACCGTGTCTTCGGCTCCGGTGTACCGCCCACCCTTCTTCCTCAAGGCAGGGGTGGATAGCTTTGGGCTCCAGGGAAACCGACTGGCAGACTTCTTTCCGGGGCAGCTCATCCGTTTGGGGGCAAACTGCTTCTATGTGAAGGCGGTCGAATACTTCCCGCCTCGGACGACCCCTCTGGAAGAACGGAACCCGTTGAACCCCGTCAAGCCCATCGTCAAGGCGGGGAATGTCACGAAGGTTCACATTTTCCCCCCGACCTCCCGAGAGGTCGGAACCCGTTCCCCTGGTCACGATGTCCTGACGGTCATTTCGGCAGGGCCCGTTACTACTGCGGTGGACCCCGACGGGACTAATCCCGTCACGACCAGTGCCCCTGCAGGATTTATGCAAGCGGTCCCTCTATCGGAGTTTCCGTTCGAGCCCGTCAATAAGGGACAGAAGACCATCAACTTCCGTGGCAACCTCACTCAGTTTGCCATCGCCGGGCACATCCTGGAGATCGGGGGCTACCCGTTCACCATCGCCAGTGCGGAACTGAACCCCGAGGGCACGTACACCAAGATCACGCTCACCGCCCCAGTGGAGACGGGCCTTTCGATGGACAACGTCTCCACGGTCAAACTGAGCTACCGGCCGCTCTATCCGCCGGGGGTGCGGACGTTCCTCCCCCTCGGCCCGCTGGTGGACACCGAGGGGTATGAGTTGGTGCTTTTCGGGGAGACGGACGTCAACGGCAACGAGTTGCCGGGTCGGACCCTCATCCCCAACATCGAGTACAGCCTGGATCCCACTACGGGAGTGGTTGAGCTGCTGGAGCCGGTTCAGGCCCCCTTGGGTCCTGGGCAGAAGCTCATCCTGAGCCACACCCGTCTTCGTACCCTCAGCCCTACCGTGCAAGATGGAGTGGTGGTAGAGCCCCGGGGGTTCGCCACCTACCTGTACAACACGCTGCCGGATCGGGACAATGGGCTCCTGGGAGGCCTGCTTCAGGCCACATACAGCTTCCGCAGCCCGGATACGTACTACTTCCGCATTCCCACTCTAACGAGTTTCCTTGCAGAGGCAATTCGGGAGGCGGTCAAGGAAGCTCAGGCCAATCAGGCGGGGAAGGGATCCCTCACCACGACTACTCAGGGGGAGGAAAACTGGGACAAGGGCAACACTAGCCTCATCTGGGAGCGCCGCCACCTGGTGGACAAAGATCGGGCCGCCCGGGTGCTTTTGGACTACTACAACCAGGCCATCATGGCTTTCGAGCAGATCACCGAGACTATCGACGGACGCTTCGTCGGGGACAAGGACGGCAAATTCCGGTTCTTTGTGGGTCGGGGGTTGGAGTGGCCCACCCCGGGCTACGAGGATGAGATCACCGGGGTGTTGCAGCCTAAGAACCTGTGGAGCATGGTGGTCAATGAGGCGGACCCCTCGAACGATCTTATCTTCTTGGAGACTGACAACCTGGTAGAGCCCACGGCGGCAACTCTGGTGGACGGTGTGCTGGGTGGGCCGTACCCCGATGCCGACCGTCTTCAGTGGTTGATGGACCACCAGCGGATGCTGGTGACCAACGACGTGGATGATCGGGTGGCAGCATCCAAGCGAAGGCCCCGCATCAAGCTACTCCCCGTGTACCCGTACTTCTCCCTTCAGGGAGGGGTGGACTTCAAGAGGATGTCCTCCAGCCACTTCCTGAGCCGCCTGTTCCCCACTCAAGCCAAGGCGTTTTTCCTAACCTATCCGGGTATTGGGGCAGATGAAGCCACGGGAGATCCCGGCATCTATACCTATGGTCGCAGCATCGACGGCGGCATCAAGCGAACGACGGGATCGGAGATCGGTTTGGTGAGCAACCCCGTCCTGGGGGGCATCACGAACATTTCGGACTCGGCACTCCGTCCTCGCCGGGCAAGGGCGAGGGTTTGGGGGTACTTCCCGGACGGCATCCTCCAGGACGCTTTTGATGTGGGGGTTCCCGCAGCGGACATCGTCGAACCCTGCATGATCGTCACCCAGCTCCCCCTGTCTGAGGTTCCGGTGAGCCCAGAGTCGGGGCTTCTCGACGTGAGTCGGCTCATCTCCCAAGGTGGAGATCTGGCGGATGCTGAGGCTGGGGATCCCGAACTGGCCCTCCCAGGTTTCGTGACCGGGGACCAGATCTTCTGGGGACAGCCTGACGGCAGCACGCACATCGGACAGAACGTCAGTCTGTTGTCGGTGTTCGGAACCCCCGTACTCGACACTCTGCATGTCTATGATGTGCAATTCGGGTGCCTCATCCGATTTGCAGACAGCTCCGGTACCCTCCTGGACAATCCGAACAACATCCTGGTGGGCACCGAGGGAATTCTCGGTACTCCTCTCCACGAGTTCCCCCTGGAGCAGGGGGACACCATTTACGTTTCTCCGACACTTGGGAAAGGGGTAGAAATCTCGGACCCCCCGACTATTGCCGAGCTGCGTGAGATGGGGTCGGCCATCGACATCTTCCGTAATGGGTTCGATTTCTCAGTGAAGCCCGATGGGAGGATCGTGGACACGACCCTGCCCAGCTTCGATGATCCTTACTTCTTTGGCCTTAAAGAGATCTTCGGCCAGAAGGCTCCGAGGCCGCTGAGCCCCCTGGAGGGCCCTGTCGAGTTCGTGTACGACCGTACCCTCCCTCTGGAGTTCCCCGCACTGCTGGGGGGGTCCACGGACGACGATGGGGACTACGCCATCCCGTACCTGAGGTCTGGGAACACGGAGTTGGACCGTCTGGGCGACGCCTCGGTGATGTCCAACCTGTTCGGGGTGTTCGCTCAGAGCGGCGGGACGTACATCTACCCTGACGAGATCGTCGGCAACGACGGCGAGATCTTGGACACCTCGGGCAACAACTTCGCAGACGTGGGGACCCCCTTCCAGGGAGGACCCGCCACGAAAGAGGCGGGCGTGCTCATGGCTGGTGTGGACCCCTTCCCGGCCGGGGTGGGGGAAGAGGCCCTGCGTCCCTATGACCTCCTGTTGATGGAGGTGGGCCAGGGGACTGTCCCCGTGGGGGCCGAGGGTCTGCTGAACGTGGCCGCAGTGGCCTCTCCTGCCGCCGGTGTTGCGTTCCTTGAGCCACCCCGGTTCGTCACTCAGACCACGCCTCCGGTGGCCCCAGGAGGCCCTACGGGCTCTCCTGTGAGGTACATCCTCAATAACGCCATCGTCCATGTGGATGGGTACGTAGGGGATGACCCCCAGAACGATCCCGTCAGCGGATGCCTCCTGTACGAGTACGACTCGAATGGGGATGCTGTCACCGACACTCTCGTCCTGGACTTCAGCTCCATCACCCAGCTCGCCCTGAACGACGGGACGGCGGCGGGGACCGGCAACCTGAACAGCATCTGGTCGGCAGCGGGGGCCAAGGCCAACAACAAAATCACGGTCAGGTTCCTGGCCCGTGATGATGTCCTCATCACGAACACCCCCAGCGGAAACCCGATGCCGAACGGTGGGGACGAGTTGTTCCGCATTGTGATTCAGGGGACGGATGTGACCGTCACGGAGACGGTCTCTGGGCTCCCAGGGCTTACTGCCCTGGGGCTCTCGGCGGTTTTTGGCACGACGGACCCTGCTCCTTTGGGGGCGCCCTTCGAGCAAAACCGCCACATCGTCATCACTGGGGCATCCGTGGGCTCCCTCATGGACCACCTTCTTCTGGGTCTTCCTGTGGCCCAGGGCTCTGTGCAGGTGTTGCCCGGATGTGCTGCCGGTGACCAGGTTGTGATCAGCGGAGTTGTGTTCACTGCGGTCAACGGCGGCGCCGTGGCAGCCCTCCAGCAATTTGACGACGTGGCCGGTTCGGGGTCAGCCATCGCTACCGCCACCAGCCTGGCGGCAGCGATCAATGACCCTGCTTCCCAGGCTCTCATCCAGGCAGCGGCCCCCTTGAATATCTCGGCGGTTGCCAGTGCGGTGGGGGACTTGGTGGGGCTTCAAGCGAACCATCCCGGTGACGTGGGTGAGCTGGTGGTGACGGAGAACACGGGAGGCCTCCGTTTGGTGGTCACCCCGATGGCGGGGGACAGCACTTCGACATGGTTCGTCCCGTACACCCAGCTCAACCCTCTGGCAGCGGGATACCGCCGAGCCCTGAAGTACGAGTACGACGTAGCGATCGACATCGACACGTACAACGGTTGGGCGGCCCCCCGGGGTGAAAGCGACACGGCTTACATTGACGAGGACCGCCTAACCTTCCATGAAGTCATCGACTTCCGCAAGGCTCGCCTTCGGGGAAGTGTGCATCCCCATCCGGGTTCCTCGACCAGTTTGGAGACTGACCTGCTGGTGCAGGAGGTCACTTGCGTGGCGGGGGTGTCGTCCACTATCAACCGGAATGTCAACGGGGGGGCACCACTGACATTCATTGGAAAGACGGCCGCCGACATCGCAAACGAGTTGGCGGGGGGGACGTGGTCCTCTCCTGTCGGGGGATCCATCAAGGCGGTGGCCTTCGAGGGCATCCTGGATGCTAACGTAGGGGCCACGGACATCAAGTTTTCCGCTATTCCGTCGTCGGATGTGGGACCTCTCGGGACCATTTGCACGGGCAGCGGGTTCATGGAGTCGGAGAACAACGCCGACCTCTCTGCTGTCCAGTTCACCCTGGTTGAAGGGCGGGTCATGGACCCGACCATCAACAGTGGTGCCCTCGCCCGAGTGGAGCCCGGTGATGTTTTGGTCGTCAAGCGGTCCAACGATGGCACTCACCGGGCCTGTACGAAAGCGGGGACGTACCTGGTCAAGCACGCCGTGGGTGAGAACGACGCCATCAACCACGTCCTCCAGGTTACGCTGTCCTGTACGGCGGGGGGCGGCAGCGGGTGGATCACCGAGGTGTACCCCCGGGTGGTGGGCTGGGATTCCGGCACGGGGGTGCTGACCGTCACTTCCACGTCCAGGTTCCCTGGGGTAGGGAACCGGGTGTTCATCTGCCGGGACTTGACGAAGCTGTCGGCAGCTACTGCGGCGGAGTACGCCCAGGCACTGTGGTCTGGCAACATCACGTTCAAGACCCCTACCACGTTCACCCTCAATGATCTGCGGGATGCCACAGGGACTCCCGTGGCCGCTACGGACCTGGTCAACACCACTGGGCTTATGGTTGCCGGCCACGATTCCCTGACGGTGGATGTGCGGGGGAATGGCCTCCCAGATAGCTCCAGCGTGGTTGGGCATCATAGCCTCACCGCTCTTCAGGAGGTCATCCACGGGTTCCGCCTGGTGACTTTCGAGGGACCAGGCGGAGCTGTCGTCACCTACGACGCTACTGCTGGGCAGATCACGGATGTGGGTGGCGGTGGAGCCATCGAGGTAGCTGAGGCTGCCCGAGTGTCCGCCAACCAGTTCCACGCCGATGCTGATCCTGTGGTGTACGCCCATGTGGCGGGCAGCATCGACTTGTCGGCGGTCCCGGATCTGGATTGGGGGAGCATCTACGACCCGCTGGGGCATTCGGCGGGGCAGTGGGTGGCAGCTTTGCTTCCCAACACGGTGGTGTACCTGGGAGATCCCACAGGCCCAACTCCGGGGTTCTGGGCGCAGAGCGGCATCTTCTTGGAGCCGAGTTTCCCGACCCCCGTCAATTCCTACAGCTTCACTCAGGCCCGCCTGGTGGAGAGGACGGCAGCCCCTTACCCCTTGGTGGGGGTGAGGGACTTCTCGGACTACAACTCTAGCGGGGTACCCTATGCCAATCCTGAATCGGTGCAGTTCGAGGTTCGCCGTATCCGGCGGTTCCATCGGCTGTTCAACGACCTGGGGGATCAGTTCGGTCCCCTCCGGTACGCCTATGAGATTCGGCGAGGTAGGATCACAACCTACAGCACGACGGCCAAGCAGTTCGGCTTGGTAGAAGCGGACGGCTTCGGCATGACGTACAATGCCGATGTCGTCACGGCCCCCCTGGCCCCGGACGTGTGGAACGGAGGTGAGACGGGACTCTTGGGTACCAACCTCGGGCCGTTCAACAGTGTCGACGTGAACATCCATGCTGGGGACATGTTCCGCCTTTTGGATGAGGATGGGGCACTCATCGAGCAGGTTCCCATTGTGGGGGTGCTGTCTGAGGTTGAGCTGAAGCTGGAGGCCCCTGGCCTCCAGACCCCGAAGGCCACTTTGGAGGCTAACGGGGGTATGCGGTTCGAGATCTGGCTCCGACAGGCCCCGGTTCCCCACGAGCAGAGCGCCGAGCAGCTTCTGGAACTGATCACGTTCAAGGAGGTCACCCGGACCGATGCCGACTATGCCACTGAGAGAGGTGGGTACGTGGAGGCGGTCACGGCAGACTACGATTCGGTGGTCAACCGAATGCGGGATGACAAGAACACCGGAAGCTGGGCCAGTAAGGGGGTACTCCGAGGGGACATTGTTATCCTCGACCCGACTCCCAAGATCCCCCAGTCCGGCGAACGGGGAGCACGGCCCATCGGGGATGTGGGGGCCTACATCTCGGGGGGGCCTCAGAGGACGGGATACGACCCGGGTGAGCCCAACATTCTGGACGACAACCGGGGATTCTATCGGGTCACCGACATCGACGGGGCCACCCTTGTTGTGGACGGGACATGCACATTGGCCGGAGCCCGTGTGGGGGGGACTACGACGGATGTGGTGTTTCCGGAGAACGCCACTTACCAGCCGATCCTCGGGTACTCCATCCTTCCGACCATCTCGGGTTCGGCTCTGACGGGCGACGGCCGAGAGGGGCAGATGGATCTCCGTCCGACGAAGGTGCGGGAAACCATCGGGGGGTACGAGACCTACACAGGGGATACACACTCCATCCGCCCGTTCTCTTACCGCATCATCCGCCCGAGCCAGCTCTTCTCAGATGAGGCCGTGGACCTAGTGTTGATGAACCGGGAGCGGGTTCTGTCCTGGATTCAGGAGCTTCGGTCTATCATGGGCGGGCGCAAGGATGGTACTTACTGGGACTTCCAGAACGAGCTACACGCCCATGATGTGGGTCTCCCGAATGATCCTCTCGACGGGTTGGGGGTGCTCGGTAATGTATCGGTGACGAGTCTGATCGGGCAGGTCAACATCTCCCCGTATCTGAACTCCGAGGACTGCCTGTCGATTTTGGACCGTCGATTCTGGGTCCTAGATCGCCGCCTGGATTCGTTGATGCCGGACACCAACATCGGATGCAGGACTTACGACGGTGTCAACCCTTTCCCGACGGCGGGAGACGTGGACCTGGCCCAGCCGGTGGGGGCCTACACCTCGTTCTCGGCCGATGCCAATGGGGGTAGCTCGGTGAGGCCCGTGTTGCCAGAAAGGGTGGACATTGTCCTGGACATTGAGGACAGGTTCCGGCCTACCCGTTACGCTTGGCTGGCCTATCGGACTGATACGGTACGGGGTACTCTTCAGCGGATCGACCTTTTCGACGAAGAGCTTCCGAAGAGACTGGCCGAGGCGGAGCGGGTAGCCCGGCTCGAAGAATCTGTGGAGAACGCTTCATGAAACCGTTGACACCCGAAGAGGCTCGGCAGGAGTTGGAGAAGATTGGCCGGAAGGCTGGGGCCTGGGGGGATGCCGGTGGGGGGACTACGTTTCGTCCAGCATTTGCCACCGAGCAGGCTCGGGCACTCCTTAGCCTTCGCAGCATCCTGGAGCAGCAGCTCGCAGAGTGGGAAGGCAAGAAGGCTGAGGCCTTGCAGAAGCTCGCCCTGATTAAGCACGGGGGAGGTAGCTAATGGCGGGGTTCGGGGAATGGGGGACGATCAGCTTCGAGCTGCCGGACTTCCTGACAGACGTGCGGGAGGCGATCAACAGCATCGCAGAGTTTCTGCTGGCGTTCCTGGACATCGCTTTGGAAGCTCTTCAGCTCATCAAAGCGTTTGCCGTCGGTTTCCTGGATCCCCTCGCCGCCTTGGTGCAGGCCGTCATCGACCAGATCAACGCCCTGCTTGACAACTTGAAGGATTTGGGGATCTACATCACGGGGGACTGGGCTCTGCTGGAGCATCCCTACGATGACCTGCGGGGAGGGTTCACCGAGTACGAGCGGCGGATGGTCGCCCGGATGACCGATTTCACGGACCCCACCCGCCCAGATGTGTCCTCAGCGGTGGAGGTGTTCGCCGCTTTCTTCTACTTGTCGGTGGATTTCTCGGGGATCTCCCGACTGGTTCAGTTCGTTCGCCAGCTCCTGGATATGTTCAACCAGAGCTTCAACCCCTCCGGGTCCCCCCCGGTCCCGGTGGTAACGGGCATCCAGCATGGCAACCAGGCTAATGGGAACGTCTTCGACGCCCTGGAGAACCTGGTGCGGATTGAGGCCGGCCCTCCCGAGAAGATGAAGGTCACCTGGAAGGTCCAGCCTACTTCGAGCAAGTCTTCTTTTAACCCTTTCTCTCCGGTGGGTCCTGCGGGTTTCCTGGTGACCATCGGGACTCGGGAAGAGGGTATCCCTCTGGCATTCAATCGTCCTGAGAACGACGCCAAGAAAAAGGAGCCGGAGAGCGGGGAGTCTGAGCGGCGTTCCCGTCGAGAAGCGGGAACGGTACTCGACCGCAACGGCCAGCCCTACATTCTGTATGGGGGCAAAGACCTCCTGGCGGGGGCTGTGGAGAGGCATTCCTGGAACAGGGTTGTGGCAGGACTCAACCAGTTCAAGGATGGCCTGACTGCGGTGTATGGCCTCAAGAGCCGAGCCTCTGGGGAGGTCATCGATCTCGCTCAACTGCGGGAGGGTGACACATACTATCTCCAGCGGACGTTTGCTGTCCCTGGGTCCATGCTCGCCTCCTGGGCGAACGAGGAATACAGCCTCGTCATCGAGTACGAGGACCTGCCCCACCAGGCAGAGTTCAGGGTGGGTTCGGATGGGCAGGTGACGGTCAAAGATCTCGGCAAGGCCAACACCTACTACATTCGTATCGCTTCGGTTCTCGATGAGGAAGCTCTGGCGAACACCGTGGAAGGGTCTCGTACCTTCCCTGGGTATGCCCTCGACTTCGACAAGGTGCAGGATCTAGGCAATGACCCCGGAGGGCTGTTCCGAGTTCCCCAAGAGAAGAACGCCGAGAAGTCGGCATGGAGCCCTGCTTTCAAGGCTACCCTCCCCAACGTCAACACAAAGGAGTTCCTGGACGCTGTCACCACGGCTCTCTTGGTTCTCTGTCTGAGCCGGTCAGACCTTCCCCTCATCGACGAGGTGGAGGGGCTTCCGGAAGACCAAAAGGAGCTGGCGAAGCAACACCAGTTCATGGTTCCCGGGGTCGCTCTGATCCCTACGTCGCTGGAACCCTACAAAGGAATCCTCGACCGTATGTTTCCGGGAGAAGGGTTCAAGGCGTACATCGAGAAGAAGGGGCAGAGCCCTCAGGCATTCCGCCAGGACCTTTTGGAGCGATGCCGAAGGTATGCCAAGGACTTGATGGACCAGATCGGGGCTCGGCCTGACCTCCACGAGTTCATCGCCCAGAACACCATCGAGCTGAGGTCTGCGACCATTCTCGACGTTCTCAGAGCTGCCGGGGAGGAACCCGGAGCAGACGCTATCACCTCGGAGAACGAGCGGCTCGATGCCTTGAGCACGGACTACCGTTTGGTGGAGATGTTCGAGGCTGCCGACGACTCGGATACCCGAGACCTGATTGACGAAATTAACAGCTTGGAGGAAGAGCTGGGGAAAGAGCCCCTGCACCCCGACCTAAGTGATATTCCTGCCCCTTCCCCGGGGGTCTGGAGGGAGCTGGGGTTCGCCCCGAACCTCTACAGCATGGAAGTCCCAGAAGAGTTGGTCGAGGCGGTATTGAAGCTAACCCCGCAGAATCCCCTCATCCGGGGGCGCCGTGGGGATTTCATTGAGGTGGACCCCTCTTCCATTCAGGGGTGGGACTACGAGGTTGAGATCCCGGCCGAGCAGGTACTGGGAGTGCTGGCAGAGTCCTCTCCGAGCATTCGCATGTTCTATGAGAGGTACATCCAAGAGGATGGGGGTATTCGGATCCCATCGGAGGTCGTGTCTTACATGCAGGCCCTTCGGGGGCAGACAAGGAAGCAGGGCTCTGCGGACATGTCTCCGGTGTTCTATTTCAATGCCTCCACCATGCGGGTGGCCGCTCAAGACAAGCAGGTTTCGGATGTAGACCCCGCCCTGGCGGGCGCTCACTTCTGTCGAACCTTGTTTAGGCAGTATGACGACGGCATTCTGTATAGCCAGTCTGCTTTGGTGCTCGGGGTAGCCTCAGCAGTAGCTCTCCGCCCTCCGCAGGATGGGGAGTGGATTGCCCTTCGGTTTTTGGACACCCTCCCGGGGCTAGACAACTTTTTCGACACCCTCCAGCAGTGGCTTGACGCTCTGTCGGAGGCCAGCAAGGGCATCATCGAGTCCATCCTCAGGTACATCGAGTTCGTCGAGGACCGCATCATCGAGCTTCAGAACTTGATCCGGCGGGTCAACTCTCTCATCCAAAGCATCCTTGGGTTCTCGATTGGCCTCCCCCAGTGCTCCGCCCTGTTGCTGTCCGCCTCTGGGACTGACGGCATCCTCCAGAAGTTCATCACGGCAGACAACAAGCCTTCGGACAGTTCTTTGTCCTACGGGGGCGGGGTCGCCATCGTGGCCCCTCTGGTCCCTTCCTTCTTGGTTGAGCTTTTGCAATTGGACGATGGGTCGAGCAACCCCTACCAGTCTACGTCGTTCAATCAGCCGATCCCAGTGTTCGGTTTGGAGAATCTGCCCGAACTGGATCCCACTCCCCCCGACGATGAGCCGGACGTTTTGTGAGGTGAAATATGGCCTCTTTCTCCAAAATGTCGTTCTTCCCCCCGGGATATTTCCGGGCGTTCAGCTCATGGCTGCTGAGGGAGCGGCGGGACGTAGCTTCTCGTATCAACACCCTGAACGCAGAGATCGAGAGGATCGGCTTTGTGCAGGTGGAGTACCGTCAGATAGTGAACCCAGACGGGTCCTACGCTGTCACAGAAGAGCGGATGGGGGTCAGCGTGACTCCCAATTCGACTTTGGAAAAGTTGGTACAGGCGTACATCGCCAACGGAGGAAACCCTCTGGATATCTCTCCGTTCTGGATGCCGGACATGACTCGGTTGATGGGGCAGACCGACGACGGGACCCCTAGACTTGGAACCACCTACCCTCACGGTGGTGTGGTGGCTCCTCGGAGTGTGGAGGCCAACAATCCTGCCCACGAGACGGGGGGCTCGGGGTATACGGGACACCAGGGGGGATACCTGAACACGAATAGGTACTACCCTGCACGTCTCGGTGGGCGGGTCAGCCAGTCGGATCTCACCACTGCCAAGGCCATGAACAAGATGAGGGAGTGGGCAAACCAGGCCATCAAGGAGAAGTTGCAAGACCTCGAATGGAGGATCATCAAGCAGATGGACCTACGTGAGCAGCTCACTTTGGAGCGGGACCAGGTTCTCATGCAGGCCTTCGGAGGGAGTCTTGATGCCCTCCCAGTCCTTGATGGGGAGCGCTTTTCGACTGGGCTAACGGTGCCCAGCCTGGTGAATGACTTCTACGAGTTGCTGTTCGATCTGGAGGGCCCCGAGCAGGTTAGGGCCTTCCGGTCCAGTATGAAGGTGGGGTTTCTCGATTTCACGTTCGCAGACGTGACCGACGAGATCCGGGATCCCCTGGGAGGGTGATTACTTCGAGGCGAACTCGATGACCGAGCAGCGGATGTATTCCCGCAGCTCCTCCCAGAGGGGGTAGGCCCTTTCGATGATGGTCTCACCGTCCACCTTCACCACGAAGGTGGTGTTCGTGGGGCACAGGGTGACAAGGTGCTCCCCGATCAGGTAGACGAGTTCTTCGGGGTGGCTGTAGCTCCCCAGTTTTCCCTGGAGGGCTGCCTCTCCGGTAAGGCCCGTCAGAGTCTTGAGCCACTTGGGCGTCCCTTCGGAGAAGAATCCATTCCCCGCCCAGTACAGTATATCCCTGCGGGAGATCCCGTCCCAGTCGGTAGTGCTCAGGGAGCATCCATAGAACTGGTCCAAGTTCTCGATGTCCTCCTCTGGATCGTACACCGGGTTGTCGTCCTCGGGGCATAGGGACCGGGCATAGTAGATCAGCCCCAGCCACTGCTCACGGTCGGTGATGAATGTCTCGGTGTGGTCACCCCCCTCTCTCCCTGCTTGTTGGAGGATGAATACGGGCTTCCCCTCGAAGAAGGCCGAGAGCAGTGTCCATGTGCGACGATCATCGAAGACGAAGTCCTTGTAGATGCGGATCTCGACCTTCCTGAGTTTTTGGTTTCTGCTCCCGGGGTCGATGTTGTACAGCCCCTCTTCCTCCAGGACTCGGCTGAGCAAGTATAGGTTGTAGCTCACGGCGGACGGGGTACGGGCATACAGTTCAGAAGGTTTCATGCTTCCTCCAATTCCTGGAGAGCGATTCCGGAGACGGGTTTCACGGTGAAGTCGTCCGCCATGGAGACTCCCACGAGGCCTCCGACGAACTCGGCCCGGACGACGTGGCCGTTGTCGTTGATTTCGACCGGAGCTTTCACGATCCCCAGCGGGAAATCGTCGGAATCGAGGCCCGGGTAGCGCCCCCCGTGGTCCTTCTGCCAGTCCACGTAGGGGTTCTGCCGCATCTTCCCCTTTGTGCCCGCCACGTAGGGGTAGAGGGCGTTGATCCAGCCGGACACATCGTACTGGCTCCCCGAACCCTTGCGGTGTTTGAGGTAGGCGTTCTTCCAGAACTCGATGCTCGGGGTGCCCTCCGCCGATTTGCGAATCTCGTCGAGGATCGGGATCAGGTGGTCTGTCCACCACCCCAGGCCGAACTCGGTCAGGGCCCCGGCCCGGTCGATGATGTTGCCCCAGTCCTCTGGGGTCCCCTCGACGGTGATCCGGGTGAGGTTGCAGCAGAACATCATCTTGTAATCGAACCAGTGCTTCATGGCCCCCATGAGGGCCACCTGGGACGAGACCCGGTCCTCTGGCGTCGTGGTGCTGAAGTTGTTGACGATGAGGTCGGCCTTCTTGCCGATGAAGTCTTGGAGCTGTTCTGCGAAGTAGGGGATGACGATGTTTGGGTAGTCCTTGGAGAAGCGGTCCCCCCCAGCGAGGTACGTCAGCGTTTGCCGCCCCTCGAAGTTCACGAAATGAGTCCGCAGGCCTTCGGGGTCTGTGTCGATGTGGTGGGTGAGGCCGGTGAGGATGGTGAGCCAGACCGAGTCTGGGGTGAGCACCATCGGGCAGTGGCTGTTGAAGGCGTACCCCAGCGTGTGGAACAAGGGGCTGGTCCCGCCCACGGTTTCGGTGGGGGAGCTGTAGAGGGTGACCCCCTGTACCTTGCTCTGGACCGAGTTCCTGTCACGTTCCCGGTGATCCCCTCGACCCGCTAGCCAATGGCGCATGGGGGGTCGGCTCCTCTTGAAGTGTTCACCGATGGGGAAGTCCCCCACCTGAAAAGTATAGCTCACAGGTCCTCCTGATAGGCTCGCAGGTTTCTTCGCTTAGCCCTGCTCACCTACCCGTTAAGGGTTCGGTGTTACCTACCCTTAGGCTTGGGGCCCGGTTCGCAGCCTATAAGCCCCGGTAAAGTGAAGCGGAGACTAGGAGCCCCGAGGACCCCGTAATGAGCCAGGACTATGCTCTTTCGTGGCCGTGCCCCCATCTGACGGTGGAGGAAGTGGTACGTCTGGGGGGTGACCGCCGGACTTTGCAGACCCGTCAACCTATCGCATCTGCGGGGACGGTTCGGATCATGGTGAACGACGATCCCGGCTTGGTCATTCCCTCGACGGGTTTGTCTTCGGTGGCCCAGCTCTTTTCTACTGAGTCCGGTCCCTTCACACTGACTGAGAACGAGGATACCCTCACCATTACGACTCCGGGTGGGACCTTTACTGGGACACTGGGGGTCAAGGGAAAGGTCCGCTGGAAGGCTAGCCAGGTAATCAAGCGCCTGGCTCAGCTCGGTTTGCTCAGCACGACTGCCTTGGTGGAGGACATTGGGGGTCATTTGCTCATCTCGGATACGACTCGGGTAGGTCCCGACAGCTACGTGAGGGTGACGGGGACGGCAGCAGTTTCTTTGGGGTTTGGTGCTTCCGGAATCAATGGCCGGCAGAGGTCTGCCAGGGGAAGAAATTTGTTCCCAGGGTGGACCTTGGAGGTCCGCCCGGACACCATCACGAATCGGGTGCCCAAGTTCGTCACTGCTCTCAAGTCTAATCCCATCCTCAAGGTTACCTACTCGGTTCCCGCCCGCCGGTGCCTCCGTTGTCGGGCTACCTATGTAGAGAACGACTACAGGTTTTCCGTTGATGGGAGCCCCATTTTTCTGGACAACGAGGATCTTCTCCAGCAGGCAGCGCTCAAGATTCTGTTGACGGACCGGGGGTCCAATCCGTACCATAACTGGTACGGGACTACTCTCCGATCTCGAATTGGGAGCAAGGCCCTCGGCAACGTAGCCGCAGCCCTTCAGGACGACATCCGGCGAGCCCTCTCCAGGTTCCAGGCCCTCCAGAAGTCTCAGTCCGAGGTACAGGTAGTGACCCCTAAGGAGCGCCTGTATTCGGTTCTGAGTATCCAGGTCCTCCCGCATGAACAGGACCCTACGACGTTTCTGATCGATGTGTGGGTACAGAACGCATCCTCGGAGCCGATCAACCTGACCACCATCTTCACAGTGCCCGAGGTCGTTGCCTTGATGGGCTCGAACGGCCTCTTCCTTGGACTTGAATCGACCGGCCTGAGTCCAGCAGAGGCCAGTCGGATGCTTAAGTGACGGAGGACGGATGCCAATCAACCCCAAGTTTGAGGGTCCTGACGGAGTTCTTCGAGAGGATTACGTCTTCTCGACGACCCTCGACTCCCGCCACTTCGCAGGAGAGATGGATCCCAACACCGTGGACATGCAGGTCTCCATCCGGGGGGCTGCATACACGAGTGACCCCGACCTCATCGCCTTCGAGGGGAGCACGTTCGTGGTGCCGAACCCGTCGGCATTCCCGGATGGGGTCCAACTTCTGGCAGGGGACAACGACATCCGTGTCAAGGCGGTGTTCGCTAACGGCACCGTCTCCAAGCCAAGCACCGTTACGGCCCGTCTGGTGCAGGAGAGTGACATCGGCTCCACCCTTGATGAGCCTACAGGCATCTACGTCGAGCGGTTCAACAACGTGGTCAGGGTTACAGTGGATGGGCTCGATAGTTCCGATGTCATCGGGTACCACTTCTACGCCTCCACCCAGCCTGGCGGGGGATCTGAGGGATACTCTCGGATCAACCCGGCTTTGGTCATCTCGGGGGAGTCCGTAGAGGACCTGACAGAACTGGGAGAGTTGACGGTAGACGCCAACGTCGCCACAGGGGTGGAAGGAGAGACTGCTGCTGATCCCCTGTACGTGGTGTTCAAGGCCACCCAGGAAGACCGGGACGACAATGTCCTTCAGACGGATTTTGACCAGGCCTTGGAGGTCCCGGAGAACGCCACGAGGATTCGGTCCACCATCACGGTGGAGTCGGTTCGGACAGTGACCCGGTTCAGTTTTATCCACAACCGCCTGTCGAACTTTAACTCAGCAACCTACCCGGCAATTCCCCATGCCGGATTCAACGCCATTCCGAAGACCGACCCTCTGTACTACGTGGTCACGGCGGTTTACTTTCTTGACGGTGTGGAGTATGAGTCGGCCCTCAGCCCCGAGGTGGCTGGATACCCTCTCGATCTTGCTCCCAACGTGGGAGCACTCCCGGCGGTTAGCCGGCAGAACATCGTGAGGGACACGATCCTGAGCATCTTCAGGTCTCAGCCTCAGCTCGATGTCAAGCCTGGATCGGTCCTCCGGGACACCTTCATCGATCCCTTCTCCACGGAAGCAGAGAGGCAGCGGTTCATCATCGACTTCTTGCATCGGGCGGGGAGCTTCGCCACCCTGCTCCCCATCGACGATCCGACTTTGTCGGGGGTTTCGGTTCCGGTCGAGCAGTCGGACTACAAGATTGCCCTTAAGCAGGCATTTTTCCTGGATACCAACGCCTCCGTCCAGCAGCTCATCGACAATACGTTCGATAAGCTAGCCTCGAATTTCGGGAAGACCCGTCGTCCCGGCCGCCGAGCCCGGGGCTCGGTGACTATCTACACAAACAACCGGCCTACCACGAGCATCACGTTCGGTATCGGGACTCGGGTGGTCATCGGTGGCCAGGCGTACCGCCTGACCAGTTCCATTGCCATCACCAGTTCGGGGGCAGGCAGCTTTTTCAACCCCATCACGGGTAGGTACAGCGCTACGGCGTTCGTGCAGGCCGAGAGCGTGGGGGTGTCGGGGAACCTGGCACCTGGGCAGAAGGGGACGGTCGAGGGTGCCCCCATCGGAGTGCAGGTGTACAACGACTCCGCCGTCTTCGGTGGCCTGGAGGAAGAATCGAACCGTGACCTGGCTTCCCGGGCTATGAATGCTCTGTCCTCAGTGGATTCCGGGACTCTCCAGGGCTACGTCCAGAAGGCCGTGGACGTTCCGGGGGTTGAGCAGGTCAACGTGGTGGACGCCGGTCACCCCCTCATGATGAGGGACCGTAACGAGAACGGGGTCCACGTCGGGGGGAAGGTAGACATCTGGCTGAGGGGCGAGAACATGTCCACTGTGACGGACAGCTTCGCCTTCTCCTTCGAGACCAAGCATGGAATCCAGTTCGAGCCTGTGGGGGACCCGAAAGATCTGCGGCTGCGGGCGGTGGACTCCAATCTTTCCGAGGACAATCCAATCATTGAGATGTTGGATTATCCCGACTACGGCATCGAGCTGGTCAACGAGACGCAGGGATCCTCGTTCGATCTGACCAATGTCGAGGTGGTGGCGTACAACATCATCCAACTCGATACCAGTCTAAACGACCCGACCTCTCTGTCTTTGACCGATGCCGTCCAGGGTTCTTACCGTTACCGGACGAGCAACAAGCACGTTTTCACTCGCCAGCCTGTGCGTGAGGTGGTGAGTTTGACAGGTGAGGTTTCCGGAGAGCTGGATGAGTCCATCTACGACCTCTTCCAGGCCAGCGATCCTCTTTTGTTGGGAAGGTCCACCGAAGCAGGGGACTACGTCAAGGTAACCGAGCCGCTTACGGACACGGGGGAATCTATCCCCAGCGGGACACCTATCGAGGTGACTAACGAGCAACATGTCATCCTGGACGGGATCGAGTACGTCAATCGGCTTGGGGCCAACCCGTACTCGGTGGTGGTCAAAGATGGGACGGGGACGACAACTTACACCGGGCCTTTTGCTTCGGCCAGTCCCGACTACACCATCATCGCAGGGGACCCGACGACTCCTATGGGTATTCGGGTGACTTCGGGATCTTCCATCTCCGAGGGTCAGACCCTACTGATCAGCTACAAGTACGATGAGAACTTCACCGTCAAGTACACGTCCAACGCTCTGGTGAGTCTAACTGAGAACGAGATCGATCCGGACCGGCACATCACGGCGGACGTTCTCACGAAGGAGGCCGTCAACGTCCCGGTGGACATCACGGCGACGGTGGTCCTGGTGAACTCCAGCCGGCGGAATTTGTCTGTGGACACGGTGGATGGCAACATCCGCACGGCCTTGGCAAGGTACTTTGGGGCATTGACTCTGGGAGAGCCGATCCGACAGGCCGATGTGCTCGGGATCATCGACTCTGTCTCGGGGGTGGCTTACCCGGTCGTACCGCTGACCAAGATGTCAAAGGGGGATGGTGCTCAGGTTGTCCGAGAAGCCCTCACGACCAGCCAGGCGGCGGATGTGTACTCGGTGAGTCAGTGGAATGCCCTTTCTGGCACCACGAATGTTTGGCTGTTGAAGAACCGATTGGAATCGTCCACTTCGGACACGGGTGGGGAGAGCACGAAGTTCCGGGGGGTGTTCGAGGACGAAGAGCTGTTGGACAATCTGGTATTGGCCCCAAACATCAACGGGGTACCCATCATCAATAGTGCCAGGGCCACGTTCATCATCGGCAATCAGGGCTTGGAGATTCCAGGGTATTCGGATGACGCCACTCTTCGGGCGGCGTACCCGTTCGCCCCGGCAGCGGAGATCATCCAGAAGAGGAAAGAGATCACCCAGGATCGCATCCTGGTTTCGATGCCGAAGGCGGATACCCCCGTCGGACACAGTTATACAGTGACATACCAGGTGCAGGGAGACACCGGGGTCAAGAACATCGAGCCAGGGCCTACGGAATACCTGGAGCTTGGGGAGATTGACCTTACCTTCGACGAGGATTCCGATTACCTGGAACGAGTGTACGGGAGCAACGGGTGATGGGTAAGGATGCAGCCATCCGGGTAGCACGGGGGTATCTGGCCCGCAAGGATTCTGAGAACTTGGCCCTGGAGATGATGTGAAGGGGGTGACCCGTGGCTGACAAGCCTGCCAGCAAAAACCTCCTGCCTGGGTTTGTGTCCCAGAATCCGGAGCCGGTATACCCCGAGCAGAAGCTCCAGGGGTCCCAGGAGCACAAACAGAAGGTCCGGGACCAGGCGGACGCCATTATGAAGGTGTTCCTCCAGCTCCTGCCGAGCAACTACATCTCGCAGGTTAGCGGGCCTTTCTACACCCTCCAGTTCCAAGCTGCGGCAGAGCAGATTGCGGAGTTCCAGGTCACCGCCCAGGAAGTGTGGGCGGACGGCATGTACGACTTCACCCGGTCCGAGTTCCTGTTCCAGGTCCTCGGCCAGCTTGTGTTCCCGGACGCCAAGTCGGACGGATACCCAGATTTCCAGGGCGACCTGACCTACCGCCAGTTCCTCCAGAGCATGGTCCGATTTTTGCTCCAGGGGGCGACCAAAGGCACCATCGGAGAGGCCCTGAATGAGACGGGCAAGGCCACCCAGGGCCTTGCCCGCTACACAAACCCGGACCTTGTCCAGGACATCACGTTCACTGTCATCGAGAAGGCCGTGGAAGCCCGCAGACTGGGGTCTGGCAGCGCTTGGGGATTGGACGATCAATTCACGTTCGAGGTTAGCGTGAGCTACCTCGATGCTGTTACGGGGCTGGAGCGGTTTCCCGAGGACCCCTTCACTCTGGCGGAGAACGTCCGCATTGTCCTTCGGGCGCTTAAGCCCGCCCACACTCTGTACGAATACCGGCATCTGTTTTCGGAGACGTTCAGCCAGCTCTTTGACGCTTCCATGAGCTGGCACATGGACACCTATTACTACGAGGATTTTCGCCGATACTGCGCTGGGGCCAAGCAGATCACGGGGACAGCGGGGCGGACTCTGACCACCCGCAACCTATTCCAGGACGTGACCCGAGATTTCTCCAGCATCTCTGTCGGAGCCCCTTTGGTGGTCACATCTGGGCCCAACGGCATCCATGCTGGGGGACAGGAGGGTACCTCGGCCTCCACGGATCGGAGAGAGCGGGGCCGTTATCGGGTGGAGGCTCTGGCGGTGTTCCCCAGCGGAGACGACAGCACGGCAAGGGCTTACACCACCAGCCCCACGGGATTGAGTGGGACAGCGACTGTATCCGGTTCGGACATCACCGACACTGACCAGAACTGGGCACTAGCAGTAGAGGGGGAGGTGTTGACTTTCTCCTCGGGTCCCAATGCGGGTTCTTACCCGCTCAAGACGGTGCTGGGTTCCTATGGTGGCCGGGTAGGGTTTGCTCCGGGACCAGCAACCAAGGTTAGGGCGGCCCCCAGCATCTTGCGCTTGGACACCCGGATGCCGCAGTCGGTTTCGGGGCAGAGCTATTACGTCGAGGTGGATCGCCTCGGTGTGCAGGAACCCAGGGAGATCGAAGGGGAAGACGCCTCCAACCTCTTCTTCTTGTAGATGGCCTATAGGGCTCAGAGGAATGAGGGTCGACTAACCCCGACGGAGAGACCATGTCCGCTCGAATCAGAAGCACCGTAAACGAGATCCCCGGTGGCCCGCAGGTGGGGGCACCTCTGTCCGAAGCAAGCCGGGATGACCTGCGAAGAGGCAATGAGGTCGTTCTGGAGTCCTTGGACACCGCCACAACCTATGCCTGGACCATTGCGGATTCCCCTGCTGACGAGACAGGGGCTCCCTCGGTGGCCACCTTGTTGGCTCCCGAAGGCAGCACCGGCCCGGTCGCTAGATTCGTGGTGGATAACGAGGGGTCGTACCTACTCCGTCTCGTAGTGGACCAGGGTCTTCCGACAGAGAGCACCCAGTTTGTTCGCCTCCGGTACCTGACTCGGTTCGGTGGAATGAAGCTGGTGGCTGCTGGGGAGCGCCGGGACGAGACGGGGACGGTTCCAGTCGATGCCTCCGCCAAGGGCTGGTCCCTGGACCAGAACGAGAACGTCAACAGGATGGTGTCTCTTCTGCGGAGGGCTTCCACTTCGGGACGGATCTTGTACGTGGATGCCAACCGGGGACGAGACTACGCCGCAAACTCGGATGATCCGACCAACACGTTCACCTTGCCGGATTCCGAAATTGAGCTGACCGCTGAGAAGCATGGCGATTTTTCGACCATCGGTGACGCCATCTCCTATGTCCTCAACTATGCTGCTCGGGGGGAATCCGCTCCGAGCGAGGACGAGCCTTGGATCATTCGGGTCCGCCCCGGACTGTACGTGGAGGACGTCACGTTCTACCCGTATATCCATGTCTATGGGGACAGCTCCCTTCAGTGGGATTCGTTTTACGGCGGCGCCCATGATGTGGTTCTTCGCACAGCCAATGCCGCTGGAGGGACCCACGCCTACAATGGAACGGGGATGGCGGGCTGCCAATTGGCGAACCTCCGCCTGGAGAACACGGACAACGCCACCACTACGCCGGTCCTTGACATCAACGGCGGGCTCATCACCATGTTCGGGTGTGCGGTCGTCCAGGAAGGGACTGGTGGGACTGTCGGCCCTTGCGTGGATGTCGCCCATGCGGTCAATCCAGTGTATTTCTCGGCAGACCACAGTACGTTCATCCATTATGCCGACAATTCTGACGACGACACCGCCATTCGGGTGGATACCCCCCAGACGGCTTTCGTCCTGAACGAGTGCCACGTCTCAGCCCGGAGGACTTGCCTTCTGGTAAACCCCCGCTTGTTCGAGATGGCGACGGGGGGCGTCACAGTTTTGCGGTCGGAAATGTCGTCGGAGAACGGCATCCCGGTTCGGGCTTACGGCGACCAGATGATTTTCCAGGACTCCACTTTCTTCCCGCCGGCTGGGTCGGGTGGAGTGACCTTCGACTTCTCGGGGTTCGGCGGAGCCCCCGGATCGAAGGCCGGGGATGTGACCCCGGAGATCCACCACTGCACGGTGGATGGCCAGATCCGGGTGGACGACTCTCAGGCGGCTGGGACGGTGCAGGTGAGGACGAGTGGGCTAATCCAGGCCAAATGGACATCCCCGCCCACCCCATTCCTCTTCACCACGGGGACGCCAGACGTTGTGGCTTGGCAGCCTGCCTACTCGACGGCCTACTACGGAGATTGGCAAGGGTACGATGGCAACGACCTGTCTCCGGCGGTTCCTGCTCCCGCACAGCTCGATCCCAACTCCACAGTCCAGTTGGCTATCGACACGCTGCTGAACTTGGTGATGCCTCTGGGCATCTCTCCCTTCTACAGCCTGAGCACGGCTTACGATGGCTTGGTGAGCCCAAACCCGATTGTTCTGGGGGCAGGGCTTGGGCGGGCCATCCTGGCGGATGACGGTGCCGTCCAGATCACGGGGGCTGTTAGCCCCCTCGTTGCAGGCATTGATCCTGACCTGAACGGTGGCCTCCAGGTTGAGGGGCGCCTAGATCTCGGACCCCTGGCTGTGGACGGCCTGGGATCCGAGATCTCGATCAGCCCGAATACGTTCGGTTTTGGGCCGATCCTCCGCATGGGTCGAGCCGTGTACCCTTCGGGCTACGTCGGACTTCGCCCTTTCCCCTCCAGTCTCATCGTGGCCGGGGCGCAGGACGGCGCTGCCACGGAGGACGACACATACCATCTGCGGATGCGGTCCAAAGACAAGGACGCCTCGAACCAGGGGGGCCTTGGCAATGTGTACATCCAGGCAGGGTCCCGTGTGGATAGCGGGAACGTGGATGTTGTTGGGGCCGGCAACGTATACATCCAGGCGGGGAACCAATTGGTGGCAGGCCAGGTGCCCGGCGACATCGTTCTGGCTCCCGGGGCGGAATCCAGCGGAGGGCACGGGTCGGTTGTTTTGGCAGAGGTCAACACCGCCACAGCCTGCACACTGACGGCGGCGCTGGCATTCCCGGGACCGCTTTCTCTCGGAGGAGGTGGCGGTACTCTAGTCCTCCAAACCGATGACGGAACTGTTTTCGCCCCAACTTTCTCGGATGGTGATGATCTCGCCACGGTGGTGAACACCATCAACACGTCTTGCGACGGGAAAGTCATCGCTTCGGACTTTGGTGGGTTCCTCCGTCTGACCACCGCATCCCTTGGCCCCCCTGCGGATGTGGGTGTTGTGGGGGATATGGTCCCGGCAGGTGCCCCAGGGGATCTGTTGGTGGCTCTCGGCGAGCTGAGGGTTGGTAGCGGCGCCACCTGGGGCGCAGGAACATTTGTTCGTGCTGTGGAGTTGGACTGCCCTGCCAACAGCATTCTGAATGTTAGTGGGGCCATTCTTCAGGAGTACGCCCACACCACGACAGACTTGATTGTCACTTCGGAGGCCATTGTCGGGGTGGATACTGCTACAGGGGGTGTTGCCCTGAACATCACCCTGCCTACCCCGATGCCAGGGCGGAGGGTGACTATCAAGGATGAGGTAGGGAACGCCTTTACGGACAACATCAACGTCCTTCCTTCTGGGCTGGAGACCATCGACGGGAACCCATCCTTCACCATGGTCACGGACTACGCAGCACTGACGGTGTACTCCGACGGAACCAACTGGTTCATCATCTAATGCCGCCGCCGGTCTCCCGTATGAGTCCGGTACGGTAGGCATGGAGGTAGCCCCTTGAGCACCGATCCCAGCGTCTGCTTCTCCCAGAGCCCCTTCGGGTTCGGCCCCTTCCCCATCGAAGGGGGGACGCTGGCGTGCGTCCCGCATCCACCTGGCGCCGGGTACGGCGGCGTGGATTATGGCCTGTACTCCGACATCTGGGGCGAGACTGGCTACGGTTTGGGGGCCTACGGGGGGGCTTCCAACTGGCCGACAAGCCCGCTAGCGGTGACCGGGGGCTATGGTGGTGACCCTTACGGCCTCGGGAGCTACGGCTCCACGGATGTGGTTGCTCCGCAGGTCAGTTCTGCTTTGAGCCTCAACGGGTTCGAGATTGAGGTGTTCTTCTCCGAGGGAATGCAGCCCGGGGCCCCCGCCCTTTTGGACCCTTCCAGCTACATCCTCATCCCTGTGACGGGGGCGCCCTCTGTTGTCTCCAATGTCCGGGTGGGTAACGTGGGGACCACCGATGTGGCGGCTGGGGATTATGTGTCGGAGGTGACTTCAGTCATTCTCACGCACACGGGAACCACTCTCGGCGGAACCTACACGCTGAGGGTAGATGGCCCGGTAGACCTGGGTGGGAACCCCGCTCAGGCCAGTGAGATCTCCATCCTAACCCGAGGGGAGGCCCCTGCCCATACCATCGTCCCCACGGCGGGGAACAAGCTCTTGGTCACGTTCGATCAGGAGATGCTGCCGGTGGCGGAGTATCCCACATCTCCTTCGGACAATCCCCACAAGACGATCCTGAGTACTGACGAGTGGGGATTCGAGGATGCCCGAGGGGTCACTCCACCTTATCCCGTGGAACTGACAGCCCAAGAGGTCACGTTCCCCTTCGAGGGGGACAGCAAGAAGGTGGAGATCCGGACGCTCGGGCAGACATCCATCCTGTACCGGAGCCGTTTGTCCCCTGCGTTCTCGGTGGATTGGGATGCTGAGGACGGGGACCCTACGACCATTTCCAGCCCGGACTATCTGCCGATCCTGATCGGCAGTGGGGCTTCAGGGGAGATGTCGGGAGGCAATTACCGCCTGACTCTGTCTCCAGCTCCAGGCTATTCGGGGCTCGGGTTTGTGGACCTGACGGGAAGGCCTGCAACAGGCTCTAGCCTCCGGGTGGACCTGAACTTTGAGAGGGTGTCGTTCACCCCGGCCGCTCTGGCGGTGGATGTGTTCGGGCTCGGGTTTCTGGACACGAACCAAACCGAAGCGGACCTGTGGTGTGGTTACGACGGCGTCATGGGAGCGCCGTATCTTCTGATCCACACTGGGCCTGGAGGTTTCAGCCAGGTTCTCTATGGGTACGACTGGACTTCGGGGTCCCACACCCTGTCCATCGTGTACAACCAGAAGCTGGGGCAGGCTGTTTGGCTGTTCGACGAGCAGCCCGTGTACGCCACCCCCTTGGCGAATCTGAGGCCCCCGGCCACCCCGACTACTTCAGTGGTCGCCCTGGTAGCATCCAATACCACTTCTCTGGTGGATCCCATCATCCTGGATTTGAGCCGGCTGCATCTCACGGCTAGCTCCACGATCTTCTCCGGGGCTTGGAACTTCCTGCACGAAGAGTCCAGCCTTTTTACCGGCTCGGAAGCCCTGACGAAGAGCTGGCTGGAGACTAAGAGAGGCCCCCTGGTCAAGGGACACGGGGATGGGACTCCTGCGACGAAAGCCGATGTTACCGTTGAGGTAAATGGCACAGCCGTTGAGGTCTCCCAGGTCAACCCGTACACCGGACGAGTCGAAACCGTTATCCCCGTCCCACTCATGCCCCCGGGCAGTATCAGTGTGGACGTGAACTATCAGTGGATGGCCAGCCCCAGGATGGCGTTCCGTGGGCTGAACACGAAGGGCTTGGTACTGAACAAGTATGACTCCCCCCGTGGCCATCACAATCCTGTGGGGAGAGGGCAGGAGAATCAGGACCTCCCAGATTACCCAAAGGGGTCGGCTCCGACTCAGCGGTTCCCGTACACCATCCTGTTGGGGCCTCTGAAGTCTCGGCCTACTCCGAAGTTTATTGCTCATCGTTACCTTGGGTTCGAGAGGGCCTACAGCGCCATCCTGAACAGCCCCACCACGTTGAGGCTGAACAACCACCCGAATCGCTACCAGGTGCCCGGGTTCGTTCACGGCACTACGGAAGCGGCCGTGTCTTTTGATGGCACCACGACTCCGCAGGCAGCCCCTGATCCCTGGATGTTGTTCGGATCGGATGCCGGACAGCAGAACGCCAGCACTGGGACCTACACGGTCATCGACGCTGTGGCAGGCAACCCAGACATCGACAACCCTCCGGTGGCCCTGTACAGCCGGGCGCTGGATTTGAGTTTCCCCGCTTCGGTCTACGTGGTGGGGAGGTTCGTGGTCTCTGGGACTCCTGTCCCGGACGGTGTCTGGACTGGGGTGGGGTTCGGCCTGCATAACGCCCGGACCCTGTACTTGGCGGGCGCACTCCTGGTCAACGGCCTGGAGCATGTGGGGCTGTGCCTCAATCCCGACAAGCCCCACCTGGTGGAGAGTTGGCAGATCGGGCCGGGGACTACACTGACGGTCAATGCTGGCCAGAGTACCTGCACGGTCTCAACCAGCGGCATCCCGCAGGATGCCACCGTGGGGGATCGGTTCCAGATTCTGGAGGGGACTCAGGCAGGAGTTTACACCCTGACCAGTGTGGTCAACCAGACGGACGGCACTACGACGTTGGGGGTAACCCCCTCGTTCCCGGCTTTCCATGACCTGTATGGCAACAAGTTCCCGAATGCCCTATTCGAGACTAAGTGGTCTGTCAAGCCGGCAACCTACAGGCTGACGGTCAGTCCCTCCCAGGAGACCGCAGTCCTCCAGATGTCCGGGGAGCGCACCACCACTGTCACGAGTTTTGACGGGGTGGGGGTTCTTCTTCCGAGTCCCGCAGAGACTTCGGCATTCCTTCCTCCTCCAGTGAAACAGGGAGGGCCTGAGTCCTGGGGTTCTGTATTTTGGGGTTCCTTCAGTCAGCAGGCCAGCAACGAAGCGGAGTGGTCCTTCTTCCGATACGGTGTGACACCGGATACGGCTTCGGTCCGTGGCCATGTGCAGACTGTCCGCACGGACCTGGCCCAGTATCGGCCTGACGAGAACCCGGATGATTTCGGCTGGGCTTTGGAGAGTGCTTTTGGGTCGAGCACTCTTGTTGGCTCGGGGATGCTGCTGAAGTCCACGTCAGGGAACCGCTTTGGCTATGGTCGGCTTGAGGCATTCCTGACCCCCGAGGCAGGTGTGGATCTCCGTGCCGTGTTCCGGGTGGAGTCCGGTGGCGAAACGGAAATTGGGATCACCAACGGCCAGCGGCGGGTGAGCCTCCACAATCTGCTGTATGTGGAGGGGGGGGCCGAGCGGTTGCTGGTCGAAATGCCCGAAGTGATTTTCACGGGACTTCTCGACCCGACGGCCCAGGGATGGACGAATACCACGGGTTTTTCTTTGTCCAAGACCTTCTACCAGCAGTCGTTCCTGACGACTGGGGAAGGGGGCTGGCTTGGAGAGTTGGGGGGCTCTCTGGCATACGCCTCGACGGGGCGTGTCTTTGAGATGCAGGTAGCCGTGCCCTCGCACACGGCCAACGCCAACGGGGACACCGGCATCGAGATGACGGCCGAGGTGGGTTCTGCCCCCTACAAGGCCATCACCCTCACTCTTCGTGGAGGGTCCACCCCGGGAGTTCGTCTGGTCAGCGGCACGTCCATCATCGGGCAGTTCGATTTTGACTGGACGGACGGCGAATACCACATCTTCCGGTGCGTGGCGGACACTTACTCGAACACCCTGCTGACATATGTGGACGGGGTGCTCCGGTCTACGCTGGACATGTCCTTGTTCACGGCCCCGGGATCCGGGAACACGTACATGTCCCTGGGTTCTTTCGGCACCGACATCAACGGGGCTGGCGATCCGGCCATTGCTGCTTCGGTGGAATGGAGGGCTGCCAGCAATCAGGCTATCCCGCTGTCCTCGGTCAAGAGGACTTTGGGGGTGCGGACGAACTCGGGGGGTGCCGAAATCAACGATTACAAGGTCCCCCGGATGGATGGGACCTCGGTTCCGAACAGCTCCCCGACGGCTCAGGTGGTCGAGTGGGACTGGCGATCCGACATGGATGTGAGGGTTGTCCTCGATCCTCTGTGGGGAGCCTCTGTGTTGAGGCCAGATCTCTCCCTCCCGAACACCTACCAAGGGGAGTCCAGCGCCGCTGGTACCGGCTTCCATACCCGGAAGGTGGAACCTTCGGCAGCTTGGATCAATGTCGAGTACGGTCTGCTCCCCAAGCTGACGGATAATCGGTTCGGGATGGTGAGGTTCGGTCACTTTGGCCAAGACGTGGCCCAGAGCTACTGGAGCGAATTCCAGTACGAGATCTACCGCCACTGGAAGGATGACATTAAGCAGCCTGAGATGATGGTGCTGAACAAGTTCAACATCATCACATCTGGGGAACTGACCCAGGACACGATTCTGGAGACGGTCGAGACTGTGACCCTGGACAGCCGCCGGGTCACGCTGAAGCCTTTCCACATCTACGCTAGCCGGGTTTACAAGGTGGTGGACACGGGTAAGCCTGTCGGGGAGCAGATCTTCACCGATGAGATGTGGGACTTCGACTTCACCAGCCAGACCCTGACCCTTCAGCCCGACAGGGATGGGAATCCTCGGACATTTTCGACGGCCCATGCCCAGGTGTCTGTGGTGTTTTTTCCCGGGAAGCCGGTTACGGTCACCTACCTTCAGGGCCAGGAGTTCCTGGACAGCCTCACGAAGTTGAATGAGCGGACTCCGCCGTACCCCAAGAGCCAGGTAGCTCAAACGGGGAAGAGGGTGGCCGTCGCCAATGACCTCCGGCTTCTGGATGACCCCGAGGTTTCTCTCTCTGCCAACGTGTTGGGAGATCCTGACAGGTTCCTCGACCATGCGGCTCCCGATAACGACAACGATCAGCCCACCTACTACGAGCAGATGACGTTCTTCGAGGTGGACAACGGTGGGGAGACGGGGCTCATCCAGTTCCCCTGCGAGGCCACCGAACTGGATGGGATCAGCGGGTTCAATCTGGACGAGGGGGAGGACGTCTACGACTCCAGTGGGGAGGCAGTCGGCAAGGTGGGTAAGCCCTTCGGCGGGTTCGTCGTGGACCTGAGCGGCACCTTGTTCTGGGAGGATGCTCGGAGGAATCAGCCCTTCACGGACAGGGGGATGCCTGGATCCATCCTGTTCGCAGCCGGTGGGGCCCATGCGGGGCCTGTCGATTCTGCCGAGCACGTCTATGCCGGCCATGTCCCCGCATTGGCAGGGGTCCTCAACAGCACCCCGCTGCACCCGCTGGTCAATATGCAGGTGTTGGCAGCACTAATCACAAACTCGGGTCAGATCATCCCACTCGACGGATCGCAGGGGATTCCTTCGGGCCTTATCCCGGTACAGTGACTATGAGCCGGATCTTGGCGGAGGCGTCATGTTGTTCCGAGAGCAGATGGAACAGGCCCGCACAGCGGTGAAGGTAGGCATGGAACTCAAGCATCACGAGCAGGTGGGCCTCACGGGGAACGCCAAGGGTACTTTCATCATCGAGATGTGGGATGCTGATACGGGTGAGATCCTGCACCGTCAGGTCAAGGACAACATCATCACCTACGACGCTGGCATCCTGGCGGCCCGCCTGTTTCGCAACTCCCTTGATCCCAGCTCCACTCAGAGCAACGGCGTGACGATGCTGGCTGTGGGGACGGGGGCCACAGGTAACCTCTTGTCGCCAGATGCCCCTCAGCAGGGCCAACGGAGGCTGAACAACGAGATCGCCCGTAAGGCGTTCTCTTCGTCAACCTACCGCAACGGTTCCGGGGTGGCCGTGTCGTACCCGACTCACATTGTGGATTTCACTACAGTTTTCGGGGAGTCTGAGGCGGTGGGTCCGTTGAACGAGATGGGGCTCATGAGCACTGCCTCCCTGAACCCCACGATCAAGAACCCAATCACCAATGGCCCGACGGACTACGACAACTCCATCGACGTGACGGGGAAAGACTTGATGGTCAACTACTTGACCTTCTCCGTGGTCACGAAGCCAGCGAATGCAGTGCTCGCCATCACCTGGCGGCTCACGTTCTGAGGACTTGACGGATGGGCTTGAAGGACCACACGAAATTTTTCTCGGAGCTTCAGTCTGCCCCGACGCCGACTGATCTGCGGGTTCCGAACACCGTGTCTCGGCACGCTCGACCTGGGGATCGTGCGATCACGGGGGTGGTGTCTGAGGCAGGCAAGCCCGTCCTCGACGCCGAGCTGAACCTCAGCCAGGACGCCCGGTTTCTGGAGAACTGGCTGCTGCGACAGTGGCAGGCCCCCTCCGGGTGGTTGAGGGGTCAGGCCCGGCACGACGGGTACTGCGACTTCTACACCGAAACCTCCCCTGACGAGTTGATCGATGGGGGGAGCGTAGGGGGTTCAACAGGATCTATGGGGGGATCCGTGGGTTCCGTGGGGACCTCCATCGGTGATCCCGAAGATCTCATCGGGCCAGACGGAACCCTGATCAACTCGTTCGTCCTCCCCAAGCTGGTGGCTCATGTAGCGGGCCGGCCAGTGGTGGTGGAGTACACGAACACGGGTATCCCCGGCTGGAACATCGTTGAGCTGGCAGAGGCCACCCTCTACGATGGGACCAACGCCACTGTCAAGCGGACGGACTTTGTCTTCTTGGAGGTGTGGAAGGCTCTGGTGGCTCCGAGTCCGAGGGCCGGCGGGTACATCCAAGTGGTCTCCAACGCTGACGTTACTGCGGGAGACGTACTCACTATCAATGGAGTGCCCCTCACTGCTGTGGTAGGCCCTGCCGGGGTGGATGAGTTCGAGATTGGGGTGGATGAGGCTGTTACGGCCATCAACATCGCTGCTGCCTTGAACGACTCCGGGAACAGCTTCGCCACGATGGTGGTGGGGCGAAGCTACGGCAACACGGTCGTCATCAAGTCGATTGTGGTTGGCGTGGGTGATGCCCTGGCGGTTCCACCGACAGGAAACTTCACCACCATCACCCTTACGACTGCGGTGGTGGGCTCGATGGTCATTTCGGGACCTGCCCTCTCGGGAGGGGAAGACCGACCCAACAAGCCCGGAGATGCCCAGGACAAGCTGTACCGGCACGGCAACGTCCTCAGCCCTTCCTACGTCTGGGTGGATGACGATTTGGTGGACCCCACCATCGACACCGAGACGAGCCAACGCATCCAGCTTCAGTACCGCATCCGCACGACGGACGTGACCGAGCAGGTCAACTACAAGACCCACCCGGATGGCTTCTCCAGCTTGCGGGCAGGGGGAGGTCCGAGCGACGCTTCCGTGTTCGCTCAGGGTGGCAGGTCCATTCCGGTATGGTCGGGAAACGGGGTGGATACCCTGTCGTTCCCCTTTGTCCGGGCGGATGGTAGTTCGACGTGGCTGGATTCGGATGCTGGGTCCTTCGAGGTGGTGGACGACGGTCTCTGGATCGCCGGAGACGGCACGGATGGATCGGCCCAAGCCCTTGGCACGGTGGATGGGTTCGTGTACGCTATCCCCATCTGCTTCGTCCACCGCCACAACAACGCCTCCGATGCTCCGGTGGGGTTCAAGGGGTTCGACCCCATCAACAACACCAACGGGGCTCCTACCTATGGGCACGGGGGGTATTCCGGGGCTTTGGGGGCCATCCCTGCTGGGGAGTCCGACCGCCCTGACGGCCACTTCTGTGATGTCATCAATCAGGATAACCTCCTGGATCTCCGCCGTCATGTTGTGTTCCCAGGGGTGGATCTGGCCGCTGAGCTTCAGTACCAGATGCAGAGCCTCATGGATGGCTCTCTGCGGACCTGGTCCGTGGACACTGCCGACAAGCAGATCCTCGGGGGCGACTCGGGGGATGTCTCGACCCGGTTCTTGGTCTGCAACGAGATCGGGAGACTTCAGGCGGACGGAGGCAATCCGCCCTTCTCGGGGGATACGACCAGGGGGGAGCCCATCCGAAACTTCGACCACGTTGCTCGGCGATTCGCAGATCAGCCGGTGGTGGAACGTCTGGTGGTGGCGTTTTACCCAGGGGATCGCCCGGATGCCCTGACGCAGGGTGGGGCAGTGGCCCCGGGACTGGAGAACCTGGGAAAGTTCGTCACGAAATACGAAAACCCCGCCGCTGTGGTGGCTGACGCCGACGCCTGGTACGAGGGAGATACCCTCGTACTCGACCTCACCCAGCTTGATGTCTCGACTCTGGGGAGTTTCTGGCACGGGGAAGATGGGGGTGGGGCTTCGGCCCTGGGTCTGCCCAGCACGTTTGCCGACTTTGCCCCCCCGGGGACGGTCATCACGAACGTCTTGAACTTCTGGCACGATGACGGCCATTACACCACAGCGATCGAACAGGCAGCTCAGCTTTCTGTGATCACGGGTTTGGGTACCCAGAGGGTGGAGATCACTCTCGATGCCAACAGCAACCTCGTCAACGGTGGGGACCCGGTCAACATCGACCACGTTATGGTGGGTTCCGACATTGCGGGAGCGGTTCCTGTAGATCCTGCCGATTTGGGGTCTCAGCGTCGCCTCTTTGTCGAGTTTGAGGTGACCTACCCTATTGGTGTGGGTCTCACCGATACTCCTGACCATGAGGTCATCCCTTCTGCGACGGTGTACAACGGGGACGGGCAGGGGCCTGGACCCGTCATCGAAACCAGCACAACCCAGCGGCCTGCCGACTACGAGGGTCTTCTGGAGCCTCGGTTCCGCAACGGCTACCGAGAAGTCCAGTTGGAGTATGTGGCGAACGGAGCAGTGACTCACGCCGGAGGGGCTGACGGATCCCCCGTCGGTTCGGTGACTTCGGAGCACATCGTCAGCAGCAACCGGACGGACCTGTACTTCCCCCGAAGGGTGTTCGGGGCCAGCAGCGGACCGATGGCGAACCAGACTTCTGTGACCGATACGGTGGCCTCCGCCGCAGCCGCAGTGGATGAGGCGAGCACCGAGTTCGGCAGCTCCAGCCGACTGGTCAAGCTGTCCAGCAACCTGTCAGGGACGGGGCAGACCCTCTGCCGGATCCAGTATTTCGCCCAGGACGCTATCCCCAACTACGGTGTGGTGGGCGGTGGCTACCAGGTGGGGGTCTATTTCCGCTCCAACGCCCCCCAGACGGCGGGTATCAAGGAGGGGGACATCCTCAGTACGGCGGGCGGCACTCTGCCTACGACGCTGAACGTCGAGCCTCTGCTCATGAGCCCGAACCTGTGGACTGGGCAGGTGGGTGTGGGGGCCAGCCACAACGCTTTCCCTTATGCCGTTCCTCTGGACCAGATCCCGGTCAACGACGGGTCCTCTCCCTCGGTGAGGGAGTGGTATTTCGCTGCTTCGGCTATGGTCACCATCGACGACTTCAACGCTGACACGGGGCTCCTGGCTCTGCATCCTTTCGTGCAAGGGGACGTGCAGAACATCCTGACGTTCGGTGGGGCAGGGAACGATGAGAAGCCCCGCAAGGACGCTGAGTTCCGGGCGTACTACCCCTACGCCGACATCGGCACCTACCGCCCAACCATTATCAGCCAGCACCTCCATGGGGCAACCCGGCACAAGGTCATGGCTCCGATGCTGGTGAGGGCAGTTGAGGATGTCGCCGGGGTGGATGGGGGTATTCTGTTCAGGAAGTCTGAGCTGCTGCTGGTGGTCCTCAGCCGGTTTGCCGAGCTGGATGACCAGAACAGCATCTTGTTCCTGGATGACCCCTCCGACAACCGCACGCTGGCGGCGGTATACCGGACCAGAAACCTGCTGCTCACGGTGGGAGACCGCACATGCCTGTAACGAAAAGCCCCGGAGAGATCAGGACTGGTCCAGGTAAAAGGACTCCGGCCACATCGACTAACAAGGTGGTCCTGACGGGAGGTGGACTGAGCGGCCCCACAACGCTGGTGGGTGGGGCAGGCTGGATCGATCCCCTCGGGGCAACTAGGGACCTCCCGGATTACATCCGGGATCAGTCCGAGGCCGCCCTGCTCGGCCACGTCAACACTCCAAACAAAGCCCACCCCGCTTCGGCCATCTCGGTGGACGGCTATCCGAGCACCCCTCTGTTCTCCAAGAACGTCGAGGCAGCCCTGGACGAGCTGACGGGAGCTGTACCCCCCCGCCCACCGTACCTTGGCGAGTGGTTGGGTTGGACCAATTTCACGGCCATTCCCGACTGGGGGTGGGCCAAGCTCTGGGATTCTGAACTGGGAGAGCGTGGCCTGATTACTGGCACCGGGACGAACGCCGGGGATGAGGTCTTCCCGTACTTCTGGGAACCCCCGACTCCCACTTTGGACGAAGCCGACCCCGAGTGGAACAGTACGCTCACGGTTACCAGCAACGCTTGGTTCGTCCCGGTTCCGGGACAGGATCCTGCCACGGACTGGGTGTGGAACTCCGGGGCTTCCCTCACGGGGGCGGGCAATGGACAAGTGTTTGCCGGAGGGTTCACTCGGGGGCTCGCCGTGGCCGATAACCCGGTGACGGAGACCCTTCGTATCGGTGACCGTTCAGTGTCCCTGGCTCTCGTCGGCCCGGGAGCTGGTTTGCCCCTCCGTCAGGAAGTCGTGGTGTCAGGGGCGTTTTTCCCTGCAGACCGGGGGGTTCTGGCCCTCATCCACTGGCCGGCGGGTGCCAGCACCGCCCCCGCCGATGTTTCCGACTTCATGTCCCAAGACCCCCTTGACCGGGTGGTAGCGGCTGTTCTGCTGGGTCAGGGGATCCTTGGTGATGCGTGCTTCACGGATGGGGGTTGCCAGGACCACGTCTGCGACGGGGAGCCCGGTGGTATCTTCGCCGTAGGGACGGACGATGATGGCCATTACGATCCCTTCTCGTTCCCGGGTCAGGCCACAGGCCAGTATAACTTGGACGAGATCCACCTTGGGATCTCGTCCCTCGACGGTCAGGCCCTCAAGGAGCCGTTCGACGACTACACGGGCCTCGGGAACGGTCAGCGGTTCGCCAACTCCCACATCCCTGGGGCGGGCCAGGTTCGCCTGGGGACGGACGAGCAGTCTGACAGCAACAGCACATACCCCTTCCCGGTGTTGCCGTGGGGCATCCCAATCCTGGGAGCTACGTCCAACGCTTACAACCCGATCCCGGCGGCGAGCTGGGAGGGGACGGCAGGCCAGGCCATCGTGCTGGGGAACTCGGTTCTCGCCACGGGAATTGGGGAAGAGCCCGGATTCTTGGCGTATCGCCTCCCCTACCTGAAGGACTACAGTGTTGAGGGTTTGAGGTGGACTCCGTCGGGGAACAACCCAACGGCCACCCGGGAGAAGTTCCGGTATTTCAACCCCCTTACCCCGATGTCCAACACGTATCCGGACGGGTCCCTCGTCTCCACTCTGGAGACGGCGGGCTACTACCAGAACCCCTTCCAGGAGGATTTCTGGCCCTGGCAGGTGGCCCGCTACCGCCACATGTTCATGTTCCCTTCGACGCAGGCCGACGGGGACCCCGAAGATGTGGGCACGTACTGGCTGATCCACTTCAAGAGGGAGAGGGACTTTGAGGCGTTCGTCCGTGATGGCATCATGCCGTGGGACGTTACCTCGGGATACGAGATCTACGGACTCAGCCTGATCACGTCAACGGATCTGGAGGACCCCTCCAACCAGGTCAACCAGGAGACATTGACCACAGTCAAGGCTCCTAACGGACCGGCCCCCGACTACGGCTACGGTGCTGATCCGTATCATTTCCTGCGTGCATCCCTGTTCCTGGACCCCGCTCAGGTGGTGTCCTTGCCGAGTTTCACCACGGAGTGCGATTTCACCATCGGCAACGCCCTTGGTGTGGCGGAGAATGTGGTGTTTATCTCGGGGGTGGCCTATCTCATCCCGAGGGACCTCATCACTGGGGCCACCAGCTTCCAGATCAACACCATCAACATCGACTCCGATGCTCCTCATGGGTTCTGGGACGCCAGCTACCGGATGGACTCGGACTATCTGACCGATGGGGTCAACGCCCCAGCTTTGATGTCCAGCCCGAATCCCATGTTCCTGGACCTCAGTGCTTTCGGATACGGGGATCATCCCAGCAACGGCACGGGGCTGTCCATCACAGTCCCCACGGGTGTTCCCGGAGTAGGGGTTGGGGTGCTGCGGAATTTCCGCCGCCACCGCATCGAGGTCCCTTTTATGTACCTGGGGTCGAATGGCAGCGGGTACTTCTCGAACACGAACGGCCCTGCGAGGACGGATCCCCTGAGCTTCAGCCTGGTGGGGGGGAACTTGGAGCTGGAAGGCGATGCCGACGTGCCGGCCTTCACTAAGGATGCCCGTATTCGGGCCATCTTCCGGAGACCCCGAGGTCATGTGGCGGCATCCAGCTCTGCCCTCCCCTACACGGGGGCGGACGGCCACGGGGAGCTGATCCCTTCTGTTAGCGGAGATTCCTACATGCTGCACACGACCAGGTTTGACGAGTTCAACCAGGTCGGGCAGTTCGGCAACTTCGTCCAGGCAGGCACGGGAGGTCCATTCCCCTCTCCGGGCTGGCCCAACCTGTTCCGCTACGAGAAGGATGTAGAGGACCGTTTCCTCGACGAGACCTATCGCTGTGTGTCGGAGTTCGACAACACGGGGGACATCCTGACCTTGTATGGCTCTGCCGCTGCCGCAGATTGCCTCAATGGCCCTGGGATGCAGGGTTGGTTGGGGGGGCCCATCGAGTTCCCGGTCCGTGCCGGAATTGCCTCTACGTTCTGGGACGATTGCTCCTGGCTGCAGAGCGGACACCATGAGACGGCTTTGGTCTCAGGTGCTGCTGGATCGGGGCTCCAGGTGTCGGGGCTGCCCGACCTGAACATCCCCCTGTCCGACAATGCTAACGCCCGTATTCCTTCGACAGGGCTGTTGATGTACCCCAAGGAGGACTTCAATGACCCCACGCTCCGGCCTATTGGGAGCGTTTCTGGCGGCACAGACTTCACGGGGGACCAGCCCTCGTACACTGGTCTCCCGATCACGAATGCTGTCCTGAACTACGTTCGGGCGTTCGACGTGGCATGGTCGAAGAGCCTGAGTATAGAAGAGGCTGCGGGCCAGCCGTTTGTGGTGGTCCAGCTCATCGGCGTCAAGCTGGAAGATTTCCAATACGTGGCACCGGGCCCGGGTCGCCAGGAGGACGATGGTTTGGCGATTTTCCTCAAGGTTCCGGGCCTCACGACCTGGATGGACCTGGGCCGAGTTGACGGCTCCGGCCCTTCCAAGCAGGATGCTGCCCTCGATGGGGCTGGCTGCAAGGTCATGGACACGGACACATTCGACGACTACGACGACGCATCGGGTATGGTATCCTGCCAGGTCAAGTGTAACGTCGGACCGGCAGTGAACCTGTTCAAAAACATCTCCGAGACTGGAGGGCCATACCAGGACGGGTTGTCCCCTCTGGGTGAGGTTCCGGTTTTGGTGAAGGTGACCATGCGAGCCGGGGCTGCGGATTACGACCTAGAGAGCGAGCACGATGGTACGCAGTTCATCGGGGCGGCAGACGTGGGGACATCCATCGCCAGAAGGCGGGGGCTGGTCACCATGCGGGTGCGCCGTCTGTCTGAGGCCCTTTAAGCCGGTGGGCGGCCTATAGAGATGTGGAACTGAGGCCGAACGGAGAAAGCTGAGACATGGCAATCGATCCCAAGGACAATCTGGTTAAGGCTAACGTATCGGTTGCAGCCACGTCCGACAACCGTAGGGCGTGGCAGGAACCCTTCGAGCGCTACCAGACCGTTCCAGCGTCCAAGGCCTCGCAGGCCCCCGAAATCCTCAAGAACTTCGTGGGTTCGTGGGCAGGTCAGTGGGCTCTGGAGTCCCTGGGGTCCCGAGTAGGGCAGCCCGGGGTAGGAAGTGCGGCGGGTGTCCAGATCAAGAGGAACCGCCTTGGCCATGACGGGGATCCGGAGATCAATTTCCGACCCTACGACGTAAATACGTTGATGAGGGGCAGGAACGGTCCGTCTCTTCTTGGCCACCCAGTCTCGTTCCAGTTCGTCGGCCCCACCCTCAAGGGACAGAATATCAGTCTCCCTTCCAATCTGGACTTTCAGTGGAGCCTGACGGAGGGGCCAGCGAACGATGTCCTGACCATCGACACGTTGGCGTTCTCCCACACGGCCGCCACCCCGGCGGCACCAACGTACAGCACCATCGAGGAAATCTACGGGCTTACGGCCCTGCCGTTCGAGGGGTTGTACATGGTGGTCCTGGAGACCGGCAGTGCGGGGGAGCTGGTTACTCAGGCATCGGTGGCCGTTGCAGGTGGTGTGGGAGACGGAAAGATCAGCTCTGGGCGGCAGGCTGTCGTACCGAAGTACACGACATCGAAGTACGAGATCTATCGGGTGGTGGACATGAGTGCCGACTCGTTCACCCTCGACAGCAAGAAGCGGATCCGGGATCATTTTGAGATCCCTGCCACTCCTGTGATTCGGGCCATCGCCCTGATCCGGCCCTATGCCGCCCGACTCATTCCTGTCCCAGGGGCCAACCGAAAGGTGTACGCCTTCCTCCCGCCCAAGACGACCCTGATTGGGGACTTCTGGCCAATGGCTACGGAGTACACTCTGGGGAATCGTCTGAGTGCTGCTCACTTTTTCTCCGAGGAAGCCGGCAACCCGAACGACTATCAGAGGGAGATCCCTATTCCGGTCCCCTACTCGAAAGATCACTTCAGGGCATCCCTACCGGACGCTATCAGGGCGGGTGTAGCTTCCGATCTAGGCAGGTTTGTGGTATGGGCAGTGCCCAACCAGAGAATCCCATCGGTTGAGGATATCGGGAAAATTCTCCGCATCAAGCAGGTGGACCCTGCTATCGACATGGTCCAGTGGGATGCCTCGGGGATCGGGGGGCAGCGGGAAGATCCGGGAGTGGACCGCCTCCTAGGTGATTTCCTGGTCCTGAACGTAAACGTCTCCACCCCAGGCTCTGAGTTCTGGGTGGTCCTCTCCACGGCCTCTTGGGACATGGAAGCGGGATTCCTCCATTGGCCGGCGGCAGCGGATACCTTTTTTGAAAGCCTGTCGAAGGTTAATCCCGCTGCGGAGCAGCGGGCTTACGTAGATTGCTCCATCCACGAGACCATCGAGAACCTGTGGCAGAGGAGCTATCTACATCCCGAGATTCTGAACACCGCTCGCTTGACAAACATCATCGACCCGGCCTGGGCAGGGATGTCGGCAAAGAGCTGGGAGGGGGGATTCCCGGGGACAAACCTGTCTCGGGCGGACAAGGCCATCTTCGATACCAGCTCGTCGCTGGACGGGAGCGATGGCTCCAACGCCGATCCCGGCAGTCTTTTGGATCTGGGGTTCCGCCCCGTGTTTTTCCCCGCCACGAAGAACCCCGGATCTCCCGTTACTTGGATTCCTGACTTCAACAACCCCATTGACACCAGGGGTGAAATTGTTCTCGATCCCGCAGTGGATGAGGACCAGTGGATTCGCATCGACTACTCTGCGGGACTGGTGTACCTGTCTCACACTCCGGCTCTCGGTTCGGGATTGTTTCCGGATCTGACTCTGGACAACCCTGAGACGGACAACGCCCGGGGAGAGCCCTTCTTTTTCGCCAGCTTCGTGCCGTTCTCGAAGGAACCCGGTCAGTTCGGGGTCAACCCCCGGGTGACGGGAGAGCCCGTGGATGCCGACTGCACTCTTGGGGCGGGCTCAGCAGACGTGTATGGGGAGAAGAAATCCTACCCCCTGTACCCCCAGACATTGACGGAGCAGGGGACGGCGACTGCAGACCCATCTCGGTTCGAGATTATTCTGGAGCATGTGGCTGAGGGGTGGGACATCCCCATGTCGGGATGGGTCACTTTGGTCCAGGGGCGTGGCCCCAACGGGATGCCCGTGTTCGTGGATGCCGATGGCAATGAGGTCTCGACCTTCCGGTACGAGGGCTTCGAGAGCCGAAACATTAGCGGCAACCAGTACGTCACGGTTCTGCTGAACATTTCGGGCTCGGGGCAGATTGGACACGGCGGGTACACCGTAGACACGGCGACTCCGGCCTCGGCGGTGTGGCGGAGGGACATCCAGACTCCGAACACCTACGACGGGGATCACGGCACGGACTACCGTCAGGATATGACGATGGGGTACGCCGCTCGGGCCTCCGCCATGAGGTTTGAGGGGGCTGAGGTTCGCCGTCTGGCAGACGGCTCCGTCAACGTCAATGTGAAAGATCCCCGAGTCGATCAGCACACGGAGCTGTTCTCTGATCTGTTCTCGTCGTGGGTTCTCGACGGAGCCTCCCTGTCTTCTGGGTTGGCTAACGAGGTCACAATCAGCTCGGGAACCGTGCTCATGAAGGGCCGACGCATCGAGTTCGGCAGCACGAACTTCGGGGATAGCACGACTCTCCCCAACGGTTTCGACGGCTACGTCTACCTCGACAGCACAGTGGATCTATGTGGTTGTCATCCTGCAACGACCACAACCCTTCCTCTCCCGGATCCGGACGACATCCTGTTGGCTCGGGTGTCCGTGGATGGGTTGGGGGTCGTGTCCGTTGACTACGATCTACGGCGCCCGCTGTTGGACTTGGACAAACGGCAGGTTATCACAGTCGGCAACGTCGCCGGTCACCCTCAGCCTTCCAGTACCCACTTCTCGACCCTTATCGAAGCCATTGAGTACGTGAACCAGATCATGGCGGCAGGGAGCCGGGACGGGCAGCAGTACATCATCCGGGTGATCGCTGGGACGGTGGAGGACAAATCCAAGCTCCCTTACACTCTTCCTGAGGTGGATGGCCTCATCATCGAGGGAGCTGCCACTAGGACGGGACCAGGAAGCTATCTCTATAACACCATCACATGGTCTGGGACGAATGCCTCTCTGTTCCAGTCCGGCCCCAACTCGGGTAAACGATACCATTTCCGCAACTTGGTGTTCATTTACGACTCGGGATCCCTGGGGGTGAGTACGGTCCCAGAAGAGCGTAATCTGTTCCACATCCAGGACTACGTTACTGAGTGGGTGTGGGAGAATGTGACATTCAACTCAGTCAGCGGAGACGCCCACGGATTTATCTACGGAAACGTGGTGGCGGGAAGTACCGGCCTCCAGAGGTGCATCATCCGAAACTGTGACGCTGAGGTAACGGACTACGGCGTCATGATTGAACATTCCGGTGGGGGTGAGCAGTTTTCGGAGTGTCTGGTTGAGCATAACCTGTTCTCTCTGTCCGGCAAAGTCACCACCGTTACGAATTGTGGCGGAATTTGGATCCCCGAGGATGGTTCGAGCGGTTCGGTGTGCCGGGACAACAAGATCGTTGGCAACAAAATCGCTGATAACCCCCAATTCGGAATCGTGACGGGGGGTACGGAAGATGTCATCCAGGCCAACCTGATCGAGAAGACTGTCGAGGCTGGAATCTGGGTGTTTGGGGCAGGCGCATATCGGGCCTCTATTTTGGATAACCACCTGGTGGATGTACACACCGGGGTACCTATCGCTTTCGGAAAAAAGACCGGGATTGGTATCACCAGCGGCCCTACCAACGCCCACATCATCCGGGGGAACAGCATTACATTGTCCACCCCTGCTGTGGGAGATCGCAGTATCGACGGGACAGGGGCCACGGAGTTGGTGATCTCCGAGAATTTCTGCGATTACAACCTGGTGTTTGGGGCCAACTCCCGAGTCACAGACAATGTTGTGGACGGGGAGCTGGGGACGGCGGCCACGGGTGACTACTCCCTGATCAAGGGCAACATCATTGCGGGAGACGCCTGGCCGGCGGCGGGGGCTATGTTCACGGGGAACATGTGCGGAAGCATCGTGCATCCCGTGTCTTCGTCTTCTACGTCAGTCACGGTGGTGGCGAACAATTTCCTTGGCTACAGCGGCCCGTACCACGGCTCGGGGGGCTACGCCGTTTATGAGGGGAACTTCATCTCGGCGGGGCTCCAGCTCGCCAGCAACATGAAGATCTCGAACAACGTGATCAATTCGGGGGGCAATCCCCCGATCTACACTCCGTCTCTAACGGAGTGGGTGACGATTGCGGGGAACACGATCCTAACCACTGCGGACTTCTCGTTCCGGTCTGATCACATGACCTTCACGGGGAATGCGTTCCTAAGCGCCATCGAGGTGGATTTCGATGACTCGGACTACGCTAACGTGGTGGGCAATTCGTTCCGGGGAGGATGCGTCCTGTCGTCTACGACCAGCACCGCTTCCTACAGCCACTTTGAAGGAAACGTCTGCCAAGTCGGCATGTCCCTCAGAGGCTCTAAGCTCCGGGTCCTCGGGAACTACGTAGAAGGTGTCGTTTCGGGCTCAACCTACAGCATGGAGGTGACAGGGCACGAGAGCGTGATCGATGGGAACACGTCTTCAGGTGGCCTCCATGTGGGTGCTCAGGGCAACTCCGACGCTTGCGTTGTCAATGGCAATTTCTTGGACGGTACTCTGATCATCGGAGATGTCGCTCCCTACACGTCTAACGAGACGACGGTTTCCGATAATTTCGTGGATGGTAGCGTCAGTGTGTTGTCGTCCCTTCGGGTGTCCCTCCGAGACAATGCCATCATTGGAGACGTGGATGCTACGGGACGGGATGAGACCCTAGTGGCCGGGAATCTGATTAGGGGGGCGACGGGGCTGACGTTGACAGGGCAGCGATGCCAGTGCGTCGGGAACTATCTCGATAACGTGGCCAACAAGACTAAGGTCTCTTTGGGTACGTCGGGGATGTTCGTCGGCAACTACGTTGGGGGTGATGACAGTGGTGCGGGGACTGGAACCTGCCTGGACACCACGTCGAAAAGCAATACGTTCATCGTGGGCAATCATTTCGTCGCCGGCGCCGCTTTGGTGACGGCGGGGTCCACGACCTTCTCGAACAACTACATGGGGGGAGGGGGGGCTCTCACATTTAGTGGTACTGGCAGCCTCAATGTGGTCAACGGAAATATCATCGGGGGTATCACATCTCTCACGGGGGCGGATACGAGTTTCGTGGGGAACGTGCTTGGAGACACGGTGAACGCCACCGGGGATGACATGGTGATTGCGGGGAACAGAGGTGATGTAGCTCTCAACTCCACAGGGAACCGAGTGATCGTGGATGGAAACCACCTCGATTATGTCAATATCAACGCTGGGGTGGATACTGTAGTCGCTAACAACCGAGCGAACTACAGTATGCTTGTGGCTACGGATGGGTCTGCAGTCGAAGGGAATCGAGTGGTCGCCACGTTGACCGTAAGTGGAGGCGGCTGCACCATCTCGGGAAATGTGGTGGGGTCTCATCTGGTATGCACGGGTCTCAATCCCACTATCACGGGGAACCAGATGGCAGGTGACCTTGCAGTCAACAAGCCTGGGTACGTCATTGTGGGGAACCGCATCGGTCTGATCGTTGAGGACACCGTCGGAGGAGGAGGCCCCGATCCGGACCCGGCTGCCGGGATCTTTGTGGCCAACCGAGTTGCCAACGGAGGTGCTTCGGGTACACCGTTCTTCGGCGGTGCCATGCCAGCTTCTGCTGGTGGTTTGAAGGACAACAACATCTAAGGGGTGGTGAGAGTCCATGAGAATCCATGTCGATCTGACCTCCCACCTCGTCACGGGGGACCCCCAGATCATCCAGGCCGAGAAGACCCCAGATGACCTGGGGCTGGAGCTTACGGGCATCCCCATCAACGGGAAGTACCTCATCCCCATCCCCCTGGGTCGGGACGTGTATATCGAGAACGGGACCACATACGTGTTGAACGGGGTGGGGGCTGTGGACGGCGGAGACGTGACCAGTATTGGGTTCGCCCATCTACTGGCTTCGTTCCCCCAGTACGATCACATCTATTTCAACCCCCTGCTTACAGCGGACAACCTGTACGACCTGCGAATTGACCCCCAGGAGAGGGTGTTCGTGGACCGAGACCTGGATCCTCCGGTGCTGTACGGCCCTCGGTTCCAGTATGGGCGGCAGCCCATCGACCCCAACCAGGGCAACGCTCCCAACATGACGGCCATCCTGCCCTCGAACAAGGCGGTGACCCCCGAGCGCCCTGGTCTGATCATCACCGAAGAGCTGGACATCGGCCCCTACACCCTCGACTGTGATGGCAACGAGGTGGGGGCAGATCAGTTCATGGTGTACTGGAAAATCTACGGATTCGAGACAACCCACGACATTGCTGCTGACTACGGCGCCGAGGCGGGGAACAACGAACCCGCCGTCAAGTACGTGTACGAGGTGGATCAGGAGCCCACGGACCTCACGGTCTATCTCTCCGTCGACAACGGGGCCACATGGTGCCCGGTGGGTCTATTGGAGCCGGTGGCCTTCTGCCAGAAGGCCACCAAGATTATGCTGGCCTTTCGCAACGACGGGAACGACAGGATATACCTGTCCCATTTTGGGGTGATGTTCTAATGCTTCTGACAACCGACACCCAGCCCTGGGCGGATACCGAGACTCGCAGGTTCAAGCAGCAGCACTCGGACGGTACTGTGACTGAAGGCATCTACGACGGGGTCGATTTCGTGGCCCTCTCGGAGGACTGAGAAACCATGAGCCTCGATTTCGGAAATGGCGTCTCCCGCACTCTCGACGCACTCATGCGTCAGTTCGCTGGCGTGGTGTGGCAGCAAGACAAGCCACCGCTGGATTCCGAGCTGAACATGATGGCTCAGATTGACTGGGATCGGTTCCAGCTATTGGTGCGGTCAGTCATGCCTTCGGGGTTCTTTCTGGACCCGACCCGGGCCTACGACGACTTCGAGACCAACGAGTTGTGGTCTAACTTGCTTAAGTTCGGGACCCCCCGAAGCCCCCTTGGCGTCCATGAGGGTCCGGAAGAGACCCCGGTGGTATGGGCCAACGTCAACGGTTGGGTTCTGCCGGTATCGGGCACAGACGCTCCCGAGGGCGATGTCTCCAACTGGATCAAGCTGTACCCCGCCCCGGAGTCCGACGGGCGGGTGGACTTTGCGTTCCTGGAGGCGTGGCAGGTCCTCGTCCGTCCGAATCCCAGTGAGGTCAACAAGCCCAGCGTCAGTGAGATCTGGAAGTACGGCAATGTCCAGTACGGGGGGACGAATCTCACGGATGATCTAGAGGACGCTGAGGTGGGGATCGAGACCACGGCCCGAATCCAGACCCAGTACCGCATTCGGGTCTTCGGCCAGGGTGTCGGGTTGGGGTCGGGGGTGGCTCTCGATGTGTACCCCGATGGCCTGGACGATCCCAACATTCTCGGCCAAGGTGCTGCCAGTGACCCCGTGACAGGTCTCCAGTGGGAGAACATGAGGGAGAAGCTGGGAGATCCTAGCCTTTGGCGGGCTGGTGATGGGGATCCTAACAATAACCTGGGGACGGTGGATGGGTACACCTACGCCATCCCCCTGTGTGCTATCTTCCGCCGGAACAGCAACCCTTATGTGGCGGTTTCTAGTTCGGGAAACCCGAACCAGAACGGTTCCCGTGAGCGGGTCCCCGGGACGAAGTATCTGTCGGACCCTCTCCAGGGATCTAAGGCTCTGCTTCAGGCCAGCTTGACTGACGCTCTCTCCCACGACACGGTGGGGACGATCAGCATCACGAACCTGAACGGCTCGGGTCTGGAAGACCCCTTCCTGACGCTTTCCCACACCTTCCTTGTCCTCAACGATGAGGTCATTGGCATCTCCGCCATCAACGTGGCGAACGAGACCATCACCATTCCGAGTGGGGGTCGTGGTCGTTGGGGCACGGCAGCCGTGGGGCACGTCGCTGGGACGACCATCCAGCTCTTCAACACCCGCCCGGACGGCAAGTACGCCGATCAGGTCGACCGGGCCGACATCCTGGACCTCCGCCGAGCCATCAACCCTGGGGACTGGGACTACCAGCGCCTGCTGGCCCATAACGTGGCTGCCCTCGTCAAGGGAGAGCTGCGGACGGCCTGGAAGAAGAGCGGGGCCGGGGACTCTGAGGGCGTAAGTGCCCACGAGGTGGATTATCTTCACGCCGTCGGGTCCATTGCCCCTCCGAATCACACCGAGGCCCTGGACGGCCCGGATGGTATCCGTACCATCTGGTCGGATGCGGCGGTCATCCAGCAGGACGTTACTCTGCTTCTGGATGATGACCCGACCCTCACCGATGGTGCCGTGGGCTCTAGCCCCGGCAACCTGACGAATGACCAGTTTGACACGAACGTCCGCTGGGATGTGAGCCCGGACTTCAAACCCACAGGGTTCTTGAACGTCGGATCCAACCCTAATCCCGGGTACGAGAAGGCGTGGACCAACGGGTCCTGCATCCAGCTCTACATTGGTGGAGAGGACGGCACTCAGGGTGCCCGTAAGACATTCCGGGATGGATCCGAAAGGGCGGTACGGTTCGTCACCCCCAACGAAATGTGGAAGACGGGCTACCCCATTGTGGACCCCGAAGGGGGCAACCAGCACCCGGTGACTCTGCGGTTCCAGGGGTCCCGTGCCCATGCGGCTCCTCCGTATGACCTGACGGATCTCCAGAAGGGTGCCAACCCGGGGCCGATGTACCCCTGGCAGAATTTCAACTTTGAGAAGCCGTTCTGTGTGCTCGGGGGTCTGCTCGACGCCACCGCCAGAACGACCCTCGATGTGGATACGTCCCTGGTAAATGCGGGTGGCGGTCTCCAGGAGATCGATCTCGGTTGGGATTTCGACACCGATGGTACCTTTTACATGAAGGACGCCAACGGGCTGTGGATCGGGAACCCTCTGGCGAGTGCCGGCGAGACCGGATACATCACCCGTCCTCTCTTGCGGGGAACGAAGACCCTGCACGACATGCTGACGGGAGGTGGCAAGGACACATCTGGGAATAGCTCCCAGGTCTACATCGTCCTGTACGGGGACAAGGACAGCACCCAGAACAACGGGCTGTTCCGGGTCGTGGGAGCAGGCGCAACTGCGGGGTACACCCGCTACAACGCCAGCAACTCGACCAGTGTCGTGGTGCAGGCGGTCTCTGCCGACTGGGACTCCGGGATCCGCTTTGAGTCTACGGGCAACCAGGTCGTGGCGGAGATGAGGTCTCAGTTCCACAACAGCGACGACACCAGCGACTACGCCAGCCGCACGGCTGACATGGTCATCGTCATGACGGATCTGAAGGGCGAGACGGGGGGGGACTCTGAGTACCCCTGGATGTCGGACAACCTCGACGTCGGAGCCTACGACAATAGGTTCACGGGTGAGGTTGAGGCAGGCAAGGTGGGTGTACCCGACAAGATGGTCCTGAGCCTGAGCCTGCTCTACCACCCAGGGCGGGGTGGTGCCGCCCGAGTCCCAGACGACATCGTGCGATTCGCTCTTCGAGGACCCACCGAGCAGAGCGTGGGGACCTACCTCCAGCAGAGCGGTGCTAGCATTGACACCGAGTTCAGCTCCTACACGGGCGTACCTACGGATGAGACGTTCTTTGGAAGTCAGCACATCCAGACATGGAACCGTCTCCCCGGTCACGGCTGGCACGCTCCTGACGCCCCCAGCTACGGCGGAAACATCGTAGGGTTCACGGAGGTTGACCGAGAGAGCCAGCTCTTCGTGGACAAGGGGTCGAAGACTCTGGTGTTCCGCCCCTTCCGGGATCGCCAGATGACTCTGGAGGCCCACACATACCGGATTTTGGATCCGGCCTGCCTGTTGGGGACGTACCTGTACCCCAACGCAGACGCCAAGGATGGTCTGACCATCTGGACGGATTCGTCCAATCCGGCGGGAGGTAACGGCAAGCAGATGGGCTTTGCTGTTCCTCGGGAGTATATGCCCCGGTTCGGTCGCCAGGATATTCCCTACTACCGGGACACCCAGAGTGGTCAGGGGACTTTCCTTTCTGGCATCAACCACCTGTTCTCCGACAAGGCGGATGCCACCAACCCGGTGTTCAACATCATCGGCGGAGCCCAGGACAACGTGACGGGAGGCAACGAGGTCACACTGTTCCATTTCATCACGGGCACCCCAACCTGCTACGGCGTGGCGGATACGGTGGGCGGGGCGTTCCTCGGCTTGCCCAATGTTGAAGCTCGTAAGACCACGGACATCAACCCAGCGCTCAACGCATACGCCCAGGAGATCGTCAACTATCTGGCGAGTGTGAACAGCTCAGAGTTTGGGCGTGGTCTCAAGGGCATCCAGCTCCCCCCGTACTACGGACCGGCCCGCATCCTGGGCGTGTTCGAGAAGGCCGACTTCCTTAACAAGGGTGGGCGGACCTTCAAGGCTAACCGCTACCAGGTCGAGGACGACCCGGCGACCAACCTCCTGCGGGAGGATGCCGAGATGATGTCCCTGTTCATCATGGAGAACGGGGCCAAGGACCGTACTGAGGCGGATGGGGACCACACGTACATCCTCCCGGATCACATCTTGGATCTTAGCCGCATTCCGGGCTACGCCACTGGGGACGAGTTCGAGGACTTCGAGTACGTGGTGGTGGCGACAGTCTTTGGGTTCGCCCGAGGGTTCATCTCCGAGAACAACTACGTTCTGGTGAGGAAGCACAACGGCCAGGGCGTACTTCGGACGGATGGGGACGACCCCGAGCTGGAAGGCGTCCCGATGTGCATCCCTTGCCCGGCCGGGTCGAACGACCCCTTGTACATCTCCCACAACCGGACGGTGTACCAGGGGGACCCCTACATGAGCCGCCACGGAGAGAATCGAACCACCTCGGACTACGAGTTCCGCTACGGCCAGATCCCTGTGGGGGGCCAGTGGAGTCTGAGGACGCCCATTCAGCAGTTCGATACCAACGGGAACTTCGTCCCTGAAACCATCAACGAGCGGTCGTTCGAGGTCCTGGCCTCTCTGGATTTCTTCACCACCCTCGGGACTGGCAAGATCGGCGGGGATCTGTATCAGGGTACCGTCCTCGACGTGGGGTACACCGAGAACACCCCACAAGCGGCAGGGCGCATGCCCGAATCGGAGTCTCAGCCGGGATGGAGGATCTTCCCCCGAGCCTTCTCCGAGGGTCAGAAGAGGAACCCCAGCAGGGCGAAGATCCAGTACGAGCTGCTGTATCCGCAGTTCATCAACCCCGGCGTCTATGACGGGGTCAACTACGGCGGAGCCAACACCCACTGGACCATGAACTTCAAACTCCTGGACGGGGAGGTCGTCAAGATCTACGGCACCCTGGCGGCTAACCAGGCCGCTCTGCTGGCCCGCCCCGATGTCTCGTCTGAGGACGTGTTCCTGGTGGACGAAAGCGGTAGTGTGCGGTTTGGGGAGACTGTCACCTCTTTCGCCCTGACCGCTTTCGACCCGCAGAATCCGGTCCAGTCGTTCACGGTGCCCGTTTCCGGTGTTCGTCCTGGAGACCACATCCAGGTGAGTCCGGTGTTTTCTGCTGACTGGCGGACCACGAACGCAGAGGTCGTCCTAAGCGGGTTCTGCGAGGTGAGCGGACAGGTTCGGATCCAGGCGGTGCTCACCCCCGGCCCCGATGGGTTCTACCCCTTCCCGGACTCGGAAGGGCACCAGATCCGCACCGAAACGCTGACCTTTCCGGGCGTCATTGCCCCGAGGACGGCAGGTGCGGCCACCACGACAGTGAACTGGCCTGGCGCCACGGGAAGCGATCTCGTTCTGGTCGAGTTCAACTCCCAGCCGGCCTCCCAGCCGGTGTTCCCGGTGGCCCAGGTTACCGCTCCCGACACCATCCAGGTCTGGGTCTGGAACACGGACACCCTGAATTACGTTCCTGGTGCTCCCCAGACCATGAAGCTCACGGTCCTCAAGGATGTGACGTTCAACCCAGACTGGACGGTTCCCGCTCCGGCCTCGAATCTGAACATCCGGTTCACCCGGGCGAAGGGGGATGTGGAGCAGACGGTTGCCAACTTGGCTACGGCCATCCTCCAGCACCCCCTGCTCCAGCGGTCTGTTCGAGCCCGGTTCAACCACCGGCTCCTGGAGATCGAGGCCATCCCGACGGGAGCCGAGGGCAATGGCATCTACATCTGGACGGACCACGAGAACACCCAGTACACGGAACTGGAGGTCGGTCGGTTCCTGGCCCCCTTCATCAACGACGGCCCTACCCCGCCGGTTGGGCTCTACGTCCCGTGCGTAGCGACTTACCTCCAAGGTGGGGTGGACATGCCGGTCAACGCTGGGGCAGGTACCAGCCAGCTCAAGCTGACCGGCATGACCGAACGGCTCCCCTTGGGTGCTCTGCTCCAGGACTCCGATTTTCTGTGCGAGAACCCCCTAGGGGGGAACGCCTCGGCTATGAGGTCGAGCCCGGCGAACATCCAGCCGATTCAGTCTCTCTTGCCCCTCACCGGAGGGGGCAACGAGTACACCAGGTTCCTGGGTTCCCCCGGGGAGCTGTTGGGGATGTCGGATGGCAACATTGCCATTGACGGTTTCGGCGCCTGGACTACGAGTACCCCTACGGGGACTCGCAGGTTCCGGCTGTACCGGGGTGGGGGGTCGGCATTCGTGCTGCATGGTGAGAACCCGGGTGGGCCTATTGATTGGGTCTCGGACTCTTTGCCTGCCAGTAGTGACCCGGTCCTCAAGGGTGGGGTACTGGTCTGCCGTGCCTTCCTGGTACGCAACTTCTACGAAGAAGCCTTCTCGGGATCCCCGTACAAGGTTTCGGATGGGGACGAGATCCAGATGGTCCTTATGACCTACGGTATCCTTGGGGACGGGCAGACGGTGGAGCAGGGCATTAACCTGGATGGTATTATCAGCCCGGCTGGTTACGGGGAGGGGTTCGCTGCTGCGGACCGCTACCGTATCAACGGCCGCCCTATGTTCCGAGGCTACAGTCGTAGGACCCCGGACCCGGCGAGCGTGACCTTGGCCGTCTACGACGAAGCCTCCAGGATCGCCCCCGCTGGGGCCCCGAGCGGATGTGGCGGATGATTGACGAGAGCCTGACCCAGAAGGTCATCGACTATCTCAATGAGCTGCTGGAGATCGATCCGGCAGCCATTGAGGATTTGGTAAAGACCCGTGTACCGTGCAGCAATGCCCTCTCTTGGCATCCTACGGTTCAGGTGGTGGGCGGAGGGGAGTGCCCCGCCATGGTAGGTCTCCTGGGCATCATCAACGGCTTGTGCGGGGTAGATGCCGATGGATGGGGACCCGTTGCTGCCCGGTATGACGAAGCTGGCAACCTGTTCGAGTTCTCTCGGATGAGGGAAGAGTGGAAGGGTAATGTCGATGCCGATTCTGAGCCGACACGGGATTGACCCGGACATCCGGGGTCCCTACGAGAGGCAGTACAAGGCCCAACTCCGCCAGGCCTTGAGCAACCCCGGCTTGACTGCTGAGCAACGTGGTAGGATCAAGGCAGAGCTGGACCAAGTGGGGAAGCCTCGGGTATACGATGCGGACTCACCTCCAGTCCCCGGTGCGATTGACGTGACCGTAGGCTGATAGGATACAAGGAGATCCAGATGAAGAAGATTCTGTTCGTCCCCCTCATGGCTCTGTTCCTGGCACTCTGCCCGGCAACGGCACTCAGTCAGGATGTCGGACCTTCCAATGTAGTAGTCGACCCCGCAAGCATGGGAGAAGCCGCTCTCGTTCTGCCCGAGAAGGCCCTGCCTGTTGTGGGCGAGGAAGTCCCTCCGAACGTCGAGTCCCCGGCTTCGGATCCCGTCCCGGCTCCCCCGGAGAAGGTTGACACCACCGAGGAAGCGGCCCAGGCAGTGAGCACCCTGCTGGCAGCGGCGGAGTCTGGTCAGTGGGCGCTGTTCGCAGGTGTGCTAGTTATGCTGCTGGTTTGGTTCCTGAACGGGGTAGCCAAGCTGAAGGAGCACATCCCAAAGAAAGCCGTGCCGTGGGTTGCCGCTGTACTCGGTATCCTGGGTTCGGTAGCTGCTGCACTAATCTCGGGGGATATCCCCCTTACCCAGGCCCTCGTCCAGGGATTCCTGGGAGGGGCTACCTCGGTCGGGCTGTGGGAGATGTTCCTCCAGAACCACAAAAAAACCAAGGAGGGCGAGTCGGCCTAACCTGCACCCTCGGCAGCATCTTAAGGCCCCGTTGGCTCCAGCCGGCGGGGTCTTTGTTGTCTTCAGGCTGCTGGTGGTTCCTTACTTGGGGACTTTCACCTGGAGCTGGTGGAGGTCCGGCACGCAGAGGCCGGAGAGATTGAAGGAGATGGGGAACGGGAGACCGTTCACCTTCACCACGAAAGCCTCCCGGCGCAGCTTCGTGACCGTTCCCGTGTGAAGCACGGGGCTGTCGTCCTGGAGCCGGGTTTGCAGCTCCACGGATGTGCCCACTTTCACCAAGGGGCGGATCAGATCCTCTCTGCTGGGCATGGTCTCTATCTCCATTCCTCGGGCTCGCCGTAATGGCAGCCTTCGGTGGCCTGTTCCGCCCTCTCGAAGATTGCCTCTCTTTTCAGACTCTGGGCTTCTGCCACGGCCAGCCTGTAGAGACTGGCATCGTCCGGGAAGCTCCCGGGCAGCTCTTTTTCGGGGACATCGTTACCATTCTCGTCTCTTACCAACTTCAGCTCGAAGAACCCTCCTTCGTCGGGGTAGCAGTTTTCGGGCAACCCCGAGGTGTACCCCGGTACGTAGGGCTCATAGTACCCCTCTACTTCGTAGGTCTTGGGGTTTCCCTCATCGTCTTCACACTGGACCCGGATCAGCATCTCGGACTCCTTCCTGGCTCCGCTAAACTACTTGGGGGGGCTCCCGGGTTACCAGGAGCCCCCACTCTTTTCTGTCAAGCGGCCAGGTCAGCGGACTCCTCGTCCGAGTTCCCGCCCCCTAGGAATTCCACCGCTTTCCCGGTAACTTCCTTTGCTCCTCCGAGTAGGGGAACTAGAACGACGGAGGACACCATGAAGATCAACGTCACCATGACCCAGCATACCCTCGGCACGGACCACCTCTTCAAGATGGTGACGCCGCCCAACCCACCCGAGGGGTACCGTGGCGTGGAGAAGGTGATCTTCGTCCACACATCCGAGGTCGTGCGGCCCTGCCGCCTGACCGGACTTCCGGTCAAGGTTCGGCACAACTACCAGATCATGATGGACCAGGGGGAGCGCCGCTGGCGGGCGGACCACATCGAACTTCCCGGATTCGGGGTAATGGGTCGGATCGCTGTCCGGGATGACAACTGGGTGGGCTTCTGGGATACTCCAGGCGAGGCGGCCCAAGTTGTAGCTGCACACATGAAAAAGCGGGAACAGCAGGTGACGGCAGGATGAGTGATGATCTGCAAGGAGCTGCCCTGGCGATTAGTCTGGCCCTCGGAGACTCCCAAGAGGGCATCCGGAAATCTCGCCCCCTTTCTTGGGCCAAATGTGTGGCAAAGTCCCACCTGGGCTGGCAGAGGATTGGGGAGAAGAAGTGGGTAGAGATTTTGGAGATTGGAAAAAGGTCTCGGCTGTTCGAGCGGACCCTAGACGGCGGGGTGGCCGAAGTCGTTGAGGAGCCTCAGCCCGAGGAGCCTCAGCCCGAGGAACCCGAGGAATTTCAGTCGGGCGAGGGGCTAGCTTTCGGGAGTCCTGGTATGCGGGTCATTCCTGTAACCCAGGAGGTTTACCGTTCCTCTGGGCATCCCTCCCAACTTTTCCCTAACCTGGGGAAGATTACGGACATTCACCCCGGAGATAGCTGCGCCTTCTTTGTTGACGAGCTATGGTATGATTTGGGTATCGTTGCTCGGCTTGCCCAGGGATATCTGGAGCTAGAAAAATCCAACAAGGATTCCGACAAACCACCTTTAGTTCCTTTTGAGGATGTGTATGAGGTGATCCGGTACATCGGCGAAGAGGAAGTCTCTGAGGAGGAATTCCTTTTGATGAGAGACATCCTGTTGCCGGTGGAGTGCCGTAGGAACCCTGACGGGACCCGCAAGGGGCTGCACCAGATGAGACCAGAGGTGGGGGATTGGGTGAGGCAGCATTCCGGCGCTCGGGTAATCACTCCCCCCACGAAGGCTGCTAAGCCCAAAGAGGTGATCGAGCCCGAGGTGATCGAGCCCGAGGTGATCGAGCCGGAACCTGTAGAGGAGAAGAAGACTCGAAAGGGCCGGAGAAGGAAGGGGGCTGAACCCGCCTTCAACATCATGGATATCATCTCGGCCCCTGGAGATGGGAAGCCGAGATCTTAGCGGTACTGCCTTAGGAATGCCCGAGCCACACGAAGGGCGGCCCGCCTGCCTGTGTTGTAGACCCTCATCTTATCCCGTAGGATCTCTTTCTGACGGTCGGAGAAGGACTGCCCCCGCTCAGCTCTTGTGATGAGGGTGTTGAGGAATCCGACCGTCCAGTCGTCCTTGGCTTTCCCAGCCAGGTCTTTCATAGCCCTCATCCGCTCGACGAACGCTCTCTGTTCCGTAGTGAGGCTGCTGCCAGGGGGGTCGGCCTGGGGGCGAGTGCGAGACTTTTCGTTCAACAGGAATTTCTCGATGCCTTCCTGCATCCGGTCAGTCAGAGGGAACCCTCGTCGAGCCTTGTCGTGCATGGTTTTGAGGAAGCTGTTGTCCCTCCAGCCCTCGATGGACTCGATCTTGGTCATCCACTCGGGCAAAGCGGCCTGCCCCGGGTTCGAGGTTTCGCCGTCCCCCAGTTCCTCGGGAGCGGGGCGGCTCGACCGACTGGGGCGAGACATCATCCTCTCGATGGAATCCCGAACCTTCTTGCTGATTGTCCAGCCCTTACTCAGGGCCTCCATCTGCTTCTTGAGGAAGGGGTCTTTTTCCCATTCGGGGATGGACTTGATGTTATTCGTCCATTCCTCGACGTGGGCGCCCACGTCAGGGATGCTGGCCTTGTCCTCGTAGAAGTCCTGGGAGGCGAGGTAGATGTCCTTGTACCACCAGTCTACCCCCTTCTCTTTCCAGGTCTTCGCCCAGCCCTTGGTGCGGTAGTATCTCTGGGGGGAGGCCTTTTTATTCAGGAGGCGTCCGTCTTCCACAGCGACTAGTCGCATCTTCGTACTGGCCTCTCCGACACCTTTGACCTCATCACCCTTGGTCAATGTCGTGGTGATGAGGCAGCCCACATAGTCGGAGAACTTGACGATGTAAGAGCCAGCCGTGGAGCCATACCGCTTCCAGCCTTTGTAGGGGGCTTTCTTTGCAAACCCATTGAGCCACTGCTCGAACTCTTCCCGGGTGATAGGGACGAATCGCTCACCTGCCATCTGTCAGTCCTCCAGGCCTTCCCAGGCTGCAGTGAGGGGGTCTAGGTCGTCCTCGTACCCGGTGTCTTTCCATTGCTCTGCCAGGGGGTCACCGTTGAGGGATAGGTCCCCCTCCCAGGTGTTCTCCAGGTCCACCTGCTCTTCGGCCCAGGATTCGTAGTCGGTGAAGTCGATGTCCGACTCACCCATGTCCCCGAGGGACATTTCCTGCCAGTCGAAGGGCTCCAGAGACGCCTGCTTGGCGGTCACGTCTTCCCCGCCCAGCGGACGGATGCACGCCTCGCCCACGAACTGGGAGACCCCACCGGGCTGCCCGGTGTGAGTGACCATCGGGTTGATGATGGTCACCGAGTTTTCTCCTCGGGTCAGGGCCACGTAGGCCAAACGACGCTCGGAGGCCATTTGCTCCTCATCCCCCTCGGAAGCCTTGTGGGGGAACACCCCCTTCGCCATCGGTACGAAGATGTGCTTCGTCTCCAGCCCCTTCCAACCGTGACATGTGTCGATGACGACGGCCGGCTCGTGGTAGTCGGCGGCATCGGGGTTATCATCTTTGTGCTTCTTATCGTTGGCCTTTTGGAGGCGTTCCACGAAGGCCAGGGCGGGGCCCAGGTCTTCGTAGTCCCCAATGAGGCCCATGAGGGGCTGGATGGGGGCCAGGGCGAGGCCCTTGATGGCCTCGTCCGTGATGGACCCGTCCTCGCTCTCTTCGGACAACATATCCATGTGTTCGGGGGACCCCTTGACCTTCTCGATCAGAGAGTCAATGACCGTCTGGCGCTCCCCGAACATCTCGGAGCCCTTGAGGTTCAAAATCTCGTTAAGGATGTCCTGGGGGTCCCCCGCCAGGTTGTGGACGTACTCCAGGGCTTCCACGTAGGGGCGGACATTCTTCTCGTTGCGCCACTCCTGCCGGTCACCCGTGTAGATGTACCTCCACCCGCCACCGCTCAGGAACTCTAGGTAGTTCTGCCCCCTGGCCTGCTTCTGGATTTCCATCTCGAAGGTCTTGTCCAGGTTGAATCTGGGGACTCGGTGGGCGTTCAGGACTACCTCGTTGATGTCCTTAGGGTTAGAGGAGCCCGCCAGCTTGAGCCATAGGACCAGGGCCTGGGTGGTCGGGTCGTTGAAGAAGCTGACCTTGCTGCGGAAGGGGATGCCCCGCTTCAGCATCTCGACACCGAAGGCGTAGGCCTCGGCGTTGGTGCGGACGGCGACACCGAAGTCATCGGGGGTGGCGATGGCCCCTTCACCATCGATCATTTCTTCGATCTGTTCGGCGGTGTAGGCGGCCCCCTCTTCGTGGGTCGAGACCTCGACGTTGTGGATGAGCCCTTTGCCCTTCCGATCCACGTTGGCCTTGCAGACCATCGGGATCTGCTTGCTGTTGTGGGCGATGAGCTTGTTGGCGGCGTCCACGATGTCACTGCCGGAGCGGAAATTCATCTCCAGCATGTGGGTCTCGAAGTCACCCTTCTGTCCCTCTCCGCTCTGGAAAGCGTCAGACCGCTCGATGAACAGATCGGGGGTGGCCCCACGGAACTCGTAGATGGCCTGCTTGTCGTCACCAATGAAGACGAAAGTATTGGCCTTCATCTTGCCATCGGACCGGGGCTGAAGGGTCTGGGGGTCGTAGTACCCCGTGACGAGTCCGAACAGAACGTGTTGGGCTCGGTTTAGGTCCTGGGCTTCATCCACCAGGACGTGGGTGAACTTGGCCTGTACCATTGCCCGAGCGGTTGGGTTGGCGACCAGCATCTTGCATGCTTCGACCAGCATGTCGTCGAAGTCGATTTGCCCAGCGTTGACTGGGTCGTTGTGCTTCAGCCAGTCATAGGCTCCGTAGACGGCGGCAAATACGTCCTTCTCTTTGGCCCAGGCCTGAGAAGGAGTTACCAGGTTCGCCCGGTGCTTGGAAATAGCGGTTGAGAACCGTTTGACACCGATGGCTCGGCCACCAGTGTCCACCATCTTCTTGATTCCCAGGTTGAACCATTGGTTCGCTGGTTCGTTCCAGTACCGACTTGCCTTATCCGACCCCTTCCCCCGGCCTTTAGTCCCCGCAGCCATCTTGCCCATGACATTTGCTCGGGAGGTTTCCATGAGCTGCCAGAAGGCGTCGGAGGACATGTTCAGAGCACGGTTGCGCCCGATGTTGCTCGCCCCCGAGTTGGTGTGCAGGATGCGTTTCAGCTCCTGCCATGCCGCATCGTCCAGGTCGGCGGGCCCAAGGCCGTTGTCCGTGATGTAATCACAAAACCGGATCAGGCTGCGGCCCCAAGAGAATCCCTTGCCGTCGGCCCACTCGCCAAGGCCACGAAGACCCCAGCGGCCCCGGATAGCCGTATGCAGCTCCTTCTTTCCGGAATCCCGGTCTGGAGGGGGTCCCGCCTCGACGGCCTCGGGGACCCAGCCGGTGTCAATGGGGGCATCACCTTGGATGTCGGGCTGGTACAGGCCATCAAACATTCCGACAGGTTCCGGATCCACCGGATAGCTGCCGTACTCGGGGCGGAGCATAACCTGCTTCATTGCCATCTTCACCAAGTAGGCGTCCGAGTCCATAATCTTGGCGTTGGCGATCTGGGGGCTGAACTGCCGTAGGAGCTTGAGGGCGACGGAGTGGGTGGTGCCGAACCCGTCATCCCCAGCATCCAGAAGGTTTGCCCCTCCGTAGTCGAGGACCCTCTTCTTTAGCTCGGCAGCGGACTTCTTGCTGAAGCTGGTGGCGATGATGCGGTCGGACCGGACGCCCTCTCGGGTGATGATGTCCACAACCTTGCCCGCCAGCACTCGGGTCTTACCGGATCCAGCACCTGCGGCGATGATGGCCTTGCCGGAGGCCATCATCGCTTTCTCCTGCTCGGGAGTCATCCCGAGCTTCTTGCCCATCTCGGTGGCGTGGGAGGTTTGGGTGGTTCGTTCAGTGGCGGCGACAGCCTTGATCACGGAGGGGTTCGGGCTCGCCTCTGCAATGGCGGCGATAGCCGCTGCCAGATTGGCCTTCTGGATCTTCAGGTCTGCGACCTTCTCTTCCTCGCCATCGGCGGCCCCCTCGATGCGAGCTTCGATGACCGCCATCTCGGCAGCGGCCGAACGGGCTTCAGCAGCGGCGGTAACCAGGGCCTCATCATCGGACGGGGCTGCATGAGCCAGGGAAGCAGCCTTCGTGATCCACGCCTTGGACCTGCGGTTCCTCTTGTGGATCACCCCAGCACAGGCATTAAGGCGAGCTGCGGGAGATTCGGTGGCGGCGATGGCAGCGATCTGGCGAAACCTCTTGAGATCTTCCCCGTCGGAAATCTTGGCCAGGTCCACTTTTTTGAGGTTCAGTCGGGACAAGGCCATCACGACGGCCTTGCAGAAGTTCCAGACGCCTTCTTTCCCGCCACCCATGGTGGCAATGCGGAGGGCTTGCTGGATTTGGGGGTCTTCAGCGGCGAGCAGGCTGAAATGCTCGATGAACAGCTCTCGGGCCTCCGGGAGATAGCGTAGGGCATAGGCCAGGCCTGCGTTCAGGTGGTCTTCCGCCTCCTTCGCACCCTCGTTGGCAACCACCCAATCTCGGAGGGCCTGGATAGCCAGGAAGAAGTTGAGGTGATCGATCAGCCCTGTGATCGTCAAGTCGACTGCTGCCGCCGTGCGACGCATATGTTGGGTGGCAATCAGGATGATGCTATCCCGCATGATGTCTATGTCCTCCGCCTCGGATTGGGAATCCGGCACTCACCATGAAGCCTTGCATAGCCATTCTACCGTCTCCGGTAGGGTAGACAAACAGAGAACAGGGAGGAACCCCCATGCCAAAAATCCAGCTTCTGAGCGACCTTCACTTTGAGTTCCACAGAGATGGGGGCCGTGCCTTTGTGAGCAGCCTCAACCCTCAGGGTGTGGATGTCCTGGTCCTGGCGGGGGACACCGGCACCCAGAAGGGTGGGAGTCTGCGACAGGGGCTCAGGTTCCTTGTTCAGCGGTACGGGGAGACCCCCATCGTGATGGTGGCCGGTAACCATGAGTTCTATGGGGGCACCCGAGAGGACATTACCCGCCACATGGAGGTGATCCAGAAGGAGTTCCCCACCGTTCACTGGTTGGAGAACAGCACCGTGACCCTTGCGGGGCAGCGGTTCATCGGGGGGACCCTCTGGTTTCCAGACACCCCTGACAGCTACAGGTACGAGGGGTGGTTGAACGATTTCCGAGTCATTCGAGGGTTCAAGGACTGGGTGTACGATGTGTGCTCCGACAGCATGAGGTACCTGTCGGAGAACATCCAGGAGGGGGACTTCGTCGTCACTCACCACATCCCGGACGCCCAAGGGATTCATCCCAAATACCGCAAGGGGCCGAGTGCGGGGATGAACCGCTTCTTTCTCTGCCAGATGCCCCAGGAGGTGTTGGGGCGGGGAGACTGGTGGGCGTTCGGCCACACTCACGACTCGATGGCTTTCCAGATCGGCAACTGCCGGTTCCGGTGCAATCCCCTGAGCTACCCCCAGGAGGGAAACCCCCACTTCTCAAAGAGGTTGGTCTTGGCCGGTAGGGAGACTATCACATGCCCAGTGTGTGGGGAGCCCTCGGAGTGGGGATCGGACCACTTCTGGACCTACGGACCCAAAGGGGAATGCCCTTATTGTTCTTCGGAGTTGGGCCAACTCATTCACAACGAGATCTAAAGGTCAAGCAGGAGCGCTGACGTGGAACGTACCCGACTCATCAATTACCGGGGCCTCATCTCGACCCCCGACATGGCCCAGGCTCTTCGCACATTGGAGACCAAGGCGTCGGAGAACGACTGGAAGGTAGCCGTCTCCGCTGGGCCGTCCCCAATGTCCCAAGCGGGGCGTGAGGTTCTGATCCAGCTCAAGAGAAAGGACAGGACTCCACTGGAGGCCCTGCACGCCGCTTGGGGGTTCGCCATCCCGCTGGGGTTCACCCCCTGGGCTCGATGGCCGGTCATCGAGGGGGACCCAGACATTCGGTTCCACTTCCTTGGGCCGTGGCAGGTCGTGGGGGACAACCTTCTGGCGGAAGGGAGGGGGCACCTCGCCTGGACCTCAATGCAGGCCGCAGCCTTGGTGGATGTGGGCAGGTGGGAGGGGTCTCACCAGACGGAGCGGTACATCCAGGCTCAGCTCCACCGGGTAGGGAAGAACCCCGGACCCATCGACGGCATCATCGGCCCTCGGACCACTGGGCAGATCCACACCCTAGCCCTCGGCCGCAGCTCCCTCGACGACCTCGTCGAAGCCCTCACAGAAATGGAACCTCCTCAGCCCCGAGTTTCTGAGATCGGGAGTGGGCACATCTTCGTCCATGGGCGGGAGGTGGTTATCCAGGGGGCCGGCGGGGTCAAGGTGCAGAAGCGCCCGGGGGGTGCTCTCCTGGCAATCAGCGGTCCCGGTAGGGTCGTGGTGGACATCGGAGACCTGGCATGAGCAATTTCCTCACCCGGTTCTGGGACAGGATCACGGGAGAACCCCATGAAAGGGAGGCCCCCGAGAATGAGGTGGTCCAGCAGGTCATCGCAGAGTTCGAGGTGGCCGCCTTGGCGAAGGGGCGGGACTTCCAGATGGCGGTGATCGTGGAAGCCCACAAGGCGGGTCTCCCGCCGGAGGCCCTGCCCTACGTGTTCTGGACTCTGATTACCCAGTCCCGGACGTGGCCTCTTGCCAAGGAACCCCGGCGAGCCCTGGCCCTCGCTAGGGATTTGATGGTCCGGTCCGACCAAGTCCCCAACTACGACAAGGGGTTCCAGTTGATCCCGGAAAGCCTGGAAGACCAATTGGATGTGCTGATCTCACGGATGTCCATCTGGGCTCAGGGGACCCTCATCGCTGCCCTCTCAAAGGAGTTGCTGGGTATCTCCAAGAGACACCAGAGGCGGCTGGAGAAGATCCTCCGCCGGCATGACGGGCTGGCTGGCAAGACCCTCGTGTACCTGTATGAGGCCTTGCGGGGAGCCGCCGTCACCGAGCCTTCCTGGTTCCGGTACCCCGACATCATGCAGCCTCTCCTGACTTCCCTTCTGAGGTAGGCCGATCCTCCCGCCGTCCCGAGTAGCAAGGGGGACGAACTCGGAGGGACAGTGGACTTGGAATCGGAAGACCGATTGGCGAAGCTGTACGAAAAGCTAAAGAGGATGAGGGAGCGAACGGACCTCAAGCTCCCTCCGAACAAGTACCTCCGGAGCACCTACATTGACCCGATGGACGGCAAGGAGAAGCCCCTTGTCCTCCGCTACTATCAGATCCAGATGGTGGTTCATCTGGCTGCTATGCGGCGGTTCCTTGTAGGGGACGACACCGGCCTGGGCAAGACTCTGGAGATTATCGCTGGACTCAGCCTGATCTGGGATAAGACCCCCGACACCCCCGCCGTCATTTTGACCACGAAGTCTTCGGCCCCTCAGTGGGTGGAGGAGTTCAACAAGTTCACCGAGGGGGTCAACGCCTTCCTCTATGAAGGCCCTCCCGAGAAAAGAGGGAAGATCTGGAACGAGTATCTGTCTGCCGATGGCCCCAAAGTCATCGTGATGAACTACAAGAAGGCGTGGCAGGACTTCGGTCGGTTCAAGGACTACGAGGGCTACATTCTAATCACGGATGAAGCGACCGCCTACAAAAACAAGGACAGCCAGACCCACCAGGTGGTCTGCCATCTTGCCAACCACTGCACCAGACTCTGGGCCGCCACGGCTACCCTCATCAAGAATCATTTGGTGGAGGGGTACTCCATCTACCGAGTGGTCATGCCCGGCCTGTTCTCCAATCACGTCACCAATTTCCAGAAGCACTACTGCCTCATGGAGATGGTCGACGTGGGGCGGGGACGAAGAGTCCCCAAGATGGTGGGGTACATCCCCGAGCGCATCCAGGAGTTCCGGGACACCATTGACCCCTTCTATCTCGGGCGCCCCAAGCACGCCGTGGCAGAAGAGCTGCCGGTCCTCATCCGTAAGAATGTCGAAGTCCCCCTTTCCAAGGCTCAGGAGACCCTGTACTCGGACATCGCCTCGGCGGTCGCCAACAAGAACCCCATGTTCTTCGGGGAGAACGAGAAGGAGATCACGAAGCTCACCGCTCTTATGTACTACCAGCAGGCGGCGAACCACTTGGAGCTGGCGGGGCAGGAAGGTCCCAGCTCCAAGTTGGATAAGCTAATCGAGTTGCTGACCGAGGACTTTGATGGGGAGAACGTCATCGTATTCACCCGGTTCAAGACGATGGTGGACATCTTGGTGCCTGCCATCCAGCAGGCCCTCAGCACCGGCAAGAAAGACAAAAACCAGTATGTGGTCCGGGTGACCGGGGATGAGGACGCCAAGCAAAGGAACGAGGCCAAGAAACAGTTCCAGGGCCATGATGATCCCTGCCGGGTCATCTGCATCACATCGGCCGGCGGGGAGGCGATCAATCTCCAATCAGCCAAGGCTATCGTCTTCTTCGATACCCCCTGGTCGGCAGGAGAATACCTCCAGGTTCTGGGTCGCATGATCCGAATCGGCTCTCGGCACGACCGTTGCTACGCTGTTCATTTGGTGTCCCGGCGCCATGAGTCCAAGCGGGCTTGGAAGACCATCGACCACATGGTCATCGAGGTCCTGGACAACAAGATGGAACTCGTAGAGGCCGTCCTGGGACAGCGGATCAAGGGGGAGTCCGAGGCGGATGAGATCTCGTTCATCCCGGTAACCCCCGAGGTGGCGGACATCTACGCCAGCCTGGAGGAGGAGGCCCGCCAGGAGGCTGGCCTCAAGGCACTTGAGCGTAACAACACCAGCAAGAAGGTCCACCAGGAGCTGGCCGAAGAGGCCCGCAGGATCCCGAAGTCCCAAAGGGACCCCAAAGAAAAGGGGGTTCTGCCTGGTGTGGTGTTCGGGGACGACGATGAAGACCTTGACGCTCTGTTCGAGGACTGAGGATGTCGACGAAGAACAAGCAAGAGAAGTACGTCGAGATGTACTACGGTCTGGGGTCCAATCGGATCAAGCCAGGCCGGAAAGACCACCAGTATCCACAGGGAGACGGAAAGCCAGACTGCAAGCGTTGCCATGGGCGAGGGGTTGTTCCCATGCCCGAGGGAGAGAGGCCACCCTTCAGTGTAGGTGAGGTGACCAAGCCCTGTCTTTGCACCTTCCACCGTGACACCCTCCTGAACATGGAGAGGGGGTGGAAGAACTTGACTAAGTGCAAGCCTTTCCACGGGTCCGTCCTTCTGGACTTCGTCAAGAAGAACTTGTGGGCGACGGCCGATCTGGAGACTCTCCGCAACCATCTTGGTTGGACGGCCTACCGCCAGGGCCGTCGTTGGCGGTTCAAGGTGACCTCTGACGTGGCCTTGATGACGGCCTGGCTGTACACGGCCAATGAGATCTTCGACGAAGAGGTGGACACGCATCGTCACACGCAAGAAGAAGAGGACCGCTACAGCCGGATCGATGACCTGGTGGGAGGATGGGATTTGCTCGTTATCCGGGTTGGGGTCAAGGCGGCCCGCAACCAGGCCGCCCCAGAGGTTCTCCTGGAGGCCTTGCGGATTCGGGAACAGGCGGGGCTTCCCACATGGGTAGTGGACTCCCCCTCCGAGCCCTGGGAGGTGAGCTTCGACCAGCGGATCGCAGAGCATATGGAGATGTGGGAGAGGCGGGTGCTCTCTGACAAGCCCCGGCGGGAAGAGGGCGCCCAGGCGGAAGGGGAGAGCATCGACCAGGCAGTGCAGAAGGGTTACTCCGGGGCTGGTGGGATCAAGACGATGTCGTTCCTCCCAACTTCGAGCCACGTCCCGGTCATGGTCCAGGAGGACACTCCCGATGAGGTCATCGAAGAGGTGTTGTCGGCCCTAGGAGATGATGCAGAAGTGAGCACCCCGGCCTCGGGGATGAGCGAGGAAGAGCGGAGGCTGGAGCAGATGAGCAAGGGGATGCTGGCCCGGGAGGAAGAGCAGGACAAGCGCCCCCGGCAGGGTCGCCGGAAGGGAGGTCGCCGATGAAGGTTCTGCTTCGGTCCTGCCTTCGGGTTTCCCCCGATGACAACGAGACCCTGTTCCTTCGCAACTTCCTGGCTCTCCAGGAGTCGGAGCTGGGCTTCGACATCCCGGAAGACATCGCCATCTGGAACTTCATTCGGGCGTTCGTCCGGTCCCACAACCATGTCCCCGACCTCCTCACCCTCCAGCAGCACTTCCAGAGAGGCAACGAGACGGAAGTGGTGGACCGTCTGGAGACGGTCCTCAGCCCCCTCCCTGCCCGAACCAAAGGGGACTTCCTGAAGAGGCTGGAGGACAAGGCAGAGGACCGCCGCCGCCGCCGCTGGGAAGAGATCATGAAGGAGGCTGCCGCTATCTCCAGTGGCGGCATCATTATCAAGGAGGGCAAGAACGAGCGGCACCTCAAGGGTCCCATTGACGCTGCCCGCTATGTGATGGAGCAGAGCCACGACATCGTGGCCCCCACCCTGGGGACTCGTCTCTCCGGTGAGGTGACGACGGACGGGGAAGACTTCAAATCGGAGTACGAGCGGATCGAGGCAGACCCCCTGGCCGGCGTAGGCCAGATGACGGGTCTTCAGCAGGCGGATGTGACCCTCAGTGGGGCCAAGAGGTACGAGCTGTGGATTCATGCCGCCTTCACGGGTGGGCTGAAGTCTACGTTCGCCCTAAACTGGATGTACAATCAGGCCGTCTACTACAAGCACGACTCGGTCATTTTCAGCCTGGAGATGCCCTACAACCAATGCCGGCGCATCCTGTACGCCATGCACTCGATGCACGAAAAATTCAAGGATATCCGGTACAAGCTGGGGCTCCAGAGCCACCCCGATCTGTCGGTGGGCCTGGATTACCAGAAGATCCGAGACGGTGTCCTGAACTCGGCAGAGCGGGAATTCCTGTTCAACTACGTGGTGCCGGACCTGAACAACCCAGCCAACGAGTATGGCAAGATCCACATCGAGGTGGGTGACCCGGACAAGTCGGACTTCACCGTGGCAGACCTGCGGTCCAAGTCCGAGATCCTGTTCGCCAAGAGCCCTTTCGCCACAATCTTCGTGGACCACGTCGGGCTCATGAGCCCCAGGAAGTGGAACAGTTCTACCACCGAGCGGCTGAACGAGGTCATCCGAGACCTGAAGCGCCTCGCTATGTCGTTCAACCGGGGCATGGGGATCGCCGTAGTGGCCCTGTTCCAGATCAACCGTGAAGGTTACAAGGCCGCTATGAAGCGAAAGGAACGGACCGAGCAGGCCCGTTACGACTTGACTCACCTAAGTTACGCCAACGAAGCCGAACGGTCTGCCGACATCGTCACCGCCTCATGGGTGGATGATGATCTACGGGAAATCAACCGTGCTCAGTTCCAGTGCCTGAAGTCCCGTGACCAGGCCCCGTTCAACATCTTCGTTGCCCGAGTAGAATGGCCTTGTAGGCGACTTCTGACCTGCCACGATCTCCCACCTGGAGAGGGAGGTGGGGCGGGCAGTTCTCAGGAGCCCGAGGATCAGGCCGAGATCGACGCTCTCGGCGAACTTCTGGAAATGGACTAAGGAGCGGGAATGACTCGAAGGCGACACTGGGCGAATGGGGCGGAAGAAGTGGAAGAGCTGCCCCCGATCACCATCATCAAGGCCGGAATGCCCCAGGCTATGAGCTTGGGGAAGGAATCCTCTCGGGATCGGAACCACCTGTATTTCTACGAGGACGTGTCCGAAGAGTCGGCGGCGTCCCTCATCCTTGACATCCGGGAGACCGCTTTGGACCTGCAGCGGATGGCCCTGACGTGGGGGGTTGTTCCACCGCCTATCCATCTGCACATCAACTCTCACGGAGGGGACCTGTTCGCCGGATTCGCCCTCCATGACGCCATCCGGGAGTGCCCACTGGATGTCCACACCCACATCGAGGGTGCTACCGCTTCGGCTGCTACCCTCATGTCGGTGGCGGGGACCCACCGGACTATCGGCAAGCATGGGTTCATTCTGATCCACCAGCTTTCGACGTGGTTCAGTGGCACTTTCGAGGAGCAGAAGGACGATCTGGCGAACTCCACCCTATTGATGGATCACGTCAAGGCGATCTACCAGGAGCGGACCAAGATCCCGGCCCGTAAGTTGGCCCTAACCCTCAAGCGGGACCTGTGGCTGGATCCCGAGACCGCCCTTAAGTACGGTCTCGTGGACGAGATTCGAGAGAGCAAATGAGCAGACCCCTCCCCTCGGACATGGTCAAGTATCTGCTCACCTTCCTGTCGCCCCCGGATCCCCACCCGGGGGCGATGTTCATCCCTGACATTCAGGAGATGAACTGGTCGTCGGTGAAAGACGAGACCGTGACGGGCATCCTGGCAGTGGGGACTCCGACGGAAGAGGACACCGCTGAGATGATGCGGGTCCTTAAGCCGGGAGCCCACATGCTAGTGGTTGCTCCCGAGGGGAACCCCCTCGGACACCGGGGGGCAGTAAACCTCGAAGACGGGGGGTTCGAGATCCGGGACACCATCCTGGTGGTCGAGGACGCTACGGACCCCTTCCATTACGTCCCCAAGGTAGGACGAGCGGAAAGGGAAGCCGGCTGCGGGCATCTTCCAGGTAAGTCCGGGGCGGAGGCCACCGGGCGTAAAGAGGGTTCGGATGGCCTCAGAAGCCCCCGTGCAGGGGCCTCCCGCACGGTCAAAGAGGTCCACAACGACCATCCAACCCTAAAGCCCTGGAGGCTCCTCCACAACCTTCTGAGGGATGTTCCCCAGGGTCACATCCTTGACCCCTTCATGGGGACGGCAAGTACGGGCATCGCCTGTCTGCGGACGGGTCACGACTTCACCGGCATCGACATGACGCCCGAGTACGTGGAGATTGCCACCGCACGGCTGGAGCACTGGAGTCAGGTTCACCCCGGCCAGAGATTGCTGAACCTCCAGACTGAGAAAAGGTATGCGGCGGAAGCACTCGTGGAAACGGAGCCTAACCTGTTCGACTTGATGTTTGAAGGAGAGTGATGTACGCCATTCATATGGTTCGGAAGCCACTGGGGGAATCCAGCATTGTCAAGAACGTGCTGACCCATGGGACGGGGGCTTTGGACATTGATGGGGCTCGCCTTCCCAACATCAACGGCCCTCCTCCTCTTGCCAACCTGGATGTGAATTCCCCCTGGGAGGGGGACAGCTACAATGAAAAGGGCCGTTTCGTTTTTAACAAGGCGTTCAAGAAACGTGCCGTTTGGAACCCTGAAGGCAAGTTTCCGACCAATATCCTCCTGCTGCACAAAGACAACTGCACGTCAGTGTCTTGTGCCTTGGGCTGTCCGGTGGAGGCTTTGGGCAAGAAGTCGAAGGATGCTGACACATTCTTCAAGAACCTGAATGCACCGGAGAGTAGAGAATGAGAACCTATCCGTTGGGGGGGTTCCGAGCTGACCCGGCCTCCTCGAAGCACTGGTCATACGAAGCCCTGCTCAAGCCGAAGATGGTCGTCGGCGGAGACCCCGAACCCGACCTCCGTCCGTTCTCCAGCCCCCGCCATGATCAGCAGTGGACCAACTCCTGTGTGGCGAACTCCACGGTTAAAGCTCTGGAGATCAAGCGCATCCAGAAGTACGGTCATGCTGCCCATGTGGACTTGAGTCGGATGGCTGTCTACTACCTAGCCCGGGAGATGATGAAGCCTCCTGAGACCCATGTCGACGACGGAACTTACATCGGACACGCTTTTGACGCTCTGCGGAGGTTCGGCGTTCCCCCGGAAAAGGATTGGCCGTTCGACCCGGACAAGATCAACACGCCCCCCAGCTTCATGGCGATGCGGAAGGCGTACCTGACCAAGGTCAAGGCGTTCTACCAGATCCAGTCCACCGGCAACAACCGGGTGGACGAGGTCATCAACTGCCTCCGGGCGGGGAACCCGGTAGTGTTCGGGACCAACGTGGATAGGGCCTGGAGTATGCACTGGAAGGAAAACGGTCCCCTAAGACCGTTGATGCCAGTGGCAGAGGATGCGAAAAGGGGTCGTCACGCCATCGTCATTGTGGGGTTCGTCGGCGGAAACTTCATCATCGAGAACTCATGGGGGGCTTACTGGGGGGAGGACGGGTTCGGAATCGTGGCTCCCGAGACCATTGCCTCTCCCGTCTCCAAATCGTTCTGGGTCCCCCAGGCCGGCTGGGAGCCCTTCAAGGAGTAAGCCGTGAAGAAGCTGATCGCATTGCTGGGGGCGGTGTTGCTGGCGGGTGCCCTGTCCTGCACCAGTTTCCTCCGCCCGAACCCTATTGAGCCCAACGACACCCACATGTGCAAGGCAGCCTGCGACAAGATGGCCGAGCTGAGGTGCCCGGAGGCTGCCCCGCTGGAGGATGGGACGACCTGCCAGGTATTCTGCGAGGTCACTCAGAAACAGGGTCACGCCCTCAACCCGACTTGCCTGGCCGAGATCCAGAGCTGCAGTGCCATCGAGGCGTGCTCCGTCAACCGAGAAGGCAGGAGATAGCCATCCAGACTGTTTTCACGGGGTCCCCCCGAAGCCCTCCTTCCACAGGTGGGTACAGGGGGTAGGCTTTCTCTCAGCCCGTGAGGAGTATGCGCACTCACGAGAGCAGATGGCCTGCCACTCGTGCCGCAGCCTGGGTATGTTCGTTCAACCATTCACTGGAGGAAACCCTCGTGCCGAAGGAGATTGCCAAGGCTCGTAGGGAGGATCTGACGTTCCGCCTCCTGCTTGGGGACTGCACTGTCCGCATTCAGGAGATGGACGACGACTCGGTCGTCGCAATCGTCACTGATCCTCCCTACGAGTGACTTGAGATTGGATTCATGTCCAAGGACTGGGACCGCTCCGGTGTTGCCTTCTCGGCTGAGCTGTGGTCCCTGGTGTACCGAAAGCTCAAGCCCGGTGGGGTGGTCAAGGTGTTCTCGGCCACCCGAACCTACCACCGTTTGGCCCAGGTGCTCGAAGAGGTGGGGTTCCAGGACCTCAAGATGGAGGCGTGGGGTTATGGCTGCTTGTCCGAGGATACCGAGATTCTGACCGCTGAGGGCTGGAAGCTGGGTGTGGATGTCCAGCAGGGGGAAAAGGTGGCTGCCTGGGATGCGGAGACCAGCACCATCCAGTTGGAGGCTGTGGCAGAAGTTATCCGGGCACCTTTCGAGGGCCAGATGACCGTATTCCGCAACGACAATACCGATCAGCTCCTGACCCCCAACCACCGGGTCTACCATCGCCCCCAGCACCGTAAGATGGAGGCAGGGGGCCTCTGGTCGTGGTACGAGCCGAAGTGGGATGTCAAGGAAGCTGGACTGATCCCTCGGTGGAACCACATGTTCCTGCCTTTGGCTGGGATGCACCACGGTCAGGGGATCGGGGGTCCGGACTGGGCTCGCCTTCTGGCATGGGTTTGGGCGAAGGGCGGCTTCGACGACAAGGGTACGGGGGTCCGCATTTATCAGAGTTCGGTCAACCCCGAACATGTCCAGGAGATTCAGGATCTGCTGGACAAGCTCGTGCCAGAACACGAAGTGTCCCTTTGTGATCGGGGGCACAAGGGCCGTCCGGACACCGAGTTCTGTTGGTTCTTCTCGGGAGAGACGGCCCAGCGGGTGCGGGAGGACCTGCCGGGCAAACACCCCACCTGGAAGCTACTGTGGGGGATGAGCCAGGAGGAAAAACACGCTTTCGTGAGCGTTGCCATCAAGAGTGACGGGTCTACCGAGAGCGGGTGTCCCGTATTGTACCAGAAAGACCCCCGGGATCTGGTCTGGTTTCAGACCCTGGCCCACCTAATGGATCGCCAGGGGCGGGTAAACTTCGACAAGGGCTCAGTGAGCCTCCACATGATCCCTCAGACGCAGTTCCAGTCTCGGCATCTCCGAGAGTCTGAGACCTCGTATAAGGGTGTTGTCTGGTGCGTCCGGGTGCCCTCAGGTGCTTTCCTGGCTCGCCGCAAGGACAAAGTGTTCATCACGGGGAATTCCGGATTTCCGAAGAACCTCAACGTCAGCAGGGGCATCGACAAGTATCTGGGTGTTGAGGAACAGCGAGAGGTGGTAGGAGTCAATCCCTCCAGCCGACCCAACTCCAAGCGGAAAAACGCAGGGGAGGTTGACGGTTTCAAGGGGGAAGGGGATGCCGGGTCCGCTGGGGTGCAGTACCTCACGAAAGCCGCCTCATCCGAAGCCGCTCTATGGGAGGGGTACGGAACTGCCCTCCGCCCATCTTGGGAACCTTTCATGGTGGGCTATAAGCCAATTTAATCCAGCATCTGCTTCTGGGGGGCCGCATGATCCTTAAGCCTTTTTTCTACTTCTACGGCGGGAAGTATCGGGCGGCTCCCCATTACCCTGAGCCAGACTACGATACCATTGTGGAACCTTTTTGCGGGGGGGCCGGGTACTCGGTATACCACCACAAAAAAAACATCATCCTGATCGAAAAGGATCCGGTGATCGCCGCCACATGGAAGTACCTGATTCGGGTCAAACCCGAGGAAATTCTGGCCCTTCCGGACATTCAAGAGGGCCAGAGCGTGGAGGATCTGAATGTGTGTGAGGAAGCCCGGTATTTGATCGGTTGGTGGCTCAATCAGGCGGGTACCGGACCCGGCAAAACTTTGAGTTCCTGGGCTCGCAGGCACAGAGGGGGAGAGTTTGGCAAGGCATCTAGCAGGTCGTTCAATGTTGGATGGGGGTCCCCTGTGAAGCGACGAATCGCCTCCCAGGTGGACCATATTCGGCATTGGACTCTGATCGAGAGTAGCTATGAGGATGCTCCTGACATTGAGGCGACTTGGTTCATCGATCCTCCTTATGCCAAGGCCGGAAAATACTACAAGTGTAGTTCGACAGATATTGACTTTGAGCGTCTAGGGGAGTGGTGCCGAGGGAGAAAAGGGCAGGTCATGGTGTGTGAGAATGTAGGGGCTAACTGGCTTCCCTTCGAGCCCTATCTGGACATAAAAGCCAGTAATGCCAAGCACGGAGGGAAGGTGAGTAAGGAAGCTCTGTGGCAGAACCACACTGACCCCAAGGACATCCTTTCTATGTTCGGCGATACCCCAGAATAGGGCTATCCCCTCAGCTTTTGGGTCATGTGCTGCCACAACTGAATCAACTTCACCGTTAGGGGCTCAACGGTGGTGCTAGTGGGAGACCCGAGGCCCTCATCCACAAAACTGAGGGTTTCTTGCTCCGCAGTGGAGCGGCGTCGAGTCTCCCACGCTTTGTGAGCCGCCTGGCTTCGTTTCTGGGACAGGGATTCTTTCTCTGCCGCTAGGCGACGGCGAGTCTCCCACGCCTTCCGAGCCGCCTGGCTTTGCTTCTGGGACTTGTTTTCGGTGTTTTTGCTCAAATCAACTCTCCTCACCTTGGACTTATGCTCCCGAAGCACAAAAGTCCAAGTGATCATGGGGGACCCTTTCGATTTATGGTCGTTTGACAAGTAGGAAAGGGCCTGCAAAAGAGTCACGGGGTGCTTTGTGTGTTGCTGGATCAGGCCAATCAGCTCTTGTTCCCTGTCCATATGGAGATTTTGTTCTCTCCCCCGAAGCAGCGTGACACTTAGAACGCTGCCTCGGGGCAAGGACCGAACGGTCTCCGTGATGGACATCCTGGTATCTCGGCCTTTCAGATGCCCGCACAAATCAAGGTAGACCGACTGCACCGAGGGGTTCTGCTGTACCACTTGGGTGATGTTTCTGGGAAATAGCCGGAACCCCCGTTGCTTCTTTAGGGGGATAAGGTCTCTTACGGCCTCCTGGTCAGTATCAACCGCCCACACATTATCGGGGGGCACCCCCTTCTTCAATAGTACCTCGATGTCACCACCGAAGCGAGAGGCCGTGAAAACGTGGGGGGTGGACAGAAAAGCCTCTCCCAAGAGCCGCTTGTGCAGGCCCCATACCAATTTCCGGCACCGGGTTTTTGCGGGGGTGTCACCTCGGTACATGCTTAGTATTCCGCCAGAGCAGACCGACGCCTCTGAATAGAGTCACCATCCGGGGATTCATCCCCAGTGTGCTCGAACACGATTACGTTGCCTTCGCACCCCGGAAAAGTTTTAAGCAACAGGTCATAGTGGTGGTGCATCGCCTCCAGGGTGGAATCGGGTTGCCGGTCGGGGTACAGTCTCACATACTCCCGGTAACGCTCCGAATCGGCTTTGCCGTTGACCTCATGCCCCCATGTGTTGCCACTTTCACGGGTTCCTCGTAGTGTCAGCAGAGCGGTATCTTTGGCGATGTTGCCCCTGGTGGTAGCAATTTGGGCATGCCTTGGTTTGAACCACATCCGGTCTCTTGCGGGATGCAGCATGCCCTTTCCATCAATCCATTCCTGCTTGGAGATCCACCCCACGGGAGCGACATCGACCGTATTGAGGGCCTGGTGGTTCTGTACCCCAGAGGGGATTGCGGACACCGGCTCCAAAAACTCCAGATTCCGGTAGAAGTCCAAGGCTTCTTGGATCTTGGGGATGTCACAGTAGATGGGGAAAACATCCCCTTTTCGCCCATACCCGCAGGCCCGTCCTACTCCTGCCTGGAGTTGGGTATCCACGTTGTCGGAAGATGTTTCTACCCAGAGGCGGATGTAGTGGTTTTGGGGGAGGGTCATACCCGCCCGGAAAGCACCTCGGATTACCAACACCACGGGAACCTGTGGCCGAGTTGCCAATTGCGACAGCAATTCTGAAATTGGTCTGGAGTCCGAATCCTTCCCAGGCTTGCTGTCGAAGCACATGACTTCAGTCGGGATCCCTCTGCGGTTACGGTTCTCAATGTAACCCATGAGGGCTTCGTGTTCTTTTCCGGTAGCCCTCATGAGGGAATACCCCGGACCGTAGCTTTCGCACTCCTGCTCGAAATGGTCGAAGATGTCTCCCAGGATGGGAGAAGGGACCAGCTCGTCCCCTACATTACAGAAAAGGGCTCCTGTAGGAAGAAGACGGTTGTCCCACAAATCCAGTGGGCTTGTATAGTTCTCACCTGGGGCTACATACACCGTGTCATAGAGAGTGCGGGATGCCGGAGCCCCCTTATATTTGGCAGAGAGGGCGAAATGGGCGAACGGGGTTGCAGACACGGGGACGAAGAGTGTTTTCCCGCCACAGGCATCGTCCTGCCAGGTATGGATCTGTTGATTTGGTCGCACTCCCAGTGTCTGCAGGAACTTATCCATACAGCCACCCTTCCCGTTACCGACGTGGCACTCATCGGAGATGACCAGTCGAAGATCCACATCACAGAGAAGATGTTTTTTGAGACTGCGAAGTTTAGTGGATCGGTTCACCACGAGGATCCCGGGCATTGTCGTACCCGCAACAGGCTTGTACCGAGCCAACCCAGTGCTCCGAGCCTTGATGTCGAGGCAGGCCCCTGTCAGCGTCATTCCGTCATCTGCTACAGATTCCGTGAGGCGTGCCAGCGTCTGGTCCCGTAGGGACAACTCTGCCAGTCCGCAGGTCACGATAACCTGGAATGTTTTGGAATGCTTCACGCAGTAGTCGATGAACTTGTCGATGAGGCAGATGATCGCCCCTGTCTTGCCCTGCTGGGGCTGGGCCATTAGTAGAGGCGTTCTGGCATGGGGGTTACCCTGGAGACGGTCCAAGAGCAGCATCCAAATCAGCGTGGCCATCTGAATTTGCTGAGGAAAGATTTTTTCGTGTCCGATTTTCATGAAGTGGTCTCCGTCGTTCACCCTCCAACTACCCAGACCCTCACTCGGGGTTACCCCTCCTTCTCCCTGCGGGTAAGGTAGAAACCTTGAAAGGAGTAGCCCGTGATCCCCGACATGGCATCCGAACCTCTTCCTCTGATCCAGGCTCCCGATGTCCGCCTGGAAACCCCTTGCCTTCTCGTCGAGGACGTGGCCGCCATCCGTCCCCTAATCGACCGGATGTTCGTCACGATGTACCAGAAGGGCGGGATCGGCCTGGCTGCCAACCAGGTGGGTTTGACCCACCGCCTCTTCGTGATGGACGTGTCCCCGAAGAGCGCCCCCATGGTGTTCATCAATCCGGAGATCTTGGATTTCGAGGGGGAGACTTCCATCCCTGAGGGGTGCCTTTCGTTCCCCGGGGAGACCCTCAAGGTTCAGAGGGCTTTCCGTATCCGCATCCGAGCCCTAGATGAAAACGGCAAGCCGTTTGCCGACTGGGTCTCCGGTCTCCTGGCGATCTGCTTCCAGCATGAGCTGGATCACCTCGACGGCATCACCTTTGAGAAACGGGCGAAGATGCAGGGTTCCCTATAGCTTAGGGCCTGGAGGATCGGATGCTGAAGCTGAGCTGGGATCAGGATCAGAACGGGATTCTCTGTGCTCGGGTTCCGGGCAACCCTCTCCAGGTCCTCCAGGTTTTCTGGAAGCGGTCCGGCTACATTGCTAGGCTCCAAGACTCCAGCGGCACTATCCAGGTTTCATTCCCCCACTACGACGTCATCGCCGCCCAGCGGGCCGCCGAGAGCATGTCCTACGATTTGGGGTGGATCACCGAAGACCCCAGCAGATTCTGAGCCTCGGGGGGTAGTACCGCCATGTGGGATGCCCCTGAAAAACTCGACGACGCCATTGAAGCCCTGGTTTCGACCCCCTATGACCCCGAGCGCAAGGGGAAGGGAACCCTGTACTACAGGGTGGCGATGCGCTGGCACTCCTGGGGGTTCAATGTCATCCCCGGAAGCGTCAACAAGGCCCCTCATGTCCCGTTTGCCCCGTACAGCGGCGAGTCTCCAGAACTCTTGGGCCCCGAGCAAATCTTGGAGTGGGCTCGGGAGTGGCCGGACGCCACCCCCCTTCTGCTCCCCGACTCCGGGACCCGGGTCCGGTTCACAGTGGTGGATGCCGACGATCCCCGTATGGCCTCCTGGATCGAAGATCAGTATGGGGTGACACCCTTCGTGGTCACCACGGGGCGTGAGGGCGGTGGGAGCCACCACTACTACCGGACCCCCGCCGGGATCCACGTCTCAGGGCGGAACAAAATTATCGGGCCCGATGAAGGGGTCATCTCCTGGGACTACGAGGTCGAGGACGGCAAAAAGATCGTCAAGCACGCCGAGTGGGGCAAAACCGCCATCGACGTGAAATCCAAGCGGAACTACGTGGTGGCCCCTGGGGCCCTGCACCGAACCGGCCGCATCTACCAGCCCCAGGTGAACCTAGACACCCTGGATGTCCCTTGGTTCATCGCCCACATCCCCGAGTTCGACGTGGCGGCCTACGAACGACACGTCAAAGAGTCCTCGGAGCGGAGATACCGCAAACACCGTGAGATCCGGCTGGCTGTCTACGGAGAGACGGCCAAGGCTCTTATTTCGGGTGAGGATTTCCGTGGGCAGGTGTCCGGCCTGGAAACGGAACCGTTCTTCGAGTGGGCGGAGTCCGAACCCGGGGGTGTCAACCTCCATACCTGGTGGGGTCTCGCTACCAACCTCGTGGCCGTGTTCGGGGATGCCGGCCGGGCCGAATTCCACCGCCTGAGCGCCTTGGACCCTCGGTATACCCCCGACGAGACGGATCGGACCTTCGACAAGGCTCTAGCCTCGGGGTACAGCCCGACCAGCTACCAGAGTCTCCGGCTGAACGGGTATACCGGGCCGATCCCTTCCGAAGCCCATTCCCCGGCCGAGTTCCTGTCCCGGGGGATCGTTCGCCTGGATGAAGACTCGGAACTGGACATGGGGGTTCTGCTCGGGGTGGAATCCCCGGAAGAGCTGGAAGAGGAGGAACCCTTTTCCGGAGAGGTGGTCCCGACACCAGCTCCCTCCCCTCCGCCTGCCTCTGAGCCGAAGCCCGAGGTTAAGCTGATCCCCGGTCGCACGTTCGAGGAAGACTGCCGGGCTCTGGAGACTACTCTCCAGTCAATCACGTCGGAGCGAGACATGGACCCCCGAGCCGTTGCCTCTATGTGGGAGGCCTTCGACAAGGTGGTTTACCTCACCACAGATAGCAAAGGCAAGAAGCTCAACGAATACCAGGGGAGGGTTGCTCTGGAGAGGGTTCGCCAGAAGGTCTCCCAGAAGTACAAAGAGTGGGCCAGTGCTCTCTGACATCGAAAACGGCATTCGTCGGTTCACCATCACGACCCCAGACTGGGGGTCCGTGATGGTCCTCCGCCCTCTACCAGATGCCGCTGGACCTTGGGGGGTTTTGAGCCCCCTCCTGGGGACCCCCTACGAGCCCCTGATCTCCGTGGTAGATGGTGAGGACCTGAGCCATGCCCTCCACGGCATGGGCACCCCGCTCATGAATGCTATCGGGCGTCCCCCCGCCCGCCTGCTCAAGATGGCCCCTCAGGACCTTTGTCGCATCCACGGCAACTGCGTGATGTTCTCCAGGGAGGACTGCTACCCCTGCCCCCGGGTCCCCCTGTGTTTCGAGGCCCCCCTGAACGATCTCGCTTCTGCGGTTGCCTCAGTGGTCGTCCAGGCGTGGAAAGAGGGCCGGTACGTCGTAGTAGTCGAGGGGGATGAGTTCAGCCTCTAACCGAGTAGGGAGGCTTGGACGACACATCGGAGGACCTATCTTGCCGGAAGACGAAATTCTCAACCTGGGCGCTCTCGACATTTACGATGATGAAGATGAGGACGAGGGGGGATTCCCCTTGACCCCCCAGAGCACCCCTCCCGTATGTGATGGTGAGGACGCCCTCTCGGGTGCCGACTTCCTGATCGATCAGCAGTACCCCCAGGTAGCGGTGCGGGACTGGATGACGGACTGTAAGTTTGTCCTGGTGAATCAGGACAACCTTGCGGCTTGCATCGATCACTGCATCAACGCTCCACACGGGTACTACGCTCTCGACCTGGAGACTACCGGCCTGGACAATCGGGTGTTCTACAACGCTCAGGGTGTGGGAGAGACGGTGGACAAGATCGTTGGGGTTTGCATGAGCCCTGACGGTGTCACTGGCTACTACATCCCCCTCCGGCATACCGCTGGAGCTGAGCACAACATCCCATGGGACTTGTTCGAGGAGGAGTTCCGTCGCCTCATTGAAGCCACGATGGGCAAGAGGGTCCGGGCCGTCTTTCATGGCGGGATCTTCGATCAAGAGTTCCTGACGTATTGGGGTGGTGAGCCTTTCGGGGACTGGGACAAGCCCAGTGTCTGGGAGGACACCGAAATCCTGTACTACCTTCAGGACTCTCGGCGCAAGAACAAGCAGCTCAAGTACCTGTCGGAGCAGGAGCTGCACTGTGACCAAATCGAGCTGCACGAGCTGTTCCCCGAAGGGCACACTGGGGAGATGGACTTCGCCACCCTCGATCCGGGAAGACAGGAAGTCCTGTGGTATGGCGGTGGCGATGGCATTATGACCTACCGCCACTTCGACAACGTGTACGACCAGGTTGTCAACCCTGAGGATGGGCGGTCCCAGAAGTCTATCTACGGCATCGAGAAGAGTTGTGTGGGAGCTGTCCGGTGGATGCACCGTAACCGCATCTACCGGGACAAGTCCAAGGTGTTGGAGCTGCTTCAGCTTGGCCAACAGGAGTGGTTCGAGTCCATCTTCGATTTGTATGAGGCGGTCTCCGAGGTCCTGGGCAGGGATGTGATGCCGGGCTACTACAAGGCTATCCGGCGGACGTTTGAGTCCCATAACCCCAATAACCTCCTGAACGACCAGATCCAGCGGGCCAAAAATCAGTACCAGGCCCTAGGGTTCACGGACCCGAAGGAGCCGGTGGTTCGGGCGGGGAAACCCTGGCCCGCCATCTACGATGTGGCTTCCCCCAAGCAGCTCGGGGAGATGTTTTGGGAGCTGGGGGTCCCGGGGCTGGTGTTCACCGAGAAATCCGGGCAAGTCAAGACATCCAGGGATATCCTGGATGCCGTCATCGAGAGCGCCAAGGACAAGTATCCCTACATGGGGAAGATCAAGAGGTTCCGAGAGGTCCACAAGGCGCTGACGAACTACCTGTTCCCAATGTTGGAGTGGGCTGATCCTACCGATGGGACGATGCGAATCAACTTCCGTGCCCACAAGGTGGACACGGGGCGTTTTGCTACTCCTGCTAAGGCGAAGGTCCAGCTTGTTGGCTGGCCCCAGATGAACCTGCAGTCGGTTCCGGCAACCTACGATCCCGAGAGACCTGAGTGCATGAGGCGGCTACGAGAGTGCATCGCCGCCCGACCCCCCAAGTCCCCGGAAGCCCCCCGGCGGTACATCGTCGCCATCGACTTCAGCGGCGTGGAGCTGCGGCTGGTCACGAACCTCAGCCGAGAGCCGAAATGGATGGCCGAGTTCTTCCGGTGTAGCTCATGCTCTCGAACCTTCGACAAGGGGGATGGTACCTGCACACCCGAGGCTCCGCCTCCCCGGTGCCCCAACTGCGGGTCCGACAAGATCGGGGACCTGCACACGCTGACCGCCCTGAACATCTTTGGGGAGGACGCCCTCGATCGCCCCAACTGGAAGCAGCTCCGTCAGGATGCCAAGGCCACCAACTTCGCCCTGTGCTACGGCGGCGGCGGCAACGCTGTCATCCGAGCCACGGGATGCTCGAAGAACGAAGGCTGGAGGGTCAAGAGGCAGTTCGACGAGACGTACAAGACGCTGGCTTCCTGGTGGCGTGCTCAGTGGGATTTCGCTCGCAAGCACGAGTATGTGCTTACGGCCTTCGGCCGCAAGTACCCTGTGCCCGACATCAACAGCGAGGACGGCGGGTTTCGCTCCAAGGCGGAGCGAAACAGTGTGAATGGGCCCATCCAGGGCTGTCTGCACGGTGGTAGTCGAGTGCCCACCAGCTTGGGTATCCGACGGATCGAAGATCTGTCGGGAAAAACATTCGACGTGTGGACTGGCACTTGTTGGGCGAAAGGCAGGGCCTTCCCATCGGGGCTCAAGAAGTTGATGCACACCACCCTCATGTCGGGGTTGGTGATGCGAACCAGTCCCGACCATAGATTCCGTGTGTATGAGGAAGGGCTTCTCACCTGGGTGCGACAGGAGGACTTGACCCCGGATATGTGGGTTGTCACAGATGCCGTGGGAGTGGAACTGCCAGATCAAGTTCTGTCCTTCGAGGACAAGAAAGGTTACAGGTTCGAGGGCAACCACGATGCACTGTGGGAACTGCTGGGGCTCGTCATCGGAGATGGGTCTATTCAGGAAGATGGCCTCATCATCCACGTTGGAGGCCCGGATGCGGCACAGCAGGCCCGCTACTATGCTGACCGTCTGGCGCCCCCTCTGGGGTTGGCCGCCACGGTGAAGGAGAAGCCCCGTGTGGACGGGGATGGCCGCCTCCCGACGTGGCAGGTGTGTTTCTGGAACACAGCTTTCCGGGAGTTCTGCCGTATGTTGGGTTTGGGTGATTGGAATACCTGGACCAAGCGGGTGCCGGAAGCCGTGTGGGCCCAGTCAGCAAGACACCGGGCAGCTTTCCTTCGAGGCTATTTCAGTGCCGAGGGCTGCGTGAACGTGGCACAGGCAGTAGACGTGCGTAGTACGAATCCCGACCTGTTGATGGACACCCATAAACTCCTGCGCACCCTGGGCATCCGGTCTACTGTCCGGTTGGACAGCAAACGTGTATTCGTCAAGGACCGGGTGGCGTTTCGGAATCAGGTAGGATTCTTGATCCCAGAGGAATCCGCCCGATTGTGGGCCATCGAGTCGAATCCCCGGACGGGGCAGTGGCACACACTTCCACAGGATTTGATCCGGCGCATTGGGGAGACGGTGTATGGCAGTAGCATCTATGCTGATTTGCAGCGTAGTGAGAAATCCGCTGTGCTTCGTCTCAGAGCGGGATCGGGTAGCAAGTCACAGTGCCAGCGGTATCTGGCAAAGCTCCCTCCGAAAGAGGTACCTTCAACCATCACGGCCCTTCTGGAGTATAACTACGAGCAGGTAGTAGAGGTAGAGGACACGGGTGAGCCGGTAGAAATGTTCGATGTGGAGGTGAAGGATTGCGTACACGCCTTCGTCTGCGACGGTGTGGTCGTCCATAACTCCAGCGCCGACATCACGAAGATCGCAATGGCCCTCGTGTACAAGGAGATGAAGCAGCGGGGATGGGACAAGGACAAGGTCCTCATGATTATCACCATGCACGACGAGCTGGTGTTTGACATTAGCGGGGACGTGCTGGAAGAGGCCATTGAGATCATCAAGCCGCTCATGAGTCGAAACGCCTTCATCCTGGCTAAGAAGTGGCCGATCCCTCTAACATCGGACGTGGAGATCGGTCACGCCTGGGACGTGGAGTGGGACCTGAATGCCATGCGGGCGGGGGAGGTACGGTTCAACGGCAACAAGAAGTACAAAAAGCCGGACAAGGCAGTGGCCGACGGGCTGGTCTGGGGCGAGATGTCCAAGTTCCCGGCTGAGCTGGCCCCGTACTTCAGGATGCACAACTTCGATGAGGTGGTTGCCTGGTCCAAGGACCCGAGCCAGAGGCCCGAGGCCAAGCCGCTGGTGCCCGCCAAGCCTGTGCCCAGTGCTCCGCTGTCTGCCCCAGTGGTAGACCCTCGTGAAGACCCCGAGCTAAGTCCCCCTGAGGATGTCCCGCTGGCCTACACGGGAGCCGATGGGGACCCCGATGGCCAGTCGGCGTTGCATGCTGTCCAGGATGAGGCTGTGGCTGCCCTGGCGGTCGCCGCCGTCGAATCCCAGGAGCCTGCCGGCCCTCCTATGGGTCTCAAGAAGGGGGACGAATACATCTTCGAGCTGAGGGGACCTCTACGGTACGAGACCGTGGATGAGCTGGCTCGGGTCATCATCCAGTGTCGAGGGAAGGGCACCCGTCTGCTCCGCATCAAGCTGCCTGACGGTACGATGCTGGAGGAACTCGAACCCTGGAAGGAGCTGTTCGGGGATGAGGCGGTCCTCGTCAATGAGAGCGAATTCTTCTGGACAGCCCGAGCCCGCCGGCTCTGCTGAGATGACAGACGTTCTGCGTCGTCTGAGGGTCATCGAATCGGCCCTAGGGATTGACCTGGACGAGTGTGGCTGCACCGGGATGCCTGACACCTGTTCGGACTCCCGGTGCAGCATCGAAACCTGCCCCACCGTCAATAACCGCCTATCCCAAGCTCTCGACGGAAGTGACCGGATCCAAGAGCAGATGAGCGTGCTCCACCACCTCCTGAACATCCTGTTTGAAAGGGGGGTGGTCAACGAAGACTTGGTACAGATCGCCCGCCTTCGGGCAGAAGCGGAGAAGCTGGAGCAGCAGCTCCGCCGTAGCCGAGAATTGGAGAGGGCGGTCGGTAAGATAGGCTCGGACCTGAACGCTGCCCGACAGAATCGGCTGGCTCAGGTCCGAGCCCAGTTGGCCCAAGGAGAGTCCCGTGCTCAGACCGATGCAGACCCCGTACCAGGGGAAAATTGAGACCTTCTACTGCCACCACTGGCGGCAGTTTCCGCCGGTTACGGCGTTGATGGACATCGGTGTAGAAGAGCAGCGGACCTTGAAACTCATCAACACGGCCGACTACGAGCGGCACAAGGTGTGGGAGAGAGCTTGTGGCCTTGCCTCGGGGATGGATCCCGAGGTGTGTCTCAAGTGCCCACATGTCCGCAAATTGGTGAGCCGTCCCAACAAGCCTCCCCTCCTGGAGAGCCTGGACGGGGAGCACAGCTACCCCGTTGTGGACTCGGTGGACATCGCTACCCGTGGCCATAGCAGGGCGAACCTGATCGCAGCCACCCAAGGAAGTCGGTCCGCCAAGTTGGCGGGTCAGCGGCGGGATGAGCATTCCCGACCCAGGACGAAGAGCGACGGATGAGATACCCTACATTCAAGAGCATGGCCGCCCCGGTTGACCAGAGGACTCGGGATCTGCTGGAGGACTGCATGGCCGACTGGCGACAGAAGGCTCAGCAGATTGGGACTTCGGGGCAGTCCTCGGTGGTGGAGTTTCAGGGGTTGTTCTGCCACGCCTGCCGGAACCCCACATGTGTCCACCACCAGGCGGGGGACCCGTTCAAGACCCGAGTGCAGAGTCAGCATGAGCGGCTGACTCGGCCCATCCAGGCGGACCCTAACCTCCCGAAGTACGCCGACATTGCCCGCAAGGACTTCGCCAATTTGCTTCAGGAAGCCATGCGACTGGAGGTTAGCTCCCGAAGAGGAGACTGGAACCCTGTGGATGCCCCCTCGTTTGAAATCACCGACGGGGTACCCAGGACCAACCAACCCGATGGAGTGGATGAGGCTGTTCGCCGACTTGCCCAGGCCAAGGGAGTAGAACCCCCAAAAATGCCGGAACGGGATGAAACCCTCTGGCAAAGAGCCAAAGACCTGGCGACCAAGCAGGGGAAAGGCCACATCGAGGAATATGCCCAGGCTATCTACAATCGGCTGGCGCAAGGCACCGAGCCCCCTGAAGAACACCTCAACCCAGAGCCCGAAACTCCTCCGGCTGCACCGGCACCCCAGCATCCCAAGAAATCCGTGGGGCGAGTCCCAGGGAAAGGGAATGCCCCCGCTCAGGGGGGCATGGTGGGGGGTGGCCCGCTGCCGGAACCCGTAGATCCGTGGGCTGTCCCGGTGGACCCAAGGCAGGCAGGGGGTACAAGCAAGAAGGTTCCGGCTGGAGCCCGGATCAAGCTGACGGCTACGGGGGAGATCGATGAGGGTTGATCTGGCAACACTGTTCGATGAGTGCGGGGGAGACCCGGAAAAGGTTATTGCCCGTCTCCGGGAAGAAGCTCCCGAACTGGTTGAAATCCTAGATGCCGCCAAAGAGGGCACCCTAACCTTCGACGATGCTTTGATGGAGATGGCTCGTAGGACGGCTCTAGCCTCACCCTCCGTGGCGACTAAATGTGATCTCCCTGGGGATCTGTTCCTCAATGAGGTGGGCCGCCCCCAAATGAACCCTCTGGTTCAGGCTGCCCTGGCGGAACGCCTCCAGTTCGATGAGGATGTGCCGGAGATGCGGACGGGTGATCTCCCTGAGGGGGTCAAGCCGGCGGTCTCGGTGCGGACGAACGCCAGAAGCCCGGTTGCCCTGGGCCTCATGCTTGAACGAGCCAGTAACGCCGTGGACAACGAAGTCCGCCAACACCAGAAGGCTCGGGCAGCTCTTGTCGAGGACCTGGCTGCTGGGAGAGTAGACACCACAGCTCTCATCGCCAAGGGGGAAACCTGGCTCGCCCGTGTGGGGGATGACCCCGACTTCGGGGACCTTGTACAAGGGTCCCCCGAGACCGACCTAGCCCTGTATCGCAGGGGAGAGGTACCTGCCCCAGTGGAGGTTGCTAAGCCCTCTGGGAGCGCCCTGGCGGCCCTCACACCCGAGCAGAGACGGGAGGCCGCCTACAAGTTTCTGAGCACTACCCAGGGCCGTAGGAGCGCCGTGGACACCATCCGAGAACTGGTGGCCGTCAAACTCCGAGGGGGTACGTTCGGGGTGGTGGAGAGGGAGTTCGACCCCACTCGGGAGGTCGAAGTCAAGGCTGTTCACGAATGGGCGGTGAACATCCACGGGAAGGGCTCCGTCAAGGAGACATTCAGCCTAATCGAAACGGCTTCGGCTGCCCTTGCCAGCGGTATCCTGCGGACCCTCCCCGGGGACATGGAGGGGACTTTCTATCTGGAGGTGACCCCCAAAAACACCGTGGATGTGCGGTCGGTGGGGTGGGCCGCTCGGTTGACGGCATGATCGGAGACCCCCACATGAACCAGGTGTTGGAGTTGCTAGGCCAGGCGGCATCAAGAAGGTCCTGGCTGGTGGCAGTTTGTCGGGATGACGCTTCGGCCCAGTTGTTGAGGAAAGTTATGGCGTCAGCAATCCCCTACCAGGCCACGTTTTCGGGAAGAACTGCGGTCCTTCCAGATGGCGGCCATGTCTCTGTCGTCAGCCTAGATGACGAGACATTCAACACGGAGAAACCCTACCAGGTCGTTTTCTTGGGGTGCTCCAAAGATCCCCGAGCAACCTTGTGGCGGGGAAGTCATCAAGAGGTGGTGCTGTGAAGGTCTGGACGTTTATCCTTCGGGGCGGAAGTCCCCTGGAGATGTCTCTCCCGGGGAACCCCAAGCTGGAGCATAATGGCGAGATGACGGTCTGGAAGCTCTGTGGCACCAGGAACCTCCGGGAAGCCGCAGAGAACCTGATCGCCCAGCAGGGCTGTACGGTCGAGGTGTACACGGAGGAAGAAACTCCCGAGCAGAAGGCCCTCCGGGCGGCCCGGGTCGGTCTCCTTGTGGATGACCTCGACTACGACCAGCTCGATGACGGCATCCGCCACACGGTCCGGGTGCTTCGCCGAAACGGTTTTGACACATGCGATAGCGGGGACGGGACCAAGGCGAACACGTTGGGGTGTGCTCTGGACATCCCCAACGTCCACATGATGGTGTCCCCACCTGGCGACATCATCCCGGAGGCCCTACGGCTGAGGGAGGTTTTGGAGGAAGAGGGGGCCGAAGTTCCGCATGGCGCTATTCAGGCCACCTATGACCCTTGTGACGGCCTGGCCCTCATTAGCCTATACGACGTCACCATCCCGGAGTAGAGATGCCCATCTACGAGTTCCAGTGTGAAGAGTGCGGTCACAAGTTCGACATCCTCCAGAAGATGTCAGATCCCAACCCGTCGTGCCCCGCAGTGGGAATCCGAGTGCTTCGGCCGTTCCAGTACGACGGTTTTCAACTCAAGCCCGGGTTCTCTGCCGGAGCATCCCGGGTGCTTCCGACCCATGTTCCTGCTGGCTGCTGTACCGTGCCCCTCTATGACGTGAGCCACTTTTTCAACGATGCTGGGGAGCCTTTGAGTGCGGGGGGTTTCCACGAGAGCCAGGGGTTTTCTGATACCGAGACAGGGGAAGCGCTGACCTCTCTGGTGGGGTACGTAGAGCGGAGATGTGGGAGTCCTACCTTCAAGCTCATGTCCCGGGGGAGCTTCCAGTTGAAGGGCGGGGGCTGGTATAAGGATGGCTACTCCTGAGAGGTGATAGTTGCCCTATGAGACGGAACCGTTAGGGGGTCTAGGACCTCCCACGGAGGACTCATGGCTGGCGGCATCCTTTTGCGAGTGACCCATACCGGATTGGCCGGCGACAGCCTGATCCTCTCCGACATTACCACTACGGACGACGGAGAGGGGAAGTTCAGAGCCGCCGGACCTCCTTACGTCCCAGCCCGTGGGCACGTGGACCTCGTGTACGACACGAAGGTCTCCCTTTCCTACACCTCCGGCGTCATTCGAGGATATATCAACAGGGGACACGTCACCGCTCAGCTCATGGCTGAGGACGACATTCAGGTGGCGATGGGTACGAAGATCGACAAGGTCGTTCGTGTCTCCCCGGACCCCATCCAAGGTGACTACACCACAATCAAGGCCGCCTGCGATGCGGAGACAACGGCTGGGACACTCATCCTCCTCCTTCCGGGGGTTTACGAGGAAGATCCTTTTAGCGTCGCCGCACAGGTGCATCTGGATTGCTGGGGTGTCGACGTAGTGACTATTCAGGCGAAGGCGGCCTTTCCGAACACTGATCTCATCACTCTTGGGGATCGGGCGTCTATCCGAAAAGTCAACATCGTCTCACCAACCAACGCCTGGGGGGTGGTTGTAGAAGGAGCCCTCTCAGGGCTGCTCGAAAGTGTGGTGTTTTTGGGGGGGTTTGGTGCTGCTACGGCGAAAGACGGCTCGATCTTGTACGTCCGCCACGGGTTGATTAACGACGGCATTTCCTACGGCCTACGGGCACAACCAGCGTCTACCGTCATAAACCACGGCCTGGTAAACCGTGCGGTGATTCACCCTCTTGAGTCTATTGGGGCGGGAGCTTTCTCTGCATTTTCGTCTACTTCTATGGAAGGGTGTGCTTCGGCGTTGTATGTCGAAAACGGGGGTGAGATTAGGGGGGAAGGTGCATTTGTGTTGGGGGCAACGACGGCAGTGATGCACACGGGGGTTGGAGGAGGGGTTATCGTAGCTAATGGTGTAAGTCGGATACATACCGTTTCAGCAGCCCTCGATGTACTGCAGGAGGACATCAACGGATATATTGTTCTGCACGGGGTTACCTTGGATGCCGAGAGGGTAAGGGCCGAGGATTACTCCAAGATTACGGGATATGGCGACCGCTCCGGAGCGGGAATCGACCCGTCCCTCACCGTCTGGTCGGCCCTACATGTTGGTACCCCTGGCATCGGCCGAGAGCTGGTCACGGGCCAAGGGGACGTGACAACCCTTGGAGTTCGAGCATTCACCTGGGATGGGACGGCATTCGCAGACGTGTCGGTGGCTGCGGTAACTGAGGGTTCCCCAGTCACCGTGTTTCCCAACACGAATGTCGACACGTCCCTCTACGTGGGATGGCAGCTTGACGGTGGGTTTCCTTTCTACGGCCTGGAATTCTCCCCTATCTCTCAGGTGATGGCCCTGGGGGGCGGGACGGTGGAGGCAGAATATTGGGACGGCGGAGCCTGGACGGCCTTTACGTTCATGGTGACCGAGGAAGAGTCACCGTTTATCCCCCAGGCGATGGATCTGTGGCAGAACCTCAACGGAGGGGAACACCTGAGGTTCGACAGAAACATGCCACCTCTCTGGGTGGCTAATGACCCGATGGCTCTGGGGGTAGACCTGTACTGGGTGCGGTTCCGCATCACTGCTCCCATCGCCACATCTCCCATCGTAGACCTCATCAAGATGGTCCCCACCAGGACTCGGTTTGACGAGAACGGCCTTCGAGAGATGGATGGGCTGGCTCGGGTGGAGGAATCGCTGCCTTGGGCACTGGGGGAGTTCGGGAAGGTGGTAGGGTTCGGCACCGCTCCGACTGACCAGAACATCTGGGTCTCTATGAATATCGCCGCACCTACGGTTGAGAACAACTTCCGAGCAGGGTTCGACTCCCGGGTGACTCGGTCAGGCACTCTTCCCGAGAATACGGACACTTCCACCCCTATCAGAATTTCGTGGAAATGGTGTCCTTCCGACGCCACTGTAGGCAACGTTGAGTGGACCGTATACTGGACTTTCGTGGCAAGCGGAGAGGTACTGGGTTTCGCTAACCCAGGAATCCCCCATCCGAATGAGCAGAGTCTTCCCGTGGTGACCGCAACCCCGGGGGTTGCCCGGCAAGAGGTGGATAGTGAGTTCGTCCTGAAGATCTCTCAGGCGAGGGCTCGCCGAGCCGGTGGGCATGGGGACATTCTCTATATCACGGTCAAAAGGGCGGCGGGGGCGGGGGCGGACACATATGGTGGGGATGCCGTGGTGGTGGATATCTCCGCCATCTACCTGGCGTACATCGACGGGGTCTAACGACGACGGGGCGGGTGGTAGCCGACGGGGATGGGTGGGTCGAAAAAACCAATGAGGAGACCGGCCTGACCGATATTGTCATTGTGGCAGGCCTTGTATGCCTCGAAACGAGGCATGTTCGGCAATTCGGCCATGCAGCTCCACACCTTATTGCGATGATCCTCAGCCGGCTTCACGTAGAAGAAGAACCAAGCCACACATAGAGCCAAAAAAATCAGGATGGTGGCGACTAACTGCGTTTTCTCTCTCATGGCGTTCTCCTTACCATCCCAGCACTACTTACATATGCGTTGGGATTACCTTTTTTTGTGGAGAACCAAGAACACGGTGTTGACTCGGGTGCCGGAATCCTTGAACGATTCGGCAGGGAGATCTGTGAATCGAAGGTCATCCCATCCAGTATGGGCGGCCGCCCACTTACGAAACGTCTGGTGTTTCGTTGATGTCCCCAATTCGGCAGAGATGGGGAGAATAGCAACGAGGGTTCCCCCGGGAACCAGGAAATCAAAAGCGTGGGTGACGTGCTCCATCCAGTGGGTGCCGTAGAAGGGAGGGTTCATGAAGACGTGGGTGTAATCCTGGCGGGCCCCCATCCGCAGGAAATTCGCCTCCAAGACGTTTAGCCGTGGGTCATCAATGGCCTTCAGAGCCCGCACACGGTCCGGATGAATTTCGACAGCATCCACTCGACGTATGTTCTTGGACAGGACGCCCCGCACGAGGTTCCCCGTACCTGCCGAAGGCTCCAGGATTACAGAGTCATCGGTCAGGAAAACGCCGCTCTGGCTAAGGATGGTGTTCACGACAGCGTCAGGGGTCGGGTAGAACGCCAGGTCTTTGCACAAGGCACCCGACTTGGTCTTGATATCAGAGACCGGCATGTCGTCGGGTACGCCGTCAGGAAGCACCTCGCCATAGTATTCCGCCAGGACCTGATTGGCTTTCTCGACCAGGTCGTCCCGCTGGAACCACAAGTGGGCATTGCCGTTCTTGTAGCACATCACTCGGAAGTAAGGGGTCTCCGTAACGGACTGTCGGGGGTACCAGCCACCCTGGCGGTCTTTCCGGATGGCTCGGGTGAGGGCTCCCGGGTCCGGAATCTTGTTGCCGTCCAGCACGGCGAACACCCGTTCGATGTCGGCCATGGTGTCTTCCATGCGGGTGTGGTAGTTCCACCCTCCCCAGTCGTCGAAGACGTTGGTTAGGATGATCCGGGATCCCAACTTGAAGGCGCCGTGGCTCTTGAACCGGCGGTCCAGGCCGCTGAAGGCTCGTGCCAGCCCCCGTTGGAAGATGAGTTTGGCGTCTCCCACTAGGTGCAAAAACGTGGCCTCGATGTTGTCCTCGGTGATTTCGGGGACAGCCCCGCACAGCCCCGCATAGAGTTCATCTTTGGCGGTTTTGTCCATGAGGGCGTTCATACCCGTTAGGGTGATAAGGTTCATCCATGTGCGGGCGTCGGTCTGCTGGCGGAAACACTCCACAGATTGGTCAGCGTCGAAAGACTGGAATAGCTTCTGGTAAGCCTCTCGGCGGGAATGATCGGCCAGTGTGAACGTAGTCGCCCCGTGAGCTTGTTGGGCCAGGGTTTGAGCCTCCTCTGCCAATAGGAGTCCTGCTGCAATCATATCAGCAGCCTCTCGGGCTTTGGAGACGGCGGCATTCCGGTTGGAGACAACAGCGGAAATAGTGGTGTATGGAAGCAGATCAGTCATGAGTTTGTTCTTTTTGGCATCTACTGGCGGTGCTTCATGTTCCACCGGAGTGCCCACCAGAGCCGCTGGGCCCATGTTGCCCGGTCCATCTTGAAGAACGCCTGAGCGGTCCGCCTCACGTCGTCTAGGGCCTCATGAGCCTGGGTGATGGGGATGCCCAAGAAGTCGCAGACCCCTCCCGGTCTCGACAGGGACAGGTACCCCAAACCGAGGGGGGCCAGGTGCTCGTAGGCCAGGGTGACGGTGTCGATCTTGTGGTAAGGGAGCTTGTCCTTGAACCCGAGGCGCTTGGCCTTCGTGGCGATGAACTCCCGGTCGAAGTGTGGGTTGTGCCCCACAATCACGCAGCCATTCAGGAACGTCATGATCCGCTTGATGGCTTCCCGAAGGGGGATGGCGTTCTCCCAGTCCTCTTCCCGGTAGCCGTTCAGCTTGAGGGCGAAGTCCACACCCTCCTTCCAGTCCTCGACGGAGAAAGGTTTCGGGCCAGGCCAGACGGCTCCCGCATAGGGGGGAGGTTCGGTGATGTGGTTGAACTGGATTTTGAACTCGATCTCCTCAACCAGCTCACCTGCACGGGTGTACTTCTGCCCGGCGATCGAGATGATCTCGTTGATGTCGGGGTGCAGTCCAGTGGTCTCCAGGTCGCAGAAGGCAAGGAGCTTTTCATCAAGTAGGGATTTCTTCAAGAGGTCCTCCGAAGTGTCGAGGTGACCTTTTAGATACCCGGATGACCTCCGAGCTGGTTGGGGTCCCACATCCTCCGCAGAATCGGGATCCCATGAACAGCTCGTATCCGCAGGAACACCGAAGGTCCCCGTTAGGTCTCCCGGGGACACGAAGATGTCTTCGGGAACATCTAGGTCGAGCAGAGTGGGGGTACCTGAAGCGGGAACTCGGACAGAGACGAATCGAGTCATCTCAGCACCTTTTTGAGGGTGGCCCGCCATTGCTGGGGGTGACCCCCCCCCCTCGATTTGGCAGACGTTACTAGTAGTGCCCCCCGTAGAGCTGCTGGCGCTCGGAGCGGGCCTCGGCGGTGACCTCATACTCCGCCTCGAATTGGCGGTCCACCATGTCCTGGACCCACGGGGGGGCATCGGCGTAGCCCATCCAGACCGAGGTGAGCACGCCGTCTGTCACCTGGACCGAGATCTTCGGCTCCGCTTCGGTGAACTCGTCGTCGTCCTCCTCCACATCAACCTCCACGTCGCAGAGGTCTTGGTTCAGAAGACCAAGCATGTCCATCGTCAGCTCGGGGAGGGAGTCCAGCACCAGATGGATTTCGCCCAAGCGGTCGAGATCCACATTGGAGAGCTGGGCCTTCTCGGCCAGGATGGACTTCTCGGTCATGAGGGCTTCGATTTCGGTTCTGCTCAGCATGGGGTCCTCCGTTGTTCGCCCACCTACTTTCCTGGAGCCTGGGGTTACCTGGAAAGTTTCACATTTGACCCCGAAGTTTCGGGGGTGCAAAGTTTCGAGCTGGCCCAGGGGGTGCTGCGGCTCGGCTGGTAGGGTAGAGGCTGAGAGCCAAGACGGAAACTTTCGAGCTTAAGGGACCAAGCCGATGATCGGAAAAAAGCACCGGGAACCTCTGGATGATAGCTGGGCACAGTCATTGCTTTCCACCCAGTCAGGAGCGTTCGAGGGTTCGGTGTACGACCGCTTGATGGCAGCCCGGAAGGAACTGCTGGAAGCGCAGCAAGAAGCCCGCTCGGCCATCGACCAGAACCCACTGTCGGCAGTGGTGGCCGTAGCTGCCATGTCCAGGTTGAATCGGCGGGGGACCCCATCCATCGACGTGAGCGACCAGGGGAACATTGACCTGGTGGTCACGTATCAGGGGTCTAGTCCTTCTCCGGTCCCCAACCCCCCATCTGCCACCGCCAGGCGGTCTTGGCGCTCGAACCTCCCCCCGCTTGACCAGCTTCGTCTGGAGGCCCAAGACCTAGGGATTGACCCGGCCTCTTTCGGCCGTAGCAAGACGGCTCTCATGGAGGCCATCCACCAGGCGAAGGCTCAGCCCTCCCTCCTGAATGTGGCCAAGCTCGGAGAGCCGGCAGAGCTGAATGGTGTGGCTGTCATCCCTGAAGTGGGAGAGCTTCAGCCCTATCAACCGGAGGAGGAGAAGCCCAAGAGGGTCAAGCTGTCCCCCGCCCTCGGCAAGGCCACTGTTGTGGAATTCGAGGTCTCCAAACCGAAGTCCCCAGTTCTCCGAATGAAGGGGGGGATGGGGGGGATGGCTGCTCTTGCCGCCAAGGCGAAAACAGAGGTGGACCTTGCTGAGGTGAAAGCCCCCTCTGAACCGGAGGACGACTCTGAGCTTGACATTTTGTCCCTGATCTCCGACGACTGAGCCGTTTTCCCTCCTATAACCGGGCAGAGGTGAAGACTTTGCCCGGAGGATCAGGATGGGAGAGTGGTGGATTGATGAGGTAGGTCAGAACCTGCTGGAGAGTGATGAAGCAGGGCGACCTCTTCTCCCCAACGACTACATTCAGGACTTCCTAACCCGCATCCGAGCGGCTCGGGATTCCTACCTCCGTCTCTACCCAAACCTATCCGCCGAGGATCAGGAGAGGGTATCTCCCCTGTATAAGTTCGCCCTGACAGCTTCTGCCACAACGGATGGCAAAGTGTACTCGGACCGCATCCAGAACAACTGGAATAGGGCAGGTATTCACACCACAGGTCCCCGAGGTGGGACCCGAATTGGAGGCAACTAATGGGACTCGATGAGGAGGTCGAGGTCAAGAGCGAAGTTGTTAAGACTCCGTTGCAGAGTCGCAAGTTCATCGCCTTCCTGGTGGCCGAGAGCACATGGAAGATCATCATCTCCATCGTGGTGATCATGGGGATGAAGGACGGAGACATCGACTTGATGCTCGGATCCATCGTCCTGTTCGCTACCACCATCGTAGGGTTCGTCGAGGCAGGCTACATCATCGGGCAGGCCAGCCTCGACAAGTATCTGGGGCTCGCTAGGATCGCCGCCGATGCTGGTCAGGGTATCGTGATCCCCAAGGGGGCGGAGCTGCGGAAGACGGAATCCAAGGCGGAAGCGCCGGTGCAGTCCCCAGAGAGAGGTGACCAGTGATCCGAGGCTTGGCTGTTTTTCTTCTCGTCCTCCTGACCTTGAATGGCTGTACCCCCACCATCGTCCGTGAGGCTAATGTCTACAGGGCAGAGATGACATGGTACACTCAGGCAGCGGTGGAGCAGGCCCGCTATCTGGAGTGGTCCCTTCCTCAGCACTGCACATGCACTGAGAGGAAGTTTGACGACCCCCAGTGTGAGAAGGCCGCCAAAACGGCCCTCACCGCCAAGACGAGGGCCCCGTGGCACACTGCCATGGCCCTCTTCAATGCGGGGATGGTGGCCGAACGCCCCTCTGAGACACCCCCAGAGATTCCTGTCGCAGAGACGTTGTGCCCGGGAGGTCGATGATGGACTTCGGCAAGATGCTGGAGAGCCTGCTTCCCGTTCTGGGGGAGTGGGGTGTCAAGAAATTGGAGGGTGAGCTGGTAGGCATTGGAGCGGAATCCTCTGAGTCTTGGCAGAAAGCAATCCTCTCTCTCCTCTCTGAGGGGGTGGCCGCCTACGGCTTGCAGGGCCTCCATATGGCCGTGGAGGCTATCACTAACTTGCTAGACGGAGGGGACGAAGTCCCCGAGTGGGCAGACCTGGCGACAGGGTCGGATATCCTGGCCCACTTCCAGAACGCTGAAGCCGGCCGGAAGTCGGCAGCCAAGGATTTCATGACGAAGGTCGGCCACGTCCTTGGAGATGTCCTTGGTGGATTCATCAAGGGCTTGCTTTCCTGAAAGGAGAACTGAAACAATGAGTAACAACCCCTACATGCCCCCGTTTGCCCGAATGCGGAAGATCAAGAGGGACCACCCCACCTTTCGGGGGACCCACTACCACACCGCCGAAGGTCCGGCGGAGCCGGCCAATGTCGCAGAAGCTCTGAAGGCGATGCCTGAGGTGGAGGAAAGCCCGTATCCCCTGGATAATGTGGACCCTGATCCCATCTTCGAGAAAGAGCCGGTGGTCGAGGAAGAGCCGGTGGTCGAGGAAGAGCCGGTGGTCGAGGAAGAGCCGGTGCCTGCGCCCCTCCCCATTCCGACCGTTGAAGACGGGGTCCCGACCCTGGACATGTCCCGTCGGGATCTGAACGAGATGGCGATGGATGAGGGCATCGAGCGCCCTGACAAGCTGGCGAACAAGCAGGCCGTCATCGACGCCATTTTGGCCGCTAGGGGCTGACGGAGGGATGCCCGTGTCACAGACCGTAAAGATGCGGGTCCACAAGTACATCCCCTCGAAGTTGTTCGGGTTCTGTAAGCACCCGGAGACTGGTCAGGAGGTGTTCTTCCACCTTGGGTCTTTCCGTTCGGGGAAGGCCGAGGGGGAGCAGCGTTGCATGCACTGTCCCTCTGAGGGCTGTTCCTGGGTGAACTCAACCCCTCCCCCCATCTTGGGGGAGCTGGTGGATGTCGAAGTGGACCTGTCCTCCGTAGATCCTGGGAAGGCCCCTCGGGCCGACCTGGTCACCCGGCTGGAACCCATCCGGGTCATCCAGGGGAAGGTGGACACGTTCGACGGCCATCGAGGGTATGGGTTTGCCAAAGGGGACGACGGCTTGAGCTACCATCTGCACAAGTCCGAGATCTTGGATGGGCGCATCCCAACTGTGGGCCAGGCTATCATGTTCTACGGCGGCACCCGTCAGGGTCGCCCCCGAGCTTGCCATGTGAAGGTGTGCGGATGAACGGCAAAAAGTGGACCCCCCAACACGGGCAGTTCAACCCTCTACCCATGTTGGACGGCAAAAACCCTTTTGGAGGGCTGAACCCTCATGGGCTGTACGTCCCCATGTCGGAGGATGAGCAGGAGGTTATCCACCGTCTCATCGAGACGGATGACCTGGAGGTGGTTGCCCACGGCTGGGGGGTGCTGGAGCACCCCGACATCATCGCTGGGGACCACCGAGTTGGCATCCGGTTCCGCATCGACTTCGAGGGTACTGCTGTCTCCCGACCCCTGAGCTACCTGGACATGGAGCTGAGGACTCGGGCAGGGATGACGCTCTTCCGGGAGATGAAAGCCATCACACCCCCTATCCTGATCGACGGCAGCACGTTCGTCGAGTGGCAGTGGGACATCGCCATCAAGTCGATGGACCCCGAACTGGTCAAAGCCATCAAACCGGGGGCTTTGGGGCTGACAAGTCGGCGCCAGGACCGGGACACCGGATTGATGACCGCAGAGGGGAACATGAAGCTGGACTCCGTCCGGAAGAAGATGCTGCACAACCTCGAACAGGGAGCTGAGCGGATCCGCAAGGTTGACCAGGTGGAAGCCGCTCAGGCAGTGGCCGAAGGCCTCAAACGGTAGTCCTCCTATCCCCTTGCTCAGGGTGGGACCCTTGTGGAGGACGCCGCCGTGCCCCGAAATCACCAGACTGAGAGACGCCTCGCCGCCCACCAGTTCCGGAGGGCGAGCGGGGACCGCCTTAACTTGATGCACCCGGCGTTTAATCTCCGTGAGATCGCCAAGCAGCTCTTGTTGTTGGAAGACCATCTCCAGCACCACTACTGCAGTGACTGCATCCGCAAGCACCTGCTAACCATTGAGGCATTCGCAGAAGAAGCCCAGGCCCTGGACACGGGGAACCTGTACGGGGGACTCCCCGCCGCCCTGGCTGAGGTGGCTCGCCAAGCCATCATGGCGGTGGCAGACGCCCAGGACAGTTACGCCATCCGGGACCTTGGGCAGAAGCTCCGGTCCTGGCGCAAAAAGCTGGTCCCCCTGGTGTATGACCCCCGGGGAGTTGAGGCCCGCAAGAGGCTCGCTGCCGTGTACCTATCCCGGGGGAACTGCACGCACGACTACCTCCACCCGGATCCTGTACGCTGGGGGAGATCCTAAACGAGCAGGACCCCCGTATCTGGCAGGTCCATTAAGGGTAAGGTCCCCCTGGCAAAACACCAGGAGGGCCACATGCCACGAAACGTCAAGGGACAGGTCGAGGTAATCTGCGGCTGCATGTTCTCCGGCAAGACCGAAGAGCTGATTCGCCGGATCCGCCGAGCCGAGTACGCCAAGCAGACCGTCAAGGTGCTCAAGCCGTCCATCGACGACCGCTATGCCACTCACGCTGTCGTCACCCATGTTAAAGGAGAGGTCCCCTGTATCCCCGTGGACAATGTCACTCAACTCTCGGGGCACTGCTACGAGGACTGTGACGTTGTCGCCATCGACGAAGCCCAGTTCTTCTCCCCCGGCATCGTGGCCGTGGTGGATGCTCTCGCCAATGAGGGTAAGAGGGTGATCGTCGCTGGGCTGGACATGGACGCTTTCGGGAAGCCGTTCGGCCCGATGGCGGATCTGATTGTCAGGGCCGACTACGTGACGAAGCTCCACGCCGTCTGCATGATCTGCGGCGGTGACGCTACTCGAAGCTATCGGAAATCGGGGACTTCCAATGTGGTCGAGGTGGGGGCTGATCAGTACGAGGCTCGGTGCCGGGCCTGCTACCACAAGGGAGACAAGGTATGATCGATTTGGATGCCGCTCGTAGCCTCAAGCGGGCTGTGGCTATCGGTGTGGATTCCGGGGACATCCGGGGGGCCGCCCTGGGCCTTCTCGACTCCATCGAAAAGGAGTACGGAGATCTCGAAAAGCAGGTGGGGCTGCAAGACCCCCAGACCATCCGGGACTGGCAGGGGGTCATCCACCAGTATGCCCAGGACAAGGGTTGGTGGGACCGGGATGACCGCACATTCGGGGACTTCTGCGCCCTGTTCACCTCTGAAGTGAGTGAGGCCTACGAAGAGTGGCGAAACGGCCACGATGTCACCGAGACCTATTTCAACGAAAGCAAGCCCGACAAACCCGAGGGAGTCCCCACCGAGTTGGCCGACGTGGTCATCCGTATCCTGGACTACTGCGGCCGAGTTGGTATCGACATGCAGTCCATCATGGCCCAGAAGCACGCCTTCAATCTCCAGCGCCCTTACCGTCATGGCAACAAGCGTGTGTAGGTAGGAGCGGGGGAGGCCCCCCGGTAACATCTCGGCCCAAAAAGGGTAGTGCCTGAGAACGTACACCCCCCCAAGGGAGGCCGAATGAACATCACCGTTGTCGGCGGAGAGGCCATCTTCGCCAACCAGGCCTACATGGCAGCTCTTCGAGAGCACAACGTGATCCTGGAGCATTTCGATCTACGTCAAGCGGTCAAGGACATCCCTTCCCAAACTGACGTGGTCGTGCTGTTGGGTGACGCCTGCTCCGACTTGAACACCAACAACCTGGACTCCGCCGCCGCTCGGGTAGGGGCCAAAGTGCTGAGGGTCTCTCGTCGTTGGGCCAAAGCCGAGCCGGTGTTGCGAGCCGAGGGGCTCATCCCTCCCAGCAAGTCGGGGAAGCAGCCCAGCAGCAGTGACAAACAGACCACGGCTGTCGACTACATCAAGGATCAGAGGAAGGCCGGAAGGGATCCCAGCCCAGGAGAGATCCGGGGGCTTCTGCGAGCCCAGTTCGGCCCCAACACCAAGATCTCTCAGAACGAGTTGGGTCGTTGGTTTCAGCTTGGGAGGACCGCCCCGATGCCCCCCGTTGTCGACGGGAATACTATCCGGTCGGCCGCCCGGGCCCTCGTGGAGGATTCTCCGGCTCTCACCACCCCGGAGTCCGCCAACGAACTCGTAGCCCAAGTGAAGGAGCTGTCGAAGCCTTCGGGAGAGTGCCACTGGCCGGAGACATTGGGGGAGTTGGTGCAGATGGAGGTCAAAGCGCTCCGAGAGGAGTGGGAGAGCAACATCGAGGTCCGCAAGAAGGCGGTCCGCCGCTGGGCCCGCCGAATCTGGCAGGAATGGAAGGAGGGGACCGGAGAGTACCCTGGGAGCACCTACATCAAGAGGATGGGGATCGAGGTGTTCGGGCGCCACATCTCCCACGAGTACGTGGTGCAAGGCAGGATGGAAGTGTTGGGGGACTGGGCTCGTGAGGTCTCCCCCCACAACCAGCTCCAGTTCTACCTGGGGAAGATCTGCAAGGCTCTGGAGGTATCCTGTCCCGGAGATCTCAAGTATCTGCTTGAGAACGGCCTGGTTAAGGGGTTCTTGGCGGGAAGGCGTTGGTGGACATCCACCGCCGCTATCGACGAGTACGTCCAGGCGCTCGCCTCGGAGAAGGCCAAGAAGCAGATGCTGCCCCCGGATATGCCCTCACGCCAGTTCCAGCTTCCGGCCCCGAGTGAGCCGGATCCGGAGGAGGTCGCTCTGCTGGCTGAGCTGAGTGAAAGGGTGCCTGCGAAGGATGTCTCCCCGGAGCCCGAGGAAAAGCCCACCATCGAGGAACAGGATGTCCCCGATCCGGAGATCCCTGACCTGGGGGAGTCGTTCGTCGAGGCCGTGACCCGTATCGTCGAGGGGCGGATGCTGGAGCTGTCCTCGGTGATGGCCGATCTGGTCACCGAGGGGGTGCTCAAGTCCCAGCGCTCCGGGCTCCTGGAGTATGGAGACAAGCTGGTCGAGACCATCCAATCCGCCCTGACCCCCCTCACGGATGCAATCGTCCGGGTGGTGTCCTCGGAGATGAAGGGGGCCCACGAGTCTTTGGCGGACATCCACAGCCGTCACTCGGCGGCGGTGATCAAGCAGGTCTCCGATCAGGTGGAGGCCTCCCGCAACATCGCCACGGACATCCGAACCTGGCTCCGCAACATCAACCAGAAGGTGCAGGCCCTCAACTCCGAGGATCTGACCCCCGAAGTGCTCATGTCCGAGGTGGGCGATCAACTGAAGGCCATCGAGGTTTCCATTTCGGGGCTGTCTTCCAATAAGACGGTGGGGGTGGGGATGGATCTCTCCAGCATGAGCACCCGCCTGAACACCCGCCTGGACATCCTCCAGAAGACCCTGGACACTCTTCAGGGTACACAGGAGAGGCAGCCCCAGACGACCAGCCTCAACCCTCTCGACCTCATCAAGATGGCTGCGGCCCAGGGTCTGAGGGTCACGTTCGAGCCCTTGTAGAATCAAACCCGCCCCAACCCCCCGTTCCTACCGCTACTATCGAAGCTACCGAAGGACATTCTCCACCCCCAACAGCAAGTTGGGGGAGTTTGGGGGAATCTGGGGAAGCACCGGGTTGGGTCCGGAAATCGGACCCAACCCGGCACAGCTATACCGCCCGCAAAGTCCCAAGAGCCCAAGCCCCACCCTCTGGGTGAGTACTCTCACGCCCAGGCAAAGTTGCGATGTGCATGTCGCAACTTCTGCTCTTTAGCAACAGGGTTGGAGTACAAAATCGGGGCCGCACCCCCCGTAGTACGGGAGGTCAATGGGGGTTGGGGGTAAACAGGGGTTTAGTGGCAGGTGGGACGGAGGAGTTAGCGTCTCCTATGTGGTGTCAAATCCTCCGGCGGTGGGTGTCCAGGAACGAGTTGAAGGGGAGTACCCCTTGGATACGGGATACCAGGGCGCTCACCGCTTCTTTGCGGTCCTCCTCTTTTGGTCGGGATTCATCCCAGGGGACATCGAGCACGGTCACACCCTGGGAACGGAGGACACCGACCATGTGGTCGATCTCCCGGTCGAGACCCTGTAGATAGTCCAGGTCAATGGCGGTCTCGCATTTCCGGCCGGTCTCAACCGTCATCCGGCGGGAGACCCGTTCGTTGCAGATCTCCGGACTGGTGAGCACCCGCACGCAGACGGTAGGTAGCAGGACGGAGGCTGTCATGGCGTGGTAGAGGCGGGAGTAAGTGTCGAACTCATGCTGAGTCATCTGGCCGAGCTGGAGCTGTAGGTGGGCGAAGGCGGTGTCACCATAGAAGCTCCGATCCAGGACAGCGTCCCCGTGGCCCTGCAAAGCGTGCCACTGTGCGTGCAGGTGCATGCGGAACCGCTCTGCTAGGAGGTGTGCCTGCATAGTGAATGCCCAGCGGGGGGCGTCGCCGTAGAAGGAGGCCAGGTAAGGATTGCTGGCTTCCTTGCCCTCCTTTTCGTCCGGCTCGAACAGGGTGAGGGTATTGGGTCCGAGGGCTCTACCCAACTCTCTGGTGAGGGTGGTCTTCCCACTTCCGATCAGCCCTTCGACGATGATGACCTTGCTATTCTGCGGCACGATTGTTGCCCTTATGGTGGATAGCCGCCAACACCTTAGCGGCCTGGTGATAGGGATCAGCGTTCGGGGGAACGCTGACGGCGATGTGGGAGATCTGGAACTCCCGGCTGTTGGGGTTCCAGGTTCGGTATGGGTACGCTCCCTCGACTCTATCCAGAAGCTCCAGGGGGTCTTCAGACTCAGCGAGGGACTCATCCGTGTAGGTCAGCATGGTGCTGTCCCAGAGGACTCGGAGTCCTCGGTCCCGAGCGATTTTGCTCAGGAGATGCCGGGAGAGGATGACCTGATCCCCCATGATGATGGGGTTCGGGAGGTCCGGCTCCAGGATCTCGGGGAAACCCCGGTCTCCCAGAGTGTAGGACCAGAACCCCAGAGAGAGCGGGTCCCCCGCCATGATCATGAGGCCGGCGTCGATGCAAGCTCCGAAGTGGTGCTCGAACACCTCGTTGCTGATCTCGAACGTCACCTCGTTGCCTTTGGCATCGATCAGGCTATACCCCTGAATCCAACCCCAGGCCGAACCTCGGTGGTCCAGAGAGTCTTGCAGTCCCCCCACGGATTCATGGGTGGCCCTCAATGTGGCCCTGGAGTTTGAGGCGGTGGGGTTTCCGTCAAGGGTCTTAACCTCGCAGCACACGAGGAAAGATCCCTCGGGCCGGGTCGGATCCGGAAGGTAGTAGCAGGGGTTCAGGGCGTACTGGTTGAGGACATTCACCTCCGGGGATTCCCCTGGCAGCGTCGTGGCGAAAGTCCACACCTCGATGATGGGGACTGTATCGGAGGCGTCCCGAACAGTGCCACCCTTAATCAAGACTACGGGACGCTTCCTCCAATAAATCCCCCCATCCTGGGCGGGCCAGACGTAGTCGGCCATCCCGATGCCTTTGATGTTGGCGATTTGGGATGGGGACCCCCCCGGGGCTTTGTTCTGACCTCCGGAAATCAGCCGCAGGTTGCTCATGGGGACCTCCTGTGTGGTGGACCATACCCCCCGAGGGACGGGTAACGAGCTACCCAAAACGGGTAGGGGTCATGGACGAAAGGAGGTTCTCCGTGCGTGGATTGTTCGCTTTGTCGGGAGACCCCGTGACCCGGGGGCACCTGCACATCATTCGGAAGTGCCTCGGGAAGTACGATCCGGGGGCACCCGTCATCGACGAGCTGGTGGTCTGGGTCGGAAACAACGACGATAAGGCGGGCAAGTACCTCCTAGAGATGAACGAGAGGATGCTTCATGTCACCCATGCTCTCTCGACTTTCCTTCCGGGTGATTGTCGGGGGAGATGGCGGGTCATCGGGTCCAACGACCTTCTGGTGGACGTCGTCCTCCGGGAGGGGATCGACGTGATTTTTCGGGGGGTGAGGGACGCTCGTGACCGTGCTTACGAGGAGTCTCAGATGGGCCACCACGACCGGATCATGCCCGGCATCAAGGACATGGTGGTGTTCGTCCACCCGGATCCTGACTGGGCTCACGTCAGCTCCAGTTTGGTCAAGGCTATGGCCCAGCGGCACGTCGATATCGGTCATCTAGTGCCACTCCGAGTGAAGCATCGCTTGGAGGTCAAACTGCATCGCCAATTCATGGTTGGTATCTGCGGTCGGGTGGCGACAGGCAAGACCTGGGTGGCGAAGGAGCTGGAGAAGAGGCTCAGGCTCGACGGCATCCCCGCCCACCACCTGAACCTCGATAAGTGCATCCGTGACCTATACGAGGAGGACACGCCAGGCGCTCAGAAGGTCCGGGACGATATCGCTGACCTCGTGGGCAAGGATGTGTTGATGCCCCTTGGAGACAATGTCAACACGGCTGTGCTCAAGGCCAAGATCTCTAGCGGGGAGATCACCCCGGACATGCTCAAGCAGATCCACACGAGGACCAAGCCTCACGTCCTCCGGAAAATGCGGGAGTGGTTGGCGGACAAGGCGGGGGTCATCATCCTGGAGTGGGCTCTCCTGGTCGAGAATGACATGGCCTCTTTGGTCAACGGCAACGTGATCGTAGTGCGAAACTCAGACCAAAGCAAACTCTTGGCAAAAAGAGGTGTGGACCCCAACACCCAGGCTCGCTTCGACGAGCAACACCTACCAGAGGATGAGAAGATCAGACGTATCCAGATCCTCAACGAAAGGGAGAAGTTCGGGAATGTTATCCCGTATTTCCGCATTTGGGACGATCTCGGGTACCCCTACCTACGGTCATGCCTCTACGAGGCTATGCCCAGTTTGCCCGCCTACTACGGCAAAGCGACCGGCGACGACGTATGAAGACGTTCACTTTCGGAACTGAACCCCGCACCACCCGTCAGAGGGCCGAAGCCCGGGTGGGTGAGTTGCTGGGGCAGCTCACCAGGATGGCCCCTGCAGTCGCCAAGTCCGCCTCCGGCAACGACTGCTGGCCCGGAGATTGGCAGCTCATGCAGGATGAGGGGGCTGTGTATATCGATCCCGATTCCTGGGGTGACACCCCTGAGCCGTTTCGGGAGTTGGGGAAGAGTGGAGTGGAACTCTGCTACTATGACACGGGGGAGCTGAACTCTGAGGGGACTCCCCTCTGGGATTTCTGGTGGGACGCAAGTGTGTTCCTCGGTCGTTGGGGCAAGTACCATGTGTACGGGTACGGGGGTGGGAGGGGCTGTTCGCCTCAGGGCCTCGCCACGGATGCTCCCCCAGAAGTTGTCCGGGAGCTGTGGTCTCGCCACTTCCGGACATCCCACAAGTCCCCCTTTCCATGAGCTGAGTCACCACGCCATCCGCCGTCTGGAGGATGGGAACGGGTTCATTCCGGGTACGACAGGGTGCGGGGCAAGCTGTTCGGGGAGTGTTGTTGAGATGGGACACGTCATCGGAAGCTGGGAGATTCGTAAAAAGCTCGGAGGGGGTGCTTTCGGAGACGTGTATCTAGGGCGGCATTGTATCCTCGGCAGGGGTCTTCCTGTGGTCATCAAACAGGAGAAGACCCACAAGGATCCGTTCACCAGGATGTTCCGCCAGGAGGCGGAGCTGTTGGCGAAGCTCCGCCACTTCCAGTTCCCCAGCCTGTTGGACTACTTCGAGGTGGGTGGAGACATCGGCCAGATCATGGTCCTGAGCTACATTCCGGGGACCCCCCTAGACAAGCACCTGGAAACCCGGGGTCCTGTGGCGGACGAGCACATCTGCTGGGTGTTGGATCGGGTCTTGGGTGCTCTGGACTATCTGCACCGCCGGCACGGAATCGTCCACTGCGACATCAAGCCGGCCAACGCCATCCTCGACATCGAGGATCACCAGGTCACCCTGGTAGACCTGGGTATGGCAACGCTAGAACCCAATGAGAAGACGAAGGCCAAAGGGGGAACCCCTGGCTACATGGCTCCTGAGTTCCAGCAGGGGTTCCCACCTCTTCCTGAGTCGGACATCTACTCCGTCGGCAAGGTAGGTATTGCCCTGGCCGGGGGAGACATTCACAAGGGAACCGTGCCTTCCGACATGGTCGAGCCCCTGGCTGATCTGTTGGAGCAGATGATTGCACGAGACCCGGCTAAGAGACCCCCCTCGGCGGATGATGTACGGCGAGAGCTGTACCACATCCGTATGGATGTGTGGGGGCGAGAGAGCTGCGAGGAGCAGTGGAGGGACCGATGAGTGGATCCTTTGGATGGGGCGGCAGTGACCGACGTGACTATCGTGATCGGAGTGACTCCAGCGAGGATATCTACAGCAGAACTGATTACAGCCGAGCCCGGAGAGGTTATAGCACCCCAGCCCCTACTTACCGCTGCTCCTGTGGCAAGGAGGTGAACTACAGCGGTGATCTGTGCTGGGGGTGCAAAGACAAGGCTGCCAAGGATAAGGCTGTCAAGGACCAGGCGTCCAGGGCGTGGAACCCTAGCCCTGCCGTTCAGGCGCCGCCGAAGCCCGCCCCTAAGCCTGCCGCTTCTGTGGTTTGGCAGCATAACCACGTCCCGGTGCCGCCGCACTCCTTCAACCGGAGGCCCCACGGCAAGACGCTTAAGAGCACGGCTAAGGCCGTCATCCAGGTCGTCGTGGATGTGACTGGGTCTATCCGGTCCTGGGTTCCCGAGATCTTCCGTCGCCTCCCGTTGATGTTCGGGGAGGCCCAGAAGTTCCTGGGGGATGACCTTCAGATCCTGTTCATCACATACGGCGATGTGAAGTACGGTGACGTGATCGAGGTTATCGACTTCGCCAGCGGACCCCTTCTCGACGACCATTTGGAGGCCCTGAACACCGAGGCCTCGGGTGGGGGGGACGGTGAAGAGAGCCCGGAGATCGTCGCCCACTGGCTCCTGCACGCCGTGGACACTGGGTCGGCCAAACACGTCTTCACGTTCTTTATCACCGACGAGGCCGGTGCCGAGAGCATGGCGAGCCGCTACTGTTTGCAGGGGGTCGGGATCAGCAAAGACGAGGAGCTGGACACGGCTAAGGACACGTTCTCCTGCCTCCGGCGCAAGGGGGAAGTGTTCACCGTTCTGGCCCACACTGCAGACCACAACTATTATGTCAAATCCTGTTCTTACGATATCGACGGGTACTGGAATCGGGTTCTGGGATCGGATCATGTCCTCCCGCTGCACGACCAGCGTCGGGTAGTAGATGTGATGTTGGGGGCGGTCGCCAAGGTGACCAGTCAGTACGACACGTTCACCCAGGCTCTCTCCGCCCGTCAGGCCGGCACCCGGTACACTGACGAGAACCTGGGGACGGTTCACGCATCCCTCTCGATGGTGCCGGGTGGGCCGAGCGCCCCTCCGCCGGATCCCCGCCGTAGAGACCTCAGCCGGTAACGGGGGTAGGATTCCCGGGTAGATAGGCTGCCCCATCAAAGGAGAGTCCAAAGAGTGCTCCACTATACGGCGATTTTTGACGGATACGGTTTCGGCTTCGAGTATGCCGACCCCAAATTCGTCGCCAAGAGGAACAACCTTCGGACCTTCCAGAGCCACCCCAAGTGGAAGACGAAGCCCGGGACATATTCGGACGACACCCAGATGCAGGTAGCGTTGGCCGAGTTGATGCTTCGGCAGCCACTCCCGTCCACCTGGAGCTTGGGTGACATCGCCCAGTCTTTTTTGAGCACATTCCGACGGGACCCCCGCAAGGGATACGCCGGGGCGTTCTACGACTTTCTGGCGAGAGTCCAAACTCCGGCCGAGTTTCTGAAGGGCATCCGTCCCTACAGTGACAAGTCGGGGGCCGCTATGCGGGCTCCGGTCCTGGGATTGCTCAAGGAAGAGCAGGGAGTCATTGACGCCGCTTACCTCCAGGGGTGTCTCACGCACGCCACCAGGGCGGGGCTGGAGGCCGCTGCCGCCTCGGCTTTGCTCACCCACTACACATACCACCACATCGGCCCCAAGGCGGATGCGGGAGCGTACATCGAAGAGCTGATTCCAGGATGGGGTTGGGCAGATGGCTGGGTTACTCCCATTCAGGAGAAAGGCTTTCAGCACGTTCGTGCGGCCATTGGGGCGATCCAACGCTACGACAGTGCCTCGGCTATTCTCAAGCACATCGTGTCTCTCACAGGGGACGTGGACACTTCTGCGGCTATTGCCGCCCCCGCCGTGTTCTTCTGCTCGGAGATCGAGAATGACATCCCCGACACCCTCTCCCGATGTGCCGAGAATGGGGATTACGGCTACGACTACCTCAAGAACCTGGGGGAAGCCCTGATCTCCAAGTTCCCGTCCAAGTGGACGGGAGTGGGCGAAGAAGACCTCATCGGAGAGTTGTTCGGCGCATAAGCCCGGTCAAACGCCTATAGGCCTCTGTCGGTAGAGACCAACCCGGGGGACGGGTGTGGAGGAAACCTGCATGGCCGAAGGCATTCAACTCCGGCTCATCCATCTTGGGAAGACCCTGCCGAGCCCTCCGTACCTTGCAGGTACGGTGCGGGGCAGTTCCTTGCTGCTTGATGACCTGCGGGCCGCTGCCGAGATCCGGGGTCTCTCCCCAGAACCCTTCTACGTCCCTGCCGGTGGGTCCATCGATCTGACTTACGGCACAGCAGTTGCCAGATCGTTCGAGTCTGGGGATATCCGCCGCCTATGCGACCAGGGAGAGATCAGCGCTCAGTTCATCCTAGGGTCGGCCCTCACGTCTGAGATCCTGTTGGAGGATTTGGGAGACGTTCAGTACCCCCTTGCCCTTGCGGATGGTCAGTTCCTGCGATACAGCGCCGCTCATTCCCGGTGGGAGAATCAGTCGTTCAGCCCCGGGTCCCCCAGCATCGTGGAAGCTCTGGTTACCCCATATGCTGTAGCGGTGGGGGACGAGTATGTGCTGGTCAATCCCGCAATCCCCGTCCCTTTCGTGGTCAACCTCCCTGCGGGAGCTACCCATACGACTGGGGTGGTGACTGTCAAGGACAAAACCGGGACCGCAACGGTCAACAACATCACCATCAACGCAGACGGGGCAGAAACTATTGACGGTGCTGGTAGCATCGTCATCAACGGAAACTACGCAGCCCTCAAGTTCGTGTTCTCCGGCACTGAGTGGAGTCTGGCATGAGTTATCCCGGTAGCACTTTCCCCGAGGACGTGGGTATTTCTGACGGCCCCAACCTGGACCCGTTCAGTCGGGTGAGGGTTAGCTATCCTCATCTCCAGTTCTCGACGTTGTTTGACACGGCAGATCGTACTCTGTATTGGGACGGCACTGTGGCGGGGGCCGGAACGGCTACATATCATCCTAGCTCGGGAACCATGCGGTTGGCAGTGACGGCGGCAGCCGGAGACCGTGTAGTCCGACAGTCCAAAGAATTCTATTCTTACCGTGCAGCCCAGGGTCAGCTTGTCCTAGCCACTTTTTTGATGGCGCCTCCCCAGGCCAATATGACTCAGAAGGTTGGCTACTTCAATGGGGCCGAAGGGATGTATTTGGAGGTGAGGGATAACGATGACCCTGAAATGGTCATCCGGTCCGTTGCCTCCGGGGCCACCACCTACGAACGCATCCCTCAGTCTTCCTGGAACATGGATCCCCTTGACGGAACCGGGCCTAGCGGTATCACCCTGGATCTAACCAAGACCCAGATTTGGGTGTGCGATTTCCAATGGTTGGGGGTTGGGCGAGTCCGTATGGGCTTCGACATCGACGGGATGATCATCTACGTCCATGAGTTCAAGCATGCCAACCAGGGGGGGAACACTCTCCCCTACATCCGTTCCCCGAAGCTCCCCGTCCGCTACGAAATCGAGAACACCGGGGCCACTGCGGGCCCCACAGAGTTGATGCAGATCTGTTCGGCAGTAAACCGGGAAGGTGCCGTGGATGAGCCTGGCGCCCAACGATCGGTTTGGTCTCAGCCCGACTCTGGAACGGGGTTGGCTGCGACCAGTACCACTCTCACCACCATTCTAGGTATCCGGCTTCAAGCCGCCAACATCCACGCCACTCTCCGGGCTCTGGAGCATAGCTTCATCAACCTGGACACCGAAGCCCTGTTGTGGTGCTTGGTGCTAAATCCCGGTGGGACAGGAGCTGCCGTCTGGGCAGATGTCCCAGGGGCGGATTCCATTGCCCAGTACAGCCGCAGCCAGATTGCGGTGGGGGTAAACGGGAGCGGATTGCCCAATGGGGCCCGCTCTCTAGTTCTCAGCTCCGGGGTGCTTGGGGGGGGAGCTCAGTCCCGTGGCAATGCTGTTTCGGGTACTCTAATCGAATCTGTGCCTGTGGTTTCGGCCTATGACGGTACGCCCGATGAGTTGTGGGTGTGTGCCCGATTGGTGACGGGGTCCGGAGAGGCCCTGTCGACCCTCACATACAAGGAGATCCGCTAATGCCCAGCAACGTGGTCCACACGAGGCGTGATGAAGAGAAGTGGACCAAAGCGGTGGAAATTGCCAAGGATGACGGCCGCAAAGAGTCCGACAAGGATTTCTACGCCTATGTGATGGGGATCTACAAGAAGATGAAACCTTCCCACGAGTTCAAAACGGCTAAGGACCAGATTCCTGGCGGACTCTCTGACAAAAAGAAGCCCTCCGACTTCGATCCCAAAGCTGTTGCCAAGGGGCAGAAGGTCGAGATGGAGCACACGGATGATCCATCCCTTGCTCGGGAGATTGCTCGGGACCACCTCACCGAAGATCCGGCCTACTACGATAAGCTGGAGAGGATGGAGGCCGGCAAGTGCGACAAGAAGGCCGCCATCCCTAAGGATCTGAAGGATCAGCTCCACGCCCTCCTGAGGGAGTATGGGGGGAAAGCCGTGCCTGACTCGAAGGTTCACGGCTTGGCGGACAAGGCAGGGGTTTCCACCGATGAGGTGGAGAGCTACGTCTACTCCCTGGCTTCAAAATGGGTGTCCAAGCAGGCGGCGGCGGGCGGGAAGTACCGAGTCTACCTGTTCAGTGACTCAGGGGAGGAGCTATGGTCCAAGGAATTCACGGCTCGGGACGACAAGGACGCCGACAACAAGGCGGCAACGATGGTTCGCCCCCAGCTCGATAGGTTCGATGATGTGGACGACTGGGTGGTCGAGCCGGTAGGGAAGAGGGCCATGCTGGATGGGTTCACTTTGTTCGACGATGTGGGACCAGAGCCCGAAGAGACCCCAGAGATGAAAGCGCTAGCGGAGTTCGAGCGCAAGTTCGGGATGTCCCAGATTCGGGAGCTGGCCCCCTCCATGATGAAAGACAACAAAGTCATTGAGTTGGCCCAGCACAAGTTCCGTTACGTCCAGCCACACAAGGCGTGGTTCATCTACGCTGACATTTCTTCAGGGCAGGCCACCCGGTTTGGCCTGCGGGCTTTCAAGGGGCTTGTCGGACGGAGGAACCTGCATTCCAGCATTCCCGCTCTGCACCAAGTCCCTTTGTGGGTAGGGACAAATGACGGTCGAATCACTCAGGTAGTTCCCCCAGCAGCGGGAAAAAAGGCCGATGCCGCTGGCAAAGCCTCAGCCCAGTTGGCTTTGATGCGCCTCCTGAGTCAGCTCCGAGCCCTTCGTGACTTCATTCTCAACTGCCACTGGACCGCTTCGGGGACGGGCTACTACGGGGATCATCTCCTGTTCCAGCGCCTGTATGAGGCGATGGACGATCAGATCGACGGCCTGGCTGAGAAGCTGGTGGACATGTACGGTGTCGATGCTGTGGATCCCAAGCAGCAGGCCATGTGGACGGCGTTTTGGATCAAGCAGTGGGATGAGATTCCTGGGGACAATTTCGATCAGGCGTTGGCTGCTGAGCAGGATTTCAAGGGGAACATCAAGCAGGTGCTGGACCTTGGTGAACGCCTCGATGTGCTCACGGTCGGAATGATCAACTTCTTGGAGGACCTGTCGGACAAGCACGACACCGACACGTACCTTCTGAGCCGGCGCCTCACCACCGACAGCAATAGCCGTTCGGGTTCCTCCCGCTAATCCACCACTACGATCGTATCAAGAGAAGCCCAGGAGAACGCCTCTAAGGCCGCCCCCGGCGGCTTCTGGCCGGTATGGGCCAGGTGTACCTTTTTCCGCAACTCGGGGCTCACAGCGGTTTCCAGGGCCTCGTATGGGCAGTGTACGGCTACCCTCGGGTCGCTCGTGTAGAACTGCACATCGTGGAACACCACGTCGGCACCACTGAAGCGGTGGGCGTCGATGGGGTGGGCGCTGTCTCCACTGAAGACAGCTCTGCCCCCCTCTACGGTCTGCACCTCGACTCCGAAGCTGGGAAAACCGGGGATGTTGTGGTCCACCTTGAAAAAGCAGATCTTGAAATCCCCTAGGTCCATCCATATCCGGGTGGGAGAACAGGCGACGGTCTCCCAGTAGTAGGTCCAGGGCACCCGAGGGGTGTCTCCGGACAGGTACTGGATCTCGATGAGCTGATCCTCCAAAAACGGGATCAGCTCTTCCCGGTAGACCAGGTTGACCTTCCTCTCTTCGATGAAGTGAGTCCTCCAAGCCAGACCGTAGAGCCCCCCAGAATGATCCCCATGGCAGTGAGTGACAATGACCCCCTGGAGGTTCTGAACCATGGGTTCCGGGATCTGTCCCGTCCCTGCGATCCTCATCAAGGTTTCCGGCCCGCAGTCGATGAGCCAGTAGGGGTTGGACCGGAGGATGCCCACCACGGGTCCTTCGTGCCGCCCAGGGACCAGAGCGAAGTTGGTGTTGCCGGCGGTCCCGTAGGGGAAGACAGGAACGCCCCCTCCATGACCGAGAGAGATGATGGTCAAGCTCATGGGATGTCTTCCCCTTCCAAGGCGAGGTTCATGTTCTTGTATCTGGGGTACATCGTAACATCCAGATCCGCCCAGGAAGGGACCTTGAAGATCTCGTTCTCGACCTTCATTTCGGTCTCAGCCAGGACCAGTCCTGCGTGCTGGCCCTCGAATACGTCCACCTCCCAGTGTCGGCCGGAGAAAACCAGCGTCCAGCGGGTCTTCTGGATGATCTTCCCTTTGCAGAGCAGAAGGAGAGCTTCAGCATCCTCAGTGGGGATCTCGTACTCGTATTCGGGGCGGGACAGATGGCCCGCCCCTTTGACGGTCAAGAACCCCTGGTCTTCGGTAACTCTCACCCGGACCACCCGCAGTGGGTCCGTGGACAGGAACCCCTGGCGAATGGACTGGTGGGAGATGACGTGCTCCTGCTTCCAGCCGTCGTCGGCAACGAGATATTTGCGTTCGATCTCGATGCCCATCATGCGACCTGCTCGATGACTTCCCGGGCTGCGACCTTGAGTCCGTTGAACGGCACCTGGTGCTCTACCAGATGTCCCACCACCTCACCTGTCTTGGTGTTGATGATCTGGTGCCGACCCTGTTCCGGGTGCATGATCTTGAACCGGGTCTTGCCGACTTTGATCTGAAGGGGCCACTTGGAAGCCATAAGTAATCGAACTCCTACGCCAGGCTGGTGGAGGCCACCACGGGTGGTTTCCGTGTTCATGGTGGCCTCCGTTGTTCTCATCAACTACTCGGGGAGGACGGCAGGTTACCCCTCATTGCCCGAAATAGTGTCGGTCGGGGTACGCCCAGAACCGCTGCCCGTTCTCGTTCTGGACCAGGAATGCCCGCTTTTCCGGGTTGAACGGGACTGAGTTCCCGTCTTCGTCCACGACGACCTCGATGCCGTACTTGGACTCCAGATGGTAGGTGGCCTCACTACTGTCCAGGTAGCCCCCCTCGTTGGCATTTTGGGCGAAGAACTGGGCGGCTTCGTCGTCGTCTTCTTCGCAGGGCTCCAGATGCCACTGGAGGCACAGGTCGAAGGGCACCGTGTAGTCGCCCTCGAAGTAGCCCAGCACCGGGCTGTTGTAGTTGCCCTCGTACCTGGAGTCCCCCCCGATGTGGTAGTGGCAGACCACCACCAGTTGAGGCAGGGTCTCGTTTCCGTCTTCGTCCATCTCGTCCAGGATGGGCTTAGCCCACTCGGGGCGGTGATCAGGTTCCGGGATGTAGCCGTCATCGTTCATCTCGGTGCGGTAGATCCAATCGCCTTTCCAGTCGGGGGACACCCAGACCTCGTACACGAAGTCGTCATCGAGATCGTTGGGGTTGTTGTACGTGTTGTCCTGGGCCTCCCGGCGGTAACCCAGAGCCTCCATCATCTCGTACACGGTCTCGAACCAGCCGTACCTGCTGTCTCGTGCTTCTTCGTAGATGTGCAGAAGCTGGGTCATCCGGTCGTTCTCGACGAACAGGTCCTCCACGAGTCGTGCCGTGGAGATGTACACGTCGTCCAGGCTAGTCGAGCCCTCATCCACGGTGATCTCGTCGGGGGTGGCGTTCTTGTCGCTTTCGTCACACATCGGCATCGGGTCCTTCGACCGCCAGGTCGGCTGTAAAGAGGGCTAGGGCGGGCTGGGAAGCCAACTCTGTCTGGAGGTAGGCAAGGACATTGGCTTGCAGCCCAGAGTCTTTCAGGGCAACCTCGTATGTGTCCCCCCGGCGAGGCCGGAGGGACATGACCCAAGTGGTCGGGGGAAGAGTCACTCAGCGGACTCCCGGGACTCCTGGACGGCCAGGGCGGCCAGGACCGGGGCAACGACCTTGGCGTACTCCTGGACCCCGCCATGCCGGTTCCCACACCAGACCCACTTGGTCTGGGAGGTCACGCCGTTGGCGGCGTGGGTTTGGACCTTGAGCCACACGTTGTCCCAGATGTCCCACGACTTCTCCGTGACCCCGGCGAGGGTGTAGTTCTCCGGCAGGTCCTCCGGGCGCCGCCGCTCGTCCTTGGGGAGGATCTTGCATTCCACCACCACGCCCAGGTACCGTTTGCCGAACTCGGTGTCCGAGTTGTACAGGGTCCCAAACCCGAAGGTGCAGGGGGCCTGCTCACTCATGATGGCGGAGCAGTTGGCTCCAAAGTTCCCGGCCAAGGTGGTGTGGATCTTGTTGTCGGTCTTCAATGTGTTTCTCCTTCGCTCGTCCTGCATCCCCTACTTGCGGGGGGGGAAGGTGTTACCTGTCCCTACGACAACACTTTCCCCATCGCAATCTGGGCCGCTTCCTGCGAAGAAGCGGGGCGGTCGGTGACCTGGCAGAGACCGCCCCCGCAGTCCACCCACCCCCTGCGGAGGCGATGGGTTCCGTTGGCCCGGAAACCGACTGTTACCTGGATAGGCCTCCAGGGTTATGCAATCATGGAGTAACAGCAGTGTTGGAATGAGTAGATGCGGAAGAACCGGCAAAGGAGCATTCCCTATGTGTTGGGTGACTGAACATCTTGAACAACTCAGGCGGGAGCAGCGGCCCGGATCCGAACGTCCAGGCATCCAGCTTCCGATCGGCCCTCCCCCCAAGCCCAAGGCGAAGCCTGTGGACGGCGGGTTCGAGTCAATGACCATGCCAGAGCTGAAGGCCACCGCCAGAGACAAGGGTCTCTCCGGCTACTCCAAACTGAACAAGGCGGGCTTGATCTCCCTCCTGGAGACCAACGGCTGACTGACCCGAACAGAGAAGTCCATGACCAGCATCTTCACCCCTCTCCCCGCATCCCAACATACCCGGGCGGGTAGCGCCCGCATGCGGAGAAGAACAATGGAAGAGACATCAAAGAGAGCAGCCCGGAGGGCTGCCACCCTTCGCATCTGTGAACGCCGAGTACGGGACTGGACTCGGGTGGCCTACGGGACCAACTTCCGGGCAGAAGAGCCCGGTCGCCTCAAAAAGAGTACCGTATGGTACTGCAACTGCAGGAAACGCCGGAAAGGGTCCCCCCGTATTGACGTGGGGATGTGCGATTATGGGGATCGGGATCGCATCTATTGGTGGCGCCGGCTCTGTCGAGAGCTTCAGAACCTTGTCTGTAGAGATGATCTGACTGAGGAATCTCTCGATCTCGTGCTGCGGAAATAGCTGTGAGGGATCACAACACTGGCCAGAAGATGGGGGACTAGGGACCACTATCGTGAAGTCGGCCCCGAGAATGGTAGATGCTCGATAATCCATACGTGGTAGCGGCCCCAACTTAGGAGGGTCCTGCTGTTTTTGGAGGTTCGAGACATGCCCCCGCCCGCAACTGTTCGAGTGCTGTTGGTTGAGGACGACCGGGACGACGCCCGGCTGGTCATCGACCTGCTCGATGACTCCAAGCGGGCCAAGTTTGGCGTGGATGCCGTCGAAACCGCCGCCGCCGCCCTGGAGAAGGTCAAGAAGCACCGCTACGACGTGATGCTCCTTGACTATCGTCTCCCCGACCAGTCCGGAATGGATCTGCTGTCCGAGATGGTGCGACTGCATTTTCACATCCCCGTGGTGCTTATCACCAGCCACGGGGACCGCCGTCTCCAGGATGAAGCTCTGGAGGCGGGGGTGGCGGAATTCTTGGAGAAGGGGACTTTCTCGTCTGACCTCCTGGAGCGGACCTGCCTGTACGCCATCGGGCTACATGAGAGGCAGATCCGAAACGGCTCGGAATCAGGAGGGGTGGGTCTCCAGGTTCAGGAGCTAGTATCCCTTACCCGAGAGGGTGCGTCCGCTCAGACCAGCACTGCCTTTCAGCTAAGTGAGCTGAGGTCCGAGTTCAAAGAGGGGTTCGGCCGCTTGGATGTCAAGCTGGACCAGCAAAAGGAAGAGATCCTCAAGAATATCAAGAAGACCCCTTGGGATAGGGTCCGGGACACGGCCGAATGGGTCACATTGCACCCTGTCGCTTCGGTTATGTTGTTCCTGGGTTTGATCACCATCGTGGTTCTTCTAACCCTCCTGGTCCAGGTGGTGGATGTCGAAGCCATCCGGGCGCTCAAGAGTGTAGGGTGAGGGCATGTCCAGTTCTCCCGACTGGTGCCTGCAGGGCAAGAGCTGTCCGTTTCTGAATCGGTGCCAGCAGGATCCCTCTTACGGCCGAGTCAATGATCCCGGTCGTCTGGATGCCCTCCGCATTGCCTCTCCCGACCTGATCTGCATCATCACCCGAGAAGGGTTCTATGCCGACATGGCGCCGGGGCTGAATGCCTCCCCCTTGGCGGATCACCAGAACGTTATCGGCCGGCGGGTTCTCGATGTAGGCAGGCCGGAATTCGCAAACGCCACCCTGCATAAAGCCCTCCAAGCGATGGACACTGGAGAGGTAATCACCTGGGAGTTCAAGGTCCCCAATCATCCTAATTCCGTGTTCGAGGCTCGGTTCGCCCGCAGTCATGAGGACGAGTGCCTAGTCCTGGTACGGGATGTGACGGAGCATCGAGGGAATGTCCAGGATTTGGAAGCTCTAGTGAGGGCCCGGACGGAAGAGCTTCAACTGTCCAACGATGAGCTACGTCAGTTCGCTTACGCTGCCAGCCATGACCTCCGAGAACCCCTGCTCAAAGTGAGGGCCTTCGGCCAAAGGCTCAAGGAGAAGTACGCCGAAGTGCTGGACGACAAGGGGCAGTCATATATCGACGTGATGTTGAACGCCACGGAGCGCATGCAGTCGTTGATGGATGACCTCCTGTCCTACAGCCGGGTGGGGAGGCTGGAAGACCCCTTTGAGGCAGTGGACCTCAACAAGATCCTCCGCAGCATTCTGGAAGACCTGGCCATCCCCATCGAACAGGCCAATGCCCGGGTTTTGGCACAGGACCTACCTACCGTCTGGGCAGACCGCTACCAGATGCGGACCGTGCTTCAGAACCTGATCAGCAACAGCATCAAGTTCCGGCACCCCGACAGGGTGCCCTTGATCCAGTTCACCGCCCAGGAGACCGACGAGGACTGGGTGATTTCAGTGTCGGACAACGGGATCGGGTTCGACATGGCATTCAAAGACAAGGTGTTCCAGCTCTTCGAGAGGCTTCACACCCGGTTTGACTATCCGGGCACGGGCATCGGTCTGGCACTGGTGAAGAAGATTCTAGATCGTCACCAAGGCTGGATCGACTGCGAGGCTATGCCCGGAGAAGGGGCCACGTTCCACGTTGGCCTCCCAAAGAGAAAGGTGGATTGATCCCATGCTCACAGCTTCAAAACGCAACCCGCTGCTTCTTTTTGCCGAAGATGACGATGAAGACTGGATGCTCATAGCTGACAGCTTCGACGAGTGCCAGAGTCCGAACAAGCTGGAGAGGGTCAAGGATGGAGTGGAATTGCTGGAGAGGCTGAGGGACCCCTCTAAAACCCTGCCCGACATGATCCTACTGGATTTGAAGATGCCAAGGATGGGGGGACATGAGGCTCTTGCCCAGATCCGCAAGGACCCTCTGTTGAGCCATATCCCCGTGGTCGTCATGACGGCCAGCAAGTCCGATACGGACATCCTTCGAGGGTATCAGGGGGGAGCGAACAGCTACGTGGCGAAACCTCTGTCTGAGGCGGCCCTCCGCACCATGAAGAGGTACTGGGGGGGAGTGGTGCTACTCCCCCGCCTAGAGCCCACCTGATCTCTTTTCCCCTCTCAGCCGCCAGTTTTGGTTGGCTCTCCTCTACATAGGCACCCCCCGGGAAATTGAATAACCTTTCCTGTTCGGTTAGTTAGGGCTTTTCGATGAAAGCCTGGTAACAGCAGGAGGGTGCCGAAGTAGTCCCCCCGAACAACGACGGGGCCACGAGGCCCCAGTATGCGCCCGTAGCTCAGAGGTTAGAGCCCGAGTCTCTAAAACTTGGTGATGCGGGGGTTCGAGTCCCCCCGGGCGCACTGCGTTCCGTCAAGTAGGTAACAGCACATCTATTTTGGGGTAGAGGGGCCGAGAACTACCCTTCAACGAAGGACGAAAGCATCATGAAACGGTTCATCCGGAGCTTCCTAGCCTTGGCCGTATTGGCTGCCACACCCCTCGCCCAAGCGGCCCCGGCGACCCCGGAGTTCCAACAGGGCGTTCACGTCTACAGCTCGCCGGAGGGGTTCTTCCCCACAGGGTTTGGGATCCCCCAGGCCCAAGCCGTAGAGGAGTTCGCCCGCACCCTGCCGATCCCCAGCTATGTCGTGCTGGTCAACTCGGACGGTTACCGCATCGAGCCTCACATCCTCGGGGACGGGTTCGCCACCAAGTGGGCCAGCCAGGGTTTGGACTCCGAGCGGTTCCTGATCCTGACCGTGGCTTGGTCCTCGGACTGCGACAGAAAGCCGTTTTACCGGCGTTCGGGCAAAGATTTCTGCCAGGTGGGATTCTCCATGCCGGAGACGTTGGGGGCCGTGTACCCCCATTCCACCCAGAGTTCTGACCGGAAGGCATACTTCATCCCGAAGGTGGCGAAGAGCCCCCAGGATTTGAAGGGGGGAATCATCAACACCCTCCGGGCCGCTATCTCCCGGGTCTGGCCGCAGATTGACCCTGTGCAGATCGCTGCCCGAAAATTCCGGGCCGCTCAAACAAACTATCTGGAGATGCTCGGGAAGGCCCAAGGCCTGCTGGCCGCCCGTCAACATCACCCTTCGACGGGAGTGGGGGCCTACGAGGCCGCCTACCAGCAGGCCCTGGCGGTGAAAGACTCTACGGACCCCGACACCCTTATCCAGGCCACCCAGGAGCTGAACACCAGCATGGAGCCATTGCGGCTCTCCGTTCAGCAGGCCCAGTTTGCTCTGATCCTCAAAATCTTGCTGCTGACTTTGGCGATCCTGGCTTTTCCAATTGTCCTTGGGTTCCTGTTGCGGCTGCTCTACCGCCGCTTTGTCCTGTTCACCGTGCTTCGGGAAAACCTGGAGACGGCACTCAGGGAGTGGGACGAGAAGCTGTCCCATGCTCAGGCCAAGTACACCGAATTCCATTTCAAAGACCGTGAGGACTTGGTCGCCTTCGATGACGTAGTGGGGGAGACCCGCAAGTTGTACGACTGGGTCACTTCCTCCATCGACACCATCTACATGAACATCCTTGGGTTGGAACGGCACGTCCGCCGCTGTGAGGAACTAGGCAGGACTGCCACTTTCTTCAAGGTTCAGCCTCTGCGGGATGCCTTGGCCGCCCTTGCCGAGCCTTTCTCGATGGACACCGCAGAAGTCAACTCGTCCGACTTGTTCGGCGGGGAAACCGTCAAGATCACCGTGGACCCAATCAAGTTCGCCGCCGAGCAGGCGAATACGTTCCGGAAAGCCAAGGAGGGCTGGGACACTCTTAAGCGGGCCGCCGAGGCACGGATGCAGGAAGCAGAGAAGGCCTTCCCGCACCGCACGATGGATCGTCTGTTCAAGATGTGCGAGGCGGCTGGTATGCCCAACACCTGGGTGGATGACCACCCCCTCTACGGAGACGACGAGTCCGATGCCGCCTTCTACCAGACGATCAACTCCGTCCGCTGGGCGGATCCTCTGGCCTACCTGAAGCGGCTGGAAGAGCTGGCCGAGATGGAGACCGCCATCCTGGCTCGCATCCAGGAAGTCTCCGAGATCATCCAGAGAGTGGAGAAGTCCCGGGTCACGCAGTACGAGGACATCGACACCAGGGTGGACCCGAAGAACGATCCGAAGGTCACCCTCGACACCGCCATGAGTGCTGAAGACCGCTTCCAAGCGATGCTCCAGACAGCCGCCTCCAGCAAGGACATCAAGGCCCTTCAGGTACAAGCCGACAGGGTAGAGACCCTGTATCGCAAGGTGCGGGGGCAGGTGGCTGAGATTCAGGCCGCCGTCCGTGGCATCGCCGCTGCTCGCAAGGGTGCTGAGGACGCACGTCAAAACGCAGCCCTGGCTTTCCGAGCCGCCAACTTGGCGGTGTCTTCCGCCCGTCAGGTCCACACGGACATGCTCCAAGCCAACCGGAACATCGAGGCCGGTGAAATCGCCCAGTCTGGGGCTTCCATCGAGTTTACCTCCGCCGAGGAGGCTGTGGCCGCCAACCGGCACCTGGACGCCTGCCGGCTGTTCTCCGACGCCCAGCGGTCCTGGGAGAAGGCCAAGGCCTCTTTCAACGATGCAAGCGCCCACTGCAAGACCCTCGACCGCCGCAAGGCTGCCTTCGAGAAGAAGCTGAGCCAGATGGAGTCCCTGCGGTCCAGCAAGGCCCACAAGATCCGGGAATTCGGGGGAACTGCCAACCTCAGCTACCAGGCACCCCTCGTCGGCCGGGGTCTGGTGGACTACGCTGCTCTCCTGCTGTCCCTCGATTCCCAGGAGAAGGGGTGGGACCGCCTGGTTCGCACCGCCCGGCAGAGGTACGAGGAAGAGCAAGCCCGCCTCCGCCGGGAGGAAGAGCGCCGCCGGGAGGAGGAGGCCCGGCACCGTCGGCGGCGGCAGGAAGAAGAGGACCGTCGCCGCCGGTCCAGGTACCACAGCAGCACCAGCAGCTTCGGAGGAGGCAGCTCCTGGGGCAGCACCAGCAGCTTCGGCGGGGGTAGCTCCTGGGGCAGCTCCAGCAGCTTCGGCGGGGGCGGTGGCAGCTTCGGTGGTTCCGACGGCTGGTAGACCCCCAACCAGGTAACGATCACCCGGGGTCGGGTAGAGCTTCCATCCCGGCCCCGGCTAGGGCCCATCACTGAAAAGGGACAAGGAGAGAACATCCATGAGTTTCTTCCGACGCATCATGCGACTCATCCGAGGGTTCCTCGGCCTGTTCATCGGCGGGATCGAGAAGTCGAACCCGAAGGCCCTTCTGGATGCGCACATCCAGGAGTTTCAGAAGAACCAGGCGACGTTCAACCAGAATCTGGCGAAACAGGATGCCTTCCGCCGCCGCCTGGAGCTTCAGCTTCAGGACGATCGGGCCAAAGAAGCCCAACTCGTAATCCGAATCAAGGCCCTCATGAAGGCTGGCAAAGCCACCCTTGCCGGCCAACTCGCCGGCCAACGCAAGATGGTACAGGCCAACATCACCGAGAACGAGCGCCAGCTCCAGGCCGCCGAAGAGCAGTTCCAGCAGCTCACCCGTCAGAGGGACATCTTCGTCAAGCAGTCGATGACGAAGATCGAAACGGTCAGGGGCAAGATCTCCCAGGCGGAAATGGCAAACGCCCAGGCCAAGCTCTCGGAGATGGCTTCCGAGCTGACGTTCAACCCGGACGGGCAGGGGCTCTCCGACCTGGAGAAGAGCCTCAACGAGCAGATCACCAACGCCCAGGGCCGCACCCGAGTCGCCGCCGAGGCCAACTCCGGCAACGCCTGGGTGATGTCCGAGGTCGAGCACGAAGTTCTGGAACAGGATGCCCTGTCGGAGTTCGCCGCCGAATTCGACATGGTGGCCGCTATTCCCGTCGAGCCTCAGCCGATGGCCTCCCTCCTCGCCTTGAGGCAAAGGATCGAGGAGGATTCGGTCACCGATGCGGAGTACGTGAACGCCGCCAAGACCCTCTGAGCAGTACCCCCCCTTTCCGCCTACACGGTAGACCACCTATGTTGAGTCACAAGGTGGTTCAACTGCTGGAAGAGAGACCGGGATGCTTACTGACAAGCCTGCCACCCTCGTTTTGGGGGTGATCGACCCCGAGATGGAAGCCATCGCCCGACTCGCCGTTAGCAAGAGGCTGAACGTGCTCTGGGCGAAGAAGGACGGCAAGCCCGTCACCTATTCCAACATGTACCAAGCCGACTGGCCCGAGGTGGAGAAAGGGCAGCTCTGGGTGGAGTGTTCCCCCCTGGCGGGCAAGGAAACGCTCCACTTCGTGGACCACCACTATCCGGGGGATCCCGGATACGGACGACCCCCGGCAGAGTTCTGGGAGGCTTCGAGCCTCGGTCAGGTTTGGGATGCCATCGGCGGGGGCGACAAGCCCCCTGAGGGTCTGCGTCTGATCGCTGCCACGGACCACTGCCCCCATGCTGCCTACAGCGACGAGTGTCCTGGGGTGGCCTCCTACGACGTGATGGTGTTTTCCGCTGAGCAGATCGCCAGGTCCTCCAACAAGGATCTGAAAGAGGTTATGCGGGGCATCTTCAAATGGCAGTCTCGGTTTATGCGGGCGGAATGGGTGGAACTCTATGGCACCCGCCTCCACCGCAAGGTTGGCCACAGCATCGACGAGCAGGAGTGGCTGTTGCTGCGGGAGGCCGCCCTCCAGCAGCGCTTGGCCGTCATGGCCCCGATTCAGATGGGAGAAGAAGTCTGGATTCGGATCGCCGGGCACACGACTTCCGAGTTCATTGAGGCGTTCCTGTCTGGGAGTCCTGACATCTATGAAGGCCGGCTCGACCGGGTTTACGGGGACGCCCAGCGGGGCTATGCAGGAGGCCTCGTGGTGGCGGAAAACGATTCTGAGTAGGTAACGATTTCCGAGAATAGGGTAGCTTTAGTGTGACAGGGGGGGCTTGACACGTCCCACCAACGTGGATAGGTTCTAAACATGAGTTACGCTTTCCGCCACGAGTAGGTTCAACGGCCCCGGGGTCCTCCGGTTCGTCCGCTTCTCTTTTCCTGAGACGAGAAACGGTACAACGAACCACAAGGAGAATCCCTATGAAGCCGTACCTGACCAAGATCCAGACCGCCATCAAGACCCTCGCCGCCGAGGGCCGCCAGAAGCGCAACGAAGCCCGGCAGACTTCCCACATGGAGCGCTACCACCTCAAGGCTGAGGCCAATGAGGTGGGTTCCGATGCCAGGGAACACCTGCTGGCCTACCACATCCTCCGGGGTCGTCACCCGGCTCTTTCCGAGAGCCCGAACACCCGCTGGTCCAATTGGTCGTTCCCAGCCTCGTCTCGGGTGGTGGCACTCGTGGGCATGCACTTCGAGGGTTCCGGAGTGGACCGCAAGGCTCTTATGGGGACCGCTTTGGAGTACATGACGGAATGGCGCATGGCCGTCCAGTCCGGGACTGCCGCTGACCTCCAGGACCGTCTCCGCAAGGAGTGGACCGAGAAGCAGGCCAAGCAGGGGGAGGCAGCGTAGATGGCTCCCAACCGTCTCTACTTCGTGACCCGCACTGACCTCTCCGAAGGGAGACGTGCTGCGATGGCAATCCACGCTATGGATGAGTGGTGCCACGCTCACGGCCCTCATCGAGGAACGGTTATCGTGTATGCTGTTCCTTCCGAGGACGATCTCATGGCCTGCCTCCCCAAGGAAGGCAGGACTATCCTCTGGCGGGAGCCGGACCTGAACAACGAGGCCACGGCGTTCGCCACGGACGCTGGCCGGCTGGAACTGCCCCTCCTGGGGCGGAAGACTTCCAACTGCTATCGGAGGGCTGCGTGATGCTAGGGCTGACCAAGAAGACGAATGATCACGGTGACACCTACTGGGAGGACGCCAACGGCAAGGTGTACCAAACCCTCCAGAAGTACGTCGAAAGCAACCTATCCGAAAGCCTGATCCACCTGCTGGTGGAGAGCAAGGACGTGATGGAGAACCTGGCCCAGAGCTATTTCTGGAAGCGGTACGCCGCCGATCCCGAGTGGCAGGACCTGTTCCAATATCGCCCCCATATCAAGACCATCGAGATCAACAGCGACGAGGTCGAAATCCAGGCCGAGGCCCCCGCCTGCGGCCGGGGGTGTTGCGGGGACGACCGGCACTACTTCCGGTTTCCCACCTCCTACCTCTGGCTCGACCAGTCGGAGGTTTTGGCGGACATCAAGGCCAAGGCGGAAGCCGAGAAGATGGCCGAGGAAGCCCGTCAGGCCGAAGAGGATGCCCGCCAGAAGGAAGCTGCGGAGAAGAGGGAGCGAGAACAACTCGCCTCCCTGAAGGCCAAGTACGAGAACTAAGGCGAAAGGTGAAGGGGGGTGGGGGAATCCCCACCCCCCTTCAATCTTCCGTAAGGTACAAGCAGGTAACACGGGTTCCCTGGCAAGTAGGTGAGGCGAACAACGGAGGACCCCATGAGCGTGCATATCAGCAACTTCGGATCGTTCGGCTCCCGTCTCACCCCGTTCCAAGACCTCAATGGGTACGTGCCCGAGCAGGGTGACAGCCCCGAGGACTTCTCCTGGGGCCATGACGAGTTCACGAAGGACTTCGACGACAATGGCGACGGCTACGAGGGGTACGCTCAGGAGACCTGGGCGGAATTCGTGGACAAAGCTGAGGAAGCCCTGGCGGAAGCCTCCGAGGAAACCCAAGGGTGGTCTCAGAACGGATAACCTTCCTCACCTGGTGAGTAGGGGGACGAACAACGGAGGACACCATGACCCGTGGGGACATTGAGCGGGACGCCATCCTGGTTGCCCAGGCTACCGAAGCCCAGAGTCGCCTGGAAGACCGTGTAGGAATCCCGGAGATCGACCGCTATATCCATGCGGGGGATCTCCAGGCCGCTGAGGAATGTGCGGTCCTGGCCGAGGCCACCCTCCGAAAGCTGGTGGCGGAGATGGACAACCCGGACGCCCGAATCGGCCTCTCCCTCATCAACATCGCCATTCTGAACGCCCGTGCCCGTCTCCGGTTCGAGCTATTCAAGGCCCAGAAGTCCCCCGAGAAGATCAGGTAACCCTGAGCTGAGATCGGGTAGCCCTTTCTGAGACTGAATGTGAGGACCTACTATATGACCATCGCCGTCAAGAAACCTGGGACCAACGACAAGTTGGGCAAGCGCCAGCTCCCCGCAGGCTGCTCTCCTGACGACTTCGAGTACGTCGGAAAGCCCGCCATCGACGAAAATGGGTACCTGAACGGTTCCATGCCCAACCCCGACATCGGGCTCGTGGACATGGTGTGCGTCAACCAGTTCGGGGAAGCGAACAACGCCAAGGGCTACCACGCCGGGGTGGTGCGGGACAAGAAGACGGGCCAGTACCACGCCTACTTCGAGTGGGGTCGTTCCCGTCCGGGGAAGAGCTGGGAGCACGGCTCCTGGACGGGGGCCTACCAGGATTTCCAGTTCACCGTGGGGGCCACCCTCGACCAGGCCCGTTCCTGGTTCGCTGGGCAGGTCCGAGACAAGAACCTGGCCCGTCTGGAGTGCAAGAGCATCGGGGGCATCGACCTGTGGTGTGCCAAGGCTGGCAAAGACGGCTATCTCATCCAGGACCTAGCAACTCGTGAGAAGGGGCTCCCCGACGTGCTGACCGTCAAAGACGGGTCCGGGGTCGCCATGCCTGCTCCCACGCCGGTCAAGACGGCCGCCCCCGCTGTGGTCAAGTCTCTGAAGTCGTGGCAGCCCGAGGTCGTCCAACTCGCCAGGGACCTCGTCGGCGGCACCCAGACGTACACCCGCTCCCTGTCCCAGGCCAGCGGTGTGACTCCGACCATGCGGGCCATCTCGAAGGTTCGAGACCAGCTCATCCCGGCGGCCCTTCAGCGACTGGCCGCCGTGGGCACCAACTTCCGGGACAACGATGCCCTGGTGGCCGCCCAGGTCAAGGACTCCGCTCTGCGGACCATCTCGACCACGGTCAACAGTCTGGTTCCCCGTCCTATCCCCCGGACGGGATGGACCGACGAGCAGGCCATCCTGAACTCAGGCAACCTCCTGTCCCTCCAGGCGGACCTCGACGCCTTCGAGACCGCTCTGACGACCGAGGACTTCACGACGACAACTCCGGTCCAGTCCATCGATCCGGATTCCCTGCTGAACGCTCAGCTCCGCTGGATCGATCCGAACGGGACCGAGGGGAAGTGGCTCTGGGATGCTTTCGTCCACATGAGCAACAACCGGCACGGTTACATGGGATCCAAGTCTCCCAAGGTCCGTTCTCTGTTTGCTGTGGAACGTCCCGATCGAGACGCCCGCTTCCTGGCGGAAGTTCAAAGGGTTGGTGCCCGTGTCCAGGGTAAGTTCTCCCTCCGGGGCAATCTCCAACCTCGCCGGACCGACCTGGCGGGTCTCTCCGATGAGTACGCCCAGGCGAACGTCATCCTGAGCATCCACGGCACCCGCCCGGTCAACATCGCCCCCATCATGGGGACTAATTTCCGGCTCCCTCAGAGCTTGCCGGGAGCCCAGATCACCGGGGCCAATTTCGGACACGGTATCTACTTCGCCACCGACTGGCGGAAGAGCTACGGCTACACGGGGCGAGGCTACTACAGCGGCGGGGGTGGGGGCGGGGTCCAGAACCGGGGATGTTTCATGTTCGTCACGGACATGATCATGGGGCATGCCTACCGGGCGCCTTCGACGGGCTCCTGGAGCAGCCCTCCCCAGAGCTGTGTCAAGTGCCACCGCCCGAACAACATGCAGGGCACCTACCGCTCCTACGGTAACCGGGGTGGGGCCACGACCTGTCAGTGTGGCGGGGCCCAGGTCCAGTCCGACTCGGTCTTCGGGGTCGGTGGAGATAACGGGCACGGGCTAGAGAACGATGAGCACATCATCTTCTCCCCCGACTACCAGCGAATCCGCTACGTGGTCGAGTTCGACTGGCTCACCTGAGGTCAGATCCGGCGTCCGGCGAAGGAATGTCGTTTTTGGGGTAACACCCTCGCCTACGTAAGTAGCCCCTGTGAACAACGAAGGTTTTAGGGTGGTAGCTATGGAACGCATCCCTGCCTACGACAGCAGCACCCAGGTAGACGCCATCAATGAGGGTTATGCCGCCCTCCGAGAGGGTACTTACGAAATTTGTAAAGGGTTCTCTAACCCTCTCTACCGCAAGAACGGTTCCGGTCTGATTGGCTCACCTACGGTAGCGGCGGGCTTTTTGTTCCGAGTATCTCGGAGAACTTTCAGATCTGACGCCGTCCACTGGAACCAGGTGAGTCTAGCGGGGGTGACTGAACCCTTCTACCATGCCGGCAGTAGTTACGGCGACGACCCTTTTGACCTCACCTACGGGGAGGTAGGTCACCTGGACCTGAGGGAGCGTAAGATCCTGAGATTCGTGGAGCTGTTCCTCCAGAACAGCGTGATGAGGGAGCAGACTTTCGGGGATCGCATCAATAAGCTGGATCCCTTCGACGCCACGGATGTGTTGGCCTATCTCGTGGAGAGGGAAGCCTTGACCGTCGAGCAGATCGTCAGCGCTTACCAGCAGCTCCAAGGTATGGATTTGGGTGCCTTCCGGCATCTTCACGGTATCGGGTAACCGCAACAGCTTCTCGGGTAGCACCAGAGAGGAAGGTGAACATGTTGAACTTCGATCCCAACGCCGCTGCTCAGACCTCCGCCACCGGACAGCCCAGCCAGCCGCTCGCCCCGAGCCCGGCGGACTCCGTCCCGACCGTCTCCGATTTCCGGACGGTGGACGAGGCTGTCAAGGAAGGTGGGGATAGCTGGCGTGACGCCTCCGTGAACGTGTGCCGCCACCTCATCGCCAACAACGAGTGCTTCTCGTCCGGTGAAGTCGCTCGGTTCCTCCGCATGGTCAACCCGAACCTCCGGTTCGCAGTCTCCCAGGTGGGGGAGTACATCCGGGACAACTACTTCCAGGGGAACCTCGGTCTGTACGACGACGGCAACGGACTCGGCGCCATGCCCGTCCAGGTCTACCGCCAGACTCAGGGACTGTTCCCCGACCGGACCCCGGCCAACAGAGACGTGTTCGTGTACGGCCCGGATGCCGCCTCGGCACTGGCCCACGACTTCGAGGTCTACGTCCCGGTCCCCGGCCAGACCCAGAGCGATGTGGCGAACCGGGATGCCAGCCCGTGGCCTGCTCAGCCTCCGGCCCCCCGGACCCCTGCCAGCGTGAGCATCGGGCTTCCGACGGTCAAGGTGGGCTCGGACAACCGTCTCTACCTCCCTCGTAAGGTGGTGGACGCCTACTGCTCCCTTGGCCACATCATCGACGGCAACACGAAGGTCTACGTGGCATTCGACGATGATCTCGGCCGCCCCCACGCCCTGGTGTCGTTCCAGGACAACGGAGGCAAGGAGTACACGATCTGGCAGGGCTCCGGCCGGATCGCCTTCTACCCCGACACGGACAACGGGTACACCTGGAATCCGGGAGACGAGTTCACGGTCGTCGTGAGCAACGACGGCATCATCGTGAATCTGGGGTAACCAACCCCGGGAGCCCCCGCCCTCGAATGCGGGGGCTCCCGGAACCCGAGGGTTGATGACCAATCGGCCTGTCACCATTGACGCAGACTCTGTGGAGATGCTGCTGGAAGAAAAGCTCCCCGGAGCAGAAGTGTCTCGTCGGGAGCTTTTGGGCGTAGAGACCATCGCTGCCAGAGTTTGGCAGTTCACTCTGGAGGCCCGCATTGAAGGGAATGCTGCCCAACTGCGATTGATGCAGCAGCCCAGAAAAGACATCCGGCACGCTCTCACCGTCCGCAAGCGGACTACTTTGGACTTCCGGGAGGTCCATGCGTTCGTCACCGATGCTATTTTGACACTAGCAGGGATCGCCGCAGCTATTTTGGTGGGTATTGAAGGCGAGGACACAGATCTGGAGTTCGAGTTCAAAGGGTCGGACGACCTGATCTGGGATGCCATCAAGGAGGAAACCAAGGATGCTGGCGGAGATTGATGTTGAAATTTTGGAGCACCGGGACAATGCCATGCTAGTGACCGATGGGGATGTGGAGGGGTGGGTCCTTTACAAACTCATCGATCCCGAAGAGTCCTCCCTGGACGAGGACTCGGAAATCGGGGAAACTGGCACCATCGCCATCCCCGAAGAGAAGGCTATCGAACTAGGGCTAGTCTAAGGAAACCCAATGCAACCTGATCCCATCCTGTTCCTGGACATTGACGGCGTCCTGAACAATCGTCGGTTCTGGAAGTCTTCCTTTCGGAAGCCTCTCTCTCGGCAGTGCGATGAGGCCTACTACCAGTGGCAATTGGCCGGCCGGCCCCGTAACGGGAATGTGCGGGATGTCTACTGCAACTTGCAGGGTCTGACGGACATCGATCCCAGGAACGTCAAACACCTCAACGACCTGGCCGAGCGGACATGTGCCCGGATCGTTGTGTCCTCGACGTGGCGGAAGTCCTTTACTCTGGAGGAGTTGAGGAACCTTCTGTCTCAGAGGGGCCTCCGGCAGCCCCAGAGGGTCATCTCCGTCACAGGAATTCTCTGGGGGGGGTTCGACTACACCCCTGATCAGACGGGCCACATCCAACGAGGGATGGAGATCGAGCAGTGGCTTCTGACGCATCTGCCCCGGGCCGAGATGCTGGAAACTCCGTTCATCATCCTAGACGATCACTCCGACTTTGGGAGGCTGAGGGCTGTCCACCTTAGGACGGCCAGCAGCACGGGGGGGTTCCATGACAAGCACGTCAGGAAGGCTCTGAGGATGCTGGGGAGGCAAGCAGCAAAGCCCGCTGGAGGCATCCTGAGGACCCCCAACAGGCACTGGTACCCCGAAGAGAGAAGGACGTACTACCCTGATCTGGGGTGTCCCGACGTCCAGGAGATGGCTCCTTGCAAGGAATGTGGAACCGTCACCCGGCACCACAAGATGAGCTGCGCTTCTGGGGGCTAAGGTCAGCTCGGGGTCCAGATGTACGTGGGGGTGGAGTTGTAGGACTTGGATGGGGCATATCCCGGAAGTGCCTCTTTGAGCAAACGGAGGTCATCTTCCGTCTGAGCCTCTGTGATGATGACGGGGCGGAACCTCTCGATGGTCTGGTGGGCACTCTTCAGGACACTGATCTCTTTCCCCTCCACATCAATCTTGATGAGCCCTATCTCCTGACCCTCCAGAAGAGAGTCCAGGTCGTAGCAGGGGATCCTCCCCCCTTCCACCACCTTCGCCATGCCGTAGTTCCCCAAGGGGGGTTTCTGGATGGAGCACCTAGCCCATTCGTCGTGGATGGCACCGTGGATGGCAGTGGCGTTCAGCCGATTCTGGCGGATGGTCTCCACCAATCGGCTGTAGGCCACCTCCTGGGGCTCGATGGCGATGACGTGCGAAGAGGGGCACTCTCCGGCGAAGAACGTAGTGTGGCTGCCGACAAAGGCCCCCACGTCCACGTAGACCCCCTTGACTCCCATCTGGCGGATTGCCGCCAGCATTTCCCCCTCATAGAATTTTCCTGTTGACAACGCACGCCCGACGTGATCCCCAGGGATGACCTCGATCAGGTAGTCCCGACTACCCCTTACCCGAGCGACCTGGCGTTGACCGGAGATCTGGGGCTCGTCGATGTACTGGATAGTCTTCAGGGGGACTTGCTTGCGGGCTTGTGGGTTCATCTTGGACGTGCTGAAGGGGTAGGAGACCACCAGAGAGCGGTCCACCCGATAGAGCGTGTGCCCTTTCCGGTGCAGCCTGCGGCTCATGTCCGCCCCCACCCCAGACCCCAAGAGGGGCTGGGTTTCCCAGGGCCTGTTCTGGGGGGTGATGCGGAACTCCAACACCTCCAGGGTATTGCGAGTGCAGATGAACAACCCATCCACCCATCCGGTGTGCCATACCCGGCCGTTTCGGGAAGGGAGAACCCCTGTCCAGTTCGCCTTGTGCTGGCGGCCTTCATTCACCATGAGGTTCAAGGTGGCTTTGCGGGGGTCCCGAATGCCCTCCCAAGACTGAACGGCTCTGCTGACGAACCCGCAGCACAACCTCACGTCGTCGGGCAGGAACACGTAGTAGTCGGCGGGGGTGTTGCGGAGACCTTGTAGAGCAGTGGTGTACCACTCCCAGAATTTCTTCTTACCATGGTTCTGAGAGGCCTTGTGGTACTCCCATCCCTCCGAGGATGCGATTCTCTCGGCCTCCGAGTTGTCCATGTCAGAGGCATCGTCGAACACCCGTACCGACACGTTGAACCCCGGCATCTGGGCTTCCAGCCTTAGCTCCTGGAGCAAGGTACGAAGTTGGTGGGGCCGGTTGTACGTGAACACTGTGACAACCACCTTCTTCTCCCCTGAACGGGCAGCGGGAGGAAGGGGGATCGGGAACAGGACCCAGGGAATTTCCCGGACGACCTGATTCTGAACGGCGGACGAATCCATGAACGATCCATCCTTCAACCGTGCAGACCGGGAGTAGATGGTGTCCACCACCCTGTGAGTTTTGATCCATCCTTCGGGGTGGTTAACGACAACCTGAGGGATACTGCACTCCTGGCAGTGCTTCGCCATCCACATGTCGGCCATGTTGGGGTGGCGGAACAGGTCTGGGGACACCTTGATCGTGCTGGCGTGGTAGACCATGACCCCGGTCCCCGCCACATGCACGGCATGGTCTCGGGGGACATGCCTGAGGCAGTGGTAGGTGACCTTCCGGTCTTCGTAGTAGACCTTCGGATTGTCCCTGAGGATGGTCCCGTGGAAACTGAGCACCGCCCTACGCCCGAAGTGCTCAACGGCCTTCACCGCTCGGGTGACGTAGTCCGGGGGGTACACGATGTCGTCATCGCAGGTGAAGTGGTATCCCTCGATGCCAGCCGACCAAAAGAACTTGCCGGCGTCCCCCCTGTTTCCGTGATCCTGGCTCCGGGCCACCGTGATCTGAGGGTGGCCCTGCAAGAAGGTGGGCACCTCGGGATACTCGTTCAGATAGACATTCAGGTGGTCCACCTGGGGGAGGAGAGACTGGACAGCTTGCCTCAGCAGGTCCTCTCGGCCAGGGATTGAGGCCATCGAAGCGGTGCAAAGAAGGTCTGGGGACTTCTGATTTCGGGGGATCCCCGCCCGGGTCTGGCGAAACGCTTTCAAAGCTGAGACCACAGTTGGGTCGAGCTGCCCCTGCAACTCTTCCAATGTCCCCCGGCCCTCCAACTGGAACCTCCCCTGGGTCTCTTTGGCCCCCTTGGCGAGTGGGGGCCTTCGCCAGATGTTCTTCCCGTGCTGGACTCCCACCAGGCTCTGGCCGACGGTGAGGGAGATATCCTTGAACTTGGCCCCCAACGAGGTCATCCGGTACGCCAATGCCCCGTCTTTGCCCTTGGACCTCCGGGGCCATCCCCCAGCCTGCCTGAGCATGGTGATGCTGTACGACATGCTGGTCCCCACAAGCCCTCGGGAAGACCGCCCTGACCAGAACACCATGCGGTCCGGCTCGGGGTGGTAGAACCATAGATCCCCAGACCCCGACCAGTCGAACCCTTCTTCAAAGGCCCGGATAGACTCCGAGATCCGGTTCATGGGTTGGATGTCATCATCATCCCCTAGGATCGCCAGTTCCCCCTGAGCTGCCTGGAGGCAAAGGTTCATCTTGTCGGTGACCACCTCAGTCGGGCTATCCAGGTATTGAACTCCCGGGAACTGGAGAGCCACTGCTTTCCCTGGGTCTCCAGGGACCCCGGACACCAGGATTTCCACAGCCCACCCCGGAGGGACAGGCATTCGGGCAAACTGCCCCAGGGACAACTTGAGCAGCTCTGGGCGGTGGTGTGTGGCGATGAACACGGAAGCCAAGCGTTGGGGTTTCACCGGGGGAGCTGGGAGGGTGGGGGTGGCTAGAGGGGCGGGTCGGCTTTTCAGGGTTCCGGGACTCCGAAGGTGGCGGAAAAGACTGCTCATCGGGGTGACCTCCAGGCTAAGGCTTGCACTCCAGGAGGGGCATAGGGACGCTACCGTCCTGGTAACGGACCCAGGCATTTCGGGTAACCCCGGTAGATACACGGGGCGGAAAAAGCCCCTCCCCAGTAGAAAGAGGGACAGATACCCGATGAAAAGAGAGTTCAATCCAAGCCGTCGGCAGGTGACCATCACATTCCAGGTTTCGGAAGCCGCCCTCGATCTGATCCGTAAGAACCCGGGGACCTTCGAGCTGCGGGGAGGCCCCGAAGACGAAAAGGTGCTTCCCTTGATTGAAGAGTTGGAGTCGGCGGGGATGCTAGAAAGCGTCCCCCAGGCGTGGCACTCCACCTGGAAAGTGACCGAGTTCGGCCTCCATGCAGTAAACAGGAGCCCCCCGAGGCTGTCTCTCCCCCTCCTGATCCACAACATGATCGAGGACGAGAACGAGAACCGCCGTCGGACTGCGGACCAGGTATACGATGCGCTGACGGAAGCTGGCATGGAGGTCGATTCCGTGTGCTTCCGCCCAACCACAATCTCTGGGGAAAGGGTCATGCTCTGCAAAGCCCTGTTCCTGGACGACGAAGGAAGGAGTGCGGGAGAGCTGACTACAGTGGTGGAGGATTGCCTCGGGCTCCCCAAGGGATACTTTCCGGACAACGCCCCTTTTTCCAGGTTGACCGGACTGCGAGATGGTGAAACCTGGCACATGTGGGTTTGCGGCCCAAGCCTCGAAGGGTAACGATTCTGAGCGGGAGGGTAGAGACCCCATGGACGTAGACATCCAGAGCCTGGTGAAGGCCATCGAAAACGAAGCAAGGAGCAAGGGGTTCACGATCGCCACGGCAGAATCCCTGACCGCAGGGAACATCCAGGCGGCTCTGGGCTCTGTCTCAGGGGCCTCCCATTCGTTCGTGGGTGGGGTGTGCGCCTACAATATCGATCAGAAGGTGGCTCTTCTGGGGGTGGACCGGGAGCACGCCGCTGCCTTCAACTGCGTGGCACCAAGAGTGGCTCTGGAGATGGCCGAAGGGTGCCTCCGCCTGTTCAAGGCGGACATCGCCGTCGCCACCACGGGGTACGCCGAACCCGATCCCGATCAGGGCGTCACGAGCCCTCACGCCCACATTTGCGTGGTTCGCCTATGGAACACCCGGATCAACTCTGCTTTTTTTATCCACCAGGAGACCGCAACAGCAGATGTGTGCGGGCATAGCCTCACATCCCTCTCCCGACAGGAGATGCAGCAACTCGTAACCGTGCGGGCGCTGCTCCTCTTGGCCCAGACGCTGGGCCTCAACCCCGATGACTTCTTCTGCGAGGACCCATGAGCCTGGAAACCATCGCCAAGACCGTTGCCGACTGCGAAGCCTGCGAACTATGCAAGAGGCGACACCTTCCCGTTCCCGGGAACGGCCCCTCAACTGCCAGCATTGTCCTCATTGGGGAGGGCCCCGGCAATGAGGAAGACCTCAGTGGCCAGCCTTTCGTGGGTCCCGCAGGGCAGCTTCTGACCCGACTCCTGAAGGATGCGGGGATCAAGCGGAGTGAGGTGTTTCTCACCAACGTAGTCAAGTGCCGGACCCCCGACAACCGGGATCCCGAGACCAAGGAGGTCACTGCCTGTCGGCAGCACCTCGCTGCCCAGCTCCAGGCCATCCAGCCCAAGGTGGTAGTCACCCTGGGCCGTCCGGCAGCCCAGTCTTGCACCGGGCACTACGGCCCTGTCCAGGGCCTCCAGGAGGTCCCTAACCTCCAGACTCACATGACGGGTGAGGGCATCCCGGTGGTGGTGGCCTACCACCCTGGCTACCTCCTGCGCCTGCTGAAGGGAGATCGGAAGGACAAGATCCGAGCCCGCCGCATCTACGACGACTTCAAGGTCCGCTTCGATATGGCGCTCGCCATCTCCCGAGGTGAGGTCGTTCAAGAGAAGGAAGAGGGTATCGACATCGGAGCCCTCCTGGGTTGAAAAAAACCGAGGAATCTGACCCTGATCGATACGACTTCGAGATCCGACTCCAGCGGACCCACGGCGCCGAGCCCTGGGGTCTAAATGGGTGACGACAGGGGTAATCAAATGATCGCCAACCTTCCTCTCATCGCTGTGGGTTTCGCCAAACGGCAGACTCCTGAGTCCCGGTTCACTCACTGGACCTGCTCCGACGAAGAGCTGTGTGCTATCGCCGGGGACAACCTGGACAACGCCGGCCCCGGGTACCAGGGGTCCGAGACCAAGTTCCCCCACTTGCCCCACAACGGGATCTGCGTAGTCCCCGTCCCTGAGGACAAGCTCCACCTATTCCGGTGCGGGGTCATCGTCCTGGATCCCGGGGACGAGCTGGAGACCCGGTACGAAGCCCGGAGGCCGGGAGAAGACCCCCGAACGTACACCGTCGCCAAGAACCGGAGCAAGGGGCCGTCGAAGAGCGCCCAGATCGTCCTGTACCACCGGGAGGTGTTGGAGGCTGACGGAGAGGACACCATCGCCACATGGGAGATCGTGTCGGTCAACTCGTCCCCCACCTCCGAGGTCCCGCCCATTCAGCCGTGGACCCTCCTATCGAACCACTACGGCCTGTCCGGGGGCACCCCAACCGGCTTGACTCCCATTGAGTTCGAGTCCAAGCTCGGAGAGGCGGTCCGCTGGTGGAAGGACAAGACCATGGCGGGGCGGCCGTGAGATGATCCACGAGGGTATCATGCAGGTTCTGAGCTGAAAACCCTCAAGATAGACCACTCAAAGAGGTAAAGCGTGAACAAAGCCCCCCTGATAGTCGTGGAAGGGATTGACGGGTCCGGCAAGGACACCCAGGCTGACATGCTGGTCTCCCGTCTCATCGAAGCCGGGTTGGACCCCCTTCGGGTAGCGGAGCCCTGCGAAGAGCTACCCCATGGTCGTCTGCTGCGTGAATTGCTGCGATCGGGAGAGTACCAGGCTAGCCACGCTCCCCTGTTTTTGGCGGACCGCATGGCTCTCCAGGAAGCTATCGTGGCCCCCGCTTTGGCTCTGGGCCGCCCCGTGGTATCGGTTCGGTCGTTCCTGTCCACACTGGTGTACCAGCAGGAGAACTGGCCGCTGGGGTGGCTCATCGACATCCACCGCCAGATGTTGACAAAACCCAACGTGGTCGTCTATCTGGACATCAACCCCCAGGAAGGTCTCGATCGGGTTGGCAAGAGGGGGTCTGACAAAGAGGTCTACGAGAGGATCGACATCCTGGAGAGGAACCGCCAGCGCTATCTTAGACTGGTGGACCCCGACAACACCATGCGGGCAGAGAACTGGCCAACACTCGCTGGGACCGCCCCGGACCACGATCCCCTGGGGGGGCTGGTGGCCGACGGCTGCCTCCGGCTGGTCATCAACGCCTCGGGGTCTCGTGACGAAACTCACGATGCCATCTGGGCGGCCGTCAAGGGAAAGGTGAGTTGATGGCGAAGAACAAGCAGAGGAATGCCACCAAGAAGCGTCAGGAAAGGGCTCTCAGGGACACTCACCGACGCCGGGAGGTCAGGGCCAAGCTGGAGGCGAAGAGGCGCCAGGGAGGCTACCAGCCCTCTCAGGTGCCGAACCTCGACCAGCTCCTCCCCGAGCCCGAATACGTGTACTGGCTGGCCCACGGAGCCAACTACTTGGCCTCGGACTACCAGGAAGGGAACTGGACACCTCTGTTCCCAGAGCTGTATACAGGACGGCTCTACCAGCCGGAAGAGCTGCTGAACAAGACACTGGCCCACTATGAGGCCAACGGAGAACCCCGAAAAGGGGTGCAAAAACGAGTCCTGGCTTGGCTGTTGACCGAGCGCCACCTGATCTGGGCCTTCAAGGCCGGGATGGCGGCGAAGGTTCTGAAAGCCTATCCTGAAGAGGACCCTGTGGACATGCTGCGGAAGCCGCACGTTGGCGTTCTCTGGGAGGGTTTCAGTCAGGTCTTCGACTCAGTGGAGGAAGATGTTCATGCGGAAGATGCTCACGACCCTGATTCTGCTGACGCTGATCGGTTGCCAGAACCCAGCGACGGAGATCACGCCACCACCCCCGGAGGTGGGGACTCCTGAGATTCCGGCATACTCGACCGCAGAGGCCGACTTGGATCTCGGCCTCTGCGTTGCTGAGATCAGCAACGAGAACCCCCCCTCCCAAAGAACGATGGAGCTGGGGGAACCTGAGGTCCTATCGGTGACCCCTCTGGAGGCCGCCATTCTGGATCAGGCCCTCCAGTGCGAACGAGGGAGACCCTCTCTGCGGCTTCCCTACCACGTCCTGCTGGAGCTTCTGCGGATCGAGGAAGATTTCCCTCTTCCTGACTCCATGCGGGGGATCATCCTTGCGACGGGGTGCCTCGAAAGTGGCCTTCAATCTGGGGCAGAGGGAGATCACAAATTCTCCCGCAAAGGGAAGCCGAAGGCCATCGGGTTCGTTCAGATGTGGCCTTGGTGGGAGGGGAGATACGGAATTGACCGGAAGAACCCTCACCAGTCGGTCAGAGCCTACCTGTCCTTCATGTCGGAGCAGATGGAGGTCGCCAAACAGATCTGCGGGTACAGCGACGAGAAGGCGTGGGTGGTCGGTCAGGCCCGTGCGGCTCGGGGATCCATCTCGAAGGGCTACCGCCGGCAGCTCCGCAAACTCCCCAAAAAACGGCAGGCCGAGATCGAAACCAAGTACGGGGTGGACCTGGCCCATATCAGCAGCAACAGGGCTCTCCAGATTGGGCGTAAGGAACTGGACCGGAAGTCCATGATGCTGGCGGAGCGTTGCTTCGACGAAACCAGGCACTATCAACGGCTCCGCCGATGGCGGAAAGCCTGGCAAGCTCAGCTATGGCAACTCGCCCGGCTGGAATCCCGCCGCACGGACGCCATGCAGTAGGACCCGGTAGAGTGCCTCCGCAACCACATGTGCGGAGGCTCCATTATGACCCAGTCGGCTCTCTACTCCAAGAAGTATGCCACCCAGGCAAACCTCTCCCTCTCCGACCTCGGACTCAGCTCCTGGGAACCCGATGAGGTCAAACCCCTTCAGACCAAGATCGGTGCTGAGGTGGACGGCTGGTTCGGGCCCAAGTCCATCAAGCTGTGGAAGGCGTGGGCACGCAAGAATGCCAATTCTCCGGTTGATGACCATGCCGAGGTCAAGCATGGCGACAAAACCTCGAAGGGGTGCGTCATCATCAACGGAGTTTTTTTCCAGCCCCCTCCAGGGGTCACTGTCATCAACTACCTGGAGCCCGACGGTGCCCCCTCCCAGAAGAATGACACCGGCAATCGAGTGGGCCAGCCCATTCAGATGGTCCTCCACCGTGGGGCGGAGAGGAAGATGAAGTCCGAGAAGTCTCTGGCCCATGCTACGGAGAGGGTACTCGATGCCAAAGGGTGCTCGACCACGTTCACGATGGATACGGATGGGTCCATCTACCAGCACTTCGATCCGGGTCTTCGCCACGGCATCCACTGCGTCCACCACAACTCGCAGTCGGACAGCCTCGACATCGCCGGGCCCTTCTCCTGGAACGTCACGCCAGCCCCGGGTCAGGAGAAGCTGACTCTCCAGATGGCAATTGGCCGAAAGGACGACGGCGTCCCCCCGCTGAAGAGGAAGTACGGTACGGTGAAGTGCTGGTCGATGACTCCGGAGCAGAGGGAAGCTCTGAAGCTGTTCCTGCCCTGGTACTGTGAGCTGCGAGGAATCGAGCTGACGGCTTGTGAGGATTGGAGGACGTTTCGGGTTGGTGGGTTGGGGGCGGGGGACCCGGTGACCAACGTGAAGGGGATCATCGCCCACTGCCAGATCGCTAAGCCGGGGAGCCGGGTGGATGGCATCCTGCCCCTCCACCACCTCAAGGAGGACGGCTGCACGGAGATCCGGTGGAGGGAGGCCGAGAATTTCCTCGACTAGTCAGCACCCCTCACCGGATCCTTGTCCCTCTCAGAGGACACCTTCTCCCAAGAGGCCACTACCCCTTCGACCAAATCGAACATCGGGTGAGGGGTACTGACTAGCGATGGGATTCGGCCAGGGTCCCGCTTTTCCAGCTTCCTTCTCAGCCAGCCCAATTCGTAGCTGAGTTGCCCCTGGGTGACCTTCATCCGAATGCCTTGTGGGGGCCTCACGATCAGACTGGGGTTGTACTTGTAGCCTCGCCCCGCCGCCTCCCGCTGAACCCCCCAGAGCCAGTCACAGATTCCCTGCAAAGGATCTGGAAGACGCTTGAACCGTTCGAGCTGGGAGTGGTTTTGGTAACCCACCCTTTGCTCCCCCGCAGCCAGTCGGGACAGCACATTCTGGGCAAGCAGCCCCTCACGCCAGGCGGCGCCGAGTCCTGCTTTGTCTAGGTTTTCAGGGTGTACAGACCAGAGCCTCATACTTCATTCTCCAACAACAGCCGGAACTGTCGGTGTTCCTCGGTGAGGGGAGAGTACACGTTGCGGTAGAGATCCGTTTCGTAGGGCCAAGGAGGCTCACGGCCCAAACGAGCGGCCCACCCCTTGTAGGCCCATTCCTCTCTCTGCCGCACTTCCCACTTGCGGCGCCTCCGGTTCTTCCTGGGGAACCCGTGATACCAGTACGAGTAGAGAGGGCAGGGCTTGTACCCCCACTTTCCGGTCGCCAACGACGATCCCAGGATCATCACGAACACGAACAGATCTCCCGGCATCCTCCATGTGCGCCGCTTCTTGGCCACTCGGATAAGGGCCCCTTCTCCCGTAGAACTGAAAGGGTACACGTCTTTTTGGCCGATCCACCAACGGGCTAGGGATTCAACGGACCTCATGTGCTCCCGGAGAGGCCCTAGCCCGTGGTAGTTGGTGACATGCACATCTCCCCGAAGGGGAGACAGTCTCGGGTTGTCAGCGTACAGGGACAGCAACTCCCGGAACCACTGGATATCCCTGTTCCGGTAGACGTACTGACTTCCAGGGGTATCCGAGACCGTGAACACGGCCATCCTAACCCCCGGGATGACTTCCTCATAGATAGGCGGAGTGAATCCGATCATCAAACGTGGCCTCTTGTTCGGTCGCCACCATTGCAGCTCGGAACAGCTCAGTCCTCGATAACCTCCCCTTCGATCAGAAGGGGGGTGGTGACCGGCCTGGGATTCTCGGGGGACCTCAGAAGCAGTCCCGGGGCGTCGCCGCCCGTGAAGGAAGCCCTGTCGGCCACTACCGTCATCAAGGACTCGGCCAAGGCGGACATCTCTTCCATGGCCTGCTCAGCAGAGAAAGACCCGAGCCCCTTCGCATCCCGTTCGACGAGATCCAGGAGCCCCGTGACTTCGGACTGGAGCTTCTTGCCCATCTTGCCGTCGACCGCCGTCCGGATCCGGGCGATCCGGTTCAACAGGTCCTGGGTCCCTCGGGAGATCCGTTCTTGCATCCGACGGGACACCGACACCGGGGGCGGGGCGGGGCGGCTGTAGGCCATCCCGTCCTTGCCGACGAAGTAGTTGAGGGTGACGGGAACATCACCCTGGGAGACCAGGAGGTCCGCCAGTTGCTCAAAGCTCAGGGCCACATCCAGCACCTGCCGCTCGTAAGCATCGCTTACGGTCAGGGAGAGGACCTGACGGTGCTCTCGCAAAGAACCGTTCAAGTACATACCGTTGCCGGTGGTCACCCGAAGCCCTGCGGTGGACCCGGTGAGAGTCCCTCTTCCCCGATACCCATCTTCCTGGTATTCGGTCAGCATGATGCCCCAGGTGGTCTTGTTGTCGGGCAGGGGCCTCCCGTGCTCGATCTTGTACTCCGGCCCGATGCGGCCCATGGTTTCATCCTGGATGTCGATGTGGACGTTGATCCCCTTGATCGGCTTCAACGAATGGGCGTCGAAGATCTCCGGGCAGTGGCTCTCGAACACGTCCGGGCAGGGCCACCCGTGAAAAAGCAGGGCGGCACGACCCCGAGCGGTGAGGCGACAGGCACGAGACAGGCATCCCTCAACAAGACCGTAGGCCAGGAGCTTAGGCAGTACGTAGCTCCTGGCGATGACTCGTTTGCCCGTAGGGGACTCACCATTCAGCACGGGGCCAGCCGAAGCCAGGGCCTCAGAGTTCTCGATCGAGTTCTTGTGGCCGGCCCATCCCGGATTGGAGAGATCTTCCATGTAGCGGAACCCCGGCTGCCATTGCCGACGGGACGGCCAGTCGGCCTGGTGGATCTCGGGGGTCCAAGCGGCATACCAGGACAGCACTTCCAGGTCATTCCGGTTCAGGGGAATGTGGGCGTTGTAACGTGACATGCTAACCTCTTTTAGGTTTGGCCAGAACTACTCGCTAGGGATACCGAGTTACCCTGCTAGGGGCGTTCAAAGGAACCCCGCTTCTGTCGTGCAAGCGTCAGATTCATACGTTCGCCTCACCTACTTGCCCCGAGGCCAGCGTTACCTCGGCCGCCGACAAATTGGCAACCACCACCCCAGAAAAACTTTTCCGATGTGGTTGGCACCGTCACCCTGAAAAGGATGTCGATTCTGGGTAACGGCAAGGGAGCTGCAAGTAGGCGATGCGGACGACGGAGGACACCATGAGCCACATCAAGATCCGGACCGAATACCGCCGGCTTCGCCACGAATACTACGTGATTCAAACCGCCCTGGGTCGGAGCAAACCGCCCCGGTTTGAGTTCGCCATCTGCGCCGCCATGGGTCACGTACCGGCCAGTCCCGAGCAGTGGGTGTACGGTGCCGGCAAGGTCCCCGATGACCTGGAGAGGGAGATCGAAGATCAGCAGAAGGAAGAGTTCCACCGATGGTGGACCGAGAACGAGGCCGAAGAGCTGGCTCTGTGGGGGCTATCCCCCGCCCGTTGATCGTGAGGAACGACATGAAGGTGAAGGTGTACCACTGCCAGGCGAAGGACGAGCACGGCCGAAGCGCTTGGGAGGGTTTCCAGTTCCCTGCCGACTACAAGCACGTTGGCACCATCGAGGTCAAGACGGACGAGGTGTGGAGGGTTTTTGAGTTGACCAACCACACCGGAATGTCTTGGACAATCAACTCTGAGGTGGTCGAGCTGCCCGACGGCCCCCAGCAGCGGTCTACCAGCGTCAACGACGCCATCATGCTCCCGAGTGGCAGCGTCCACCGTTGCCTTCCCTGCGGGTGGGGACCTTTGCAGGTGGACACTCCTCTCCTCTGCGCTTACCACAAGGATGTCCGCCCTTACGACGGCCCGATCCCCCTCCTGCCGGGGGATCTGAACCCCTGAGTCCGAGAGGGTGGTAACCCCCGGATAGTCTCGGGTAGCAGCACACCAGGAGGTGAACCCCACCATGAATCGAATCCACGTGAAGCGACTCTTCCAACGCCTGAACAAGGAAAACCGTACATGGGCCGACTGGATCTTTCGGATCGTAGTGGTCTGTGGCCTCGTATTCATTATTGAGGCCCTGTGGCCCGACGTGATCCCCTTCGACCTGTATGACCCCATGTTCTGGGTCGCCCGTGGCGAGTTGGTGGACTGGCTTCTGGCTGCCCTGGGGCTGTTCGCCTGGGGCATCGGGACCAACGTGGTGTCCCGGCTCCTCAGCCGGCGGCAGACATCCCTGGAACGGCTCCTAGCCAAAAGGTTGGGTGGTCGCCTTTCTGCCGGGGCGATCTTGCAAGAAGGATTCCTGGTGTCCCTGCGGGCAGGGGTCACCGAAGAGGTGTACTACCGTTGGTGCCGTTGGCTTCTGGGAATTGCCGGGTCTCTCGTACTCCTCTACATCTGGATCGGCTTGATGTGGTTCTTCGTAGGCATCGCCGTCATCTTGCTACTTGTTGGAGAGAGGGCCCACAAAATCGCTGGCCTCGCCCTCGGCCTGTTTGCTGGGGTGTGCCTCGTGTTCGGCCTGGACTACCAGTTCCTGTACGAAGCCATCGCCGGGCCTCTGGCGAACTGGATGACGTTAGGATTCCTGGAGGGGTACCTATTCCACCCGTATTCCTGGACTGTTGGTGCCGGTATCCTAATGAGCAATGCCACCTACCAGGACGGCCACAAGTATCAAGGGTTGTTCGGCAGGATCAACTCCTGGTTCCTGGGGATGTTCTTCTTCTGGATGGTGGTAACATACGGTTTGATTTCTGCCGTGGTGGTTCATTTCCTGTACGACTTCCTCATCTTTTCCACGGTCGCTGTGTTCGCCGCCTTCCGTCGATAGGTGGTGGAAAGGGGTACGAAGGACTCAAGTAGGGAGACTTCTGTTCCCAAACAGGGATCCCTGGAGGGTGCTATGGGCAAGATTACGTCGAAGGGCAACCTTGAAGCCGCCAGGTTGATGGAGAAGGCCGCCAAGGCCGAAGCAGCCGGAAACCTCGAAGAGGCCTCCCGTCTGTACAAGGAGGCGGCACAAACCCTGGTCCAGGCCCAGAAAGAGCAAACCCCCCGGTAACACCCCCTCCCCGACGAGTAATCGGGGGGTGTACCCAAATTCCGATAAGGGAGAAATCCATGATGCTCCAACAAGTCTCCAGCCTGCTCTCCCAGGGGGACTATGCCCAGCTCGAAACTCTTGTGCTGGGAGCCCCTCCCAACCATCCTGAGTTGCCTCAGGTCGCTGCTCAGGTCGCTGATCTGCTGTCCCGGGCGGACTCCGCCTACTACGGCGGGGGCAACCCCCTCATGTCGGATGCCCACTACGACGGGCTGACCGAAGGTCTGAGGCGTATTAGCCCCAGCCATCCCCAGCTCAACAAGATCGGAGCCAGTGTCAGCTCAGGCTGGCAGAAGACCAAGCACGGCATCCCAATGGGCTCACTCAACAAGGCCCAGGAAGTCCCAGAATTCCGCCGTTGGGCGAAGGACTGCGGACACCGAGGGGGCCAGCCCCTGATCGTCATGGACAAGCTGGACGGAGCATCTTGCTCTTTCCGCTATGAAAACGGACAGTTCGTCCAGGCGGTCACCCGTGGGGATGGAGAGACGGGTGAGGACATCACTGTCAACGCCAAGCTCATGCAGGGCGTGGTCAAGGTGTTTCCCAGCTTCACGGGGTTCTGCCGGGGCGAGGTTATCTGCACCCACGATGACTTCGATGTGTACTTCCCTGGGCAGTCCAATCCCCGGAACACGGCCAATGGGACAATGAAGCGCCAATCGGATGCCGACGGCTGCAAGCACCTGACCGTGGTCATGTTCCAGATGGTTCCCGATTCCGGCCCCCTCCCGAGCAAAAGCGCCGAGTTCGCCGCCCTCAAAAAGGCCGGCTTCATCCTCCCCCGCTATGAGGTCGTCAAGACCACGGCGGAAGTCGAGAGCATCTACCAACTCTACGTAGACACCCTCCGGGCCAAGCTGGACTACGACATCGACGGCATCGTCATCCAGTTCGACGACGACACCACGATGGAGTCTCTGGGGCTCCAGGGTCGTGGCCCCAAGGGCGCCGTCGCATTCAAGTTCCCTCATGAGGAGAAGGAGACTACCCTCAAGGAGGTCGTCTGGCAGGTCGGTAAGTCCGGTCGGATTACCCCTGTCGCCATCGTCGAGCCGGTTCTTCTAGCGGGGGCCACTGTGAGCCGGGCCAGCCTCCACAACCTCAGCAACATCCACGACCTAGCCTCTGCTGTGGGTCAGTCGGTCCTGGCTGCAGGGGATAGGCTTCTGGTATGCCGGCGCAATGACGTGATCCCCTTTGTCGAGACGGTCCTCCTGGATACCCAGGACCCCAACGCCAAGGTGTTCGAGCCCCCCGAGACCTGCCCTGAGTGCGGGTCCCCCACGGTCATGGATGGTGAGTACCTAGTCTGCAACGGGGACGCTTGCCCCGCTCAGATCAAGGGCATGATCACCCGCTGGATCAAGAAGATTGGGGTCCTACACTTCGGTGACACCCTGGTCGAAGCCCTGATCTCCGCCGGTCTGGTGGAGGACATCGCAGATCTGTACAAGGTAGACCCGGCCGAGGCTGCCGACCTGCGGTACACCAACGGGGTGAGGGTGGGTGGAACGGCTGGCAAGGCATTCAAGAACCTGCACGCCACCAAGAACCTTCCTCTCGACGTCTTCGTGGGCTCTCTCGGAATCCCCCTGATCGGCCGGAGCATGGCGCTGACCATCGTGGATGGGGGCTTCGACAGCCTCTCCAAGATGGCGAAAATGACCCCCCAAGAGGTAGCCGCCATTCCGGGGGTGGGCTCTACGAAGGCCGCCAGCTTCTATCAGGGGTTCTGGGATCGGATGCCTCTGATCGCCAAGATCCTTGGCAACGGTGTCACCATCCAGAAGAAGATCGTCGGCCCCCTCACCGGCAAGACCCTCTGCGTTACGGGGTTCCGGGGGCAGCGGGAGAAGGACCTGGTGGACGCCGTGACTCAGCTCGGAGGGACCTTCAAGTCCAGCGTGGGTAAGGGCCTCGACTACCTGGTGTGCGACGATCCCACATCCACATCGGGAAAGCCGACCAAGGCCCGCCAGCTCAACGCCGAGGGCAAGGCTAGCATCACCGTTATCGGCCTCTCCGACTTCTGGACCCAGGTTCTTGGACAACCCATGCCCAACTAAGGGGGAGGAGGGTAACCCCATCCCCTTTTCGAGTAGTCTTTCCGAAACCAAACTGAGGAGTGACATGCCGACCTACCCCTGGATTCATCACCTTGCACCCTCCGCCATTGGGCTGGCCATCGATCTGGATTCGGACCTGTTCCGGGGAGCCTTGATGGCTTATGCCCTGGAGCACGGGAGGACCATTCGGCAGAGGTACTGGTCCGGGAGAGGCCGGACCTGGATGCAGGAGGTCCCCAAAGGGATGAACGCCTTCCGTGACATCCTGGCCTCGTTCGGGGGGCATGCGGTCATTGACAACTCCGAGAAGGACTTCGATGAGGTCTGGGTGTGGGCCGATGGGTTTCTCCAGGTCAGCGGCGGCGCCGACGACAAACCGATCACCGTCTCGTACCTGACGATGAACCCGGACAATGACAGGATCCTGACGGAATGGCAGGAAGAGCATGTGCGGTTCGAGGAATTCCAGGAAAATCCTGGCAACGACATCCATGCCATCATGCGGGGGTTCAACGGATACGTGATCCGCAAGCTGGCTTGGGTGGACGCCCCCTTGGTGGAGGAGAACTACACTCCCGAAGTGGTCGAGTCCTTCAAGTTCGTCTGCAAGGAGCTGAACCGGGATGACCCCTTCGGACGCATCACGATCCTGGATGGCCCTCCGGGGACGGGGAAGACCTGGCTGATTCGGGCGCTGATCCACCACAATCCGGAATGCCAGTTCGTGGTGGTCCCCCCGGACATGGTGGGAGAGATGGGCAAGCCCGAGCTGCTGCCCGTGCTCTTGGCCAACAAGGACGACGAGCCAATGATCCTGGTTCTGGAGGATGCTGACCAGATGCTCTCTGATCGGATGGCCGTCTCGATGACCTCGATCACCTCGGCCTTGAACATCGGGGACGGGCTTCTGGGCGAGGCCCTGAACATCCGTCTGATCTGCTCGACCAACCAGCCGCTGGATCGGATCGACGAAGCCATGCGACGTCCCGGACGGTTGTCCCGCCGTATCGAGATCGGCAAGTTGACTCGTGACCAGGCCGTCAGCTTGTACCACTCCAAGGGTGGTGTGGGGGATCCGGGCTGGGAGCAGGACGTGGCCTTGGCGGACGTGTACGCCGCCGTCAAGCTCTCCCAAGAGAATGCGTGAACTGCCCCGAGGGCAGAAGGAGCCTGTCATGGCCTCATCTTTCATCGTCGCCAACATCTCCACGGGGGATGTCGCCGAGGTTCCCGTCCCTTCCAGGAGAAGGAACCTCAAGTCTCAGCTTCGGGCTGCCCTTCCGGATCTCCGCCTGGAGGCCGCTGCACGAAGTGACCTTCTGAATGTCAACGAGTACGTCAAACCCCACAGCCTGTTCTTCCAGGCCCTGCATCGGGCCTACGCCGATCATCACGCCTTCGGCATCCGCCCCGAGGTGTTGATGTTTCTGGTCAACGCCACGGTGGCTGAATGCGTCAACCAGAACCCGGACGCATACCGGGAGCTGTTCACCACGAACGCCCACGGCAAGGAGGTCATCCGGGTCCTCCACGACGGGTTGCGGCCCGGCAATCCGGATTCCCCCTGGAATGAAGCAATCGCCCTGTTCCTGCCTGAGCTGCAGATTCGGGTGCCGTCCGGCATCCTGAAGTGGATGCTGCCATCTCTGAGCACCCACACCGACGAGACCCTGGTGTCCAGCCTGGTGACGTTCATGGACGCTGCCAGACCCTTCTATGACTACCGGGTAAGGACTCTCTGCGGCATCCCACGCATCGTGCTGTTCGGAGAGCCAGAGGACTACCGCAAGGTCGTCAACTCCGCTGAACAGCTTTCCCAGGTGTTCCCCGAGCACCTGGGGGACTATTTCACGGCTCTGCTGCCGGTCCTCACCAAGATCGCCACGGAGGCTGAGGCCATCTACAATGGAGCCCAGCCGGATCTGGCCTTCTGGAGTCAGATCTACAAGCACTACAGAGGATCGGGTGGAGATTCCTACAGCGGATGGGCCGCCACATTCGTCGGCTACGTGATGGAGGTAGACGACGGCATGGAGAGGGACCCCAACAGCACCTACAGCTTCGACCGCATCCAGGTCCGTGAGCCGAGTCTCCGGGCTGTGCTTCGTAGGAAGTTCCCCCTGTTCGACCAGAACAAACCGAGCCGCTTCGATGTGAAGTCCGGTTCTGAGCAGACCCACATATCCGTCGTACCCTTCGTCTGGGAGTACCTGGACACCGAGATCCCGATGTCCTTCATCGGAGGAATCACCGCCATCGAGGTGGAGGAACAGGCTATCACCCCCCAGCTCTCGTGGGCCGTCGCCCGCCAGGAAGGGTAATCCGTATGGAAATCACTGCTGCCAATTTCCCTCTCGATCGAGCCGGTACCTACCAGAAGGAGGCCCTAGCCATTGGCCACCTCTCCTCTGACCCTATCCTGTACGTCAAGGGTGGGTGGAGCAAGGGCACCGGGTACCAAACCGGGGTGCCCCTGCCGGAAGCCCCCGCCAACGGTGTCAAGGCTGCTCTGGTAGAGGCTGGATTCGACGGCGTCCAGGTACTCCGCACTCGTCACTTCACCATGACGGACCTCACCGGCAACGTATACGGATGCGAGTCCGGCGGGGGAGACCAACCCCTAGCTTACGGGCAAGCCCTAACCGAGGACTCTATCCACGACGCCCTCGACGTTCTTGTCAGTGCCAATGACCTGACGCCCCTCCAACAGAAAACCATCGTGATGGCCCTCCGAGGGGTTCGTCGAAAGTACACCACCCAGCAGGCCTACCAGGTCACTCAAGAGGACGTAGACTCCGGTAACAACCGAGTTAGCACCGTTCACCAGACGATCGATGGAATGAACGTGGAAACCGAAATCGACGTACCCGTCGGCGGCTGGATCACCCTCCAGGCCAATGGAGAAGTGCAGTACATCGAGCAGGCCAAATGGGATATGCTCGGCTTCCACCTTCTCCCCTGAGGCTCTTACTTCGGAAACCCCTAAGGGCCCCTGGAGACCCCATGAGCAAACAACTCGCTTGGGAGTGCGGTTTGCGGGAGGAATACCCCAAGCTGTTCTCCGGCTACCCCTCAGGTCGTAGCATCGAGATTTCTCCTGGTTGGAACGCCATCGTCGAGAGGATCTTGGCCCGGCTGGACAGCTTGTCTGGAGCTTATGGCCGAGATGTCATAGTGGCCCAAATCAAACAGAAATTCGGCCGCCTGACCATCTACCTCGACTTCCCCGAACCTGGAGGGGAGGGGGGTACCCTCCTGTACATCAACGGGGTCTGCATGGGGAGGATCCAGGATAACCCTGACCCTGGTGGTCATTTCCCCGAGATTGCCCAGGACATTGTGTCCGCTGGGGTTCTCGAAGCCAGCCGCACCTGCGAACAGTGTGCTGCGCCAGGTGAGAAAGTCACCCTCCAGGGGTACGTGGCTGTCCTGTGCCCCAAGCACATCAAGGAGCGGGAGGGCCGCTTCGACAGTGAGGGGTGATGGGACTGAAGACACTTCGATTCTGGGTAGATGAGATCTTCCCGGAGGGAGCCTGGCACGAGGATCCCGCTGAGAGAACCTACTACAAGACTTTGAACCGCAAATACACCCTGACCCTGAAGAAACGGGGGGAGTGGGAGGTGGATCTGCTGGAGGGGGACCACCGTAGTCCCAGAGGGGTTGTTTTTGGCATCGACTTGCACTTGGAGTGCCCCAGCATCCCCGAACTTCGGGACTGGCTTTGGGAAGCGTACCGGGTCTTTGCGGGGCTAGCACAACTCCCAACCCCTCTTACAACGGAGGGGCCTCTCTCAGGAGAGGGCATCTGCTACCACCCTGGGACCATGCCCTTGGACATGACTACGGACTTGTCTAAGCTCGACTGGGGGAGGGGGCAGGCCGCCCTGATCGCTGGTAAGCGGAGATCCGGCAAGACACTCCTGGCTTTCCGTATGGCCCGGGATTTCGCATTGGGCGGAGCCAGGGTTATCCTACATGTCCCACACCGGAGCCAGGCCCTTGAAACCTTCCGGAGCCGTTGGGGATTTGAGTTCCCTTCTAGCCAGGTCTTCCAGCACCGGGAGGAGAGCCTGGAATTCATCTCCCAGGCAAACTTTTCAGATCTGGTAGTGGTGGATATTCAGGTTCCTGGGCTGAACCGCCAGCCACAACTCCTGGCGGAGTCGATGAACACCCGAATCCTCTGGACATTCGAGGTTCCTGAGACTGCCGTAGAGGTTCCGCAAAGGGTCACCCAAACCATAGCCAAGGTGTTCGAGTCTCACGGGGAAGGATTGCCCTTCTCCGTGACCAAGTCCCGTGTAGGGCCCCAAAACTTCCGGGTTCTCCCCGGCCTTACTGCCCCTGATTAGACCTAAAAAGGCCAGTGCTGACCGTATTTGTTTTCCCAGTGTAGAGAGGCTGGGGTGACGTAGCGGCCTTCTGGGAGCCGCAGCCGCCGATTTCAGGTAACACCGGAGATGAAGCAAGTAGGTGGGGCAACTTAGAGGGTGCCCTTCAGTACATCCTCTTTAGGATCAAGGGAGCTTGGGGCTATGAACAACCAGATCACCGGAAGCGAGATCATCCGCATGTCCCACAAGCATGGCTGCAAGCCGGTCGTGTTCCCCAACGGAGCCCTCAACATCGAGGGGACTCTGGAGAACCTGACCTCCCTGTGGCGTGCCTTCTGGACCAGGCGGTTCAGTCCCCGGTTCGTCACGGACGAACGGGTGGATGGACAGACCGTTCCGGGGTTCTCCCCCCGCATCGAGATCCATCCCCAGGTGGCTCTGCGGAAGGCCAAGGTCAAGGACGGGATCCCCGTGGGGCCCAGCCGAGGCCCGTGCTTCCGCACGGACATCCAACAGTACCTTCGGGGGGTCCGATGAGCCTTGGGCAGTACACCACCCCAGACGGGATCACTCTGACCGTGTTCTCGCTGGAGTACGAAGCGGACACTCTCATCGAGGAGTTCTTCCCCGACAGCAACTAAACCAGGTAACGCCTACCCCTTTTCGGGTAGGCGTTACGAAACCTTGAGCGCACCAAAACGGAGGTCCCATGTCGGTCGATTTCACCAAGATGCTGCAGGTCTTCGGCAGCCCCGATGCCATGCGAGAGTTCCTGGACACGGACGCCATCTTCCCCGGCGACGTGATCATCATGGAGGAACGCCCCTTCCTGGTGGTCAGCGTAACCCAAAACGGGCTGCCCGGAGCCTATCTGGTGGCCGAAGTCCCCAATCCCGAGGTGGTCAAGGGCCAGGAACCCTACCTCTGCGGCAACACTCGGGTCTACGTAGATCCCAAGGCTGTCGAGAGGGCCACCAAGATGTTCCGCAACATGGTGGCGCTGTTCGAGAGTCCCGAAACGGAAGCCCGGTTCGAGGCTGTCTGTCAGAAGTACGGACTCGACATGAACAGCATCATCGCCGATCTCGGGTACTGATAGCCAGCCTGCCAAAAAACCCCTTGTACCGGACCCCTCAGCGAACCAGAAGGGCCTGAGAGTTGCCTCACCAGCAACGCCCGGCTGGAGGACTTGGAAATCGTGACAGACATGTGGGGAGACATCCTGGAGGATTTGGACCCACAAGAAGTGGGGGGTCTTCCTACAGTCCAGACTTTCCGCACTTTGCCTGAGCCGAACGACCCCCCAACCTGGAGGGGTGTTGTGAAACCCACGTCAGAAGACGTTCGTCGTCTCCAACTGGTCAACCGACAGCGCAACCCGGATCGTGCTGTCTTTATCTCGGGCTATTCGGATGCCAGCCTGCATTCGGACACCCACCGGGCGGGGTGGGGAATCTGGCTACGGGACAGCAACACCCGAATCTTACGGTGTGGTCCGTGCCCCCCTTGGGTCAAATCCTCGAACGACGCTGAGCTGACCGCCGTGTTTGCCGCCATTTGGACAGCAGTGTCGAATTTCGACACGGGCAAAGCGAACATCCTGGTCCTGAAGACAGACAGTCAACATGTGGCAAGGCTGTATGGGTGGAATGGGGGAGCATCCAAGCTCCCCAAGAAGATCCAGGTCCTTGACCTTCTGCACCGGAGCTACCAGTTGGTGGAAGACGCTGAGTTGAAGCTGATTGTGCAGTGGGTCAAGGGACATCGAGGGGCTGAGGATACCCCGGCGTTCCTGAACACTCAGGCGGACCGGATGGCTCGGGAAGCCATGAAGACTCAGCGGAGCTGGAAACATGTCATCCCGCTGGGGGAGCCCAAGCCATGAAGCCCTACAACCCAAATCTTGAGAACTGGTGGAAGGCTAGGACTGGAGCTTGAGCGAGTAGAGTGGCTGGTAACGAAGCACCAGTTTCGGGTACAGGGACGGAGCAAACAAGGAGGCCCCGTGAGCGATAAGCCTAGCTACACCCCCAAAAACCCTGAGGGCTTGATGGCTCTCGGGCTTCTCTCCCAGGTCAAAGAAACCGGGACGGCCATCGGTAACTTGGACGTCGCCTCCCTACGACCAGTGAGCCGGGCGGAGACGCTGTACGCCATCGGGAAGATGGCACGTTACCTGCTGGAGGCGGAGCTGATTCGCCCGGCCACCGACGGAACGTTGCCCGTTCTGCTGAGTCTACGGAAGATGTTGGGGGAGCTGAACGAGATGGCCGGTGTCCTCGAACGGGAATGCAAGCAAACCCCGTTCCTGAGGGCCCTCGAAGAGTGGCCTTCCGTGACCAAGGTCAGCTACCTCACCACATCTAATTTCATGGAGGAAGGGTTGTCCGTCTGCATCCATATGGGGGAACACTTGAGTGTCCCCCTGGAATGGGATCCCCAGACAGAGACGCTCCATGCCGTTGTGGCCCTCACAGAGGGCCATGAGGACCTTGTGGGGGTCCTCGATCTTCCCGATGTTCAAGAGCTGGTAACATCCCTGGCCAGCCAGTTCCCGGACATGTTTGTCATCGACCCCCTACCCCCGAAGAACCTGCTCACGGGGGACCACTTGCCCGGGGAGATCACTTTCCCCAAAATCCTGAACTGAGGGAGTGCATCATGTTCAATGGTGAGATCGTTCTCGTTATGGGCCCTCCCGCCTGCGGGAAGACCACCTACAGCAAGTCCCTGGTGGAGCAGGGCTACTGCCGTCTCAACCGAGACAGCCTCGGTGGTTCTCTGGGCATGGCCGGAGCCCCCATCTACCAATCCCTACGGGAGAAGTACGGGGAAGGACACCGCAAGTTTGTCCTCGACAACACATTCGGCACGAAGGAGTCGAGGATGGCTGCGGTCGCCATCGCCAAGGAACTGGGCCTGCCCATCCGGGTCATCTGGCTGAATGCCGATCTCGGCCAGGTCCAGTTCCTGGCGAGCCTCCGTCAGGTCCGCCACTACGGCCGACTGCTGACGCCGGACGACTACAAGGACCCGGCAGTCAAAGGGAACCCCAGCATGTTCCCCCCAGCCGCCCAGTTCGCCTACTTCAAGCGGTTCGAGCCCCCCACCACGGATGAGGGGTTCGACTCCGTCGAGAGAGTCGATGTCGAGATCAAGCTCGGCCCAGAGTACACGGCCAAGGCCGTGATCTTCGATCTCGACGGCACCCTAAGGGGTACTCGGAGTGGGGAGATCTACCCCCGCCATCCGGCTGACGTGAAGATCCTGCCGGGCCGGAAGTCCCGCCTGGCCGACCTCAAGGCCCAGGGGTACCTCCTCCTGGGGGCTACCAACCAATCCGGGACTAGCCGCCCGGCCAACGACTATAGGTACGTTTCCGAGTCCACGGTCATCGAGTGCATCGAAGAGACCCTGGAACAGCTCGGCCAGCCTGACATGGACGTGGCCTACGCCCCCGAGAGGGCAGGAGTGCCTCAGTCTTTTTGGAGGAAGCCCTGTCCCGGCATGGGAGTCGTGTTCCTCGAACGGTACCGTCTCGACCCCTCCAAGGTCATCGTGGTCGGTGACATGCAGACCGACCAGACGTTCGCAGAACGCTGTGGTTTCCAGTACGAAGACGCCGACAAGTTCTTCGGGTAGTAGCAGTCCCACCAGCAACGTCATCTGAGAGCTGCCACCGCCCTACCACACCAACACGGTAGGGCGGTGGCGTTGACACCAGGGAAAGGGAGACAGCTCACTGTGGTAAACCAGAATCGAAATGACTTTGGGCTCCCCCGAAAGAATCAGCGGCCGGCCCCCTGGTGGGAGTACAAAGAACCCTACGACAGTTTCGGGCTCACTGGGGCTATTGCATACAAAGGTTTGTTGAATCGAGCTGCCCAGCTTGAAGGGGAGGTGCTGTACTCCTGGTTGACAGAAGGCTGCTACGAAGGCACCTGGGACAACATCATGGCTGACTTGTGGGAGGACCGCTTCAGCGTCGTACATGAGGATTTCCTCCATGTGGCCGACGCTGAAGAAGGCCAGGAATGGCCCGAAGACCCCCGTCCCGTGAATAAGCTCGTAGCCTCATTCCCTGACGGATCCATCGAGGTCAGGCACTCTCCCATATCAGATCCCCCCGTAACCTCCGTCGAGGTATACACCTCCGACAAGGATCTGTACTGGAAGGTCCGGCGATGGTGCGAGCAGAAATTGACCCCCATCGAGCACAAAGGGGTGGTCCGCTGCCTGTCTCGGCCCAAACCAAACAGCTCTTTCCACCTCATCACCCTGGGAAGGTTCGAGGACACCTATGAACCCGAGAACTACGAGCCTGAGGTGATTGAGAAGTTCAGTCGCCTCATCGCCGACCTGAACAGCCACACCCCCCGAGGCCGAATGGCGATCATTCACGGAACCCCCGGGACTGGCAAGACCTATCTGCTCAAGGCCATCACCCAGGCGTGCCCCAAGGCTCTGGTGATCTACGTCCCCAACACCTTGGTAGCAGATCTAGGCAACCCCGAACTCATTGAAGTGTTCACCAATAGCCGTAAGGATGTATCCCAACGGATCATCCTCCTGGCTGAAGACGCTGACGTGATCTTCCGGCGGAGGAGCGAGGAGAATACGAACGCCATCTCCTCTGCGCTTAATCTCACCGACGGCATGTTTGGGGAATTGTTGAAGATCTACGTCGTCGGCACGACCAATGTCGAGATGGACGAAATCGACCCGGCCATCAAAAGGCCCGGCCGCCTGTCCGAAGAGATCCATGTCGGGAGGCTGAGCCCGGAACGAACCGCCGCCGTGTACCGCCGCCTGAAAGAGAACCCCGAAGCCCCTATCCCCGAATCCCTCAAGCAGGGGGGAACCCTTGCCGAGGTGTACTCCACTGCTGAGGTCTACCAGAAGAAGAAGGTTGTCAAACCATTCCGCAACGAGGATGAGAGGCAGAGGAGTCCGGAACAGGACTCCTACAACCGTAGAGTTGTCCTTCAAAAAGCCCGTCGAATCGTCCATCGGGCTCTCAATCAATGGTCCCCAGGTTCCGGAAGCCTAGGAGAAAAGGGGTAACTCCGGGGCCGCCACAAGTAGGCCCTGCGAACGACGGAAACGTCAAGGAGGTCCCCGATGTTTTTCGATAGCCCGACCATGACCCAGTATCCTGGCAACTTCCGTCCCGTCGCCATCTCGTCGACGGACGAGCTGATCAACAACCCGGCCAAGGCCGATGAGCTGCGGGATGCTTTCAATGCTCACGTCGTGAATGACGGTCACTGGAAGGGTCGCTGCGTGGCAGTGGTCCCCGAAGACCAAGCGGATCTGGTAGCCGATGCGATGGTGTTCATCGGAGCCATCCCGGACGCCATCGTTCGCTGCGAGCCCTTCGAGGGTCAGTTCCTGAACATCGTGCTCACTCCCAGGATCGAGGTCCCCGGCAAGCCCGGCCACGTCGCCATCCACAGCCGGGGGTACTGGGCCCACGGCTTCTGAGGACAATGTGATCCACGAAATCCGCATCACCAACCCCAGCCGCTCTTCCGTCCCGTGGTGGTCCAAGGTGCCCTGGCTCCAGGGCAAGGACAAGATCGAGTTCAAACCTGGACTGAACATCATCTACGGACCCAACGGGTCCGGCAAATCCACGGTCCTCACCCTGATCGCCCGGATGCTCTGCTGCGAGCAGGGGGACGTGCAGTCCATCGGGGACTGGAGCACTCGGGATCTCTATGATAGGTCCAAGAAATTCCTCGACGGGGTCCTGCCCATCCATGATGGTGCCCCCATCATGCACTACGACCCCAGCAAGACAGTCGGCCTCTTCGGGGGATCGTTCGACTACGACTTCATGGACCAGGGAGTCGTGAACGCTTGCTACAAGGGCAGTACGGGGCAGACGGGCATCGTCCGCATGGCCCGACACCTGGACGCCTTGTTCAAGGGGCAGTGGCCCAAGGGAGTCGAGTACAAGGGGGTGTGTTCCGCCAAGAACCTGAAGAAGTCCAAGCCCGAGCTAGCTGGCTTCCTGAGAGGAAACCTTTCCAGGGGGATGGAAGCCACGGGGATCCCGACCATGCTTCTGGACGAGCCCAGCCGGTCGCTTGACCTCCGCACCGAGATCAAGTTCCTGGAAAGGCTGGCCGACCTGAAGGGGGTTCAGATCATCATGGCCTCCCACTCGACGATCGCCCTCAACCTACCGGGTGCCCACTACATCGAGACATCCGCCAACTACGTTGATACTGCCCGGTTCGATGTCACGTACCATATCATGAACTCCTTGGTCCGGGATCCCAGCCTGTTCGAGTTCTGGGTCAGAGAGACCCGTAAGAGGATGGGGGACCCCAAGTAACAGAAGGATGCACCCCATGAAGATCCGCCTCACCTTCAAGACCCCAGACGTTTCCGCCTACGCTCTGCAAGACCTCTACCTCCGCTTCAAAGACGAGGGTTTGGAGAGGGTCCAGAAGTCCATCTCCAAGTACACCCGGGATGACGAGTACCTCATGATCGAGACCGACTACAAAGACGAGGAGGAGAGGGAAGAGGCCTTGGAGAAGGCCCAGAGGGCCATCGCCAGGTACGTCCGAGACGATGAGTATCTCACGGTCGAGATCGACACGGAGACCCAGGAGATCCTGGTTGTGCCTGTGGTTCCGTAACAGGCCCTACGGCTGGATCGGGGCTGGCTGGCAGGGGGTTGGGTAGGGGAGGAGGGAGAAGCGCCCCTGAGCCCCTACAGCCACTCCACAGCGGGCTCCTTACTGCCAACCCCGTAAGTCCTCTGCCAGAAATACTCCGAAGCCTTGGGGTCGAGAGTCACCTGGACTTCTCCAATCTTCCCTCCCACTGCCCCCCTCGACTTGACCCGGATGGCCTCGTAGCAATGCTTCTCCTTCTTGAGGGTGCGGCGAAGGGTGAAGTCGGCTCTCTCTTGGAAAGTGGAAGGGTCGGTGTCCTTCACACTGGGATCCGGTTTCTGGTACACCCGCCACATCGGCGCCAGCTCCACGAAGGCGAACTTCTGCTTCCCGTCGTAACGTGCCTTCCCCAGATAGATGAGGGGGCGTCCCCCCTTGCTCAAAGGGGCATAGACCCCGCCGACTACCAGATCCTCCGACATCGTTTTGCCCCGGCTGGTTTGGGGGCAAAACTGCTCTTTTTCGGTCAGGTACTCCTGGTGCTGATCCGACCCAACCTCTTCCAACCGAATTTGGGATCCCGACACGCACCACTGGAACTCGGTATCAATCTCCGCTAGGGGACCCTTGGGAACACCTCGGGACAGAAGGATCGGCAGGAACACGTCTTCCCGCAAGTCCACCAGGTAGTCGTCCGGGGTCAGCACCTTCCACACCCGCCCTCCCTCGGTGCGAACTTCGGATCCCACCAGGCGGTACCCCCGCCTGGGGGTGTTCCTTGTGCGGACCTCTTCTCCGGCTTCTGGGGGGATCGGCAGGGGCTTCTTTGTGGTGGGGTCGTACCTCACGTTCTCCGCCCAACTCTTGGCCTTGGCATGGATGGCGGCGGACTTGCCCAACCGGCCATTGACCGGCCAGGCTTCCCTAATCTCTCGGACAGTGGGGACGTCGTAGGGGGGCTTACTGGGGGCCCTGAGATAGAAGTGAACCTCGTTGGGGATGTAGCCAATACTCATCCTGGGGAAACCTCCTCTTGTGGGGGTACTACTCCCCCACAAGGAACCGGACACCTACTCCTGGCCGATTACTCGGAACTGCTTTTCTGGCTCCCTCCACCCGTTCCCCGACATCCGCACCGTGACCTTGGAGCCCACCCGCAGCTTCCCCTTCTGGATGCAGGAGTTGCAGGCCCATACCCGCTTGTTGCCCTCCAAGATGAGCTGGGTGTACCCTTCGTTCCCACACATCTGCCTCTCGATCACGTCCCTGAATGCCCGGGCGGATTTGCCCAGGTAGACATCCTTGGTGGTAATCAGGCCGCACGACCCCTTGATGGGAGGAGGAACCCAGAACTCGCCCGAGAGGTACTGGTACTCGTGGAGCTTATCCAGCAGGATCTGATCCCTGGAGTACACCACCCACTCGTCGTTGCGGAGGGTTCCTCCCCTGCTAACCGTCCTCCCCAACTTGCCATGGATGGAGTCGTACCCCTCCTTCCGCAAGGCCTTCAGGTTCCACGGGTGGGGCGCATCGGCAACCTTGCTTTTCCCCAGCAAGACATCGGCCTCGAACACGTAGTGGGCATCGCCGCTTCCATTGCTGTACATCAACGCCTTGTTGATCTTTCCGAAGTAGATCCCGGAGCCGAACATGCAGCCCCGGCGGCCTGCCACCAGTCCTTGCTGGGTGATCGAAGCCACGTTGGTGGCTTTGGTTCCGTGGAACAACCGGGTGGGGTCCAACCCGATGGCCTCCCAGGCGTCCAGGAAGGCCTGCTCGTCCTCATTGGAGTTCAGCACCTTCCAGGACGCAACGCACTTGTAGCCGCTCTTGGCGGGTCCGCAGGGGGCGATAGCCTTGACCTGGACCTGACCCCACTTCTTGAACTCAACGAGGGGTCGGAGGTTCTCCGCCAGCGAAACGGGCGGTTTCACTCTCTCGGGCTTACGGTTGGCGTCACCCAGTTGGATGCGGGAACGTGTCTTTCCCATATCGTCTCCTTGGTTTCGCCGCCCTACTCGAAAGGGTTGGGGTTGTTACCTACTGGAGTAGCACAATCACCGGGTCGCAGGGGGACGAGATCCGAATCACCTGATCGAGGTTGGTCTGGGACAGAAAGGTCGAGCAGTCCACGACCACCATCTTCACGTTCAGTCCCCTCAGCCCCTCTGGGTTGTGGGATGACTTCATGCGGACGTTGGGGGGGCACATGGAACGGGGGGATTTGTTGTTGAGGGCCAGGAAAACCGACTCTCTCGGGAACATCTCTTCGGCCAACCGAAGGCCCATCGTGGTATGACCCATCCGCCGGCCAACGCCGAATCGCACCGTGCGGAACTCCTTGGTCCAGGATAGGGCGTCCATGTGGCTTTTTTGAGCCAGAACCTCCGGCTGGTTGGAGAACTCGATGGTTGCTTCCACCATCGTCTTCAGAGAGGCGTACAGGGATTCGTGGAACGACTCGGTAGGCATAGGAACGTCTCCTCTTCATTTTGACAGGGGTGGTATTGGTCACGGAGAGATCCTACCCATGTCACTTGGGGGTGGGTATCAAGTCCACCACTCTTCCCGTTCTTGAGGCTCTTGGAGGGGCAGGTAGCCCTTCGTCTGGGGGTCGTAGTAGCGGCGAAGGGGGGCCAACTCCTCGGTCGTGGGGACCCGGTAGACGGCATCCTTCGTGATGTGGATGTGACCCAGGTCGCAGGTCTGGGTCTCCTCAGGCTCGATAATGAACCGCTCCCAATCCTCGATGGTCACGAATCCGATGGAGTCACAGTTCGTCTCGTCGACGTGGTTCTCGAACGCCGAGGCTGCCCCACAGAAGGGGCAGAGGCCGTCACCCATGTGGGTGTCGGACATGGCGTCGGTGTCGTACCGATGCCCGTTCTCGCAGATGCGCTGGACGTACCCTTCGTAGCTCATAGCAAAGACCTCACCGGCTAAAGTCGATAAGGGTGTGGGCGTACTCCAGCTTCCGTGTCCTTGTCAAGCGAACACCCCTCTCCTTCTTGGAAGCCAGTTGGGTAGCAGGGATCCCAGTGGCAAAGGACAACGCCCCCCAGAACTCGAAACCAGAGAGATGCTCTAGCATGTTCTCAGTCACTCGAATGGGGACATTTCCCGAATTCAGAAGATGACACGCTGCACGACGAACCGAAGACGACACTTGCCCCACTCCCCCGTGATTCCAGGGGGAGAGCATCTCATTGATCTGGGTCTGGAACTCCGTCCCTTCCGACAGAAGTCGGAGGATACCGTAGGTGGCCTTGTCCCACCGCAGCTCTGGAATCGTTGCCGGGAACTTCTCCGTCACATCGGGCAATCCCGAAAGCAGGGGATGCTCCGTTGGGAGGGAGAGATCCCTAACAGAGGAGATTTCCAAACCAAAGAGCTCTGTCTGGTCCTTATCCAGAAAGATCTTACTGGCACTGTCCAAGGAGGTATCCATGAGAACTTGGAGCATCCCCTTGGCCCGCTCGTATTGCTCCCGGTCCAGATAGGACCGCAGAAGCTCCAGTTCTCGACGTTCCAGTTGGATCATCATCACTTACTCCCGAACAGGTCGTTATGGGTGAAGCTGTACGGGTGGATTAGAGGAGAGTGCCGCCCGTAGCTCAACCCTGCCTCTACGCACTTGAGGGCGTTGAGCAGGTTCATCTCCTTGGTGCCTTTCTTCTCCACTTCCGTGTAAAGGGAAAGCATGGTTGTCCCCTTGGTGCGGGAGGTTTCCCTGTACCAGTGAACAAAGCTGGGAAGCCGTTCTAGGATCGGTTCCAGGCCGTTGGAGCGGATGAGATAGAAAAACACCAGCAGCATCGGACGCTTCAGCAGCCACGGGTCCGGGACCTCGTGATCCACGTCGTCCATGAGCAGAGCGGCCTCCCAGACCCCTACCATCTCCGGATTCAGAAGCCCATCCTTGAGAACCTTGCCGAACTGGTAAGGGGTCATTCCCTCTTCGATGCCGGGCGTCTTGCCCCGGGTCTTCCCGAACAGGATGCCCTCCCGGAAGCACACCGAAAGACCCACGGAGAGGGATCTTGCCATCATCACAGCCTGGGCAGCATTGGGCTCCATCGTGAGCTGGACTTGAGGGATCGTCAGGTCTCGGGTGCCCCGCCCGTGTTGGATGGTGTTTCCTACCTTGTTCCCGTCACGAAACACGTTGACGAACCCCCATGTGACATCGGTGAGCTTGACCACGGGGAGGGGGTCCAACTTCGGCAAGTTACGGCCACGCAGATCCCGGCGGGCTTTGCTGAGCCGACCCTCCTTGTCAACCTTGTCGATGTAGAACAGATTGATGTTGGTGTTGTCGTCCAACATCGCCTGAACCACCGGGGAGTCCTCGTACTTGGAAACCAGGTGTTCGTCCACGGAGAGGGATTTCGACAGGTTCCAGATCGCCAAGACCTGGCGAGCCTGCGTCAGGGTCAGGTTTTTGTATAGGAACACCACGAATTGTGCCCGCAGGTTCTCCCGGCGGATGGCCGTCAGCCGCTGGTGGGAGTCAGCAGAGAACAAGAACTTTTGGCCGAACTCCGGACGGGTGTAAAGCGCCATCGCCGTGGGGTGGGTGCCATTCAGCAGAAAGCTCGCCTCCACCGTCTTGACCTGGGACTCATTTGGGTGTCGGTTGGCCCGACCACCGACCACGAACAGGTATTCCTCTTCGGAAAGGGATTGAGCCAAGCTATTCCGCTGCGCCGGAGTCATGGCCTCCACCGACTCGTAAGACAGGATGCGGTCCGCACGAACCTCCAAGCGGCGGATTTTCGGAACCAAGCCGGCGATCTCCCTACAGGAAGTCACTTTCCCGTATTCCTTGCCGAGACCGTTGGATCGCAGGTAGTCCTCGATGGAGGGGTACACCGCCAGGATCTCCTGAGTGCGTTCTTCGACGGTCTTTGCCGTGGAGTTGGAGATCATGAAGTGAGCATCCTCGAAGGACATGAACGGGAGTTTGATAGAGCGGGGTCGGAGCAAGGATTGCCCCCAGGTGGGATCCTTGGCGGGATCCTTGGCGGGATCCTTGGCGGGATCCTTGGCGGGATCCTTGGCGGGATCCTTGGCGGGGTCGTCGCCAGCATCCTCGATGAACATGAACGAGGTGCCGCTCAAGTCGGAGAGAAACGGCATGGCAGTGCTCTTCGGAGTGTTTTGTGGTGCTCTCATTGGATTACTCGTTTCGTTTTGGTTAGGGACCCCAAAGGCTTCACTATTCCACTATTCTACTTTGCTCTTCTCCGACTCAGTCGGGCTAACCCCCCACATCCGACTCAGCCGGGCCTTGGTGCGGGCCGCTCGCTCAGCAGTCACCTTCTCCCAGCCCTCGCCCAGGATGGGCATGTAGGTCTGGTAGCCCCGCCGGCCGGGGTGCCTCTCCTGGTCTTCCCTGGGCGGCTCAGCCTGGTTGTAGGGGGTGAGCTGCATCCTCTCGACCCAGTCCTCGACCAGCGAGCTTTGCGCCATCCAAGCCGTGAACTCAGGGTCCACTCCGCCGAACGTGTCCGGCCACCGCTCCGCCAGCCGGTTGAAGGCCCGGACCGCATTGCGGATCCGATTCCGGGTCTGTTCGTCCGAATGGGCGTCTAGCTCGGCCTGATTTTTGAACTGGAAAAACCCCTTGCGTTCCTCGGCCATCCTCGGATCCCAGTGGTCCTGGTAGGGGGTCAGGCCGTAGCGGATGATGTTCTGAAGCACCCGGTATGCCAGCTCCTGGAAGCTCGGGTTCAGGTACAGGCAGCGCTCGAAGGGACGATCCTCCGTCTCCCCATAGCCTGCCAGCCCGGCCGCCTGCATGAGACCGCTGTAACCCGGCGAGTAGGGATACCAGGGGTAGCGCCCACGGAACACCGGGATCTCGGCCAAGGGCACCGTGTCCTTGTCCATGTTCGTCACCGGGAACCCATTCTCGTGCCACTCCACCCCACTGCCGATGGTACACAGCAGGTGGTCGGCTGCTCGGACCACCTGCTGCTCCAGCACCCCCCCGTTGTACAAGTCCGACCCATCCTTGATAGTCTGGGCCAACACTTGGTGGGCCGTCAGGTCCTCGGAGAGCCACTGCTCCAGGTAGGTATCCGGGAACACCGGCTTGGCATCCCCCACCCGCCGGAACGTGCAGTAGACCTTGTCTCCACCGTCCTGACGCCCCGCTCCCGTGTGGTGCTTGAACTCGTACTCTCCCGGCTCGATCTCGATCACCGAGACCGACCCCTTCTCGATGAGGTCCTTCAGATCGATCTTTGCCCACTTGGCCCGGCTCTCGGCCAGATCCAAGGACATGATGGAGTAAGCCCACAGGTCCGTGAGGATGCCCGTCAGTCCCGTAACCCCCTCGGGAATCCTCTGCTCACCCATCTCCGATTCGTAGGCCCAGTTGGCAACGGTAAACGATCCGTCTGCCATCCGCCACACCGACGGGCAGGAGTTCCCCACTGAGCCCAGGGCCAGGCCCGCCTTGGCACACTCTGCTGTCCACTCGGCTTGGCCCTTCAGCGTGTTGATGCTCGAATGGTCCTCCTTGATGGGGGCAAAATCCCGCAGATCGTCGTTCACCAGCACCTTGCCGCTCGGGAAGGACAGCCGGAACGTTACGTCCAGGTTGCCCTCTGGGAACGGACACCGGGGTCCCGCCAGGCGAACCCGCTTGCCGTCCGTTTCCAAGTACGGCACCTGGCCGCAATAGGTGCAGTGGAGCCAGTGAGAGTGCCGAGGTTTGCCAATGGGCAGCCATTCACCGTTGGGCAGCCATTCACCTGCCTCGACGACCTCCTTGATCTGCTGCATCTGCTCCAGCGTGGGAGAACCCGTCCCCTCCACCCACCAGGAGAGGTCCGTCTCTTCCTGGCTAAGCACGCCACCCTGGCTCTTTCTGCCATCTCGGTTGTGGCCATTCCAGTCGATGTTCTCCCAGTCAAGCTGCTTCAACAGCTCAGCCAGCTCGGGGAACTTCTGGATCTTGCGGTTTTTTCGGTAGGTCCTCACATCCCAGACCATCGAGGCCGCCCGTTCCGGGTCCCGGATCATGTTCTGCGTCCTGATCTGGTAGGAGTTGCCCTCGCCGTCCTGGACCTTGACCAAGTCGTTGGTCTGGGGGTAGCCGGACGGAAACTGGGCCTGCAGCTCCTTGGCCGTCAGGTATCGCTGGAAGACCCCCTCGGTCAACGTGGGGTCGTCGATCAACTGCCCCGGCTTGCGGAACATCACCGGGATCCCCTCCTCCCACTCGTACCCCACGCCCTGGCACCCCTGAATCAGGGGTGCCCGATCCAGAACCCCGAGGGGTTCGGTCTGGACGGTTCCATAGCGGTTGCGGCAGACGGCGGATTGGCCATCATCCGAGTAGCGGAGGAACTCCAGGGTTCCACGGGTTGCCAGGCTCTGGATTCGGTCACCGGGAAGAAACATCGGACTACCTCTTTGGTGGTTCGCCTGTACTACTCGGGACGGGCTCTCTGTTACCCGTCAATCCCCCACGTTCTCCAGCATCTCGGCAAACACGTTGCCTTCTTTAGGAGTCATGAAGTGGTGCGGTGAGGGACCTTCGTACCGCTGACGGAAGACCCGCAGGGACGCCACAAGGGTCTCCCGGTCGACCTCCCGATTCGACAAGGCCTGCCCCCCTGAGTAGTTGGAGAACTCCCGCCAGAAGTCCTCTACGGGCCCGTCGGAGGCTGCCACGAAGCACTCTAGGTACACCAGGTACTGAGACTCGAACACGGAGGGGTGCCCCTCTCCGGCAAGGAAGGACTCGGAGAGGGACGCCATCTTGGACAGTAGCCAGGCTCTCACGCCGTCGGTCCTGGCCAGCAGGGATTCTTCTCGAACACCTCGTCGTAGATAGGCTCTCGGGTGAATGTCAATCCCGGGATCAGGCAAGCAACACGGTCGAACATAGCCATTCGGGGGGAGTAAACGTAGGCATCCTCCAGGGATGCGTACTGGTTATGGAAATAGACCACCTCGCTCAGCTCACCCTCGGCCACAAGTTCACGGGCTGTGAGGATCGCTTCCTCGACCCCCATGTCGGGCTCCGCCTTTCGGAAGGCACGAGCCACCCTCGGCACGTTCAGTTTCTCCCCAGCATTGCAGCAGAGGGCGGCACGGCACCCCGTCACGACCCGCTTGGGTTGGCCCGCCGAACTCTGCCAGGCCAGCTCCCAGAGCTGCATCCTCTCTTGGTGAGTCATGGCTGCCAATTCAGCAATCAGATCGTCACGGAACATGAAGATCTCCTTTCCAAAAATCTCCAACGCCCTTCGATTCGGCGGACGATCCTCTGGGTCACGTCCATGAGCGTTAGTGCCCTGTCGTCGGTAGGGTTGAGGCCAAGATCCCACTCCTTCAGTTCACGCTGTGCCTCCCCATAGGAGGAAGCCACTACGAAGTTGGTGGGGATGACATCCCAATCCTCTAGCATTTCCTCTAGGGGGCGGATCCCTAGCACGTCCACGGCCATCGTTCCGCTGGGGGATACGATGAAGGCGTGCATGCCCTTGCTCCCCTCCACCCATGCCGCCGGCCACCCCGTCATCTCCGACAGGGACAAGGCCAGCTCCCAACACCACCCTTCCGTGTACCGTCTCACCGTATCTTCGTTGAAGCCAAAGGCCTCGGCCCCTCCACCGTAGTGGCCATCCATGCGGGGGGTCATGGGGTGCCTCCTGCCAACCTTTCTCGGATCGAGTTTTCCAGGAAGTGGGATTCCTTCCCACAAGGCTGGAAATACACCACCCCGAAGGATTCCAGGTCCCTCGCCACCTTACTGTAGAACAGAGGGGTCCTCGATGCCCGCACGACACTGCCGTAGCCAGTGCCCACCACCTCAGGGATCTCCTTGTCCAGGAGCAGTTGGGGCAGCTCCGTAGAGCAAGGGTGGGGGTTCACCTGAACCCCCACCACCTTCACGGAGATCTCCCCGAGGGCATCCTCGGGGAAGTTGGGGTAGCGGGGCAAGTAGACCACCTTGAATTCCCGGCCCACCAAGGCCAGGGCGGTGGGGAGATCCGCCACCAAACGGCTCAGAACCAGCTCGGCCAGCTTCTGGTGGTGCTCCCAACCCTGCTTTCCGATCTCGGAGGACAGGTCGAAAGAGCTACCGCATGTCTCGCAGGTCCAAGTTTCAGCCCCTTCCGGAATGCTCAGCACCCCTTCAGGAGGGAGTTCAGTAAGCAGCATCGTTTCCTCCTCAGACCCGGCCACCCTGATAGTCGAGTCCGTGCTGGCTCTCGAACTCGTGGGGCAGGAAAGGATTGTACACCCGGGGGTTGACACCCCTCTTCCAGCACATGCGGACCTGTTCCGCCAAGCTGGGGGGAGGGCAGGCTCGCAGCAGGAACAGATCCACTTCGGGGTCCTGTACCTTCACGAACGCCACGACTTCTCGTGGCGGGATCTGGTAGCTCTTCACCTGAGCCCACTCCGGCTCATACTCCACCACATCGACTGGGATTTGGTACATGCGGGCCACGTCAGCCTGCATCTCCACCATTCCCCGAGTGTACTTGGCGCTCGCATACCCCTGAGAGTTGTAGGTGAACGAATACGCCCGATACAACTCAGCTTCTTGATCCCCTGCCTGGGGTCGGACACCCTCTGCGATCAGGGCTTCCAGCCTCTTGTCCAGGTCTGCCAACCTGGCGGTCTGTTCGTCTCGCAGGCGGTTCAGGTTGGCCTTGGCCAAGTCCAAGAGGGCCGGGTACCCCTCCCACTCCCTGAGCTTGTCCTTGCTGGGGACCTTCTTCCGACGGGGATAGGCTTCCCGCCACGCCTGTTCGACAGCGGCATCCAGCTCGTTCTGGAGGACTTGCAGGTCCACCATTTGGCGGGCTTCTTGGGTTTCCTGAGCCAGAAACTTGGCCTGGGCCCTCATCTCGTCCGTCGACATTGGAATCCCCTTCTCCGGCCGCTCGATGTTCGGCACCCTACTCGGCAAGGAGGCTGGGTTACCTCAGTGACGAATTTCGTCCGGAATGGTCCCAGTTACTGCCGCACCCCATGGATGTACCACTCCTGAAAACCATAAGGCCACCGGATAGCAGGGCCATCTTCCTTGTGCAGCAGACCGTTGAGATACCACGCTTGAAAGCCATTGGGTTGCTCAATGGCCGGCCCTTCTACCCGATGCCTCTGGCCGTTGAGCCACCATTCCTTGGTTCCATCCGGCCATTCGATAGCCGGTCCATCTACCCTGTGCCTCTGCCCGTTGAGGCGCCACTCTCGATAGCCGTCGGTCCCCACAATCGCTGGCCCATCTTCACAATGGACAAGACCATGACGGTAATACGTCTTCCCGCTGCTCGCTTCGATTGCGGCTCCCCCCTCTCGATGAAGGAGCCCATTCTCATCACGCCATTCTTTTCGCATTGCCTTCTTCCTTTGCTCAGGGTGCCTACTCACCAACCCGGAGGGGTTACCTGCAAAGGAAAGATTGGGATTGGATAGCCTTTGTTTAGAGGCAGGCCATCCTCTCAATAGAACAGGCCGTGGATCCACCACTCCCGAGTTCCGTCGGACCCCTCGAAAGCCGGCCCATCCTCTCGGTGCCGCTTCCCGTAGAGGAACCACTCCTTGCGGCCGTCGACCCCCTCGATCGCAGGCCCATCCTCTCGGTGTCTCAGACCGTTGAGGTACCACTCCCGAGTGCCGTCTTTGAAGACGAGCAGCCCGTCGGGGATCGTGATCAGACCCCTGTATTGGGCCCACCTCACGTCCAACCCGTACTGGGCTGCTTCCTTCACCACGTCGGGTGTGGGCTCGACACCCTCTCGATCCCTGAGGAACTCCTGAAAGAGTGTGACCTGATCCGAGCATGCCTTGCGAGCCACCAAAGTGTTGACAGTGATCATTGAGGGTTCCCCTCCTCAGATCGTATGAACTGTCCGTGGGTCCACCACTCCCGAGAGCCGTCGGCCCCCTCGATAGCCGGACCATCTCCACGGTGGAGCTTCCCGTTGAGGTACCACTCCTGGGTTCCGTCGGCGTACTCGACAGCAGGCCCATCCTCTCGGTGGAGCTTCCCGTTGAGGTACCACATTTTGGTGCCGTTGGCGTACTCGATCGCCGGCCCATCCTCTCGGTGGAGAAGGCCGTGGAGCCACCACTCTCGGGTTCCGCCGGCCCACTCGACAGCAGGCTCATCCTCCCTGTGGTACTGGCCGTTGATCCACCATTCCCTCCGACCGTCGGCCCCCTCGATAGCCGGACCATCTCCACGGTGGAGCTTCCCGTGGAGGTACCACTCCTTGCGGCCGTCGGCCCGCTCGACAGCCGGCCCAGCTTCTCGATGAAGCTGGTAGTGAACCCACCATTCCCGAGAGCCGTCAGCCCACTCGACAGCAGGCCCATCCTCTCGGTGCCGCTTCCCGTTGAGCCACCACCTCTTTGTGCCGTCCCTATAGATAATCATCCCGTCGGGGATCGTGAGCAGACCCCTGTATTGGGCCCACTCGACATCCAACCCAAGCAGGGCTGCTTCCCTCACCACGTCGGGTGTGGGATCAACCCCCTCTCGATCTCCCAGGAACTTCTGAAAGAGTGTGACCTGATCCGAGCATGCCTTGCGAGCCACCAAAGTGTTGACAGTGATCATTGAGGGTTCCCCTCCTCAGTTCGGGTGCGGACTCCGTGGGTCCACCATTCCTTGATGCCGTTGGCCCGCTCGATAGCCGGCCCGTCCTCACGGTGGCACAAACCGTGGCTGTACCACTCCTTGGTGCCGTCGGCTCCCTCGATCGCAGGCCCCCCCGCTCGGTGGAGTAAGCCGTAAGACCACCACGCCTTGGATCCCTCGGTGCCCACAACCGCCGGCCCTTCTTCTCGGTGAAGATAACCGTGGTGATACCAATGCTGAAAACCAAAAAGACCCTCGATTGCCGGCCCGTCTTCCCGGTGGAGCTGATTATTGGCCCACCACTCTCGATGGCCGTCTGCCACCTCAATAGCCGGCCCGTCCTCTCGGTGCCTCTGGCCGTTGATCCACCAAGACCGGGTGCCATCGGCCCCCTCGACAGCAGGCCCATCCTCTCGGTGGAGCTGCCCGTTGAGCCACCACTCCCGGGATCCATCGGCCCCCTCGTAAGCAGGCCCATCCTCCCGATGGAACTTCCCGTTGAGATACCACTCCTTGTGGCTGTCTTTGTACGTGATCTTCCCGTCCGGGATCGTGAGCAGACCCTGATACTGGGCCCACTTCACATCCAGCCCAAACAGGGCTGCCTCTCGGATCACCTCAGGTGTGGGTTCGACCCCCTTCCGGCCTCCAAGGAACTTCCGAAAGAGAGAGAGCTGATCGGGGCAATCCTCCAGGTTTTTCAGAATCCCTACCGTGATCATTTGCTTCTCCTCTCGGCCCGGATCCAGCGCCCGTTTACCCACCACACCCTGTAACCAGTGGGGGACTCGTAAGCAGGTCCGTCTTCACGGTGGAGTTCCCCATTGCGGTACCACTCCTTACGTCCGTAAGCCGTTTCGACCGCTGGCCCGCCATCTCGGTGGAGCTGACTTTGGAAGTACCACTCCTTGGTGCCGTCGCTCCTCTCGATCGCCGGCCCATCCTCTCGGTGGAGCTGGCCGTTGGTCCACCACTCCCGAGTGCCGTCGGCATACTCGATCGCCGGCTCCGACTCTCGGTGGGGCTGACCATTGATCCACCACTCTTTGGACCCGTCATTCCACTCGATCGCAGGCCCATCCTCTCGGTGGGCTTTCCCGTGAATCCACCACGCCTTGGACCCGTCGGCCATCTCGATAGCAGGACCGTCTTCACGGTGCCGCTGGCCGTGGGAATACCACCCCTTGGTGCCGCAGCCCCACTCGACTGCTGGCCCGTTCTCTCGGTGCTTCAGGCCGTGGAGATACCACTCCTTGTGACCATCCTTGAATTCGATCTGCCCATCGGGGATCGTGAGCAGACCCTGCTCCTTGGCCCACCGGACGTTCAGCCCAAACAAGGCTGCCTCTCGGATCACCTCAGGTGTGGGTTCGACCCCCTCCCGACCTCCAAGAAAGGACTCAAAAAGGGTCACCTGACTCTGGCAAGCCCCCCGGTTCCGGAGAGTTTCGATCGTGATCATCGGCAGGGCCTCTCAATTCGGGTACGCTGACCGTGGGCCCACCACTCTTGGGTTCCATCCTCCCGTTTGACAGCAGGTCCATCATCACGGTGGAGGAGGCCTCGGATCCGCCACTCCCAAGTTCCATTGGGCCATTCGATTGCTGGCCCAGACTCTCGGTGAGGTAGACCGTGGATGAACCATTCTTTGCGGCCCCCGGCAATCTCGACTGCCGGCCCATCCTCTCGGTGGAGAACGCCGTAGGAATACCACATTTTGGTTCCGTTGGCCCCTTCGACAGCAGGGGCCCCCTCACGGTGGAGAAGGCCCTTGACCCACCACTCCTTGGATCCCGAATTCCGCTCGACCGCTGGTCCCTCCTCACGATGTCTCACCCCGTGGATCCACCACTCCCGGGTACCACCGGCCCGCTCAACAGCAGGCCCATCCTTTCGGTGCCGCTGACCGTTGAGCCACCACGCTTTGGAGCCGTTGGCCCACTCGAACGCCGGCCCGTCCTCACGGTGCCGCTTCCCGTTGAGGTACCACTCCGTGGAGCCGTCGGCCCGCTCGATCGCAGGCCCATCTTCCCTGGAGACCTCCCCGTTAAGACACCAAATTCGGGAGCCGTCGGCCCCCTCGAAAGCAGGCCCATCCTCTCGGTGGGGCTTCCCGTGGAGGTACCACTCTTTGCGGCCGTCGTCCCGCTCGACAGCAGGCCCGTCCTCCCGATGGAGCTTCCCTTCGAGGTACCACTCCCGAATGCCGTCTTTGCACACCAGCAGACCGTCCGGGATCGTGAGCAACCCCTTGAGTTGAGCCCACCCAACGTTCAGCCCGTACAAGGCTGCCTCACGGATCACCTCCGGCGTGGGCTCAACACCCTCTCGATCCCTGAGGAACTCTAGGAAAAGGGTGGTTTGTTCAGGACAGGCATCGAGGTTCATCAAAGTGTTGACAGTGATCATTCGTCCCCCCTCTCAATTCGGGTACAAACCCCGTGGGTCCACCACTCCCGGTGGCCGTCGGCCCCCTCGAAAGCCGGCCCATCCTCTCGGTGGTGCTTTCCGTTGAGCCACCATTCCCGGCTGCCGTCGGCGTACTCGATTGCCGGCCCCCCTTCCCTGTGCCTCAGGCCGTTGATCCGCCAAGACCGGGTGCCATTGGTCCACTCGATCGCAGGGCCATCCTCCCGATGGAGCTTCCCTTCGAGGTGCCACGACTGAGAGCCATCCTTGTACGTGGTCTTCCCGTCCGGGATCGTGAGCAGGCCCATGTGTTGGGCCCACCAAATGTCCAACCCGTACAAAGCTGCCTCACGGATCACCTCCGGCGTGGGCTCAACACCCTCTCGATCTCCCAGGAACTCCCGGAAAAGAGTGACCTGGTCCGAGCAGGCTTCCAAATCAACCAAGGTCTGGACAGTGATCATTTGGGTTCCTCCTTAATGGGGATGAGCTGCCCGTGGCTCCACCACTCCCGGAAGCCGTCGGGACCCTCGATCGCAGGCCCCCCCTCACGGTGCCTCTGTCCTTGGAAGTACCACTCCTTCCAGCCGTCATCCCACTCGATCGCCGGCCCATCCTCCCTGTGCCTCAGGCCGTGGATCCACCACGACCGGGAGCCGTCGGCCCCTTCAACAGCGGGGCCATCCTCTCGGTGGAGCTTCCCGTTGAGGTACCACATTTTGGTGCCGTTGGCGTACTCGGCAGCCGGCCCATCCTCCCGGTGCCTCAGGCCGTGGATATACCACTCTCGGGAGCCGTTGGCCCACTCGTAAGCCGGCCCGTCCTCACGATGGAACTTCCCCTGGAGGTACCACTCCTTGGAACCGTTGGACCCTTCGATCGCAGGCCCATCCTCCCGATGGAGCTTCCCGTGGATCCACCACTCTCGGGAGTCGTCCTTGTATGTGATCTTCCCGTCTGGAATCCGCAGCAGACCCTGATACTGGGCCCACTTCACATCCAGCCCAAACAGGGCTGCCTCTCGAACTACCTCCGGCGTGGGCTCGACACCCTCTCGATCTCCGAGGAACTCCCGGAAAAGGGTGACCTGGTCCGAGCAGGCCTTGAGGCCTTTCAAGGTGCTGATAGTGATCATCGGCATGGTCTCTCGATTTGGGTGCGCTGCCCGTGGACCCACCACTCTTGGGTTCCATCTTTCCGTTTGATGGCAGGGCCATCACCACGGTGGATAAGGCCTCGGATCCGCCACTCCCAAGTTCCATCGGGCCTTTCGATAGCGGGCCCGTCTTCTCGGTGATGTAGACCGTGGATGAACCATTCTTTGAGGCCTCCGGCTCTCTCGATCGCCGGGCCGTCAACTCGGTGGAGTTGACCGTAGGAATACCACGCTTTGGTTCCGTCGACCCCTTCGACAGCAGGGGCCCCTTCACGGTGGCGCAGGCCCTTGACCCACCACTCTTTGGATCCCAAGTTCCGCTCGACCGCTGGTCCCTCCTCACGATGCCTCACCCCGTGGATCCACCACTCCTTGGTGCCGGAGGACATCTCGATAGCGGGCCCGTCTTCTCGGTGGAGATGGTCGTGGAAGTACCACTCCGAGCTGCCGTCAGATTCCTCGAAAGCCGGCCCGTCTTCACGGTGCCGCTGGCCGTTGACCCACCATTCTCGACGACCGTCGGCCCCCTCGAAAGCCGCCCCGCCCACTCGGTGGGCCTGGCCCTGGACCCACCACTCTCGGGAGCCGTCGGCCCACTCGACCGCAGCCCCGTCTTCACGGTGGAGACAGCCGTCGAGGTAATACAACTGAGAGCCGTCCTTGTACGTGATCATCCCGTCCGGGATCGTGAGCAAACCTTTGCACTGGGCCCACTCGAAGTCCAGCCCAAACAGGGCGGCTTCCCGCACCGCATCGGGCGTGGGTTCGATCCCCTCTCGACTCCCGAGAAACTCCCCAAAGAGATCCACCTGGTCCGAGCAAGCCCTGAGGTCCTTCAAATTTTGGATTGTGATCATTGATCTGCTCCTTCGGTTGGGGTGTGCTGCCCGTCGAGCCACCACTCTTTGTGTCCGTTGGCCCACTCGACCGCAGGACCATCCTCACGGTGCCTCTGGCCGTGGAACCACCACTCTTTGTGACCGCAGGCCCCCTCGTAAGCAGGCCCCCCCTCACGATGCCACCGGCCGTGGAGCCACCACTCCCGGGTGCCCACGGCAGTCACGACCGCTGGCCCATCCTCTCTGTGGAGATGACCGTCGAGGTACCACTCCTTGCGGCCGTCCTTGTAGACGAGCATCCCATCGGGGATCCGCAGAATGTCATGGTACAAGGCCCACTCAACATCCAGCCCATACAGGGCTGCCTCTCGGACCACCTCGGGCGTGGGCTCGACACCCTCCCGATCTCTCAAGAACTCTTGGAAGAGAATAACCTGGTCTCGGCAAGCCCCCAGGTTTTGAAGAGTCTGGGTAGTGATCATTGGGAATCTTCCTCAATCCGAAGGGACTGGGTAGTGATCATCGGAATTCCTTTCCGATCCGGATGCTTCACCCCGTGAGTCCACCACTCCTTGGTGCCGTCAGACCGTTCAACAGCGGGGCCGTCTTCACGGTGGCGTTCCCCGTTGAACCACCACTCCTTGCGGCCGTCGGCCCACTCGATCGCCGGACCCCCAACTCGGTGGCGTTCCCCGTTGAGGTACCACTCCTCGGTTCCGTTAGGAAGCTCAACTGCCGGGCCATCCTTTCGGTGGAGCAGGTCGTGGAAGCACCACATCTTAACTAAGGGAGACTCATAAGCGGGCCCATCTTCACGGTGGAGCTGCCCCTTGACCCTCCACTCCTTACGCCCATAGGCAGTCTCGATGGCGGGACCACCCACACGGTGCCGCACCCCGTGGATGTACCATTCCTTGCCCCCATCTTCCTGCTCGACAGCAGGACCATCCTCACGGTGGAGACGGCCGTGGAACCACCACTCCTTGATATCGTCGGACCACTCGAACGCTGGCCCGCCCTCTCGATGGAGCTGACCGTCGAGGTACCACTCCTTACGGCCGCCCTTGTAGACGAGCACCCCATCGGGGAATTCCAACAGCCCCTGGGCTTGCGCCCACTTGACATTCAGCCCGTATAGGGCTGCCTCCCGAATAACATCTGGTGTGGGTTCGATCCCTTCACGACCCCCGAGAAACTCCCGGAAAAGGGCCACCTGGTTGTGGCAGGCTTCGAGTCCGGTCAATGTCTGTACGGTGATCACTTGGGGCCCTCCTCGATTCGGGTGCGGACCCCATGGGTCCACCACTCCCGAGTGCCACTGGGCCACTCAACTGCCGGTCCGTCCTCCCGGTGGAGCAATCCACCGAAGTACCATGCCCAGGAGCCGTTGGACCTCTCGACAGCCGGACCGTCCTCCCGGTGCCGCTGTCCATGGAAGAACCACTCTCGGTGGGTTTTACCCCATTCGACTGCCGGACCATCTTCTCGGTGGAGTTGGCCGTTGAGCCACCACTCCTTGGTGCCGTTGACCACATCAATGGCAGGGCCATCTGCACGGTGCCTCACCCCGTGGATCCACCATTCCCGACGGCCATCGGCCCCCTCAACAGCCGGGCCATCCCCCCGGTGGAGCTTCCCCCCGAGATACCACGCCTTAGATCCGTCCTTGTAGAGGAGCATCCCGTCGGGGATCTGCAGCAGACCGTGAGACTGAGCCCACTCGATAGCCAAACCGTACAGGGCGGCAGTTCGGATCGCATCCGGAGTAGGCTCGACTCCCTGTCGACCACCAAGGAACTCTTGGAACAGGTCCACCTGGCTGAGACAAGCTCCCAATTTCTGCAAGGTCTGGATAGTGATCATGGAAAAGCCCTCTCAGAAGGTAGGGATGCGCTGGCCGTGGATGTACCACACATTGAGGCCGTAGAGTCCCTCGTAAGCCGGCCCATCTTCTCGATGCCTACGACCGTGGAAGAACCACTCCTTACGGCCGTTGGCCCATTCGACTGCCGGACCACCCTTCCGATGAAGTTGGCCCTTGAAATACCACTTCCGGGTCCCGTCTGGCCACTTGATCGCAGGCCCATCCTCATGGTGGAGTTGGCCGTTGAGATACCACACACGGCGGCCATCCTTGTAGACGAGCATCCCATCGGGGAATTCCAAAATCCCCTTGACTTTGGCCCACAGGATGCTCAGCCCGAAAAAAGGGCAGCTTCTCGGATCACCTCCGGAGTGGGCTCAACGCCTTCTCGACCTCCCAGAAACTCCCGGAACATGTCCACCTGATTGGAGCAAGCTCCCAACCTCTGAAGAGTCTGGATAGTGATCATCTCCTGATTTCCTCCGCTGCTGTCCCTGAACCTACCCTTCTTAGCTACCCTCGGCCCCCCCAACAACAAAAACCTTCGGCCCACCCGTTGTCGAGAGGCCGAAGGTTTTTCTGTTGAGCTACTGTTCTCCCCGCATGAAAGCCGGGGAGTTTTCACGGTGGGGGGGCCCTTCGAGGTACCATTCCTTGCTGTAGTCGGCCCCCTCGATCTTGATGCGCTCCCCGTTGACCCACCACTCCTTGCGGCCATCGGCACGCTCGATGGCCGGACCATCCGCTCGGTCCTTCTGCCCGTTGACCCACCACTCCCGGTCGCCGTTGGGCCGCAGGATAGCCGGCCCATCCTCACAATGACGTTCATCGTGAACCCACCACTCTTGGTGGCCATCGGGCCATTCGATGGCCGGGCCATCCTCGCAGTGGATCTGGCCGTTGAGGTAGTTCACCCGGTGACCGTCCTTGAACACGATCGGCCCATCGGGAAGTTGCAGCAGCCCGGCGTCCTGAGCCCCTTGAACATCCAGTCCGAACAGTGCGGCTTCCCGGATCACATCCGGAGTAGGTTCGACCCCTTCTCGATCGCCCAGGAACTGCTCGAAGAGATCCCACTGTCTGGAATGAACCCACAGGCCTTCCAACGTTTTACGGGTGATCATCTGACATTCCTTTTTGCTCAGTGCCGTTTTTTATTGGCTCCTCTGAGCCATCGTTCTGGGGTGCCTACTCAGCAGGGGGTTAGGGTTACCCGGAATTCTTCATCTTGGGGGAGAAACTGATAAGTCACATGATAAGGGGGGGCTCCCCCTCCCCCTCAGTGAGGGAGGCTGTTGCGATTGGCATTACCATTAACTCCCCCCGTCCAAGATCTGCAGCAGACTGAGGACTGGGGAGTCCCCCTCAGTTCGGATGTACTGCCCGTGGGTCCACCACTCCTTGGTGCCATCGGGTCGCTCGATCGCCGGACCATCTTCATGGTGCCGCAGCCCGTCGACCCACCACTCCTTGGTGCCATCGGGCCACTCAACAGAAGGAGCCCCCTTCACGGTGGGCTTTCCCGTGGAAGAACCACGCCTTGGTGCCGTCGGCCCTCTCGATCGCAGGCCCAGCCTCACGGTGGCGTTGACCGTGGACCCACCACTCCTTGTGGCCGTCGGCATACTCGACCGCAGGCCCCCCTTCACGGTGGGATTTCCCGTGGAAGAACCACGCCCGGGTTCCATTGGCCCCCTCGACCGCAGGCCCGTCTTCACGGTGGCGTTCCCCGTTGACCCACCACTCCCGCCGGCCGTCGGCTCCCTCGTAAGCAGGCCCATCTTCTCGGTGGCGTTCCCCGTTGACCCACCACCCCTTGGAGCCGTCGGGCCACTCGATCGCCGGCTCATCCTCCCGATGGAGTCGGCCGTCGAGGTACCACTCCCGCCCGCCGTCCTCGTAGATGAGCATCCCGTCGGGGATCGTAAAAAGGCCCTGATATTGAGCCCAAACAACATCCAGCCCAAACAGGGCTGCCTCACGGATCACCTCAGGTGTGGGTTCGACCCCCTCTCGGTCACCCAAGAACTTCCGGAAAAGGTCCACCTGGTCCCGGCAACCCGCCAACTTCTCCAGCTTTTCGATAGTGATCATTGGACTGTCCCCTCCTCAGTTCGGATGTACTGACCCTGGGTCCACCACTCTTTGCGGCCGTCGGCCCCTTCAACAGCGGGGCCATCCTTTCGGTGCCGCTGACCGTGGAGGTACCACTCCCGAGTGCCCCCAGCGTACTCGATCGCAGGTCCATCCACTCGGTGCCGCTTCCCGTTGACCCACCACCATTGGCGGCCAGTGCTCCACTCGATCGCCGGGCCATCATCTCGGTGCCTACGACCATCGAGGTACCATTCCTTGGTGCCATTGGGCTTCGTAACTGCGGGCCCATCGTCCCGGTGGAGCTGGCCATTGAGGTACCACTCTCGGGAGCCGTCGGCCCACTCGACAGCAGGCCCATCCTCCCGATGGAGCTGCCCGTAGAGCCACCACTCCTTGTGGCCGTTGTCCCGTTCGACAGCCGGCCCAGCTTCTCGATGAAGCTGGTAGTGAACCCACCATTCCCGGGAGCCGTCGGCCCTTTCGACAGCGGGCCCCTCCTCCCTATGCCTCTGCCCGTTGAGGTACCACTCCCGGGATCCATCGGTCCACTCGATAGCCGGCCCATCCTCTCGGTGCCTCTGCCCGTTGATCCACCACTCCTTGTGGCCGTTGGACCCCTCGACAGCAGGCCCACATTCACGGTGCCTCTGTCCTTGGAAGTACCACTCCGTGGAGCCGTCGGCGTACTCGACAGCAGGCCCATCCTCTCGGTGCCTCCGGCCGTGGACCCACCACTCCGTGGGGCCGTTGGACCCCTCGACAGCAGGCCCATCAACTCTGTGGAGCTTCCCGTTGCTGTACCACTCCTTGCGGCCGTCGGCCCACTCGATCGCAGGCCCATCCTCTCGGTGGAGCTGCCCGTTGAGCCGCCACTCCTTGGATCCGTTTTTGTATGTGAGCAGCCCGTCGGGGATCGTGAGCAGACCCCTGTATTGGGCCCACCTCACGTCCAACCCGTACAAGGCTGCCTCTCGAACTACCTCAGCCGTGGGCTCGACACCCTCTCGATTCCCCAAAAACTCCTGGAAAAGAACTACCTGGTTCCGACATGCTTTCAGGTTCCGAAGGGTGTTGACAGTGATCACTTGGATTCCTCCTCAGATCGTATGAACTGTCCGTGGATCCACCATTCCTTGGTGCCGTTGGCCCGCTCGATCGCCGGCCCGTCCTCTCTGTGGAGCTTTCCGTTGAGGTACCACTCCCGAGTGCCCCCAGCGTACTCGATCGCCGGACCATCTCCACGGTGCCGCTGTCCATGGAAGTACCACTCCTTCCAGCCATTGGCCCCCTCGACAGCAGGCCCATCCTCTCGGTGACGCTTTCCGTGGAGGAACCACGCTTTGGTACCGTCGGCCCTCTCAAGAGCGGGGCCATCCTCCCGATGGAACTTCCCGTGGATCCACCATTCCCGACGGCCGTCGGCCCACTCGACAGCAGGCCCATCCTCACGGTGAAGATGGCCGTGAGTCCACCATTCCTTGTGGCCGTCGGTTCCTTCAACAGCCGGCCCCTCTTTTCGGTGTCTCTGACCGTTGAGCCACCACTCTCGGGTGCCGTCGGCCCCCTCAAAAGCAGGACCATCCTCTCGGTGCCGCTTCCCCTGGATCCACCACTCTCGGGAGCCGTTGAACCTCTCAACAGCGGGGCCATCCTTCCGATGGAACTTCCCGTTGAGCCACCACTCTCGGGAGCCGTCCTTGAAGATAATCATCCCGTCCGGGATCGTGATCAGACCCTGATACTGGGCCCACCTCACATCTAGGCCGGACAGGGCTGCTTCCCGAATCACCTCAGCCGTGGGCTCGATCCCTTCTCGGTCACCAAGAAAAGACTCGAAAAGGGTTACCTGACATGGGCAGGCATTGAGGGTTTTCAAGGTCTGTACGGTGATCATTGGACTGTCCCTTCCTCGATTCGGGTACAAACCCCGTGGATCCACCACTCTTTGCGGCCGTTGGCCCGCTCAACCGCCGGCCCATCCTCTCGGTGCCGTTGGCCGTGGAGCCACCACTCTCGGGAGCCGTTGGTCCTCTCGATCGCCGGGCCATCCTCTCGGTGGGGCTTTCCGTTGATCCACCACTCCTTGCGGCCGCAGGCCCACTCGACAGCGGGGCCATCCTCACGGTGAACCTGATCGTTGGTCCACCACTCCTTGGAGCCGTCAGGCCACTCGATCGCAGGCCTATCCTCACGGTGTCGCTGACCCTGGATCCACCACTCTAGTACACCGCTGGCCCATTCGATTGCGGGGCCATCCTCTCGGTGGAGCTTTCCGTTGATCCACCACTCCTTTTGGCCGTTCCTGTACACGAGGATGCCGTCTGGAATCCGCAGCAGGCCGTGGGACTGGGCCCACACCACAGCCAGCCCGTACAAGGCTGCCTCCCGAATCACCTCATCCGTGGGCTCGACACCCTCTCGATCCCCCAAAAACTCCTGGAAAAGAGCTACCTGATCCGGGCAGGCATCGAGGTTCATCAAGGTCTGTACAGTGATCATCGAGGGTTCCCCTCCTCAGTTCGGATGTACTGACCGTTGACCCACCATTCCCGAGTGCCCCCAGCGTACTTGACTGCGGGGCCATCCTCTCGGTGGCGTTTCCCCCTGAGCCACCACTCCTTGTGGCCGTCGGACCCCTCGAAAGCAGGCCCATCCTCTCGGTGCCTCAGGCCGTGGATCCACCACTCCCTCCAGCCGCCGCCCCCCTCGATCGCAGGCCCATCCTCCCGATGGAGCTGGTCATGGATCCACCACGCTTTGGTACCGTTGGCCCACTCGACTGCGGGGCCATCCTCCCGATGACACTTCCCGTTGATCCACCACTCCTTGTGGCCGCCTGCCCCCTCGATAGCAGGCCCACCCTCACGGTGGAGCTTCCCGTGGATCCACCACTCTTTGCGGCCGTCGGCCCACTCGCCCGCCGGCCCATCCTCACGGTGCCGCTTCCCGTTGAGGTACCACCACTTCTTGAAGACGTCCTTGTAGACGATCACCCCGTCGGGGATCTTAAGCAAACCCTGGTATTGGGCCCACCAAATGTCCAACCCGTACAGGGCTGCTGCCCTCACCACGTCGGGCGTGGGTTCGACTTCTTCCCTCTCCCCGAGGAAAGACTCGAAGAGTTCCACCTGGTCCGAGCAAGCCCTCAGGTCCTTAAGGGTGTTTACTGTGATCATTGGGGTTTCCTCTCGATTCGGGTGCGCTGCCCGTGGTCCCACCACTCTTTGGTGCCGTCGGTGTACTCGACCGCAGGTCCATCATCTCGGTGAAGAAGGCCTCGGATCCGCCACTCCCGAGTTCCATCGGGCCATTCAATTGCGGGCCCATCCTTTCGATGAGGTAGGCCGTGGATGTACCACTCCTTGCGGCCGCCGGCGATCGAGAGAGCCGGGCCGTCAACGTGGTGGAGCTGGCCGTTGAGGTACCACGCTTTGGTTCCGTCGACATTTTCGACAGCAGGGGCCCCGTCTCGGTGGCGAAAGCCTTTGAACCACCACTCTTTGGATCCCGAATCCCGCTCGATAGCAGGTCCATCCTCTCGATGCCTCAGACCGTGGATGTACCACTCCAAAGTACCGCCAGCCATCTCGATAGCGGGCCCGTCCTCTCGGTGGAGAAGGCCATGGAAGTACCACTCCGAACTGCCGTCAGTCCCCTCGAAAGCAGGCCCGTCCTCCCTGTGTCGCTGGCCGTGGAGAAACCACTCTTTGTGGCCGTTGACCCCCTCGACAGCCGGCCCATCCTCTCGGTGTCTCAGACCGTTGAGGTACCACTCCTTGGAACCGTCCTTGAAGATAATCATCCCGTCCGGGATCGTGATCAGACCCTGATACTGGGCCCACCTCACATCCAGCCCGTACAAGGCTGCCTCTCGAACTACCTCAGCCGTGGGCTCGACACCCTCTCGACCTCCGGGGAACTCCTCGAAAAGGGTAATCTGGTCCGAACAAGCCTTCATGTGCCGAAGGGTATCCACAGTAATCATCGGCCGGTCCCCTCCTCAGTTCGGATGTACTGACCGTTGACCCACCATTCCCGAGTGCCCCCAGCGTACTCGATCGCCGGGCCATCCTTTCGGTGCCGCTGGCCGTGGATGTACCACTCCTTCCAGCCGTTGGCCCCCTCGACAGCAGGCCCATCCTCTCGGTGCCTCAGGCCGTGGACCCACCACGACCGAGTACCGTCGGCCCTCTCGATCGCCGGCCCATCCTCCCTGTGGAGCTTTCCGTTGACCCACCAAGACCGGGTGCCATCGGCCCCCTCGACAGCGGGCCCATCCTCTCGGTGTCTCAGGCCGTGGATGTTCCACTCCCGAGAGCCGTTGGCCCGCTCAATAGCAGGACCATCCTCTCGGTGGCACAGACCGTGGCGGTACCACTCCTTGGCACCGTCGGCCCCCTCGAAAGCAGATCCATCCTCACGGTGCCTCAGACCGTGGAGCCACCATTCCTTGGAGCCGTTGGGCCACTCATAAGCAGGCCCATCCTCCCTGTGTCGCTGGCCGTGGACCCACCACTCCCTCCAGCCGTCGGCCCACTCGAAAGCAGGCCCATCCTCTCGGTGGAGCTGGCCGTTGAGGTACCACTCTTTGGACCCGTCAGCCCACTCGATCGCAGGCCCCCCTTCCCTGTGCCTGAGGTCGTGGACCCACCATTCCCGGGAACCGTCAGCCCCCTCGAAAGCCGGCCCGTCCTCCCTGTGCCGCTGGCCGTTGACCCACCATTCCTTGGAGCCGTTGGCCCCCTCGACAGCCGGACCATCCTCCCGGTGCCTCAGGCCGTTGAGGTACCACCTCTTTGTGCCGCCCCTGTAGAAGACCATCCCGTCCGGGATCGTGAGCAACCCCTTGCTTTTGGCCCACTCAACATCCAACCCGTACAGGGCTGCTTCCCGGATCACCTCCAGCGTGGGCTCAACACCCTCTCGATCTCCCAGGAACTTTCGGAAAAGGGTGACCTGGTTCAAGCAAGCCCTCAGATTCTCTAGAGTATCTAGAGTGATCATTGAAGATTCCCTTCCTCAGTTCGGAGGTACTGGCCGTGGGTCCACCACTCTTTGCGGCCGTCGGCCCGCTCAACAGCAGGCCCATCCTTTCGGTGCCGCTGACCGTTGAGCCACCACGCCTTGGAGCCGTTGGCCCACTCGACAGCAGGCCCATCCTTTCGGTGCCGCTGACCGTTGATCCACCACGCCTTGCGGCCGCAGGCCCACTCGACAGCGGGACCATCCTCCCGGTGGAGCTGCCCGTTAAGACACCAAATTCGGGAACCTTCGGCGTACTCGACAGCGGGGCCATCCTCCCTGTGGAGCTGACCGTTGAGGTACCACTCCCGGGAGCCGTCGGACCTCTCGACAGCCGGACCATCCTCCCTGTGCCGTTTCCCGTTGAGGAACCACTCCTTCCAGCCGCCGGACCTCTCGACCGCTGGACCATCCTCCCTGTGGAGCTTCCCGTGGATCCACCACTCCTTCCAGCCGTCGGGCCTCTCGACAGCAGGCCCGTCCTCCCTGTGTCGCTGTCCGTGGACCCACCAAGACCGGATGCCGTCGTCCCCCTCGATCGCAGGACCATCCTCCCGATGGGCCTTCCCATTGATCCGCCACTCCCGGGTTCCGTCGGCCCCCTCGAAAGCAGGACCATCCTTTCGGTGCCTCAGGCCGTGGAGCCACCATTCTCGACGACCGTTGGCCCGCTCGATCGCTGGCCCATCCTCTCGGTGGAGCTTCCCGTTGAGGTACCACTCCTTGGAACCGCTAGCCAGCTCAACTGCCGGGCCATCTTCTCGGTGGAGAATGTCGTGGGAGTACCACATCTTAAGCCCTGGTCGGAGAGACTCGTAAGCGGGCCCATCCTCTCGATGGAGCTGGCCGTGGATTCGCCACTCCTTACGCCCAGAGGCCGTCTCAACCGCCGGACCACCCACACGGTGCCGCACCCCGTGGATGTACCATTCCTTGCCCCCATCATCTTGCTCGACGGCCGGGCCATCCTCACGGTGGAGCTGGCCGTGGAACCACCACTCCTTGATATCGTCGGACCACTCGAAAGCAGGCCCATCCTCTCGGTGGAGCTCTCCGTTGAGGCACCACTCCCGAATGCCGTTCTTGTAGACCAACAGCCCATCGGGGATCTGCAACAACCCTTGGGCTTGAGCCCACTTGACATTCAGCCCGTACAAGGCTGCCTCTCGAACTACCTCAGCCGTGGGCTCAACACCCTCTCGATCTCCGAGGAACTCCTGAAAGAGGATGACCTGATTGGAGCATGCGTCGAGATCCCTCAAGGTCTGTACAGTAATCACTTGGATCCCTCCTCAGTTCGGATGTACTGTCCTTCGATCCACCACTCCCGGGAGCCGCCGGACCTCTCGACCGCCGGACCATCCTCCCTGTGGAGCTTCCCGTGGATCCACCACTCCTTCCAGCCGTCGGCCCACTCGACAGCAGGTCCATCCTCTCGGTGCCGTCGGTCGTTGAGAAACCACTCTCGGGAGCCGTAGGCCCCCTCGACAGCAGGCCCGTCCTCCCTGTGTCGCTGGCCGTGGAGAAACCACTCTTTGTGGCCGTTGACCTCCTCGACAGCCGGCCCATCCTCCCGGTGGAGGTTCCCGCTGAGGTACCACTCCCGGTGGTCGTGGGCCCCCTCGATCGCCGGCCCATCCTCTCGGTGACGCTGGCCGTGGAGAAACCACTCTTTGTGGCCGTTGACCCACTCGACAGCAGGTCCATCCTCACGGTGCCTCCGACCGTGGAGCCACCACTCTTTGCGGCCGTCGGCCCGCTCGATCGCAGGACCATCCTCTCGGTGCTGCTTCCCGTGGATCCACCACGCTTTGGTACCGTTGGCCCCCTCGATCGCAGGCCCATCCTCTCTGTGGAGCTTCCCGTGGAGGAACCACTCTTTGCGGCCGTTGGCCCCCTCGAAAGCCGGCCCATCCTCTCTGTGGAGCTTCCCTTCGAGACACCACGACTGGCTTCCGTCAGAATACTTGACTGCAGGCCCATCAACTCGGTGCCGCTTCCCGTGGAGGAACCACTCCCGGCTGCCGTCGGCCCCCTCGATCGCAGGCCCGTCCTCACGGTGCCGCTTCCCGTTGAGCCACCACTCCCGGGTGCCGTGTTTGAATTCGATCTGCCCATCGGGGAATTTGATCAGACCCCGCTCTTTGGCCCACCGGACGTCCAACCCGTACAAGGCTGCCTTCCGGATCACCTCATGTGTGGGTTCGATCTCTCCCCGGCCCTCAAGAAAAGACTCAAAAAGGGCCACCTGATTCGAGCAAGCCTTCAGGTTCTTAAGAGTTTCGATCGAGATCATTGGATTGCCTTCTCCTCAGTTCGGAAATGCTACTGTTAGACAAAGCCGACAGTATCCCCTTCTTCTGAGGGGAGGAACACTCCGAAGGGTTACCCAATGGGGGTTACCGAACAATCCGAGATGGTTACCCCTGTAGGGAAATTGGCTAGGATGTTGCTGCTTTCTTTGCCACTATTAGGCTTTCCCCACAGCACTGCCGGATCCCGTTGACCCACCACTCCTTGGTACCATCGGCCCACTCGATCGCAGGCCCTCCCTCTCGATGCCTCACCCCGTTGAAGTACCATGCCCGGAAGCCATTGGGCCTCTCGATAGCTGGCCCGTCCTCACGATGGGGCCGGCCTTGGAAAAACCACTCTTGATGGCCTCGGCCCAATTTGATAGCCGGTCCAGCTTCTCGGTGAAGTTGGCCATTGCACCACCATTCTTGGTGGCCTTTGACCCCATCAATGGCAGGCCCCTCCTCTCGGTGTCTCCGGCCGTGGATCCACCACTCCCGAGTGCCGTCGGGCCACTCAATTGCCGGCCCGTCCTCACGGTGGAGTTGGCCGTGGGTATACCACGATTTGTGGCCGTTCTTGTAGAGGATTATCCCATCGGGGATGGTGAGCAAACCGTGTGACTGGGCCCACTCGATAGCCAAACCATACAGAGCGGCCAGCCGGATCACATCGGGAGTGGGTTCAACTCCCTCTCGGACACCAAGGAAATCCTCGAAGAGGGTCACCTGATTGGGGCAAGCCCCCAGTTCCAGCAGGGTCTGGATAGTGATCATGAGAGGGATCCCTTAATGTGTTGACCGTTGATATACCACGCTTTGATACCGCAGAGTCCCTCGAAAGCCGGTCCATCCTCTCGGTGCCTATAACCGTGGAAGAACCACTCCTTACGGCCGTTGGCCCATTCGACTGCCGGCCCATCCTTCCGATGGAGTTGGCCATAGGCATACCACTCCCGAGTCCCGTCCGGCCACTCGATGGTAGGCCCATCCTCACGGTGGAGCTTCCCGTTGAGGTGCCACACTCTCCAACCGTCTTTGTAGACCAATAGACCATCGGGGAAATCCAAAAGACCCTTGCCTTGGGCCCACAGGATATTCAGCCCGTACAAAGCGGCCTCTCGGATCATCTCGGGAGTGGGCTCGACCCCCTCTCGGTCCCCGAGGAACTCCCGGAACAACTCCACCTGATTAGAGCAAGCTCCCAGCTCCCGTAGGGTCTGGATAGTGATCATCTCTTGAATCCTCCCCCTTGCTGTTCAGGAAGACACCGTTCTTTGCTGCCTTCGAGCCTAGACAACAGAAAACTCCCCCTCGGCCTACCCGCTGTCGAGAGTCCGAGGGGGAGTTTTCTGTTGAACTACTGTTCTTCCATCATAACGGCCGGGGGGTTTTCACGGTGGGGCTTCCCGTGAAACCACCATTCCTTGCTGTAGTCGGCCCCTTCGATCTTGATGCGCTCCCCGTTGACCCACCACTCCTTGCGGCCATTGGCACGCTCGATGGCCGGACCATCCGCTCGGTCCTTCTGCCCGTTGACCCACCACTCCCGGTCGCCGTTAGGCCGCAGGATAGCCGGCCCATCCTCACAATGACGTTCATCGTGAACCCACCACTCTTGGTGGCCATCGGGCCACACGATGGCCGGGCCATCCTCGCAGTGGATCTGACCGTTGAGGTAGTTCACCCGGTGACCGTCCTTGAACACGATCGGCCCATCGGGGAGTTGGAACAGGCCGGCATCCCGGCCCCCTTGAACATCCAGTCCGAACAGTGCGGCTTCCCGGATCACATCCGGAGTAGGTTCGACCCCTTCTCGATCACCCAGGAACTGCTCGAAGAGATCCCACTGTACGGAGTGAACCCACAGGCCTTCCAACGTTTTACGGGTGATCATCTGACATTCCCCTTTTGCTCAGTGACGTTTCCTATTGGCTCCTCTGAGCCATCGTTCTGAGACGCCTACTCAGCAGGGGGTTAGGGTTACCCGGAATTCTTCATCTGGGGGGAGAAACTGATAAGTCAGATGATAGGGGGGGCTCCTCCCCCCCTTCAGTGAGGAAGGCTGTTGCGATTAGCATTACCATTAACTCCCCCCGTACAGGATCTGCAGCAGACTGAGGACTGGGGAGTCCCCCTCAGTTCGGATGTACTGCCCGTGGGTCCACCACTCCCTGGTGCCGTCGGGCCACTCGTAAGCCGGCCCATCCCCTCGGTGCCGCAACCCGTCGAGGTACCAAACTCTGGTGCCGGAGGCCCTCTCAATCGCAGGCCCATCCTCCCGATGGAGCTGGCCGTTAAACCACCATTCCCTGGTGCCGTGGGAATACTCAATCGCAGGGCCCCCTTCACGGTGCCTGAGACCATTGAGCCACCACTCCAGGGTTCCGTTGGCCCTCTCGACCGCAGGCCCTTCCACACGGTGGTTCACCCCGTGGACCCACCACTCAAGAGTGCCATCGGGCCACTCGATCGCAGGCCCGCCCTCTCGGTGGAGCTTTCCATCGAGATACCACTCCTTAGAGCCGTCCTTGTAGAGGAGCATCCCGTCGGGGATCTGCAGCAAACCCAGAGACTGGATCCACTCGACATCCAACCCATACAGGGCTGCCTCCCGAACCACCTCGGGCGTAGGCTCGATTCCATCTCGGACACCAAGGAACTCTTGGAAAAGGTCCACCTGGTCCTGGCAAGCCCCCAGGTTCTCTAGCATCTCGATCGTGATCATCTCCCCATCCTCCCCTCAGTTCGGATGCGGACCCCCTGAACCCACCACTCCCGAGTGCCGTCGGCTGCTTCGATCGCCGCCCCCCCCTCTCGATGCCTTTCCCCGTTGAGGTACCACTCCCGGGTGCCGTCGGCGTACTCAATGGCAGGCCCGTCCTCTCGATGGAGCTGACCGTTGACCCACCATTCTTTGGACCCGTTGGTCCGCTCAACAGCCGGACCATCCTCTCGGTGGAGTTGGCTGTCGACCCACCATTCTTTGGACCCGTCGGCCCACTCGACAGCGGGCCCGCCATCCCGGTGCTTCGTTCCGTGGACCCACCATTCCCGACGGGCATCGGCCAGCTCCACCGCAGGCCCATCCTCACGGTGCCTCTGGCCGTGGGTCCACCATTCCTTGTGACCGCAGGATCCCTCGAAAGCAGGCCCGTCTTCACGGTGCCACCGGCCGTTGAGCCACCACTCCTTGGTGCCGTATTTGAATTTGATTTGTCCGTCGGGGATTGTGAGCAAACCCTGCTCCTGGGCCCACCGGACGTTCAGCCCAAACAAGGCTGCCTCTCGGATCACCTCAGGTGTGGGTTCGACCCCCTCCCGGCCTCCAAGAAAGGACTCAAAAAGGGTCACCTGATTCTGGCAAGCCTCTCGCTTCCGGAGAGTTTCGATCGTGATCATTGGGATCATCCCCTCAGTTCGGGGTGCGAACCCCGTGGATCCACCACTCCCTGGTTCCGTTGGCCCACTCGACCGCAGGCCCATCCTCTCGGTGCCGCAACCCATGGACCCACCACTCCTTGGTGCCATCGGCCCCCTCGTAAGCAGGCCCATCCTCTCGGTGCCGCAACCCATGGACCCACCACGCCTTGTGGCCGTCGGACCACTCATAAGCAGGCCCATCCTCTCGGTGAAGTTGGCCGTTGACCCACCACTCCTTGTGGCCGTCTGGCCACTCCATGGCGGGGCCACCCTCTCGGTGAAGTTGACCGTGGAAGAACCACTCCAGAGTGCCGGTGGACCACTCGATCGCAGGCCCCTCTTCACGATGTCGCTGGCCGTGGAAGAACCACTCCAGAGTGCCGGTGGACCACTCGATCGCAGGACCATCCTCACGGTGGAGCTGGCCATTGAACCACCACTCCCGACTGCCGTCCTCGTAGAGGAGCATCCCATCCGGGATCCGCAGAAGATTCTGACCCTGAGCCCAAGCCACATCCAGCCCATACTGGGCAGCTTCCCGGATCATCTCATCCGTGGGCTCGACACCCTCCCGGTCACCCAAGAACTCCCGGAAAAGGTCCACCTGAGACCGGCAAGCCCTCAACTTCCGGAGAGTTTCGATCGTGATCATTCGGGACCCTCCTCAGTTCGAGTGAGGACCCCGTGGATCCACCACTCCTTGTAGCCGTCGGCCCACTCCATGGCGGGGCCATCCTCTCGGTGTCTACGGCCGTGGATGTACCACTCCTTGCGGCCGTTGGCCCGCACGATAGCAGGCCCATCCTCACGGTGCCTCCGACCGTGGATCCACCACTCCTTGTGGCCGTTGGCGTACTCCATGGCGGGGCCATCCTCTCGGTGACGCTGCCCCTGGATCCACCACTCCTTGGTGCCGTTGGCGTACTCGACTGCCGGACCATCCTCACGGTGGCGTTCCCCGTGGACCCACCACGCCTTGTAGCCGTCGGCCCACTCGAAAGCAGGACCATCCTCACGGTGGCGTTGGCCGTGGAACCACCACTCCTTGGTGCCAGAGGCCATCTCGAAAGCAGGCCCACCTTCTCGGTGGCGTTGACCGTGGAAGAACCACTCTTTGTGACCATCGGCCATCTCGATCGCAGGTCCGCTCTCTCGGTGGAGCTTCCCTCGGACCCACCACTCCCGGGTGCCGTTGGATCTCTCGATCGCAGGCCCATCCTCTCGGTGGATCTGACCGTCGAGGTACCACACCCGTAGGCCGTCCTTGTAGAGGAGCATCCCGTCGGGGATCTGCAGCAGCCCCAGTCCCTGAGCCCAAGCCACATCCAGTCCAAGCAGAGCAGCTTCTCGGATCATCTCCGGCGTGGGCTCGACCCCCTCCCGACCCCCGAGAAACTCCAGGAACAGAGCCCTCTGGTAAGGGCTAACCCCCAGGTTCTCCAGCTTTTCGACAGTGATCATTCGTAACCCCTCTTGATTCGGATGCGGGCCCCGTGGATCCACCACTCTAGGGTGCCGTCGGCCCACTCAACCGCCGGACCATCCTCACGGTGTCTACGGCCGTTGCAATACCATCCTTGACGGCCATCGGTCCACTCGATCGCAGGCCCATCCTCTCGGTGGCGTTCCCCGTTGACCCACCACTCTTGGTGACCATCGGTTCCCTCGTAAGCGGGGCCATCCTCACGGTGCCTTTCCCCGTGGAGATACCACTCCTTGGTGCCGTCAGCCCCCTCGACCGCAGGCCCACCTTCTCGGTGGCGTTGACCGTGGAAGAACCACTCCTTGGTGCCATCGGGCTGCTCGATCGCAGGCCCATCCTCTCGGTGGAGCTGCCCATTGACCCACCACTCCCGCCTGCCGTCCTTGTAGATGAGCATACCGTCCGGGATCCGTAGCAGACCCTGAGACTGGGCCCACTCAACATCCAACCCGAGTAGGGCAACTTCTCGCACTACCTCGGGCGTAGGTTCGACCCCCTCTCGACCCCCAGGAACTTCAGGAACAGATCCATCTGGTAAGGGCTAACCCCCAGCTTCTCCAGCTTTTCGATAGTGATCATCGGCCAGATTCCTCCTCAGTTTGGATGTGGACTCCGTGGGTTCACTACGACCGGGTGACGTCGGGCCCCTCGAAAGCAGGGCCATCCTCTCGGTGGAATTTCCCGTTGTGGTACCACTCCTTGGAGCCGTCGGGCCACTCGATCGCAGGTCCGTCCTCTCGGTGCCGCTTCCCGTTGCGGTACCACTCTTTGTAGCCTTTGGCCCACTCGATCGCCGGCCCATCCTCCCGGTGGCGTTTCCCGTTGACCCACCACTCTTGGTGACCATCGGCCCCCTCGACAGCAGGCCCATCCTCTCGGTGGAGTTTCCAGTAGAGCCACCACAACCTGCGGCCGTCGGACCGCACGACAGCAGGCCCATCCTTCCGATGGAGCTGCCCGTTGAGCCACCACTCCTGGGTTCCGTCGGCCCCCTCAACAGCGGGGCCATCCTCCCGATGGAGGTTCCCATCGAGGTACCACTCTTTGCGGCTGTCTTTGTACGTGATCTTCCCGTCGGGGATCGTGAGCAACCCCCGAGCCTGAGCCCACTTCACATCTAGGCCGGACAGGGCTGCTTCCCGGATCACATCCGGCGTGGGATCAACACCTTCTCGATCCCCCAAAAAGGACTCGAAAAGAGTCACCTGGTCCGAGCAGGCATTGAGGGTTTTCAAGGTCGGTACGGTGATCATCGGCCAGATTTCTCCTCGATTCGGGTGCAGACCCCAGGGGACCACCACGCTTTGAAGCTGTCGGCACCCTCGTAACCGGGGGCCTTCACGGTGGAGCTGGCCTCAGAACCACCACCTTCAACGGCCCGAACGGCCCAGCAGGGATTTTATAACCTTTGGTGTTGGACCTACCAGATGTTCATGGCTGCCTCCCGAATCACCTCGGTGTGGGATCGATCCCACAGCCCCAGCCATTGAGTCCGTCCCACAGCCCCAGCCATTGAGTCCGTTTAGGCCCCTCAATGGCTGGGGCGCCTCACTCATGCCGATTCCCGTTGAGGTACCACTCGACAGCAGGCCCATCCTCTCAATGCCTCACGATGCCGTTCTTAACTCGTGTTCATGGGTTGCCTCCTCTGGGACTTACAAGAGGTTTCGTCCTGAAAGGCCTACTCATAAGAGAGTCCGGGTTACCTGGATTCTTCAACACGGCGGGACTCGGTCGGCCGGCTGACTCCTCACTCTTGAAGGGGGCCAACAGCCAGTTGGAGGGCTGCTTCGATAAGGGGGGTTGGAGAGGGAAGGGCACCCCTCTCCGAGGGGGCAGGGAAGCCCACAGCAAACTTTGAGACCATCGAAGTTCACCCCAAAGTTTCGGTTCTGGCCTTAGCCAAACTCCCCCTGCAGAACTTTAGGGCTATGAAGGGGGGTTGACCCGCCCGTTTGGGGGCGGGATGCCCTACTGTTTCCTTGCACTTGGGGGCTGAAAGTGGTAGAAGTGCGGGACGATGAAACTTCCGGCACATCCCGATGTACGGAGGGAGGACGTAACTTGCAACCCTCGAAAAATCAAACCCGCCCCCAGACTGACATCGAACCCTCCGCCGAAGAAAAGCGAACCCCGGCGTCGATCTCGCTTGACAGCAGCGAGACCCTTCGCCTTCGGGCCCGTCACATGGACGGAAGCCACGAGGTGGTGGTTAGGTCACCCCAGCACCTGGTGTTGGTGCTTCCCGAGGGGGATCATGTCGTCTACACGTCCAAGAGGCAGCTCCTCCTAGCCCTGACCGGGCACGATCGTCATTGGACCTTCGAGCGGTACTTCCGCATTGGCCGCCACGCTCCGGCAGCCTCGAAGGGTGAGCCTGGACTCGACCTCATGATCGAGTTCGGTGTGGCTCAGACTCCCAACACCCCAGCTACTCGGAAGTCGGCCAGCGTTACCCCTCGTGGTACGGAGTCCCCCCGTAAGAGGGGCGGGGCTTACGTGGAGCCTACTGGCGAGCAGGCTCTGGTTACCGTGATCCCCGAATCGGTGAACGCCGCTCAGGCCGCCTTGGTGGTAGCCGAGGGGGTACTGGACGACAACCCGGAGCTAGGGATCGATCTGGTGAACAGGGCGGAGGAGGTCGCCAAGTTGCTGTTCGCTGGGTTCGGGCAGTGGATCTTCTCCGCCCGTTACGACCCGGATGATGTGCTCCAAGAGGTCTACAAAGGTCTGCTGGCCCGGAATGAGGGTCACTGCCCTTGGGATGCCCGCAAGTCCTCCTTCGGGCACTACGTCCACATGGTGTGTCAGGGGGTCCTGAGCAACTACCACCGGAAGCAGAAGCGCCGGAAGGAGTTCGAGTCCCCTGGGGTGATGGGGTATGGGGGTGACGGGGATTATGGGTTGATGGACGTGGCCTCCAGTCAGACCATCCCTGCGGAGCCCTCAGGGGCAGAGGAAGCCCAGGGTATGGCGGAGGCCCAAGAGGCGTTGACGGTGTGGCTGGGGGAGTCGGAGAAGTCCCACACGCAGGATGGGAAGATGGCGGTAGCCATTCTCCCGATGGTGTCGGCTGGGATGACTCGGTCGGAGATCGCAGAGCAGTTGGGGGTTTCGAGAGCGTCGGTGAGCCGGGGCCTGACCTACCTGAGGGAACAGGCCCGGCAGTGGCAGGGGGAGCTATGAGGCCCTGGCCCCGTGGATGAGGTTGGGAACGAAGCTGAGCCCCTTCAGCAGGGCTTCTTGTTCCGCTTGACGTTCCACCGTGCTGAACACGGTGTGCCCGTCCGACAGGTGCCGGACAAAACGCCAGGTCTTTACTCCGTCAGCCCTCTCCCGGAGGGCGTAGAGCTTCACGCTGTAGATGGGGAAGCTCAGGGTCCTTCTCCCCCTCTTGACGTTTGCCATGCGAGAGCCCATGCGTCCGCACGTGATGGCCATGATGGTGCTGCTCATTGTGGTGTCCTCCTTCCGTTCTGAAGGACCTACTCGCCACTCCCCCTCTGTTACCTAACTTCGACCCTCACAAGTCGAAACTTTGCTCCCCCGAAACTTTCAAGTCGAAACTTCGACCCTCACAAGTCGAAACTTCGCTCCCCCGAAACTTTCAAGTCGAAACTTTGGAAGTTTCTTGCAGTGGGCGACCAGTTGGCCCTAGTGACGGTGGACCTCAGCCTCGTAGGTGAGGCGGAGGTCCACGAAGGACGCCACATCGGGGTCCCCCTGCACGGCTTCTCGAATCACGGGAGCCGCCTTCTCCCACGTCCGCCAGGTCTGGACCTTCGCCCTCACCTTGTCTTCCTCGGTGGTGAGGGGCAGCTCGGCTCTTTTGGCCCAGTCGAGCCCTGGGGTGAGCAGCCTTCCGTTGCAGATCTCCTGGAACCAGGCCGTCATGATGCGGAGTCCAAGCGCTTGGGCTTGGGTCCGGAAGCGCTTGGTGATGGCGAGCCACATGAGCCCCCGGAGCTGGACAGACAGGGGGGTGTCCCCGGCCATGCACTCGACGAGGATCACGACGTTGTCCTTCTCTCCCTGTACGGGAGTGAGGGAGTCGAAGCCCCAGTCGGGGTGGGAATCCACCATAGCATCGAGGGAGAAGGCAGCGTCCTTCTTCTTGATGGTGTTGATGGCCATCCGGTGGAGCCAGGACCCGAGGGTCCCCGAGGCCAACCTGGCGGGGGTCTCCACACCGTGGAGAATGTTCTCCCTGGCGATGACTCCCACGGCGTGGAAGCGGTGCTTCCCGAGGCTCCCGTCCGACAGGAGCCCACTCATGGCCTGCTGGAGAATGTCCTCGGCAGTGACGTGCAGGATGCGGGAGCGGTTGAGTTCCCGCTGCACCCGGGCCATTAGCAGGGCATACATCCCTGAGTCCTTCTCGGAGAACCACGAATCGTCGGGCTGCCCTTCCAGCCGGATGCGAGCACACTCCAGGTCATGAGCGGAGCCCTTGACCCAACTGTACGGCTCCACAGCCGCCGTACCTTCGAGAATGAGGAGCCTTGCCAACTGGTCCATCTGCTGCATGTTCGCCCCCCGTCGGTTGGTAGCAGCCCCCGTACCATGGGGGGTGGCTTCCCCGCTGTCAAGCAGAAAAGTTGCGAAAGTTTGCGTGCCGAAGTGTCCTCGAAACTTTCAAGAGCACTTCTACACTCAAAGTTTGGCGTTAGGGCGCCCTTTGAAACTTTCAAAGGGCTTCTAGGTGCCGAAGTTCATGCTTCCCCAGGCCCCCACTCGAATCGGTGGGGGCCTCCGCACTCCAAGGTGAGCGGGTATCCCGGAACGGGCTTGGGGACCTTCATAGTGGCGGTTCTCCAAAGTTCCCCGTGTCTACTTGGCAAGAGGCCTTAGTTACCTCCCCAGCTCGAAACTTCCGCCAAGTTGCCGAAACTTTGATGAAAGTTTCGGCTTGAAAGTTTCGGAAGGGCAAAGTTTCGAGTTGTGGGGGTCGAAGTTAGGTAACAGGAGGTAGGTAGCGAGTAGGTGGGGTGATTGAAGGAGGAACATGATGGACATCTTCGATGACGGAGCCGCAGCCCCTCGCCGGGCGTACATCCGCCCTGTCCACAAGCGAGGTGAGAGTCTGGTAGTCCCTGAGTACGGCGCTCCCTTCATGGGGAGGGACGTGCTGACGGGTTTCGCCCTGACCACGGTACCTGGGGATGTGCTGGTGGACGAGCATGTGCTGGGGCACTTCGTGGCGGGTCGTGACGCCCGCCAGGAGGCCACGGAGACCTTCGGTGTGCCTGCGGACCAGGTAGGGTGGGGGGACGTGCTCTGGGTGTAGCTGGGGCCCTCAGGGAGGGGGGTTCCTCCCTCCCCAATAGGAAAAGCACAAGGTCACTCCTTACGAAACACCTACTCATCTGCCGGTCGAAGTTACCCCGCTCTCAGCAGTCGAAGGGGTGAACGCTCCTTACGTCTGGTCTACTCGCCGGAGGTACCCGTGTTACCCTCTATCTTCGAGGTAACAGCCTGTTCATTGACCAGTAGATAGGGCGTAGGGAGTGGGTGCGGGGTAGATGGTCCTTCGTGGGTGGTCCTTACGGGGTATCTACTGGCCATGTGTGGGGGTGTTACCCCCAATTTTCGAGGTAACCACCTGCCCCTTGACAAGTAGAGGGAATGCAAGGGGCAGGATGGGGGGCGGCGCATCGGTTTCCCTATGGGGCGCCCCTTACTCCTAGACTACTCGGCAGGGGCGGGGTTGTTACCCCCAATTTTCGAGGTAACAAGGCCCCTCTTGACAAGTAGATAGGGTGCAAGGGGCGGATGCCGCCCCTCCCCGCCTTCGGAGTGGTCCTTACGGGGTAGCTACTGGCCATGTGTGGGGGTGTTACCCCCAGTTTTCAAGGTAACAAGGCCCCTCTTGACAAGTAGGTAGGGTGCAAGGGGCGGCATCCGCCGGGGGTGGGGGGTGGGGTGGTCCTTACGGGGTGGCTACTGGCCATGTGTGGGGGTGTTACCCCCAATTTTCGAGGTAACCGCCTGTCCCCTGACCAGTAGGTGGAGCGTAAGGAGCAGGGAAGGCCATCCCAACGGGGGTAGCCTGGCGGCTGGACCCGACTCCTCACCTACAGACGTCGGAGGTTACCCGGCCCAAAGGGCCGTCCCGGCCTGTAGACGGAGGGGGCCGGGACGGCTTGCGGGTTCACTTCAGCATGCTTCTTCTCCTTGGCAGATGTGGTGTTCGGATCCCGCCGTGTGGGGGGGTCCTCGTTGCTATCGACTCCCCCTACTCGCCAAGGGGCTGGGGTTACCTCCTACTTGGCGGGTGGTAACAGCAGGGGAGTCATTAGTAGGTGCGGGGAACGATCCTAACTGGTAGGTGTGTCATGGAACCTCGAACCAAGTACCCCCGCACGTTCCACCTTCCGTGGTCCCCTGGGGCTACTGACGACGACAAGACCCTCTCGGACGTGGAACACTTCCAGGGCGAGCGTGTCCTGGTGACCGAGAAACTGGACGGAGAGAACACCACCATCTACCCAGACGGGTACCTGCATGCCCGTTCCGTGGATGGTCGGGCCCATGAGAGCCAGAACTGGGTAAGAGCGCTGGCAGCTAGCGTAGCGCCCGACCTCCCTAAGGGGTGGCGGGTCTGCGGCGAGAACCTCTTCGCCCAGCACAGCATCCACTACGATGCTCTGGGCAGCTACTTCTACGTGTTCGCCATGTACGACGAAGAGGACCGCTGCCTGTCCTGGGAAGAGACCATGGAGTGGGCTGCCCTTCTGGGGCTGGAGACCGCCCCAGCCCTGTACGAGGGCCCCTGGGACGAAGACGCCGTGAAGGCGTGTTTCTCGGGAGTGAGCCGGCTCGGAGGTGAGCAGGAGGGCTATGTGGTCCGGGTGGCAGAGTCCTTCCGGTACGCCGAGTTCCCTCGCAAGGTGGCCAAGTTCGTCCGAGCCAACCACGTTCCCGTGGGGGACAAGCACTGGAGGGCCAAGGCGGTGACCCCCAACCGGCTTCGATTGACCTCCCAAGCCGGCTGAAAAGTGCTAGTGGGGTGGTAACAACACCCCCGGGTTCGAGTAGCTATAGCGTGGAAGGGGAACAGACCCCCGACACACTCTTTGACAGCTTGAGAGAGAGCACGGCAGGCTTGTCTGGACTGCCTTCATAAGAAGGCAGAGCAGGGCCTGGGAGAGCGAAAGCTGAGACCCCCAGGAGCAGCCGGAAGACTGAACACAATGTAGGGTGGCTTGAACCAAAGAGCCAGGTCCACCGGCCAGTAACCGGGGACGGGAGCTGACCCCTCCCGGGACCAGTCCTAGGGATCCGTGACGAGCGGTGAACTGGAGAGCCCTACAGAGCCCCACGGGTAGAGGTGGGCGACGTCAGCCAAGCCACAACCTAGCATAGACCACGACCGGACGGTCCCCGCAAGCAGAAGGGAAGTCTGAAGCGGGGCAGAGTGGGCTTTTGAAGCCCCCTCTGAGCCATCTTAACCTACACCCTGGAGCCTCTGCCTGAGAGGGCAGGAGGCAGGGGTACATGGAGCCGACGGACGACAAGAGGCATACGGGTAGCTCCCGGAGCTGGGTCGAGACGGTGGGGACCCCCACAAGGGGGATCTCGGGAAACCGAGGACCACCGCAGCGCAGTCCCCCGAAGCCAAGGCGGACGGGTTGACTCAGGATCCGAAGAAGTCGGAAAAGGTTCCCTGAGTGGCCTGGCGTGCTCTCCCTCAAGGTGTCAAGAAGCTACCTAAGTCCGCTGGTGCCCCGGCGTTGTGTCCTCCTTCGTCGTTCAACCTGCTACGCCGGACACCCTTCAACCCCCGCTCTGGGATCGCCTCAGAGCGGGGGTTGTCGTTCTTGGGGGAGGTAACCCCCTCACTCTTCGCCAGTAGGCTTGTCGCAAGGCTCAGAGACCAGCGGTGCCTCTTCCCAAGGCTGCCGGAAAGGGGGTAACAGTCCCCTACTCCCCAGTATATCCGGTACCGCATTGACCTGGAGGTCCTGTATGAGTGCCATGACCATCGTCCTTGGGGACATTTCCGAGTTCAAGGGGGACGCTCTGCTGAACGCCGCCAACCCTCAGATGCTGGGGGGAGGAGGGGTCGACGGAGCCATCCACCGCAAGGCTGGAGCAATCCTTCGGAAGCGGTGTGAAGAGGTGATTGGCGTGCGGCACCCCTATCGGGAAAGCAGCCACAACCTGCCCGAGGGACCCCTATCAGAAAGGTACGTGACCCTCCGCTGCCCCCAAGGCCAGGTGCGCCCGGTACCGGCCACCGGCACGGGGCTCAGCGTGGGCTGGGTCCTCAACACCGTGGGGCCCATCATGAGCCCTCTGCGGGAGGAAGTGCTGCGTGTGGGAGAGAGCGTCACCGAGGACGAGGACGACGTGGTCGACGCCCTGTACTCGTGCTACAGCGGGGCAGTCACCATGGCCCAGCTCTTGGGCTGCAAGAGCCTGGCCGTGCCTGCCCTCAGCACGGGGGCCTACGGCGTGCCGCACACCTTGTGTGCGGAGGCCTGCATGAGCGTCTTGCAAGACGTCTCCGACCTCGACGTGACCGTGTACCTGTACGGCGACCTTCACCCCGCCGAGCTGGCAGCCTGGTACGAGGCGGCGGAATGGCTCGGCGTGACGGTGTGGGACCCCACGAGGACGGTACCCCTGCCGACCAGCGGGAGCTGAGCCTCTCCCCCGGCGCCCCCCCACGGGTTCTTGGGAGCGCCGGGGGAGGTAACTTCAGGGGCTCCGCAAGTAGGTACTACGGAACAAGTTGCGGGACAGAGTAGCTTGGCACAACTTTTGGTGGGTTACCTGTTGAAGGGTGGCCCAGGGCTTGCACACTCCACCAATACTTGGGGTGTACCCTGAGGGGGGTGGGGGTGCAAGCCCTGGGTTACCTGTTGAAGGGTGGCACGGAGCTTGCACACCCCCCGTGACTCGGGGTGTCCACCTGGGGTGGTGGGTGTGTGCAAGCTCCGTGCCAGAACCGCTTAAAAAAGGTGATCGGGTCCCCGCCAGCCCTCCAGACGGGGGATTGAATCTGCACCCAAAATGACATTGTCGAAGGCAACAGGGTTCGGATCAACGCTGAGAAGGGTAGTTTCTCTCACAGGGGGCGTCTGCTTTGGGGGTAGCGATGTGCCCATCCCCCCCAAAAACGACTCCCCGAGCCCTATTCCAGCGGGGTTTTCTCCCCAGAGGACGATCCGATGACCGATGCCGACTTCCAAAACCTTCGGTTCCGAGCTAGGTGTTGGCTAGCGTTCTTCCACGGTGTCCCCCTACTGGTGCTTCTGATCCTGCTCGTCTTTCACCCGAGCCTAGAAAACGCCCTGTTGGGGGCGGTGCTATCCTACTGGGGCACGTTCATGGTGTATGTGGGGGCGAGCGGGAACATGACGGTGATGGAGTACCGTCAAGAGAGGTCTTCCAGACTGCCCCCTGAGTCGTCTCACCTGAGTACAACCGGCCGCTAAAACTCTTCGTTTTCTTTTGGCATCCCGTCGGACCCGCATTTTTCGCCGGATTAATTTTTCGCTCCTGAAGGTAACCCCCTTAGGTCAGCCAAGTAGGGGGTGTGTACAGCGAAGGAGGACCGAGGATGGCCCAGAGAACCGACTACGTCATCGAAGACCGCACCCACGCCGCCTGGCCGGGACGGTTGCCGTACCGCACCTCCTCTTCTAAGAGGGGGTACCTCACCCGGGAGCAGGCAGAGGAACGGATCCAGGTGGTGGTGTCCCACTACAACTCCCACTACGGCTGTTCCCCTGGGGATCTTCGAGTGGTGGAGAGGACGGGAGACTGATCCCAGGAGTCAACCGATGCAACCCGAGACGATTCAGCAACATCTTGCGACTCTTCGGAACTTCTACAGGGAGGGTAGGGCCATCCGCCGCTCGGAGGGCTCCTCCTATGATGCTCAGGATCGCCGCTACCGTGCCCTTGGGGACCGGATGGTGGAGTGGGCGGAGCGGTTCGACTTGAGCGTGGCCGTGGCTCAGAGCCTGGAAGAGGCGGTGATCTACGCCTACGCCCAGGTGGTGATGTACTGCCACGAGACTGAGGGCATGTCGCCGGGCTGGGAGACGTTCTGCGTGCCGCCGGAGGAGGATCAGGTGAGCAGTGGGGAATGGCGGGTGTGCTGGGAGTCGGGTCCCTCGGATTGGGGGATTGCCGACAGCCTGGGTGCCGGGATCGTAGTGAGCCCCCGCTTCACGAGGGGGTCGGGGTGGTACACTGAGCCCTACTACAGCTTCGATCTATGCTTCGTTTCGGCATGATGGGTACATGGCCCCGGAGCTTGGCCCCGTCCGGAGCGGAACTTTCGGGACATGACCACCGAGGCCCAAGAGAGGGTCATTCAGGAGTTGGTTATGAGAGTCAAGGGGTATGAGCTGCAGCAGTTCTACAAGGACTGGCCGATGGGCGACGACTGGTATCACGAGGATGGGGATCTCAGCACCAACAAGAACGGGCTGATTCTGGAACCGGGGGATACCTACGATTTGGTAGACGCCATTGGGGCAGTCGTCTGGCAAGGTTCGGGCGAACCTCGGCATGGCGAAGGTGAAGGTGGATGAGGAACTGCTCCCCTTGGAACGGGCCTGGCGGGCGTGGAAGGCGCTGCAAGTGGCATGTGACCCGGAGAAGGAGGGGGCTCGACTCATCAAGAAGGTCCAGCCTCAGCGTCAGGACAGTGTGACGGACCAGCTTCGGACGGTGGTGGAGCTAGCGACCCGTGCGGGGTGCTACGACGCCGCTGACCTCATCAAGGCCCGGCTCCTCGGGTAACAACTCCCTCTATGCAAGTAGGTCCTCCAGAACGGAAGGAGGACCCCATGATTCGAGACCCCGAAGCCCTGTTCCAGGATCCCGAATACGCCTCCATCGAGGCGTTCGTGGAATACCTGTGCGATGACGATCGGGAGTTCTTCGATCACATCGACCTTCAGGCGTTGAACAGGAGCCTCCGGGTTCCGGTCCACTCAATCAAGAAGGCCCTGTTCGACTGGGGATTCTCCCTGTTGGTGCGGGAAAAAGAGCGGGAATTCCGGGGGTTCGACTCCAACGATCACAACCGATGGTATGGGAACCCTTGTGGTGGCGGTTCGGGGTGGGACAGCATCGTCGGGATGGCCCTAACGGCTCCTGGTCAATGAGAGGTAACCCTAATCCCAATCCCAAGTAGGTCCGATAGAACAAAAAAGGCGGGATCATGAAGCAAGATTTCACCAAGACCAGTCGGAGGGCCCCTGTGAACTGGCGGGACCTCCATGCTGCCACCTGCGATGGCAACTGTCTGGACCGAGATAGCAGTGAGTGTCCGGTGTTCCAGATGAACCAAGACTGGGTGTGGCGGGGAAACCCCCGTCTCCCGATGGACATCCAGTGGACGGACGGTGAGCGCAACTTCGGAACCTTCTACGACCGCTCCGGCCAGATCTGCCAGGTATGTCTAGCCCCGAACGAGCTGAATCTCGGAGTTCGGTGGGCTCTGTACGCCCCGGATGCCCGTCCTCCGTGGACGGACGAGATGTACGACAACCGGGACACGCTAAGTTTCTCCGACCCGAAAGCAGCATACCCGGCCCTGTTGGGGTTGCGCTACTTCCAGCAGAACGGCACCGTACCGGCGAACACCTGGACGTCCCGGGGGTTCGGGGTGATGAAGTTCGAGGACTCCTTGGGCCAGCAATGCAGTCTCCAGGACAGCTCTCTGGCGTCGGAGGCGGCCTGCTGGTTCGGGGTAGACACGAACTGTGCTGGGGATCAGGTGTCGATGCGGATGCACCTGACCCTGGACATGGTAGACGCCCTGGTACCCCTGTTCGAGCTGTTCGTGTTCCAGCCGGGGTCCAAGGTCACGGTAGACGCTCAGGCTCCTCTGTCCGAGCTGTTCGTATCCCAGCCGGCGCAGGGGGGGGATCACAGGGGGGTCGAGGGTGTGGTGGTGAGCTGGCATGACTCCCAGGGCCTGCGCTTCAACGTGTCTCTCAACGGGGAGGTCGGGTCCTACGCCCCGACTGACTTGGAGCTGGTGTGATGGCGAAGATCGTGGGTGAGGATCCTTCCGCAAAGAAGCGGATCACCTGTCAGAACTGCGGAGGGATCGTGGAGTACCTGCCACAGGACGTGCAGGAGTACAACGGTAAGGACTACAGTGGGGGGCCAGACGGCCGTAGGTGGGTCGAGTGCCCCCGCTGCCACAAGGACATTCTCCTGAGGAGCTGGTGACATGAAATACCTGGCGATCTTCATCCTGGTGTACTTCCTGTCGTTCCTGCTGGTGACGTTCATCCAGCCGGCTGGGGACCGGAACCCCGACTACTTCACGAACCCCGGGAAGTTGCTGACCTCGGACTTCTGGTACCGGGTCATCCTGTCCGGAGCGGTAGTGGGTTCCTACGCCCTCTGGACAGCCTGAAAGGGAGCAGATAGATGGAAACGGAAACCGGAAACAAAGAGTTGGACAAGATCATGAAGCAGTTCATGGACCAGTTCATGGTGATGTCCCCCTCTCAATTGGAGCAAAGTCGAGTGGACCGGCTGATTCGGTTCATGGAGATGGGTCTCCCGGCCATCATGATCATCAACGAGATGCGGCTCATCACCAAGGGGGTGCTTACCCGTTGGGGTCACGGTGACGTAGCGGACAAACTGCCGAAGTTCTCGTCGGCCATGTTCATGGCCGACGACGAGGACGAGGACGAGGCCCTAGCGGACAATCAGCCTGGGGACTCCTTCTTGCAAGCCCCGGACGAGGACGAGGACGAGGACGAGGACGAGGACGAGGACGAGGACGAGGACGAGGACGAGGACGAGGACGAGGACGAGGACGAGGACGAGGACGAGAAGTACGACAACGTCGTGCCTTTTCCCAGCCGCCGCCGGTAACCTCAACCCATTTTCCGGTAGCTAGTACCGGAACAGGAAACCCCGGAGATTCGGGGCCGAAGGATGGGAAAATGAACAACAGCGAATACACCCAGGAGCACATCAAGGCCGCCAGGACGGTGCTGGAGGCCACGTACTCCGAGGATCGTCTCAGGCACCTGGTCAGGGCCATGGTCCAGTTGCGGTTCCAGGCCGAGCAGGTCTTGGTGCCGGCCGCCGAGGACTTCTCGTTCATGATGGATCAGATCGGCGGGATCATCGAGAACGCCATGGTGGAGCTGTACCCGGGCTTCCTGGACAGCATGGCGCCCGTGTACTGCGCCCATCTAACCGAGGCCGATCTGGCCGAGCTGCTGCCGATGATCCAGTCCCCGATGTACCAGCGCTACCAGGACACGATCTACGACAGCACCCCCGCCATGTCCAGTTTCCAGGAACAGATCCTGGCCCGGACCTTGCAGAAGACGCTCAGCCTCATCATGAAGGAAGCTCTGGGCATCGAGGACCCGGACGGGAGCATCGCCTCGGACATCATGAAGGACGAGGGGCTCGCATCCCTGGGCGTGAGCCCGGCTCAGGGGGACGACAGGAACCAGCCCGTCGCCGCAGCCCAGGAAGGCGAAGACATCTTCGCTGGGCTTCCCGGCGCCAAGGTCCAGTACAACATCAACTGAGGCTGCGGCCCCCAGAACACGGATAAGGCGAAGTACCCATTGCGGCCGGGCCCCGGGTAGAATGGATCACCCAAGGGTCCCGGCCGCAACCCCTCTGAGAAATAAGGGTGGGGGTAGCATCTCCGCCGTCTTGAGCAAGAAGAACTACGGGTGATCCCGTTTTGCATCGGTCAGGGGTATCTGGTAGAGGTCCACGCAAGACCTCCCAGGGTAGGGCCTGTTGTTCCTGTGTCCAACAGGCTGGTACTCAGCACCTCGCACATGTGCCCCCCGACCCCCTCCGCTTTGTGTCCTCGGGTGCTGCTCCTCTCACCCGGGGGCTCATAAAGCGGGGGACCTCCTACCTCTGCGGCTGCCGGCAGGGGCCTCAATGTGCGACAGGCACCGGATCCCGGCGACGGGGCTGGCTGATAGGGTAGCGGGGGCCTCCCCGCTATCAGGGGTGATAGACCCCTCTCGGTTGAGCCAGTCCTCTGATCCTCTGAACCCCTAACAAGTGGGCTCCGTCGCCGGGTCCCCGGGTAACACCCACGCAGATTCGAGTATCTCTCCAGTACCTCCAGAGGAGTTCTTTCTGTGAACCAGTCCCGGTCGGAATGGCACAAGACCCAGTGGGACGAGCCCCCCAGTGGCGATTGAACCTCAGCCGGGCGTCTTAGTCCGCCTAACCCGTCCGTGGGAGTTCAAGCTCTACCTGTGCAAGGGGAATCGGCGGATGGCTGAGATGTTCGATATGGAGCCTCCGCCTGTCCTTCAGGCCTTGAGGGGGTCTACGGCATCTCCGGCGGTGTATTGGCCGGCGTTGGTGCGGTGGCGGGACTACCGGGACACCACCTTGTTCCAGGGGGCTAGGCTACGGTTCATCGACAGGTACACGGGGGGTTCGGGTGTGAAGTTCACCCACGATGTCCCTCGGAGAAGGTTCCCGGGTCTGAGGTTCGAGTGGATTCCGTTGGGGGTTCGGTTTTGGGTCACCGACGGTGATGCCGCCAAGATGAGGTTCATTCATGAAACGCTTCAACATCACCCTGGTGGGCATGGACTCAGAACCCCTTGAGCCATTCAAGTGTCCCGTAGTGAACGACTGTGGCATCTGGGGAAACTCCTGGTGCATGGTCCGCCTGGTGGCGGCGGAGAGTTGGGAGTGGGGGTCTTTGACTCTGGAGATCGATGGAGAGGGGGCCCCCCCTCAGCACTGGCTGGGCTACGAGCTAGACGCTCTGGGAAACCTTGACGGGGTTCTAGGGATGAACACCTGCCCTTTCGGGCTGATCTCCGAGCTGGAGACCTTCCTCTTGCAGAAGGGTATCTCCCCCGGCCAGGCCTTCTGGGTCGAGATGTCCTACTCCTGCTCCCAGGACTACTGGGGGGAGTGGGACTCAGAGGTGGTTTGGCACGTCGTGGGGATGGAACCCCGGACAGCAGAGCAGTCCGCCTCGGCCTGGGAAGCCCTCATTGGGCGAAAGCACCTTCTGTTCCCGTAAATCCGGCCCACCTCTCAAAAACGCCCCCTACATTTTTGGCCTTCGGCCTTCTAACCCGGTAATGGTCTACCCCGTTAGGGGTACAACAACCAGACACTCACAGTGAGGGGCACCCCTGAAAATGAAGCCTATCAACGAGTTTCGTGGCCCGACCCGCTGGCTCTCCAACTTCTGGGAAGCCCCTATCGAGTGGAACGGGAAAACCTACCCTTCAACGGAGCATGCCTTCCAGGCTGCCAAGACCGTCATCGAGGCGGAGCATGAGCTGATCCGCAACTCGGCAACCTGCCAAGAGTCCAAGCATAATGGGAGGCGCTGCACCCTCCGGCCGGACTGGGAGGACATCAAGGCCCAGGTCATGTACGAGGTGTGCAAGGCCAAGTTCACCCAGCACCCGGACCTAGGTGAGGCTCTGCTGGCGACAGGGTCTCGGGAGTTGCGGGAGGGCAATACTTGGGGGGATCTGTACTGGGGGGTGGACCTCTCCACTGGGGTAGGGCGTAACCAGCTTGGGGAGATCTTGATGCGAATCCGAGACGAGTTGAGTCCCAAGGTGGCCATCGAGAACAACGACGGGGAGATCGAACTGTCCAAGAGGACCTACCTCCCCATCACTGTCACCAGTGACTGCCCTCACTGTGGGGAGACGCTCACCATGGATCTGTCCTCCCAGTACCTGTCGTACCCGGTGACCAATCGTCCGTTCGACCTGCGGTTCTATCACGAGACAGACGAGGCGGAGCATTCCTGGACTCACCGGGTGGTCCTACGGGTTCGGCTGGAGCCAGTGGAGTGAAGATCCACCAGAACAAGAGGTTCGAGGACTCGGCCTTCCGGACCAACGACCCTCAGGCTCGGAGGGCCTATGCGGATTCCCCGCAGTTGCGGAAGGCGGTCAAAGAGATCTTCGGGCTCGACCGCATCCAGCTTCGTGACAATCCCGACCGCTACGGCATCGACCTGCTATCTCTCGACGGGACATATGGGGTAGAGCTGGCCCGCAAGGGGATGGACGACTCGAAGTGGAGGGACTCCTGGACGGACGGCAACTTCAGTTTCGACACCATCCACATCGAGCAGAGGAAAGCCATTGAGGCGGGGGATCTCTCCCGGGGGTGTGTGTATGTCCTTTTCGATCATCGGTGGGAGTGGGCGATTGTGGTACCCCACACTGCGGTCCTCCGCTTCATGAACACCCCCATCTCCAAGTGGTGTGAGAACAGTGGTCTCTCGGAGACTTACATCCCGGTCCCCGCCTCATTGGCCTACTATGTGAAGTGCAGAGAAGGACTGGAAGGTCCTGTCTTGAGGAAGGGCCAGCCCCTGTTGGGGCTGGCCCCCCTAGAGTACGGTTGGGTGCTGAAAGATGGTGAACCCGTCCACATCCAGGACGATGAGCGTGTGAACTTGGATTCCCTCCTGGAAGTTAGGTAACAGGAGGTAGGTAGCGAGTAAGTGGGGTGCTTGAAGGAGGAAACAGAGTGAACAGAATTACCGGCTATCGACAGGACGGAGAGCTTCTGAGGCTGTACTACAACCTCCGAGTGGGGTTCGGATACGTCTACACCTTCGGCAGTAGACGGCAAGTGTTCCTCCGCCGGCCCCGTTCGAGCCTCGACTGGGCTGCAACCCCGCCTGTCACGAATAGGATGGTGCTGAACTCCAGGCCCATCGGAAGCACCGAACACGACACTATCAAGTTCAAGGACGTGATGGATGTCCTCAATCTTCGGAGGATGTTCGATTGCCCTGGACTCACTGACATGCCAGAGGAGGACTTCGAGGCGGTCCTATCCGACTGGGAGAGGTGTCTGAAGGCTGGAGTAGTCCCCGGTCCGAAGAACGAAGAACTCATCCGCACCCTTCCGTAGCCCCCAACTGCTCAAACTAACCCCCAATGCAGGCCTACCTGGGCAGGAGGCCAAGAGTCTATCATTTAGCAGGGTTGGGGTAATCCCTCTGAGGGCTCTGTACTCATGGTGGAGGGGGTTCCCCACCATCCAGGATCCACACGGGGGAGAAGGCCCCCGTGTGGATCCTCCCCTTAACTCTGAGGCTCGTTACCCGACCGTGATGCGGAAACGAGGAGGATCAGCAGTCTTCAGGCGGGGGACTCTGAGGGAAAGCACACCCTTCTCCAAGAGAGCGGTGGTCCCTTCGGGGTCGTATTCCGTCCCGAGATCAAACACCCATGTCTTCTCAGGGCGGGGGTTCCGGCTGCCAGTAGCCGCAACCTTGACGTACAGCTTGTTGCCGGAGATATCAACGGTCACGTCATCCCTGACCCGACCCGGGAGATCGATCTCGACCTCGTAGGCAGCTTTCGTGGGGAAGACCTTCAACCCCGGCTCCCCACCAAAGAACCTGGTGACCTTCGGAGGGGCGAACAGAGCATCGAGCGGCCCTCCCTTGGTGACCTCAGGAGGAGGAAACGTGCCATCGAACACCCCTCCGGGGCCAAAGAACGAGTCAGCCAGCTTCTGACAACGATCACTCATGTTAGGGCTCCTTGCAGTGGATTCCGGTTACAGCGGGAAACTTAGGGTTTGAGGAAGAATTGTCAAGTGCTCTCGGTGGAGTGCCTATTGCCCCTATGAGTTGGACGAGAGGCGGATCTCTCGTCGTGGGAGGGAGGTTAATCCAATGCAGAAGCTGTTTGCAACTCTGCTTCTGGCTGGGCTCTTGCTCGGTTGTGGCTCAACCCAGAAGTATCTGCCGATCATCGACTCGTCTCTGATCGGAGCCAAAGGCGTGACCGAAGCGGGTAAGGCCCTGTCCGTGGCGGACAGAAACGTGGTAGCCTGCTACGTCACTTCTTCGTTCCTGACGGCTATCGGGGCGGCTCAGAGTGCCGTAGACGGATGGGCCAAAGGCGAGGCCACCGGAGTCATCCCCAGTGTGGAGGTGGACATCAACTCCTGCCTGGTTCTTCAGGAGAGCCCGATGGAGCCAGTTCTGGAGGCCGATGCGAAGGCGCTTGTTGACGCTCTATCCGGCAGCATCCTGCCGGCGGTCGAGTCCATCACGCTGCTGGTCATGGAGGGGAAAGATGTGTCCTGCGAAGACAAGGCCATCGCCAAGGCGGTGTTCTCCTACGTCAGCGCAGTGAAGGGTCCGCTGATTGAGGAACTGGCGGCCCCTGACGGCAGAGTCTACGTTCCGGCCGTGTCTCTGGAACCTTGCCCCTGACGTTCTGACCAGAACGTACTAGCAGGGCCCCCCTTTCTCAGGGGGGCCCTTTTTGTATCCGCTGAGGTCCGGCATATCCCCTACCGTGGCCCGGCGAGGGAGGGGGATCAGTCCAGACCCTCTTCCTTGAGGACCTTGAGGAAAGCCACCATCTTGGCCTTGTCGAGGTCGGTGATGCCGACCTGGGCCAGGCGTTCGGCGGCCCGGTCGATGCGGGACTGCTGGGTCACGTCAGAGGGGGTGCCTTGGAACTTGCGGGCGAGAGCCCGGACGAGGGGGTCTTCGCTCTCCAGGGCGTCGGCCGGCGTCGGGAACTGGTCCTGGATCTCCATAATCTTGTCCTGAACGGCCTCGACGATGGAGATATGGGAGTGCCTCCTCGAAAGCATCTCGGTGTCGTCCAAACCTTTGACCATCTCAGCCGCCACGCTCTTGGCCTGGACCCCGACGCCGTGCATCCAGGTCCCCAGAGCCGTCTGTTCGGCGGCGTACCGGACCAAAATGTCCGAGGGGTTCTCAACCTCCTCAAAGGTGCTGAGGCCGATGTGGCAGCAGGACTTGAGGTACCCGTCCAGACCGATGGTGTGAATGTGGGCGGTCTCGCCGTCGACGGCGACGATAACTCCGACCTCCCCGATCATCGGGATGTCCGTGATGTTGTCGGGCTGGGACGTGATCTTGACGACGGTTCCGTTCCTCATGCTTCTCCTTCCGGCGCTTAGCCATAATCAATTTCGCATCATCTACCGGACTCAGCGTGGCTGTTACTAGCCCTTTTCGATCTCTTTTCCGAACTCTTCGTCCAAGCCGTGCTTGGCCAGTGCTTGCTTGGCGATCCTCCGGTAGGTTGAGGTCAGCATCACCCAGAGTTGCAGGACCGGCTCCTCGAACAGCAGGGCGCACGCATCAAGGGGCCAAAACGTGATCCACCCCACAATCAACCCTTTGTGTCGGGCCGGAATCATTTTCCGGATCAGGGCTTCCTTCTCCTTCCGTACTCGATCGTAACCCCCAAGGGGTGCCTGCCAGAGCAGGCAGACTTCTGCCAGTTTGGCGGCCGTTCGTCTCATGCGGAAGAACCACCTGACCGAGGAGTACAGACCCCCGGCGACGAGGTACCCATGGAACACCCCTAGGGCGAGAGGCGGATTGCCCAAGATGACGGTAACGAAATCGAAGTCGAGCACAAAGTAGGACACCCCGAGTACGATGGCGAACGACAGAAACGCTAGGAGCGTCTTCTCCGTTGCTAGGCATCCCCGGACGAGCAGCCCCCCGGCCATGAACAAAATGATGAGTGTGGTAGTGATCATGAACTTCACTTCTCCATCTTGATGTTGACGAACAGGATGCCTTGGCCGATGGCATCCTCCAATGCTATGTGGGTGTGCTCCGGGAGTCCCTGGAACCACTGCTTGCGATTCTTGTAGGCCAGCCTCTTCGATGTCTGCCGGTATGGAGTTCCCAGCCGCTCGGACATCATGGTCTTCAGGTCCATCCCGGAGAAACTGAACGGTACCCCCGCATCCCCGAGTCCCCCGAACACGACGGTGTACCAATACACCCACATGAAATCGTAGGTGACGGGATACCCGATAATGACGGGGTGCCCAGGAAGCCCCCTGATCCACTCCACGAACTTGGGCATAGCCTCAGAGGGTTCTTGGAGGTCCTTGCGGCACGCCTCCCAGGCTTCAGGGTTCTGGGCCCACCAATCCATCACTTCCCTGTTCTGGTGGCACAGGGGCCAATCTTGTCCCATAATGGTGTGGAGGTTGGCGGTGAACGTAGAGACTGGCTTTCGGGGGTCTTCCGCCTCCAGATCAAAGGCGGCAGCCCCAAAGCTGAGCATTGATCCAAGGCCCGGAACTCGCCCATCGGCTTCCACGTCGATGCTTATGTAAATCTCCCGTTTCATGGTGGGCTTACCTCCGAAGTGGCGGGAAGTTCCCCGGCTAGGGAAAGAAAGGGGGATCCCGGTTGACAAGGCCCTCCAGAACCTCGATCCGCTTCTGGAGGGCTTGAGTTGCTTCGAGGAGCTGGATGTTTCCTTGTTCCAGTTCTTGGAGCCGGTCGGTGCGGAACACCCTGAAGGCGAAACCCGAGGGGATTCCGGAGGACACCTCCAGGGCCACCAAAATCACTCCGACAGTCCAGAGGATCAGGATGAGTTCAGCCGTCACGCTGACCCTCCCTCATGAACTGGCCGATGGCCGCCTCCACCAACTCGTCATCGGAGTGGGGATCGAGGATACAGGACTCGTCCGGGGTCTCGGATTCGGGGGTCACGATGGTGACGCCCATGATCTGGGCCACCTGGCGGAGGGCCATCTCCCGGCACATCATCTCACCGTGGTTGATCGGAGCCCCCTCTTCCTCGGAGGGCCCCTCTTCCGAGATCTCAAGGAACTTGCCCTGGGCGATGGTCAGCCAGTTCCTCTCGGGGGTCTCATCGAACCCGAAATCCTTGTAGTTGATTTTGGATTCGACATAGGCCGCACCCCTCTCCGTCAGGGGGAGCACCCCTCCGTCGAACACGAAGCCGTCCGGGGCCATGTCGTCCACTCGATAGGCGGGGAACTGGGAAGGAATCTGCCCCAGGAACTCGACCGTTTGCTCCGCCGACAGCATGAGATTGGTTCCCATGAGGTGAATGGCGATGTGGGGAGGGAGGACCTTGGCCCAATCGAAGGCCGCCTGCCGGGAGGTGAAAGCCAGGGGGCCCACGATGATCGATTCCTCGGGGTCGAGGGCGGAGTCTCCCAGGGATTCGATCTCTTGGTGCAGCTCGTGATCGTCCTTGCCCGTGATCTTGAGCATGATGGGTTCGACGGTGCCGATGTCGTTGCCATCCTCGTCCTTGGTGAAGACTTGCCGGGTCAGGAACCACACCAGCCCCAGATCCACCGTGGGGAGAATGGCCCTCTTCTGGCCTGTGATAGACCGGATGAGGTCCCCGTACTCGGCGGAGGCAACCACCTGAAGAGCCAGTGGCCCTCCGCAGGAGGCCATGAGATCCCGGGCCACCTTGGCGAGCAGGACGTTCTTGCTCGGGTCCTTCCGGGACTTCTCCAGGTACTCCGCCCACAAGGGGTCCTGGATGACGTTGACCCCCATGGTAGTGAGGGGGAGTGGCTTCTCACCGTCGGTGAGGATGATGTCGATGTCGGCCTGCCCGAGATGATGGAATAGGAACGACAGGAAGGTACCGACCGGCATGGTGCGGACGTGAACTTGCTCTCCCCACTCAGCCGTGTACTCATCGGCCCTGGTCTTGGCCTCACCGTGGGATGTGAAGGCATAGGTTACGTTCACCATCCTCCCGGAGACGCTCTGTCCCCGAAACACGATCCCGCCCTGCTCCGTGGCAAAGTAGAACACGGGGGCCTCGGCGATCTCCTTGAGATCGCCACGGAGTGCCCGGCGTTCCTTCTTGAGCTTTCCTGCGATTCCCATTCGTATGTACCTCTTTTGGGGGATCTGTGCGTGAAGGGGGCCCTGGGGCCCCCTCTCGTTTAACTTTGGGGAGGCCCCAGTCTTCAGACGGGACGGGTCTCCAAGATCAGGTTGACCAGGGCGTTCTTACCGCCGTGGATCTTGCTGGCCCCGACGATGTTCACCCGGTACGTGGCGTACTTGCGGAGGTGTTCCGTCGTGTAGGTCACCAGATCCTCGTACCCCAGGGTGTCGAGGAGATTGTAGAAACCCACCTCCGGCTCCCCCGGCTCCAGGGTACTCTCGCCCGAGTTGGCGAAGGAGTTGGGGTCCTCCTCGACCTTCAAGACCCCCTCGTCCCAGTCGTCCTCTTCCTCGTCGTCGTCCCAGTCGTCCTCTTCCTCGTCGTCGTCCCAGTCGTCACCCGGCTCCCCCTTGTAGTCCGAGGGGACAGCGGAGGAGATTTCCTTGCCCGGGTTGCTGAAGTCGAGGAACGGAATGTCTTCCCGGGTGACATAGGTGGACGGCAAACTTTCGCCGTTCCAGTACCCGATGACCGTGTATCCCTCGACCCGCATCTTCTGGTGCGTGTGGTCGTAGGGGATGCTGACCACATCTTTGGGGTCCACCAGGCAGATAATCACCCGCTGGCCGAAGCTCTTGGCGTACCCCAGGGCACCTACGTGAAACCCCTGGTGACACGCCGTGTTGGGATCGTCCGAGATGTTCTCCCGGAGCATTCGGGGGGAGGCACCGGGGCGGTTGTCGATGGTCCCCGTGTGGACGTCTTTGTATTCGGCCGTAACCCCCTTGTAGGCGAGGAAGCAGCCGTCGTACCTCGGGTCTCCCACGAACACGATAGGGATACCCAGGTGGTTCAGGAACGGGTAGAGCTGAGCCGTCGAGCGAGGGCTCGGGTTGGCACACAGCCGCAGCCAAAACTGGGCGAACCCCCTGGGGTTCCGGTTCTCTGCCACCAGCTCCAGGATGCGGCGGGAGATGGCCTCATCCACCGGCTCCCCCTGCCAAGTGATACGCTCCCCCTGAACCTCAAACCAAGTTCCCTCGGCCCACTCCCCGTTGGCCCAGGACTGGACCAGCGTCGGGATGGAGAGGGCCTTGCAGATGGCCTGAGCCGCTTCGTCCTGGGCCGTCTCCTCCTCGGCATCACCATAGGACAGGCATGCCGCCCGCAGGGCCTCGAAGTTGGCTGCCGTCCGGGTGGTCGTGATCGGCTCACCGTTCACGATGACTGTGACGGACTGGCCGGTGATGGTGTAGTCGTCGATGGAAGGTGTGCTCATTGGTTGTCCCCACTCTTTCTGTTGGCATCTACCAAGCGGATGTACTCAATCCAGTATTTCCTTTCGGGTCCCGAAAGGGCTTCCAGCATGTTCGTCCGGGCTACCTTAAGCAAAGGGTACTTGGGGTCTAGATCCGCCACAGCAGATCTACTCTTCGTCGCCCGAACGTTATCGGGTACTTTGGGGGTGGGCTGCCCGGAAACCAGGCAGAACGCCTTCGCCACCCTGAATAGCTCGTAGGTGCTGTCCCGGAACCTATCCCCCTTCGACTCCAGAAACTCCTGGGACCGCATCACCTGAGCGTAGAACCTGGTGGCCGGGTGACTCTGTCCCAGGCCCCGACACAACTCACCCACCAGGCGACGGAGTTGGGTGTGCCCTGCCCGAACGTTGTAGGGAGCTTCACGCAGCCAGTTCTCACAGGCGAGCACCTTGTAGTGGTGCTGGGTCAGGAAGTCCCCGAAGAACTTCAGACGCCAGTCGTAGTAGTAGGTCCCCGTGCAGTCTTCGGGCTCCACCGGCTTCTTCGTGGTGGTCTTGTACCCATATACCGGGGGCATCTTCAGCCCGAGAGTGGCGGCTAGCCCTCTGTCCTCCTTGAAGAGGTTGTAAAAGTTGTCCTTGCCGTAGCCGTAACTCTCGAACCGATCCAGGACCACGAAGACGTCCGTGTCCTCGGGGACTCGGTTTTCGGCCTTCCAGTATTCCGAGAAAGGAGACCCGAACCAGGTGTGATCCTCTGGGTTGAACACGAAGGTCCGCTTGCTGTGCTTGGGGTTCTTGGCCTGGGCCCATTTCGCCCTACCCGATTTTTCCGGGACGTAGACTTCGTCCCAGTACATGTCGGACAGCTTTCCGATGGGGAAACCCGCCAGATCAGCGGCCTCCAGGTACTTTTCGATCTCGGACTGAACCCCTTCCAAGTCGAAAGCCCCATCCCTGCGAGCTGCTTCAGTTGGCACGGCGATGACGTGATGAGCCTTGAGATAGGGGTACCCTTTCAGATTCCGGTCGTTATCCCGAATGTAGATCTTAGCCTCGGAGTTCACCTCGACACCCTGTCGAGGTGTCCGGGAGTCCGAGCCTGAGATCAGGGTGAACAACTTGGGCTGATCGGGACCCACGGGCAGGCCTTCCTTCGTGCGACCCCAGAGCTTGACGGTTTTGGCGAGCCAGGGAGCGTACTCGTCGGGGATCTGGAAGCCCAAGTCCTCAGCCATGAAGACGGCCTTCTTCCGCTTTTCCCAGGAGGACATAGTGTCCCCCTGGAGGCAGGCCAGCATGGACTCGATGTACTGGTCCACCACAAGTTTGAGCCCCTCGACGATGCGGGCCTTCGTCGAGTCACTGTACTTCAACTCTTCCCGAGAGGCATTGAACTGCACATCTCCGATCCCGAAGAAGATACCTCCGCCGATCTTCTGGAGGAGAGGCCAAAGACCTTCCCGGTCCAAATCTTTCTGGATCTGGTGCATGTCGATTTTATACGAGTTGCACCCCATTACCCCAATCCAGCGCCCCTGGTCGTTCTCGTTGAGGAACCCACCAGGTACAAGGTTCGGGGGATCCGCCAGGTTGATGTTGATTCGGGGCTGGGGGACATAGTAGCGGTACAGGCTCTGCGCCTTGTCCTGGAAGGACCACACGTCCGAGGCCTTGACTGCCAGCTTGATCTCGATTCCTGTTTCGGGGGGCTCCAGCTCACAGGTGCTGGCCCATCCCCAAAAGTCTTCTTCCACCCACTGGAGGAAAGGAAGAGGCTCGTCGTCCTCGAACCGGGGGTCCGGAGACCAGTTAGCGATGTAGTCCTGATAGCCATTGGCCCAGTACCCGGAATCCTCTGGGCAGGCGGAGAACACCTGTTCCGACTTGATGAGGACGCCATCCTCTAGCTCATCCACGAGGCTCGGAGGGCCGGATCCGTTGCTGAACTGGGTGAGATAGGCTCGTGCAAACTCGCCGTACATGGCAGCATACAGGAGCTGCATCTGGCCCATGTCCGAATCGTCAAGGACGGCCAGGTAGATCCGCTTCTCCCCCTTGTGCCAGGAGGTCACCGTGAAGCTGTCATTGTAGGCGAATCCCGACTTGCACCCCAGCCCCAGGAACCCCACCTGGCGGTCGGTGTCCCGTTTGCCAGAGGCTCCGTACTGGGTGTAGCGGTAGAACACCATGTAGTGGCTCATCCCCGGGCCGTGATCCCGGATGATCAGCTCTGGCTTCATGGCCGTGGGGATGTGAATCTCAATCGGGAGATCGTCCTTCCCAACCTCCCTGTGGGCATCCCAGGCGTTCGATCCATACTCCCGCAAGACCGCCAAGATCTTGTCGGAATAGATGGAATCCCGGAGGACCATCGCTAGATGGGCCTGGCTCTCCATGTCGATGCCGAACGAGGCAGCCCGGTGGTTCCGACTCGTCTGCATCGTCCGGTCTTGCACCAAAGCTCTCACGCTGCTTTCTCCTTCGTGGGGGGGGGCTGCCTACCTATTCGGCCGAGCAGTGCGGTTACCTCTTCAAAAAGGCGGCGGCGGCGAACCAGCCGCCTTGCTTTACAGTCCCGTGGGGTTTCCGACCTGACGGCCCCGTAACCCATTCCGCCTTGATGGCGACCTCCCAGGAGGGGTAATCGTCCCCCCCCTGCTGGGGGATATGGCGAACCACTCCATTGTTGTTGGTGGCCTCCACGCACCAAACGTGGGCCAAAAGATAGCGGGCACGCTCTCGGAGAAACGCCTCAATTCCGGCCGGCTTCTTCTTGGGAGGGGTCGCCTGGGCAATCTCCCCCTCGGCAACATGTTCTCCAAGAGTCTTCGTTTTGCTGATCATCCAAACCTCCGCTGTCCCCTCTGCCGAAGTTTTCTACCCCCCTCTACCGGAACCCCCAAAGTGGTTACCTGGTAACCAGCCCCGGTTTTCGGGTAGCTTAGGCATGAAGATACCTGCCCTCAACCTGGAGCCCTGGAACCCCTTCAACAACACGGTATGGGTTGGTCTGGACGACCCCATCACCCGAGAAGAAGTATCCCAAGCTCTGAAGGAGGGTAGACTACGAGAGCAGCCAGTTCCCCTGTGGAGCTACCGAGACCCACCCCCCACGAGGGAGGAACACATTGAACGTGTGGCCTACCTGTCCACCCTGGAGGAATGGGACCCCCTCAGCTTGGACGTAGGGATTCCCAGTATGGGATTCTACGTAGATTGGATCGTGCAAGACGGGAATCACCGGCTGGCAGCCCAGTTTTTCAAGGGGATCCCCGTGATCCAGGCCAATGTCTCGGGCTCGACAGCCTACGCCAGGGAATTGCTACTGAGGGACCCAAGAGCTTCCGAAGAGCAAAGCAACAAACAGGGGTAGACGCAGCAGCCTACCGTAGAATGGATTGGAGCGAAGCCTCATGATCACCCCAGAGGAGATCCTGTCCCAGATGAGTCGCCCTAGCATCTGGGCGAACAGGGTCCCCACATACACTAGCAAAAACCCCCTTGGGTTCAACTACTTGGATCCCCAGTCCGAGGATGTCCACCCCCTCGACATCACATATGGCTTGGCGGGGACATACAGGTACGGGGGGCAGTCTTCCCCCCGGGTGACCGTGGCGGAACACTCGACCCTGGTCAGTATCATCATCGAAAGGCTGTGGGGGGACAAGGTGGCTGCTCTAGCCGGTGGTCTCCATGACTCGTGCGAAGCCTATGGTCACGATATCCAGGCCACCATTCGGGGTTCCCTTGCTCTGAAACTCCCGAACGGGGAGATCATCTCCTGGTCCGAGCAGGATCGTCGGATCAACAAAGCGGTATTCAAAGGGCTCGGGCAAGACCCAGCCCTGCTGGACGACCCCCGAGTGAAGGCCGCTGATCTGCTCGGGGCCTCCTTCGAGAGAAGGGACTGCCTGAGATTTCAGGGAGATTGGGGTCTACCTGCCATTCCTCCAGAAATCGCAGACCTGCGAATGAAGTTCTGGTCCCCTGAGGCGGCTGAGGTTAGGTTCCGACTCCGTCTCGTGGAGTTGGGCCTACGGGGATGGTAACGTGGGCGTCAACGTCCATGACCTTCTAGACTCTATCTCCGGGCTTCGGGGGTATGCCAAAGATCTGAGGCACACCGTTTCCCAAAGCCCCTTCTCCTACGAAGAAAACCGATCTTTGGTCCCGATGGATGCCACGGACCTGGAGACCCTGGCTGAGTTCCTGGAGGGAGTAGCGGACGAGATCCAGAACCTCATCCCCAACCAGGCCATCTCTCTCAAACAGAAAAACCCCGCCGACCAGTAGCCGACGGGGTCTTCCCCGGAATCGTAGCTCAGCAGGAATCAGAAGTCAGCCCAACTCTTCCGTCCAGTACGATACTGAGGTTAGCCAGTCCTTCCAGGACTCCGGCATGTGCTCATCCCATTGAACCGGCATTGGATTACCGCCAGGCAAACTCTTTGGCTTATCCGGAGAGCGGAGCGGCTTCATCCCCGCCTGCTGTGGGGTGCGGTCGGCTTTCTTCTGGTTGCAGGGCAAGCAGGACACGACGATGTTCTCCCACAGGGTTTCCCCACCCTTGGAGGCGGGGGTGACGTGATCATAGGTGTACTCATCGAACTTGACCAAGTTGCCACAGTATTGACACCGGCCTTTGTCTCGAAGGTACACATTCTTCCGATTGAACTTCACCCCCTTGCGGCGGAAAACCCCAGCCACCCTGTCGAGAAAGCGGACGATGGACGGCATGGGCCAGCTCATCTGGGCCGACCGGATCACCTTGTCGGCATAGGCCTCGACGACTTCGACACGTCCGGCCCACATCCAGCCGAAAGCCTTCCGCCACGAGACCTTGGAGATTGGCCTGTACGTGTAGTCGAGTACGAGCGTGTCCATCATCCCTCTCCTTGGGCCCTACAAGGGGGCACTCGCTCTTATATGCAGGCACATGATCCTGGACCTCCGTTGACTGAACAAGTACCCCGGCGGGCACTCACCAAGATCAGCCGGGGGCTCCGGCTGACCCATTGTAGCTTGATCTGAACTTAGGGGCGATCAGTTCTCGTCGCCTACGAGGGGCAGCTCGTAGCGGATGTCGTCGTGAAACTGAAGGATCCTCCAGATGCGGTCATGAGCAGGAACACCCAACCGGAACTGGTCACGACGGGCAGGGTTGATCAGGAGAACCTCCGAGATCTCCCCCTTGGAAACCCCCTGGGGATCGTGGAAGGCTGGGATGTCCGTCAGCCGCAATCCTTCAGGAATGGGAAGCGTAACGAACAGGGCAAGGTAGTTCGACCGAGTCGAGTACGGTGGTCCAATGAGTCGAGGTACCCCCTCTAGGTCGAGCCCCAGTTCCTCCCGCACCTCTCTCCGGGCAGCCACCCTCCAGTCCTCGGCGTGGTCGATGTACCCCCCAGGGAAAGCCAAACCCCCGAGGAAAGGGGTCAGATTGCGCCGGATGGCGACAATTCCCCCCTCGCATGGGAGGACCATGTTAACGACGGGCCAGGGACTTTGGAAACACGGGTTCCCACAAGAAGTGCAGGTTCGAGGCCATGTCTCCACTTGATCGAAAGTACCCCCGCAGTACGGGCAGTGCGCCCGGTTCATTTTGTGGTACCTTCCCCCGATGAGGGGAGCTTGCTCAGGCCGAGCAGCCCCAAGAACCCCCGCATCTTGCCTACCAGCTTGAAGTCGTCTGAGTCGGGACGGTGGTTGGGATCCATATGCCATTCCTCGGTGGTGTTGGATGTGTCGTGGAACCCTCCGAACCCCCGCATAGACCCGATGAGGACCTTGTCCATGAGGGATGGCTTCAGGTCCGCCGAACCGGGGGGCATGTTCCAGTTGTTGTCCCACTTCTCGCCACGCTTGAACATAGCTCTCTCCTTGGGTGTCTTCCAACAGGTATGTGGTGTACCCGGGAAAAGGGTGAGGTTACCTGGGTGTGCCGTAGGCAAAGCCCAAAAAACCGATTGTCATACATTGGGACACCGCCGGCTGGGGGACCCTTCCCCCACCCTATTGTGAGATCTTTAAGGCCTACAAAACTCGGCGCTTTCGGGTCAGTGTGTCGAGTTCCCGGGCATGCAGTTCCCTTTCTTCGGGGTGTTCCACCAGATAGGCTTCTAGCTTGGCCGCTTTCTCCGCCCGGTGGGCGGCCATAGCGAGGGTTTCGGGAGGTGAACCGTGGCGGTCAAGAGTGTGGTTCAAAACATCCACGAACTTGAGCAACGCTTGGGCTAGCAGAACATCACCTAGTAGAGCATCATTGTGCTCCCTCTGAGATTTTAGGATGGTTGGAGACACCATTTTCCGGGCGTCTTCCAGATTTTCCACTTGGAGAAGCCCCAAAATCTCTTTCTGGGTGGTCTCCAGTCGGGGGATCAATAGGTTGTCGAAGAACTCAATCACAAGTCACCTCACGGAGTGCGGATGCGGACCACCATCTCAGTCAAATCGAAAGACCGCATGTTAGTCACCCGAAGTGTGGTAGTATCAACCCGACGATACTCAACATCCCCCGAGTTCCCCAGGTACATTGTGGAGTATCCTGGGGTCATTTTTCGGCGGAACGAGCTGAGGTCGTAAGCGATGCTCCAGACGTAACTGTAGGGGGGCCAGTCGTCATTGTTCGAGAAAACAGCCCCACGAACCCTCATCTCGTCTGCCCCTGACGGCTGGGGCATGGCAGCCCACACTGCACTGTCGTAGGTGATCTCTGTGGTAGCCAGAGAGTCGTAAAGCCCACCAGAAGACTGGTCCACCAATCCCTGCGGAGGCCCGTAGCTGACAGTCTCTGCCCCCCCAAAAACTTCTGGGACGTAAGTGGCCTGGACGCTGAAAGACGTTCCGAAAGTGATGGCTGTCACTAGGAAATCGCCGTTGTAGTTCGTAGTCCCTGCAATGGTCACCGTCATCCCTGGACGGATGGTGTGGCCGGAACAGGAGATGGTGACAATACCGCCACCCGCATCCACAGCAGCGGCGGCGTCCAGTAGATGCCCAACAGGAGTCAGGGTGGGGGCATTGATCCAATTTTTCCCGTTAGTCACATCCCCATCGAACCCAACCCACGCTACTCCATTGTAGTAGTACCATGTTGTTCCAGTGTCATTGCTGATCGCATACCGGACGTACTGGTTGGGGTATGTGTGGTATCCCGAGTAGGAGGGGCGCATCGACGTGATAGCCCCCCAACCAGACATGTCTGTCCCTGAAGGATACTCTGTTTTTGAGAAAGCGTTGGGGTCATCGAAGATGAAAGTGTACCAGTAGTTTTTCGGGACTGTATAGCCAGACCCGAGGTCTTCCCGGTTTAGCCAAGCACCGTTGTACCCAATAAAACCGTGGATGTACTCCACGGTGAATGTACCAGCACCTGGATCGGCGTTCAGCTCGACGGATCCAATCCCAGTTCCGTCTCCTGTCAGGGTCTTGATTGTGTAGATGGTGGGATTGCCCACGAACTTGATCTTGCAGTACGCCTGGACTCCTGGGTCCACAGCGCCATCGAACTCCCCAATGGCGGCTGCGCTACGGGTGAAGCTCCGCCCACTGACGTTCCTGTCGTCATATAGGATGTTCGGCTCTACCTCGAACCCCATAGTCCAATCGTTCCCGGAATCTCCAGGAACCAAAGCCCAGGAGGAAGCGTCAATCGCCTCCGAAGTGTATGTCATAGACACCGCAGGGTGAGTGATATCCTGGGAGGTTGCCGTCGGCAGAGATGCGATGTACTCGGTGGTGATAGTCTCACCGCCGCCTCCCCCCCCAGGAAGGTTCCCGAGTTGGACCTTTTTCTTGCTGTAGGCGTCTGCTGAGTCCTCGATGACCACGATGTCAGCATTGACCGGGGAACCCTTCTCGCTCAGCCCCTGGATCTCGGCGGACTCATCGAGAGAAACCTTCGGTTCTACCTTGTATGACATCAGTTCTCCTTGCGGGATCTGGGCCCGTCTACTGAGACGGGCCATAGACGCTCTACCGCAAGAAGATAGTACCCCCGGCAGGACTTGAACCTGCGACACCTGGTTTAGGAAACCAGTGCTCTATCCGCTGAGCTACGAGGGCAAGGTGTAGGCAGGGAACAGTTCGGAATTCCCCAACCTACGAGTTGTAATGTCGACTGAGCTACCTGCCTAAGATAGCCTGGCGGGCCATTTCCCCCAGGGCTTCCTGGGAAGGTAGAGGTTTCCCAAAACCCCTACTCCAGATCGTCGTAGCGCCCGCCTTGATGACCAGATAGAGGGGGCGCAGTACCGCCCTCATTTCGACCTGAAAGCCTGCGGCTACCAACCGATCCCGGGCAAGTTGGGCTTGCTTCCTGACGCAGCGGCAATAGACGATCTCGATCATGTCACCCCTCCTGAGGAGAGGGCGATAGCCTCTCCACCGAAGGGCTGGTCCAACCGGAATTGCGGAATGGGTCCCCCCGGCATGGTGTGGCCGGGGGGACCCCGCTCGGGTACTGGGGGAAGCCGCCCTTAGGCTCCTATCGGCACAAATGTAAAACGACCCGTTCCCCGTTGTAGCCTGGTTGTCAGAGCCCTCACCCATTGCTTCAGTCCAGGCACTGTTGCAGGGTTTACGCAGAAGCCGCCGGACTATGGGCACCCCCAGGATGCCTCAGCCTCTGCATGGGCCGGGGACTCTCACCCCACGCCAGCTCTCAATTCAGGGTCATGCTGGAGACCCTCTCAGAGGGCTCGGACCTCTCCACACCACACCGTGCTTCTTTGAGATCGTCACTGCCCCCCAATCACACCCCACTACTCGATCCCTGGGGTGTTGTTATCCCCTAGGCGGGGCGAACAGCCCACTCAACCCGAACGCACTTCCTATCTTGGTACCATTCCGTGCAGCCATCGGCCCGCTCAACCCGGATGCGCTCCCCATGGAGCCACCATTCCTTGGTGCCATCGCTCCGCACGACCGCCGGCCCATCCTCACGGTGCCTGAGGTCGTGGAGCCACCACTCCTGGTGGCCGTTGGCCCGCAGGATAGCCGGACCATCCACCCGGTGACGCTTCCCGTGAAGGAACCAATGCTGGGCCCCTTGGCCCCAGTCGATGGCCGGGCCGTCTTCCCGTGAAACCTCACCGTCAAGGTACCACACTCGACAGCCCATCTTGAAATCGATCGGCCCATCGGGGAGTTGAAGCAGGCCGGCATCCCTGGCCCCCACAACATCCAACCCGAACAGTGCGGCTTCTCGGATCACCTCCGGCGTGGGTTCCACACCCTCTCGGCCCCCGAGGAACTGCTCGAAGAGATCCCACTGCTGGCGATGGACCCACAGGTTTTCCAGCGACTTGAGCGTGATCATCTGTGTTCTCCTTCCTGTTCGGTGCCACTTCTTATTGGCTCCTCTGAGCCATCATCGTTCTGAGCCACCTACTCAGCAAGGAGGTCGGGTTACCTGGATTCTTCATTCTGAAGAAGAACCCAGAAGAGGGCTACGAAACTCTCTTGGATCCCGAGAGGGCCACCTCGAAGGACCGCTTCTCTCCGGTGTTGAGAAAACGCTGGGCGGCGACCGCCATCCGGGAGGCGACCGCAGCGAAGAAGGGGAGGTGATCCCCATTCTCGCATGTGGCTGCCCCTGGCTCTCCTTCCGGGTCCGGGGTGAACTCTTCGGTCCAGAGGCACTGGCCGAATGTCCCGTCAGCGGTCAGCCCCCCGTGCAGGCACGGGATATTGTTCTGCTGAGCGAAGGTCTGGATGAGGACCCTCACCTCGATGTTGTCTGTGCAATCGAGTAGGAGGTCGGCCCCCGACAGGAGTTGCCTGACGTTGGCCTCCGTCAGCTTGTTGGGGACCGCTTTGATGCGGACTCCGAACATCCCGTTCAGGAGCTGCTGCATGGCCAGGGCTTTGTTCCTCCGCAGAGCCATCCGGGTGTGAACCTGGCTCTGGGTATTCTTCTGCTCGACCTTGTCAAAGTCGATGGCTGTGATGTCGGCATCCCAGTTCCTCCCGAACAGAAGAACGTGGGAACCCAGCGCACCGGCGCCGATGATGATGACAGATCTCACCTGCTGCCTCCCTCCTCTTCAGAGCAGAGGATTTGGAAAGGACCAGTCACCGCCGTGCAATGATGGGCAGTAGCCTCCAAGGCCAACTCCACACGCTTTCTCCCCGGAAGGTTCAAGGCTCCGGTACTCTGGAGTGAGCCGTGGGCGAAATCCTCGCCAGCCCCCGCACAGAGGTAATCGTCGTGTGAGTCCGTGAAACCGTAATCGCTCTCGAACCGGAATAGCTTACCCTTGACGCCGACGATGAAAACCCCACTAGATTCCCTGTCGTTGTTTTTCATGGCATGCCCCCCATCCTTCATGATGCCTCGAATGGCATCTACGAAAACGGTGGACATCCACCGGGGCAAGTCGACACCCTCCGGGGGAGTGGGGATTTCCCCCCCGTATTGCAAGAGGTTGCCGATCCGAAACGTAGATGTGTGTCCCAGTAGAAAAGGCCCCCTGGCGAAAACCTTAGGCTGCCTCACGGGTTGGATCAGAGTACCACACACACCTGCGGAATCTCCTCCGATATAGATCCGGTTTGTGGACCTTTCGAGTAGCCCTACGATGACCGTCATATCGCTCCCCTTGCCCCTAAATGGTAGTGGTGTGCTCTTGGCGTAGTAGGTTCTTGTGGTGCTCCGAGACAATCTCGGACACCCACTCGTGGCTGCAATTCCGGCATCTGAAGGTTTGGTGGCTATTCAGCCTTCTCGTATCCGGGTCATGGACATGTAGCCCAAGTAACAGGGAAGAATCGCACTCAGGGCAATGGATTGCTTTGAATATCGTGATCATCCCCCGAATGGGGTCTTCGGTCGGAGGCTGAAGCGGTTTGGCAGACCATCCTTGGCGGGGTACCTCCCAACCTTGTAATCGGTCAGGTCGGCGGTATTGTCGGCAGTGATGCCGGTGACATCACCCGACCGCAGAGCCTCCTGTGCCATCTCGACCACCGAGGAGTCCGGCAGGTCGAAACGGACCGGGCTGTCCACCGTCCCCTGCTCCCCATTGTACGTGAACTCCAGAACAGCAAACTGCTCGCCCACTTCCATGATTTCGTTGTCCACCATGATGACTCTCCCCTGTGCCTGTAGATCCTACTCCCCTACCCGAATTAGGGGATCTGTTACCTGCCTGGGGGTCGATCGGTCTCCGGGTAACCACCCAGGTCATTGGGGCATCCGTACAGCACAACGTAAGCATGGAACGGGACCATGCCGTGACCCGGAACCTGGATAGCGATGGTGTTGCTGAGCACAGAGGGATTGAGGGTGTAAACCCCCTCCCCCAGCTTCTCCAAGACCCATACCCCCTGGTCGCCTCTTTGGGCAGTAGCCCCTGGAGACAGGTAAACGCTCAGAGCGGCGCCATTGTCGGCGATTTTGAGGATCAGCTCCCACCGATCCCCCGTCTGAACAATCTTGGCTGCAGGTGCGGGAGCCACCATGACGCTATCTGCCCAACGGGCCTTGATGTGAAGCACGGCGCTCATCGAGAACCTCCAGACAGAAGTCGAAGTTTGCTCAGGTCCTTCAACTGGAAGGGCGGGGGAACCTCCGAGTACTGGAAACTCTCTGGTCCGACCCAGGTGAACCAACGGATGTCGTCGAACGTGGCGATAGGCCACAGCAGCCGTTGGCCTAGCCCATTCTCCACTGCGGAGAACGTGGTTACGTCCGTGTGCGAGTACCCAGATCTCCCAACCCAAGGGTGAGTGTGGGCCACCCCCCCGAGTTGGCCGTCACCGTCCCCTTTGAGACGGTGACGCCAGAGAACATCCCAAAGGTCTTGGGAGTCTGGCAGGTATCCCCCGGAACGCCCCGGGGGGAGATGCCAGTGAAGAGTCCGCCCCTGGGTATCGAACACCAGGGCCGTCTCAATCGGAGATTCTGGGTACTCACTGAGGGTATTCACGGTCTACCAGTCCTCGTCTTCGATGTCGTCATCGTCATCATCGTCATCATCGTAGCGGTATTCCACATCCCCAGGGACGTGGCGCCATACCACCAGCCGATGGGTGTCCAGAGCTTCCTCAACCACGGAGGGCAGGCTTTCCAGGGTGAACCTGGTATCCCCCTTCTCCCCGGTAAGGGAGTCCTGTAGGCAAATCCCGGCATCGACGATGCGGAGGGTCCTTCGGTCAACCACGCACTCCAGCCGACGTTCCCGCACCTTGTACTGGACGATCATCTCGTGCCGTTCATACCCAGGCCGGGAGTCAAGCAGTTCGGAATTGGTCACCGCCAGAGCTGCCCTCGCAGCCAGCTCAAAGTCCTCGACGGCGACCTCCCGCCTTGCATTGGGACTCCCCATGCTTTCCCGGAGTTGGTTCATCCGGGCCGCCGCCTGGAGGCGGGCTTCTTCTTCGATCCGCTGCCTCTCCAGCTCCCTGCGGCGTTCCTCGGCCAGCCAGCGCTGGTGGGACAGCCATCGGAAAGCTAGGTCAAGTGGAGGGGTCACGTCCTTGATGCCGTCTAGGGAGTCCTTGCGATCCTGATACGCCATCTCAACTTCCAGTTCAGGACCCGCCGGGAACTCCTGCCGGACGTAGATGAGCTGCCCGTCTTCTCTTTCGGCCACGATAACCCGTGCGAAACGGTCCAGTCCTGGTTCAGCAAGATACACCGGGAGAGTCTGGTCGATGAGGAGGTTGGGATCCGGGGTGACACGAGCATTGTCCGGAATGAGCCGGTCACCCACCAAGTACCCCCGCAAGACAACCCGCCCCTTCTCGTAGTCGAGGTTTGGATCAGCTTCCCCCACCAGGCGGGCCTTCCGCCCAGCCGTCGTGACGAAGGTGTACCAGCCGTGCTCGGGGGGAACCCTTCCCTGGATATTCCAAGTACGGCCTTCTCCGTAGACCTGACGGCCACCCGTCCAGGGGAGGACTCTTTCGTTGCCTCCTTCCGGGGCCAGCAAGTCTTCCCAGCCCATCCTCAACTCCCCATGCAGGTGGTGTGAAGCCCATAGCTCCCAGGGACATAGGGGATGCCCACAGCTTCCAAGGCGGAGGCGATCTCTTGCTCGGTCGGGATCGCCGGCAACCCACTCGCCTGGTAGGCGGGAACCCCGCCCCACTTGGGATCCTCGAACTCTGCCAGAGACAGCCCTGCGAGCATCACCCGGTTGCGGAGGTTGTCATAGAAAAACCACAGCCCCAAGCCGTCAGGCAACAGTTGACTGAGGTTTCCGCCGTAGAGGAAATCGTACACGTCCAGATCGGGCCCCAGCTTGGCGACCTGAGCCACCATCTCCTTCGAGATCTCTTTGGTCTTCCTCGGCTGAGGCCTTTCGAGGCCACAGGAGGGGCAGAATTGAGCGTCCTGGTTCTTCGAGTGATGGCACCACTCCGGGATGTGTGTCACCTGGGTGAACACCCAATCTAGAGGGACCTCGACCCCGATCACCACTGCCATTGAATAGCTGACACCCATAGTAGCACTCCTGAAAAAAGTAGTGGGAGGTGGATTTGAACCACCGTCATTCCAAACCTTTGCCGGGGACTGTCGTACATCGAGAGATGTGGCACAGTTAACTAAATTTTTATTCGGCGAGGCTCACTGCCAGCAGTGAAGCTGGAGTTCCGGCCCCCCACTCTCCCAAATGCACCAGCAATCCGGCGATTCGGACGCTCTGGCCTGACTGAGCTATCCCACCAGAATGACCCAGCCGAATGCGGCGACTGGGACTTTCAAGGGTCCGCACCCCCTTCTGCTTCCAGCGCTCCCCCGTCTCTGCCCGAAGGCTTCATCGTCGGGGGCGGAAGGCATTGCTACTGCGACTCAGGCGGCCCACGCCGGGCGGCGAAGCAGATCCGTCTTGAGGATCTGCTCCACCAGGTTGACCCGAGGTGTCCGGGCGCCAAACTCAGTCCGCCCGGCCGGGGTGGACTCGATGAGGTTGCGCAGCGTGGTCGTCACAGCGTAGGCGTCGTCGAAGATGCTCTTGTCGATGACAAAGCAGGGCACACCCATATGGGCGGCGGCCCGCTTGACCAAGTTGCCCTGGCCCGCCCACACGATGGTGTTGATCTCCAGAACACCGAAGGCCACCGGAGAAACCCCAGCCCGCTGGAACTCCTGGATGAACCGAGCAGGGTAGGTTTCCTGCTCATCCCCGATGACGATGACAAGCATGTCCTCGTCCTCCTGAGGACGGTGTTTGTCGAGCAAACACCGGATGCCCTCGGCATGGTCGGTCCCTCCACCGGCCCGGTACTTGCCCAGGGCGTGGGCGACGGCCGCCCGCTGCGGAGCCTTGATCTCCACCTCACGCCCCACCGTGTCGAACACGGAAACGTGGGTGCGCTCCAGGGGGAACCCCCCGAGGAACTTGGAGATGAGGTCCTTGGCTTCGGCCAAGGCGCCGTCCATAGATCCGGACTTGTCGATGAGGAAGTACACCCGGAGGTTCCGTGTGGCCTTCTCCATCGCCTTCGCCACGGCCGTGTCGGCAGCCTGAGTCAGGACCTCCTGAGCAGCCTTGCTTCGCACGTTGCGGGCGATGTGAGCTGCACGGGCATCGTCGGCGGCCTGGGCCGCCTTGTTCAGGCTGTCACGCACCTCGGGAACCTGGAGCAGGCCCAATTCCTCGAAGGTCGGGACCAGGATCAGCATGTCCTTGTCGGACAGCACCCCCGCCTGGACGCAAGACATCATGATGGCCCGGGTAAGGCCGACGTTCTCCGGCAGACGACCCACCACTACCTTGAAGCCGGGCTTCTCCTTCAAGATCCGCTGGCAGATCTCCCGCTCGGAGAGACCGTCCCAGGACTCGGTCTGAATGACCAGATCGAGAGCCATCTCTCGACGGCCGTCCTCGGCCTGCTTCTGCCGCCAGCCGAGGATCTGGAAGAACCGATCCGACTGAGGCTTGTAGCCAACCCGGCGGGCGAGTTGCCGCACAGCATGCTTGAACCCGCTCTTGACCAGACCCTGAAGCATCCGGGGGTTTTCCTCCCGGTGCCTCAGCCACTTGCTGACGGCCTTGTCGTACCGCCCGAGGGCGGGGGTCCGGGCGCTACGGGCAAACCCCAGCCCTCGATTGAGGGTGGCCACACCGTCGAGGCGGAGGATGTCACCGACCCGCAGGACCAGCTTGGGGTTGAAGTCCTTGCCGGTGAGGAACATGCTCTCCCCCACCTCACGGTAGTCTTCATCCGAGAACAGGATCTCGCCGTCCTCACCCCGCACGGGCTGGCCCGAGTGCTCCTGGACCAGCATAAACGCTGCCAGGATTGCCTTGAGGTCCCGGTTCTCCTGCTGGAACTGCCAGGAGGCCCAGCGGGCAGCGAAGTCGGCGTCCATGCGGTATACGTCCGCCACCTGCTGGTACAGGTACAAGGCGACCTCGGGAAACAGACCGGGGGATCGGTACTCACCGACCTTGCGGCCGTCCAGCTCGACGGTCTTGCCGTCCGTCGCCAGGATGCCCACCAGGGTCTTGTTCTGGCGTCTGCCGACCTTGGTGACGGTGTACACCTGCCGAGGGCAGGTACCCTTCTTGTCGAGAGTGGCCTGTTGCCAGGCCACACCGATGTTGTAGCGCTTGTCAGGCTTGACGAACCCGGGACGGTTGTGGACCAAATGGTCCGTAAATGTCGTCAGCGTTTGAACGATGCGGCCTGCCGGCCCCAAGTTCTCCACCCGCTGCTGGTCGATCTGATCCACCATGACAGAATCCTCCGCTGTTGACCCTCGGTTTCTCGGAAGGTCGAGTCGAGGTTGCATCATCTACTCGGTTTCGGCAGGAAGTTACCTGTTTTGCTCGGGCAAATGTAAAAGAAGCCGAGCACCTCAGGGGGAAATGCTCGGCTTCGGGAGAAGTTTGGCGCACGAGAGAATGAGCGGTTATGTAGCAGGAACCGGGTTTGAACCGGCGACCTTCACCGTACAAGGGTGACGCTCGACCAACTGAGCTATCTTGCGTGTAGGCTCGATCCGGATGTGCGCCGAAGCCCCTGGTAGGCTGTCAGGCCTCCCAGAGGAGAAAAATCGGGACGGGCTGAGTGGGAGAAGCGGTGCCACCCCGAGGGGTGGGACAGGATTTGAACCTGTGACTTCAACCTTAGCAGGGTTGCGCTCTTTCCATCTGAGCTACGCTTGTAGGCTTCCTCCGGGAAGCCCGTCCCAAGTTGCGGGGGCAGGACTTGAACCTGCAAAATTTGCTTGTAGGCTTATGACAGATGGCCCTGGAAGGGCCGAGTGTCGAAGCTGACTGCCAATTGCTTTCTACTTAGAAAGGTGCGTCTACCAATTCCGCCACCCCGCAAAAAGATCTTCCGGTGGAACCTTCCAATACCTCCCCCGGTTGCTCAGGAGGACTGGGAGTGGGGATGCCAGGGTTTGAACCTGGGCTATCGGTTAGCGTGTAGGCTCATGACATGTTCCCTTCTTACAAAGGGAGAGAGTCGGAGCTGGAAGTGCATTCCTCAGACCGATGCTCCTACCAACTGAGCTACATCCCCAAAAGGCCGACGATAGGATTTGAACCTATGACCTCAACCGTGTTTGCTTGTAGGCTCATGACGGATTCCTCATCATATGAGGAGAGAGTCTGAGCTAATTTGCAGAAGTTGCGCTCTACCAACTGGGCTACGTCGGCTTAATTTCTTCTCTCTGGAGTTATCAAAAAGAGCCAGCAATTTTTCTGGGCTCTGCTGACGAGGAACCTAACTCTGGCCGAAGCCTCTGTCAAAAAACCTCGTCATTTTTCGGGGCGTCATCCCCTTCGCACTAAATCTACCCGGCTCGGAGAATTCGTTACCTAGTCTGCCGGATTTTTCTTCAAGTTGGCAGGGTGGGACTCGAACCCACACATCAAACGCTTATCAGGCGTTCGGCTTCACCAATTTGCCTACCTGCCAGTAAGGGGGCTGGGGACACCCCCTGAAGAACTCCAATGTAGCCTACTTCCCCAAGGGAAGGAAGTGGACCTTGCTCAGAAGGGGTTCCGGCAGCTTTGCCAACTCCCGTTCGATGAGCCTGTCGAAGTACCTCTGAGAGAAGTGAACCAGGAGAACCGCTTCGTTCTGGAACAAACCCGCTCGCTCGGCCAGATCATACATGTGGGTGTGGCCCCGCTGGCGGGCGAAGGCAGCGTTCTGGTCAGTCCCCAGGAAAGTACACTCGGTGACCAGCACCTTGGCTCTAAGAACCTGGTCCATCAACTCTCCGGGGTTGTCAAAGGCGGAAGCCTTTGTGTCCCCGGCATAGGCCAGGAGCGGCAGCTCCACGGTGTAAGTTACCTCGACCTTTTCCTCCGTGCGAAGGCGGCCAATCTCTCGGCCGTCGAGGTCCCTGTACTCGTCCTTCAGCTTCTGCCGCTTCTCTACCAGGATGTACCCCTGGCTGGGGATTCGGTGATGCGTCGGGAAGGCCCGCACGAAGTATGCTTTGCTGAGTCGGCGTTCCTCCCCCGGGGAGATCGGGATGACCTCATACTGGGGGGCACGGCCCATCTGGAATTTCTCCACAGCACGGAATAACCCGTGGATGAGGGGGACTAGCCGTGGCTCGCAGACGATCCGGGTCTTCGTGGCCCCCGTCATGTGCCGGATGTAGGCGTGACGGATGAGGCCGTGGAAGTGGTCCAGATGACCGTGGGTCACCAGGATGGTTTGGCATCCGAGTGCCTCATCGGTTGCCATCCCCAGATCCAGGCAGATGCCCAGCTCCGGGAGGGCGATGGCAGTGGCGATTCCGCTTACGGACATCCCCCCAATTTTGATTCCCGCCAAGTTCATGATGTACCTCCGTCGTTCGTGGGAGACATACTGGACAAACCTGGCGAAGTTACCTCCAGATGGCGTTGGGAGGCGGACGGCGGGCAACGATCCCGTTACCTCCGACTTGGCAAGCCGGTGTTCTACCAACTGAACTACATCCGCATAGAGCGGGTGACGGGACTCGAACCCGCTGCCCCCAGCTTGGAAGGCTGGTGCCCAACCAAAAGGGCCTCACCCGCAGCGCAATTAGACTATGCCACTTACAGGTAGCTTGCCTTTCAGCATTTGAAAGGAATGGAGCCTGCCGGGATCGAACCGACGACAAGATGCGTGCAAGGCATCCGCTCTCCCAACTGAGCTAAGGCCCCTTGAACTGCCTCGACCAGAAAGGCCGAGGCTCCTCGGTATCACGGGATGGGCCGGCTGGGACTCGAACCCAGAATATACGGATTAAAAGTCCGCTACGCTACCAATTGCGTTACCGGCCCCCTACCTCCGGTAGGGCTCGAACCTACAACCCCGGGCTTAGAAGGCCCAGTCCCTTCCAACAGGCGGAGACGTCGGGATGGGCGGACTTGAACCGCCGGCCACTCGCCCCCCAGACGAGTGCTCTACCATACTGAGCTACACCCCGATAAGACGACGGTGGGGATCGAACCCACAATCTTCGGTTTTGCAGACCGATGCTCTACCTGCTAAGCCACGTCGTCATAGTTGCGGTGGCCGGGATCGAACCGGCAACCTACGCCTTATGAGAGCGTAGCTCTACCTTCTGAGCTACACCGCAATGAGTCTGGGAGGGGGGATTTGAACCCCCGACTACCTGCACCCAAAGCAGGCGGGCTACCGAGCTGCCCTACTCCCAGATGAATAGTGTGACGGAAGGGGAATTTGAACCTCCCAACCTCCAGCTTATGTGGCTAGCAAACTAGCAGCCTAACATAGTCGCATCGAATCGGGGTGAGAGGATTTGAACCTCCGACCACTCCGCCCCGAACGGAGTGCTCTACCGTGCTGAGCTACACCCCGATAACTAGCCTAGAGGGTCCTTATCCCGTAATCCGGAGATAGCTAATGTCGGTGCCGAAGTAGATCCTCAGACTGAGATGAGCTACAGCTCATCTCCGATAGCGGGCTATACGGGATTTGAACCCGTGGTTTCCACCTTGACAGGGTGGCAGGGACGACCAGACTCCCCTAATAGCCCTCAACACAAATGACAGCTCACCCCTCTGCCTCAGGCAGAGCACTTTCACTCTGCTTTTTCGCTTCTGTAGCCTCAAGGTACCGAAGCTCGAACACGTCTTCTGGGAGACAGAGAATGCCATCCATGAGGCCCACAGCGGGGGCCTCCTGAGCTTCCCCACGAAGATTCTGCTCGTAGGCTTGAAACAAAGCGATTTCTGCTGCCTTCAGGTACCGCTCGCTGGACATATACCGCTCGCTGGACATAACTTTACCCCACAGGAGCTAAACTACCAAGCTCCGACGGAAGGATTTGAACCTTCAACATTCCGGTTAACAGCCGGATGCTCTGCCGTTGAGCTACGTCGGAATAACGGGCAAGGGCCCCGTCGGCTACAAAAAAGTGGGCGACGGGGCCTTACCTCAGGATGAGTGCTCGGTGGGATGCCAAAACACTCACCTGCTAAGTTCACTATTCTGTTGTCAAACCCACAATGTCTCCAGTGAGATAATGGGGGTTCCTTCAACCTAACCCTTAGTTGGAACCATAACGTCAGGGCTTAGAAATGAAAAAGCCGGACTCCCTCTCGGGTGCCCGGCTTCCGTATCGTCTCTCTAACGAGAGAAACTAGAAGTCGGGCATCCCCCTGGTAGGATCGGCCGGGCTGTTCGCCGGAATGGCAATGCCACAACCAGCCAGGGCCAGGCGCATCTGGGTAGCGGATTTCGCCGGCTTACCATTGAATGTGTGCTTGGTCCGAGCATCCATGAACTTCTTATCTCCCTCGGCATGGGATAAACCCATTGCTGAGGACGATAGTAGAACCGGGATTTCTCCCTGTCAACCTTTTTTGTAGGGGGCTTCCCCTGTTTGCTAGATATACTACTCGAACTCCCCCAATGGTTACCCCTCCCCCCGCTTTTTTGGTGGGGGCTCAGGCGGGGAGAATGATTCCCAAAGAGAGCTTCAGCCGGTTGATCGAACTGGGGATCAGCATCCCAAAGTGGGCAAGCTGGGTCCAAAACACCTGGCCGCTGAGTTTGTCGGCCAAGGCGGAGCCCCTGGGTGTCAGGGGGCAAAGACCCCCGAAGTCCCGTCTCCACGGCGGACAGGAACTTCCCCGCCGATCCGGGACGAACCATCATCCTCTCACGGTCCTCTTCCCCGCCCAGGCATCCTCATTTTCCAGAGCAGCCCAGGCCAGCTTTTCGTGGGTGAAGACGTAGGGTTCGACATGGCCCCCTAAGTCGGGGAGCCTGGCCTCCAAGGGAGTCTGGATGTGAGGCATCAATGTGACAAGGCCGCCGGTTTTGGAGTCGACCAGGAACCAGAGGGTGTTGGTAGACATGCTGAACTCAGTGATACGTGGGGCAATCATGCCCCCCGAAGGGGACCATGACCTTCCACACGGCCAGCCGGAGGCAACCGTTTTTGTCGTTCCAGTACGGGTCCCCTGAGGGGACAGCAACTAGCGAAACGGAGAGGGTGGACCCACCGTCCTTGAGGACTTGTCCCGCCTCGATTTCGTTGTCGATGGAGAAAGCGGCCCACGCCTGGAGGGATGCCCCAGCGGTCCTCACGAAGTAGGCCGGCACCCCCCTCATCTCCAGTTCGGGCCTCTGGAACTTCGCCATACCCGTAGTGTAGACCCAGAATGTCGTGTCTCCTTGGAGGTACCCATCCTTAGTTCCCTTGGGGGACTCCGGGTTCATCTGGAGGGAGACGTTCTCCTTAATCAGCCGGTGGCACTCCTGAATCCGGCTCCCCTCTTCCGCCGCCACTCGGATAGTCCCGATGCCCAAGGCGTGGGAGATCCGCTCCAACACCGTGTTGATCCGGGTTTCCGGATTCTCGTCCTGGAACACAGGGACCCACTCCCCAGTGGACCGGAAGGCATCCACCCAAGCAGCCCCCGACGGGCTTAGGGGGTACAGGCCTTCGTCCAGAATGAGGACGTCACTATCTTGGGCTGAGAAGCTGTTGAGAACGTCCTGGAGGAAACACACACCGTCCAACTCCTGGACAGAGAGTTCCCCTTCCGCCTGGGCAAGTAGGGTTCCTGGGTCAGAGGCGGCGGCTAGGGCACTTTCCCTTTTGGAGTAGGCGAACGGCCCCAGCATGTTCTGGTCGACCTCGGCCCGGAGGGGCCCTTTGATGTCAGCGACGATCCAGATGGGCGGCATGGCGTGAGAGGACATGGTTGTAGCTCCAAAGCCGATAGAGGGTTTACCCCTACCGATATAGGATTCGATAGAGGCGCCCTACCGGGATTCCTGGGGGTACTACTCGAAAAGAGAGGGTGGTGAGGGGGTGTCCGTGGGATGGGGGTTCCCCATCTGCCCGAGACGGTACAAAAAGACGTCCCTGTAGCAGTTAGGAATGATGTTGAACCGAACATAGTTTCGAGGGCTGCTCGGGGTAAGGGCCTCTTCTAGGCACAGGCATCTCCGCTCATCCCAGTATTCCAAGCACCCAAAGATGCGAGTAACCGCCTCTTCATGCTCTTCCCGGGCCAGAAGAGCCTGCCCCTGTCGAGACTGGGCAGTTTCCATCGGGAACTTGGGGGACTCGACTTCAGCCTGGGCTTTCTGAGCCTGCCAGTAGTCCGCTGCCTGGACTGCTACCTGGACTGCTACATCCGTAATCAGCCAGGCGGCGGCCCCGAGAATGCCACATACCAAGATTGCCTTCAGAACTCTAAGCAGCCAGAACCAGGGTAGCCGCTTAATGTGTCTTCGCAGAGACGCCTCGGATTGTCGGAGCATGTCCCGCTCAGCAACCACCTCCTCATAGATTGTTAGTGGTACCATGCGCTGGGGAACGGTTTCCGAGCCCTCGCAGGTTGGACAAACCGCCATCGTGGGGGGTTGTTCGTCGGACATCACTTTCCCGCCTCTCCCCCTTGATGTGCCCTCTCGCTCTGGATTTCGAGCCCCACCTGGATCTGGTCGAGTAGGTTGTCCCCTTCGTCCAGAAGTTGAATTTCCGTCTGGGCCGCTGCCATGTCGAACGGGCCTTCCAGGAGCTGATAGCGGTCTACCATGAAATCGAGAGCTGTGGCGTCCCCACTCTCCGACGTCCGCACCGTATTGAGGAACGTCTCAGCCTGACTGACCAATCTCTCAGCCTGGGCGAGAGCAAGTCCTTTTCGCTGCTCCAGTGCGGGTAGGGCTTCGACTTTCTGTTTGAGGTTGATGAGCCGCTGGTGGAGGACGATCTCCGCAGCCCGGTCGCCCCTCGACTTCTCTTGGGCGGTTGCCAACTCTCGGGCCTCCTTCTCCAGATCCTTACGGCTCATCCCCTGAAGGGTTTCGTCGAGAGATTGAGCTGTGTAGATGAGCTTTAGCCAGGTGTTGACCGCCTCGTCGAGAGCTTGAATTTGAGGTTCTGTCACCTGATCGGAGTGTACCCCCATGATCACCCTCAGCTCTTTGACGATAGCAATGAGACGTTCGTATTGCTTGAACTTCCTGGTGTCGACGTACTCGTAGAAGTAACCCCACTCATCCCTGCTGGGGAGGGTCCAGTCTGTCTCCGGGGAGACGAACAAGGAGAAAAAACCGGAGGATGGGGTCTTCGGGGTCGCATCGAAGATCTTCTTGAGGTAGTATCTCCGCTGTTCTCCGATTTGGTCGTACCGATTCTCAGCATCCAGGTTCTTCTTGACGGCAGGGATGTCTGGGAGGACCCAGAGGGCCGCCCCCTCGCAGAGAGCGGCGACGGCAACCACTGGCCAGCCGAACACCACCCCCGCAAGCAACGACCCTCCCACGAAAGCGAGGTTCGCCCAGTGCTTGAACACTCCCCATGTGTAACTCTTCGTTGCCATGCCTACACCGTGTACGACAGGGTACCGTGCCCCCCCGTCTGCCCTGCTACTTCATGCAGAAGGTGGTGAATCCTCATCTCCAGAGACTGGCGCTCAGGGGAGCCGGGGACCAGACCCTGGGGGACTTGGAAGTCCCCCACAACGGTAGCCGGTCGGGTTGACAGCACCACGATGCGGTCGGCCACCGTAACCGCTTCCGCAACATCATGGGTCACGAAGAGAGTGAGGCAGGGATACTGGGATTTCAACGTCCCCAGGAGCTGCTGGCACTCCACTCGGGAAGCTGGATCGAGGGCCGAAAACGGTTCATCCATGCACATGATCTTCGGGCGAACCACGAGAGTTGTCGCCAGGGCAGCTCGCTGCCGTTGCCCCCCGGAGAGCTGGTGGGGGAACTGGTGCATCACGTCTTCGAGCCCCACCGCCTTGATGATCTCGATGGCCCGCCGTTCAATCTCCTGCATGGGCTTGGAGCAGGGGATCTTGAGGGCCAAGGCCGGGATACGATCCGTGATGCTGATCAGAATGTCCAGGGCGACCTCCCAGGGCCAGCGGCGGCGGGGGCGGAACAGGTCTACCTTGAACGCCAGCTTGACGTTTCCCAGAATGGACAACCAGCCCGCCAGCACGGGGGTCTGGAACACCGTCAGCACATCGTCGTGGGGCCGGTCCACGACCTCGTCGTTGATGCGGCACTCCCCCACCGTCGGCATCATGATGCCTCGGGGGTGCATCCCCGAGACCATCCTGAGCAGGGTGGACTTGCCGCACCCCGACGGGCCGAGGATGGCGACGGTCTGGTTGCCTTGGGCAGAGAACGTGATGTCCTTGACGACCTCGACCTGTCCTCCATCGGCCCCCTTGTTGGGGAAGTTCTGGCCACACCCCAGGAACTCGACCTTGATGGGAGAGTCCTCGAAGACGGTCGTCGGGGGATCTACCTCCACGCAGGGTCTTGAAATCTGGAGGGTGAGGCCGGGGGCCTCCGCCAGCTCCTGGAGGCTCTTCTTCGGCCTGTTGGGCCATTCACAGACGGAACAGCCCAGGACCTCCTCTTCGCCGATGAACCCGCCAGACTGGACGGGACCACCACAGAGGGGGCAGGCCTCGGGGATGTTGGCGAAGGCGTCCTTGATGTCCACCACGCCGTCTCCATTTCCGTCTTCGGGGTTGTTGGTGGTCATGCGGCCTTCTCCTGCTTGAGCATGGGGACCCACTTCTGGCAGGCCCGGAAAACCAGGTCCGTGAGGACACCAAGGGCCAAGATGATGATGATCGCAGCGTACACTTTGGGGGTGTTGCTGAACCTCCGGGCGTTCTGGATGGCGGCCCCGAGGCCCGTGGTCACATTCATGACCTCCGCCGCCACGAGGTAGGTCCAGGCGATTCCGGTGCAAAGCCTCACCCCGTCGAAAATACGGGGGAGGGCCGCTGGGAGCACGTAGTGCCAAAGTGCCCCGAAAGGCGGGAAACCGTGATCCACAGCCTTGTCCACGATGGCATACGGGACGTTCCGCACAGCATCGAAGGTAGCCGGGATGATGTACACCAGCGTGCCGAAAGCTAGGAACTGAACCTTCATCATCTCGTCCACCCCGTAGATCTCGATGAACAGCGGGAGGAAAGCGATGATTGGGGCATTCCGCATCGGTTCCACGATGGCTTTCAGAAGCCCCTCTACCTGCCAGAAGGCTCCCATCAAGACCCCCAGAGGGATACCGATGAGGCAGGCATTCCAGAGGGCGTGCAGAATCCTGCTGACCGATGCCTGGCCGTGCAGCAGGGCCGGGGTGTGCAAGAACCCATCCCACCACCCGGCGGGGGCTCGGAAGGTGCCATCCCCCACGGGGATCTTGGTTGGAGCCTCGGTGAACATTGCCACCAGGGCCTCCCAGACAGCCCCCGGGCTGGGAAGGAACTGGGGGTTGGCCAGCTTCATGTCGGTGGCGACCTGCCATCCGGCGATTAGCAGGAGCACCCCCAGTACCGGAAGGACGACCTTCCAGCCCCCGCTCGGGGGCACGCAGATGTAGCGTGCCTTGTGGTGGGCCATGACGGTTCCCCCTTACTGAGCGCTGACGAAGACGATATCGGTCCGCCGGTTGAGCGCCCGGCAGTCCTCGGTCTTCATGTTGCAAATCGGGTTGGCCTCCCCCATGCCGACGGAGGCGATGCGGTTGGGGTCCACACCCATCTGGATGAGGAACTCCTTGACCGAATGGGCCCTCTTCCCAGACAGTCTGCGGTTGACGTCGGTGGGGCCCACGTCGTCGGTGTTGCCCTCGACTCGGACGGACATGCCCATGGCAAGCCGGAGCTGTGTGAGCACGTCCCTCTTGAGGATGGAGCGGGCGGCCAGGTCCAGCTCGGACACCCCCGTGTCGAAGTTGATGGTCACCGACTTGCGGAGCGTCGCCTTACCGGACTGAGCCACCCTCGGATCGTACTGGGGCTTCTCCGGAGCGATGGGCGCCGGCATCTCCACCTGGGCCGCCGGGTTGGCAGCCAGCGTCTCCCTGGCGGCCCGCTCAGAGGCGGCCCTCTCCTGTTCGGCCTCCTGGTAGATGCGTGCCAGGATGGAGCGGTCTCGCAGGGTATGCGGCATGAACTTCTGGGACAGGACGGGGTCACCCGTGCTCGGGTCCTTGTACTCGCTCCAGATGCTGTCTGCCTGTCCGTACACTACGTCGAACTGGGGGTCAGACCCGTCGAGGCCGAACATCCCTACGTTGTCCCCGATGTCATTCCATCGGACCCAGTCGAACGCCTTGCGGGTTCCGGAGAACCCCAGCTCGCTCCGGAATCGGGGAACTACGAGGCTGACGAGGTGGGCGGCGGAGTCCTTGTCCTGACGACCGATGCGACCTCCCTCCAGGAACACCCTGGCGACCTTTTCGGCCACGCTGGGGTTCTTCTTCAGGAATGTCGTGCGGGCCAGGAGCACATCTGCGATCAGGGTGGTGGCGTCGGCCGTCGAGAACACCCGGTAGCTCCCCGCCCGTTCCCGCAGGGCGTTGGACACGTCAGGCTCCCAGAGGCAGGCGAGGTCTACCTGCCCCTTGATGAAAAGCTGGGCCCCGAACGTCGGATCCGTGTCGTGGCGCTTGGTCAGAGACCGGAGCTGGTTGACCTCCTGGGGGGTCAGGGTGCTGTTGGTGATCCAGTATTCGTACAGGGTGTGGTCCGGGGTGAACGACATGAGCGCCGCCCCCTTGCCATTGCCTAGCAGATCCCGAGGGGACTTGATGCCGTTGGCCGCCACACAGGCGTCACCTCCCCGACTCCAGTCGATTTGGACGAAAGCGGCAGCATCAACGCCAGCCTCCTTGTAAGCGGCGTAATTGAGCGGCAGCTCGTCCACCGTCTGCCACACGAAGTCGCACTCTCCCTTGATGAGGGCAGCGTTCTTGGCGATGGGGTCCTCGATGAACTTGAAGGAGAGTTGCACACCGGGGCTGTCCCCGTAGCTGGATCGCACGGTCGAACAATAGCTCCCCGGCTGGGTCGTCAGCCCTCCGCAGGCGATGACCCCAGCCATGTGGCCGGGCCACTCGCTCAGGCACACGGTGTACACGTTCTCTGCCCTGACCTCGACGACGGGGTCCCCCGCCTCGTCCTTGATGAGGTTGCCCTGGGGATCGGTCTTGGCGACTCTGACCTCCTTGATCTCCCCACCGTGTCCGGCGGCGACGGTGGTTTCGGGCTTGTGCTGTTCGGTCTGAGAGGTCTCGGCCTTGTCGGACGAAGCGCTCTCCTGGAGGGAGTCCCGGAAGTAGTTCAGGTACACGAACACGATGGCCGGTACGATCACCAGCAGGGCGATGAGGGCCTTTCCGGCGGGCTTGAGCTTCATGACGATCTTCTCCTACGGCTAAGGTTTTCACACAGGGCTCTACTCGAATCGGGGGTCCCAGTTACCCGGAGTTCCAGACCAAAACGCCCGGAACCTACGCATTTGGATGCTCGAAGAACCCAACGAGGTGGCGGTATTCTTCGCTCCGCAGACGGACCTCTTCCCGGCGGGCATCCGCCTTGCCTCGCACAGCGTCCGACTGGGCGGCCGACTGTTCATCCGCCTTGATGTTGGCAGCCACCAACCCTTCCCGCTGCTGTTGGAGGGTGGAGATCTGGGAGTCCAGCTCTGCGATCAGGGCGTCGTTCTTGAGCTTGGTCTCCGCCGTGGATTGGGAGATGGTGGCGACCCGAGCGGCCTCATCCTTGTCGATGTGCCCGAGGTAGTGCTGGAGGACCAACAACCTCTTCTTGGCGTCCTGGATGACCGTGGCTTCGTCCCAGGTATCGTCGGCGGCATCCATCGCCCGAATCATCGCCCGCTTCTGCACATCGGGGAACTGGGAAAGGCTGGCCTTGAGAGTCAGCACCGTGTCGGCGCTGTTCCGTCCTCCTTGGACTCCGCCCGCCTGAAACACTTCCCCTAGGGACCACTCCAGAGGAGTAGGCTTCGGCTTTGGGGGCTCCGGGGCGGTAGCCCGCCCCGGGGCCGAGGGGTCCCCACCCAGGCTGGCATCGGCTTGTCGGATCAGGGCGTCGATGTCTACCTCTCCGGTGACAGAATCGGTCTCGATTTCAGGAGGAGTCTTGGGTTCGGGCATATCCACGAACATGCGGAGGAAGTTCTTCATTTGGAGGGTCTCCTTGCTGGGTTACTTCATCTCCTCGGTTGATGCACCGAGTCTCACATGAAGAACCCACAGATCACGACGTGGAACGGCCCTTCCTTGGAAATCTGGGCATCCTTGATCTCGCACCCCCGCCACTTCCCGGCGTACTCGGGATCCTGGGCGTACTGGGGATCCCCGACGGCGTCGTTGATGCGGAAGATCGGGTGGTCCTCGGGCAGATCATCCCCGTTGATGTACTTCCCGTGGCACTCCAACATCCACTCGGGTGCGTCCTGGATGTAGAAGGTCAGAATTCGATCCGGATTCTCGTCCCAAACCAGCAATACGTTCATGGTGATCCTCAGTCGTTGCCTTTGATGTTGGCAACAGGGTAAAGCCGGGAATCAACCCGAGCAACATTGTTCTCCGCCAGCACATCGAGAACGGCGTCCAGGTTCTTGTAGACATGGGCACACTCGTCGAGCGGGATGTCGGAGTGGCTGGACGTGATGCCCACCACCTCGACCCCGTCGAAGACTCGACGGACAGTCGCCATCTCCTCGTTCACGACATCCTGGTACTCACCCAGGTCCCGCTTGGCCTCTTTGCGGCCCTTGACCCGACCCGAGCCGTGGTTGACGGAGCACCCACTAGCCATCGCCCCCTCGCTGGGATAGAGGATGGCGGCGCCGTCGAACATCGAGCCCGGGATGAGGCACGGGTGGCCCGTGTCAGCCCACTTCGTCCCTACCAGGTCCGGGTGGCCGGCAGGGAAAGCCCGGGTCGCCCCCTTACGGTGAACGAATCCCTTGGAAAGGGTCCCGTCCGGCAACACCAGGGTCTCCCACTGGACCAGGTTATGGGAGATCTCGTAGAACACCTTCGGGGTCGAGCTGAACACCTCTTCGGTAGCCCCCGTGACCCCCTTCACGATGGTGTGTCGGTTGGCGATGGCATAGTTTGCCGCAGCGTTGTGCCAAGCCCAGTACATCTGGCCCAACGGCTCATCGTGGTACAGCCACGACTGCTCTGCCTGGTTCGACGGCAGCCCACGGAGTTCCGCCCCCGCCAGGAAGAAATGCTTGGCGACATTCCACCCGAATCCCCGGGATCCGGTATGTACCATCAACCAGACCTTGCCCGTCTTGGCATCGACCTGCATCTCGATGAAGTGGTTCCCACCTCCCAGTGAACCGAGCTGCGGGGCCGCCTTGTCGAGGGCTTTGCGAAGGAACGGGGACTTGCGGATGCCCCGGTCCATGAACTTGTCTTCGTCCACCTCGATGCACTGCCTCTCGCAGTGGTCCTTGTGAACCCCCAGGGCTTGGGCACCGTGGAGGAACATGTCCTCCATCTCCCGGGGGCTGGGCTTCTTCATGAGGTTGGTCGGATCAGCCCCGACCCCGACGGCGACCCGCATGTTGACGGCTTCGATCCACTGCCTTCGCTTTTCCGGGTCTGCAATGTCCGAGGCGTGGAGGGTGGTCTCCATGTACACAACCCCACACGAGATGTCGTACCCCGACCCCGACTGGATGATCGTGTCGTTCGTCACGACAACCCCGCCCACGGGAATGCCATATCCGACGTGGGTGTCGGGCATCAAGTACACCCCGGTGACCCCATCATAGCTGGCCGAGTCGAATGCCTGCTTCCACAGGTCTTCCTTGGTCGCCTCGAAGAGTTCGGGAGACAGGAAGGCCACGGCGGGGGACCTCATCGTCTTGATCTGGGGAAGGTGGAAACGACTTCCCTGATCCTGCACCACCTGGTTCTTGAAACTCATCATTCATCTCCGTGTAGCTCGTAGGAGCTACTCTGCTGAACGGCGAAGTTACCTCCAGGGGGGCGGAACTCGGAGAGTCAGTCGTTGAAAGTCACTCGGGGGATAACGGTGCGGGTGTTCGTCAAACGGACCAACTTCCCCAGAGTCTCGGGGGCAGCCCTTTCCGCCCTGGCGTGGAAGTCAGGGTGTACTGATACGGTGAAGAAGGTATGGGCTTCGGCCCCCAGGTCATCCCGGATGTCGTCCCAGGTCACCCCCTCCCGGAGGACGACTTGAGGGAGGGGGGTATTGACGGTGCAGCGGGAACCTACAGTCCTCCCATGCAAAAACTGAGTCCCCACCCCATTCGAGCGCTGCTCCGCTTCTCCCCGGAGACTTTCCTTGATGGGCCCCAGGGCGGCTCGGGCGGCGTTGCTGAGCTTCCAGAGGGCTTGTCCGATCTCCACCTCATCCTTGAGGGGCATCGTGCCAGCTCTCTGCTGGATCTCCACCCCCAACTCCGCCAGTTCAGTCAGCAGGGAGTTGAGACGGTTAGTGAACTCGTGAGTTTTCATGGGCCTTCCTTCTGGGTCATCTTCCGGTGGCATGCGGAGTGCAAGAACACCCTCCCACGAGCCGTGGGGATCCACATGGCCTTACTCCCCTGGGAGATAACCTTGCCGCACACTGAGCAAGTGTACTCTCGGGTACACTCCATGAGGCGGGCTTTGCCCATGTCCGCTTGGCTTAAAGCCCCCGCAGGTTGGCTCTTTCGCAGTGCCACCTTCTCCCCTTGATCCCGCTGTCTCTCCAGCAGCTCTGCGCAGTAGGACAGCTCCACAGCCATTTCATTCATGCAGGAAGCCTGGATGGGGCATGTGGTGCAGACGGGGCTCTTGTCCGAATACCCCCCGATACAGGGGGACATCTGGGCTGCCAGGAGACGGACGTGGGGATCATCGTGATAGGGGTGCCCCTTGATTTTGGGGGTGTGGGGAGCCAGAGGCTGAGGTCCCCGCTGTTCCAAAAGGGGTGTGGCGAGGGATCGCAGACGTTGGGCCTCCTGCACTCCCGGTAGAGTCAGAGCCCATTTTCCCTTGGCAGGGGAGTCCACCCAATGCTGTTGGCGGAGGGCTTTCACCGCCTCCTGCATCCATCGGATGACTTTGGGCTTGCCGTCGGGGTTGTCCCCAAACTGATCGATTTCGAGGTTGACCCGCTGGGCAGCAGGCCCGTACACCTCGTTGTGGTCCACTGCGGTGTTCGCCTTCCCACCAGACAACTCCAGCAAGGTGACCAGCAGGGGCTCGTAGAAAGTCTTGGCGGAAACCTTCATGCTTACAGCCCCTTCTTGAATTTTCCGGCACCCGTTTTCCGACGCCCGTCCGTCCGCATCCCCCCCGACAGATGGGGGGCCATTGCTGATACGGCGGTCTCCCGGACCTCGGGGTCTCCCAGGCGGTCCAGCCAGCACCGAGACGACTGGCTGATCAGTGCAGAGGCGTCGAAGGTTCCGGTGGTAGAAGACTCGAACACCAAGTCCTGTGCGTTCTCCAAGATCTGGCAAACCGCACGGTGACTGAACTCGGCGTACAGGTCTTCGTCGGCAATCTGCTGGCGAAGGGCCTGGGTGATCTTCCCCATCACCTCGATGATCTCGGGGGATCTGGTCACCAGCTCAGGGAACTTGTCCGTGCAAATCTTCCCCTCATCTTCCCAACTCATCCAGTGGAACTCGTACACCCGGTCCCATCGGTCCATAATGGAGCTGTCGATGATGTTGGCGGAGGTCATCCTCCCTCGGGGGTCCCCCGAACCAGCAGTATTCCCCGTGGCAGCGATGATGGTTCCCGGAACCACGGGAAACAACTCTCCACTTGGGCCTTCCACCATGCCCTCGATGGTGTCGAGGATCAGCCGCAGATATTCGGCCTGGGAGCGGTCCGCCCGGTCGAAGTCCGAGATCAAGATGATATAGGGGATGCACTCGATGATGCTGCCATGCTCGTCCCGCACGGCATAGCCGTCTCTCAGGGCCTTCAGCAACTCGCCCTCTTCCCACCCCGTCCCGCTGGAGTCCACAGATCTGGTGTAGAACCAGGACTGAATGTCGGCCCCCTGCTTGATGGCGAACTTCTTCCCTGGCCTATGGGTAAGGGCGGAGAACGCATGGAAGAAGCTGTCCTTGCTGGAACCAGGCAGACCGTGGACGTACATGCTCCGGTCCCTCTTCAGCGCCACCAGCCCCATCTTGAAGTCCTCATACAAAGGCGAAGACCGATCCTCGGGGAACCGGAACTTCCAGGGGAGAGTGAGGCAGGAGGAAGAAGGCACGTTGGGGTTGACCGGGAACTCGATCCCCATCAAGTTCACGGTGAGGTTCTGGGGGGACGGCGGATGACGCCTCTCAATGCGGGCCGAGTTGCGTTGGGTGAATAGGTCGAGAAGAGCCGAACTGGCAACAGACGACCCTGGGAACTGCCGGAGGTAGTCCTGGATCGAGATCCCGTGCTCTTCCGCCAGGTGGTTCCCCAGGTAATCCGAATGGAGGTACCCACATAGCTTGCAGGTGAGGGTGGAGTCACTCATGCCGATGATTCATCTCCTGGGACAGACATCCAAGGCTAGTCCGGGATCTACTACCCCAACAGAAGCCGGGCGTTACCGGGAGGCGGGTAACGCCCGGCTTCTGTTGGGGTAGTGAGGAAGACCTTGATGGAGACGAGTGCCCATGAAGCAAGCCGCCCCCGGCAACCCCACCGTCCACGGCGCCAAGTATCGGCAGACATTCCAAGCGATGGTGTCTTCCATCGTCGGCCCGTCGGCTCCTCCCGTGTACTCCAGAGGGTCCTACTTCTACAACGTAGACAAGTGGACGTCCCGCATACTGGTAAAGAACTGCTGTGCCTGGGCCCTCCAGAACCCTGGGTGCGTCCCGACCAAAGAAGACGTGGAGGCCTGGGTGACCGCCGCCAACGACTACCGACCTCCGAAACGAGAGATCGTGGTCGCCTCCTGCCCCGACCGACTTCCCCGTTCCATCTTGTACGGGATCCAGGGTGGCGGTTGCCATGAGGGGTTCCACACGGTGTACTCCTGCCGTCGGTCACTGACAGTAGATGAAGTAGTGGGCATCCTAATTCCTAGGTGGCCCCTCATTCCGAACTGGGAGGGGGTCCACGGGTTGCTTCAAGAGTGGGGCAACATCGTCGAAGACATCCGCATTGAGCGGCTGGGAAGGGTGGAGTTCCCCGGAACGGACCCCTACCTCCACGATCTTCAGGACTTCATCCTGAAGCAGGAAACGGCAGGGTTCCAGGACCTGCGGGCACACTCAGGTAACCCCGAGAGCGGCAAGCGAAACAAGCTGACCATCATCTCGGCGGCGTTCCGGGACTACGGCCTGGGATACCGCACCGAGACTCAAATGGAAGCCTGGCAGGGCTACCTGGAGGAAGATCCGGCAGCGGTGGAATTCGTGATGCAAGGACCCCTCCGCCCGCTGGTGGACCAGGCCATACTCTTGAGTGCCCAAGACGACCTGGGGTACTTGAGGGTGGCAATGGACTGCGTCATCCAACTGGTCAAGGCTAGTAAGCAGAACACCTCCAGTGAAGAAGCCAAGTCAGGGCAACCCGGGGATGGAAAAATCCGATGTCCGAAATGCGGGGCTCCCGCCCACCAACTCATCGTGCGCCCCAAGTCCGATGGGCAGGGAGGGACGGTCAAAGGAAAGGGCATCTGCACATGCACTGCCTGTAACCATCAACAAGAAGTAGATGTAACCGACCGGAAAAGGCCGAAAACTTCCCAGGAGCGGATCGAGGACGCCCAGCCCCCAGGCCCGAGATTCGAGGGGTGGGACCCAGAACCCAAACAGCAGGGGGAGGAGAGTTCCCCCCAGGGGGAAGGGAGGGAACCCGGGGAAGAAAGCGGGGTGGGATCTCCAGGAAGCGAAGAGGAGGAAGAACAGGTAGAACCCCTCAACCTTTCTTCGGGTGGCGGGAACGTAGGGGGGGCGGAGAGTCCTACTACGAATCAACCAGATGACCACCGAGAGCACCAGGAGGTGGCCGGCCAGGCCCTCCAGGAAGCGCTTGCTGGGAAGAATCCTGATCTGCTAGACGGCAGTTCGGCGCTTGGCCAGGCCATCCGGGCAGAGGAGGACAAGCAAGTTGGCGCCGTACTGAAGGGAGAGCAGCCTTACCGCCCCTGGGACCCAGGTCTCGACATCGTCTGCCTGGTGGACACACCTGACCGGAAAGCCGCTCTGAAGAAAGCCCGGCAGATCCTGGACTCAGTGAAACAGGAGTGCTCGTACTTCCGCTCCCGCCTGGCGAACATCGCCAAGGCTGTGGAGATGACCGACACTGTCCACGGCTTGCGGAAAGGCCGTAAGCTCTCCGAGAAGCTACTGGTCAATACCTACGTGGACATCCTGTCTGGGGCCATCCCACAACGGGCCTACCAAGACACTAGCTCCCGGGTGGACCTCTCGATGGCAGTGGCAGTCGTCATCGACGAGTCCAGCTCTATGAGCCTGTGCTACGAGAGGGCGGTGCCCGGGGAGATGGGAGACGGAACCTGTGGGTGCATCAAGTGCGGTTCCACCCAGGTGACTGTGAGCTACAACCTACAACACGGAGTGTTCAACACTGGAGAAGCGGTCTGCCTTGACTGTGGGCATAAGGCACAGGTCCAACTTCGGGGGAAAAAGGAAGACGCCTCCCGGATGCTTCTGGCGATCACGGAACCATGCGAGAGGCTGGGATTCTCCGTCCAGTGCTCGGGGTTTCGGGATGGTGGTCTCCCGCCTCAGAGCCTCCCAGAACCCTCTGACCAGGGTCGCTACCATCGGGTGACCGGCAAAACCCACGACGTGTTCAAAAGGTTCGATGAGAAGCTGAGGGACGTGCTCTATCGGTTTGCCTTGATCCAAGCTAAGGGTTGCACCCCTTTGGCAGATGGCATCCAGTTCGGCCTGGAGTCCCTGAGCTGCCGCAACGAGGCTCACCGAGTCCTCCTGGTGCTCACCGATGGAGAACCTACGGAAGGGCAGGAGGTCATCCCCTGGCAACTCCGCATTGCCAAAGAGGCCGGTATCCACGTCATCGGGGTTGGTATCGGACAGGGCTCAGAGGGAGTGATGACGCACTTTGATGATTATGTTTGGGACAAAGACATTAGCCGAATCCCCAAGCTGCTGGTGAAGAAACTCAATGACCTCGTAGATCTACGAACCTCGAAACGGGGGCGCCGGATCAAAAAGGCGAAATAGGTGTTGACTTACGGTCCCCTTAGGCCGTAAGTTCCGGACCGAGGGGGACAAAAATGCCCCCAGCCAGGTAACACCTCTGCCGGTTCCGGGTATGCGGGCTGGAAACAGGAGGCCGCCGCCATGAGCGTCGAGAGAATCATCGCCAATGCCATGAAAGGGACATCCGGGAGCCCTCTTCTGACCGACGGGTACAAGTTCAGCATGGCTCAGGCGGGGTTCCCCCTCCGCCAAGAGACCTTCACATTGAGCTTCCGCAAGGGTGGACCGTTCCTCGTCCCCATCAACTACACGTCGTTGGTCCCCCAGCTTCGCCCCCGAGAACTGGAGGATGCAGAGCAGCACTGGCTGGGCCTGCAAGGCTATGAGATGACCAGTGCCATGCAGAAGGCTCTGCGTGGGGATCTGAGAATCTGGGCCGCTCCCAAGGGGTCCTGGGTCAATGCGGGGGAACCCGTCATCACGGTGTCGGGACCCAGTTTCCTGGTGAGCTGGCTAGAACCCCTGCTCATCATGGTCAACTTTCATCTCCAGGTCGCCACCGCCCTCCAGAACGGGGTACGGGAGTTCAAGGCCACGTGCTCGGACGAAGCCCTCATCATCCAGGCCCTGGCCGAGGCTGTCGGGATTCCCCGGGGCAAAGTCTTCGTACAGGTCAACATGACGGACTACCAGGAGGCGGTAGCCCGTCGGGTGGGTGGGGTAGTAGAGGCCCTGAACGGAGATGCCCACCGGGCATTCGAGGTCGGCCTGAGAGCGGCTACCTGTCTACGCCAGCACATGGCTGCCCTTGCCGCCTGCCAGGCGGCGGGCATCACCTCCACATCCAACACTCTCGGAGCCTACCTCTTGGGTATGACTCCGGTGGGGACTACCGGACACGAACACCAGCAACGCTGGGGGGAGGACCTAGCGGGATTCCGGGCGATCCGGGATATGCGGACCGCCCCTCCCAGCTACCTGTTCGACACATACGACGCCTTCGGGAAAGGCATCCCAGCACTGACTCAGGCCATCGAGGAGGACTACCTGTTCCAAGGCAGCGTCCGCTTCGACAGTGGCGATCAGACCGCCCAACTCCTTCTCATCCTGGAGAAGGTGGGAAAGGCCCCCAACTTCATCTTCGAGGACGGATACACCGCCGTGCGCACTCTCACCAATGAGAAGATGTGCGTCCGCCTGGGCATCCCCTCGTGGCAGAGGAAGTACGGCTACGGTGGATACCTGGTGTGTGCTGCCGACTGGCAGCAGTACACCCGGAACGGGGTCTCGGCGGTCTACAAGCTCTCCGAGAGCTGTGGCCCCAAGATGAAGTTCGCCGGCACCAAATCGAGCCTGCCCGGCTGTCCTGTCACCCTGGTGTCGGACACCGGCATCCGGCGACTGGTTGCCCAACTCGGAGAGGAACTGCCGGGATTCCACCCCCTCTCTGCGGATGACCCCTGGTTTGATGGGGCGGTACTCGACCTCAGCCCCCTCACTCGTGCCTTGGTGGCGGAAGTAGCTTCCGCTGCGGGGATTTCATCGGAAACCTCCGCCGCCGCTCTGGAGCGGTACGGGAAGTAGTGAACATGCCTGTCATCGACATCAACGGACTCATCGACAACCGGGTCAACGCACTTCGTAAGGCCCACCAGGATTCCGGCATCAATCGGGCCGAACTGGATCTTTCCGGAGGCATCGACTCCGCCGTGATGGCAGGGCTGCTGATCATGGCCCTCGGCCCCGAAAACGTAACGCTGGTCCACAGCCGTTTCGCTACCAGCCATGCTCAGAGCGACCGTGCTCGTCGCCTCGCTGAGGGCCTGGGTTGCCCCCTGGTGGACGCCGGCTTGGGCGGGGTCTGGGAGGTATTGCTGGGCGAGATGAAAGACTCGCTCAAGCGGGCAGGCTATGACATGTCCGAGATCGAGGCTCGCATCGAGGCGGACCCGACCATCCTCGGCTCCATCCGGTCCTGTCTGCGTGCGCCCATCGGCCGGGGATTCAACCGGCTGACCGGGGTCGGCCTGCGTCACGGCACTGGCAATGAGTGCGAGGACCGTTGGCTGCGGTTCTATCAAAAGGGCGGTGACGGAGAAGTGGACAGCAACCCCATCGCCATGCTGTCGAAGGGCGAGGTCTACCAGCTCGCCTGGGGTCTCATGAAGCGTCTCCCCGCAGCGGCGGATGCCCTGCGGGACACCATCCTCGCCATCCCCAGCCCCGACCTCTGGGGGACAGGGGATGGCCACTCGGACGAAGCCGAGCTGCTGAGCTGGACGGGAGTTCCGTTCACCTACAGCCGCATCGACGTAGAGACGGGCGAGTACAGCCACGTCGGCCTCATCGAGAGGGTGAGTCGGTTCCTGGACACCGTCACCAAGCCCGTCGGCAAGGACTCGCAAGGGAACCTGCTGTTCTCATGCGAAATGTTCGACGATGATGCGGATCAGGACGACCTCTACAACATCATCGCCGAAGCGACCTATGCAGGCCCGCTGCGGGATCTACCGTTCCACCTGGCGGGTGACATTCTCATGGCGGCCCGCAAGGCCGAACGCATCACCCGGCACAAGATGAACCCTAATTGCCCGACCTACGGCACCCGTCAGGAGCTGGTGCGTCAGGGAATCCTGACCGACCAGCTCCCGGAGCTGTAGGGTTTCGGGCAAAGTGACCCGGAATCTGGTAACAGTCCGGGAGGTTCGGGTAGCACCAACAGACCAGGGAGGTCGGAACCCTCCCGAAGACACGGAGAATTCGTCATGGGAAAGCAGACCCACCTGATCAGCATCGATCCGCAGAACGACTTCACGGCAACCTCCAGCAACCCGTTCGGGGTGTCCCCCGGCAACCTGTGCGTGGACGGCGGCCAGGCCGACATGGAGCGGCTGGCGGCCTTCATCGGAGACGTGGGCCACAAGCTCCACGCCATCCACGTCACTCTCGACCAACACCACGAGATCGATATCTCACACCCGTACTGGTACGCCGACGACAACGGCGACCCCGCCCCGATCTTCGCCACCATCGGCTACGACGGTGCCAACGACTGCTTCGTCGCCACGTCGGTGGACCCGGCGACGGGCAACGTCATCGGCACCCGCAAGCTCAGGGTCCGGCGCCGGGCGTTCCACGCCCACACCCGGGACTACCTCCAGGCACTGGCGGCCGGCGGGCGCTACCCCCACGTCATCTGGCCGCAGCACTGCCTCATCGGCAACTCCGGCTCGAACGTCTACCCGGCGGTCTTCCAGGCCCTGACGGAGTGGACCCGCAAGCACGTCCGGTTCGTGAACTGGGTCGCCAAGGGGTCGAACCCCTTCACCGAGCACTTCTCCGCCGTCAAGGCCGAGGTGCCGCAGCCCAACGACCCGGGGACCCAGGTCAACACGGGCTTCGTCCAGGCCTTGGAGCAGGCGGACATCATCTTCCTGACCGGAGAAGCCCTGAGCCACTGCGTGGCGAACACGGGGCGGGACATCGTGGACAACTTTTCCGACCCCACCTACGCCTCCAAGATCGTGCTCCTGAGCGACACGACCAGCAACGTCGCCGGCTTCGCTGCCCTCGGAGATGCCTTCCTCTCCGACATGCAGAAGCTGGGGATGCAGGTCATGACCTGCGCCGACGCCAAGAACCTGATCCTCTGATCCTGATCCCCCAACCAGGCCCCCGGATGACTCCGGGGGCCGCTGCGGGGGTACTGTGGAACCCCCTGCGAGGAAAAAACGATGAACGAGTCCCAAAGCATCATGATTCCGGGCACGAACTTCGGCTTCTCCGCCGTCGGGCTGGACGACCTCGGGGCCACCGAGTACACCGTCGTGGTCATCGCCGTGGACGTGTCCAGCTCGGTCTACAGCTACGAGAAGGAGCTGCAGGCCTGCGTCAAGGCCATCGTCGAGGCGTGCCGCAAGAGCCCTCGGGCCGACAACCTCCTGCTGCGGGTGGTGTCCTTCAACTCCAACCTGAAGGAGGTCCACGGTTTCAAGGAGCTGCTGACCGTCAACTCGGCCGACTACGACGGCCTCCGCACGGGTGGCGCCACGGCCCTCTTCGACGCCGCCATCGACGCCATCGGGTCGTGCCACCAGATGGGCCGGCAGCTTTCGGCCGAAGACTTCGACTGCAATGGCATCGTCTTCGTCATCACCGACGGCGAGGACAACAGCTCGACCTACAACCCCACGGCGGTTGGGACGAAGACCGACGAAGCCCGCCGAGACGAGCTGGGTCTGGAAAGTCTGCTGACCATCCTCGTCGGGGTGGGGGCGGGAGGTGCCAACGCCGGGGGCCTGAACTCCTACCTCAAGACGGTCCACGACCAGGGCAAGTTCGACCAGTATGTCCCGCTGTCGGACGCCTCGGCCAAGACTCTCGCCAAGCTCGCCCAGTTCGTATCGCAGAGTATCAGCTCCCAGAGCCAGGCTCTGGGGACGGCGGGCCCGAGCAAGACGATCAACCCGGCAACCCTCGCCATCTGAGTCCTTTTCCGGGCTCACCCCTGTCAGCCAACACGGGGCCCCCCGAAAAAGTGTAGGGGTAACATCTCGACATCTTCTTGGTAGTAAAGGCATGGGGAACCTGTCGATGAACATCGTGACGTCCGACCAACTCCCCGACGATGCTCGTCGTAGGCAAGGGGCTTTCTTCACCCCCGCCATCTGGGTGGCTGAAGCCCACAAAAGCCTTGACAAAGTGCTTGGCCCCAACTGGCGGGACGAGTGCATCGTGTGGGACCCTGCGGCGGGCACCGGAAACCTGACCCGAGACTACCAGTTCGCAGACCTGTTGATCTCGACACTGGAACCGAACGATGTGCAGGTGATCAAGGACCAGGGGTACAACCCCGGTGCCGAGATCTTCCAGTACGACTTTCTGAATCCAGAAGAGCCCTTCCCGTTCTTCGGAGGTGACAACACCAATGAGATCCCAGACACAGCCCACGAGCGCCTGAAGGAGGCTGCCAAAGCTGGGAAACGGCTAGTATTCTTGATGAACCCGCCTTACGGGACTGCAAACGACGCTGGGGCCAAGGGGACGAGCAAGGCAGGGATCGCTCTGACGGTCGTGAACGGGCAGATGAAAGAGGCGAAGATGGGTGCCATCACACAGCAACTCTACGCTCAGTTCATGTACCAGTGCAACAAAGTGGCGGAGGGGTATGGTTTCAATACCCCTAGGGGGGGTGGAAACACAGTCGCCGTGTTCAGCGCCCCGACATTCATGTCGAGCGGATCTTTTCACCCCTTCCGTCAGTGGTGGTACAGTCAGTATTCTTTCCAAGATGCTTTCATGCTCCAAGCATCGCAATTTGATGACGTGGTTGGGAGCTGGGGCATCTCGTTCACAGTATGGGACTCTCCCGGCAAAACGAATCCCAAATTCCCTCTACCCTGCGCCATTAAAGACGTCCCGAAGGGCACCTTCAGCGTCGTGGGGACAGTTACCAAACACATCTACAACAGTAACGGTCGGGGGGCTTCAGCCTGGGTTCGTGGTCCCGTCAGAGGGATGACGGGGGTGGACGCTCCACAAATGAGTAGCGGGCTAAGAGTAAAGGAAGGTCCAGGGTACCGAGGCTCTTTGGTACCCGGGGCCCCGGCCTATTTGACCAACGGGGGAAATAGCATATACAACAGCAGAACTAGTGTGTTCTGGACATCCTCTTGCTCCAGCAAACGCAACGGTCTCTCCGTAACGTCTGACAACTTTTCCCGTGCCCTCGCTCTCTACGGTGCCCGGAAATTGGTCAAAGAGACGTGGATCACACAGAAGGACGAGTATCTTTCCCCCTATACTGAGGGTACTCCGACCTACGAGCAGTGGGTGGACGACTGTCACGTCTTCGGTCTTCTGCATAGTGACAACAACTGCACTGCGATGCGGATGGTCCAGTACAAAGGCAAGTCCTGGACCATCCACAACCACTTCTTCTGGATGGCCCACTCCGAAGCCCTCAAGGCACTGGACGCCAAGGAGACAGGGAACCTCTACCGGGACTGCAAGACCCACTCCTCGAAGGACGTGTTCGGCAACTCAGTAGAGAGCACCCCAGACCCTTACATGGCGTCTCGGTTGCCCAATCTCAACCTCAGTTCCGAGGCCCAGGCTGTTCTCGACAAGCTGGATGCTCTCTGGCTTCTCTCCCTACCTGTGAGAGAAGACTACGCCTTCCGCAGACCTGAGCTGCACTTGATGGCTTGGGATGCTGGAGTGTACCAGCTCAAGCACCTCTGGAGGGACCTGTTCCCAACGGAGTGGGCTGATCTCCAAGACGCCTTCAAGGTTCTGTCCGACAAGCTCAGACCTGGGGTCTACGACCACGGTTTCCTGCTTCAATGAGGATGGCTATGCACCCCGACGCCCACCTGGAGATCGGCTCCACTCATGACATCTGTGAGGACTATGCTCGTGGTGCATTCGTCATCCACCAGGGCAAGAAACTGCCCGTTGCCATCGTATCGGACGGCTGTTCCAGTTCCCCGGACACCGACTTCGGATCTCGCATCCTGACCTGGACTACCTTCCAGGAGGTCACCGCCAAGGGAGAAGCGTTCCGCCCCTCCGACATCGCCCTCAAGTCCAATGCCCCCGCCCAGGCGGGGGCGATGGCCCCCACCAGCCTTGACGCCACCCTCCTGGTTCTCGTCCCTACCGAAGAAGGGATGGTCAAGGCAGTTGTGGTGGGGGATGGGTTTTTGTCGGGCAAACGCCGGGGCGGGTCTATCGAGACGTGGAGATTCTCCTACGAAAGCCCCAACGGTGGCTCCGCCCCAGGATACCTGACCTACACCACAGATCCGGATCGCTGGTCCACTTGGACCACGCAGAACGGGGAAGGGTTTTGGAACACCCGCAAGGTATCCCGCTATCTCGACGGAGTTCTCCAGGGAGAGCCCCTGATTCAGGTGGTCGACAACCCCGGAAACGTAGCGGCCACCGTGCTCCTGGACCCCACCGAATACGACATCCTGGCTGTGTTTTCCGATGGGGCGGATAGCTTTCAGAGGAGGGTGTCGGACACGTTCAAATTTCCCGTGCCCATGGCCGGGGCGGTCCAGATCCCGCCGGATACCGTAAGCATCCAGGTCATAGTCGAGGCTGGGCGCCCCTTCATCACGGGGACGTACCTGACCAGGAATATCCGCCCCGTCACTTTCCATGAGGTGATTGAGCAGTGCATGGCGATCAAGGGATCCAAGGGGAGGTTTGTGGGGAGGCGCTGCCAGAGGTTCCTGTCCCAGTTCTGCTCCACCCACGGATGGTCCCATTACGACGACTTCTCGATGGCCGCCTTGTGGACGGGCGACGTGGTGAGGAACCCGATTCCGGCTTTGCCGGAGGCACCTGAGGAATCTCATGAAGCGTGATCCCAACAGCCTCACATCCCTTCTGGAACAGTTTGGGATCAAGGCCACCATCGAGTACGTCAAGCCGGCCTACTACGACTACACGATGGAGTCGGACCCCGAGGTCGAGGCCTTGTTCGGGGACCTCGAAGATGACCGCCGCCAGGAGACCCGCAGCGTCTTGGTGGCTCCCGAGCACATCCGGGTGTACATCGGCCATATCTACCTGGCCTTCACCACTGACGGGAGATTCATCCGGGCTTTCGCCCCTCAAGACGGCGGAGTGCTTCCAGCGCACGTTCCCGATCCCGATGTAGCGGTGGACCAAGCGTCTCTGGAGGACTTCCCCCCAGCAGGGGATAGTTGCTCGATCTGTGGCAATCCCCAGTATCTCACTCCTCATGGGGTAACCTGCACGGAAGGGCACGGGGGAGCCCCCGGTAAGGGAGAGGTTTGATGCCGAACGTTTTCATCAAGGGTGGCGGTGAGGTTCGGCTGACCAAAGCCGATTACGTAGCCCGGGGTGGTCAGGCGGAAATCTACGAGCAGGGGGGGATGGCCTACAAACTGTACCACGACCCACGCACCATGATGCCCGCTGGGAAACTGGCCGAACTTCAGCAGATTCAGGACCCTTTCATCAACCGTCCCCAGAAGGTGCTGGTGGACAAGCACGGCAAACCCCTCGGCTACATGATGCCGTTCCTCAAGGATGCCTGGGTTCTCTGCCAGCTCTTTCCCCGAGTGTTCCGGGACCGGAACAACATCAAGCCCGACCAGATCCAGGTCTTGGTCAAGAAGCTCCAGGACCGAATCAGCAGCATCCACAAAGCCGGCATTCTGGTTGTGGACTGCAACGAGCTGAACTGGCTGGTCTCCAAGGACTTCTCTGAGGTATACGGGATCGATACCGACAGCTACCAGACTCCCAGCTTCCCGGCCACGGTCATCATGCCGAACATCCGGGACCCCCAGGTAAAGGGGGCGGACTTCACCGAGCTTTCGGACTGGTACAGCTTCGGGGTACTGGCCCTCCAGCTCTTCATCGGCATCCACCCCTACAAGGGGAAGCACCCCCAATTCGTGGGGTCGGACAAGATGGAGCAGCGGATGGCTGCCCACATCTCAGTGTTCAATCCGGATGTGTCCCTCCCAAAGGCGGTGTATCCCTTCGATGTGATCCCTCCCCGCTACCGCCAATGGCTGGAAGACGTATTCGAGAAGGGTCAGCGGACCCCCCCGCCGACAGATCTGACCGGAGCCACCATCCTGGTGGTCCCGAACATCCGCCACCTGGCGGGCGGGAAGCAGGCCCTGGTCACGGAGCTGTTTCTGTACGACGCTCTGGTCCTGGGATACGCCGAAAATCTGGGTGTCCGAGTGGCGGCTACCTCCAAAGGAGTGTTTGTGGACACCATGAGGGTCAGCAACCCCCCCGACCCGAGCACCCGTTTCGTCGGCATCGGATTCACGGGGCGGCTCAACAAGCCCATTGTGGGCTGGGTCAATGGGGGGCTCAACCTGTACGACACGGTGGACCGCCGGGAAATGAGCCTGGGCCTCGCCGTGGATTCGGCCATGTGCGTGGATGGTAGGTTCTACGTCAAGGTTGGGGAAGGCGTGTACGAGGTCAAGCTGAACGAGCTGGGGAACCGCATCCAGCCCACCACCGTCAAGGCTTCGGGTTGCTCGAACCGGGCCACCAAGCTGTACCCCGGGGTATCTGTCCAAGACCTCATGGGGAAGACGTGGGTGAGCCTGTACCCCGAGTCCGGCAAGCACTACCAGTGCCCGCTCCCCGAGCTAGATCAGTACGCCCAAGTCGTGGATGCTAGAGCCCAGAGGAACGTGTTGATGACGGTGGCCGCCAAAAAGGACGGCACTTATGACCGACTGGTCTATCGCTTCTCATTCCGCCCTATGCAGGAACCCCTGTACGACGTGCGGATCATCAAGGACATTACCCCTGCAGGTCTCAACTTCGTGGTACTGGACAACGGGGTGGTGGCGTGCATCAACGAAGACGAAGACCTGGAGCTGTTCGCCGCCAAGCGGGGGCACAGCGGGGTCAAAATCATCTCGGACCCGGTAATCGGCACTGACATGGTTCTCGGCACCCACCAGGGCAAAGTGGCTTTCTGGAGGGGAGACCGGGTGTACCGTTTGGAGGCCCGGTGAACATCAACCTCAGCAGACTCCCCATCGGAGGAGAATTCACTCTGGGCTCGGACCGATACGTCGTCGTCAAGGTCACCAAGAAGCATCTGGAGTTCAATGTCAATGGCAACACCCGACGCCTAAACCCCGGAACTGGGCTCGTATGGGGTCCGGGAGACCCCATGGGGCAAGTTTGTGTACGGAACTGGGCTGGCAGAACCTCGGGGGTCCTACGCCCTGGGTAACTACGGCGGGTGTACGGGTACAAATAAGGAGCTCAGGGAGCCCAAATGATGCGGGATGGCATTGGTGACCGGATGAAACTGTACGATGAGAAGGATGAGAGTCTCCGGTCCCGGCCCTACTCCAACGTCGTGGGGGTCTACTTCTTCGGGGAAGACCCGGAATTCTTGGAGCGCTGATCATGCTACACCTTCTGGAGAATCTCGCCACCAGGCTAGTCCGAGCCCTCACCGTTTCTCGGAGGCCAGCAGGCACCCTCATCCAAGGCGCCGAGGCCTCGGTGGAGCAGGTCATCACAACGCTGGGGCTTGGGGAGTTCAACGAGGCCCTCGGGGGCTACCCTCCGGAATCCCGTAGGATCGCTGGGGAGATCCTGGACAACCTAGGGCGTCTTCTCTCCCAGGCCAACGTGTATGCCTACCCCAAAGCAGACATCACCACGGACGCCGTGATCTTCGGCATCAACCGGGAGACCAAGAAGCTCCAGGTCATGCTGATCGAACGGGGGCGGGAGGGGGAACCCTTCTACGGATGCTGGGCCATCCCCGGAGGCTTCGTTGATGTCCACACTACGGAGACCCTGCGCCAGGGGGTGTTCCGAGAACTGCTGGAGGAAACCCACCTCTCTGACGTGGCCTATCTGGAGCAGCTTGCCACATTCGGTCGCCCTGACCGAGATCCCCGAGGGCGGGTCATCACCGTGGCCTACTGGGGGTGTGTGGATCCCAACCAGGTCCAGGTGCGGGCCGATGATGATGCCAAGAATCTCAAGTGGTTCGACGTTGACAGCCTCCCCGAGCTGGCCTTCGACCACGCCGAGATCCTGCAAGTGGCGATCAGCCGCCTGCGAGGGAAACTCCGCTGGCAGCCTGTGGGTTGCTGGTTGCTTCCCCCCAAGTTCACCCTGCGGGACCTCCAAGAGGTGTATGAGATCATCCTGGGGAGGAGCCTCGATGCCAGGACCATCCGCAAGAAGGTCCTCCCCCACATCAACAACGGGGTGCTTGTCCCTCTCGACGAGAAGATGAAACCCCTGGCCGGGAGGCCCGCCCAGCTCTACCGTTTCGACCCGGATCAGTATGAGAAGCTGCGTGAACGGGGGCTGGAGTTCGAGGTTTGAGCTTCTATAACGAGTGCAGGCCAAGCGAGAGGATCTGGGCATGACGACATCCCAAGAGCGGAGATGCCACCACTGTGTCACTCGATACCAATACCAACCTTCTGGTATGGGGTGTCAGCACGACCTGAACGACGACAGGTATTGCCCGGAGTGCCGAGAGTTCATTCTGCGGTGTCTACGGGGGGAACAACCGGGCCTTGAGGGGCCCCCAGTGAAGTTCTCCCGGGAATCTACCCCTTCACAAGCTGTCACCCTCGACCAGCTTCTGGAATGGGAGAAAGCTCGGCGGGATGCTGTTGTGGCGAGAGGCGGTATCCCTTATCACAGGATACTCGTGACGCTCTACGACATGAGCGAGGAGGGCAAGACGAACCACCGTGGGGTCGGGAAAGGCCAGGGCGAAACCTCGGGTCGGACGTTCACGTACTCCTACTGGAGGCATCCCGACGGGACCCTCTCTGACATCCAGATCCACGAGTACATCGAGGTGAACCACGAGACAGGAGAAACTCTCCCCTGGAGAGACCTATGAGAAAGGAAGACCCCGTCAACAGGATCAGCCGGTTTCTGAGTAAGGTGCTGCGGCACTCCCCCGAGAGCATCGGCCTGACTCTGGACAGGCACGGGTGGGCAGCCGTGGACGACATCCTCAAGGTCGTCCCCTGGATGGACCGACCCAACCTGCTGCGAGCCGTTAACGAGAACGACAAGCAGAGGTTCGCCCTGTCCGACGACGGCCAGAAAATCCGTGCCCGGCAGGGCCACAGCGTTAAAGTCGAGCTGGAGCTGGAGCCGGTAGAGCCGCCCCGGAGGCTCTACCACGGGACGTACCAGAAAGCTGTCCAGAGCATCTTCCGCACCGGCATCCAGAAGATGCAGCGGCACCACGTCCACATGTCCGAGGACAAGGGCACCGCCACGGCCGTCGGCCGACGGTCGGGAGCCCCCATCCTTTTCGAGATCAACGCCGAACAAATGTTCAAAGATGGACACGTCTTCTACTGCTCGGAGAACGGGGTCTGGCTCACTGACCATGTCCCCGTCCGCTACTTGACCTTGGCCTAAGGTTTCGGAACAGGAGGAGAGATTGAGATTTCCTAGCAGGTACGCCCTCCGGGATCGTGAAGGCGACGAACGCACCGTGCGGAAATTCTTGTGGCTCCCCCGCTGTTTCGGGACCAAAGAAATCCGGTGGTTGGAGTACGCAAACATCCGGGAACGCATCTGCAAAGTGGATGTCGGAGGGTCATATGAGTGGGGCTGCTTTGCCTGGAAGTGGTGCGAGGTAAAGTTCGTATGAGGGTAGCCCTCTATGGTGGTAGCTTCAACCCTCCTCACCAAGGTCACGGCAATATCGTCCGTTTCCTGGCGGAGCGCTTCGACCAAGTGTGGGTCATCCCCTGTATTGAGCACGCCTTCGGCAAGGACCTGGCCCCCATCCAGCACCGGGTCTCCATGCTCCACTGGGTTTGCCTGGACATCCCCGGAGATGTGCGAATCATCCCTCGCCCGGAGCACCGGACCTTCGACCTAGTGGGTAACCTCAAGAGCGAACACCCCGATGTCGAGTTCACCGTCGTCGGTGGCACAGACCTCCTCCACGAATCAAGCAAGTGGTATCGGTGGGACGACCTTCAGAAGCTGGCCGAATTCATCTACATCGGACGGGAGGGCTACCCCGTCGAGGGGTACACACCTCCCGTTACTTTCCCCCACGTCAGCTCCACCGACATTCGGGCGGCCCTCGCTCGGGGAGAATACCCAGTGGGCCTCCCACTAGGGGTTTTTCAAGTGATCCGGGAGCAGCAGCTCTACCAGCCTTGATTATTGTACCAATTCTTCACGACAACCCCCGTCCCCGGAGAGTCGAGGGCCTGACGTCCGGCTCTTCATGGATGGGGTAGTTAGCCGAGGTAACGTCATGGGGCAGCTCCAGTAGTACAAGCAGACCATCGGAGGTGACGCCGTGACCGAAATCGAAGCCCGCCACAAGAAGCAGCTCGCCACCATGAGGGGGTGGCTTGACGGCAAAGGGTTCTACAAAGCCCTCGACGCCCTGGAGTTCGTCCGCCAGATGGAGCAGGGGTTTCGCAAGGACAAAGAGACCCCCAAGTTTAACCACCAGCTCTCCGTAGCCCAGCTCCTAGGCACCCTTTCGGCCAACTTCCTGTTCCCCGAGGACACCCTGGCGGCAGCCTTCCTGCACGATGTTCTGGAGGACCACCCTGAGGCGATCACCCGCCAAGGTCTGGGCACCCGGTTCGGTGAGCGGGTGGCTTCGGCCGTCTGGCATCTGTCGAAGAAAATGGGAGGGCTGACCAAGACCTACGAAATGTACTTCTCGGAGATGGCGGAGGACCCCATTGCCAGTGTGGTCAAGCTGGCCGACCGGGGGCACAACCTTCAGACCATGCAGGGTGTGTTCTCTCTCGCCAAGCAGCGGAGCTACGTGTCCGAGCTGGACGAGTGGTTCTTCCCCCTGATCAAGAACTCTCGGCGGGCTTTCCCCCAGCAATACGCTGCCTACGAGAATTTGAAGATCATCCTCCTGATCCAAAAGGGGTTGCTGGAGGCTCTGGCCGGTGCTCAGCAAACCTGACCCCCAATGTAGGGGTTCCTAGCAATAGGGTGTCCAGACCGGGGTATGGTCAGGGTACTTTCTCTTGCAGGTAGGGAGAGGAATACAAAACGGTAAGTAATATGGACGGTCCCGACTGTAAGTCCTGCTGTTCTACGGGCAGCCCCGAATTGTCCGGGGGTCGAAACCCTTCTGGAGGATTGATGCTCTGTCCTTTCCCACACATCGACATCGACGTGCTCTTTCAGGAACCCGTTTCACGGGAAGATCTTCCCGAGGAATGCCCCCTCTGCGGGGCACCTCTCACCTACTCGGAAGACCTTAGGTTTGAGGACCCGAGCCAGGTCGAACTTGCCGCCTCTAAGGAGGCGGAGCAGGAGTAACAAGGTGAGCTATCCAGTCAAACAGGTCATCGTCATGAGGGCAGACCTGGGGATGAGAAAGGGGAAAATGATCGCTCAGGGGGCGCACGCCTCCTTGAAGGTTTTCTTCGACCGGGGAGTTCTGGGACGGGATGAGAACAGATACCCGGAGGATTCCCAGAAAAACCTCACCGAAAACATCTTCAAGATCCAGGGTCTCACCCCTGACATGGTGACGTGGATCGAGGGATCGTTCGCCAAGGTCTGCGTTCGGGCGGACTCCGAAGAAGAGCTTCTGGAATTGTACCGAAAGGCCCAAAAGGCTGGCTTCCCCTGTGCCCTCATCACGGATGCCGGGCGGACCGAGTTTGGAGGTGTACCGACCAACACCTGCATTGCCATCGGTCCCGCCAAATCCGAAAGCGTCGACCTCATCACAGGCCACCTGAAGTTGCTGTGACTGAGCTGCACTTGATGGCTTGGGATGCTGGAGTGTACCAACTCAAGCACCTCTGGAGGGACCTGTTCCCGACGGGGTGGGCTGATCTCCAGGACGCCTTCAAGGTTCTGTCCGACAAGCTCAGACCTGGGGTCTATGACCACGGTTTCTTGTTGAGGTAAGACAGAATCCCATACCCCTCTGTTCGAGACCAACCAAGCGCACCCCAAATTTCGATGAGGCAGCGAACCATTGGCATCCCCACATCCGGTGGGGACCCTATCCCGGATCTATGGTAGGATGGGGTTACAGATGGTTGGCAGCAACATGTTCTTCGACGTGACGGGAAAAGAAGACCAGGCACTGATCTTCGGGATCAAGTGCCCGTACTGTCAGTCAAGCCATTTGTTCTCGGCCGTTGGGATGCAGGTGAGGGACATCGAAGGGGGCATACAAGACCTGGACCCCACCCTCTCGATGGTGGGCGTGGACGAGGAAGAGGACGTAGTACACGTCCGGTGTCTCAGGTGCTGGGAGGTCTTCGGGCTGATCCCCGTGGTCAAGGTGTATAAGGACCCCGGCGCTATCATGGTTCATTGAGCGGGGTTACTGGAGGATGGCAGTCAGGACCATCCCAAGCATCGACCAGTCGATGTCGTTGTTATCCGCCTTCAGCATGTCACCCAGGAGGCGCACTTCGACGTAAGTGCGCTCACTTTCTTCGACGACTCCATGGGTGATGTTGGTCTTTTCCTGCTTCTTCAGGTATCCCATCTCGGTTTCGGTCAGCTCACAGGAGAAAACGTGGGCCTGGTGAACACTCAAACTCCCACAGATCTGACGGGATCCGATCTTGCGGAGGCGCCTGGGGTCGATGGAGAACCCGGCGGATTCCCCCAACCCCGTCTCTTCCTCCAGCTCATGGGTCATAGTCACGAACGGGTTCTCTTCTGGCTTCCAACTCGACCCGCCCGGGAACTCTCTCACGAACCCGTCTCGGGTGCGGGCAGCGGACCGGAACTCCCGGATAATGGCAACCTCAGTGTCCTCGAACACTGCCTCCGTATCGACCACCCTGCCCCCAAGGTAACGGGGATAACGGTAGGCCACGATGGTGGTGATGTCGGGACGGCCGAAGATGAACTCATTGACCTTGTTGCGGCCCTCGACGGCGATGTGGACGTTGACGTGGAGGGCATAGGCGAAAGTGAACCCCTTCGCCGGACCGACTCGGAAAGACCACAGGAGCTTAGCTCCTTCCAGATGGTTGCCAGCTTCGACCTGGCTCCTGTACCAGCCCTGGAAGTGGGGGAGCTTCCAGATGTGCAGGGGGACCTCCCGCTCTCCTCCGATCCGACTTGCACCCGCCCCCAGCTTGTCCACGGCCAGGCGGAGAGTGCCCTCCAATGTATTGGACATGGGGACGGCTTCCAGGCCGGCGTGATGCTGGAGGTATCGGACATTGGAGGCGCCGTGGGGGCAGCCCAGGACAGCCTTGCCGCTGGTCACCCAGTACCCGAACTCCATGTTGGTGGTGAAGGCCGGGAGGCTCATGGCCTTCTCGGCGGACGATCCCTCGGGCACGTCCTCGACCACGGTGAGATCCCGGGGAACCCAGAACACGATCGTGTCGGCCATGTTCAGGTACTCATTCTCCCAGTCCACCTGCTCGATGTAGCTGTGGTCCCACTGTCCGTCCCGGGGCAGGGGGATGAACACGACCCCGTCGTACCCCAGGCCATCCAGGATCTCCAGGGCCTCGTTGCGCCAGTTGGGGTGTCGGGGGTCTCTGGGGCTCGGGCCCGCCAGGAACATCGACTTGGTCAGCGTCAGCGGGGCTTCCTCGGCGGCATAGACGACTTGCATGGCTCTCCTCCCGTGAAGGGTCCGGAACCTCTACTCCACGCTGAAGGCTGCAATACCGCCCGAGAAGCGGAGGGTGGGGGAGAGGGTTGGGCTACAGGATTCCGCCCAGGTCCAGCTCTTCTGCATCATCGAACGGGTGTGTGGGGTGATCTTTGAGGGGGAGTTCCGTGTGCAGGGCTTCCCGTGCTACGAAATAGCACGGCTTGGGCATCCCGGCCGACCGAAAATTGGCTCGGACCTCTTGTTTCCAGGCCCACCCGTGGATGATGAACACGGCCTTCCGACCTTTGTCCAGATTGCCTTGACCGTCCAGGGGAATCTCTCCCGTGACCAACACGAGAGGTTACATGCACTGCCCCGAAAAGCGGAAGCGGGGGGACTCGAACCCCCAGCACGGCCGTCGCCGGACCGTGCTGCCTGTTTTCAAGACAGGTCCCTCATCCAGCCGGATCGCTTCCAGTGATGTTGAACTTGGCGAGTTGATCGGGGAACCCCAGATCGACGGCCTCCAGCTCGAAGTCTGACACCTTGGACAACGAGATCAACCCCCGGTGGAACTCTGCGTGGTGGTTGGGGCACAGGGAGAAGGCGTTCCCCACCTCGTACAAACCCCCCTCTTTTCCGGGGACCAGGCGGTGGAGGTCCAGGGTTCGATTGTACGAGCACCCTTTCACCATGCAGCACTTGGACCCCGACCTGCGCCGAAGCTCCAGGAGTAAGGTGGTCTTGAGGTTCACCTTGCGTGAGCCTGTATATTGGATACCCCGCCGCCCCTTGTTGGCGCACGCCCGGGAGCAGAACTTCCGCTTTTTTCCGAAGGCGACCTCGAAGGTAGCCCCACAGGTGGGGCACGTCATCTGCCGAGGCAGGGAAGCCGGTTTAGGAGCCCCCTGGCATTTGCGAGAGCAGTACGCATTGCGGGTTCGAGCCAACGTGGAAGGCTGCCTGTAGATGGGCTTCCCGCACGTCGCACATGTGGTGTTCGGGGTCCTCATGCCCTCAAGGTAGCAGCCTCATTTTGAATTTTCAAATTCCGGCTGCAACAAAAAGAGAACTCCCGCCGGCATCGGCCGACGGGAGTTCAGGTGAGGAAACAGATTGAGATGGGTGTGGGGGTCAGGGGAACCAAGAACTCTTCGGGCTTCACCTATAGGAGGGGCTGCCCTGTTGTCGGTTATCGTGGCCTCCCTACGCCTTGCCGAATTCGATTCCCGATGTGAGCCCCTGCGGGGAATTGAACCCCGGTCTGCGGGTTACAACTCCGCTGCATCACCACAATGCTTCAGGGGCATATGGCGGATGTTAAATCCACCGTGGCTGGAATAGCACTCAGCGTGTGCCGTCATCCACTCTTCCTCATCTTCTCCCGGACATGACCATACCGGACAATGAACTCATCCGTGGTCTACTCTCAACCCAACTGTACCGCTCGGAATTAGGCTTTGCTGAACCAAGTAGCACAATACCATGTCAGGAAGTATGTCTGTAGCTCATGAGGGGATGTGCCCTTCTAGGCAGCATCCCAAACAAACCTTCAGCTCTCCTACCCACTGCGAAATACGGACCAGTGAGCCGGCGGCCGGAATCGAACCGGCGACAACCGCATTACGAGGGCGGTGCTCTACCAACTGAGCTACGTCGGCGTTCAGTATTTGAGGTCAAGCCCTAGGCGGAACCCATTCCGGGCGGCCGGGACCAACGAGCATTTCCCCACAATCTGGGGGGATGTGACCCCCGCAACGGCAAGGTTCACATCGGAATCGTTGCAGAGAAATCCGTTCTCCGAAATTTTGAGATCCTGGTTAAGGGTGTATGCGATCGGACCTCCAGCCCTGTTACCGAAAGCGTCGAGGGCCACCGTCTCGAACATCCGGAACAGCATTCGTCCTCCGCCCGCCATGAACGTAACGGTGCTATTGCCGGAGCCGTTCTCAGAGCGGAGTACCACTCCCGTATAGTTCCCGACAGCTCCCCAGTCAGACTGCTCTGCGTACCCCTCAGAGGGGAAAATCAGGAATCCCGTTGCCAGGTTCCCATCGCTGGCCTCGACAACGAAGTCGTCCACCCCTGTGGGAGTCACATACTGAACCCACTGCCCACCTCGCCACCCGGTCCCTCGGAGGGTAGGGCCGGCAAGAGCAGTCATAGAGTCACCCTTGAACTGGACAACCACGTCATCGGTTAGCTGAAACAGGTCGAGACTCATAGGGGACCTCCGCAGGGTTGTGTTTCCCTACAGGAGCCACCCTATTGGCTTTTCACCGAGAGCCGCCGCCCGGAATTGAACCGGGGACCTCCACATTACCAATGTGGCACTCTACCAACTGAGCTACGGCGGCAAATGCCAGCCCACCAAGTGGCCTCGGGTACGGTGTCGGTCCGATCCGAGGTTCCCGACCCCCTGCTATACCGACTTGACACAGGGCCGATCGTCTGGCTGCTGGCTACCTGTCCAAGGAAGGGGTTGCTGTCCACGACCCGAGGCAGGTAGTTGTTCCTCTACAGTTCGTGCAACAACTTCAGGAACCAGTTGCGGGCCGTGTTGCTGACCGCCTTGGAGACCACCTTCCACTCCAGGCCACTGACCTCCAGATCGGAGGCTCCCTCACGTTGCACATCCTGGCTGATCCACTTCAGGAACTCCCCGATAGATCGGGGCTCCAACGCCATCCCCTGCTCCCGGAGGAAATCCACCCCCTGTTGGAGGCGATCCTCGTCGAGCATACTGTCCACGAACTCCTGGGCAGAAGCCCTCATGCTGGGATCTACCCGGATCTGGGTCTTCCCCTCCCTAGGGGAAGCCTGCTTGTGCAGGATTCCCTTGGTCTTGAAGAATAGGCGGGTGTCCCCCCAGTGGTCGCCCATTGGGGTCCACACAATGCCCTCCCCAATGCCCTCGGCGCCGAAGCGGGCGGCCCATGGACACTGCCGCTCTACCTCGGCCGTCAGCTCAGTGGCTCTCTCCGCTGCAGCCTCCAGCGAGGCCCGGTCGTTGAAGTCCACTGTCAGTTCCCATTTGGGTCCTCCGTCCAGGATGGAGTAGATGCTCGCCGCTGCGTACTTGTCCCCAATCTCAGGAATTGCATTCAGGTACCGGGCGTCGTCGCCATCACCCAGGACAACGGCGAACAGGACCCACATCTTCTGGGGGACTTGGTGGATGCCGCATCCCTTCTGGATACCTGGCCCACACCATTCCCCGAAAAGAGTCAGCTTGTCCTCGGGGTTGATACCCTGCTCCTTGCGGATGACGGCTTCGATCTCCCGGATGGCCTGCTTCTGGTCCTCGCCCGACACGAACTGAGCCCAGCCGAGATTGTCGTCACCGAGTGCCAGCTCCCGGGATCTGGACTGGGGGACGATGGCGTCGGAGGTCAGCGCAACCCCGGCATTCGTACCGTGGATCTTGACCGTCCCTCGGAAAAGGACTGGCCCCCAGACCTTGTGCCTGTCGGGAATCTGGGGATCCCCGTTCACCTTGGCTACGGCTCTGGCGACCTGGTGGAACGCCTCAATGTGCGTGAACTTCTTCATGACTCCAACCTATCCCCCTGCGTGATGACTCCACAGGGAAGGGGTGGGCGGATATGCCCGGTGTAGCGCCTACCCCTAGCGGGTAGAAATGTTACCGGAGGCCACCGAAAAGTGGGGGTGGCGGGACTCGAACCCGCACGGCCGCAAGACCACCCGATTTTGAGTCGGGCTGTTATACCAAATTCACAACACCCCCGTCAGACCATAAAGCCGTAGTTGGAGGGACGAGTGGAAAGTCCCCCACACCTAAGTGGAGCAAAAAGGAGTCGACTGGCCTCAGGGTTGGTCGACCAGGAACAGACTCCGGATGGGTGACGGCTGGTTCCAGACGGCCCTCCAGGCCAACTCGAAGGCGTCGGAGCCCTGCTGCCCCCACTTAGAGATCGAGAACGCCTTGGCCCTCTGCTGCCTTTCGGCCCGGACGGCGGCCAGTCGGTCGGTGAGGAACCTCTCCTCATCCGCCAAAGCCTCGTCGGTCATATGTCCCAGCATGGTCTGCTCTCCCGTCGGTTGCTGAACCGTACTCCAAGGCGTAGTCTTCTTGACACCCGGAGGTGCCTGGGACGGGACTCGAACCCGCCCGGCCCGAAGGCCACCAGATCCTAAGTCTGGTGCGTCTACCAAATTCGCCACCCAGGCTCTTGCAGTCACTCAGTCAACTCTCTAACCGTGATTGGGGTAGGTAGGACTCGAACCTACTAAGCCGAAGCGGCAGATTTACAGTCTGCTGCGACTCGCCATCGTCGCCGCTACCCCATGGTGGGCCGGGGCGGAATCGAACCGCCGACACAGGGATTTTCAGTCCCTTGCTCTACCAATTGAGCTACCAACCCATGCTCCACCCGTTTAAGGTCGGATGGCCACCTTTGGCAGGTGCGGAGGGACTCGAACCCCCAACCGCTGGATTTGGAGTCCAGTGCTCTACCAATTGAGCTACGCACCTAGAGAAGTGGAGAGGGATGGAGTCGAACCACCTATTGCGTGTAGGCTCGTCGCAGGTCTCCCCCGGCAAAGGGGAGGAGGGCGTGAGCATGAAGTGCTTTACAGCACCAGGTTTACAGCCTGGTTGCCCACCGTTGGGCGTCCTCTCCGTGTGGCGGAAGGACGGGGAGTCGAACCCCGAAGGCGCTCATCACGCTCGACCGCTTTCCAAGCGGCTGCCGTCTCCAATCGGCTGGCCCTTCCAAAGTGGCCTCTTCTCCTCCCTTCTGGGCTCTCCTGCCGTATCTCCGATAGACAGGTGCGTGGAGGTATCTTCAAGCGCCGTTCCCCAGACGACGAGAGGCCAAAGAGATGTGGGGGAGGCAGGACTCGAACCTGCATTTCTGCTTGTGTGCTTCGGGCGGCAGCACCCAATCCTAGGACCAGGTGCGAGAGCCAAAGCGGGAGACATTGGATGTCGGTTCTACCAACCGATGCGTTTGCCAATTACGCCACTCCCCCGTGGTTGCCGACTGCCGCTCCCACTCTGGGGAGCCCCCGTCGGCTCGGGTTGGTGGGGCTGGAGGGACTCGAACCCTCACTCCGCTTTCGCAGAACAGGCACCTGAAGCCTGTGTGTCTACCAACATTCCACCACAGCCCCATTCAACCTGCTGTAACCCCGCAGGCTCGGGTGCCGATTGAACTTCGGACACAAGCAGCCCATTACCCCGGGACTCCCAGGGGGCCTACCCTATCGGGAACTGCCCCCGATAGTGATCCCACATCGTTAGACCTACGTCTGCCCCGTAGGGCGAGGCGGAGAGACCGGGGGTCGAACCCGGAAGGCTTGTCAAAGCTCGCTCCATTAGCGGTGGAGTGCCGTCGCCAGCTATCGGCTTGCCTCTCCATTTCAGAGGATTGCTCCCCCTCTCGAACATGCCTACTCGGAACCCCCTGCCTTGTTACCCGGTTCCGAAGTTGCGGAAGGACGGGGGGTCGAACCCCGAAGGCCCTTTTGAAGCTCGCTCCCGTTCCAGGGGAGTGCCGTCGCCAGCTATCGGCTTGCCCTTCCGTGGTGCGGCTGATCGGGCTCGAACCGACACCCCCCGAAGGGGACCAGGCCCTCAACCTGGCGGGTCTCCCAATTTCCCCACAGCCGCAAAAGTGTTCGGCGTGACATGCGTCACGCCAGCTACCCAAGAATCTGCTATTCGGCTTTCAAAGAAAAGAACCCCTAAAACGACGAAACCCCCTCAGGCTCGGAGCCGGAGGAGGTTTCGGGGGTCCTTTTGGACTTAAGTTCAGGTGAACTACCCCTCGCCGCCTCCGGCGCACTCGGACAGATAGTACAAGTGGCTCGTAAGCTGCTTGCTCCGCCGCAAAGTGCTAAATGTGGTGACGAAGTTGTTCATTTTGAACCTTGTGATCCTTGGAATCCACGTTCTCGGAAACCAACTCTTCTACCGTAAGTCCTCTTATGGGAGGAGTCAAGATCTTTTTTCACTGGGGGTTACTTCCCCCCTCGAATATGCCTACCCAGAACCCCCTGCCTTGTTACCTGGTCTTCCTGATATTTCGTCTATCCCTTGGCATGGGTGAGTGATCAGACCTCCACAAACTTAGATGAGGGGCTGTGAAGGAGCCAACCGTGAGCAAACGTACTGTGGTGGCAGGCATGAGGGCAACCTGGAAAGCAGCCCGGGGAGACAAAGAAGCCTTCCTGCGGAAGATTGCCGCCGAGTTCTCCCGCCAGATCGGTTGGGGTCGTCCCCGCTCGATGGAAGTCCGGCAAGGTGAGTACGGGATGCCCGAGGGGTTCATCCAGCTCGATGCTAGCATGGGGACGGATCCCTCCGGAGTCAGTGGGTTCAAGATCCTGTGGCTCCCTAATGGTGACTTCCGGGCCATCCTCGAAGGCAACGGGTTCGGGGGGGACTTCGAGGAAGTCAAGCTCAAGAACCCCAACTCCACCTCCCAGGTCGTGGCCTTGATGGTCAAGGCTCAGAAAAAACTCCAGGGGAAGCCGGGAGTCTACCCGGACTCCGTCTGGGTCGACTAAGCAAGAGGAACGCTATGCCCGCCACCGTTGATCAGATGAGGGCTACTTGGAAGAGGGCCGCTGAAAAGTGGATTGATAAGGCCATCAAGGACAAGGGTGCCCTGCACAAGCATTTCGGCATCCCCGAAGGCGAGACGATCCCCACATCCAAAATTAAGTCCGAGCTGGAGAAGCTGAAGAAGAAGGAAGGGGACAAGACGGAGGCGGAGAAAAAGCTGACCAAGCAGCTCAATCTCGCTCTCACCCTCCGCTCCAAGGATGTCCCTCCCCCGAAAGGTAAAAAAGCTTCAGGGGCCCGTCTCGACTCCAGCCTTCGGCGTAAGATCAACAGTGAGCTGGGGAAAGACAAGCGGACGAACGGGACGTTCCCTAACCGCAAGGCCCAGGACGGCTACTATGCGGCCATCGAGATTCTGGGACAGTACGGCATCCAGATTGATACCGTCATCAACGTGTTCCAGTTCGAGGGTTCCTGGGAGGGCACGGTTAAGGTGGACCTAGCCTTCACCAATCCGGACAACCCTTTCAATCCGGAGCCAATCAACAACAGCCTCCTGGTGGTCTCCTATCACCCCTTCGGGGACACGGCGACCAGCGGTGATCGAGCCAAAGCCAAATTCGAGGTCGTGGCATACCTGTCATGAGGACTCCAATGAACCAGAAAGAGATGTTCAAGAGGGCTATCAAAGCTGCGGCTGCGAAGTCGGGCGGAAAATCCGTGGAGGCGATGGTAGGCCTGGCGAAGGGCTACCGCTACGTCACCCCCCAGGAAGTGGCAGAGGTCCGTGGGCTCGTCCGGGGGATTGCCCGAAAGTACGGCCTCCGAGTGTCCGTCAAAGCGGGGACCGGGTCGGTTGGTGGCTCAGTGGCGATCTTCAGCGGGGACGAAGGCAATCCCGAGGCTCGGGCTGAGCTGGGCCGGGAGCTGTTGAAGAGGGGCTACGACTCCATCTTTGCCTACCAGCCGGGGCTAAACCTCCAAGACCACTACATCCGTCTGGCAGAACAGCACGGCCACGGCCTTCTGAACACCACCCTGGTCAAGAAGGACGACAGCCGCATGGGCTCGGAAAGACTCTATGAGGCCACCCATAAGCTCGCCGCTGAGCACCCCGAACTTCGCCAGCATCTGGTTCCGATCTTGCGTCGGTACGCTGCTGCAGGACCTCAGGTCTCCATCTACCACCTCGGAGCTGCCGGGCAGCTCCAAAAAATCGAGGGGTTCCTGACGGGATTTTCCGCTTTGGGTGGGGTGAAGTTCATTCCGAAACGGGGCCGCCAGGAGCGGATGATTATGACCTACTACAGTCACTACATCAACGTGGTGGCGGGGTGGGGTCACCCTGACCCACAAAGCATGTGGGACGAGTCTACCCGGCAGGAAGGTGACGGGGTGGTTACCCAGCGGGGTCGTTACCGTAGCACGGACCCCCGGTGGATCACTGACTTCATGAACTCCCCCGCTGGCAAAAGCCTGAAGACTATCCTCCTTTTCGAGAACGGGCACCTAAAGTTGAACCACACGGGGATGAAGCCCTCCAACTGAGCAGGGCATCGCCTCGCCTTCCTGGGGTAGAATCCGGGTTAGAGAATCGGAACCCTAACCCCTGGAAGGACACATGCGAGTCTCCCCAAGATCCCCCAAGCAAATCCTCTATGGTGCCGACACCAGGAAGCGGCTTCTCCATGGTGCTCAGGTCCTGGCCAAGACCACGGCCGTCACATACGGCCCCCACGGACGCAACTGCATCCTCGACCGCATGGCGGGGCTTCTCGCCACGAAGGACGGGGTCACCGTTGCCCGTGAAGTGGATCTGGCGGACCCGGTAGCCCAAATGGGGTGCCAAATCCTCAAGGAAGCCTGCGTCAACGTGAACGCCACGGCTGGAGACGGGACCACGTCCACTGCCGTGATCACCGCCGAGATCCTGAATCAAGGGAACCGGCTGGTCGTGGCGGGGCATGATGCAATGGCTCTCGCCCGAGGTGTCCGAGCCGCCGCAAAAGTGGCCTGTGAGGTGATCCCCGAACTGGCTGTTCCTGTCGAGGATCAGGACATCCTGGAGCAGGTGGCGATGATCGCCAGCAACGGGGACAAACCCGTCTCTAAGGCAATGGCCGAAGCGGTCATGGCAGCAGGTGAGCACGGAACCGTTTCCATCGAGGACGGGAACTCCGTCGGCATCGACCTCATCTACAAAGACGGTATGGAAATCGACAACGGTGTCGCCTCCACCGCTTTCCTGGACGGGCAGTCCGAGAGGGTCCTCGAAGGCCCTCTGGTGGCCGTCATCGGGAAACCCCTCAACACCATCGAAGACGTGAAAGACGTGATGGAGGTTGCTAGCCAGTGGCCGGACCGCCACCTCGTGATCTGTGCGGAGCACATCGAGGGGGACGCCCTCAAGATGATGGCGATGAACGACCAGCAGGGGGTGATGCACTGCGTGGCCATCAATGCCCCCGGGTTCCAGTTCCGCAAAAAGGACTACCTCAAGGACATCGCAGCCCTAGCGGGAGCCGACTACATCGACCCCGACGTGGAGGACATCTCCCACTGGGACCCTGAGTGGTTCGGCGCCTTCCGTAAGGTTACCGTGGCTTCCCGCAAAGCCACATTCATCGCCTACGATGAAGCCACCGAAATGATCGAGCGGCGGATCTCCGAGATCGAGGCAGAAGCAGCTTCGTCAGTCTCCGAGTTCGACCGGGACCGCTGTAACGAGCGTCGAGCCAAACTGACCGGCGGGCTAGTCATTATGCAGGTGGGGGGGTATACCGAGGCTGAGATGAAAGAGCGGCGGGCCCGCATCGAGGATAGCCTGAATGCGGTACGGGCAGCCCTGGAGTCTGGGGTCGTCCCTGGTGCGGGGACAGCCTACTTGTTCGCCGCCGAGTACCTGCGGGGGGCGAAGCCCCACGAGGAGAGTGAAGGGTTCCAACTCGGCTGGGAGTTGTTCTGTGACGCTTTGGAACATCCGTTGCTAACCCTGGCAACCAACGCCGGGGTGAAGTCACCTTCCATGATCGTAGTGAAGGTACAAGAAACCCGTGAGGGGGATCACACGGGGTGGATCGGATGGGATGCCCTTCAAAACGACATCCGAGACCTGTCCGAGTTCCCCGCTATCATCGACCCGACCAACGTGATCACTTCGGTGCTTCACACGGCCGCCAGCTCCGCTTCCATCCTCCTGACCATCGAATGCTCCATCTCCGAGTTCTGAGGTAACCCCCCGCCTTTTTCGGGTAGTGGGGTGAACGGAGAACAGCCCAACATGGGCGCCGGAGAACCAGATGTTCTGGGACGTGTATGCCAATCAGTATGGCAGTGGGCGATATGCCCACATTGGGGAAGAGTCGTGGGTCAAGATCCACGACTGTGGGGCAGTTCACCCTGTACGAGTCACGGAACATCCCGAGGGGGAATACTGGGGATGGCGGAAAACCGGCACATCCCCCAATGAACTGCCCCACATGATCCAGCTCTCCCGGACTCTTCTGTCCATGTGCTTCCCGTGCGGCCTAACCAATGCTGTCAAATACGGGCAGGGCTCCGTTGTGAGAGTTTCCGTGGAACCTCGGTAAGGTAGGGCATGGCTGCTGAACCTCCCGAGAGTCTTCATTCCCCTCCCCCGACCCCCTGGAAGAAGGGAGTGCACCCAACGTACACAGCGTTCTCTCTCACCGTGGATGTTTGTGAGGATGAGTTCGGGCGGGTCTGGTCCGGGCACTCCTACGAGACTCCCCAGGATGAGCAGAGCGCCCTTTCCCTCAAAAGTGGGGGGGCTCCCCAGATCGCCTATGCCTTGTTGACGGAGGCAATGCGGCGGGAGGCGTTCGTGTTGATGTTGATGCGTATGGGCCAGGACCCCGAGTTCGTCTCAAAGTGGCAAAACATGCCCGAGGCTGAGAAACGGGGGATAGAACGGGAACTGGGAGAGGCGTCCCTCCAGACCATGACCAACACCATGTCCAGGATGACGGCTGGAGTCGGCCGTGAAATCCTGACCATGCTTTCCCAGATCGGTAGCTCTTCCTCATCCTCCACCGAGTAGAAGATGGAGGACATGATAGGAGGAGAACCCGCAGTGAACACCGCCGAAGCCGTCCTGGCAGCAAAGAAGCCCGAAACCCTGCGTCGATACCTCAGACGGGTCGGAGAAGTCACCATCCCCCTCAATGTGGGGATCCCCAAAGATCCTCGGGAAGCGATGTTGCTGGGGATGACCTTGGCTAGGAAAGTGGCCTATGAAGACGGCCTGGTAGATGGAGTCGCCCTGGGGCTCGGCGTACTGGGTGAGGCCATCCCGGTGGATTAACCCTCAGGGGAGGTCTTTCTTCAGGCGAACCCCGGGACGGAGACGCACCTCCAAATGCTCGGTCACTTCAGCCGTCTGATCTGTCCCCGGAACCATGACAGTTCTGCCCTTCCTGCGGGCCATCCGCACCACCCCAAGCTGGGTTCGGACACTGTCGCCCTCTTCCATCGTTAGGAGGGCGTCCGGCAAAGCGAACAAAACGTCTTTTGCCGTTTCGGGGCTGCATCCGGCGAGCATCGCCACCTTCTTCACCAGGTCGTCGTATTTCATCCTTGATCACTCCGTCAACGGGTAGCGTTTCATGATACCGAGCGGCCACCGTTGATTCCCCTATTGGACGCCGTTCGGTAGAAGGGTGATACCCTCCACCATAGGAGCCAAAATAAGGAGCCTACCGGGGGACCACCCAAAAAATGGATCAGCGGCCGAGCTACGGACCAAAGAGTTCGCACAGATCAGCAGCGACGCCTGGATGGACATGTCGGAGAAGGATCACAGAGGTATGATGCCTGAGAAGACTGCCAAAGCAACCGTGACCCCCGTTCGGCAGAGAACCCAGTATACCTGCATGAGCACGTCAATGATGATGTGTTTGCGGGCTCTGGGGCACGAAGTGACGGAGGACGAAGTCAACAAGGTCATGGGGGCTCGGCCCATGCAGGGAGCTTCCTGGGAACAGGCATTGGCGTGTGCTCAGCACTATGGCTGCCGGGCCACCCTCACCATGCCCAGCACGGTCGGCCAGATCAAGGAGTGGACCGACCGTGGGGTTCCGGTCATGATCGCCTGGAACCCCGAGGGGAGGCCCTGGAGCCATGCCTCGGTGGTCTTTGATGTGGATGACGAGGGCAACGTTCACGTTGCCGACCCCAACATCCCAGACCCCGAAGAGACCGTCCGGATCGTCCACAAGTCCGACTTCTACAAGATGTGGTCCGAGAAGTGGCCTAACTACTTGGTTCGTCGACCTGCCTGCGCCATTGAACGGGAGATCACGGAAGATGGTCGCCAGGTTCCCCCTATGTCCGTTAAGCAGGCGTTCCGTTCTGGCAAGGCCTCCCTATCCAAGTCGGCCAAAAAAGAGCCCCTGCCCACTACGAGGACTCAGCAAGAGAAGCGGGACGAGAAAAGGGCCATCCTTGTTGAAGCCCCCAAGCAGCGCAACGAGGTGCAGCGGGCGGTGGTTGAGCAGGGTGGGATGAGTGGCGGAGGGGCCCACCAGAACAAAGGTATGCGGGGCACTGGAGAAAAAGGCAAAGGCAAAGCTCAGCGTCACCCCAAGCACAAAGGTAAGGGCTACGTTGAGGCCTCCCTGACCGAGCTGGGGAAGATGGCCTCAGGTCTCCACCTGGGATATGGGGGGACGCACCCGAAGTCCACGAAGGCCCACCCCAAAATCGGTGGATACAGTGGAAATCCCGACGGCAAAGACATCTACCCTAACGAAATCGATCACGGGTACGGTGAACCTGTGTCTGGAGGCACTGACGTGATCCGTCGCCTGCAGAATCAGCTCCTGCACGAACAGGGAAACACGGGTAAACAGAGAGAGACACGGGCCCAGCACAAGGTTCGTTCTTTTGCCAATACCGGCCTTCCAGCAGGAGGTGACAAGATGTCGAAGATGAGAAAGAGGGCTGCCCAGTGGGAGGTTCGAGTCAACTCCCGTCGGGTTCAGTGGCCCCATATGGTATACCAGCAGATTTTCGGAAAAGGGTCGAACTACTGGGCGGTCGTCAGTGCTGGTTCTGCAGATGAGGCGGTGGAAAAATTCGCTGAGGCCAAACATCTCAACCCTTACTACCTTTATGCCAACAAAGTGGGGGAAGACCCTGATAAGGCTCTTCTCGCTTGGCGATACGCTGCCGACCGCCATCTGGCGGAGCTGGAGAGGCTGGCCTGCGGATGTGGCAGCTCGGACGAGATTAAGGCCGAGGACGAGAACGGGATGCCCAAACTCTACCACAAGCTGCATCCCGTCGAGATGATGGCGGAGCTGGAGCGGATGGCCGCCAAAGCCGATGACGCCAAAACCTCCGACTGGAACCCTGGGGAGCGTGAGGAAGATCACCATGAAGATCCTGAAGGCTCCGATGTCCCCGGTGTCGGTGATGACAAGCGAGCTTCGGGAAAGACCGCCGGCACCATCGACATCTTGTGGGTTCTAGTCTCCAGCGATGACTACCTGTTCGGTGCCACCGACAACGAGAGAGAAGCCCACTCCAAGGCTAATTGGTCGTACATTGTGAGTCGAGAGCACCTAAAGGGTGCTAGGCTCTATGAGCTACGGAACATCCCCGAAAACGTAGCCGAGAGGCTGGTAGACATGGGGACCCCCGCCCAGTGGTATGCTGACGGCTACGAGGCTTGGGAAGATGCACGCCGGTTCGTGAAGGGCCGCCCCATGAAGTTGGGGTCGGACACCTTTGATTTGGAGTCTCTCTACTTTGGCAAAGAAGCCGCCACGGGGCTATACGGATTCCCCAAGCGGGTCCAGTCGGACGTAAGTGCTGCCTCCCACAGGGTCGCCAAGGTTGCCACCGAAATTGCTCGGAAGATCTACAGCAAGGATGCCCGTGTGGCTGAATTCTGGGTTACCCACGGCAAGCGGGGAGATAGTCTGTCCTCCAGGGTCTTGGCAGCGGCTCTCAATGACATGGTGCCGAGAACGGCCAGCGGAGAGATTGACTCCAACAAAATCTCCAAGCTCCAGGCGAAGCGGGAGGCCATGGCCAATCCCCCTCGCCATTACTTCACTATCTTCGTTGCCCCTGGGTTTACGAAGTGGCAGCACCCTAGCAAGACCCTGACCCGTGGCGCTTTTGAGGATTACGACGAGGCGTTGCGTTGGGCCAACAAGAACATCCCCAACGAGCCCTATGCGATCGGCATGATCGATTCTGAAACGGGTGACCTGATCGAGAAGCTGGAAACCTACTACACGGTTATCTTGCCTCCCGGGTACTCGAAGTGGCAAGACCCTCGCAGATCTCTTTCCCGAGGTGCCTTCAGCACTAAAGCTGAAGGTGAAGCCTGGGTGCGGAAAAACGTGCCCGATGTGACCAACTACGAGATCAAGATGATTCGCCCAGCTTCCGAGCAGAAGGCGGCCGGCGCCGACAAAGAGGCCCGTTACGGGTTGTACGGCTTCCGGTCGAGGACCTCGAAGCTAGGTCTCCAGGGGTGCTCGGACCTTCGTCATGAGGCAGGGGGGATCGCCTCGGACCTGCATCGACGTCGAAGCTCCGAGCACTCCCGGATCTCCGAATATCTTAGGACCCACATCAAAGAGGCCGGTTGCAACTACAGCCGCCTCCTACTGGACGGGTACCCCGATGCCGACCGTAAGTTGGCGTCTCTGGCGGAACCCGAAACTGTGAGCGACTGGATTGCTTGGGAGGATTGACATGAACTTGTCGGATTTTTTGCGCCCTCTGACTGCGGGAGCGGGAGAGGAGGAAGAGGCCAAGGGAAGTGGGCGAAAAGGACCCGGAGGAGCAATGCTCCGGTTCTTGGAGGAAGAAGGGGACCGGAAAGTCCGAAACCCCGACACCGGGAACTTGGTCAAGGTCAAGTCTCTCAAAGGGGAGAAGGGTCAGGTTCTCCAGCGGAAGCTGTATGAACAGTGGGTCGAGAAAGACAAGGGCAAGCCGAAAACGAAGGAGGCCCCTGCCAAGAATGAGAAGCAAGAACCGGCCAGTTCTCGGTTGAAGGGGCTGAAGTCGGACACGACCAAGCTGATTGACAAGATTCCGACGAAGTACGTGGACAAGAACACTCAAGTTCCGGCAGCAAAGAAGCTCCAGGACCATCTGGAGGGGCTGCCTGACGATGAGTTCAATGCCGTCTTCAACGCAGTGTCCAAAGCCAAGCACGAGGTTTTGGGAGAACAGTCGGGAAAGCCCC